GGGCGGCAGAAGCACCGCTCCGAGTTTCAATGCGTGGGCGTGGGCTGGACAGTACACATCATTCGGGGCGTGTACTGCGGAGCACCCCGGATGTCTACACCCCGGCTTGATGGGCAGTGGCATTGCCATACCAAATTGTAGCACAGATTAGTGAGCGGAGTCTTCTGTTTTTGGATCGGGAAATAACGTAGCGATTTCCTGCTTGATGCTGCCGTCGCGGAGGAAGGCCGCGATCATGTAGACGATGGCGTGCTTGGCCAGATCGGCCCCGTGCTGGAGCCATGGAACGTCATAGGCCTCGTCGGCCCATGCTTGCCAGTTTGCCAACGGCTCATAGGCACTGGAGTACAGGGCGATCCGCATAGTGGCTGCCTCCGGCCCTCCGCAATCCCACGCCAGTTCAACTGCTCCCGGCCCGTCTGTACCGTCCCACACCGGAGCATTGACTGCAAAGACCGACACATTGAGGTCGGGCTCCTGTTCCTGTAGGGCACACGCGACAAGGCCCCCGAGACCGAAGCCGATGATGAGTGAGTTCTTTTCGACCAGCGGGCGGAAGGTCGTCCGTGCCCACGCCAGAACGGCAGAGACGGGAACGCCCGGCCCGAAAGGCATAACCGGAGCAACGATCCGAATCGTGGGATAACGAGACGTTAGGATAGCCGTGATGTCGGCAGCTAACGCCTCGTTATCGCTGAACACGTAGATCGTGTGGAAGCTAGGCATTGATCGTCAACCCCCGTGCTTCCGCGATCTTCTTCACAACTTCGACGGCAACCGAACGAAACGTGATGGTCTCGCTCAACTGCCCCTCTTCGATCATGTCCAGAATGTGTCTGAACTCCGGCCCCGGCGTCAGACCCATGGAAATCAAGTCATCCCCGGTCACCAGCGGCTTCGGACGAACATCCTCAGGTGTGAACGAGAGGAGCGTGTCCGTGGTAGCCCTGACCGCAGTGGTGCCGATGCTGATTCGGCCAATGGCCTCGTCCTGAGCGAACAAGTCGAGACCATACTGCAACCCAACTCCGCGTGCCAGCCGCTTCTTTTGAGAGAGCGACAGACGCCCGACATTAGGCAACTCGGCACGAACCTGCAACGCATTCCGCACCAGCCGTCCCTGTTCGTTCGACAGCTTCAACCCGTCCAACGTAGTCGTTGCTGTCACGAAGTCGGCATCCGCGAGAAGCATGGTCAGCCCGAACAGCGGGTCGCTGGTCTGGAACTTTGCGAACCGCTCCAAGGTGTATGCGAACCGTGCACCCTCGTCGAACTCCGGCAGGGCATAACGCAGCAGCCCGGTCGTAGCGAACGGCACAAGGCCCTTCACCGGGTACGAGGACGATACCAGCTTGAACAATTCCGCCGCGATACGCTCACGGCTGACATTCACGATGCTGGCAGCGTTCTTGGTGATCGAATCTCCGGTTGCCGTGTCGATGGTGAAACCAAGCTGAGCAGCGAAACGAACAGCACGCAGCATCCGCAGAGCATCCTCACCGAAACGTGCATCAGGGTCGCCGATGCAAGTGATCTTGCTCCCGCGAATGTCGTTCATGCCGCCGACGTAGTCGATGACCACGCCGTGCTCCCAATGCTCAACCGGGGCACCGAAGGCCAAGACTTCGTCATACGTCAGCTTCTTGGCGTACTGATCCTTCGGGATCATGATAAGCCCGTTGATCGTGAAGTCCCGGCGAACCAAGTCATCCTTGACGTTCGTGCTGTAGGCAACGTCATCAGGACGGCGGTTGTCCGAGTACTGGCCATCAGTTCGGTACGTGGCAACTTCAATGTGAACGTCGTCAACTACGACGATGATGACACCGAAGCTGGCACCGACTGGAATTGTCTTTTCGAAAATTCGCTGTACCTGTTCCGGCGTAGCGTTGGTCGTCACGTCGAAGTCCTTGGGATCGCGGTACAGGACAAGGTCACGCACGCAGCCGCCGACGAGGTAGCCCTCGAAGCCGTGGCTCTTCAATGCTCGGATTACTGCGGTTGCTGCGTCCCTTGGTGTCATCGTATCTCCGTGAATGTTGGCCCACCTGTCATTGTAGCCGAATCGTAGAAGCGGGTTCTACCACATTCTGTGCACGCCTGATAGGAATCGTAGCCCGGCTCTTCCTTCTCCAAAGCCTGTGGCCAGCCCCATGCGTGACTGCACCCAAACAGCGTTTCCCAAAAGAGCACGAACATTAGAGCACCATCAAACTTTCATCGAACGATGCACCATACCCGAGGGATGAAGCATACCGGATCATTTCCTCTTCGCGGGTCTCCATTTCTTTCAGGTACGTCTTGGCATCGGTCTCGTTGGTGAACGTTTTCCGCAACTCTCGCGGCAGGGCGAGGCGTTTGAAATTGCAGCCACGCCAGTCCATTATGTGGTATTCAGGGCGACCGACGATGTACACGCGGTACTTAGTTCCGGTCTTGTCTGTGAAAACTGAAAGATAGTCGAACGTCATCGAATCTCCCGGCTGGCCACAACCTGTTCGCCGCGTTCGTTCTGGAGTGCGGCAAGGTTTCCGACGATCCGCCACATGCGTTCGCCGACGAAGCGGATGCGGAGCGAACCCTTTGAAAATTTGCCCTCGGCAACAAGGTGCCCATGGTAGCGAGGACTGGTGCCCGGCTTGTTGACTTCTTTGGCGAGGCGGCGAAGATAGGTCGGATTGGATTCGTCAAGCAGGCGGCGTCCGCCGCCGATGGTCTGACCCCATGTGAGTGTCATGCCTATAGTATACCCGGTCTGGGGCGGTTTTGGCCAACCCCAGATCGGTAATAGTTACTATAGGTTACGACTCGCCGTCCTTCTGGAAAGTCCCGGTCGCGGCAGGATACAACTTCTTCCACAGCGGCTCCGCATAGTCCTTCCCGTCAAGCATAGCGAACAGGGCAGAGGTCAGTCCCGGCGTCTTCTGGAAATGCAACGCCTGAGCCTTCCGCCAGCCCTTCGGGTCAACGTCCTTCAAAGAGTCGTCAGGACGGCCTGCAAATGCAACCAGCGTGGTGTTCTCCAAGTCCGCGAACTGCGTGCGAAGCTGGTTTACCCACCCGCCGAACCACACCTTGAACGATGCAGGCGTCTTCGGGTCGTTGAGCAGCGTGTCGATTGCCTCATTCTGCTTGGCAACCAACATCTCCCAAATCGCCCGAGGCTGGAGCCCGGTCAGGATGCGGTGCAGGCGAAGGTACTCTACGAACTTCACCTTCACCTTCACTCCGTTCGAGTAGGTCAACACGTACCCCTCCTCGTTCGGGTTGTCCTCAGCCACGCACTCAGCCAACGTCTTGTCGAAGGTCTCGACAACCTGAGCCGCCCACTGCAAGGCCCACCCGCGAACCTCGTAGAAATCATACTCCTTCCCGGTTGCGTTGTGGATGATTCCCAGCAACACAAGTCCCTCGAAGTCGTAGTCAACTACGATCCGGTTCTCGTGGTAGATGATTTCGAACACAGGCGTCGAATCTGCCGGGTACAGCTTGTAATTCAAGTTCTGCCGTACCCAGTTCGTTGCCCAGATTGCCTGCTCCGAAGCGAACGAGCCACGGGTTGCGACCCACAACTTGTCGTCCCACGTGTACAGGACACCCATGGAGCCATCCAACTTCTGGGTGCAGATCGGCGGCGTGTCCTTCGGCAAGTTCTCTTCCATCGTCTCCGGCACGTAGGACGTGTTCAGATTGTGGAACTTGCGGAACGGACGAGCCACTACAACGGGCTCATCGCACTCGTGCACGATGAGGCCACGGCACACGTTCGTCACTTCGTCCCAGATGCGGTCGAACTGAGCGACTTCCGTGTAGTTGTAGATGAACAGGTCGGGATACTGCGGGTGCACCTGACGGCGGACTACGCCGTTCTTGACGTGCTCACGCAACTTGTCAACAGAGAAAACATCCTTGAGATAAACCATATCAACCTCCAATGAGTTTTTGAATCTCTTCGTTCGTGATTACACCCGCCTCGATCTCACGATGACACCTACAACAAACGACAATGCACTTTGCCAATTCAGCCTGTATAGCGGCCTCACTCCGTTCGAAGAATGCACGCACTACAAGGGGAAACAATTTTGTTTTCGGGTTTAGGTGATGGAAGTCAAGTGCTCGTATGCAACGAGAATACCCGCAGGTGGGTATTTGACACTTGCCGCCTTTGGCCAGAATGGCTTCTTCGCGACGATGGTGGCCAGTCTTTCGCCGTTTCTTAACGGCTTTACTGACCGCCCGGCGACGGGCTTGCTTTTGAGTTTCGGTGAGGTTTTTGTAACCGGGGTATGTGCCCATACCCCTTAATACTGCTTAGGTGAGCACTACCGTGGGTTCTTGACCTTCTCCGCCGCTGTATCGTCGTAGGTACTCTTAAAATCTGGCCCTTTGTACCCGGCGACCCGTCTGTCTTTGGGTTTTTGTTTGCCGAAAACGGGCTGTTTGGCTGCTCGTTCGTATGTAGCGTCGCTGACATAACTCAGTTCACCGAATCCCGATAGGGAATACCCAACGAGTTGGGCGAACTGTTCACGGTCTTCTTGGGTGAATGGGATCGTCGCCAAGAGGTTCATGTCCGCGATCTTAGTCTCTCGTGCTCTGTCGAGCAGGAAAGACACGATAGCGTTTTCCTTGAACCTCGTGGTACCGTGTTCGTCAGTGATTAGCGGCTGTACTGGGTGCACAGCCACTTTGCCGGGTTTGAGTGATTTCTTCATATCTCGATTCCAAAAATATCAGTGACTACTATAACCGCTACTGAGGCAATAAGCAAGCCAAATCCCCAGCCCCTACTGCCATCCAAAAATGACGCCCCGGAGAAGATCGACAGGATGTACGCGAAGTAGAACTCCTGCCGGGATATCCGGTGCTGTCGTTTCTTGGCTGGTGCTTCCGGTTCCTCGGCCATGGCTTCTTTCTTGTCCCGTTCAATATGGTGGTTCCAGTGCCGTTTGATAAACGGCCACATTATGGCACCTACGAGGCCGTCAAACAACAGCATCAGGAAAATTTCAAACTCCCAGTGGGCCTTGTCGCGAAGTAGTGTCCAAAACGTTTCGTCTACGAACATTTTACTCCCCGCATTGCGTCGATGTACTTCCGCACGTCGCCGGGTGTTGCCGTCCACATGAAGCACGGGTCACAACATCCCTCATGGCAACAATCCTTGTGGGCGTCGAGCCAAGCCTCTTCCGAAGCATGCCCTTGGAGCGTCCAGATCGGCACGAGCCATTTGATTCCAAGGCTGCCCGGCGTCCTGATCTCTACAGTCCGGCCCCGCACGCCTTGACGCCACTGGTAAACCTCGTTGCCATTCACCACCAGCTTGCGAAAGCCACGCTTGACCTCAGGGTCTCGCTGTCTCGCTTTCCTCGCTGCCTTCAAGTCCTTCTTGCGGAGTGACCGTTTCACGTTTCGCCTCCAGTATCGCGTCCGTCAATTCCTGTTCCCAGTTGGGCCGGGCCTCTACCAGCTTCCTGATGTCCGGCATATTGAAAACGAACTTGCTCCAGTCGTCACAGTCAATGGGGCCTAAGGGATTCGTGTGTGGGGCGAACTGATTGCGTTCGCATTCCCGCACGCACCACTTGTTCAATCGGTCGCCGTCCCATATCGGCTTTGCGTGCCCACCTTCATACGTTCCGGGATCACTTGGTGCCGTATCGCAGAGTTGATCCGGGGCGTAGGCAAAGTTGTCATCGTCAAACTCTGCCATGCACGGCTTCATTTGGTTGTGCGTCTGGCAGTAATCTTCGTCACAGGAACTCCAAACACAATCCTTTGAACTCGGGTGCTGCATCCTCCGGGTGACTCTCACAAAGAGGATTTCTCCGCGTTTGTTGAAGTAGATTCTCGGGCGACCGCCGTTGAGTCCCCAAGCTTTTTGGCAATTGGCGTCGCACCCGGTCATTACCTGCTTGCCGAAGAACGTGATCTGCTTCTGGATAACGGGAATCATTTCACTCCTCTTAACCGCAACAGAGCCTTGAGATAGACGCCAGCCAGTTCTTGTACGATTTCAAATACATCTCTCACGGACAGTCGCCGATTCCTTCGCGTCTGTTCGATGAAACGACTGATGTCAAGGCTGGCTTGCAATACTCTGCGTCGCCGCTCGACCTTTGCAAGTTCAGCCTTGGTCATCAGAAGTCCTCCAGTGCACCGCACTGTGGGCAGTACCGATAGCCCTTTTCAAACGTGTACTGGCAGCCCGGCGTGTGAGTCGTACCCCCGCGAACCGGGTACACCTTCACGCCATTGTCCCGCCACATTTGAACCACACCCGGTCGGTCGTCCAGAACGAATGCGATGTTTTCCTTGCCGAACTTCGCATCGAACTCGTCGAGGATTTCCTGCTTGATCTCGGTGTCCGGGCGGTTGTCGCCAGTACGCCGCATCAGGATGTGATCGAACGGAACCGCGTGCCCGTCCAGCCAATCGCACGTGTCGTCGCCGCACTTATCGTGACGGCCAGACACCGCACACAGGTTGAAGAACGGGTACAGGGTACGGAGCCATTCGCACACAACCTCAACAGGCTCGTCCAGAAGAACCTTGGACTCGTCGTAGGGGTTGCGGATCAGCGTGCCGTTCACCCGCAGGTGGGACGCAGTCGTGCCGTCCATGTCGAAGAAAACCCACGGTGCGTTCGGCAAGCGAACGTTCCACACTCCGGTGTTCAGTTCGTCCCGCTCGAACACGGGCCGCGTCAGAACAGGCGTCTTGGGATTTTCCTTCGTCATTTTCTGCAAATCCTTCAACTGCTTTCGGATGATGCCCTCGCCAACTCGTGCGATACCCTCACGCAGCGAGTCCCGCTCAATGCAAACATCCAGCGGGGTCGTCATCGTCACGATCCGCAGCTTCGAGTACGTGGTCTGTGCCAGCACTTCCCAATCATGCCGGGTACGTGCAACGCAATTCGTGTCGTCGATGATTACGGTCTTGCCCTTACGCAGAGCGAACCGGGCCATATCCCGCTCCAGCACGCGGATCAGGTCGTCCCGATGGTTCTCCCACGGCACGTCCACATAGATCATCCGTCGCATGTCATCGCGATTCAGCCGGACGGTATCGCCCCGCCCCCGGTTGACCCACTGCTTTACGAGCGTGGACTTCCCGGAGCCGGAAATGCCGACCATGATGACCAACTCCCCGGCGTTCTCCCGCCCCTTGGAGTAGTCGTACCGCTGCTCTGTGAAATCTCCGCTCATATCAAAACACCATGTTCTCGTACTTCTTGAGTTGCTTCTTCAAACTTTTGATCTTGGCCTGCACCATCTGATTCGCCTTCTTCGCGGCCTCGCCATAAGTGCGGTGCCACTCCCGGCCCTCGCCATGGTAGCAGTCGGCGTAGGTGTTCTCCTGTTTCACCGAGAGTAGGTTCGGAAACTCGGCACTCGGCTCATCGGTGTCAATTGCGAACAGGCCTTGCGTCAGTGCGTACTTGCTGATCCAGAATCTCATGCAAATCTGTTAGTCAATTCTCGCGATCACTACTTCGTCGCCCGTTGTCGCCAGCTTGATGAACCAGCGTTCGCCATCGCAACTTAGGGTGCCTCGATACGTCTTGTCCGCCGCAACCACCGAAACCTGATTGCCCTCTTTGAGTGTCAGGGTGCGAGGCGGCATCGGCTCTGCACCATCGTATTCATCTACCATATCTGGCCTTTTCTTTGTCCCACGCACGCACGACTTGCTTGCTCACCTGCTTTGACATCCGTGCTCCGTAGGTTGGACGTTTGTCCTTGTAGTCGAAAAACATGATGCCGTTCAAATGATCGAACTCGTGTTGTGCGACTCGGGCATTCGTGATACCAGTACCCTGAGTGTCAAAGGTCAACTCAGCCATCTCTTGGCCGAGGGGGTTCCGGTACCGCATCACGACTTTCTCGGCCCGGCTGACCTGCTCAAACACGTTCGGCAGCGAAAGGCAACCTTCCCTAGCATATACGCTCCCGCCCTGCAAGTCCAGCACTGGATTGCACACGACGATGGGGGCCTTCGGGGACACCCCATAGTCCCGGTCGTCCATGTGCTCCGGCAAGTGCATCACGAACATGCGTTTCGCGACGCCGACCTGCGGTGCCGCCAGCCCGACGCCATTCTTGAAGTCCATGGTCGCCAGCAGTTGCCGACCGAACTCCTCCAGCTTGGGGCCGAACTCGGTTTCGTCAACCGGGTCACAGACCTTGGACAGTACCGGGTCGTCCCAAAGCCGAATTGTCAAAACATCAGCCATACTGACGATACCCCATTCCGCAGATAATCTCGAAGTGCCGTATCAACTCCTCGTCTGTCAGGGCCGCGAACCGCTCCTGCGACCATAGGTAATACTGCCCGTTCTTGCCAAACTGACGGTAGGCATTGAGGCCGGAGTCGCTTCGCCGTAGCTCGGCGATTCGTTTGAGAATCAACTCCCGCATTACAGAACCTTCCTCTCCGCGAAACGCCGGGCGTTGATCTTGACCAACTCAGCGTCAACTTCCTGCCCGGTCATTTCCCATCCCTCGTCCATGGCGAACTTCGCAACCGTCGCCCATTTGAATTCCTGATACAGTTCCAGTGCGGCACATTCAATGTTGCCGCGTGTGGTAGCCGCCTTCCCCTCGCTGAGGAAATCAATCAACAGGCCGAGGGCAAGCTGAGCCGGGCCGGAACCGCCGTAGCCCCAACACACGCCAGTCGGGGAATGGTTGACGATGTCGGTACGCGGGTTCAGATGATACGGGCGTTGCCCGGCACGTTCAACCACGACTTCAAACAGATCGCTGTCCACATTGCGGACGCCGACGTACTTGACATCCAAGCGGCCTCCCGGAATGTGATCGGCACAATACTTGCGGCCTTCAACCACGGTCGTGGGTTCCGCCATGCACACACGGTTCTCAGCTTTGATGAACGTGCGGCAGCCCTTCTCACCGGAGTACTGCTCCACCGGGCCTCGGAAAAGTTCTGCGTCACGCTGGTCGATAATTTTTGACATGTTATTCTCCCTCGTGTTGTAAGCGGTATCGAACGACATCCTGTGCAACCTTGAACTCGTCTTTGTCGAAAACTTCCGCGAGGACGTGCACCGAAGCGTAGCCTCGCATTTCATCCGCGTCCATGCAATGTGGCTCGTCGTACAAGGCAATGTATGCCACGCCTTTGCGGTAGGACGCCACTACTTTTCCTCCGGTACGAGGATGACTGCTTCCTGAGTCATGTAATCGAAAGTGTAGGTCGCCCCGGCTCCGGCCTTCGCGACTTCCCGGCGAATGCGGCGGCTGCCGCCATCCGTGACCTTGACCCTGAGTCCCTGAGAGCCCATGCGGATGCCGACGCGGAAGCGTTTCACTTCTTTGAATTTCTGTTCGCTCATACTCGCGTAGCCTCCACAAAAATTTGGACGCCCCAATTCTCCGGGGCCGCAGCGATGCCTGAGTACTGCCACACGCCATTCATTTGGTAGCAACCGAGGACGGCTTTGGGCTGGTCAACGTTGAAACTCTTCTTGCGGACGACGCGGCCATCGGGCAACGTCGCTTCGTATGTGACGGCCTTCTTCCCGGTGTTATCGGTATGCCGTGGCATGACTATAGTATACGGACTTCGGGGCCTTTTTGGCTAGGGCAAAGGTGGGGTCTTCCACCAGTGGAGCGGTGGGTCGATATGTCTAACAACTGCAATAGGTTGCAGCCTTTCGTAGTCCATCAAACTGGAGTACATGCTGAGGGTTACCAGCAGACAAAGCATGACGGAGCCAGTGATCCGCTTCCATTTGGATTCGCCCAGTACAACGGCGATCAGCACCGCAAACGGGTACGGTACCGCGTAAGCAAACCACCATGGCATGTGTGCCAACCACCCTGCATGATAAATCATAGAGTCCTTCCCAGTGCCCGGCCCCAGCGTTGGGCCGCTTCGTATCTGTTCAAACCAACCGACCGTGCAAGTTCCCCGGCCCGGCTTTCGAGGAATGCGATCTCTTTGGTCGCCGGATACCGAGGCCCGCCCAGCAGGCGAATGCCGTCCTCCAAGTCCCAGAACGCCGTTACAGGCACGCTGGCATCGAGCCCGGCTTGGAACCTCGCCATCCGCCAGACGAACGCATAGACGCCATCCAACGGCTTCTCCCGCAAGAGTTCGATTCCTTCACCCTTCACCGTGCAGGCCTTCGACACCGCAGGCAGTGCCACGTGCATCTCCAAGGCCGAACGCAATTCTGTGTCCCCAGTATACAGGACTCGATCCATGCGGAAGTTCAGAAGCGGCACACCGTTCGGGACGGTGTACTTGATGCTCGGGGGAACCTCCGGTAGATCGCTCGGCTCGGGCTCAAGGGCCTCAGTCCGATAGTAGTCAGCGGCCAGCTTTTGGTTCGGATACGGCTTCCACGTACCCGGCTCGATGATCTCGTAAGCTTGGACGCCGGGGATTTCCCGGAAGATTCGCTTGCACTCTAGTATTTCTTTCCGTCGCCACGCCGGGAGATTGTTGAACATCGCCGGGTCAAGATCGGGATCAGCGAACCACCCGCCGCAGTTCGCGTAGATTTCCGCCGCGAGTTTGACTTTTTTCTGAGGCATTCTTCAACAACCCATGTTGCGTTTCTCCACGCTGAAAATCCCAGCAATTCAGGTGTTGTAATTTTCCAGTTGCAGATCGCAACACATGGGATTCTGTTCACTCGCTAAGTTGTAGCAATCACTACCCCGCAGTTTGGCACTCCAGTTGCCTTACTCACTGTGGAGGATTCTATGACAGTCATTCTGGTTCTTGCCACGTTCAGCGTGTTTCTTACAATCGACCACTTTGTATCGAAACATCACGTGACCCACCACAAATAGCGGATGTGATCTTGTCCGAGACCAACCAGATAACGGACATGTTCCGCCAGTTGTTTGGGTTCTTCCGCCACTTTTTCTGAATGCGTTTCTTCTTGGATCGCGGGAACCGGAATTGTTTCTGAACCACCGCAGGCACGTAGCTGTTCGTCCGAACAGGAATTCCCATTACGCAGAGGGAACAGTCCGCACCCTCTTGGCGTTTACCCACACGCAGTGAGTCTTCCCGTGGCTGTTCTGGAATCTGATGCGATACATCACCATCTCCTGCCACACCAGCCAGTCGGCTGGCCGCGTCAGTAGTCGCGGGCCTTCGACTATCGTGCAGGAAATTAAACCCATAGACCGACTTTGGAAAAGAGCTTTCATGCGGGATATAGAACGTCCACCTGTTTCCCCTGTTTTCTAGCATAGCGTACTGTTGTCCATGTTCCTGACCGCACTTGTTCCTCGCGGGTAAGAGGGGTAGCGATCATACGTATCGTCTCATCCACTATACCACGATCTCGCTTGAGGAAGGGCTCGGCTGTGCGGGTTTCGTCGCTGCCAGTCCAATCCGAACGGAACATCGTGTCTTTGGGTTTGCGGGAGTTGAAACCGGGGTGAGCGATAACGCGGAAGCCAAACTGCTTCGCCAGCTTCGCGGCCTGCTCGTCGGCACCGATGCAGAGCCCATGGTGGAACTCAATCAGGTGCCCGTCGTATTCAGCCTTGAGCACGGTGAACAGGGCGGCAAGCTGCAATCTCTGCCCCTGCGTCATTCCTTTGTTCGTCCCGGTAAAGCCGATACGGATGGTCATAAAAGGCCCGAGGGGACTTCGGCTGCATGCGGCCTTAGTCCCCCCTATCCATTACGTCGGCGGTATCAGCCGTGGCATCGCCACGTGCATCTTCTCTTACCCGGCTTAAATCCGGGGGAGAGTGTCCCATGCCAAAACGCTCTGGGGTGTCGTTATTTCGGACAGAAGTTGGTGTGCTGATTCCTCTGTTTCCGAGATCGGAAAGCCACAGTGGGCCGTCCGAGTGAGTCCTTGCAAAAGCCACAGGTGAAAGGTAGCGATACGCCCGTTCCTTCAACTCCATCACGGATCGTAACGATTGGATGTTTCTGGCCCTTGATGCGTCGCTTAACTGCCTTGCATGTCCCTTCGACGTAGTTCAAGTCGCCGGGTTTGCCTCGCGTAATGACAGCCATGACTTACCCTTTCTTCTTACGTAGGTTCTTGGCTACACGCCAAGCATAATCGCAAATGTCGTTCAGTGAGGAGCGGCGTTGTTCCTTCCAGTGATCTCGCCATTCCGCCTGCTTCTCAGCAGGGATCAGTTCCAAGGCCTTCTTGTAGCTGACCAAATCCTCTTCCTTGCCGATCATGAAAGACTCTAGCACGGTCGCCAGTTCGGCCCGGCCCTCGGGAGTGTCCATGAATTTGGCTACCGACGTTTGCAGGTCATGGCCGAAAGAAGCCGTGAACCACTCGTCAGAACCACCAAACAGAAACAGGGGAACTTCCCATCGGATGTCATTGACGGTGCCCTGCAAGCCATAGCGGCCTTCGCCCACTATAACACAAGCGACCGCTGCTGCCTCGAAATTCTCCGTCTCGAAAACAACAGGGTCGCTCGGATTGATTACTTCGAAAATCATCGGTTGCTTTCCTTACAGACAGGGCAATCACGAACCAGCATACGCTTTGCCGTGTCGCACTTGTCTTCCAACTGGCCGATCATTTCTTTCAGAGAACTCGCCCAGCCACAGCCCACCTGCCCGATCTCTGGATACGGACAGATGATGGCGTAGTGGTAGTAGCGAGTTTTCTTTTTCTTTGGCACTACTTCTTCGCGGCCTTCGCCTTGCCCTTTGCGTTAGCGTTGGGCATAAACTCAGACGCGATCTTCTCCAACTCAAACGGTGTACCCGCCTCGACCGAGAATACAACATCGGCCTTCGTCGGATCGCCCACCAGCCGACCACGCGAAGCGGCGTGCAGGGTGAACAGTTCGTAAAGGTTCGGCTTCTTGATCTTGGTGAACGCCTGACCGATTAGCGAGATCGAATCAGAGTTGTTCGCGACGTTGTTGCCCCAGATGCGGCCATAACGTCCGCCGTTCGCCTTGATCGCAGCGTCGGCCCAGATGACCTTACGCTCAACCAAGTCCAGAACCATCGGCATCACCTGCTTGGATTCGCTGGTGACGTTGATCTTGTCGAGCACAGTCTTCGGCTCGAAGATTTCCCCTGACTGCGGCTTCTCGCGAAGCATCCAGCCAGCAGCAACTTCCGGGATTTGTGAGAAGTTCTGCCCGGTGAAGCTGTTCACCATCATGACAACATAACGCCCACCGTAGTTCAGTATGGACGGGATGTCCACGTCGATGAACTCACACGCACCCTTCGGTGCCGTGGTGATGTCACCGCTGTGGCAGGCCTTGTAGTGAGCCGAACGCAGGTTGTAGTACGTGATGTACTCCATCTGCTTCCAGTTCTCATCGTACATGATGGACGACAGGTCAAGGTCAACGCGACCATCCGAGTAGCCGTAGTACGGCGAATCCTCGCTCTCGTGACGAGCATCCTTTGCAGCGATGTTCTTCCACCAGATGAAGAAGCGGATGGTGTTCTTGTCTGCCGGGAACTCAATGCGGGAACCGCGTACCAGCGTGCGGAGTGCCGCGTTGGCAGACCGCTGCGAGAACGGCACGAGGTAGTCCGCCAGCTTCGGATCGACGTACACCTTGCCCAGCTTCGGCAGCTTAGCAAAGCGGGCCGTCAGGGCCTCTTCGACCACCTTCACAACAGCCGAGGTCAGTTCGTGCAGCAGAATTTCCCGACGACCAGAGATCGCCTGAACCTTCGCCAGATTCCCCTTCGGGAACACGACACGCATGTCGTTCTTGTTGCGGTTCTTGAAGTGAGCCATCACCTGCAACAGCACCGGGGTGGACACTTCCTCAGCAACCTTCGCAAAGGCCTCAACGACACGGGTACCCTTCGCCTGATTGAAGCGGAGCAGCGAGTCAAGACGGCGGGCAAAATCTCCCGGACGCTTGCTCAGCAAAGCTACAGCCTTGAGCACGTTTACTTCACGGGTCTCGACAGCGTTGCCGCCAACCAAGGCCTCGATCTTCGAGTTGAACGTCTCAATCTTCGGGACGCCCGGACGCCACTGATTACGCAGCTTCCAGAAGGCGGTGTACGCCTTGTCGAACTTCGTGTGGAACTCGCCCGGATGCAGGCGTTCGCTCAGGGCAACCCAACGGTTGGCATGGCGAAGCATATCCTCTTCGATGGAACCAGCCTCATTGAGCAACTGGAGCAGCGAACGACGGATCGAACGCTTGAAAGACTTGAACTTAGTATCGGCAGCCAGAGACACGTCGCCGCCAGACAGGGCCGTCGCCAGACGCAGTACATCCGTCGCCGTCTTGAACTGTGCGAAAATGTCCGGGAACAACTGCAACAGCGGCAGCTTGCGGCCCTTGACGACCTTGTCAATCAGGATCGCCGTGATGATCGCGAGATTTTCCTTCTGCGGAATCTGCGTGGACAGATCGAACCAACCGCTCTCGACGAGAGCGATCAACTCTTCCTGATCGGTCGCGGAGAGCGACGTGTTGGACGTAGCGATGCGAGTCGCCAGCACGCCCAGTTCGTCTTCCTTGGCGATGTTAAGAACCGTCAGCTTGACCTTCTCGTCCAGCGGCTCACGCTTTTCCTTGGTGTACTTCGGCAGATAGATGAAGTCCGCATCTGCACCGGAGCCAGTGATATCGGCAACCCACACGGTGAAGTAATGCAGGATCGCGTTCAGATACAACTCGGCGTCCGTGGCTTCCATCACCTGCTCGGGGAAGTTCGGGTACATCGGCTTGTAGTTCTTCACGCCGCGTGCCTCGGCCAGAGTCGCAGTGATTTCCTTGAACAGAGACTTCACCGCATCCGGGGAGAGATGCTTCACCGCCTTAAGGGCAGACGAGGACAGAGTGTACCCCAAGGACTGGAGGTTCAGGTTGAACGTGGCGACGACATCGCCCGGCAGCACAGTCTTGGTCTTGTGCTCCGGCAGGAGGAACTTGTTCGTGCGGCGAAGAAGGATCGAGTTGAGTGTCATAAATTTTATGGTCGGAAATCGCTGGGGCTAGTTTCAGTCAATGGTTGAATTTGTAGAAGGAAGCACCAACATAGCCGACCAATCTCCATAGTATCAATTTTTGAGAAAATTGCAACAAAAAGATTTGAGAGATCGAGCCTATTTCGCACTGCTAGGCCGATAGTTTACCGTGACTCTCTCAGAATCTATGGCGGAAACCGCTGTGGCTAGTTTTGAGCCGGGTTGCCCCGGCGATCCATGAATGTAGAAGGAAGCACCAGCATAGCCGCCAATGTCAAAATGTTGTTCGATGGCCGTACAGGCCGTCAAAGTCTCTCTGGTATATGATACCAGAAAATCACTTATTTTTGAATTACTGGCGATGTCTTTTTCTTCGAGCCCTTGGTGTCGATCCATTTCTGCCGGGCCGGACTCACCGCTTTGGTGTGTTTGGCCGGGTGCCCATGGAATTCCCGAGGCACGTCTTTCTCCCCACAGGCGACCCGGATGGCCGTCTTGTAGGCACGCCGGGCAGTCGTGAGCGGTAGCTCCTCGGCCAGCGTTTTCTCGAATAAGGCGACCCGCTGCGGGGTCTCCAATTGGGTTTTGATGTTCTCAAGAAGCTCGTTGTATTCCTCATACGGCTTCTCAGTAAGTGCAAGCAAGGAAAGGAGTAATACCTTCACTGTCCATCTTCACTTTCTTCCTCGTCGTCATGACAAGGACATTGAATGGTGACTTCATCACAGCCGGACAAACCCCGGAATAACCACGCAACTGCAAAGGCTATGCCCACGGCTGCAAACGCTTCTGACCAACTCATTTGCCCATCGCCTCCATCTCCTCATCGCTGAGGTAGCATTCACAAATCATGCACTCGACGTACCAGCATTTCTCACAGTGAAAGCAGCGTTCGTTCCCACCTGCGGCCCGGCTGTTCTGGCCAAACTTGCAGGCCGGACAATACTCGAACATCCTGTCCACGCCCTCAGGAAAGCAGAACCCACCGTCACACCGCCGCTTCCTCACTTCCGTCTCTGCCCCACCTGTGAGTCAACATGCTTCTGCCAGTACCGCGTGACAGGCGGTACGCAGTTCACCACCAGTGCCAAGATCATCTCCGCGACAACCGCCCAGAACAGGCACCACGCGGCGATCCGCCATTTGCCCCTAACCAGCGGTTCTGGATCAGGCGGTAGCTGGATCATGCTTGCCATTACTCGTACTCTTTCGATTCAATCCCGTGAGCCCTTTCAAACCACTCCGGGAGCGGACTGTACCGCTTGCCTTTGTACCACGGATTCTGCTTGTCCGGGTCAGCGAGATCGAACCCGCCCATGGACGAGTCAACGACGATGTTGTGCAGATCGGTCAGGCCCAACTCCTCGGCCTCGTACTTCACACAGTTCTCGTAGCTGAATGTGGAGACGATCACCACCAGCGAATTCGGGTTGTCGGCAGCCCACTGCAACAGGTGCCGGGCGTTGTTGGTCATCAGGGACTCGGAGCCGGGCATCAACCCGCCGAAGTCGTAGATCACCAGATCGGTACCCGGCTTGAGTTCGCCGGGATAGGTGGACATCGGGGTGTAGGGTTTCAGCTTCGCGGGTGTCACGAACTCGCTGAAACGTTCCTTGTGCTCTTCGATCTCGTCCTCACGGGTCACTTCGCCGAACCCATGGCCCATGAAATCGACCACGATAGCAGTGAGAATCGTATGGGCCGCTGGCTTCTTAGCCTTTGGCTTGCGTGAAGCCTTCGCTGCCTTGACCGCCCTCTTCCATCCTTCGCCCATGATTCAACCCCGTTAAGAGAGTTACCAACTCCGTCACCACGTCGTTCATCAACAGAATTCCACCCGCATCGTTCCGCAACAGCAGATACAGGTTTAGCTCCTGAATCTTTTGGCAGAGCGGTTCCGAGAAGCTTTTCGGGTCGATGAGATCGAGGGGATTAGTCGCCATATTCCTTCTCCATCTTCGCCGACACCCACCGTTTCTTTTTTGAACTGGTCGTAGTAATCGCCGAAGTCCTCTTCAATGTTTCGTTCCAAGCCTACGTACAGTATAGCATGGACTTTGCATTCCAGAGCACGCTCGACTACATCCGTGAAAAAGTTGCCGTGGCAGGGCCGGGCGACGTATACCACTGATCCTTCGTCGTAGCCGTAGGCCGTGCCGTCCGCGATCAGCACCGGGTATTCCTGCTTGGAGTGCTGGAAGATATCGAGGCCGATGGTCTCAACCCCGGCCATGTTCAGGCCCTTCACGCCATGCCCGGCCCCGGCACCCACGCTGTAGACACGGCGGCTGCCGTAGTTCTTCTTCATCCACTTGTAGAACAGTTGAGTGGGCAGGAAGAACTTCGTGCTGCCCATGGTCATTCCCATGGTCATCCGCCGCAGTTCTTGTTCCAGTGCCAGTCCGGGTCTCATTGGCTTCCTTTCTTCGGCAAACAGCCGTCAGGTGATTCTATGATGCGATCCAAGTTGTTCATCTCGTTTCGCAGTAACAGGAACGCTGTGGGCATCGGCACGCCCCCGGAGCCGGACATCCAGTGCAACAGGAGCCGGATACCGTCGATCCTCGTCTTGGCCTCTTTGAAAGCCTCACGAGTGTTCTTCTTGCACGCCTCGTTGATGATGTAAACGACACACTCTTCGAAGCGGTCGCCGAAAATGAATTGATGTGCGTTCACTTAGTTGTCATTCTCCGTCAGGAGTTTGCCACACTTCTCGCAGTTGTAGTCACACTCCTCATACGGCGGATGCTCTTCGTTGTAGCCATAACAGTTGCCGCGACCGTCCGGCCCCTCGCCAGTCTTGGCCACGTCGCCGTACTGCTTCTCGGCATTGGCTTCCGACTTCGGAAAGCATCGCTTGCAGAAGTCGATGGGATCACTCGCTGAGTTGTAGATGCGTGGCATTATTTTCCTTCCTTGAAGAGGGATGCAGCCGCGACGAGTGAGGCCATGCCTCGCACTTCTGACTCGGTCAGGTTGTGGACATGCACCGTCCACGTCTGAGGCTTCCCATCGTCGTCGTGGTCTGGTACAACGTAAAGCTTCCGGCCCTCGAACAGGGCATTGAGTTCTTTCTGCTTGGCTTCGCGTGCCGCACGCTTGCGGTCGCGTTCGTCCTGCTCGGCCTTCTTCCGGGCCTGTTCCTTTTCGTAGGCCGTGACTTCGGCAGGTGTAGCGATGCCAGTGATGCTGGACTTGAACATGCCGCCGCGTTTCTGGTAGCCGTACTTGAGGCGGTCAAACCGTTCGTACTCGCTGCCCTTGTCCACGATGATGAGCGTGTCAGTCAGGCGGCTGACGGTCTTGATGCCATCCTTGCACGGGAACTGTGAATCGCCGACCCACACCTTGTCGCCAACCTTAATGGTCTGGAGGGATGCCTTGGTTTCAGCATGGCCGTAAAAATTGTCGCCGTCGTGGTTCCACGTGAACTGGTTGACCGGATGTTGAACTGGATTGTAACGGTACATTATCGCACCCCCATGAAAACATGACCGAAGAAAATGCTGAGGGCCGCACAAAATTCTGCGGTCAGGCTCAGGAAGAACAGGCGGATGCTGATCGTGTGGTTCTTGATGTCGCGTGGCATTCGGCCCCGAGACACCACCCATCCGACGAAGAGCAGGAAGCCAACAGCGATCAGATAGATTCCGAGTGTGAAAAGAAAACCACCGATGAACCTTACCATTTGCGTAACCCCTTCTCGGCTTCCATGTAGCCGGGTGCGTACTGTCGCACTTCCTTCAAGCTGGCTTGACGTTTTGCATCCCGCTCGAACGCACGACGCACTCGCTGTGCCGAACTACGGTTGAGTTCCGGGGTGTCCATCTTCAAAGCGTCGCGGCCTCGGCCCGTGGCAAACAAAAGTCCCTTGGTGCGGTCGATGAACAGGTAGCCGACGCGGAGCAAGTTTCTCACGACCGTGGAATTGATCGGAGAGTCGTCGCGGTTCCATCCCCACATGACGGCGTCCGGCGTGCGGAGTTCGGTACCGAACTGTCCGTCAGCCATTCGCTGGAGAACCGCCCTCTGTGCCTTCGTCAGCTTCACTGAGCCTCCAGAGATTTCTTGCACTCCCGCAGAGTCGGAAACTTTTCCCCGCCCGTCTTTTGATCTTTAGGGAAATACTGGTAGCCGATGCCGCCCTCAGGTGCCCATGGCACACGCTTGATGAAGCCCACGACTTTGTCGTCGAGCGACACCACGATATCCCTGCGGCCTTGCGTGAAGGTGAGTTTAGACATAGGGCAAGCGTTTCCGCTCCTCCCACTCAGGCGACGCGACTATCGCCTTCGCCAACTGGACGCTGGCTTCGTTGCGGAGATCGTATTGGCCCGGCTCCAGAGCGGCAAGGTACTCGAACCATTCGACCGCGAGGCGAGTCATGTGCTGCTGGAGGGTTCGGTGATCGCGTGCCATGGCAGAGACCACACCCTCGGGGTGCAAACCATGACCGTTGACATGCTGCATTATCGCATCAGCAACTTTCTGTTCGGCTTCGGTCGGCTGTTTGGTAGGGTACATGATATCTACAGTATACGGGTTCTCGGGGCATTTTGGCTAGTGCCAAAAGGGCATCGCAAGCTGCTGAAAATGCAGTTTTTCGCTCCCTAAGTAGAGCCCGGCCCAACCACAAGTCAGGCTCAGCACGGACGCACGGGTGACGTGTGCCCGGCTTAACTTGGGAGCACCATGGCGAACCTGTACGGGTTTCAGACGAACACTATTATCCACGCGGCCTACTGGATTTACAAACCAGACCCGACGTTAGACCCGACCGGACGTGAGACCATCGTCGCTCTCCCCTTCCAGTATCTTGAAGCCACTCAGCCGATTATCCTCAGTCCTAACGTCGCCAGCGTTACCTACGCCGGGGGCGTGCTGACCGTCACCACACCGAACAACCTGAAGCCCGGCTCGGTTGTTTTGCTGGTCGGATTCACGAATGCGTTCTTCCTCAACACGGTCTTGCTCACCGTTGCCTCGGCGACCAGTTCTCAGTTCACCGCGAACTACACTCAAGTTGCAAATATCGTCTCCACTTCCATTTCTTCCAATGTGCTGACGGTGACATGCACCAGCCCGCACACTCCCCTTACTAATCTGTTCAGCGTAGGGGAAACGGTGACCCTGAATGGGACGGCAGAGGCCTTCCTCAACGGGCAGACGGTCACGGTCTTGAGCACCACGTTGCTGGAAAGCTACGGTCAAGCTGCGTTCACCGCCGCGTTCACCCACGCCGACTACAGCAACCTCAGCGATACAGGCACAGTGACGCTGACAACCTACGGCCCAACAGCGGAGCCGGGCGGGGCACAAGTCATTGATCCCAACACCCGCACAGTCTGGCTGTTCTATGCAGAAAGCAACGTCTCTCCTTCGCAGGCCCCACGGCAACTCACTGGGATTGTCGGCTCCAAGTTCATCTATGACATGGAGGCATTGTTCCAGTAATGAAAACGATCTGGTCAGTTGTCGTCAATCGAAAAGATAAGCCCGGCCAACGGTTCTGGACTGAATGGCTGCTGGCTGCGGTCTCTGTCGGTGGAACCCCGGCTCAGGCAGGCGACATCGTGTTGCTCGGGCCGGATGGGAAAATCGACCCCTCCCTCCTGCCGCCGATTCCTTCAGGTCTCCTGATCGAGGTAAACGGGACTCCGACCCCGGTACAGAACATCGCCAACTTCATCGCCGGGCCGAACATCACGATCACCGCCGATGCCTTTGGTGGTATCACGATCAGCGGCTCCGGGACAGTCTCGACCGCATTCAGCAACATCACGAGCGGCACGAACACGACAGCGGACATGATCGTGGGCTCGGGTGCCATGCTCACCTTTACTGGCACAGGCGTCGTCAATGCAAACCAGTTGGTCGGCGTATCCATCACGAATACTCCGACAGGGGCCAACGAGACGCTGGTCTCCACAAGTTCAACGACCGCTCAATGGCAGCCTGCCCCATCCGGCACCGGAAATTTCTTACAGGTGGAAGTGGATTTCGGCTTTTCAGCAGGAAATGAGGGCGATATTGCACGGACTACAGTCACCGGGCAGACGTGGGTGACCGCTGGCAGCATCATCCTTTGCAACCCCTTTGCTGGCATGACGCCAGATCACAGCCCGGACGACACGATTGTTGAAGGCCTCGTAGCGTATGCAGAGAATATCGTGCCGGGTGTTGGGTTCGACGTGGTGAGCTATGCACCGCAAAATTCGTGGGGCAGGTACCTCATTAACGTCACAGGACAATAATTATGTCGATCATCATCAAAAGCGGCAGTAGCGGAAATCTAGCAAACGTAGACATACTCGGCAATCTGTACGTTGTCGCGTCTCCGGCTGCGATCCCCAGCGTTGCCGCTCCATGGACGAGTGCGACTCTCATCAACACCATTGTTGGTCTCGTGACAACTGGCGGATTCGAGGCGACTACAGTTGCGATCAATCAAACCTCCACCATCACTGGTGGGGCCGTGGTCTTTGAAGGCACTTATGACGGCATCAACTGGCAGGCAATGCCTCCCGGCTTCATCCTTGATCCGGCTACGTTCACAATGCTGCCCAGTACGTACACACTTCAGGCGAACACCGATGCAGTCTTCCTAGTCGTTACGGGCAGCTTCCAGCAGACTCGTGTCCGGCTTTCGGTCACCATCAGCGGCACCGGATCAGCCACGATTTACTCAACACTACTGTCAAAAAACCCTGAGAATGCTGACGGCATCGTGACGGTCACCAACTTCCCGGCCCAGCCTAATGTGTTCTATACAGGACAGTTCACAAGTGCTGGGAATGCAGTGATTTGGACTCCGGCAAGCGGGAAGAGTTTCAGACTACAGCGTTATTTAGTAGAGGTTACGCAGAATGCCTCGCAGTTGTTGCAGGGGGTGCTTACGGTCTCCTTCCAAGATGGAGTGACACCGATGCCCTTTGCTCATGACGTTTACGTTCCCTCTACCGGACTGAGGGTATTCCAGCCTGTGAGTCCGGGTTGGATTGACTTAGGGTCAAACGGGTATTTGAGTTTGGCTCCCAACAATGTTCTCAACGTGAATTTGAGTTCTAGTTTGAATGCTGGCAACGTGCGTGTAATCGCGTGCGGAATCGAACAATAAGGAATAGACAATGGCCATTAAACAGATAGTACCGATTCTCATCACGCTGGTTGGTGATGGCTCCTCTACCACATTCACATACGCCCTTCAGAATATGTATCAGGGCGGCGTGGGCGGCTCCATCCCCTACGGCTCCGGCATTGCTGTTCCACCGGGTTCGGTTGTCGTCAACAACCCGCCAGTCCCAATCACATCTTCGACGGTTGATGCAAATGGCAACATCACGATCACCTTCACATCGGCCCCATCAAACGGTGTGCAATACACACTGGAAGTTGACCTGTACTTCACTTCCGGTGGTGCAACGTCTTCCTCTCCGACACAGACGCAGAACGTCACACTCGTCGGCACCAGCACCGTGACCGTCAGCGGTACGGTCGCAGTCACGCAGAGCACATCACCATGGGTTGACAACATCACCCAATGGAACAGCGTGGCTCTCGGCTCACCTTCGAACTATGGAACTTCGCCGGGTGCAGTCAGCGTAATCGGCGTCAACGCATTCGTGACGAACACCGTCACAGTCAGCGGTACAGTCGCAGCAACCCAGAGCGGCACGTGGACGACCCGCATGGTCGGCAACACTGGTGCAACTCTTGATGCCACGCTTGCCGCAGGCACCGCACCAACGAATGGTGTAGGCGTCCTTCAGCAGTACAACACGACACAGCCCGCCCCGACCAACGGGCAGACGATGTCGTTGCAGGCCGATCAATCTGGCAACCAGCTTTCGTTCCCCGGCGTTCAAGCCAAGGCAGGCTCGACGTGGAACTCTGGCACCACTGGCGGCACATTCCAGTACCCGACTGGCACAGCCACAATCGGTGCACCGTTGGGTGCCCCGGCCATCGTCGTTCAGCTTGACCAATCATCCGGCACCTTTACTGGTGGTCAGGTCACGTTCCAAGGAACCTATGACGGCTCGAACTGGGTAAGCATCCCAGTCGCCCAGCTTCTCAACCCGCAGACCTTCGCTCAGTTGACGAACCCGTACACGTTCGTCACCAGCACGAACGCAGCATTCTTGATTCAGATGCAGGGCTTCCAAGCCGTTCGTTTGAACCTGAGTACCGCCATTACGGGCACAGGTACAGTCACACCGAACTGGTCGGTTCTGCCTTACGCAATCATCACACCTTCTGCTTCTGCATCCTCTGTCAACATCTCGCAGTGGGGCGGCACAGCGGTTACCGCAGCTACAGCTTACGGCACAGCCCCAGCAGGCAACGTCGGTGCAGTCAACGCTTTCGTCACCAACACAGTCACCGTAACTGGTACTGTAACGGCGAACGCAGGCACGGGCAACTTCGCTGTCAACGTTGCACAGGTTAACGGTGCGACACTCAGCGGCACCAACCCGCTGTTCACCAACCTCTCGGATGGCACCAACGTTCTCACGGCAAACGCCATCACCACGTGGGGAACGGCAGCCACGGGTAAGGTTCTCGGCACGAATGCCGAATTGTTCGTTGGCAACAATGCTGTTTCCGCCACGAACCCGGTGCCGATCTCGGCAACGGCAGCAGCCAACACCACGGCTAACCCGATCTTCATGCGTATCACTGACGGTACCACTGCCATCACGGCTGCGGTTTCCGCCTACGGTACGGCTCCGACCGGAACCGAGGTCATGGGCGTCAACTCATTCGTGACCAACACGGTCACGGTGAGCGGCACTGTCACCGCCAACCAAGGTGGTGCTCCATGGTCACAGAACCTCACCCAGATCAACGGTAACGCCGTTGTCACTGGTGCAAACGGTGTGGCGAAGGTCGCCATCTCGGGTGCAACTGCCGTCACGCTTGATGCGGCACAGGCTGCTACGGCCCCCGCAAACAACATCTCGGTCGGCGGCACGTTCAACAACGCCACAGGTACGACCTCTGCCTTGACGGCGGGTCAGAACTCTGCCCTCCAGTTGGACAGCCACGGCTTGATCCTGACGGACATCGCGTCTGCAAACGGTGCAGCGATGACTGCCAGCAACGGCTTGCTCTCGTCCATCGTTCAGGGCGGCAACACGGCGGCTGTCAAGGCCGCTTCCACGGCTGCGGTCGCTGCTGACCAAGCCTTGGTTGTCAGCATCTCCCCGAACACGCCTATCGCGGTCGGTCAGGCAGGTACGAGCAACACGGCAGCGGCATCGTGGACTTCGGCGACGACGAACAACACCGCTGTCGTCTTGGTCAACGGAACGTTCGCTTACGACACCGTGGTTGTCACGCTCAACCAGACCACCACACTTACGGGCGGTGCAATCAACTTCGAAGTCTCGAACGACAACTCGAACTGGGTGCTCATCTCCGGCGTCAACCCGGCAGGCGGCTCTGCGGTTTCGTCCTATGCGTTCCAGCCTTCGACGTACATCAGCTTCGCGTTCAACATCAGCGGTTGGCAATACTTCCGTGTGCGTCTGTCCCCGGCTATCACTGGTACGGGTACGGTCACGGTTGGCTACGCGGCACAAGCAACGGCAACCGGGCCTCTCACAGTTCGTGAAGGTAAGGACACTGGCCGTACCTACTTGGTATGGTTCACTGACGCAATCACCTCGATCACGGCAGAAGCCCTCATCAGCATCGCAGTCAACAAGGGCGGCACGGGTCAGGCTGCGGCGACAACTTACACCGTCACCACGGGTAAGACGCTTCGCTTGCAGGGATTGTACGCTTCAGTTCAGGAAACGAACTCCACCGTTCAGTACGTCAAGGTTCGTGTTCGTTCAGGTACGACTGTTACCACGTCATCTCAGGTTGTCGCCGGGTTGCTGGTCTCCAGCAGCGGTTCAACCAACAACGCAGGTTACGCGGAACAGAGTATCCCTGACGGCATGGAAATCGCAGGCGGTCAGCAGGTTGGCATCAGCATGGTGAGCGGTACCACCAACGGTGCGGTCACGATCACGCTGATTGGTTACGAATACTAAACTACAGATTCCTGATTGAAGGATGATTCATGGCAATACGGCAGTTAGTTCCAATTGAGATCACACTGCTGGGAGATGGAAGCTCAACGACTTTCGTCTTCCCGGCACAGAACCTCTATCAGAACGGCGTCGGCGGCTCTAACCCGCCCGTCGCCAACGGCACTGTTCCGTCTGCTGTTCTAGTCCCAAATCCTCCGATTGCGATCACCAGTGCAGTAGTAGACGCAAACGGGAACATCACTATCACGTTCACGGCTGCACCGACGAACAACGTGCAGTACACGTTCGAAGTCGATTTGCTCTTTACCTCGGGGGCGGTAACGTCCTCTTCCGCTACACCAGTTCCGCCCACCAACCTTTACGCGACTGGAACTGCTCTCACTGCTACGGGCTCATCACTGAATGTCAACATCACGGGCGGCTCCAGCGGCAACGCAGCGGCTTCGGCAACAGGGTCGGCTGTCCCAGCTTCGGCAGACTATCAGGGTGTCAACATCGGTGGTACTCTCCGAGGCCGTACAGGTGTCAACCCGACCGGGACGGTCTATGCGGCTCAGACAGACATTACTTCGTTCAACGGCACGGCCCTCACTGGAACCGTCACAGCCTACGGTACGGCTCCGACCGGGAACGTGTTCGGCGTCAACGCTTCTGTCACGAACATGCCGGGAGGCACAAACACCTCCGTCATCGTTTGGAACTCGACGAACGGTACCAACGGTGCTACGCAGAATATTATTACGAACACGATTCTGGGTTCCGTAACAACTACGTTTGTTCCTAGCGGCTCGCTGACAGGCGGTACTGTGGTATTCGATGCCAGCTTGGACGGCACCAACTGGTTCTCGATCAGCGGGCTGGAAAACGGGGGACAGACAAACCTTTCCAGTTTCGGCCTCAACGGTCTGGCAACTCCGTTCGCTCTAACATTCGATGTCCGCAGCTACCCCTACCTGCGGCTCCGTTTAACGGCTGCCATCACTGGCACGGGCAACGTCACCGTTCAGTCATCGACGAGCTATATTGCACCCCCTGAGGCGTTCATTACCAACGCCAGCTTAAGTGTGGTTGCTCAACAGTCCGGGACGTGGACAACTCGCATCGTTGGCAATGCTGGCGGCATCGTAGATGCGGCCCAGAACACAACCGCACCTGCAAACGTAATTCAGGTCGGCGGTGTGTACAACTCTGCGGCCCCGACAATCACTTCTGGTGATCTCACCGCCCTCCAAACTGACCTTAACGGAAACCTGAAAGTCACAGGTTCGTTCTCCTCTGGTGCCCTTGCAGACTTGGTTGGTACACCGGGTACCCTGAACGCCCTGAACGCCGCTGCAACGATTAACGCTTTTGGTTACACCCACGTCGGCATGTTCTTGGCGGCTGGAACTCTTATCGGCACCATCATTGCTGAATGCTCTTTGGACGGCGGTACGACATGGGTCGGCACCTACTTCAACGACCCGACGACCAACGTCATCCAGCAAACTATTGTTTTCAGTTCATCCAACACCGCAACCTCAAAGAGTATTATCGGTGTGGCGGGTGCATCCAACTATCGCGTCCGCGTGTCGGCCTTCACGTCGGGCACCGCAACCTGCACACTACGTGCAAACGAGATCGGCGACCCTTCCACCCTTACCAGTGGTTTGATCGGTACCGCGAGCGAGCCGCCGCTGGTTTCGATGGCGGGCGGCTGGACAACCTCAGCACAAGCAGCCTACAGCAACGCTACGTTAAATCCGCTGAGCTTGAACACGACGGGACAATTACAGGTTGACAACAATGCTCTGATTACGTCTGGTTTTGTGCCTGACCCCGGTAACTATGGCACCACGCTTTCATCCAGTGAAGCTATCGACGCTGTCGGCAACTCCATCACACGTAGTGCGGTGTTTACGGACGAAGGTTCTTTCCGCGATGACTTCTCAGGTACATCGCTGAACACAACCATCGGGGCCAACATCACCACTACGGCAAGCTCTGCTCTTGTCACGTCCGCCTCGCCAGAGTTCGGTAATGGCAACGGCACGGCGATCAAGATCGGTCAGTATATCAAGATTTCGTCCGATCCAGAAACCGACTGGACGCAACTCAACTACATCGTCAACACATCCGAGGGGCAACTCGTATCCAACTATCCGGGTACCGCGACCACCGCTGCGGGTCAGGTAACGAACTGGCGTACTTTAACAGGTTCCGGTGGTTCGTTCGCCGTCGCAAGTTCTGTCCTGACAATTGCCTCAGGCACTACGGCCTCGGCGTTCACAGGCATCATCGGTGCACAGGCTGATTACTTGCCGCTTTTGCTTCAGACCTATGTTGAAGTCTCTCAGCGTATCGCAAACGAGACCGTGGTCTTCGGTTTCCAAGATACCCTGAGCAGCACGCCGAACTACACTGCTGTCGTTTCGCTGTCAGGTACGACCAACACAACGGGCAACTTCATCACTCAGTCGTCCTCGGCTGCGACAGATACGCAGACCACAGCATTTACATACCCGCTCGGCACCAACTCGGGCACATACCACACGTATTCAATCAGTCTCTCGGCGAACCAAGCTACGCTGCTGATTGACGGTGTTGTCGTTGCCACGAATACCCTGCACATCCCCGGCCCATACAATGCGATGCAGGTGGTTTACTACACATTAAACGGCGGCACTGCCCCCGTTAGCTCCACGAGTTTATTGGTTGACTACACCTACTTCATCGACACAGACCGTGTCCAGATTGACGATGATTACATCGGTGAGCCACTGGTTGTCGCCGCTGCCGTACAGCAGGACAACGCCTCCACTACATATTCGCAGGGTATGCCCGCACAGTTGCAGATGGACATTCTCGGCAACCTGAAGATCGCTGAGAATGGTTCATTGGATTCTTTCGGTGACATCATCCACTGCATCCGCAACTCGCAATGGCAACAGGACTTCTCCGAAGGACAGAACACTGCTTTAACCCAGTTGACAGGTACGACGGGCACTGCAACCTACAGCAATGGCTCGGTCACCCTTGCAACGACTGCGGCAGCGAGCACCAGTGCCAACCTGCAATCCACGTATGGAATGAACTACCGTGTGTCGCACGAGTGGTATTTCTATTTCACGGCGGCATTCACTACGGGTGTGGCAGCATCCCATCAGCGTATCGGTGCTCTTACAGGTGCAGTAAACACGCCAACGAACGGCGTATGCGTTGGTTTTGAAGGTACGACATTCGGTATCTCTTATTTCAAGGCTGGAACGGGACAGGGCAGCTTCTCGGCCAACTCCGCCCCATCCGTTGCTCGTGCGAGCTTCAGTGGCGATCAGTGCACGGGGTCATCTGGTTCGAAATTCACTCAGGGCGGCACTCCAACAGCCCTGACCCTAACGAACCTAAACCTGTACCGTCTGCGTGGCGGCTGGTTGGGTGCGGCATCAATTGTTCTTGAAGTGTTTAGCCCCGATGGCAACTGGGTTGTGATGCACACCATCGTTGTGCCGAACCAAGGCACGACGCCATGGACTTACGCGACCAACTGGAACTACCAAGCTGAAGTTCTAAACACCACCAATGCCACGAACATCACGATGGTTATGGGTGGTGGTTCGTTCGGTACTACTGAGAGCGTCTACACCGACAACACATCGAACGCCATCAACATCACCGCTGCTGACGCGGCCTCCACGTCTGTCACGTGGGCAAACGGTCAGAACGCAGTTTCAGGGACTCCAACTGCAAACTCCGCTGCTGTGTTCCCGGTTGTCGGAGCGTCCTCGTTGCGTGTCCAGATGTCAGGAACCCTCGTTGGAACGGTTGTCACGGAAGCATCCACGGACGGCGGTACGACTTGGCAAGCTCAGTATATTCACCTTACGGGTACGTCCTCTGAAGCATCGACATTTACAGGTGCGGCTTCACCGAACACGAACTTTGAAGGTAGCACAATCGCGGCTGGCTTCACCCACTTCCGTGTTCGTTGCACCACGTTTACGTCGGGCACAGGCACAGTGCTTGTACGCTCGACTGTCAACCCTGCATCCGTTGAAGTCATTGCCCCGGTCTTCACTGAGCCTTGGCAGAACTTCACAACTGGTACCACATGGGCTGCGGGTACAACCTCCGGCACGTTCCAGACTATTGACTCCCCCGGCTCCGGCGTGCAGCCGCAAGCGTACATGGTGCAACTCGACCAAGGTTCAGGTATCTCGGCTGGTGCGATCACATTCCAAGTTACGGCTGACGGCATCAACTGGGCTACGATTCCCGCAAGCTGCGTAATTGACCCAACGAGCTTGCTGCCGATTACATTACCCTACACGCTAGTTGCGTCAACCAACCGTGCGTTCAAAATCATTTTGTACGGTTACACAGGGCTGCGTCTGCAAGTCAGCACCACCACGGCTGGTGGTTCAGTCACGCCGTACTGGGCGACTGTTAACGCTGCTTCAGTGAACTCCCCGATGGGGACTTACAATTCCACCGCCCCCACCCTCACCACGGGGCAGCAGGTTGCCCAGCAGGTTGATACTACGGGTAGCCATTACATCAACCAAGAAGGCCGCAAGCAGACCTATCGTGCGGGCATTGTGGCTTACACGCTGCTCGGATCATCTACGATACCCACCATTTATGTCACGGGGAGCAGCACCAAGACCGTCCGTATCACAAAAATCCGCTTCTCCGCATCGGCGGGAACTGGCACTGCATGCGACGTTATCCTTCGCCGCTTCTCGGCGATTTCAGGCGGCGGTGCGGGTACGGGCGGCGTCACAGTTGGCAAGTTGGATACCAACAATGCAGCCAACACTGCAACTGTGTTCGCAACCACATCGGCTATCACCACCGCAACGAACGTATACGTGCTCGCAACTGAACGTTATGAAATCGTGACCGCAGCAGTCAGCGTAGACATCCCCCTCATCGAGTGGAACTTTGGGATCAATAACGATCAGACCTTGGTCTTACGCGGCACGTCCGACTTTATCGGTATCTGCGTCAGTGCTGTGGGTACGACGCCCATTGGCGATGTTTGGATTGAGTGGACGGAAGAATAAAACTTTCGCTCCCCTAATCAAAGGGGACAATCCAAAATGGCAATTCAGCAAACAGTTGCAGTGGCACTCACTCTTGTCGGAGATGGTTCTTCCACTGTCTTCACCTACTCATTCAACCAGTTGTTCGCGTTTGCCCCGCAAGCTGCCGTAGTTGTCAACTCAGGCACACTCCCAACATCCGCCACGGCAATCAACCCGGACGGATACTTGCCCACATACGTTCCCACGCTCGACGGATTCGGAAACATTGTCCTAACATTTTCAGGCCCTTGGACAGGGGAAGGAACCGCGACGATTTTGTTGGCCTATAACTCAGGCACACTTTCTGGCACTACACAAGCATGGACTTCCGCGACTGCGACGAACACCACGTGGACTCTGCCACTCAACGGGCAGAACAACGTGCAAGTCGGCTTCGTCGTTTCGGGAACTGTTTCGGCAGGCGTCATCGCCTTTCAGGTCTCTCAAGACGGGGCTAACTGGTTGCCGATTCAGGGAGCACAGGCGAGTGCGTATAATGCCGTAACTTCGTGGAACTCCACTCTCGGCACTTCTTCGTTCGAATTTGACACAGCGGGCTTTGCCTATCTTCGTGTGAATTTGACGACCCCGATTACAGGGAGTGGCACTGTCACCTTCATCATTCAAAGCTCTCAGGTTAGCCTTGAACCTGTCCCGACAGTTGGGCAGAGCAATGCGGCCCTGCTAAATGCCACAGTCGTCGGCACCACCCTCACAAAAGGCACACAGGGCTCTACGGGCTTCTCTGTACAGGAACTCAAGGACGCAGGCCGTACCGCCGTCACACTTTCCGCAACAGCGGTAGCGGGTGTCACATCTGAAACAATATTCTCTTTGTCACAGAACAAGGGTGGGACGGTGACAACAGGTGTAACCAGCTACACGATCACGTCAGGCAAGACCCTCCGCATTCAAAACATTTCCGTAAGCGTTCGTGCAGGTGCGGCTGCTGTGCCGTTCTCCCGTGTCACTCTGCGTTCCAATACAGCGGGAGCTACAATCGCGACTAGCCCCGTCCTCGTTCAATGCCCAGAAGTCTTCGGCATTTCGGCAACAACAGGCGTTGGTGGACAGATGAGCATGGACATCCCGGATGGTTTGGAAATCGCAGGTAATGGTACGGTGAGTATCGGCCTGAGCCACTTGGATCAAGCGACGACAAACGTCATCAACCTGACGCTGACTGGATACGAGTACTAAGCTCCGGCGTGTTCGCGTCGCAGTTCGCCGGGAAATTTGAACTCCGGCTTGTGTGCGATTCCCATGCGGTACGCGATCACCATACGGAATTCATCCAGCGTCAAACATCCCTTCAAATTATTGCACGGCCTGCATGCATCCACGATGTTGCGTGGTGCACTGCTGCCGTTGCGGCTCTTGGGAGTCATGTGGTCACGGGTTTTCTTTTGCCGACTGAGTTGTCGGTCACAGTAAAAGCAGCGAAATACCCCTAACTTCTTGCCCATGCGTCTACGACGGTTCCTTTTGGATGAGTTCTTCGATCTGGACGAGGACTCCGGCGATGGTAGCGAGGGCTTCGCTGATGTGTTTTGGGTGCCCTTCAATTTCAAAGTCTGTAGGATCAGGTAGTTCTGAGTTTCTTTCTGTAATGCGGACGATTACGTGGTCGCGACCTTTGCGTTCGACAAAGATGTCGCATTCGGAGTTGATCTGGTGGATTATGCGGATTGCCATCCGTTCTCCCGCCCCTCATATATGGGGCGGGTAGTCCGGGAAGCTTACATGCGGTGGAGTACTGCGTCGTTGTAGCCTTCGTGCGGGTCAAGCTCATGCAACGTTGGCCACTTCACCCCGTTGCTGGCAAGATGCTGCTGCACTCGGGGATCAGAGTCGGCTGTGTGGTTCTCTTCGCGGGTGCAGACACTTCCAGATGCCTCGTGTACTGCTCCGCAGATCGTCATCACTGTCATAGTCTAATCCTCCTTCTTAGATTCTTTCTTCCACATTCTATCACGAGCCGCGTGTAACCGTTCCATGAACGAAACGGGATCGTAATCGTGACATTTGTGGGATGCCAGTTCCTCGGCTGTGAGTTCTCGCTCGACCCCGTCTTGAGGGCCATAATGCATCAAGTCCGCATACGTCAGCGGTGCATTTGGGTTCTCTTTGAATTGAGTAAACCGGGCTTCTTGACGTTCTGTCCAACCAAGGTGGACTCGAATCCGGTCTTCACAGGTCTGGATCATCCAGCCACGACAACAACGGCATCCACCTTTGATTCCTGTATTACGTTTTTCTGAAATCGCCGCTTCTGCCTGCTCGCGAGTGTCGAAGGCACCATAGTCTTCGCCCCCGGCGATGCTGCAATGATCGTCAACTACGTGGAATCGACTCATGCTTCCAGCTTTTCTATCCCATTGCCCCATGGCAGGTAGTCCACATAATTGGTCTGCCCGGTTTTGTAGGTCGCCCGCACGCCGTCTTGACAGGTACGGCAGACGCATATCCAGCCGATATAACAGTCAGCCCCGACAATGTAAACATCGGGCGGAAGCGGCTGAGGGTGAATGACGCGAGTGGCGTGGTACTTTTTGCCACTCGCATCCGTGTAGGTGTTTTCCATGACTACTGCTTGTGGTTCTTGAGCACATCCATCATGGGAAGAGGAGCGGTGCCGCCGTAGTAGTTCTCCGGCAGATGTCCATCCCACTTGTTGTTCAGCATTTCGATGGTACGAAGCTGGAGCAGTTCCGGCGTGATCTGTTGCTTCTGGGACGCCAGAGCCTTCGCTTCACCCTCGGCAGCCGCGACCTTCTGGTCAGCTTCGATCTTGATACGGGTCAGATCGTTCTGGGCCTTGAGGGCGTTCTGCTGAGCGGTCACCTTCGCTTCGATGGCCTTGTTGTAGTCATCGGAGAAGTTGAAGTCCGTGATGCTCACCGAGTCCACGAAAATGTGGTGAGGCGTCAGGCGTTGCTTCACGAAGTCTTCGATGCCATCACGCACTTCGGCACGCTTTGCAACAAGCTGCTCAGCGTCGTACTTGGCGGTGACTGCCTTGATGGCTTCGAGGATGGCCGGGCTGATGATACGGGTTGCAGCATCGTCGCTAAGCTGTGAGTAGACATATCCAGCGTAGGCCGGGTCTTGATAGTAGGCGAGGGTGACCTGCGTGTGCACGATCTGAAGGTCATGCGACGCTGCCATCTCGTCTGGTTTCACGATCTGGGTTTGAACGTTGACCCGTGCCACAGACTCAGCGACCGGGAGAATGAAGTGCGGCCCCGGATCGAGCGTTCGCCCGGTCGTGGCACCGAACCGCAGCACGACGCCGCGATAGCCTGTGTCAACCGTGGTGAACGAAAGCCAGAGGGTAAAGACAAGAACAGAGGCAATGTAGAACGGAACGCCCTTTAGGGCCGAGAAATGCAGAGAGATATCATCCGTGCGAGAGTCCTTGGTGATACCGAGAGAGCGGAACACGCCCACGCCTAGCAGGGCGATAAACATCAGAAAGAAAACGATTCCCATAGAAGTAACCTTCCTCCAGTGACTATAGTAACACTGGAGTGGTTACCTGTCAACTACTCTCGTGCCCGGCTTCCATACTTGTTCCGCAGATGATCGGGCAAAGCAGTGAATAGCTCCATGGCGTATTTCCGTTGCTTGCTGCTCCAGCAAGGCCCGTCGCCATCGTCGCCTTCCATCGTCGCCCCAATAATTTCGAGGATGTCGTCCTCGACATCTTGATTGCCAAACGGACGTTTTGCATCCGTGCCGATGTAGCCGTGGTAGCAGCCTTCGTGGAGTTCAACGTTGTTGAAGAACTCCACTTCCAGCTTCGCCAAATGGTCGTCGATTATCCGCCTACCCATTACGATCTCCGCTTTTTCTCCACGATCCCGTCGATGATGCCGTATTCCTTGGCATGATCCGGCTCCATGATGAAGTCCCGTTCGATGTCCAGCTTGATTTGGTCGGCCTTGGTGGTCGTGTGCTTGGCGAGAATCTTGATGCTTTTCTCACGCATACGCAGCAGTTCCCGCGAGGCGATTTCGACATCCGTAGCCTGTCCGCCAATGTGGCAGACCGAGGGCTGGTGGATAATGATTCGGGCATTGGGCAGGGTGAAACGTTTGCCCTTGGTGCCAGCCGCCAGCAGGATGGCTGCCATGGATGCAGCTTGACCGACGCAGACCGTGACGATGTCGTTCTTCACGTACTGCATGGTGTCGTAAATTGCCAGCCCGGCTGTGACAGACCCGCCCGGTGAGTTGATGTAGATTTCGATTTCCTTCTCGTCGTCTTCTTGGGCGAGGAAGAGCATCTGGGCGATGACGCTGTTCGCAACGAGATCGTCAATCGGTTCGCCGATGAAGATGATGTTGTCTTTCAACAGGCGTGAGTAGATGTCGTAAGCACGCTCGTTGTAACCGGACTTCTCAATGACAATAGGAACTAGGGACATACGTGGCCTTTCAATTTGCGATTGGGGTTGGGATTGGGTTGGTAAACGTCTTTTCAATTTGGTCACCGATCTCTTTCATGGCCGGGGCGATCTCCGCCAGCGTGCCTACTTTTTTCAACGCCCAATACTGCTCACCTTGATTGGGGTTGCCGTGCTCATCGAGTTCTGTGACTTCAACTGTGATCTTGTATTTCACGGCAAAACCACCTGAGCCTGTTCACGCGGAATGGGGTGGTTCAACGAATCGGGTATGCGATGCCCAATCACCGTGACTTCCGTTCGGTACTCAGAAGGGGAGGGGAGGGCCTGATTCTCGTTGGTTGGTGCCGGAGCAGCCGGGGCCGGGGCCTGAATGACTTTGATGATGACCCGAGGCCGTGGCAGGTTGTTCTCTACGTTCACTGACGGGTTCGCGACCTTGCACGGCTCGACATTGATGATTGGTCGGAGAGCGGCAGCCCGCGTGGCGGAGTAGTTCAAGTAGCCGAGGCCGAGACCTGCAACGAGCAGAGCAATAATCGACAGGGTGAGTAAGTCCACCGAAACCGAAACGCCGCGTTTATTGAAGTCCATGGGTTACCGTCCTAGATGATTATCAAGATACACCTGATACCAATCTTTTGCAATCGCTTTCTGAGCATCTTCCACGGAAATCGAGCCGTCACAAACTTGCCTGTGCAGCCAGTTCTCCACCTGATCCTTGGAGTGGGCACCGGGCACACCGGGGTTGTAGGGCTGAGGGAACAGGTTGGCTTCCGTATCGGCACCGCCCAACTCAAGGGAGATAACGTGGTCAACCTCGCAGGCCTCAGTGACTTGGTGGGGTGGGTGTTTCTTGCTGCCCTTGGTCATGCGTGTGGTATCCGCACAGGTTCCCTGATGCGGGGCCGTGTCGTACTCGTCATAGACTTGACGTTTCAACTTCTCTGAAGTATCCCGGAAGTCCTGAGCACTCTCCCCACAGATCACGGCCTTGTCTGTGGTGCGGACTTCGCCCGGCGTCAGTTGGGGGTTGGGCAAGAGCACGCCGTCATGGTGCCAGTACTTGCCGGGGCCGGGGCCGACACCTGACCCCAAATTGGGTACGACTGTACTCAAAACGGGGACAGTTGTTCTCGTTTTGAGAACGGCCTGCCGATGCCGGATGAAGAGGTAGAGCCCGATACCGAGGGCTACCGACAGCACCACAACGGTGACGACTGCAATCTTGGCTTGTCTGGTCATTGGATCGTGGTTGTCGCCATCGGTATGGCGTCGATCTGCCCCCGCTGCCGGAGTTCCCTGAGACGGCGGTAAGCATCTTTCTCGTCGATCATGGTACAGCGGTAGCACTCGTTGAGTTCGCAGGACAGGAAGTCCAGTAGCTCATGGTCGAAGGGCTGACCACAGTTGTGACACCGCTCGTGGTGGTGTTCTACCACTACTCCCTCCGCTGGTTCTTCGGGGCCTCGGGGCGGGTGTCCTGCCGGACATCCACGTCGTGCGATGCTCGTGCTAAAGCGTCAATGTGAATGTGGGAGTTGAATGGGGCTGCCCAACGACCGCTGCCGTCATGGGATTCCCGGATGAAATACTTGAAAGTCTCGCGGATTTCGTGCTCCTCGGCCTTGAGGACGCACAGGAAAGCGGTCTGGATTATTTCTGTCTTGACCATGTGCTTGGACAATGGCCACCAGCGTGATTGCTGCTTTTCCGGCTTCCCGGTCTCAGCATCGGCACCGATCCACTCAGCACGGAGCCGGAGGTCGATGTCCCATATCCCGCCCGTCTGGACATCGCGTTGGCTGACAACGAACCGCCAATCCTTGTACTGGATTTCGGTATCCAGCATGGCCTGAATCTGTTCCCCACTCCAGAGGTTTTTCTCCGCGTCACTTTGTTGGATCGTTAAGGATTCCATTGAGCACCTTCCGTTGTTCTTCCTCTGAGATTACCACATTTATCTTCGGCGGCACAGGATAATCCTCTGTGACTACGACATGGAAACATGGCTGCTTCAACTCCTCTTCAACGATCACCATGTTGATCTTCGCGAAGGTCAGGAGTTCTTTTTGAATGAAACGGATTTCTTCTCGGGTCAATCCCCTGCGTTGCAGGTCTACAGCGACACCCGCAAGGTGGGCCGATGCGGTCTCTCCATGGGCCGGGGCCGCGTTGTGGTTCCAACGCAGCAGCCAGCTTTGTGTCTTGACTGTACGGACGGCGGAGTTGACTTGAATGGGTTCTCCGAACTTGGTGTAGTAGTCCCGCCCCAACTCTTGGAGGAAGGCGTCAACCCATGGGCGACAGTAGCGTCGCTTAGTCTCAAGCTTCGGGCTCACTCTGACATATTCGTTGTCCGTGATCGGCACAAGGGCAGCTTCCGCTTCCAACGACTTCAACGACTGGTCATCCCGGATGCGAGGCAGTCCCATCTCGTCGATGGCGGCATTCTGAGCCAGCAGGTTTTCGTGCGATGGAATGAAAACCCGGTAGTCAAACCACGAGGGCTGCTTCTGCTTCTTTTGGCGGTGGTGCTTCTTGGCGGGTTGGCCGGGCACGAGGGATACCCCGTGGGCGGCTGGCACAATCCCGAACAGAAGGATGAACAGCAGGATGAAAACGAATAGCAGAATGAGTGCCGCCTTCCCGGCAGCCCTATCCGCCTCACGTTCTGGATCGAGTTGAGCCATACTATTTGAGTCTCAGCTTAAGTATATACGCTGCGATTTCTTCCGGCAACAGTATGGAATCACAACTGCCGTTGTTGACTCCGGTGTGGGGATTTTTGCGATCCCCGCGAACTTCTTGAATTGTGGCGATGTGCTTGTGTCGGCTTGGAGGGATGATGCCCACGGTGTGGGCTCCGACGAGGTAGGTGTACTTGAGCTTACCGATTTCGATTTTGAACAATTCAGTCCTCCCTGTCTTCCTTGTCCCTGTCTTCCACTATACCACCATGGATGACAGTATTTCTAGTGAATACTGCGAATAGGAGAAAAACTGCGACAGCAAATTGTGGGCTGGTCAGCAGGCCGATCATCAGGCAGGCCATGCCGCTCCACAGCAGAAAGACGATCATTCGAATCAAAAACCCCATGTAAGTCCTTTCCTGACTACAGGTTACCTACTGGACAAAACATCCCCGGAACCAGTATACTATAGGCATGAGCGACACAGTCCAGACCGGGCAACTCAAAGAAGCCGTCAACACTTTGAAGTTCATCCTCGCTGGCAACGCGATCTTCACCCTCCGCAACACGGAGTCTGGTGAACGTCACACGTATAAGGTCACCGAAGCAACAAAACGCAATCCGAATGACCCCTCGTGCCATTTCGTCGCTCTCCTGAACGGCCCCGACAACACCCGCGACTACGCTTACATCGGCTTCATCAAGAAAGAGGGCTTCATTTGGGGCGGACAGAAGGCCCGTGCCGGAAAGTCTGCTCCGTCAGTTGTGGACTTCATCGCGGCTTTCGAGTCGTTCAAGCGTGGCAGCCTCGGCATTTTCGAAGTATACCACGAGGGCCGCTGCGGTCGTTGTGCTCGTCCGCTGACCGTGCCCGAATCAATCGAAGCTGGCTTCGGCCCCGAGTGCATTCACTTGGTCAACGCCGGGTTCGCCGCCACGCTGCCGGGTATCGACCCGATTCGCAAAACCGATTCCTACAAGGTGAGCCACACTGTTGCCCCGGACACTTCGCACTTGGAGACCGTGTTTCAGGATGGCAAGTTCGTCGGCAAGGGGGAATCCCTGAGTGCCGTGCGTGACCGGATCAACGGACGTGAGGCGGCTGCCGCCCTGTACGCCCCGGCTCAGCCCGTGGCCGTCATCATCGACGATGCCGCTGTCAAAGTTCTGGTCGAGGAATACAAGCTGAACCACAAAGACGATTACTATCAGGATGGGATGCTGGACGAAGAACAGGCCGCGAAAGTGGCTTGGAACAAATTCCGCCGCCAGTTGGAAAAGGCGGCTCAGGGGGTGCGGTAATGGCAAAGATTTACTCGGCTCCGAAAGAAGTGGGTGCGGCTCCAGAGATCACCCATCCGTTCGACTTCGAGGCATACGAGAAGGCGACGCAGAAGCATATCGCCGACGTTGTGAAGTATGCCAAAGACAATGGCTCCAGCGAACTGGCTGGCGAGATCGTGCGGTTCCCGGTGGGCGACGGGTACGCTCAGTACGTCGTGTTCTCGTTGAAGCCTGTCCAACTCATTCACCTTGCCGTGCATGACCGCTGGCACTTTCAGTATGCCAACCGCCTGACGGCGACTGATATCCGCAAGGAAGTGAGATACATGAAGGGTATGGCGGAGTTGTTCGGCAGCAAGAAAGGAAAGAAGTAATGCGTCACGACTACACGAACGGCAAACTCGCGGACGTACCTTTTGTCGAGGAAGTGTGCAGCCTGTTCGACCTGTACATCCTCCAAGACATCGAGGCCCTGTCCGATGCTGAGGACGAGACCCGCGTGAAGGCCGTTCTCGCCATCGGAGCGGAAGCGGAGCCGGAAGCCGGGCTCTACCGCTGCACGCTGACGCCGTGGTTTGGTTCGCTGGAGGAGTTGAACGCCTTCTGCGAAAAACATATCGAGCGGTTCCGGGCGGAAGCCGACAACAGCGACACCATCCCGGACGCAACGGAGTGGGCATGCTAACACAGCAACATCGTGACGCACTGGACATGTGGCGTACCGCCCAACCGAACCTCAAGCCGGAGGCAATGGTTGGACGCATGCAAATGAAGTTCAATCTGAAAGCCGGAGAAGCGTGGATTCTCGTCGCCCGGTACCGTAACGAGCGACATACACAGGAGACGAAATAGGTATGGCAAAGCGACTCAACCTTCGAGATCGGGAATGCCCTAAGTGCGGTGGACGCATCGGCGTACTTCGCCGTGCGACCAAGGCCGACCCCATCGCGTGGCTTGGCTGCGTCGGCGGCACGCACGTACAGGTTGATGGCACCCATGGCTACCATCCGTCCGACTTCCCCAAGAAAGTGAAGCCGCCGACCAAGGCAGCCATCCGCAAGTTCATCGCCACGATTCGTTACCCCAAGTTCGCGGCCTTCGCGGTTGGGAAGTTGATGAAGAAGTTCGGATTCACCCGTGAACAGGCTGTCGCCGCGTGGCGTGATGAACGTGGGCAGGACGTTGCTGAGTATGCCGTCATGCTGGCGGTCATCCTCGTCATCGCTATCGGCACCATTCACCTGATCGGTTCTCAGGCTGGCAACGTATTCAGTCAAATCGGCAGCAAGATTGGGGGTCAATAATGTCGGGTACTCAACACGCACGTGACAGCAAGTTCTACGGATGGGCGAGTGCCGTGTCCGAAACGGATCAGCCGTTGAAGGTCAAGGCCGAAATCATCCCTGTCCTGTTGTCCCTGCCGCGTTACGCGAACATGGACATCGTTGACCTGTGCCGCATGGCCGAAGAGAAACTGACTTACACGAAGGCCTCGGGTACCATGTCAGGCAGCATCGCAAAGGGCCTTCCCATCACCGACCGGGCGTTCGCTATCGCCATCATCATCGGTGTCTACGGCTTGGACAATCCCATGTTCCAGATGCCGCAGAACATCAACCTCGGCATTGGCGAAGAATTGGAAGTGAGCAATGGCTAAGCTAGACGGAGTCATCAAACACACCTACGTGGACGCCAGCGACGATCCGGGGGCTTATGCCGCCGACCAGTGCGGTCGCCAAGCGGTAACCGCCGAATGGGCGTTCGAGAACCTTGTAGACGAAACGCTGTACATCTACCTCACGGATGATGCCCATGGTGATTGCGGTCTTGATCCGTGGATCACCATCGACGCCGGGATGGACTACATCCACAGTTCCCGCACCTACGTCCTGTGCTACGGCAGCACCGGGGAGATCATTGTCGATCCGAAATTCCGCGTGTACGCCAGCAAGCGGATTGTGAATCGAGTTTTGGGAGGCCCAATTGACGAAAACTAACAAGATGTCCTTGGCCGTTAAGGCCGCAAAGATTCTCGGGGTAGCGGTCGCCGCATGGTTTGGGCTCCCGCTCCTCCTCGCGTTCACTCAATCCATCTGGTTCCTCGGGCTGGTAGCGGTTGCCAACATCGTGGTGTTCTACGTGTACGGCATTCCCGCGATCCTCTATTATCTTGACCAGCAACGTAAGGCCGGACAGATTCAGGCGTTCCGCAACGCCGGGCTGCTATGAGCATCCTCGCGGCCATCTGCGTTGCCTTGGGCGTTATCGGCTTCCTGTTCGCCCTGATTATCTGGTTGTTCGGTCGCAACGACGGACTGGCCGGAGCCGCCGCGTTCTGTGGAATCATTTGGTTGAGCCTTGCGTTGACAATCGTGCATTTCGGCGGAGTGAAGTGGCACGGCTGATATTGCTTGACAGGATGGTACGGTAAGTGCTAGTGTAGGCCAAGATCGTTTTAATACGTCCGAACCGAGGGAAACACCTATGAGAACCACCACGATTCTGTTGCTGATGTGCCTGTGCTGCCTCTCCATGGTCGCTCAGTCCACTCAACCCAAAACCTACGAGTCCTACATCCCCCATCCTTACGTCGCTGGTGGGCTTTCACTGATGCCGAACGGCTACGGGGCCGTTGCAGTCCGTGGGCAGGGTGGTCTCTACTTGAACGGGAAGCACGCGGTGTGCGATACCTACGTCGCCATCGACAACGGTAAAAAGACCAACGATGGTACCGAGAACAACATCAAGGGCCATGACGACTACGTTGCCGGGTTCTGCGGCTACAAGCAGGGCAACTGGTACTTCGGCGGCGGCATGCGGTGGAATGAGTTAATCACCAGCAACTACACCAAGGGCACGAACTTCTTCCAAGCGGTCAAACAGGGCGACATTCGCTACCAGTTTGGCGGCGGCAAGGATTGGTTCCATCACTTCTCGAACGGCGACTTCAACATGCGTGCACAGGTGCTCTACCTCCTGCCCCCGCAGCACGAGTCAGTCTCCTACCCGGCAACCCCAACCAGCCCCGGCTTCGTTTGTCAGGGCTGCGGCAACGGCGTGCAGGGGCCTGAGATCACGATCTTCATGCCTTCGCCGGAATACTCAAAGCACTGGAGTGCCCGGTTCGTGTATGGCATCTACGAGTTCCACACAACCATCACAGAGCCATGCGGCACCCCGGCGTCAGAATATCCGCTGTGCAATCCACCGGACTTCTACGCACAGGATCACAGCCGTCATGTGATGGGGACGGCGGACTTTCTGGTGCAGTACAAGTTTTAATGGCGATGGGGTTCACTCAGGGCGGGCTTCGGCTCGCCCTTTTATTTTTCTTCGTCGCACCACAGCCGCGTCAATTCTTCCGTGATCTGAGATCGTATTGACGATGCCTGCTTGGGTTCCTCGGGTTGAACCATGGCGGACTTCTGAAACTCGTGGGCGTCGGTCGGTAGGGCGGTGCACAGGGTATGCCGGGGCTTATCGTAGACAACGTTCATCGTCTGCCCCTCGTGCTCAACCTGCCACAGGGAGCGAGTAAGCGAGGATCGGCCCACGTACTGAGCCTGATTGGTCTGGATTTTCTGGATGATTTCGCGGCGGTCGTCTTTGTTAAGCGTTAGACCGTACCGCTGCTCGGCCCGCTTTTTTGTGTGAGCGTTTAACTTTGCTGGTGTCTTTTTTCCCACGGCTCCGCTCCCGTAGCAGCATTGTAGCATAACGTCGGGCGACCCAACGCAAATGTTCGGTGTAGCCATCCGGCCCATATAGTTCGGCCTCCAGCCATTCATCGGCACTCTTCGGAGGCTTGTTGTCGGCAGCAGAACAAGTAGGTCTGTGTGGCACCCCAGAGGGGCGGTCACACCTATCACACCCGTTGTCGATGGCATAGATGCCCGGTATGATGCTCATTGTGCTTCCTTACGAAGGGATCGCAAAGCCAAGATCAATTGTTCTTCGGCAGCCGTCAGTTGAAGTGAGGACTTCTTTGCGGCCATCTTCACCACAGGGTTGGACGCCGCTTCGAGTTCCTTTATGAAAGTTGTGTAGGCGATTTCTTCCTTTTCCGCCTTCAACACCCCGGCGTAAAGATGTTCGATGCTCACACGCTGTGAGCCAAGCGTATCCGCTACCTGCACGCCCACACTCAAGGCTTCTTTGGTTGTATTTGCCATAGGTAGATCAACACTCGTGCGAATGCGTTCACCGGGGAATTTGTTGAGGGCCTGTGTCTTCTCGATTTGCTGACGAGTTAGCCCACGAGCCTTGAAGAATTTGTTGTCTTCGCGAAGCAAACCGAGTAGCAGATGTCCCGGTTCAATGTAGGGTGAGCCGTACTGTGAGGCTTCGTACCGGGCAAAGAATATTGCTCGACGTGCTGGTTCCGTGAATCGTTCAAACATTGGTTTGCTCCCGCCTTACCCCATATTGTACCAGAGCGGACAGGAATTCTTCACGGCGATAATCGAAGTGTCCCCGCTCCTCGGCGTAGTGCTTGGTGCAGAGATGGATTCCCCCGAGGCGACCGTTCTTTACTTCCTCTTCTGGTCGATTAAAGTCGAGGTACTTAGTGGCGGGTCTGTGGCAGTAGCGACGGCAGGTGCCGCCGCAGCAGTACTTACCAAACTCACATTGGCCGGGCTGGCGACCACCTTCAAAACCGTCGTGGGGTTTCAGCGAGTCGTTCTTGTTCACAGTATTCGCAATCCTTATCGCATTGAATGTACGGACGCGGGCCGTCCTGTGCGTTGGAGTAGTGAACTGGGCGGCACACTCGTCCAACGATCTCGTCGTGCTGGTAGTGATAGCCGTTGATGACTGTGCCGTCTTTCATGATTACTCCGCCTGATCCAAGAAGCGTTGTGCGACGCCCTGACCTTTGGCATCGTCCTGATCCAAGAAGTCCAGTCCGCCCAGAGTGTCTTCGACGAGGCCGGACAAACGTGGGTCTTCCGGTGCTTCGACGCCGATCTCGGTACTAACTTCGATACCGTCTTGGGTCTTGATAACTTCGGTCGGGGGCAGTGGTTCACCCGGAACTCCAGCCGCAGCGAACGCAGCCGCAGTCTTGGGTGTGGGCCGATCCACGGAGACCTTGGTGATGGCCATGGGATCACGCCGGGGCTTGTTGGTGTCTCGCTTCGGTAGGCCGACAACGCCCAAAGCTTGGACGCTCTCGCCCGAAGCTGTGACGCCGCCACTATCACCCTCTTCCACCTGACGCATTGGGGCGTAAGTGAGCTTCGCTTGCTCGGCTTCCTTGTGCAGAGCCTCGATCAGCATCTCTCCGGCGAACTCGGCGACAGCACCACGGCTGTGTTTTTCGCAGCCGGAGAACTTGGCATCCGCGATAGGTTTCTTGTAAAGCTGGTCTTCGTACTCGCGTGTTGCCTTGCAGCCGCAGTCTTTCTCAATCGTGAGCCGATGAATTGATGTTTTGGTTACTTTCATTGCAGTCCACCTTCCTCATTGATGAGGTCTACAGCGAGCAAAAGCAACTTTCGGGCAATCCGTTCCTTCTGTTCGAAGGTGAGTTTTTGCCTGAATTCATTGCAAAAACGAAGCTGTAACATGGGGTCAAAATCGTCCGAAGAATCTCCGAGGTAAAACAGTGCCCCGCCAATTGTGGGGCAAAACTCCAGCGGGATAGTTCGGATGTAGCCGTCCATTTACTTGCCGCTTTTCTTGGCCTTCTTCGTCGCCAAGCCGTTGGCCTTGGTCGGCTCTGCTTCAGCCGTGGCAGGGGCCGGGGCCGGAGTTGCAGCCGGAGCCGCAGGAGCGGGCACAGCTACAGCCTGAATGGGCTGTGCAGCGGGAGCCGGAATCTTGGTCAGCAAAGCACCGTAGTTGATGAGCGGGCGGAAAGCCTGCTGGGTTTTCGGCGTGCCGTCCTCGTTTGTGTCGGGCGTGCCATCTTCCTTGTTGACGGGAACGGTGACTTCAATTCCGAGGCCGACAGTATAGGGGGCTTCGGGCTTGTCATCGGTGGGCTGTGAAATCTGGCGAAGCTGAAGTGCCTCAGGGGCAACAGCTACCCATTCGCGGTTATCGAGTAGAAACAGAACAGTCATGGTGATCTCCTGCTAAGTAATACTGCATTTGCCTGAAAAATTACAGGCCCTTTCCAATAAATTGACGGGACAAGAATCCAGCAACGTAGCCGATGATGAACCAGCGACGCTTGGATTTGCGGGCTTCGTCCTTTACAACTTTGATCTGCTCGGTGCACTGTTGTTGATGGTCTGCATCGAGTTTCGTGGCTCCGGCGACTTGGTTGTTGAGGTCGAAGATACTCTTGTTCGCGGAAACGAGAAGCTGATCGTCGTTCTGCTTCTCTGTTGTTTCGTTGGCCAACTCAGTAGTCAATACAGGAACTTTCTCAAGCTGCTGAACTGTACCAACGGCCCCGGCCTGCGTGACTGTCATGGTGCCATTCTGGGCAACCGTGACCCCACCTGCGGGCATGGACGGTACAAGCTGATCCCAGCGTAGGGCCAAATCGGTCGGCGGCAAGCTGGCGTCAGTTTTCTGCTGCTTTGACAAAGCCGTCGCCAATGCAATGTTAGCGTTCGCCAACTGTTGATTCTGGGCTTCAACCTTATCGGACAAGGCCTTCATCTGAGCCGCGTCATCGGCGACCTGTTGGGCCAACTGTTGGTTTGCCTTCACCTGTGCGTCAGTAATGAGCTTCTGTTGTGCGAGGGCCGCGTTGTCATGCTGAAGCCGGATGTCGGCGTACTTGCCATAGCCCCACCAGAACACGCCAGCAAGGATGAGGATGATAACGATCCGTTCATGGTCGAGCAGCCATGTGCGGATAAGTCCGGGAGTTGAACCTGTGACGGGTGCTGTTGCCATACTATTTCGCCTTCTCTTTGAACCGCTTGCACCAGCACGGCTTTACGCCTTCGATCCACGGGTGCAGCTTGGGATTTGTCTTACCCTTGCAGCGAGCCCAGTTGCCCTTCGCAGTTTTGTTGTGTTCGCTGCGTGGGTGATAGCATTCGCCGCACGTGTCAGTACTTGCTTTCCGCTGCTTTTTGTGAATCTTCTTGCCGGGCTTCTCTATCTTTTTGACCTCAGCAGCGGCAGCCTCAGCCTTCTTCTTGCGTGACTTTTTCGGCTGTTCAATAGGGATTTCTATAGTCGGCTCTTCGACTATCGGCTCATCCTCCTCAGAATCCGCAGACTGCACAGGGATGCCGAGGGCCGGATCAAGGGCTGCGATCTGTTGGGCCGAGAACTTGAACTCCTTGCCGTACTTGTGGATCACTTCACGGTAGTTCTTAATCGTCGGATCGAGCTTGCGGAAGTGCTCTCGCATGAGATGATCCTTGATGATGCAGTAGACGATAAAGAGGTTCTTTGGTGCCTTGATGTCGCCTCTCTTCAAAGACTCGACAACCACCTTGGCGATTTCCATGGGGTTGGTCTTGTTCTCCAGCATGACGAGCTTCTTCACAAGGGCCGTGACAGTACGCTGGCGGGAATGCTTCTTGGGCTCATGCTCCGGCAGCGGCTCATCCAGCACCTCGATCTGAGGTGTGGGTTCGTCGAGGTGGAGGTCTTCCTCAATCAGCTTGGGGCCGTCTTCAGGGTTGTCTTTGATTAGCTGGTCTACGAGTGGGCCGTAGTAATAGACTCGCCGCTCTGGGGCGACTTCACCAAGGTTTAGCAAGTTGCGAATCGGGGTCTCAAGCAGAATCGACTTGGTGCGGAGGGTGATTCTTACGACAGCCTTGCCGTCGCCGATGATCTCCACGACGCCACAGTAGTCTCGGGTCTCGCCATTCAAGATGCGAACGAAGCTGCCAACCTCAATGCCCATGGCACGCTTACGATGCTCCTCCTCGGCGTCAGAGATGAGTTTCTGAACGTCCGCGTCGGGCCATTGAAGAGCCTTGGAGGGCCTGTTGGTGTCGCCTTCGGTGACTAGGCCCACGATTCCAGTCACGCTCTTAAGCCGCAACAGAGCCGGGAAGCCAGTGCTGGTGCCGCGAACAAAGCAGTACACTTGTGTGGACAACTCAAAAACGTCCAAATCGCGACGCACAACCGGGATGAATATCTCGATGGGTTCGTCCCGAAAGATACCGTGGAGGGCGTTCCCAACGCGACGCATCGTGGATTCAATAGTCTTTTCGGATCGAACCTCAACCATGTACCATGGGAGGCCTTGAAGTTTCTCAATCGGGCCGTATTCCAGAATCATGCTATGTAATACTGGGATTTTGACAAAACTGTAACTTGAGTGTACACTTAAGTTCAAAATGGCGATCAGAACCATAGCCGTCGAGGCCAAGGAATGCACCTGTGATCGGTGCGGGCACACATGGTGCCCCGACTTGAACCTCGTGGACGGGGTTTGGCAAACACTCACCCCCGTCCGTTGTGCCGGATGCAAAACTCCATACTGGAACAAGGGGAAGAAATGAGAGACCCGCTAGAACAAGCGAGACACGTGATGGTGTGCTATCGCCGATACATCCTCGGCTGCAAGCGGAAGTGGGGCACCGCTCGGTCGCTGGTGCACTACAAGGGCTACGTGCAGGAGTACTTAAACTGCAAGCGGAAGCTGGGGATCAGGGGGCGGCTCGGGTAGGCCAAGATGCTGCCGTAGCTTGCGGTAGCACGATTGAATGATCGTCTCCGCCTCTTGTTCAGTCAAATCGTCCAGCGATTTGGCATCGGCGAGGACTCGTACATCTTCCGGGAACTCTTTGATGCCCTCCTGTGCAAGGTAAATCATCACAAGGCGTAGCTGCGAAATTTTGCGGTCTGTGGCCTTCATCATGGCTTTCCGGGGTACCTGCTGCGAGGCTTCCCTTCTCCTAATCTGACTCGTTCGTACTTGTCGAATTCACACAGGCAGTTCTGCAAATCCTGTGCATGAATGGCTGGCATGTTTGCGTCCACAACCAGAATGTCGATGACCTGCTTGAGTTCCGTCAGGGTCTTAAACCAGTCACTCTCTTTCCATGGTGCGTTGACCGGGCGACCCGCGACTCGATTGAGTCCGCGACGGCTGCCGGGGCCGGAACACGCCCACGTCTCCCAGTCCGAGGCGTCTCTAAGCAGCGTCGTGTACTTGGCATCGCATACGACCTGCCCGGCAAGGAAACTGCCCATACCGTTGAACTTCATCAAGCGGTGATGGAAGTGGGCGAGACAGTCAGTCGCCTCGTAGATGTAATTCCGTTTCTCCCACATCGGGGTGAGCACTGCGGTAGCGATGGACTCCGCCTTTGATGTGTATCTTGCATCGGCAGGAATCATGTAGGCCCCCGTGAAGACTTTTGCTCCTGCCATCTTCAAGCCTGCCAATGTTGTTATGAAATGTTTCGGATTCCACGGCACGGGATAGCCAAGAGCTTCCATGGTGTCCGGCCAATTGACGAGACGGGCGACTGCCATGGCGAACCACACGTTGTTATCGTTGGTGTTCGGATCACGCCAGTTCTTAGCGATCCACTGCGTCACAGTATCGAGTTCGCGATACACGTTGCAGAAACGGTAATTCTGAAGGATGTGGTCATACGTCCATGGCTTCTTGATGCCCTGCTGACGCCGGGTATAGATCGCATGACGTTCTTTGATGAAATCGAACAGGTCGCTGTGTCTCATGATCCCTCAGTTACATGCTGCCATAGTCTATCATAGTCGATGTCCACGAGCATTTGGTCGGTCTTCCCCGGCGTCCGTGGCGGAACGTATTCGGTACCCCAGCCGGAGCCCTCACGAAACAGTGTTCCATTGATCCACGTCCCGATCTCCGGGTGCAGCATACAGACGGCGGCTGCGGGATCGTGGAACAATTTCTTGTCATGCTTCGCCAAATACATCGTCATGCCTTCGTGCAGAAGTTCCATGGCCCGATTTTGCGGCGGCACTGCTGTCACCTTGGCGTGCCGGGCTCGGTCATACTCAATCGTGTGGCACACATTCTTCCCAATGAAGTGGCGGGCAACGCCGGGCAAAGCAAGAATACGCTGCGTGCCGACTACATCACCGTTCATGTTGAACGTGCCTACACTGCGTTTGCCTTCGAACTTGGGCAGCCTGACTTTCACTGGGTGTTGATGGACATCATAGCCCACGAAACCACCTTGCATCCAAATCTGGTAGAACGGACGGTGCACTACCCACGGCCCTTCCAGATATGCACCAACACTCTGCGGAGGCCCGATGATGAACAATTCGCTATCCGGGTAGCTCTCCATCGTATCCCGGATAACTGCCCAGCCCTGCCCATCTGATGGATGCCGTAAGGTGAAGCCGTATTTTTTGAGCATGGCGGTGTGCATTCCACCTACACTCGATTTCTGACGGTTGACATCGGCCACGCCCACTGGGATGTTCAGGCCCAACTGAGTGCAGAGAAACTTGGCGACAGCAACCTGATCCTGATCGCCCGGTGAAATGGTGATGGCTCGAATGTTGATGCCAGCAGCTACGAGGTAGCAGATGGCAAAGAAATCGTCCGGGTCTCGCCCGATATCTGTCTCGACAATCAAATCCATTTAGTCGTCCAGTACGGAGGCTGCTTTGGCCTCAGGAACAGGGGCCGGGGCTGGCTTGGGGATCGCACCCTTCTTGGTGGTCAAAAGCTCGAATGCGAGCAGCGGAAGAGCATCCGAAGGCAATCCGTGTGGTGCGTGGCTCCACTTGATGAGGATGTTGGTCACGTCCCCAACGGCGGGCAGGCCGAGGTAAATGTTTCGCAGTTCTTCCCCACCAAACACCGACCTACCATAAACCGAGAGCATCATTTCGATGGCCTTCCCCGGCGTGGTCTTGATTCCAATTTCATCTGCTAATTTTACAGACAGAGTCATATCGCGGGACGCAACGGACAGTAGAAATTTTTTGCACAAATCTTCCAGTGAATTGTCCACCACACCTCGAACGTTCTCAACTGTCACTTCCCCCAGCGTGGCGGCTGTATCGAGCCATTGGACAGCGTCACGAACAATCCCCTTCGCTGCGTGGGCGATGTACTGTAAGGCTTCCAGCTTGTACGTGATGTTGTTGTTCGATGCCAGATTTGACAGGGTACCCAGCATCTTGTCAGCGGCTACCGGATGGAATTCGACAACGCAACAGCGGGAACGAATCGAGTGCTCGATCTCATCCCCCTGACTTGAAACGAAGATGAATACAGAAGCGTTGGCTGGTGCTTCAAGAGGCCGCTGAAAGACTGACCAAGCATCCTTCGTGAGTAGGTGTGCGGCATTCACAATCACCACACGCCGCTTACTGTCTATTGGGGCAACCGCAGCGAAGTCGATCAGTTCCTTTACCCGGCTGTGCCCGCCATACTGAGCACCATCCACTTCAAGCAAGTTGTGGGTTCGGAGATTACAGGAGTCGCATGTGCCGCAACCCAACGGATCGCCTCCGGTGCACATCAGGGCACGGGCCATGACGATTGCGGTGATGGTCTTGCCCACGCCTGTGGGGCCTTTGAGAATGAATCCACGATTGAGAAATTCGGGGTGGGAGATGGCTGCCTTGATGATCTCGATGGCTCGGTTCTGACCGACGATCTCAGACCAGTTACACGGACGTTGGGAAACAAGACTCATTAGACCTATCTTAACTCCCGAACAGGTGCTTTGTCACCCAGATTGATAACAGAGACCCGCAGGCCCCGCCGACAGTGAAGGCAATGATAGAAACCCAGTCCCGTGACTTCTCGTCTTCGATCATGAGCTTCGTGATGAGCATGCCTTGGAATACCAAGGTCATGTCCGTGACGGCTGTCCAAAAGTACAGGCCCTTCGCCAGTGCACGGAAGTTTGAGGCGATGAAGAAAAACGAGAATAGCTCAGATGCGTAGAAGAACGCAAACCGGGCGTAGGGGTTCTTGGGTACCTTCATGCAAGGTTAATACTGGATTATTCGGTATCTGAGAGACCTTCGACGCCAGAGACGATTCCTTTGCCGGGCACCATAACTGCGGAAACGGCCCAGCCGCCCTTGCACACGCGAAGCCATTGCTCATACGTCGCCGTTCTATCGGCAAAGGATGAGGCCCCAGTATCAGCCAGCCAGTGGGCTAACGCTTCGGGGGTCGCGAATACTGGGCTGATCGGTGTTCCCTCGGAGCATGTCTCATACATCTGGTAATGGGTACGCTCCCCGGCTGGCCAGTCCGGCATGTAGTCTTCCTTTTTCGGCCCGCCGCCGTACCAGTCAATCGCTTCTTCAAGGCCGTCAGTCTTAATCTTTTCGGCAAAATCAGCCAGAGCCCTTTTGTAGCCGTCATGCAGTGGCTTATATCGTTCCTCAGTTGTCCGCCGAAAGAAATCGTACTTCTCCTCTTTCGGGTGTTCCCAGTTAGGGGGAACCCTGCGAACTTCACGACTCATACTATTTCTCCGTGTGATTAGTTGATCGTACCAGAGCGTGCCATGGAAGGAGCCATTGCACGAACCCACTCCGCGAACTTGGCGAAAGCACTGACCGACATCTCGCCCATGCCTTCATCTTGATAATTGCCGAGGTCACGCACGTCAACCCATCGGACTTCGGAGAGGCCTTCACCTGCTGTGAGCATACCGCCTGAATAGTTGCCGAGGCAGTACAGGATGACACGGTGATCGTTGCCTTCCTTGTTGACTGTTTCTGAAACGAAGAGCAGACGTTGCTCTTTGATGACCACGCCCGTCTTCTGCAAAATGGTACGGGCAGAGGCGTCCTTGATGGACTCGAAGCCGCCGATCTGCCCGCCCGGAATGACCCACTTCCCGGCAGTGATTCCTCGGTTTGAACGACCCAACAGAACGGTCGCTGTGTCTTTCATAACGATGGTGTCAACGTCGAGAAGCGGGAACATGTTATTGGTTGTCCTTTGGAACGAATGGAATGCCCGTCTTGATCGGCCCGCGACTCTTAGGCACGAACGGGATTTTGGTTGCGTTATTGCTGCTCACGCCCTGTGCGACCGGATCGTTTTCGTCCAAGCTGGACGCACGATCTGCATCGGTGTAGCCCATCTTCTGCACATCGTGGAGGTCTGCACTACGCACGCTGCTGGCATAGGCCGCAACGGCGGAGAAAGCACTCTTCGTGTGCACTGAGTCGGATGTGAACGACATGCAACGCAGCGGAGAGAAGCCCAGTTCTTGGCCGACGAGGACAGCATCCTGATTGGCCCCGACGTAGGAAAAGCTCCAGTTGTACTTGCTTGTCTGGTGCTCAACCATTGCCTTGATCTGGTCAGCCTTGAATTCCTTGCTGGCGTTCTCAAGACCGTCCGTAACGAAGGTCACAATGACCTTCTCCGGGCGTTCGGACTCAGGCAGAGCGGCAAGCTCGGCTCCAAGTTCGTTGATCGTGCGGCCCATGGCGTCGTGCAGCGGCGTCATACCGCGTGGGTCGAACTGTTCGTCTGTGATCGTCGCGATGCTCTTCAGGTTGCCCTTGAGAATCGTTTCGTAGGTCAGCTTTCCTCCGTCTTCGTCGAACTGGATTACGTCCAATTCAGCGTCACCCGGCTGAGCCTTCTGTGCCGTGATGAATTCATTGATGCCTGAAACAGTGGCCGCTGCGATCCTCTTCATGGAGCCCGAACGATCCACCAATACTCTGATTCGTGTAAAACCCTTCTTCATAAGTTAACCTCTGTGATTTCTTGAATTTGCGATGTGCAGATAACCGTGGGGTGGTCTTCCGTGGTGAATTCCATGTACAGGCCACGACCCACAAAGTCCATCTTCAGCATGCTACCTCCGAAGTTGGAACCGGGAATTTTGCACTTCACTGGTTTTGGGCAGAATTTGGCGTTTCCTGAGATGTACAGGCCGTCCGCCCGGCGTTCGATACTGTACAGGGTATTGCGTGTTTGTACGAGCAGTTTTCTGCCCACCGCCAGCCTGCTGAGGTACGCCCCGCCAGCAAGCTCGCTCTCCATAATCGCATTGTTGATCTCACTCCTGAGATTCGGATGCGGTTTGAAAGGCTTGAAAGGCCACACTACTATTCGTCAGATACAATGCCTCGCTTGACGTGATCTCGATGCACCGCGTCTTTGTACTCCTTCTCGATCTTTTGCATGTACTCCAACCCACCGGGGTCGATCTTGCCTCGGGTGGTGTAAACTCCGCCTTCTGTCATCGTGAAGCAGGCCCCTCGCAACTCTTCGGGCTCACATATCGGGCAAACGTACTTAGTGTAGCTGCTGAAGCCGCCGTTGCCATCAAACTCAGCCCGCTGCACAACCGGAATCCGGCTGTGAAAAAAGAAACACCATTCGTCTTTGAGCCAGCCAAACATTAGTTCTTGGGCAAATCCTTGATCGCCTCAGCCAATGCCTCTTGCTGTGCGACGTATTCGCGGCCCGCTGAGTACTCGGTCACCGCAGCAACCAGTTCTCGTTGCAGTTGCACCATGATCTTGAAATCATCAGCCGCCGCAATGGTGTTACCGTTTTCGACTGAGTTGTAAAATCTGTCACGCACGCCATCGAGTTCCTTCAACAGGTTCTCAGCGTGGGCCTTCAGAAAATTCAGGAGCTTGTCTGGTGTTACCTCTTCAAACTTCATACTGTGGCCTTTTCCGTCTTGGCTTCCTTCTCACCAAAAACCCGGAGCCCGACTTTTTTGATATCAAGCTGTAAAGTTTCAGCAACGTTGTCCGTGAAGGTATAGACGCCTTCACGCATAGCAACGAGCCACATCCGCCAATAGTCGGCAATGGTCACTGTTCCGGCCTTAACGGCGGTCTTGATCTCTTTCTTGAACTGGGGCAGATCAAACCCCTTCAAGAGTCCGGCCCCGGCGTCAAGGTTGTTCAGGTTGTCGTTGACATCCATGGCCAACACGTTGATGCGTACCTGCACTTCTTCGTCAGTCTTTTTGTTTATCCTGCTGTCGATGTTCTGGAAGATCACCGAGGCAGCCGCGACCGAAGAATTCAAATCCTTTTCGTCGAGCAGAATGAATGCAGCACTGGGCTGTGATACACCAATTGGCTCCATGTCGAAGATGCGAATACGTGTGGGGGAAGTCAACCCGCCCCAGAGCCCAGTATCCAGCGGAGCAAGGGCAAAGAACGTAGAGACAATCGACTCCATAACCTTGTCGTTCAACTTTGGCACTTCGCCGTCTTTGGACTTGGCAAGCTCCTCTGCTCGCTCACGCATTTCCTCGGAGAACTTTGTGTTTTCCGCGATGTGGCTCAGGAACTTGCTCGGCCAATCGAAGCTGCCGAACTGCCACGCCAGAGCAAAACAATCGGCCCCAAGTGTGTCAAGCACGTCTTGGATTGCCAAAATCTCGTCCTTGTTGGTGGTCGCAGCGTAAGCTCGACCATCGGGGAAGTCTATGAGCACAGGAACCTGTTTACGCGAGACAACGGCCCCGGCCTTCACAGCGGATTCAACCTGCTGTTTCTCATCCTTGTTCAGGAACTTGAAGGGCCTGCCAGCCGTCTTGTAGGCAATGGCTTCCTTCTTGGACGCCGGGTCGGTCACGTCTTCGTAGTCGTTGAACACGACCCACATGCCGAACTGCGTGGGGGCTGGCTTAGGGCTGCCGTCACCAGTCTGATAGTTTCGGTCGAGGGCGAAGTCCACTGACGTGAGTGGATGGTCGATGCCATCATTGGGCTCATCCAGCCGTGGATGCTCAAATGGGTTGATGCCCTGCGTGGGCACAGATTCTTTCTTGGTTTTCTGAAGAGCGAGGGCCTGAAGAATGTCAGTCTCAGTTTCGTCCCCGATACCATCGAGGGCCTTGCGGAAGTTCTTGACGGACTCAGGCGTCACGCCGAATACTGCCCAGTTACCACGTCCAAACATTAGCGTACCTCAGAACGAACCCAAAATGTCATGCTCACAATGGGAAGTGATTTGTTCGACGGGAGGCGGAGATCAATGCGGAAAAGCACGTCCGTGCAGTTTGGCATCGGCTCGAACGCACTATTGACAACTTCAAGGCCAGCGGCAGCCAGCTTCGATGTGATCGTTTGAGTTGCTGATGCGAACAGCCCATCGGTGATTTTTTGCCCAATGAGCGGTTGGAGCAGGGATTGAACTATCGGCGTTGCCGTGTCCGCTACTGCCTTCATCTTCAACTCAAGCGAGTCATCAATCATGCGTTCACTTTCTCTATGAGTTCCTTCGGGTTGGCGACTTTATCCTTCGCCGACACCTTAGGTGCCTCTACCGGGGCCGTGCGGACAGCTTCAAGCTGCCACTGGGTCTCGGTCTCTTCCGTATCCTCAGGACGAATCAAGGCACGAACCTTGTCACCCATCTCTCTATAATACTCAACGGCGTGCTGATATGTGGGTTTCAGCTTGCCATCTTTGCCTTTTGTCCAATCAGCATTGACGAGACGATTGGCGTGCTTGTCGTATTCGGCGGCGACTGTGAGTAAGCTGGGCATTAGAGTTCTGCCCCCAGCCCAAGAACGCCGGACAGATACGGCTGTTGCGGGGCTTTGCGACGTTCGGTGACTGCGACGCCAGCCGCCCGACGAGCTTTCCAGTTACGCTTGGATTGTTTAGAGCGAAGGGCAGACCACTCAGCCTTCATCCGACGAAGGCAGGGATCAGCGGCTTGTTCGGTCTTGTGTTTGTGCCCGCAGTCACCTAGCAGCTTGCTGCGGACTTGGAAATAGCGTTGCTCCACGCCAGTGTGGGCGAACAGTTCGCCGCCACGGCGATAACTGGAGGGAATGCCGTCGTTTCGTTGAACAGCCTCGGTGCCTGCCTTGGCCTTCTTGTACTGCACGGCGATAATCTGGTGGGTTTCAACTGGTCTGTATCTCATCCGAACACCTTCTTCATAAGGTCGTTGATGGCCTTCTCCCGTTGCTGACGCTGCCACTCTTCTGGGTCTTCTTCACGAAGGCGGCGGTCACGCCGGGCGGCTACATCCTTGGGGAAGTAGTAAGCCTCGTACTCTTCGATTGTACCAAACTTTTTCATGCTGTGCTCAATAAGTTCCGTCTGGAAACTGGCCGGGCATCAGTCGTGACGGATACTCTTTGTCAGACGCTTGGGAGAGTTGGGCGGACTCTGCTTTCTCAAGGGGGCCGCTGACATGGATTGTGTCATTATAGGCCTTGCCGCAATATGTGCAACTCGTGCCGCCTTCTGCACACGCGGGCATGTGGGGTGTGATTGTCCAGTCCACCGGGGCAGAGTAGTATGGGGTCTCTTTCCAAAGCAACCCACAACCGTTGTCACACGGAGTCTCAGCATCCCTGTTGCGGGGGAAGTCGTGGTACTTCTTGGTGCGGTCGGGCTGAGCCTTTGTACAGGAGTTCTCAGCCTCCTCGATTGCCGCCAGTTTCCATCCGATCCAGTCGTAGTCAATGCGGTAATCGCCATGGTGTCCGCTCTTCCAAAATTGGTCGCGGGGGAGTAGATTCGTGAGCTTAGGCTTTTCCCCGTTCACTAGAATTTTGGGCTGGAAATCGCCGTCGCCGTCAGCAAAGAAAGTGGTGTCACGCGAGGAGCCCCAACTCCCAAGCTGCACCCACGTAGCAAGTAAATCGTTGAGGGCAATGACCTGAGCTTCCGTCAGGTTGTCGATCTCAATTGTCAGTTTGTGTTTGTTCCTGTCCCTCACTGGCAGCCCTCCGTGCTTCGTCGATATCAATTTCAACTACCGTGCGGCCTTCGAGTTCCTTACGCACCCGTTCCTCTGAGCCCCACCAACACTCGCAGCCCCAGACTACCTTGCCGCTGTCGAGAACCAATTTGGGATTCGGGATGTTGTATTCACGCAACCCTTCCGCCATCCAGCCGCCTGCGGTTTCTGGAACTTCATCCCCAGCGTAGGTGCCAAAGCCAAAGATGTAAATGGTATCTTTGTCAGAATGCGAGACGGCTCCAATGCGGGTACCGATTTCTCTTGGCATTAGAGTGACCCCAACTTACCCAGCTTCTCTCGAATGAAAAGCTTTGCTTGTGAGTTCAGCTTGGCCTGAAATTCTTGGCCATGGAGCAGGACGAAAGCCTTTGCCTGCTCAGTTGTGAATTCGCCTTTGATGATCTCTGCCCCAAGACGCCGAAGCATGTCGAGAGTTAGTTGGAACTGAACCCCTTGAAACTTGTTGCCCTCGACTTCCTGTTCCCGCTCTGGTTCATCGAATGGGCCACTGCCCAACAGCGTAATCTCGGTGCTGCGTAATTTACCGCCCATAATTCTTGATCCTCTTACTGTAATACTGGCTTTTCGTGCTCCTCGTGAGACTCCACAGGAATATGAATCGTCTTCCCGATCAAGTCTAACTCAGTATGAAACTCAACCATGTCGGGGTCGAGTCCGCCTCCACCACCGCCGCCCGGAGGAGGCCCGATTGGCTCATTCGTCCAACCACCACTGCCGCCCCAGCCGCCGCCAGAGTCATCCTCATCCGATTTCCCTGAGTTCTTGATGCCTTGCACCAAGAAGACGAGGAAGGTCACCGCCATTGCAACAACGGCGGCTCCGGTGCCCACCATCAAAAAGAAGATGAGCACCATTACCCAGCCGGGTGGTTGATCGAGCATGTTATCGCTTTCCCTGCTCTTCGAGGTACTTGTTACTGACCATCTTGACCATGACGCGGCCCAGACGGTAGTGCTTGCGTTCCTTCACAGGCTTGATGACGATGCCTTCCCGCATGTGCTTGGCACCCGGCACAAGGGACGGCCCTTCAGCGAGCTTCTGAAGCTTCTCGAAATCAAACGGCATGACGCCGAGGAGCGGGACACGCTGGGTCTCAGGCAAGACCGTGATGAACTTCTCGGCATCCATCCATTCCATGCCTTCGAGGATGTCGAACGCACGGAAGTACAGGGTGCCGGGCACAGTCGCACCGTAACGCAAAGGTGCAACCCAGCCGTAGGTCTCCCCGTAGAGAACCTTCTCCGGGTTGGCGTACAGCCACTCCACGATCCATGGAACCTGCTTCTGAACCCTCCACCAGTTGGAGCCGCCCAGTTCCATCTTCCATTCCTTGCGGGAGCCAGCGTGAATCTCGTACTTGAACACTGGACTCTCGTAGTCGATGGCCGGAGCAGCACCTTCCCCGCATGGCCCGCACTCGTCGATGTGAGCACGAAGCTGCATGACCTCGTCCACCGGGATAGTGTCCGGTGCAACGATGAAAGTCTTGGGCTGACGCGGCATCGCCACAAAGCGGGCGTTCTGACCGTCGATCTTTTCGGTCACAACGACCATTTCACCAGCCTCGAACGCGGAAGCATACTTGTAGACAGATTCCACGTCGTACTCCGGGGCATAGATCATCGAGGGCGGCGGAGCAACGTCCTCGCCCTGATGCTTCGGCTTCTTGCCGGGCTCAAGATATTCCTCGATTGGCGGCTCGTAGTGAGTGATGCCCAGACGCTCGGCAACATCATCGCCGATCTCAGCACCTTCCGGGGCCGGGAGCAACATGCCCATGGAGAGCACACCACGGAGCTTCATCACCGTTACGCGAAGACGCTTCGTGTTCTTGTCGATACGCTCCTCAATGAGGGCAGACTGCTGCTCATACTCCTCAGGCGTGATCGTGCCTGCGGCCTTCTGTTCTTCGAGGGTCTTCCGCATCGTGCGGGTCGTGCCCGTATCCTTCAGCCAGCGATACTCCGGCGTGTCAGGCATGACGCTGTCCGGCTGGACATACGCTGCCTTCTCCACCCCAAGCCAATCCGCTGTGCGGACTACGACCTGAAAGTTGTAGACCTTCACAATCGACAGGGAGGTAGTCTCCGGGTCGGGATGTGGCTCCAGCTTGATTGGTACTACTTCAACCTTGTGTGTATCAACGCCCATATTTCACCTCACTAGATCGCTCACTACACCGTACCCGTTGATACAGGTGTGTTCTCGATCCTCATTCGCCATGTCCCAATGTTCGGCACACAGCCAGTACTTGATGCCATCCATCAACTGATAATCCACCGCAGGACGCCCACAGTACTCTTTCCACTTGAACAACGGTTGCAAGGGTGGGGCATACGAAACCATCGGCTGTTCTCCGCCGAGGAGTGCGGCTTGGCAGACTGGTCGTGCCATCAGCTAATACGGCAGTCTGGATCGTGTTTCCAGAAATTCCACCAGCGGCGACGTTCACAGCTTTGCCGATTAAGTGGAGCGGTGCCGATCCCCGAAAGCATAGCATGCTGTTTCATTCGTTCGCCGCATTTGCACAGTTTGCACGTTCCGTAGTTTGAACCCCAGTTCATAGCTATACCTTGACCTCGAAAGGAGCAGTCTCGTCTTCTTCGCCGAGGATGAATGCGACCTTGGTAATCTCGCCTTCGATGTCGTACTCCTCGACAACCTTCCTGATCGCTTTCTCCAGCTTGCTCAGACGTTCACGGCGGGCCATGGCTCGCTCATCGACGGTGCCCGCAATGATGTGGGCCGTGACGGGCTTCGGATGCCCGGTTAAATCGAGGACAACGACGTTCGTCTTGCCCTCTACGAGGTCTTTCTCAAGTTCCCTGAACTGTACAGCCCCGGCCTTGCGGAGCTTAGCATTCGGACGTTCTTTGGTGCGGGTCTTAACCCGCCGCACTGCTGCCTTCATTTCGTTCTCCTGAGAACCACAGTCGATACAGCTTGCTCGAACAGGAGTTTAATCCCGCCCGGCCCAACACTGATAAGTCCATCAACGAGCTTATCCAATTCCCTGCGAATCTCATCGAGCAGTCGTGCATCATGATCGGTGAAATTCTCACGTTGTGTTGGCTTTGCTTTCTTCGGAACTTTCATACCCCTCCGTCGTCATCCGGCTCGTCTTCACTCGGGTCTGGTACGTAGTAGTCCTTAATAGCCTCGCGTGCGAACGCGACGGACTCCCTAATACCTGATCGCAGCTTCAGTCGATATTCTTCTTCGAGGGCGTCGTACTTGGCAGGGTCAGTGAACTTGTCACGATACCTGATGCGGTACTGCTCCATGTAGCTATCGACCAGATGGTCGGCTTCTAATAGTACAATTTCCACGGCGATCTCGTCAAGCGGATCGAATTTTTGATCGAAAACGGGGGACTTGGGGTCGTTCTTGATCTCCGTGTTGATCGCCAATATCAGATCGAAATCACTCATCGTCATCCACCGTCGTAGGAACTACGTTGAACTTTCTCAAGAGAAGCTTCAGTTGCTCTGCGTCCTCAAAGTTCTCCAACGCCTTGCTGGGGTCACTTGCCGGGCATGTCATGGATTCCACTGAAACCCGGCCCTCACAGGCCTCCTGCACTTCTTTGACCTGAATCTTGGCAGCCGCATTGCCCGCCCCCAGCTTCTTGCCCTTGGCCAAATCCGGCTTCTCGTTGTCGTAGAGCAGGATCAGCTTCTTAATACCCAGCATGCGGATAAAAGCAATATGCTCCTTGCCCAAAGTCTTGGTGAGCGGGGACATGATGGGGGCTATAGGAGCAACAAGCCGGGCTGCAAGCAAATCGAAAGGGCCTTCCACCACGATCAACAGGCTGGAATTGACCACTTTCTGCAACATCTCCGGTGTATTACCGAACCAACGCGGCCCTTTCGGCTCCTCGCCAATGTAGTGATACTTGAATTTGCCGTCCCCAGACAGCGGGCTTCCCTCAAGTGGCTTTGTCTGGGCGTAGTTGATCGTCCCTTTGTAATCCCGCAAAGGGAATACGAATGCCGGGCCGACTTCCCTGACTTTCTTGGGGCAATAGAAAATACCCAACTCGCGGAGAAGCGAATCAAAATTTTTCTCAATCAAAGGCAGTGCTGGCTTCCAGCCCCGCACAGCAATGATGCGATCTCGGGTGACGCCAATCTTGTCCCACGCCCTACCCGCCACGTTTGCCTTTTCAACAATCTGTGGATCGGTGATGGGGAGATTGGCGTACCAAGTATCAACATCCTTGATGAGATTGGCAACGCTTATCTCTGAAGATTTCGACATCCCTTACACCTACAATTCGCGTTATCCTTGGGATCAGCAAACTCTTCATCCGTATACATTTGAAATATTTCGTGGCCACACTGGGGACAAATCAGTAAACGTACTTGCAGTCCTTCGTCACTGCGGGCGTCACGAAACTTCTCCGTCATCCTGAGCCCATCATACGGACAGTAAACTGGGGCTGTAGTGTGGGCTTCAACAGCCTCTATACCCCAGCACAGGGATGGCGGTATGCACTCATGAAGGTTCATTTCTTTTCGTTAAGCTTTGCCTGACACGCCCCGAGTTTTAACGTTGCCTCGGTTGTCGTCTGTAATTGGGATCGAAGCTCCGTGCGTTGTTGCTCGATTGTCCGGGCCTGCGTCATGTTCACCCACATCACGAACGCCAGCAGCCCTATTCCCAGAATTATCTTGTAGAACTTCAGCACCTTCGTTGCGTTTTCCAGTGTCATTACTCTCCATTCCCGAGACAATATGCTCGTCTACCTGTTGGTCGAACCCGCCCAGTATCCACAGAAACACGGTCAAGTCCCGATAGTCTCGCAGAAGCACTTGAGGATCGCGGAGGGAGTCGGCGAACTGCTTTGCCAGTTCTTCCTTCGTGAACATCGGAACGAATTTGTTTGCCTGCTTACACTGATCGGGGTCGGTGCTCCCACACGTGGAGCAACCAATAACCTTGTGTCCCATCATATCAGCCAGTTTGCAGTTGTAAGGACAGGGCCGCAGATTACGCTTTAGGAAGCGACGACGATGGCGGCGGATGAGATCGCGAGCCCGCTCAATGATCTCACTGAGCGACTTCAGCTTGACTATCTTCTGTAGCGGTTCCATCAAGCCCCTTCTTGAACTCTGCCAGTTCAGCACCCTCCAGCTTACAAAGTGCCGGGGGCTTCGTCTTGGCCACAAGTCTGTAGACAGCGTCAGCCTGCCGGGCCAAAATCGGCTGGTGCGTGACGCATAGGATAGTATACCCGAACTGATGGGTCAACTGGTGGAGTAATTCGGAGACGTATGGCTGACGATCAGGCGAGACGCCATTGAACTGCTCGTCGAGCACCAACAACTTTGCAAGTTTGAACCGCTTGGCAAGAATGAGTCGGAGCAAAAAGGCCACGGTGTTCTGCACACCGCCGCCGTTCGACTTCATGGGGTCGCCAACGTTCTCGTCGTCTTTTACGAGGATACGATAGCTGCTGCCACGGGCTCCCTCTTTCTTTTCAATCACGAGGCCGATCTGGTCATCACCGAAGACGATTCGAAGTCCTTTGGTGACGACAGACTCAATTAGCCCGATACCGTTGGCAGAAATGGTCTGTATGCCACGGTCAATCAACGCCACTGCTTTAACAAGCTGGGTCTTCTCAGCCTCAAGTTGGGTGATCTTTGCTTTGAGCCTTTCGATCTGTGTCTGTTCGTACTCGTAGCGTTGCTGCGTTGCTGCGACCGCTTTGTGAAATGCCGCGAGCCGGGTTGTCAGTTGTGCTTCCATGCTTCCTCTTGCGGGCGATCATTTCGACCATCTTCCGCTCTGCTTTGCTGCTCACCGCACTATGACGCTGCCGGACACAGTGTCGATGTCGCCGCTAACCTTGGCACATGCTACACTGCCGCTCACCGTCTGAATGTCACCGCTGACATCATCGCACTCGACGCTGCCGCTTGTGGTCTCGATATTCTTGACATCACCCGCTACGTTGACGTTCCCACTGAGGGTTTCGACAGTGTCCACAGGCCCATTGACATTGACGACCAGATCGCCGACCGCGTAACCCGCCTCCTGCCCGTCTACTGAGATACCGTAGGACTTGTTTCCGATGACAGTGATCGTGATCGTCTTGCCTTCATACGTATCCGCTGTGGTCTTCTCTGGCGTCTTGCTCACCACCTGAGCCTTGGTTTTGTTCTTGCCTTTCAGCGTAAACAACTTCATACTTCCTCCCTGTCTAAATCCTGCGTCTAAACCTGTTGGATGCTCCAGCACGTATGCCAAGGCGTGAGCCGGGCAGACGAACTCGCCCTCAATGAAGTCGCCCATGCGGGTGCCACGCAGTTCCCGATAGTCGCAACCGGACACTTGGCACTTGCGATACTTGATGTCTTCATCGTTCATACGGACACGGGTACCCATTCTTTTCGTAAGGACAGGGATACCCATTTCGCTTCCATGGGCACGTCCCCGGCACTTTGTTCAGTTCAGTCATTGTTTAATACTGGCTTTTCACTGCGGGTGAGGGTTTGGAGTCGATATTGACCTTCACTTCGCAACCCTTGAAGATCGTAAGAAACAAAAGGGCCATCAGGAAGATGATGACCCCTTTCTCGAATTTGTCCAGCTTGCCCATTATCTATTCCGACGATAGCCGTGTTCGTCAGCCAGATCAGCCTCGACTGCCTTGTTCTGTTTTTTCTGGTCTTCCTTGAATTGGCGAGCAAGTTCCATATCGGCTGTCGCCTCGCGGAACAGATGATCGGAGATTCGCTGATAGGTCGTCTGCAACATTTCGTAGATGTAGTTGAAAATCTTGCGGACGAAATCATTGAGGGCCGTACCGATCATGCTGAATGGCCAGTAGGTCGCCCAACGAATCAGGCTGCTGCGATGATCGCGAGCCACGGGCGGTTCAGCGGTAATGTCTTTGCCGTACCGTCCGTCCAGCTTGTCTGCCAGCTTGGCAGCCAGAGCCGGGGTGAGTTCGGTCGCCTTCTCTTCACGCAGGAAGTCGGCCTTGAAGTTTTTGTACTTCATGTCCTGCTTCTTGACGGAGACTGTCCACTTGATAAGAGACCAGACGGCCCCAGCGACTAGATAGCCGAGAACCCACGCTGATGTCCAGAACGGATGCAGTTGGATGGTTTTCCAGATAGGTAGCTTGTAGGCCCAGTTGAGGGTGACGATGGTTCCGATGAGGGTCACAGTTGCCCAGAAGCCCTCTTCTTTTTCCACCAGCGTAGTGATTAGAATTCCGACGAGGACGAGCAGTACGTAGAAGCCAATCGTGCCCGCCGCGAACAATGCAAGTAAAGTACCCATGAAATCGAGGCCTCCTAGCCTCTACCTATATAACCGCCCGAAGGGCGAAATCTTAACAGAAAATCAAACTTTATTTTTGACCTGTTCCAGCCGCTTGTATTTGCGGATGAAATAAATACCCATTAGCAGGATCACTGCTTGCATTCCAATGGTGAACGTCATAGGCACCCAGTGGCGTAACCCCGTGAGCGTGGCGAAGAACAGGCTGGTGATCGCGAGATTGGCCGACAACACAGACTTACGACGTGTGCGTTTCCATCCCCGATAGGTGACGTAAAACGAGTACACGGCAAAGAAAGCAACCGAACCCCAGATCAGCACATCGAGAAGAATCAGTAGTGCCTTAGCCCACAACATTCTTTGTCCCCTTGGTTCGTTTTTTGCCGACTGTCAGTGTGCCCCAGTCGAAATCAAATTCAGCACCACACTTCAGGCAGACAACATACGTTGCCTTCTTGATCGTGAATGGACGACTGATGGTGTGATGGCAGTGATTGAACAGCCAGTACAGCCCAGCCCCGGCTGCCATCAGTGTTGCACCGATCCCGACCTTCTTGGCCGTGCTTTTCATCCTCACCCCAATATCGCGTAAGCCATGTCGAGATGTTCGTCGCGTTTCTTTTTGTCCGTCCACGTTCGACGACAATGGGCGGGGTTGCAGTAATAACGACCCTTGTGGCGGAAATAGTAGCGATCATCCACGACGCCCCCAGTCCGTTTATAGTACTGGATCGGGCTTTCATCCCTGCGACGGGGCGGGCGATAGACCGTGTAAAGATGGCTTTCGCCGCCGCCAGCGACGACTACGATGCTCTCCCCAGCCTTCAACTCTGACGCTTTGACTGGGAATTCGCCACCTAAACGATAGATGCCGTCGCCGTTCTTGTAGCTCATTTCAGCGGATCGCAGGATGGTGATTCGTTACGGAGGCTGCGGGTCTCCGGTGTCGGCACCAGACAGCCGTGGTTATTGCTCAAGGCGTCGAACGCTTTGATACCACCAGCTAGAATGGGGAAGTCGCTCGAAGACTTACCAGCCAGCCGCTCCAGATCGGAGGGACGCCCGTAAATCATCAGACAACGGACGAGCAGTGCGATGACCTTGATGATGCGAATGCGGACTGATCCACCATCCGGCGTGTAGCTCGCCATGGCCTTGGGGATTTCCTCGAAATACTTCCCGGCAAAGTCGTGCCAATCGGCAATACCGAACGGCTGCCCGACAGGCCCGGTGGTGCCGGAGTGAACGTCGCCATCGTCGATGCCTTCGACTCGTGAGACCTTACGGTCGCCTTTATTCCAACCCTTCGCGTACTCGTTTTCGCGACGGACGCACTCCATCACTTCTTCAAACGTTAAGCCAGTACCCAAACCGTTTTTCATAAAAACCTCACTATGAGATAAACCACGACTGCCAGCACCACCACAACGACCGCTGCGAGGGCCTGACATTTATTCCACTGACGCCACGCTTCCCGATCTTCGGGCGGTGGGCATGGAGTCCAGTATTCCATTACCGTGTCACCACGAAGAGAACCCACGCTACGATAGCAGCGATGGTCAGCCAGAAAATTGTTTCTGGCTCACGCAGCTTGAAACGCAAGTCCTCAAGCGTCACGTTAGTTCTCCAGTGCAGGAGTTACTGGGCTAGTTGGCTTGCGGCCATCGACGGGAAGCGGGATATTGTTCTCGCGTGCCACGCGGCGGACTTTCTCATTGCCAGCCCCAGTCATGCGGCTGATGCGATAAGTGTTGACGCCGGGGTTTGCGATGAGAGCTTCGAGGATGGCCTTGTACTTCAGTTCGTTGTGAGAGACGCCGCTACGCTGTAGGGCCTTGTTGACGATTGCGATGTTGATGTTGAGTTTGTCGGCAACTTCAGTGTAGGTCAGCGTGGGGTTCGACAGATAGAAATCCTGAATTTTCGTGTCACGAGCGGAGATTTCTTCTTTCGTGATTCGCTTCGGCTCGCCTGCGGCACGACGCCGGGAAGCTGCTCGATCCAGTTCTTTCTGGTGATGCACAGAGCAGAACACGCTCTTGGTGCACGGTATGCCGCTGGTGTGTAGAACATTTTCTTTTGTGTTCTCCACAACGAGATTCAGTGGCTCACCTTGTTTGCAGCCGACGCATTCACCGTCGCGAGGCTGAGGGCAATACTTGCAGAGGCCCTTTACGTTATTGCTCTTCTGATATTTTCGAGCATAAGCTGTACCAGCATTCATAATCACCAACCAAAAATTGCGGGGAGTCTTACTTGAATTTCCGCAAACCACGCGGACAATCCGTGGATACCTTCCACTTCGGAGAATGTTACCATAGTTACTGGACTTCGTCAAACGACTCGCAAATCAGGGTTTGATCCTGAGGTACGAGGTGATGTGGATACCGGGAGGCCAAGCCGGGTCGATGCCCCACGCCGGGTCATAGATGCGGTTCTTGTACAGTACGGCCCAGTGTCCCCAACGTTTATTCTTCGGCCACGCCTCGTGATCTCTCCTGACTTTCAGGCTAATAATGCAAAATGCAGGCAGAGAGACGGCCTTCTTCCTGCGTTCGAGCCGGGAAGCACAACGAATTTTCAGTTTGCGGAGAGCCCAGACCAGTTCTTGCGTCCGGGTGCAGTGAGCATGGCCGAACACTTCAATGGCTCGCTTGACAGGAACATTCGCGACCATGGCAACCGAGGCCTGACCACACGTACTGTCATTCGGTTGACGACGTAATCTCACGGTATTTCCAGCACCCCTGTGTGACAGTGAATTCTCGTTTACAAATCCAACACTGAACTTTATCGCCGATCATGTAGGAAGCGTTCTCACAGGAAAGATCGAGGTCTTCGCATTCCTCAAGGATGACGATCTCCTCGGCCCCACAAAACGGGCACATCAAGTCGTAGGCTGATCGGGGACTCCAGCCTTCCTCCGACTCGGCAAAGTGCTCGTAGCGGCTGTAATAAGCGAAGCCGGGGTTTTCCTCACTCATCCAGTGCTCCCGCAGTCACAGCCATGTCGTAGCACTCAGCACACAACCACCAGACACGGCCCATGCTTTCAAAGTTGAACCGTGCAGGCTTTCCGCAAACAGGCAATGCGTCGGCTTCGGGGAGGTTGGGGCAATCTGAAACTGCAAAGGATGCAATGGGAATTTCGACGACGGTGTGGTTCGGGACGATCACCCGCATGCAGAACTGTTCTTCGCTCATAGTGTGACTAGAGTTGGAATTTTGACGGTGATCTGTTTCACCAGAAAGGGGGTCAGGCCGTACTTCTGGTAGCCAACCTTAAGGGCATCATCGTAGCAGCACCACGTATCATACTCTTCCCCACAGATCAATGCCCACTTCCCGTGAAACTGATTGAGCCACACGGGGTACATTTTCTCGTACAATGCCAGTTCTTTTTCGAGAGCCATGTTAATAGGCGAAGATAACCTGTTCGCCCTTGTCGAGATGGATCACGCCGAGGGGGAACATGTCCTTGCCGTACAGGGCGACAAGATTACCCACTGGGTGGACAACAGTCACATTCGAGTATGCCTTGCGAAGCGACCCATCAGCAAAGAGCCAATGATAGACGTGGCCAACTCGCGGCTCGTCGCCGGGCAGCGGGACATAGACAATTCGATCAGCTTTTGGCCCAGTGCACGGCACCTTGAAAGACTCCCAGTATGTCTGGGAAAGATGGCATAGAGCACACACGATGATCGGCTTCTCACCTGTGTAGGTTGGATACGTTAGTGGCTTGGCGACGGGAGTGTGACCCAAATCTTTCTTGATGACTTCGTTCATAGTTTACTCGAATGCGGCGGCGATGGCGACCCACAGAAAGAACGAGACGACCAGCATGACCAGAAACAAGAAGCCAACGGGAAGGAGCATGAACAGCCGTTCCCCGAAAGTCTCGGGCTTCAGGTAATGGAACAACGCGGCTGGCGGGCCGAACGCGACGATTGACGACACGACGGTCGCGAGCAATGCACCGAACAGAAACTTGGGGCGTCTGCGTGATTGTTCTGACATGGGCCTACTCTACCACACCCTCGCTAAAAAGAAAAGCCCTCACGGTGAATCGTGGTTTCATCCAACCCAGCCTGCTTCGCAATATCGGGGTACTTCTTGACCAAATAGCGGTAGTTCTTGAGAACTTGAGCCCGTTTGTATCGCTTGTCGAGGAAAGGCTGCTGGGCGAGCCTCAGCCAGTGACGCATTCGCTTCACTATGAGGATTGGCTTGACGGCTGGGCTTGCATTCATCTTTTACCTGTCATATCCGGTGGGAGGAGGCTCGTGAAATCGACACCATCCCAAGACAACTCCACCGTTGGCACCCAGACCTCACAGGTCTGGCAAAACGATTCCTTTGGCACCTCATCAGCGAACGGGTACTCTTTACGTTCACGGCAGTGCGGGCATTCAGCCACGAACAGAACACGCTTAGCATCCATCCCATGCCTCTCAATCATCAACTTCCGTAGGGTGTACAAGTCGCTTGTACCGCAGCAACAACAGTGCCCTCGTGCCCCGCGTGGATACCTCGGGCTGCCTGAACAAACTGGGTTATGCTCGTACACTACCGCTTCACCGCTGTGATGATCGCCACAATACTGGCGATGATCCCCAATATCCAATACGCTGTTTTTGCCGAAATCAGCCATTTAGGCTCATCCGGCCCCGGCTCAGGCCCCTTGGCCTGCTTCAATTCGTTGTCACGATTCCACAGGAGAACGTTCCCAACCCCGGCTGCACTGTAGCCATGCTTGCGGAGTTCCGGGTAATGCTTCTGGGTCAAATAGTCGATGACATTGTTGTAAAAGGCAATGTTCTCAGCCAGCTTCTCCGGCCCCCAGCCTCTCACATACTTCATCGCTTCTTCTTTGGTCATCTGACAGTCCATCAGAACCTCGCGACTACTCCAAGTTTTTCCCAGTGGGCCGGGGCAAGCTCGGCACACCGATCACAAATCCAGATCGTATGTGGCTCCGATAAGCACGTAGCACAATCGCAGCCCGTGTCAATAATCAATGCCTTGCGTGTGGCCTCATTCTGACACAGCGTTTGCCCATCGGGGTACCACTCACACTGAGGCATTAGGCACTGATGACCATGACGCCCGAACGACGGCCATAGTCCACGTTCTGAATGGCTTTCATGTCGGGAAAAACCTGAGTCTGTCCCCGTTCATAGTAGAGATTGGATTTCTCTTCGTTCATTCGTTGGTACGTATGGAACGTGATGTACGGACGCCCGAAACGCGAGACCATGACTTTCTTTTTCTTGTCGTCCCAAGCGTAGGCATAGTCCGTTGTCTGGCTGTTTTCCCACGGCCATGGCCAACCATACTCAGGTAGGGTGAAATGGTCTACTCCCTTGAATATCTTCTTCACAGCGGCGACAAACTGCCGCTTCGTTTTGATGCTTTTGCCAAGCAATGCCGGGTTGCCATCAGGGTAGCCGTCGTAAGCGATGCTGCCCAGCCATTGAGCGTTTACGTCTGTACCAATGTAAAAATCTGCACGTGTTCCCATTAAATTCTCCTCATGTTCGACACAAACGATTGGTATGCGATCCGGGCATCGTTAACCCAGCACTCTTCATTGCCGAAATCGACAATGGCTGGAATGCCGACGAATGCCTGCCCATTTACTGGTGCATTCATCCACTCCAGCGGGCCATCCTTGCGGAACACCTTGTACCAACGTCCATCTTGATACGGTTCCACAGTCTCAGCTTTCATGAATTCGTAAAGCTGCTCAGGTGTCTCCGCACAAACTATTGGGACAACAGTCTCGGCGTTCGCCGTCATCGGATTCAGTTGTAATGCCCACATACTAATACCTCACTCGTAGCAACATTCGTGTTTCAGATCGAGCCAGTCAGCCACAAAAAACGTGCGGTGACATTCCGGGCACCGATAGCCGGGCACGACCCATACTGTCTCAGCATCGCCGTTGTGATATCGAACCACCCGTGAAACCACTCCGGGAATCCCGGTCACTGGAGCGTGGCGAATGAAATGCTCCAGATTCAGTTCGATCTTGCGGATGCGGAGGTCTTTCTCGCTGTACTCCCACAGAGGCCTGAAGGCGGCAGTCATGGCAGGATAGACGGGGAGCTTCACCCAACTAAGCAGCATCGTCATCGCCATCGTCGTAAAACTCGCAGTTTGGCCCACACTCGTGGTGCATCTCATCCCAGTGTTCGGCACAGTACCATTCACGCCCGCTATCGGGGCATTCCGGGTCTTCACATTCACACAGAACTTCCACGAACTCGATGCCGGGCTCCGGGCAAAGGCCGCTCGGCAGCATAACGCAACACTGGGGCCTGCTCATACTTGCTTGTAATCCTCGTACAGATTGTTCAGCGTCATGGTGACGAGGGCTAGGCCTGAAATGTCTGACTCAAGGCCTAAGGCCTCATCCTTCCATGCTCGCCAATACAGGTAACCCCAAACGTTTGCAAGCTTCTTGACGCCTTGTTTCATGCGTCGGCGTGTCCACCAGCGGGTGATTCCTTCGATGATGATTGTGGCAGGAGGCATAGCCCTATTGTACTCCTAATACTCAACTTTTGTACCGTTCTCTTCCCACGTCTTTGCGTGCTCGTGATAGTGAAGATCGCACAGCCACATGGTAAACCACCCCACCTCGGGGTACGCCTCAACTCGCAAGGCTCGCGTGGGTAGACGACCGCACACTGTGTCCCCATTATCGTAATGGCCACACGTATGGATCATTCTCGCCTCTTCCCCGTTCCTCCGCATGCCTGACAGAAAATATAGGTCTCTTCTTCGTAAACTGGACGGAACTCTCCAGCCCCATTGCAGACGAAGCATGCGTCGGAATCGGCCATCGCGATGGTCTCGCGAACAAGTTGATCGTGATGTTCGGCACAGAGATACCAGTCACCCATGTGGTCAATGCTGGGCTTGCCACACTCTTCACCATTCTCAAACCAGCCGCACGGGGGTCTAGTCGCCATTTCGAAATGCCCGCAATACAGCGGCCTTAGCCGCACGTATCCGCATGTCCCAGTGCTTGGCACAGAACCACACACGAATCGTGTCTCCCTGCGTGTTGGACGCTTCGACAGATTCAATTGCTGGCTCGTTACACTCATCCCCTACGATAGAAAGACTGCATAGATGTTCACTCACAGGTTAAAAACCCCCATTGCCGCACCTTCGGGCCTGTGAAGATTATAGACCATGAGGTACCAAACGGTGTGATGACGTTGTGTGAAAATTCAGCCGGACGATAGAGAATCGAGCCGGGCTTGTGGGCCTTGACTTCGTGATACCAGTCACCGTTGCCCGCGTCACGGACTGATTCTTCCAGATACCCGCTCTTCAACAGGATCGCAACGAAACTCCATGGATGATCGTGACACTGGGGGTGCCACTTCGGGGCGGAAAGCTGATGGAGGTAGATGTTAAACCATCGCGTTTTGAGCAACTGATAACGGGTGAACTTCTCCCCGATCTCTGCCCAGCCGATCTCCTTGAATGGGATGTAGCGGCGAATCAACTTCTCGAACAGTGTCATACGTGGAATCCTCGTTGCCTTAACATGAAACGAATTCGTTCACGTTTATCCCAGTGCTCAGCACAGTAATACCAGCGTTTACCTTCGTCGTCTTCGTTGAACTCAACGGCTGGCTTCCCACACTGCTCCAATTGTTCTTCCGGCACCCCTTTAACGAAGACGGGGAACATACACCGGGGAATTTCATTCATAGAGCACGTTCCTCTAGTCGCCACTGACGCCAGAGATCATAGTGCTCTGCACAGAGCCAACGTGATGCGAATGCGTCCTCTTCGTCGGCACAGTAATGGGCCGGGGCACCGCAACAAAGGCTCTCTTGGAACGTAGCCAAGTGACCGATGTAGGTGACTTTTATGTCTGGGCGTACCCCGACTGCGTATTGGCAACGATGTTCACTCACAGATTGTTGATCTCCACCAACTCTTGAGACCCGGCCCGACGCGGGTTGCTTGGATCATCGTCGGCAGCCCGGCGTTTGATGCAAGCTACGATTTGGTCATAATGCGTGGCACAGTAATAGCACCACTTGTCCCGAAACCACAACACACAGGTCGCGATCTCATGACAATAGAAAGGCCCACGCTCAGGCCCAACTTCATCAGTCTTCCATGTCACGCATTCGCACTGTCTCATAGGGTGTGGTTGGCCTCGAAGTTGTCCCAGTAATCGAGGTGTTCTTGGCAGCACCACAACTCACCAAACTCCCCACCATCGAGTTTGCCGCCAATCCAATCGACCGCTGGTTTCGTGCAGGGCGTGTTGTTCAACCGCATCATGCAGATTCGTTGTTGCTCATCCATAAATGCTCAGTGTCCCGTTCTGACGTTTGTCCCAGTGCTCAGCACAGTAGTAAGTGCGGCCCCAGTCGTCCTCTTCAAACTCGATAGCTGGCTTACCGCACGGCTTCGATGTGTGGCAGTTGCACTCCTCACACGCCAAATCCCTGCCGCCTTCATGCCCAATGCAAATCTCACACGTTTTCATATTTTGGAGGGCTGCATTGCCTGACCTTGCCCCAGTACCAGTCCCAGTGCTCGGCACAGAGCCACAATCTTCCAGTCTTGCATTGCACATAATCAACAGCTTCAGCATTGCATGGGTGACTGGAGTTCTCGGTGCCGCCGTCTGCCATTTCACACAGTCGTCTCATAGCTGGTCAAGCGTCCCGTCGTCGAGAGCCTTACAAACTTCGTCCGCGTACTCTTCGACCGTCTGCCCCTTCATCTTAAGCTGTTTCAACAACTCAACCCACATGTCATAATGCTCAGCACAAAGCCAATAGGCGTCGTCTTCGACTTCAAGCTGGTATACAGCGGGGAGATCGCACGCGAACTTTGGGTTGTACCTCAAGAACTGACAAATCATGGCTCATACGATCCTTTGTAAGTGAAGCCCGCCATCACCGCACATTTGCGTATTTCCATGTAGTAATCGAAATGCTCAGCACAGAACCAACGCTCCTCTCCACCGCCGCTGACATACAGGTCGAAGACGGGGCTAAGACAGAAGACTGGATCATCCGGCCTGTTGGGATTACGCCCCCAATCGCAGGAGTAATTCATGGTCTTCAGACTTCTGCCGTAGAGGGGGTTCATGGTCTTCAGACTCCCGCCTCCTCAAGGTCTTTCCAGTCGCCATGTTGCCGCCTCAAATCGAAGAGAGCATCATCGGAGAGGATTTCGATGAGCTTGCCTTGACGGTCATACATGAAATCCAAAAGCCGGAGCAGATAACCATAGCCCACAGTGACCTGCTGCAAAACCTCCAACGGATCGCCCTGCCACTCGCGGCGATCTCCGCCGCCCCACTCATAAAGTCTTCCCAGTCGAATGGACTCTTTCGTTTCGCGGCACACTGCGTGATAATCAATCCCCATTTTTTGTCTCCAGTAAGTCTGAATCTAACCTGTGCCACTCGTCCCAGTGCTCGGCACAAAGCGGAATCCTCGTATACCAAGTGCTCGGATCACTGGAAGTCGCGTAGGCGGGGCCGGGCGTCTCCAAGTAATCGACCGAAAGGTTTTCACAGTCCTTGGCGTGACACGTCTCTCTCACTTCCGTTTCTTCTCCATCGCACAGTAGAGGATTTCCTTCAACTGGTCGATCATTTTGTCCATCCGCATCTGCTCATCATAGTGAAGAGCACAGAGCCAACGACGATTGCCCTCACGATCTTCAATGTAGTCTACGCTGGGCTCAGGGCAGAATTCCTCACTGTCTTTTTCCCAACGAAACTGACATTTTCGACGTGTCATAGCCGGGCAAGCTTTTCCAACTCCAAGCGGCCTGCCATCTCGTCGATGAAGCGTTGCAGTGGAGCCTTGAGCCAGTCAGGAAACTTTGGCTTGGCGATCAGTTCACGTGACGCAGCCAAACTCTCCTCTATTTCCTCAACTGTCATCTTGGCCCGCTCAACCATTGCCTCTTCACGCCAGCGAGCCCGGACGATTGCACACTGTTCTTTTGTCATTCCATTCCTGCCATCTGCCGATTGCGTCGGGCATTCTCCCAAGCATCGGCGTGTTCAGCACAGAGCCAAAATCGTTTGCCGTCTTCATCCATCCACTCAACGCCGGGCTGACCACAGGGCGGATGTCCTTGAACCGCAGGCATCCAACCGCAACTCCCGTCATCCATCGCTTGGCAGCAAACTGTAAATTCACCCAGCCAGATCGTCATGTGGAGAACCCCACGAACTTGTCGAGATGCATCGGGCACAGCCAGATTTTGCCGTGACCGGGGTCTGGTTCGCCCCCAAGCTGGATACCGCAACCGCGAATCACAATGTAGTCAACGGCCCAGTTCGAGCAGGACTCGCCATTGGACGTTTCGTAAGCACAAATCTTACGCTCAACTATGGACGTACCCATTTCGCACCCATTCGTCGTAGCAGTCAGCACACAGCCAGAACTCCGAAACAATCGCCCCAGTGAACTTGAACACGGCGGGCTTGCCGCACATCTCATCCTCATCAGCATTCACGAGATAGGGAATGAGGATTTTCTGCTTCCCAACAATCCTGACACAGTAGTTCACTTCAGCCTCATGGCAGACCCTTCGAACTCTCGTGCCCTGATTTGATTCATCCACTGATCCCAATGCTCAGCACACAACCACCAGTTTAGGTTTTTGTCGTACTCGATGGCAGGCTTCCCGCAGGGAATGTGGGCGGCTGTCACCCAATGTTGGCATTCCTGTCTTACCATGAGAGCTTTAGGCCGAATCCTTGGTATTCCTTGACTTCGAATCCCTCTTCCTTGTAGTGCTGCATGAGAGCTTCAAACAGGATACTGTCGTCGCCGGGGAAATATAGAATCTCTTCAAGGCCAAACTCCCGGTGTCCTTTGAGTGAGAGTTCTTTGATTTGTTTGTCGATCTTGGCGATGACGATGTCCCAGCGTTCAGCCTTCCGCTTCTTGAACAGTCTCGCTTGTTCTGCATCATACTTTTTACGCCAAGCCGCATTGTCGCGAATTAGTTTGTCCCTATAGGCTTTCGAGTTCTTCCGTGCTTCTCTTGCGTTCATTCGCTCCACTCCTCGCCTTCGCGACGCCAAAGTACCTTGTCGTTCTTCAGCTTCGTTTCAAAGCCAGCCAGATTGAGGACGTTCTGCACGTCATCGGAGAGATGGGTGCCGGGATCGGTGCCCGTGAAGGCCCAGAGCAATCCTCGGAGAACACCATCGTTGTGGTAGAGATGCCACTGATTACAACTGCTCTCCATGGCATCCAACCTGTTGAGGATGGCGATCTGAATCCCGTCTTTGTCCATCACGGCTTCTTCCCCTTGAACTTGTTCTTGTCCTTGATCTCGGTCTTGATCGCGGTCGTGATGGCGGACTTGGTGAGGACGCGGTCGCCCTTCCTGATCTCGACGTTGGCATACTGTCTTACAGGATAATTGCGAATTGGGTCAGCTTCGCACTCGGCCTCCCACTGTTTCGCCCGGCACGGCGTGCAGTAGTGCTTGCCGTTGCGAATCTCTTCCTCTGATCCTTCACAAGGCCAGTGCATCAACCACTCAGGGGATGTGCAACCTTCGGTCGCACATTTAACCATACACCAATTATCTGGGCCGATCATAGACTACCCTCCACAGTTCTGATTTTCAACGGACGACGGAGCTTTTCCTCAATCGTCTTCAAGCTCGGCATGGGCGGCGGGTCGGGAGCCCCAGCGTATTTCTTCTCGAAAGCGGCATCAGCACGGGCCTGCTTTTTCTTGTGCTCTTCCTCCACCATGTCGAAGTAGGCGTTAGCCCGCTTGTCCCAGATCATGATGTTCTTCGTACTTGCCGGGGTGAAATCGTACTCTTCGACCACGAGGTCTTTGTACTTGCCTTTCCAACTGAAGGTCTTGCAGTACCGCTCCACGTCGCACAGGAAGTCGAACAGTGCCGCCTCGCCAATGCAGACTTTCCCACGGCCATTGACAAAATGGACGTATTGCCCGTCACGGAGTGTAGCGTACTTGCCTTCCTGATTGCGGATGCGAAATGCTTTGGTGATGATGGCGTTCTTCGACTTTTTCATTTGTGAATCGTCACTCCGTCTTCTTTCCTGTAGACCCCCGTTTGGTAAGCTCGTGCGATCACGTCGTAGTGCTCAGCACAAACCCAGAGGCGTTTCTGCCCAGTTCCCCAGTCCAAGTCGATGTAGTCCACCGCAGGCTGGCCACAAAGAGCGTTGTTCTCAATAAACTCGCACGTCTGCCGCTCGCTCATTTTTCGTAGGCGTCTACCAAGTCCTGAAAGAACTTCTCACGGTATTCAATACCGTCAATTACGGCATCAGCGATCTTATCCATGAGTTCTTTTCCGACCGGGCCGAACAAAAGCTCAAATCTTGTCATCGCCCAACCCTCGGCCTCGCTGCTGTAGGCGTGCCAATCTATCTTGCGAATACGGCCCTCGTTCTCCCCTGCGTCGGGGATGCCGTAGATCATCTGGGCGTGGTGGGGCTCTTTGACGGAGATCGACCGTATCAGTGGCTTGCAGGCATCCGGTATGCCTTCAGTGTGTCCCATGTAATCGACAGGGTCGGGCATTTCCATCACGTCGCGGAAGTATACCATCTCTTCCATCGTCTTGTTGTAGAGGCTGATCTTCTTGACCCCAGCCATTCCACATTCGAATTCAGCCTGAGTCACGTCACCGATGACCAAGGACATCGCCGGGGCAGCCGCACCGAAATACCCCATCAGGTTGTTCCGGGCAGCATTCTTGTCGTTGCTCATGCGGATGATGTCAACCACGGTGTTTATGCCGTTGTGGGCTTTCATTGAATCCATGCTTCCTCCGGCCTGAACGACCAATTGATAAACTCTGCGGTGGTGCCCACATGCAGCCAATCGAGGATCAAATCATTAAGCTCAGGCCCATCGACGAAGATCACAAGGTGACCGGGCGGAATATCCCGGCTGTCGTGACAGTCGTAAACCTTGAGCACCGTGGGGAACTTCTTCAACTCGTGCAGCGTGTGCACGAACGGATTAGGGAAGAAATCACTCACTGCCAAATCCCCGATAGCTGACGCAGAGTTTCGTGCAGGCCCAGCCTGTGCCAGTTCTCAAGGAAGGCCCCGATCAGTCCCCCAATGAACGACACGATCATCAACAAGGGCAAAGGTACAGACGATTTCATAGTGCCAACTCCAGTTCTTTCCACGCTGCTGAGTCGAAACGGCGGTTGTCACGGGCAGACTTGCACCACTCCTGAAAGCAGGCCTCGCACGCACGATAAACCATTTCCTCGATCAACTTACCATCAATCGTGATCGAAGAGCAAATCGTGTGGGTCGCGGTCTTGCCGCAGTAGTCGCAGGGGAAGCTCATCGCTTGCTCAATTCCCAACGCCGACGCCGCAACTCAGCAGGCCATGCCGACTTATCGACATCGAATTCGATACCGAGTTCTTTCTGATTCCCGTGGAAGTAGTCGCCGATGGCTTCCCTGATCGTCCGGCCAAAGCCGACTCTGGGCGAACCACATGCCTTGGGATTATCGACCATGAATCGCCCGTCTTCCTTGCTAAGCCTCAACTTCATCTTTTGTCCCCCAACAACACCGTAATGGGCCGGGATGCCACGGATCATAAGTACCGGGAATCACCCCGCAATGCAACCCCTCGTGTTCGGGGGGCAGACTGCAACGAAGCCAACGCACACCAGCGGGAAACGGCTCACCCTCATCATCGTCAAGAAACCATAGATCGTTGCATTCACCGCGTACCGGGGCCGGGATCATAGAGCGTTAACTCCCAGTATGTCAACAGCGAACTTGTCCTCGTCTTCCATCGCCTCTTCCCGGTAGAACTCAACCATGGCGTCATAATGCTCGGTACAGAGCCAGAACCGACTCGGCTCATCTCCGTCTTCGATCTCAACTTCATCCTGCGGCATGGTGAGATACCAGCAGGCTGCTTTATCGCAACCAATGAACTGACAATCGCTCATGCCCGCACCTCATCGTGCCAATCTCAGAATCAGGACGATCAATCCCATTGCACCGACGATCAGCAGCCGCCGCACCCGTTGGTCTGGTTCGGGCGTCGTCAGGGCGTCGATCAAAAGCCCAATGAGGATGATAATACCGAGAAGCGGCGTCATCAGTCCTCCAGCCCCAAAATCCCCTTGATGCTCGTATCATCGGCGAAGTGATCGAGCGAGTAAGCGACCGTCCGCAACACGTCCTCCCGGCTCTCGTACTCCGTCCTGCCGTGCGTCGTCATGAAATCATCCACCCAGTACTTCATGACCTTCGCGGCGGCACGCTTGGCGATGGACTGGATGACGGGCCGGGTTAGCCGGGCCTTGGGCGGCTTGGGGGGCCGACCGGGCTTGTCTGAGATGTGCTCGTGCTCGTTCCCGGCGAGGTAGCACTTCGGGTCTGTGCAGTTCATTCGTTGTCCACTCCGATGTGTCCGGTCATCTTGTTGGCACCCAACGCCGTGCCGACCACAAAGAGGCCGTGCTTGGCTCCCTCGCTCATCAACCGGGCGATGTCTTCCAACTCATACTCGTTCTCACTCTCAATGGTGAGAACGTTGTCGTAGCTGATGCGTGCCTTCACAGAATCCCCTCCCTCAGCAAGTGCTTGACGAAATCAACCAGCAAGCCGTGAGTCAGCCGTTGGCGGGGCGACACCTGCGTGCTCAACCCGTAGCTGGCATGACCGTACTCCGGCCAACGCTCTTTCTCCATCCACTCTTTCGCCAGCTTCTCCAAGTTGGCGTCGGCCAACTCTGCCTGACGATCAGCTTCCCTCACCCAGCCGCTCATTCCGTTTTCCTCGCCAATTCAACCCGCCAGCCATGCCTCAGGCCGGGAGCCAGAATCCCCTCTTGCTTCTCACGCTTGCTGTCGAGAATCGTCCCCTGCCAGTAAAGCTCGTTGTCATGGTCATAGACCATCAGGTGATCGCCTTCCCTGAGCAGGTAGACTTCGCCGTCTTCCTTCTCCCGCATCGCCCAGTCATCCCCGGAGCGAAACAGAGTGCCGCTGATCCTCGTGGCATTGTCCAGTATCAGAGCACCAGCCCGCTCGGCAGCCTCCTGCAAACACTGCTCGGCCCAGATCGCGTACTCTTCCCCGGCGTCCTCACCCAGCAGGCGGGCGACGCCGCTGATGTTCACCGTCTTGCGACGCTCAAGCGAACCGACTAGGGCATCGGTCAGTTTCTCCCGTCCGCTCTGCGTCCTGAGAAGCTGGCAGAGCATGGCGGTCTGTTGCTGCGTCCGGCTCAATTCTTCTCCTCCTTGTACTCGGGACAATTAGGGAAATGGTTGGCGACCGGATGAACAGTGTGCAGGCAGGTGCAACGGCAATGACCAGCCGCCAGCCCGCCGCCCAGCCCACGGTCGCATTCGAACTTCGGTCTCACGCTACTCACGTTCACCCTCCAGTCGAGGCCAACGCTTCAAGGCATTGTCGTAATGGTACGCACACAGCCAGCGACGTTCACCCCGGATCGTCAACCAATCAACCGCTGGCTTGCCGCACCAAGCATCGCTCGGCTCAGATCGTGGTGACCCGCCCCAACTGCACTCCTGCCTAGCCACGGGGCCGGGCCGGGGACATCTTAATTTTTACGCGAAGCTTTCGCGACATATAATACCGTCTCCCCATCCCAATCTTAGGGATTATCACTCGCTGCCCGCTCGTGCCATTCCTTCGCTTGCTGCCACGCATTCCAGTGATCGGCACACATCCAGCAATGCACCCCGGTCGGGCCGACCCAGTAGTCCACACCCGGCAACGCACAGTAGTACGACTCGCCGTCCGGCTTACAGATCACCACCGTGCAGCCATGCTTCGGGGGCGGCAGCAAACTACTCACTGACCCGCTCCTCGTAATGCTTGGCACAGTAGTGCCGCACCTGCCCGTCCGTCTCGATACAACCAACGCTGGGCTCACCGCAGATGACACACGGGCTCAATGACCCTTCTCCCAGTTGCAAGTCTTGGGCATCAGGGTGACGCCACGATCCAGCCACAGGTATTGGCACCCAGTCTCGGTATCGGTCAAGACAACCGGGCGGGTGATCCCACCGCTGTTCTCGATCCGGTAGACCTCCATGGTAAACCGTTCGTCAGCCAACCGTGTATGCGGGGGCCGGGACTTCGACGCACAGGACAGCAGACCCAAGGACAGCAGCACGACCGTGATGCCCAGCAGGGCACGGCGACGCTTCAGCCCTTGCATGCACCGGGTGACCCGCTCAGCGTGGGCTTGCTCACGAGCAGCGTCGCACTGACCGCACGTCCAGCCCCCACCGCCCGGCGACTCCCAGCGATTCATCGGGCCGTGCTCGGGGCACACGTTATTCCACCACAGGTAGACCCGCAGGGCGACGATCATATAGCGATGCCACAACCATTCGTACCATGTCATGGTGACCATGGTAACAAAGAACTTGTCCGAGGGCAAGCACTTTCGTAACCCTTTGATCGGACTTTCCCGGACGAGGGCGATACGAACCTTGGCACCGGGGGCCGGGCCATAAGTCCTTGCTTATCAACGAGGGCAAATCTCGGGGTGTGGTCAAAAGTGGCAAAAGGTGGGCCTCGTATCGTTTTCCCCGGCCCCCGGCCACGGTACCCCCGTGCAAGTTACCAAGGTGCCCCGGCCCCAAGGTGGGGGTCGGGCTGGCACGGTCGTGCTATTGACTTTCGATGGGGCTTAGGGCGTTCAAGGCAGCGGTCAGGTTCGCCAAACCTTTGCCCCGGTCTTCCTCGTGGAGGTAGATCAGGCTGGTCTTCTGGTCACGGTGTCCGAGGACTTGTGACACCTGACTCAGGGAGTGGGACTGCGACCATACGAGCATGGCGGTCGTGTGCTTCAAGGTATGCCAGTGGCACTTCTTACGGTGGATGCCGACCCCGGCCCCGTACCGTTTGATGATCTCGTCCGCCCGGCTCCGGCCCATGTCGAACAGGTAGGCGTCGCGGCCTACGCCTCCCGCGTGCACCGCGAGCGGACGTTCGTCGAGGTAGGGCACCGGGCTGGCGTGCAGGCGTTGGAACACGGGGATGCTGTCCTTGCCTCGGGGCGTCGCCACGTATCCGTCCGTTACGTCCCGGCCCCGGAGTGACAAGGCCTCGGTCACCCGGAGTCCATGGCACACGGTGGTGAGCATAGCGAGATGGTGCACCCGGTTGCGTTCGTATACATGACGGAGCAGGGCGACAAGCTCAGCAGGCTCGAAGTAGTGCATGACCCATGGTACCCTACCCGGCCCCCGGCGTCAAGGTAGGAAGTACCCGGCCCCCCACCCCACAATCTCCCCAGTTTGTCCACCCCCCACCGTACCGTGTTGATACCATGGGTGTTACGCCTTATGTTCGCCCCGGTAACAGTGTACCAAGTGGTAAGTAACCTATGACGAGTTGGTAAACACCGGGGCCGGGCGTGCAGCGTCGGTACAGCGGACGCATGGCACGAAAGTTTTAGGCCGGGGCACGAAAGTGGGGTTGACTATGATTTTTACCGCCCCCTGAAAGGGGGCAGGGGGGCCTTCAAAAATTTTTGCCAAAAATTTCGCGATTTTGAAAATGACCCCCAAAATGCCGCTTAGGGGAAATTCCCAGTATTAGTGTGAGGAATGGGGGTCGGGCTGTGGTGCCGGGCGGGATGCCCGGACGACTCAAAGACCTGTCTTCGTAGTCATGAATCACCCGCCCCCCGGTAAATATCAGGAGATTTCCCGAATGTTCAAGAAGGGTCAGAAAGTACGCCTGCTCGTCCACGGTGCCGGGGTCACGTCCGAAGAGACTGCCACGATCACCAAGGTCACCAAAACTGCCGTCTTCGATGAAGACCGCCAGTACGATATCAACGGCAAATCCGAGGTCGGGTTCGCTGGCTTCTGGTTTGAACTGAAGCCGTTCGCTACCCCCATCCTGACCACCCCGGCCAAGGTCAAGGTTGTCAACACCAAGGCCCGGTTTGAGAGCCGCAAGGCTCCGGCCAAGATCACGAAGCGGAGAGCCGCCCGTGCCTAATCCCTCGGAGTTCTGGACTCACACGCAGGACTACCCTCCGGCGTTGGAGCACACCCGGCAAGCCGCCCTTGCGTTCGTCCGCAAGACGCTCAGCCCGGACACCCAGTACCGTCCGATCCACCTCACCGAGGAAACCCTCGTTGACTTGCTGACCCGATTCCGCGATCAGGAGAAATGGTAGTCATGTCCAAGCTCAGATTCAAATCGCTCACCCTCGGCGACCTGCAACTGGTCATCGAGCACTACAAGCTGATCCTGTCGTCCAATCCTCCATCCATGTACGACGGGGCACCCTACACCCGGTTCGAGACCGAGTACTGGCTCGCACTGGCTGAGGATGAAGTTGCTGCCCGGCTGTCCAAGTTCTACGGCGGGGAGTATAACCCCTCGGTCGGCGGCGAGATCGTCAAGCGGGAGCTTCCAGAGTAAATGGCTGCCATCCGCGTCCCCGCGAAGTGCTTTTTCTGCCCCGGTAGTTTTACGCCGGGCGACAAGATCGTCTATATCAGCATGGCGACCGTGACCAAGGATCGGTACCAGCAGGTGGGAGAAATCCGCATCCGCCGTCATGGTGGGGATGCCAAGAAGTGGGCGATCCACGAGAAGTGCTGGGAAGAGGCCCGGCTGGCGATGTTCAATGCCGCCGCCTGTGAAGCGAATATGAAGAAGGCTACCACGCTGGTAGGCGTGTTGCTGGATGAACAAGCGGCCCAGAGGTCGAAAACGGGTCGCGTTGAAAGGCTCCGCCATGGAACTTAGTGAGGTTTACCGCCGCCTGTTTATCGAGGCTGGCACGACGTTGCATCATGAAATCCACGGTCATCGGATACCCATCGACGACTGTGACATCCAACGCTGCTCCGAGGTGGTGTTGGCGAAGAAGAACCTGCCCCAGTCCGACTGGACGATGGAGCAGCTTGAGAAAGGCAACTTATGAGCAGCAACTTTTCCGGCCCCGAGGCAGTGGTAGCAGTCCTTGGCGTCGTCGCCCTTATTATCGTCCTTGGCCTCCTGTTCACCCTGCCCGTCATGTGGCTGATGAACTGGCTCCTTGCCCCGACTTTCCTGACGTTCGTCTTTGGCGTCACCCATGTGGGCTTCTGGCAGGCATGGGGAATCAGCACGCTGTGCAGTTTCCTGTTCAAGAGCACCAGCGTCAAGAGCGGATCGTAGTACAATAGTTGCCGGAGGCTTTATGAACTACATCTGGTTCTGGCTGGCAAAAGGGTTGGTTGACTTGGGCATCGCGGTCGTGGTGCTTCTGATCGTGCTCCTGCTCTACGGGTGGGCGAGCGACTGGGGACGCCGTCTGTGAAGCATATCAGTGCTTGGCCTAATGTCGGGCCGAGGAACACGGCGATGTGTCATTGGGATGTCGAGCCGGGCGGCGGCTGGGCGTTGGTGGAATTTGACGACGTAGCCTGCTGCGGCAAGCCTGCCCGGTTTGAGGTTGATCTGGACGGCGGCGGGGTCATCCCCCTGTGTGCCGAACATTGGGACACTTTCCAAGAAAATCCGGGGTTGTACAGTACGGAGGTTTATGAGAGCGGCAGGACTTAAAATCTGGGAGACCAAGCGTTGCGAACGCTGCTACGCGGTCTTGCGTGCCGAAGACGGGGTGATTACCGTGCACCCGGCACCGGGGTATTCTGGTCAGCCCGTGGAATGCACCCGGAACCAGTACGACAGGAATGTCTGCCCGGTTTGCAGCCGTCCGATGCTGATGGTGGTCTACTAATGACCGCGTCTGAAAGGCTCCGCCAAAAACTCATTGATTCCGGTCACTGGGCTCCCCTGATGATCGCCATGCATGCCGCTTGGAAAGAGAAGGGCTACGACAAGATTTACGCCTTCACGTGGAAGGCTCTGTGCAAGGAAGTGGAGAACCTGTGAATCGCTGCGATCTGCCCCAGCCGCCCGGCACCCGGTGTGATCGCCGGGCGATAAAGTTTGTGGACGTGTACCACGAGGGCAGGATCATTTGCCGCGTCTGGCATTGCAAGACTCATTGGGCGGAGCGGGAGAAACGGGTATGCTAGGCTGCCGCACGCCACGCTGTAATCGCCAGTTCGATCTGCCGGATTACGACAATACCCAGAACCACGAAATCTGGGTGTTCTGCCCGGAGCATCGGCCCCTGCATCAGGCGGCTGCCTTGGGTGGAGAGCCCCGGCCCCACTGGCTGGAGATTGAGGAGCATCGGCGGATCAACTGCACCTACACCGCCATCGCTGTCAAGAGGTTTGGGATTGCGGTATGAGCGACTACTTTAAGCCATCACAGGAAGCACTTGAGCGGCTGTACTTCGACGTTCTGGTGAAGCGTGACACCCTCAACGCAGTGTTGAACAACTCCCGCGAGACGTGGATGGACAGCTTGGAAAAGGCCCCGGCCCGCGAGGCACAGAAAGCGTTGATCGACGAACTGCTTGCTCCGATCAAGCAAGAGGCCGAGGAGTGGCGGAAGAACCGGGCATGATTCACTACTGCCAGAAAGACCCGATTGCCACGGGAGCTTTCATGATCTTCGATCCCGAAACTTGTTGCGGCGAGATCGCCAACTGGGATGTGGGTCATGACTGCTGGCTGTGCACCAAGCATTACGACGAGTGGATGGGGAAGTTTGAAGAGGGTGAGGTTCATGGTTAGAGAACAGTTCATTGCGACCTACGTGGCGACATTCCTTGCCAGCTACTCAGCCGTCCACTACATCGAAAATTGCCAGCGGGGATGGAAGAATGCCGATCAGCCCGTGGAAGACGCCCACTTCCTCGCGGAGCAGGCGTGGGATGAATTGCTGAAGCAGGACATTGATCTACGGAGCGACGCCGACTTCCGGCAGCAGCTTCGGGACATCAAGCCGCCCACGGGCACCATTGAGGCTATCGCCAACGCGATTGCGGTTTCCGGCCCCTGCCCGCCCCCTGTCCCCAACTACGTTTCGTACATGAAGGAATTGGGCAGCAGTCAGACTCTCATCACCGGGAACGCCCACCGTCAACCGAAGTTTATGTCTGATGGCGATGGTGTCCGGTGGATATGCAAGGGCCTGCACAAACGAGATGAGTTCTGTCAGTGGACGCCCGCGTCCTATGAAGTTTGCGTTGTCTGCGGCAACGGCGAAGGCGACTGGCTGCACAGTGCCGGGATCGCGGGCGATGACGCCCATGAGTTCAAGGTTCGGTGCAACAAGACGATGTGCACCCGCAAGGAATGTCTGGATTGCTACCCGGAGAAGAAATGAACCGTTACGAGAAAGCCTATTACGACCGCCTGCCAGCCGGGCTCACGCATGAAGAGAAACTGGAATGGATGTCCCAGTTAGGGCCGAAGTTTGAGTGCCTGCCGCCCGGCGTCCGCTACGACGTGGTGAAGCAGGCCTACGCCGACCGCTCATCCCAGTACGTGGTGAAATGGAACGGAAAGCGGGTCTCCGTCCCGGCCCACAATGTTGCCCTCGCACTGGAGCGGCTGGGTATCGAGATTGAAGCGGAGTTGACGCTGCTGTGCTAAAGGCCCAGTTCAAAGTCGGGGATGAGGTCGAGGTTATCGGGCACATGCCGTACCCGCTCCGTGGGAGGATTCTGGAGATCGACAGCGACCCGTTCGAATATGACTCGGCACTGGTTGAGGTCATGGGTGCCATCGGTGCGACCCAGATGTGGTTGAATTTGCGGATGGCGAGGAAGGTATGAAGAAGCCCGCGTCGAAGAAGACTCCGCCTAAGACTGAAAAGATTCCGCCCCCGGTCAAGCCCGAGGGCTGGTGGTGTGCGGACGAAGATCAGGATCGCCATCCCCTGTACGGCTACTTGTCGTACCTGAGAGGGCTGGCAAAGAAAGCAGAATCGAAATGAGCATCAGCATTGGAAAAGTCCCGTATCTGAACGCCAGCCCGGAGGTTTTGGCTGAGCGTAACCGTGCCGCCCTGATCGTTGAAGGTCTGCCGCTCGGCTACCGCAATGAAGACGAGCACGAGGTCTTGGAGAACTTCGCCCGGCGTGTCGCCTACCTGATCCGGGTCGGGGTCACCGCCACGGAGAGTATCGACTAATGCTGCCCCTCTGGACAATGCTCAAGCATCTGTGGAATCACAGACGTTGGATGGATTACTCCGCCCCCATCAAAACTCGCAAGTGCACCCTGTGCAATACCTACCTCCTGACGGGCACCGACAAACCTTTCTACACGGAGATTTAATGGACAACGATTGGAATCCCAAACACTACGACGAGTGGGGCAACGAGTACGAACTTGACGAAAACGGTGCCCGCCGACCACCCATGCAGGCTGAACCTAAGAAGTCCAGCGGCTTTACCCACTACGATACCAGCCAAGGTCACTGCGGCCTGTGCGGTCGTTTGACTTGCAACGGAACCTGCTTTAAGTGATAATGGGAGCATGAAGCTCTCCGCTGGAATCCTACTCTACAAAAAGCTCCCGTTCCGCATGTTCCTCGTGCACCCCGGAGGCCCGCTCTGGGCCAAGAAGGATGAGGGCGTGTGGTCAATCCCCAAGGGTGAGTACAACGAAGGCGACGATCCTACTGCCGCCGCGATCCGGGAGTTCACCGAGGAAACTGGTACCATCCCCGTTGGAGACCTCATCCCGCTAGGTTCCGTCAACCAGTCCAAGGCTAAACGTGTCACCGCCTTTGCCCTTGAAGGTGATATCGACCCGGTCAAGCTGGTGAGTAACAAATTCACCATGGAGTGGCCACGTGGGTCTGGAAAGATACAGGAGTTTCCCGAGATTGATCGGGGCGAATGGTTTACCCTGCCCGTGGTCATCCACAAAATTCTACCGGGTCAGCGTCCGCTTATCGAGAAGCTGGCGAGCATTGTTTTCCCATGATTCATTTCTGCGAGTGGATTACGGCCTCAAAGCTTGAGGAGCGGGGGTGCAGCACCTACATCATCCCGACAGAACACTGTGGAAAGGTCGCCCACTTCAAGCACGATCTTGGGGCGTGGTACTGTGCGGAGCATTGGGATGAGCACCAGAGGTTGGGATTGAGTATGCAGTACGTCGGCCCCGGCGACTGAGTTTGTGGTACAATGAGCCATGCACATCGACGTTTTTGAAACCACCGATCCAAAGCAACTTAAGGCCCTCAAGGACTTGGTTGCTGGTGACGGCAAAACCATTAGCATCGACAAAATCTACACGTCAAGCTGCGGGTACACTCACGGCTACTATCATTACGTGACCGTGACTTACCACACGCTGGAACAGGCACCCGCGATATGAAATGCATCGTCTGCGTCGAACAGGCTTTCCTAAAGGAACCTCCTTCCGAAAAGAACACCGTGCAAGACGCCATCGACAATGCCAGAACCGCTGTCACGGTTCGCGACGGGGAGGCCCTGTGCGTCCCCCATCTCTACGAATTGATGTTGCTGAATCGCAAACGATAACCATGAACTCTCCCTATGATGTCGCCGGGCTGATGCGGGTCACGCACACCCAACCCACCGAAGATTTCTTCGAGAAACTGTACTGCAACATTGCCGAAAGCCTCGAAAAAATGTTCACGTCTTGTCCGCATTGCGGCACGAAACTCAAGCCGTGGGAGCCCGAGGCTGTCATCGACGGTAAGAAGACTCGGGAGAAAACCACCCACAAATGGTGTCCCGGCTGCCACAATGTGCTGTACAATAGGCTCTTGGCATACATGGATGTCCCGGAGAAATTTCGAGCATGACACGAAATACCATCAACGTCGTCATCGGCCTAGCCTTGCTGGCTATCGTGATGATCCTTTTCGCCATCGTCATCAACGTCGATAAGACAGGCCCGGCCCCCGACTCAGCTTCGCGATTCACATCGGAGAAGTACGATATCTCCAATCAGAGTTGCATCGCTCGGGTCATCACCGACAACAAGCCCGGCCCCACGCATGGGTGCCAATATCTGATGACGTGCAACGATCTCGCCGCCATGCCCCACACGTGTGACAAGGACAAATGATGTACGAAGACTGGGAACCACTACGGGAGGCTTTAGACGATATCGAACGACGCAACGGCATATTTACCAACGCCGTAGAGAATTCGATGCGTCGGAAGGAACGAGTCAATATCGCCAAAGTCTCGACTGCGGTTGGCAAAATACTCGGTAAGCGATACGTAAAACTGGCGGCTGATGTCATGTGGACTGCTGCCCGGCGAACGAAAATTCACATCGAGGACGAGCAATGAGCGACATAACGAGGATTCGTGAAGACCTCGCCCGCTGGCGGGAACACGGGAAAATGTTTGGCTTCCCATTGGATACCAGCTATCTCCTGAACCTGATCGAGGATTTGACCGACGAACTGGAACAGGTCAAGAAACGGGCCGATGAATGTCACACCGCCCTTCACTGGAACGATCCACCATTATGATTATCGTATTCGCAGAAGTTCAGACAGTTTCAGATGGGTGTTGGTCGAGCCGACAAACGCTCAAGTTCCCCGACCAGCAGATGCCAAGGGTTGGCGAGTTCGTGCGTCTGGGTGAGGAGCGGTATATCGTCACTTCGGTGGAATACAAATTCCGTAAGGATGAGAACGCTCGCAACACTCTGATCGGTGAGAATTTCTTCTTCGACTATACGCCCGGTGCCGAGATCGTGTTGAAGCCTGTGGGGCCAAAATAATGCCGGGAGTATCTGAAAAGGAACTGGATGAACGTGAGGCGTGGGAGCTAACCCCCTCACGCTGGAGGAAGCCCGATGAGCACGTGCTGCGAATGATCGCTGTGATTCGCGATCTACGGAAGTACGTGGACTGGCTCAAACGGGAGAACTCTGCGGATCGCGTCCGGCTTACCAACAAGCTGATCCGCGAGCGGAACAAAAGGAAAGCACGATGAGAATCTGTGCACTGCAATACTTCTTCACCGAAGTGACCGACACGATGTACGGCCCCAAGCTTACCATCTACGATGGTCAAGGAAACCTCGTGGATAGCTTCACGCGGGCTACTCTACCCGGTGCTGAGGCGGATGCAGAGAAGGCCGGGTACGTCTTCCTCAGAAAAGGAACCCCGCTCGACGAGATTCTGAATCGACACCCGGATGGCGGGTACGCACAGGAATGATTTACAACGCTCACATCATGACGTGGAAAGGCCTCTCGGCTGGTGCCAGCCACTATTGGGGCGTCATCTCCGTGCCCTACACTGTCAAATACAAGGGCTGCGTGGGGACAGATATTGCTTACCCGGACGTGAAGTTGCAGGGCGAATACTTCTCGCGGGAAGATGTCATGTACCAGATCAGGCGTTGGTGGAAGTTAAACGCCAAGCCGGGCGACTCCTTGGTAGAGGGGCATTCCTGCACACTTGATCCTCGACACATTTTGTTTGGGCCTCGGGAGTTCAAGACCAAGGGAAATGCTTTGTGGCGTCAAGCTGAGGCCATTGACTACTGGGAAAACGACCCCGCGAAGATGCAGAAACTTTGCAAACAGTGGGACAAATTGGTTGAGAAATTCTATCCCGGCTTGTACCACAATACCTACTGGGGCGATGACGATGAGCAATCAGGTAAACCACCGAAGACCAAAAAACGCAAAAAACAAGCGGCATAAAGAACGGCCCGTGCCCGCCCAAGGTTGCGGCGGCGAGGGGCATAATGGTCAGTTGGGCCGGGAAAAATGGAAGCTGATGAGTCGGCGGAACGAGCGGCGGAACCTCAAGCAGGGACGTGAAGCCAGCATCGGAAAGCACATCAAGAAAACCGTACCTGCACAGAAAAACTCCACGATGTACAGTGGGATCGAGTTCGAGGGCGGGGGTATCCGCCGAAAGAACCGATCCCCAAAACCGATCAGTCCCGATACCGGGGAAGATTAGCCAATGATGACTGTGGTGCCGTCGTCCGAGAGTTGCACGCGGACATTCGCAGCGACACCAGCGGTGGTACGCAGGTAGGCCAGATGCGTCTGCATTGCTGCAAGATACGCGGTCTGAGCAGTTGCAAGAGCGGCCTTGTTGGCGGCTGCCTGCGTTTGCTGCGGGGCTGTTAAGGTAGCTGTTTTCATAGTTGTTCCCTCCTAATAGAGATCGTTAATTCGGATTTCCAACCACGGTGTAGTTGAATGTGATCGACGTTCCCGGCGTCGTGTTGACGTGGACGGTGAACGAACCTGTTGCTGTTGTGACCCAGTATGAGACAATGCCTGCTACGCTCGGATCACTGGTTGGGGTAAGAGTCACAACCGGGGCCGAGTTGAATGCGTTTGTGAAGTTGACCGTTTGGCTCGTCGCCGGGTTGGTGACTGTGACGGTTCCCCCCACGTCGGCATTGGCGGCGTTTGATCCCAGATGGCCGTTTACGTAGACGGTGCCCAGATTGTTCTTGTTGGTAGCTCCCTGCTCATAGATCGCCCAAACGTTGGTCACGCGGGAGCGTGCGGTCTGCAACTGATCTTGCATGTAGATGCAAGCCATGTTGTCGGCATACCCAGACTGGTCGCCTTGCTGAGTAAAGAACAGCCCGGCGATGGTGCCCGTGTGCCCCTGAAGTCCCGTATCAATCACCAGACCACACAGCATGTCCTGCCCACCGCTATTATTGTTGATTGCTGCGGAGATGATTGCACCAGTGTTCGACTGGAAAGTTCCGCCGATGACTATGCCCGTCGTATCCGTGGTAGAACCCAAGTTGGAGACCGTACCCAGAGTTGCCGTGAACGGGGACGCCCCGCCGCCGCTGTATGACGATGACGTGATGGTTGCCACTGGAGCAGCGAACCCTGTATCCGATGTCGTCGAGTAGTTCGCGTGCGTGAAGTTGGCTTCAAATTGAGAAGTGGACAGTCCGGTTGAAAGTACTGTCAACGTCACCCAGTTCAGGAACGTGGAGGTCGTGAGACCCTGCATTCGAACCAACTGCCCAGTCTGGAAGTTGTTTGCACATGTCACGGTCACGACGTTCGATGCCACTGCTGTGGCCGTAACTGTGGCCCGGTTCAGGAACGTCGCCGTAGTGAAACTTTCAAACGTGACCGTCGTGCCAATGATCCATGGGGAATAGCGGTTGCCACTCTGTGGTGTGATCGTGAGGACGTTGCTTGTGACCGCAACAGTCTGGACAGACGATGTACCGTAAATGCGTCCGGCCCCCTCATGGTTGCCGTCAAAGCTTCCGCCAACAACACCACCATCAGGCCACACGCCGCCGATATTGCCAGCCGGAATATATAGGTCGCTTGCTGTTGGGATCGCCATCGTCCCCGCCACAGCAGTGGTTGAATACGCCCCGCTAACCGATGGGTCTTCTTGCGAGAGGACGGAAAGAACCGTGTCGTAGATCGCTGAGAGACAGTAGCCTGTTTCAGCAGTAGCACCATAGTTCGCGTGCGTGAAGTTCGCGGTGAACTGGGAGCCCGTCGCCGTGGCGATGGTTAGGAGTACGCCATTCAGGGCTGTCACTCCGGTCATGCTGAAAAATTCCACTTGTTGCCCGACAGTGAAAGTGTTCGTGGCAGTGACCGTCAACACATTGCTTGTAACTTGCGTGCTGGTGATGCTGGCAAAATTGAAAGGCTTGGCACGGTTGAAGGAGGCGAACCGATACACCGCACCGTACTGCGGGTTATCCCCGTAAACCAGCGTGCTGAATTGACTGTCCGAAGGTTGTCCTGTAAATGCCATATTAGTAAATCCACCACTGTGTCCCGTCCCACTGGACGATGATGCTCTGACCCACAGAATTCAAAAGAGTTGAAGTCGCGAAGTCGATGTTCACAGCCGAAGACACCGTGATGGTGCCCGTACTAATGTTCTTGATAAGGTATTTCTTCCCGGTGGGTACGCCTGTGCTGGGCAGCGTCAAGGTAAAGGTGCCTGTGCAATTGATCGTGCCGTCCGAGTTTGTTGCGGAGTAAGTGGTCGTAACCGTCTTGATTGGCGACACAGTCCCAATCGGTGCCCATTCGGTGTTGCTGGAACCACTGACCTTTACGTACCACGGGTCACCAATGGTGCTGTCTAATCGCGAGTAGAATGACCCCACAGCAGCCGTAACCGTAGCTTCTGGCGATCCATTACCGTTGTACCATCCATCATGCAGAGTGATTGGCGTAGTTGCATTGGAACCATGGCCGATGAAGGAACTGACGCCCCCGTTGTCGTAGGCCACAATCGAAGCGGTTTTACCGAACGATGTGATGCCGTAAGCATACTGTGACGGGCTAGATGCTGCCCCAGCAGCAAGACCAATTTCCGTCCCCACATAACTTAGGCCGTTCAGACTGGAACCTGCTTCAACTCCGGTAAAATTTACAATGCTGCCGCCGCCAGACGGTGCATCAATGCTGAACCCCGAGAAGTTGGCGATAAGTGAGGGCGTATTGATCTCGGGCAGATATTGAAGGATACCAACACAGTTTTCAACGTTGGCACCGTTGAATGCTCCCCAACGGAATTTAGTGACATTGACCTGCCCGATCTGTATCCAATAAGCTGTAGCAGCATGACTCTCTGCTATGCTTGCCGGATTCGTGAGGGTCAACGTAGTTGTGCTGGATGCTGTACAGACGAACAAACCGTTGTTCGCCGCGTTCGTAAACCCAAGAATCTGGAAGTACCACCCGGCATAGAAATTACTGCCGCCGTTCGTGATGGTGCCTGTGTACACACCTGTGCCCGCAGCAACAGAAGTCAGGGCAAAGTTTGTCGGGGTGGATGTCGTAGAAGCATAGGCAATTACTTCAAGACCGTCCGTCTGTCCCTGCGTTAGGGGGGTGTGGGCGTCCGCCGTGAACCCAACATTGACTTGAAGTCCGTCATAGTTTGCCGAACCAGCAGCCCCGTCATGTTCAAGGTAAATGTTGAAGCCCTTACGGTTGGCGTTGACACCTGTGTTAATGTTGCGAGTGATGATCTGGTTGCGTGCCGCCCCTGTACCTGCGTCATTTGCAAGATAACTGGAGAGGTTGGAGGCCTGATCGTTGCTACTCAGCGGGTTGATGAATACCACGTAGTTCGTGCCGTCTGAGGTAATTGTTGCCGTCTGCCACTGGAATAGCGTGATGAGCGTGAGGCCGTTGATGGTTGAAGTTGTGGGTGTGATCGTAACCGTTCCCGTGCCGATGTTTTGGACATGGCTCGTCCAGCCAGCGACAAACAGCCCGGCTGCCCCCGCCTGTGGTAGGTTGGCAGCAACGGCTGAGGCGTTGTTGAACGTGACAAGCCTGTCGTGGTCTCCATTGGAGAACGTGTAGGTTGTCCCGGTTTGTGCGTTTACTGATCGTCCAGCGATATATGCCATATTAGTAAATCCAGTACTGCGTGCCGTCCCACTGCACGACTACGCTCTGATACTGTGCCCCCATCGAGTATGTCGTCGAACCATCAATGTTGGCGGTTGAGGACACGGTGATCGTACCTGTACCGATATTCTTGATGTAGAATTCTTGTCCGACTTTTAGGCCCGTGGTCGGAAGCGTGACCGTAAACGTTCCGTTGCAATTCAGGGTGTGATCGTTTTGTCCGACAGTATAGGTCGTGGTAATCGTGGCGATGTTTGTTGCCACGCCCTTGAACCCTGACACACCGCCCTCCACATAAATTGCCCATGGGTCGGAAAGTGTGGCACCTCCGGCGACGGCGGATTGGTCGGACACATAGAGACCGTAGTTGTGGTCGGTGATACCAAGCAGAGCGGTCGAGTCAACCACGAACAACCCATACGACTCAGTAACCGTAATGCCGGGATTAGACGCAGCCTCTACTTGCACCCCAATCAGGGTGCCAACCGTCCCATTATCAGCAGAGGCTTGTCCAGCCACGCCGACAACTTCGTTGATGGTGCCTGTTCCTGCCGCGTATGCTCCGCCGAAGACGGCAGTAATGGAGCCGCCGCTAATGTCCCCGGAGGTGCCCGCCGTGATTGTGCTCCACGTACCCACGAGAGCGGAGCCATTGTAATCTACCGTTCCGTTTAGGTTTACATTGGTGTTAGTTCCAATCCAAACATTGTTTGATGTGGCTGTCGGAGTTACGGTGATCTGATTGTCAGTGTTAAACCAGCTTCCCGTTCCAGTGTCAGCCACGAGGTTGGCGACCACAGAAAGTTGATAATCAGCCGTTGCTCGCGTGCCCTGACCAATAATAACCGGGGCGTAGTGATTGCCGTTTGCACCCGGAATCTGGAGAACAGGGTTTCCAGACAGGGTGTTGTCGTACACTTTCAGAGTATCATTCGTGCCGTCGCCAGTAAGCACTGCTGCTGGGTTGTTGCCCGTGTTATTTGGCGGGGCAATCAGCAGGACATCGTATGATCCCGACGTGGCGAATTCCGCAATATAGTTATTTCCAGCGACAGTGCCGAGAACCGTGAGGCATGCAGCGGCTCCTGTATCAAGCGGTTCAATGGCCGCATTACCATACTGATCTAAGTAAGCAACCAGTGTGCTTCCGTTGGTGTACCATTCTTGGACGTGACCAGTGCCGGGGGCACCCATTACTGTAAGGCTAACATCACTGCTCGCTTGACTCTGGCAGATGGTACCGCCATCCGTGGTGATGATGAATGCCGGGACGGTGTTGGAACCCGTACCGTAAGCAGTCATGACCTTGCCCGAAGGCGAGTCAACGTAGACCACCAATGAAGCACCGGGGTATGCGGAAGTTGATCCTGTAGGAGCAACAACTACCGCACCATACTTAGTAATTTCAACACCGAGGTTGTTGCCTAGTTGGTTGCCAGTGTACCCGGCGACGGAAGTGTTGCCGAAATATTTCGCAATGTCACTGCCCGTGGCGTCTCCAGTGACCGACAGGGCCACGGTTGTGGAGCTTGGGGTGATTGCAAAACCGCCGCCGAGTGCTGCATCACCTGCCCATGTCCACTGATTAGCCATTAGTCATGCCTCGCGAATACGTGTACCGTGATGGTGTGATTGATCGAGTCATTGTTTTCAACCCACACGATCACACCGACGCCAGCAGCCTGCTTGGTGAATCCCGCGACCTTCACACCTGCGGTTGAAAGAGCCTCACCAAGTTCCGTACTAATTTCTGCTGTATAGTTGTTATCTGCAAAAGCGGTGCTGAAGTTGATCGTGTACGGCCCACCCAAGGTTCCGGTGTTGACCGTACCTGCGGAGTACCGCACAGTTTCTTCTTGCGGCCCACCGCCTGATGCCATCCACTGCACTCCGGTTCCCGTCGAAGTGAGAACCTGCCCGCTCGTACCGGGGGATGCAAGGGTATCAAGAAGCTCCGCAGCGATTTGAATATTTCCACCGAAGTATGATTTGCCGCCATCGACTTTGATTGCAAAATTTCCTGCCCCTGTTTGTGAGTTGATGTGCAATCCACAAGTGACAGAACCAGTTGGTGCGGGCGGTGCTCCTTGATCGTCGATCAGGATACCGTTAACTGGCGGAGCACCCGCAACAGTACCGCCCGTGCCGCCCAGACCATACACGTGCACGAAGTTGATCGCTCCTACGGTAGCTGTGGAGGTCGAGAAAGCTGATCTGACTTGAAGCGGCTCGCAGAGGGCTACAGCCCCGTTGGCAGACTGTCCCGCCTGAACATTGATACCGATGATGTTGCTGACGCCGCCACTACCTTCTGGGTAAGCAAAGATCGTGGCTCCGTACAGAGCGTCGATACTATCTGTAGTCGTCGGGTCTGTAGTGGCGGTGATTGAGGCACCAAACAAAGCGGCAAAGGCGGGAGAGCCTGCATGCCCCTTATAGTAAAGGTCAATAGTGTGACCGTATGCGGCCAGACTGGCTGCTGCCCCCACATCGTTGTTTACGTATACAAATTGATTAAGGAATACCGGATCATGGTTCGCACTGTAATTGATTGTGAGTGGGGTACCGCCGCCTTGCTTGATCTCTCCATATTGATCCACTGAAACGGCGGGGGAACCCACACCATGAGTCGCTAAATCAAGGATGTCGTTGCCAAATGAGTCCCCAGAAACACTCACACCCATGCTGCTGAATTGGGCTGTGCCTCCGGGCTGGATGCTGAATGAGCTAGTGAAGGCCGAGTTGTTGCCCTGAACTCCGTAAGGAAAAACTGTGACGTTGTCGCCAGCCGCATCCGTGAATGAGAGGCCGATACCCTGAGCATCGCCGTATTGCTGGGCAGCCATGCCGATTGCCGCTCCTGATGCTCCGAAAGCGTACAAGTCAATAAGGTCAGGGCCGCTGGTGCTGGTTGATCCTGTCACCTTGACTGTTGTGCCGCTCCACTCAAAGTTTGCACTGCCGCCAAATGCTCCGGCGTTGTTGAACTGCACAGAGTTGGTTGGAGCCGCTGGCGTCCCGCCTCCACCGCCCCCGGTGGAAATCAGGATTGCCTTGTAGTTCGTACCGTCAGAGAAAATAAACGCACTCTGTCCAGTTGTCAGTGCGATGAATGCAGCACCGTTGATCGTGGAGGTGGTGGGCGTAATCGTGACAGTGCCCGCACCAAAGTTGGTGGTGCGGACGAACCAGCCGTTGCGATAGAATCCGCCGATGCTCGCCTGCGGCAGTGTGACCGCGACTGCACCCGCATTGTTGAACGTGACAAGGGCACCATTGTCCGATGCAGAGCCGTTGTCTTGGAAGGTGTAGCTCGTACCCGTCTGGGCATTGACGCCGTTCGTGGCCATGTACGGCACCCAGCCTGTGCCCGTGTACAGGAAGGCTTGGCTGACACTCTGGACGTAGACCACCATTCCATTACGGAGACGCTGAGCGGGGATCGCGTTACGTGTCGGGATGTCCGCAACTTCACGCCAGCCGCCGAGGCCGTAGGTGGAATCATGCGTGGGATAGGTATCGCTCGTTGTGAACGGTACGATCAGCGACGCTAGATTTGTGCCGAGAAGATTTGGCATAGTTTGTCCTTACTGCCAGACCACGGAGATGTTGCTACCCGTCTGAATATTGTTGAACCGGATCACGTAGTAACTGTCCACGTGCCCTGAAGCGTTCGTGACCGACTGCGTCGCAACGCTGAAATCTGAGAACGGCAATCCACCGACCGTCACATTCGACGGCGGGCCTCCCCACGCGACGGGGTAGGCGTAATACGGATATGTCGGGCCGGGCGAGCAGTTGTAAATGATCGACTTCACAAAGCTGCCTGATACTGCGTTCCCAGCAAATTCGCTGCTCAACGCCAAAATCTGGGAGTTCGTTAGCGAAGTCGCAGAATTGACGCCCCAGTAACGCCGCAGATCAAAGGCGATGGAGGAACTGTCGCTGACGGGCGTTGTGCCATCCGAAGCGTTGATCGTCCACGTCTGGTTGCTCGTGAACGGCCCGGTGTACGTCTGACTCACGGGCTCAGCCGATCCAGTGTCCGGGGCCGAGGGATATGCCGCGTGCGTGAAGTTCGCGGTGAACTGCGTCAGGCCCGGCGTAACGATGGTCACCGTCTGCCCGTTCAAGAACGTTGCTGTGGTCAACCCGCTCAGTGTGATCTGCTGGGCGGCAGCAAAAGTGTTGGCACAGGTCACCGTCAGCAAGTTGCTGCCGTTAATCGCGATATTCGTGATCGTGGCGATGGTTGCCGATCCTACCGCCGTGCCGCCAAATGCGGTGAAACTCTGCGTGACCATGGGCTTGTTGTAGGCCCAGTTCAGGAGGACATTCGGCACAGACGATCCAAGCTCCACAGTGTTGACGCTGTTCGTGAACGAGGTGAAGATGGGCGTGACGTAAAGCAGCTTGTCGAGTGCCGCTTGCACTGTCGGGTAGCTCGGGTTGTGGTAGGTGACGGCGGAAGCGTCAATGGTGCCGCCAGCAGATTCCGAAACCCACGCGGAGCCGCTGAAAACGTAGAACTCGGCGGTGTGGTAATCGTAGACTTGCCAGCCTTCCTGCGGCTGCCAGAATTCCCAAGTCCCTAACGGGAACGCGGGGTTGTCAGTCGTCCAGTATGCGATCTGGGTTGCAAAGCCTGTCCACGCCCCGGTCGCCCCGGTTGCTACGACGTAGGAATCACCGTTGCTGGGGTTTGTGGGCGGCGTGGAGAGCGTCAGGTTCTTGACGTTGGCCTGAACCAACACCTGAAGCATGCGGAATAATTGCCGCGTCGGATCGCCCCAAATGTCTCCATTTGCAGCGTTTACGATGACATTGATTTTTGGCCCGTTCGAGATCGACATTGCCCAGAGTGCCCTCTAAACAGAACTCCGTAGACTCTTTACGTGATCGTAATGCTTTGCAGAGCTATGTCGGTGAAAGGACTCGGGATAGAGGAATCTGTCACTTGGATCACGAAAGAGTATGTGCCGGACGCGGTCGGGGTGCCGGAGAAAACCCCAAGGTTGCTGATGTTCACGCCGGGCGGCAGGCTGCCCGCAATCACCGCGAAGGTGTACGGGACGGCTCCGCCAGTTGCCACAGCTTGAGCACTGTACGGGACGCTGACTGTCCCGGTCGGATAGGTTTGAGCCGGGATATTCAACGGGATGCTGATCGAAACCACAGCGGAGTAGGCCGTGTTTTGGGCTTGAGCCGTCACGAATGCCGAGACTTGGAATCCGTAAGTGTGCCCGCCAGCCAGCGGCACCGTGGTGAACGACGTGTTGGTTCCGGGTGACACCGTCCCGAGGGTGCTGAAAGCCCCGCCGTCAACCTGCATCTGAATCGTGTAGCTGCCGATCTGGGCCGGAAGCGGGCCTCCAGAAGTCCACGTCACGGTCAGGATGTAACCATTCGAACCGCCGAAGTCCACACCAAAGTTGTTTCCGAAACCGTCCAGCAGGGCGGTGCCTGAAGTTGCGACGCCGACAATCTGGTTGATGATCGGTGGATTGAATGTGCCGACCCAGATTGCTTCGATGTTGGAGTATGGCGACGTGCCATCCAAGCTCACCGCATTCACGCGGAAGTAGTAGGTCTGGCCCGGTATCTGGGTAGTCTGGATTGACTCCACGAACCCGGAGTTGACCGTCTGCAACGGCAGGAAGTTAATCCCGTCCGTCGAAATCTGAATGTTGTAAGACGAAACCAAATCCGGTCGCTGCTGAATCCATGTCAGTGTGACTACGTTTCCCACAGCAGTCGGAACAAGCAGGGTCGGAGCCAGCGGAGCACCCGTGTAGGTGTCGTTCGGCTCGAACAAAATTTCACCAGTGTTCACGAACTGGTTCCGCAACTTGCTCTTGTCGAACGTACCAATGATTGCCCCATGCGGCAGGTCGATCAAGGTTTCGTAAGTGGAGCCAGCATTCGAGGCTGTCGCAAATGCATCAGACACAGCGACCGGGCCAACATTCGCGGCTGTGAGGCTGGCGACGATAACATTGCCCGTAGTGCCTGCGATGGCAGTGAAGGTACGTCCGTTCAGGAACTCCACGGAGGCCGGGTCAATGCCACTCACGGTGAATACCGTTCCAATAGAGAAACTGTTCTGTGCCGTCAAGCTCAGAGCGTTGCCACTAATCACGACGCTGGTAATCGGGGCAGTCAGCGGGGCAATGGTGCCAATCAGAATCTTACCCGACCGCAGATTTTCAACGTTCGACGTGCGGACAAATTGCACGTTGTCGGCACCGTAAACCAAATTGTCCTCGACGCTCAGTTCAAGGAAACCTTGAACCTGCAAGGTCGTATTGTTGATTTGCAGCAAGAGGCATCCATCCGGCCCCGAAAGCACGAGGATGCGGACGTTTGCATAGCTCGGGGTTGTGAAGACCTTGTTGAACTGGAACTGGGTGATGTTGTTCAGGTTGATCGTCCCGTCCGGGTTATCTGTGTTCAACAGCGGAGCCGAGAGCGGGCCAAAGAAGAACAAGTTGCCGACGCTGTCCAAAACGAATGTACCGTCATCTTCGGTGTGCACTGCGTCCACGAGAGCATACGGTGCCCAGAATGCCGGATCAGGCGGCTGGACGTTTGTGTTCGCAACAAGGCAAACAAAGTTGCCCTGTGGTGAGCCGGGTGCCAGATATACGATGTCGCCCGGCAAATATGCGGTCACTGAGTTCCACGTGGAGACATACGCGGGAACCATCGGGAAACCCGTGGTGTTGTTCTCGATGAGCGGACTAAACAACTTGCGAAGCAGAACCAGATTCGGGTTCTCACCGCCGTAAACGAGCACGGAGAAATTCGAGATCAGGATGTAGCGATCCGTGAAGTCGTTCACCGACGTGCGTTTCACCGACAACAGATTGGTGAAGATGGCGGAGATGTCCAGTGTCCCCCATGCCTGACTCGTGTTACGCAAGGCGATAGGAGCGGCCCAGACAGAGCGAGACAGTTGCAACGTGTCGTTCCCGGCGAAATTGTACGGAGCAACCTGAAGCGTGACCGAGGCGGAGACAGGCGGATTAACGCTGTCATTGACCGTCAACTGGAACACCAGATTTTCTCCGCTGATATCCACGCCATTGGTGTCAACGGTGAGAATCGCAGAGTTCGGCCCTTCCGGGAATGTGACCGGAGAACCGGACACTTGCACCCACGTGTAAATCGGGAAATCATCCGGGTCTGTAACTCCGGTGATGACCGGGGAGATCGTGACCGACTGATTACGCGGGGCGAGTTGCCAGCCTGTGACTGGGGTTGCGGTGCCCGCCGTGCAAGCCGTGGACGGGTAGTTCAAGTGCACAAAGGCAGCCGTGAAGCCCGTGAAGACCGGGCCTGCACCAATCAAACCTGTGACGATCAGTGTACGCCCGTTGATGTCGGCCTCAAAGAGGGGATCAACCGGGCTGGTCACTAATCCGGTGATGGTCACATTCTGCCCCACAAAGAACGTGTTGGGAACCGTGACCGTAATCACGTTGGTCGCTACCTGTACGTTCGTGATCGGCCCCGCCGCAGCACTGTCCGGCATGACGATCATCGGCGGCACGTTGGCCGGGACTGTGATCGTTGAAGCCGCAAACTGGAATTCGGGGATCACATAACCTGTGACTGCCGTTGCAGCCCCACCCGCATACGTCCCAGCGATGGAGGTGCTGGTGAACTGTGTTCCTGTCGCGGTTGCGACCGTGATAACCTGATCGTTCACGACATCGACAGCCGCCGTGTTGACTAGCGGCGGTGGAGGCGGAGTTGGGGTGCCAATGGTGACAATGCCGTACTGCGACAATGTGAATGGTGTACCTAATGCGACCGGGGAAGAATTTTGAAGCTGCTCGCTCCCGGATGTCAGCCCCATGTACACGTTGTATGAAACGGCGTCACCATACGGGCTCGCGGGTGAGGCGACTTGCGGAAGATTATTTGCCGCAATGGCGATTGAGGCTTCGGCACTGCCCACCGTCTCACCGATGGTGTTCAAGTAGGTGATGACGACGTAGTAGGTCGTTGCCGGGAGGATACCACCAGCGACAGAGGACAGAACCGGAGCAGCAGGCGGATTCAGGGTTACACCGTAAATCATTGCCTGCTCGGTTGCTACGAAATTGTTGACAGCCAGCACAGTCAGTGCTCCCGCGTTTAGCTGGACACTGGTGATCGGGTAGGCCGGGTGACGCAGGACTGCTGCGTTTCCAGAGTCGGCTGTGACCGGGTAATTCAGCGGGCTCGGATAGTTTGCAGTGAAGTTCGTACCAACGGAAGCCAGTACCGTAATCACAGTCCCGTTGAGGAAGGCCGCATGACTCAGGTTGTAAAGCACGACTTGCTGACCGCTCACAAGGCTGTTGTTCGCTGTGATCGTCAGGATATTGTTGAAGACCTCTACCGCTGTGATGGTCGCTGCGAATTGAGCGTACTCATCAACTGCCGCCATACCCACATTGAAAGTGGTGCCGACGCCGCCAAGACTACGACTGATGGTTAAGTTGGATTGATCTCCACTCGGAAATAGTGTGACATTCTCTGCTCCCGCAGAAACCGACCAGAAAGTCGGGCTTGCTGCTGGGGGATTTCCAAGGTTACCGTTTTGCAGGCTGATGTACTGGACGCCCAAGACATCCACAATTTGACCGAGGCTGTACGTCGTACCGACGAGCCATTCCGGGTAGACTGGGTCAGGATAATTCTCCGACCAGAAATAGTAGACCGGGTCTTGATCTGCATCCACTGTGCCGCTGCCATCCAACAAGAACGCCCCAAGGATCAACTGAGCGGCGGAGCCGCTGTCGGCAGCCGGGCCGTAGTTTCCATGAGTGAACGAGGCCGTGAAGTTCGTGCCGTTGGCCGTCGCCACAGTCAGCACCACGCCGTTCAAGAACGTCGCAGTAGTAAGACCATAGATCGCGATGGACTCTCCGATTGCAAATGTGTTGCCGGGGGCAGTGACGGTGACTACGTCTCCGGCGACAGCCACATTCGTGATCGCCCAGACGTTGGTCGAATATGCGGAGTTGCCACGCCACACAGTGGCGGTTGACGGCTTCAGGTTGGCAACAGGGGGCACGTTGAAGAACGACACGTACTTCGGGACGATGGCACTGACGTAGCTGTAGCTGATCGCAATCGCAGCCCCGGCGTCAGCCACGTTGAATGTGTAAACGCCTGTGCTTGGCTCGACAGTATACTGTCCCTTTTGCGGGTTGGTTGGGACTTGCTCCAAAGGCACACCACTCGGCGAATACACGACGCCGAGATTTTCAGCGAACCCCGAGGTCGGGGTCAGTTGATTGAACGTGACCTGCACGGTGTACGGGCCGGGCACATTCGGGATCGTGTGGAGTTCACCATTGACCGTTGTCGGAATCTGCTGCTCGCCGACAATCGCCCAATCCGATCCTTGGTCGATGGCTGCTTTCGAGGCACGGAGCCACGTGAAATTCAGATTGTTGTAAAAACCCGGAACGTCCGTCAGACCTAATCCGGTCAAGTTGACTGTCGCCACGTGCAGCGGCCAAGCCACGCCCGGATAGGCGGGAACCTGTGCGAACGGCTCCAACAGGTAAGCGACGTTCACTCCCCCCAACGAGTTGACCGAGATGCTGGCCTGCACGATGGAGCCGCCCGTTGTTGAGCCCAATGTGATGTGGAAATCCCAGATTCCGCCCGCAGGCTGGTAACCCATAATCAGGTTGCCGACGTACCCATACGGGTGATTGAACTGGCTGTAGAATGTCTGACTCAGATAGCGATTGCCGTTCTGGTCAAGCATGACCGTCATGCGGTCATCGGTGTAGCGTGCGACAAACGTCTGAAGAGTTGTCGCGAGCACATCCCAGATCGGAGCAGCGACCGTAGCCGTGCCCGTATCGCTGTTGTTCGTGTAATTCGGATTGACGAAGGCTGCCGTGAATGACCCTGCGTTTGAGGTCAGCACAGTCACCGTCTGCCCGTTGAGGAAAGCCTCAGCGGTGCCAGCCAGAGTCACGAGCGTGCCAGCCGGGAAATTGTTGGGACAGGTTACCGTGAGGACGTTCCCGAGGATAGCAGTTCCAGTGATGTATGCAACCGTCCGACGATTGAACAGGGCGATTGTGAAAAGCTGATCCTTGAAGGTGATGACCTTCGGATGATACTGGTAGTAAACCTCGATGTTGATGCCGTCCGGCGAAATCAGCGAGGTGGAGCTAAACGTCTGTCCACCCAGATCGTTCGAGTTCTGAAGAACCTTCAGGCTGCCGGACACGACGTTGTTTGTCGCATCCAGTTCCATGGCGATCAAGTTGTGTCCGGGATACGTCGGCGTAGCGGTGCCAGTGTCGGCAGCCGGGCCGTAATTGACATTCACGAAATTCGCGGTGAACCCGGTGTAGACTGGGCCGGGGCCGATGAGATTAGTGACCTGAACGTATTGACCGTTCAAGAACGTTGCTGTGGTCAACCCATTGAGCCGCACCAACTGGCCAACGTAAAACTGATTCGAGGTGGTGACCGTCAGGACGTTTCCTGTGATCGCAATGTTGGTGAGTGTTGACTGACCCAAGATCGGGAGTTCAGGATCGGTGACGATCACCGAGACGAACGTGTGCCCGTTGTTTAGGAGGCAGATGTCGTAGGCCTGACGCATCGTCGTGCCCGTGACCAACAGGATCGGGCCTGTCAGTGTGTGGGCGACGGTGTCATAGGTGAACTTGATTAAGTCCACCAAACGGCTGTTCGTTGCGTTGCTCTGCGTGCCGATGATGTGGAGCAGCGGGTTCGGCCCGGATGTGTCTAGCTGCGGCGGGCAGACTGGATCGAAGTCGATGGTCGGGTTCGGGAACGTGTAAGTCGCCCCGACGTTGAAGATCGAGCCCGGCCCCGGAGCAGGCGGTGACGCTGTGGAGTACAGGACTGTGAAGGAGTAAACGCCCGCGTTGACACGCACGTTGCTGACAACGTAGAGTATGGGCGATGGGCCGGAAGTCTCAATAAACTCGGCGTTTCCGGTGACGAGTTCCTTGGCCCAGCTTTGAGTATCGAGAGTTGTAATCAAGACGGCGTTCCCCTACTAAAGGCACGGGGAAATCCGGTTTTCGCAGAAAAGCCAGACTTCCCCGTTATCCCTTTAATACTGAGAAATTAACCGCCTTCGCCAGAACCTTCCATGCCTTCTTCGGCCATGTTGTCTGTTTCATGGAGGGTGAGACCCTTGGCAATACGCTTGCCAACGTCGGTCTTTTTCATGATCCAGTCGCCCATGGCGTTGTAGATCGTGTCGGTCATCTGGGTGAACTTCGCGTCGCGAACCGTGAACAGCGAGTCTTCGAGTTTGCGTGTAGCATCCTCTGGGTCGATATTCAGGAACTCGTAGATCACTTCGACTGGCAGGCTGCCCTTGGCGTACAGGTTGAAGAGCATGTCGTACAAGTCGCCGGAATCACGCAGAGCCATGCGGGCGAATGAGACCTTCGGGTAAATCCAACGCGGACGCCCGTAGCGATCCATTTCGTAGAAGCCTTTCTCCATGGCAATCGGTTTGAAGATTTGGTCTTCAATGATGCCCGTGAGCAGGTCGCGGAACTGGAGGTACGAGACGTTCAGAATTTCCAACTGAATGCGGTTCCCGGCGTACATGCCCTCACCGATCAACAACTCAGGCGATAGGCCAAGGCCGATAGCGAGGTCGGAGTTCGTGTGCTGCCACTCGGCATCGAGGGAAAGCAGACGACCTTCAGAACCAATTTCGTCCCAACGTGCTTCGTAGTTCAGCACGACGGAGTAGTCCGGGTCGGCCTTCGCTTCGTCGATGTGAGCACGAAGAGCGAGGACTTCAGCCGGGGCGATGTCAGGTGCGATGACCAGCGTCTTCGGCGTCATGTTACGCGAGGCGATGGTGTTCTGAACCTGACGCAACTTCTCGCGATAGATAATCGCACGAATGCAGCGTTGCAGGATCGAACGGCCATGCAACTCGTAACCAGACTTCTTGCGGGCGAAATGGATGGCGTAAGACCCCTTGTACGGGTCGGTGTTCAACGGAATCTTGCCTTCCGTTTGAATCTTGTCCTTCACCTCAGCGGGCACATCCGGGTCTTCCAGATAGGCCTGTTTCTGCTGCTCCGGTGGTTTGTAATACAGGGTCGGGCCATCGACGAGGGTTCCCTCGTTGGTGATCTCCATCTGTTCAGGCGGCAGGATTTGAATGCGTTCCGGGCCGTTGTACTCCGGGTTCACGACATGCCCAAACAGTTCTGTTTCCTGCTTTTTCTTGCGACGAATCTCCTGCAATTCGAGCAGGAGTTCTTTCTTGCGTTCCAACAGGCGGAGCAGGTGTTTCGCTTCCATCAACTCGCGTTGAGCGGACAACGAGGCTCCGGCAGCAATCGCTCCCTTGGCTTCGTCGGCCATGTCAGCCGGGATACCGCCCCCGCCTCCACCACCGCCGCCCATAGGGGCACCGCCTCCGCCGCCAGCGATATCGCCCAGTCCTTCTTCACCCAGCGGAGCACCTTCTCCGCCGCCCGCAGGATCAGCAGCAGGATCAGCCGGGTCACCGGGAGCATCCTCAGCAGCCGGGGCTGGGGCGTCCGCAGGTGGAGCGTCAGCGGGTGGTTGAGCAACCTTCGACATCTCAGCCGTGACTTGGATCGGGTATTCGTCCTGATGATTCGTGCGACCAATAACCTTCGCTACTTTGCCGAACAAAGTCTCCGGTGAGTCAGACTCAACAACCATCACAGCCAATTTCTTGGCGGGCATACCAAGCAACTTTGCAAGCTTGCGGGTCTGTTTGCTGAGTGCGTTCTTTTTCTTTTCGATTGCCTTGTCGGTCGTTTCGACATCCTCTTCAAACTCAAAACCAATCCCAGCAGTTTTCAGTTCGTCGAGAAAGCCGTCCTGTTTCTGAATCCACGAAGACCGCTTTGTGGGTTCGAGATAGTCGAGGATGCGGCTTGAGGTTCCACCCAGAGGTGCGTTGAATTCCGATTCCTTGCTTGATTCTGTTCCGGCACCACTGTCACCCTTGTTGAGGGACTTTTGTGCGGCCTCGCAGGGCTCGACCTCAGATGTTTTTTCGATGAACAGGTAGGACTCACCAATCGTCCAGTACTCGCGGCACAGGTCGATCAGGACTTGGAACAGCTTTGTGTCGTTGACAAATTTCTGGTAGAAGTCAAAGACGAAATCAGAGAACTCAGGGATCGAGCATTTCGGCTTCGAGAGTTCCATCTTCGACAGCGGTAACTCAGTGTGCATGTCGATGGCCCGGCCCACAATCGGATCACGGTCGTAGGCGAGGCGGTAGAAACGGAGTTCTTCAGCACGGGATGACGGGAGTTCGAGAGCGTCAACCGGGAACTCGTAGGAGTAATATCCGATATTTCCGCTGTCCGCGATATTGGCGTAGTCGCCGCCGCTGTCACCACCGAACAGCCCGCCTGCGGTTTTTGCCCCCAGCATGGCATCGGTTTGACCCTTGAAGGCCCGGAGCTTGTTGCGGTACGCGGCATCGTCGATGATCTCACCCTTGTCGTTCATCGCGGTGTAACGCCCGGCTGAGAAGGCTGGCTGCTTTCCCTTGGCCGTTTTGGTGAGCTTACGGACTTGGCCATGCTGACCAACGGTGGTGTTGGCTCCACGCTGACGCTTGGATGTAGGCTTGCCGTCTTGAGTGTTTTCTGCCATTCGCACTAACCCCTATCAAATGAACGTAAAGCTAGGACTTTTCATCCTGCTCAGGGTTCTCGATCTTCGGTTCCGGCTTGGCCCCAAGGTTTTCTATAAGCTGCTGTTTCAGCACGTTCGGGTCAAGAGCAACGGGTTGAGGAACCGAGAATCCTTCTGAATCCTGTCCCGGTTGCGTCACTTTTGTTGCCGTCTTGGCCTTCGCCGCTTCTGTCCGCTTCTTTTCGAGGGCGACCAGACGGGCCTTCAGGGCCGATCTGTGCTCCTTCGTCAGTTGCTTTTCCATGGCGGCTGCTCGTGCAACTTTCGCCTTGCGGAGGTCATTAAGGACTTCCATCCCGACCTTCAAACTTGCGACGGTCGGAGCCAGAATTTCTCGGTCACTTTCGTCCAAGAACTCCCACAACCTTGTGATCCATATCAGAACATTTCGCTGGGTTTCTTGTGCACGGACAGATAAACCCATTTGATTGTATATTTTGCCGGACTCCAGCCGCATCAAAGAACGCTTCCGCACTATCTCGGTATCGCTGTCTGCGTCGGGATTGATCGCCCACAATTTGAAACTGTCAGGAAGGCTATCGGTGAACGTGTCGCGTTTCTGGTAGCCAATTTTCTTGGTCTTCTTGGCGGGCTTTTTCTTGAACGGGTCGTAGGGCTTGATGGTGTCGGGATCGGTGTCTTCCGGCAGTGGTTGGCCGTCCGGCCCCAGTACGGACTCCTCTTCTTCAAGCTCAGATGACCATTGCCGCCCGCAGACACGACAACTCCCGAGGCTATCAATGTCGTTCCCGCAACGCGGGCAGCGTTTATCGGCGTGTTTGTTGGCCATACTATTTCAATGCGAATTCGTAGACTTACTTGCCTGCGGTTTGTATCTGACTGTCCTGCCAGTCTTTAAGCGGCATTTTTCCCGTCAAAAATTCGTCCGGGATTTCGTCCACCATCTTGTTGCGGATCACGGAGTTCTCCCCGCGATAGCGAATGTTGATCTCTTTGCCGCCGCCCTTCCCCAGCAGTTCCCGCATTCGCAAAGCATCCGGCGTGGTCTTGCTGCTCAGATCGAGATCGTCGCGAAGGATATAGAGCATCGTCTGCTTAGGCTTTTCAAAAGTACTCCATGGGCGTAGCTTAGTCCACGGAACGAAATAGGCCGGGTCGCGGCCATTGCCGCCATCATCCAAGCGGTACTTTTTGATCTCATGTCCGTATAACCAGCCGATGATTTTGAAATCGTTTTTGTTGTGGTCTTCCCAATACACCAACACGAATCGCCAGTCGAGGTGGGGATCGAGATGGTAGGGTGGGACTAACAGGCTCATCGCACGGCCAGTCTTCCCATACAGCTTGTCAATTGCCTTCACCGAAATATCCGGCGACACATCCGGCAGTTCGAGTCTCTGCTCGAATGGCGGCGGGTTGTGTTCCCCGTGGCCCACAGCAAAAGCAATGGCGAAGTCGGCCACGATGTTCTCGGTCAACTTCTTGGATTCAAACTCGTCTGCCACGAGGCCACGAGCGTTTTTGACCCCGCGACGTTCGCCCTCTTCGATTTGTTTGCCGACTTCAACCCAAGCTTGTGCCCACCAATTCTCAGGTAGGGTCACTGGAACAAAATCCTGCTCCGTAATCGTGCGGTCGTCCTCATCCACGTCCACACTTTCAGGCGGTGTGGGCGGGGTCGTAACCACCGCAAGATCGGCCCCCATCTCTTCAGTGGGGGTTTCCACTATTTGAACTGGAGGCTCCGCTATCGGGGTCGGGCCGGGCTCGATTGGAAGTTCAGCCTGAGCCGGGACTTCGTCATCACCCAGCGGCGGAATGTCTGGACGCTTGACCTTTGCGGTGAGCGGCACAGCACCGAGGTACCCAAATTCCGGTGCGAACCCGCGATCCTTTTCCGTGAGGCCGTGGCTGGCTTCGTACTGTTCAAGTGTCTCCAGTGTCGCCTCATCGTCATCCGGGGTGTGGTCGATTGACCAGAACTCATGCAGTTGCAGAATCGTGATGACCTTGTTGGTGACCGTCTTTTTGTCCGTGATCGGGTTACCCTTCTTGTCGGTGAACATAATTCCCGCAGAAGCCGCTGCCCGTGGATGCAACTTTTTGTTGACCCAATTCCTGATTTTCTCCCGCGTCGCCTCATCGCCCGAGAGCAGCGACTTGATGATTTCACGCACAAACTGCGGCTCGAAGACCGGAGGAATGTACCGTTCCAAGCCCTTGATGTGCGTGTAGGCGTCGGGTTTGTTCTTGTCCGTGGCGTTGTAGTCAACGTCCCATGACCTGCCGTATTCGGCATCGCACTCGATAGGTACAGGCCACTTGAACCGCTCGTACAGCTTGCGGAGCTTCATCAACCGAGTGAGGCGTGGCAGGATGAATGGGATGTATTCGTTCTTGATTGACACGTCAATTTCATCGTGCACTGATCCGTGGAAGCGGAACACCTTCTGGATGTCCGGGTTGCTCAACACCCACTTGCGGATGCGGTTGATGGCGAGTCGCATGAAGTCACCGCAGATACCCTGCACTGGGGCGTTGACAGCAACACGCTGAATCTTGCCGATGAACTTGTTGTAATCCTGTGCATTACGCACACCCGTCTCAGGGTCTTTCCACAACCGCTGAGCAGCATCCTCCCATTTTTTCTGTCGCTCCGGCTTGCCTTCCTTCTCAGCCTGTGTTGCCTGACGGCGAAGGTCGTAGTAGTGCGAGAGGTTGTCTTTCTCTTCCTTGGTCGGTACATGAATCCGCTGGGCTTCCATGGCGGACTTGAAGTCGATAACCCGACCCATTGCGGTTTCGCAAACCATCTCGGTCTTGGCCCGGAACTTTTTAGCTTCGCACCACTGGGCGAAAACTGGGACGCCAGCCCAGTAATCATCGACCATCTTCTTTGCCGCTTCGCGAGTGATGTTCGGGTCTCGCTTCTTCATGTTCTCGTAGATGGTGAATTCCGTACCACCGTACTGGAGAGCGAAGTTGATGATCTTAGCGAGGGCACGCAGCGACTTCGCCTTGTAGTCCTTGCTCGTCGGATCAGCGTACTGCGGGAAAACTTTGGACGCGGTGAGGGCGTGGTGATCGCCGTCGCCGTACAGGAAGATGTTCTGTAATTCAGGCTCGCCCGACAGGTTCGCAGCGGCACGGACTTCGATGTTCGAATAGTCAATCGAGAACATCGTCCAGCCTTCCTCAGCCACAAACAGGCAGCGAAGGTTTACCGCTTCCTCGGCGTCCATGGAGGTATCGTGGATGAGGATGCCAAACTTCTCAGCACAAGTTGTGCACTTCGGCACAAGGCAAATCGCATAGCCTTGGTACTGGCCGATGTGGTTCTTGATGATGTTCGCGGCCTTGGTGTGCTTGCCCTTGTCGTCGTGGAAGCAGGATGGGTGTAGGTCGGCCTCCGTGTACTCCTCGATTTGATCTTCTGGAATCGTGTCCGGCTCCAACACGTTGCCGTACACACGCCACTGTTCATCCTCTTCAACCTTGACGATACCTTGTGGGTTGAGTTCGAAACCACCGTCCTCGTCGTAGTCGCCGCCTGCCCCGGACAAACGTCCGCCTGCCACGCGGTTCTGTTTAAGGAACATGCGGGCTGAATTGTCGGTCGGATCGAAATGCAGGTTGCCGGGGTGCAACGCCGCGTAGTCGCGGTGCTGCTGAAGCACGTTCAGGAATTCGTTGTCCGGGTGCTGTTTCAGCAGTTCCTTCAGAGTTTCAGCATCCGTGGAGCGATTGCCGCTATCGGTTACCCGGTACGGCGGGAGCTTCATGGTGTCGAACAGAAGTTGGGACAACTGCACCGGGGAGCCCGGATTGAACTGATCCTCAGGCAGGACGTTGCCTGCGTCGTCGGACTTCTCCTGCCAGCCCGCCGCGAGGGCGAGTTCCCGCAATTTCTTGCTGAGGCCTTCAACCTTCTTTTCATGCCACGCCGAGGTGCGACGATGGCGTTCGACATCAATCAGGTATCGCTGTCGTTCGATCCAAGTGAGTGAGTCGTTAAGCTCACCGTCAATCCGATGTGGAATCTTCCGGCTGCGGGCTAACTCGTGCATGCGTTTCCAGAGAAGCCACGTGCAGATGGCGTCGCTGGCGGCGTACCACAACGCCAAGCTCTGGGGCACCCACGTGAACGGAACGTGCTGCTCTTTCTTCACATTCTTTTGCTTGACGGCATCCCATTTGTCGGCACGAACCTTGGCGATTTCTTTCAGGTCGATCTGTTCCAACTGGAGAAAGTTCTTGGACAGGGCCTTCAAACCTCCGGTGTCTCCGGTGTATTGGCCCTTGTCGCCCAGATCGGCTTTGGGGTCATTGATGTATTGCAGAGCCGAGACATCCTCGTAGAACGGGTAGTCACGCAGGTCGAGACCGAGGCACAGACGCAGAACTTCCCTGTCATACTTCGCGTTGTAAAATACGAGGTGGGACTGGTTGAAGAGCTTTTGTAGAATGCGGTTCGCGTCCGCCCGGCAAACATTCGGCCCACGCTCATGGTGGATCGGAACGTAGATTCCCTCGACGCCATCAGCCGACAAACAGACGCCAGCGATTTCAATCTTGACCTCGTACACATAGTCCCGCGTACCGTCCGGCAGGTCTTCCATGTGCACAAGGATGCGGGTATCGAGGCCCGTGTTTTCCGTGTCAACCGCGATGACCGGACAGGTAATTCCCGAGGGGTGTGGCAAGTGCCGCGACTTGTCGGCGAGGATGGCGTCAGCCCAAGCTTCCAAGGCTTCGGGTGTGTTGATGAGCTTGAATGACTTCTCCGCCATCCAAGGCTTCTTGATTTTCTCAGGTGTGATCCCGCGAATGTGCTTCTTGAAAACATAACGGAGATCGGAGGGCTCTTTGGGGGCCTTCGGTTTCCGTGGTGCCTTGGCTCGCTTTTTGGTGAGTACGATTTCTTCGGTCGGCGTTACTTGTTCTGTCACTGTGCGTTCTCCCCCTCTAACTTTCGTGAGAGGAGCTTGTCAATTTCGGCTTGGCCAACTACGACGGCGAGATTCTTTTTCGCACTCATCGCCATCTTTGTGGCTTCGTCGGGGTCGGTTTTCTTCCACTCTTTTGCGGCGTCCATCAGACCAATACTGTCAAAATAGATGATTTGGTATTCTTGGGCGAGTTCCCAGTCCTTGGACTTGGAAACTTCGGAATACGCCTTCTCAAGGAAAAGTAGCCGCAGTTCTTCAAATGTGATGGAGACCTCTTCGTAATCCCGCTCCTCAGCCTCGTCTTCCTCGTAGTCAACATTGGGGAGCGGATCAAGGCCGTATTTATTCTCAATCCAGATCAGGGCTTGAATCCACGAGACGCCCTGATACTCTTTGACGAACCGGACGTGATCGTAGTATTGCTTCTTCGGTGGGCAGCCAAAACAAAATCCGTGGTCGATGTAGATGCGGAAGGATGGTGTTGCATCAGAACCATGGAACGGGCAGTTGATAAATTCTCCCAGCCGTCCCTGCCCCAGCACTTCCCCGAGGAGATCGTCAAAACGGATGTCTTCTTCGATGCGTTCCCTGCGGCGGGGATTGATGCCGCGTCTCGCTCCGACCCGGTCAATCTGTGCTAAGCTTTCCTTGTCCCAATCAAGTTCTACGGCTTCTGGTGCGTTGTCCTGCTCAGGCATGCAGATAGAGTCCCCCATCTGCTTAATACCCTATTTTGGCTGTGAATGGAATTTCCGGCTCTATAGTGTATGACTCTTTTACTGGCACTACCGACACTGAAACACGTCCTATGGGTGGGCGTGTCCGCCATTCTGCTCTGGCCCCTCAAGAAACTTTGGGAGTGGTGGAGACACTGTTTCTGGCTGGGTTTCAAGGCCACGTTTCAGGCAAGCATGAAGGCTGGCCGACCGCTTACGGCTGAAGAAAAGGCCGTCGTTCTTAAGCAGATCGACGACCAAATTCAGGCAGAAATTAAGGCAAAATTGAAACCAGTTAGCGACTTGGTCGAACCGCCGAAGTAATCCCCGAACGGTGCTCCCTCAGCTTGCTGGTGTCGATTCCCTTTGTGTCCAACTCGGCAATTGCCCGCTGGATCAAATCCCGTGCTTCTACAGCCTCAAGCGGCCCCCCGTCCTTGTCGAGGGTCGGGATGCCCGCCGCCGTCGCGGCCATGTACTCAAACGTGCAGCCGTTGCTGTACTGCCAGTTCTCGTTGAACCAGACCTCACAAATCCGCGTCTTGATGAGCGATTCCCAGAACGATAGATAGTCGTGCTGTCCCCACTCCGGGACGAACAGGCAGGCCGGGGAGATCGTTGTGTGCTTCTGCCGCTCCTGCACGCTGGCCGCGAAAGTATTCGCTGCTGTTTCGTTGTGAACGAAGACGTTGTCACGGAGCCATTCCGTTCCCATCTTGTCCCGAAGCTGGTGACGATCAGTGCAGCCGTTGTTCAGGATGGCCGTGTAGAGCCGGACGCCTGTGGTCAGTTCGCTGCTGCAATAGATCGCCTTCCGGCCCGAGACGAAACAGTCGGCCATGGAGAAGATGATCTTCTGGGTATCTTCCGGGGAGCGTTTCATTCTGCTCCTCGTTTCGCATAAAACGCCGCGACCTGATCCTGCATTTGCTGCTCACCATGGGCGGCTTCGGTCACCTGACCGTCGTTCCAGTTGCGGCCCGGCGAGCCGCTACTATCCGTCGCCTTGAAGTAAGCCTTCGGATGTTTCGGGTGCATGAACTCGATCATGGCGAAATTGGCAACGTCCATCAGGTACTCGGTGTTACCCGATTCTATTTTAGCACCCTTTAACACCCCGCCGTTCATGTAAAGGTCGAGGCGAGTCTTGAGGGATTCGATGGCGTCAACTTTCTTGGGGTAAGCTTCGGCGACTGGGCCGTATTTGTGGTAGCTGACCGCCATGCGGTTCGCCATGCCCTGTGCGAAGGTTGTGGAGAATTCGGAGTCTGGGGCTGCTTTGAGCCCGGTGAATGGGACTTCTGCGGGACGCTGATACTTCTTTCGAGGCATTGGACTTGTATCCTTGGTTGAGATACAAGCCAGCGGATCGAAGGTCTCGTCCCTGCCCTGCTTTACAGATCGGTTACACTCGGCACCGGGCCGAATGTTCCTGCGATAATAATACTGGATTTTTGGGGATTTGTCGAACAGGAAGGAATGGTGGTGGGGGCGGGACTCGAACCCGCAACGCGGGGCTTTTCAGGCCCCCGCTCTACCATTGGAGCTACCCCACCAAATGGTGGGGGCGGGGAGAATCGAACTCCCATCTGCGGGTTTTCAAGCCGCCGCTAAGACCACATCAGCTACACCCCCGAACACACGTATTACAGGCCGCTTTCGCGGCTGGTAAACAGGTCGAGATTGTAGCTAATGCAGTTCATAGTTTTCCGCTCGTTTGCGACGCACCACCTACATTTTACAGATGCAGGAAACTGGGTGACGCTCACCCCACTCGGAGTGACCCGAGAAATATGCAGCGGCGAATCATCCTTGCCTTTTCCGAGGAGAAGGTTCCTCTTACCACAGGGCGTTCCATACCGACGTGCGTGGGAAATCACCACGCCTTAGCCTTTTCCCGGATGACGGGAGCGAAGAAGGTGTATCGCGTACCTTTTGATCGCGTGTGACCGCGAGCGGGAACGCCTTCTCCGTACTAGCCAACCCTGCCGCTGCAATCTTTCAAAAAGCGGTCTGAGAAGTGACTCCACAAGTTCAACGCTTTCGCGGCTCCCGCTTTTCTCAACTCCGCTCAGACACAAAGTCGAGACCTTGTCGGGACTTGCTCATCACAGCCGCTATTACGCGGCAACATCTAGGTGTTAGGCCGATCACGAGTGGGAGTTTGTGTAACCCGACTTCCGCTCTTATCGAGGCAGTTTTACCCGTGATCGCCTAACTGGACTCGCGTTGCTCGTCTATCGCAGTTGGGAATCGAACCCAACCCGGCACTGTATACCCCCAACGTACAGGGTGCCTAGCTCACCGTCTCACACGAATCTACCACTCGTTCGGCCCTGCCGATTGATAAACGACTGTAATTCTCCTGAGGCTGGCATCAATTGCCGCTCCGGGCACGTACCTAGCTAGGGCCGAAATGGGTGCGGACGCGGGAGTCGAACCCGCAATCACAACGTTATGAGCGTTGTATGGTCTATGTATCCCATCCACTCGCCCGCAAATCGTAGCCGGAGTGACCGCTGGGCTGACCCCCACAGCTTTATAAACTGCCCGCCAAAGCGAACAGCCCACCCCGGCAAACTTGGTAGCGGGGGAGGGATTTGAACCCCCGACCTTCAGGTTATGAGCCTGACGAGCTACCAGACTGCTCTACCCCGCGTCATTGAAAACTTTAGCCCAGCACATTCCGGTTATGCTGCGTATCCCGATACGGCGATCACAGGTTGACGAGCACCTTTGCGTGAATGCCTCCAGCAGGCCTTACGGTACCTGCCCCCCGCTGCTGCGTTTTTTATACTGGGGATGGCGTCGGCTCACATTACTCCGACACAGAACCAGTTGAATCACGGGCCACTGGGCTAAAAACTTACTCCGCAGGGCGGGCACTTAACCGATGCAATCTTGGCTGTGACTTCCCGATACGCTGCTACCCTGCGGCCTTGCAATATCTCGGGCCATCTTAGGCCCTATAAATAATACTGAAAGATCAGTGATATGCAACTTTATTGCGTCGCCGAAATTCCGCCTGCGATTCTGAATTGTGCAGGGCCTCTCGGCGTTTGTGGGCGATCTTGAAGTACTTCGCCGCGTGACACATGGATGAACCGCACCCACCGTTCCACTTGGCGTATACGCCCCAGTTTACGAATGGTTCCCAACCGCGTGCGATCCAGTCGCCGTTGTTGTAGCCCCACTCAGTTTCCGCAACCTTTCGGCGGCGGGCAATAACACGATCACGTTGGTGCCGACGTTCGGCACGCGACGTAGGATGAGACATGGCTTTCGCTCCCCGACCGCTCACACCTTATGCGGTATGTGCGGTCTTGCTAGGGTTAGTAGCCATTCGTTCATCCTCCTCGTTGAATTCGCAGTGCAAACAATCTCCCAAGAAACCACACCGGGAGCAAATTCTAAAACCTTCGCCGTCGCATTCGCACGGCCCACCACAGTTGGCACAATCTGGAACTTCGATTACCACGGAAATTTCGGGTGCCTTTTTGTCGGTTTCGGCGGATCAATTGGAAGCGGCTTCATCGGTTCCATCCTATCACAGAATTGGTACCAGCGGGTGGATTCGAACCACCGATCTTTCGCTTATGAGGCGACTGCACTAGGCCACTATGCTACGCTGGCAAAATCACGCCGGAGGTTCCCTGCCCAACGGAAACAGCAGAGTCGGGAGCCGTTGGTCTACCCCGAGTCCGGCGTGACATCTATCTAATACTCACAAAATCAAAAAACTATCGCAGGGAGGCATCACGGATTTCACGATGTTCCCGGAGAGCATGCCTGCTGCCCGGTCTATCGTTCCCCTCGTCACATGGTCTGGCTGGACGGACTCGAACCGCCGCACTCCGGGCCAACCCCGGTGCTCTACCCCTGAGCTACAGTCACCTGCGAAATTCCGATGGCGTATGAAGTGAGCATTGAACTCACGTGTGGCCACACCGCCCCAGCATTCATACGCCTTCTTCGGTCTTGGTCAGGATGGCAGGATTTGAACCTGCGACCACTCGCATCCGAGGCGAGGACTCTACCAAGCTGAGCTACATCCTGAAACTTAAAATTTCCCTACGGGCCGATATTTGCTAAACAGGCCCCGGAACCAGCGGATCATCTTCATCTTTTCGAACCTCAAAAACAGTACGCTGGAGATACACGAGAAACTGGTCTTCATCACAGTTCCATGCTGACTTGCAGCGTGTGCATTGCCACTGCTTCAAGGCTGCCACGAACACCGGATGTCCACTCTTTTTGCTTGAGCATCGAATGTGGAACCAGTCCGCGAGTTGTAATGCGTTCTCCATAAAATGGTCGGCGTGGGGAATTTCGAAATCCCGACCCCTCGTCCCCCAGACGAGAACTCTTCCTCTGAGCTACACGCCGTTAAAATTTCCAGCCTCATGGCCACGATGGCGGCTGATCTTCCATCCGACGCTTTTGTCAGGGGCACCCCTTGTGCTTGCCGATTGCCATGGCAATCGGGGCTCCTCAGGCAGCATGACCACAAAGCATCTACCTCAGCAAATTACGGGCGACCTGTCGAGCGGTATCCGGTGTCGGTCGGTCAACCACTCCTCGGCACTTAAGCACGGCCACTCAGCCGGACACCCGGCGACCAAGAGCGACCGCTCCACCACTGACTCGCTAGGGGGCCGGATGTAACCACCCGCTTGCGTCGCCGGGTACGTCCGGCGAACCCCGCATCATTTCGTTGGAGAGCTTTATGCCCGTATCCGGGTTGCCCCGCTTTTCGGGTCACGTGTTCAGGCTGTTGGCCACTCTCCGTGCGAACACTCCAATGGTCGGCGTGATAGGATTCGAACCTACAGGGCCACTATTCGGGCACCAGCATCCGAAGCTGGACGGCTACCAAGTTACCGTTCTACACACCGTTAAATCGTTGAATCTAAAAAATTTGGTCGGGATGGGGAGACTCGAACTCCCAAGACCACTAAGGGTACGTGCATCCAAAGCACGGGGGCTTCCATTTACCCGTCTACATCCCGGTACGCCTAGCAGCGTCGGGATGCGGACGATTTACAGAATCGTCTCCCGACGCATGGTAGGCATGCACGGTCGAAACATCGTAAATGGTCGCATCAAGTTCATTTGAAGGTGAATTCCTTGGTGGGCTTCTGCCCACTCATATAAGATACCCGGAAGTCGGGCTTTTTGTCAATACCCGCAGAAATTATTTTTAGAGGGGGTTTTTGTCCCAGCGGACTTTGGATGCAGTGATTAAAGATCGACTGGAAGTCTCCGTGCGAACGACCCGCCCGGCTGCCTGCGGGCCATACAGGTTGTCCATGTATGCTTTCTGAGAAAAACATTCCCCCACATCCCAAGCATTGGATTCAGGGAAGGTCGGCTTCGGGCCGGGATGTTTTTTGACCGCCTCTTGCTCCTGCTTGGCCAACTCCTCCGCTTTCAGGAAGTGCTCGTAACAGAACACGCTATCCTCGAAAACGCATGTGGCTTCTCGATCACACCACTCGCAGTGGGTGTCTTCCATACACACTTCCGGGTCTTTTATCGACTCGACTTCTGGCTCAGGTTTCGGTACGTCGGAGCCATAGATTGCTGCTGGCACACTGGGGCCGTACAACGCTGCTGGTTCTTTCGTGACCTGATCGTACTTGGCGTTAAATGTAGGCGTGTACCCGAAATAGTGCGGCTTGCAAAGATTCTGTTCTGTGTAGCCCCTCGCCCCGTTCACTGAACCCGCAAGATATTTTGCCCCGCGTTTGCAGTTGGGCATGTCGCACATCACCGCAGGCGGAGGAGGCGTAGTGCGATCTGTTTCACCCCAAGCACTGTTATAGGCTTTTTGCCGGGCATCATCAATCTCGGCACGGAGCGTGGCACACTTATCCAGACAGGCTTGGATTTCCTCGTGGGTCAATGAGGCGTCGTAGTAGAACATGTGCTTTTTCCACACATGCAACTGCAACTTCAGTCGCACATATTCACGGAGCAGATTTGTGTAATCCGGGGAGACGCGACGCCACTCACGGTTGTAGTTGGCTTGGTACGTGGCACAACGACCAATTTCTTGGTTGATTCGCTTGACCTCAGCGGCAGTGGCACGATCAAGAACAAGGGCCAACAGTTCCCGCCTATTCTCGGGACTGTTGGCCTTCTCTTCTGCCAACTGCATCAGATGTTCTGACGGAGTCAATTACTCCTCGCTGGCTCCGCTGTCCTGCTTCGTTTCCTGTCCCTTGTTCTGGACGACGTTGAACAGCTTCTCGAAATTCGGCTTCTCCGCGTCGAAAGCTTCGCCGAGGGCCTTTTCGATTTTCGCGAGCTTCTGGTTGATCTTCTCGCGAGCTTCCTTGTCCGTCTTCGTGTAGAATTCGGACGCGACCTTGCCGTCAACATCGAACGTCTGCGTCGGCTTGATCTTCTTCAGTTCCTTCTGAGTCTCTTCGATGAGGCTGAGAGCGGCCAGAATTGCTTTGGTACGCTTCTCCTTCACCTGATCGACGAGAACGCCTACAACGGCGGTCTCTACTTCCGGGCCGAGTGCCGCGACTTGCTGGGCGACGGCTTCTTTGATGCTCTGTAATGCCATGGATGATTCCTTTCTGAATTTTACTGCTGGTCTACTCGGTCATTGTAGCATAGTGGGCACGAACTTCCATGAGAAGTTTACCGAGATAGTTCTCACCTATCGGTTCGTGTTCACCAAGATCACAAGTTCGTCCGTCGATCTTCCCGTAACAAACACCCCAGAAGGTGTCGTGCCAGTAGTTGCCTTCTTCTAATTCTGCCTGAAGGGACGATAGCAACTTCCGCTTCAACAACGAGTGAGCGAATTTCTGCATGAGCAAGTCACGCATGATGCCGACGTTGACCTGCCGCCAATCTGGTCGGAGCCCGCGACCTTCCCTGAAACCCCGGCCCATCCGTTTTGCTTTTCCCGAAGTCAGCGTGATGCTCTGAAACGGAATCCGCTTCTTCGGGTCAAGCGTCTTCGCCGCCTGATAGGCGTGCTCAACAGATGGGTATTCTACGCCGTCCAGTTTGACCGGGGCGGCGTAGAAGTTGGAGTAGCAAGCCCATTCATACTTGAACAGGTTGATTTTCGCTGGAGCAGCAGCGGCCATGGGGCCTACTCGTCGTCTTTCGGTTCGTCAATCGGGAAATCGGTCGTGTAACCCTCGTCCGGTTCCCTGAAGCCCATCTTATTGCCATCGGGTGAATTCTTGACCTTGAGCTTGCTCTTGTAATTCATCCGCAGACGCTTCAATGTTTCCTTGCGGTCGAGGCCGAGGCAGTACGACGCCACAACCAACTCACGCAGGTGAGCGAGGCCGAGACCCTTGGTTTCGGCAACCATCTCGGCGTACTCTTCATCGGTGACCAACTCTTTCAACAGGTTTCGCAGATACATTTCGCGAGCATCTGCCACAGGTTGATTCAAGCCGACGACGAGGTCGAAACGGCCCGGTCGCTTGATGATGCGATCTTCCAGCAACTCCGGCTTGTTCGTCGTCGCCAGATGGACGATGTGATCCACCTGCGATTCACCGTCGAGGAAGGCGAGCAGGGCACGTGCGGACGAGGAATCGTCGGACGAACCCATGTAGGTCTCGATGTCTTCGATGATGGTCAGGATCGGTCGGCGTGGCTCGATCTGACGAATACCCTGAAGGGCATTTTCCGCAAGACGGCAGTTTGTGATCGTGAGGACGATGCCGTCGCGGTTGACGAGATCATTGCAGAGCAGCTTGATGATGGATGTTTTACCACATCCAGCCGGGCCGTACAACAGAATGCCACGCTTGTGGAGGAGCTTCGTGGCCTTGAAGAGATGTTCCCGTTCCCAGAACTTCTGAATCTGGTCAAGGATGAACTCGATGGGCATTCCCGGCAGGCGGAGCAGATCGTCCGAGGGGAACTTGATTTTTTCGAGGTACCAGCCTTGATTGTCGTTGTCGATGCTGTAGATGCCTGCGGGCACCGAATCAATCGTCTTGCCTGTGGGCCTGTAAAGCCCGTTCCGTTTTGACCAATGTGCGTATGCTTCTGCTTCGTGTTCTTCGCCGCCAACCGCACTGCCTTGCGAGGCTTTCGGAGTTGCTACTTCAGGTGAATCGGAATCACGCTTGCCCATAAAAAGGAATCACTCTTGACTTTCAAAGGATTTTTATTTGCGGTTTCGCCAGTCAGGATAGTTGGTATCCAGCCGTTTCAGAGCACGATCCGTCCGACGTTGAGCCAGCCACAGCTTCAAGTCTTTTCTCCAGTTGTACTTGAACATCAAAAACAGATCGTACTGATCCGTCAACCAGAGGCAGACTCGTTGGTACAGGCCCTTGTCGTCAGGGTCGAACTCTCCGAACCACATGGTTACCAATGTAACACGGGTTGAAGCGTTTGGGGAAAGTTTTTTGGGTTTGTGATTTTGGTGCCGGGAACAGGATTCGAACCTGCACGGGGTTTAATCCCCACAAGGGTTTGAGCCTTGCGTGTCTGCCATTCCACCATCCCGGCGAAGCTTGGTGCGGACGAAAGGATTTGAACCTTCACCCCCTTGCGGGGACGGGCTTCTGAGGCCCGCGTGTCTGCCGTTCCACCACATCCGCATATTTACTCTGAACGCCATATTTGCTGTACAGTAAATATGGCCGTTTCAGTAAATATCAATCGCGTTGCAACGAAGAGTGGGACTCGAACCCACACGTAGCGTCTTAATAGCTACAGAACCATTTTGCGGTGCCACGTCTACCATTCCGTCATCTTCGAAGCAAAAAACTTTGAGAGCGATGTTGCAGCTTCCAGAGGCGGAACTCGAATCCGCACTGCCTTCGCCACGCTGCACCGCAGCCCCCGTCAATTCGGGGACGTGGAGTCAGTTGCCTGCTCCGGGTATGCCAGTTCCCCCACTCGTGCTCTCAAACTTGTGTTGAACGACCAGTTACTCAAACGCCTTGGCGTGTAATGTTTCTCGCCTGCCACAGCTTTCGCCAGTCACACGGGGTTCTGCGTGCCGCCGTTTCACAGCTTTAGTTCAACAATATTGGTGCGAGCGACAGGCATCGAACCTGCATGGCTGTTAACCGCTGGCTTCTAAGGCCAGTGCGTCTGCCAATTCCGCCACGCTCGCGAAACTTTGCGGCGGCGTCCTAGTGGGCCGGAGGCAGGTCTATCCACCCAAAGCCGCTATGGTTTCACTTGTGATTGTGCATAGACGCAGGGCACACGAAATTGTCTACACCATGCCCAGAACTTGGTGCGGCTGAGAGGACTCGAACCTCCACGGAGTTGCCCCCACAAGGCTCTCAACCTTGCGTGTCTGCCATTCCACCACAACCGCACGTTGTGAAAAATCACTTTCAGCCGGGACTCCATCAAACACGGAACCACCTGCCTACTCACTATGTGAACTCGGTAGCAACGTTCTGCTGAGAACCAACGATCCTGATGTAGGTCAGGGTTCTCGGCCCCGGCTTCGCAATGTTCACACCTATCCATAAAATGGTGCACAGTGCAGGACTCGAACCTGCGAAGCCCCGAGGGGCGTCTGCTTTACAGGCAGATGGCTTAGCCGCTCACCCAACTGTGCAAAAACTTTAATCGGCTCTTACGGTCTGCCATATAGCGGCAGGCGAGGAATTCCACCTAACAAATCTGGTGCATGGTGAAGGATTTGAACCTCCGTATCCCGCTAGGGGAAGCTGGGTTACAGCCAGCCCGTTTTAGCCGCTCACGCAACCATGCAAAACTTTATCGTTCAGTACGCTGCGATTTCGGGAGGTCAACACCCCAGCCCCGCTGAATCTCAGCAGAATCCTGCACCGCGTACTGCCGCTCGACTACCCAGCGATTGCCGTCGTCCTTATCGAGCGAAATGACACTGCCCCGCTTTACTCGCGGATCGACCGGGAGCCAAGCGATGAGATGGGCCACGCCCGTCTCCGTCTTTTTCGTCAGTGCTGTCTGGACTACTTTCATAAATTCGCCCACAAAAATCAAAAGCCGCCATCTCTGGCGGCTGGTTCGTTCTCGGGATTTAATTGCGTTACCCGTTGAACACACCGCCGCCGACCCCGCTAAGGAGGCTATACAAGAGCGACAGTGATAGGGAAACGCGGTTCATAATGATCTCTCTGAGTATAATACTGGGAAGTTCGAAAACTTGCAACAACTATTTTTAGCAATCGAACCAAAAAACGAGCCGGGAGTCTTCGACCCCCTCAGGGTAATCCTCGGGATAGCCCTTGACGCCGAAGCCGTTGCCGAAAATGTAGCCCAGTTCCTTGAAGCTGTCCAAGAAGCCCTCGGCCTGTAGAGCCTCAACTTCCTCACCTGAAATCCAGCTTGGCGTGTGGGCGTCGGTGCCCATGCGTTTGAAGTCGAATTTTGTCATCCACGTTGCGTTTTTTGGAATGCCCCTCGGCCTAGTGATTGGTTCCAGTTCGCCCCGGACGCCAGCCAGTCGGCTAAAGAGTGCGTAGTTCCGGTTGATCCTCGGGTGGTTGTAATGCTGCCACTTCCCATTGATCTTTACTTCGACGTGTACGTGAATGTCACAGCCCATCAGCTTGTTCCTTCGCTTTTTCTGCCGCAGCCATCATTGCCGCCGCACGATCTCCGGTAATCAAGGATATCATGGGGTACCGTTCCTTGAGCGAATTAAATGCCCGCGTCAAGGAGTCTCCATGTTTTTCCGTGACCACCAGTACTGAATACATCCGGGGCACCATGATGCAGATTTCTTTTGTCGAGTCGATGCTGCCGTAGATTTCGTACATCAACTTGCGGGCGAATAACACCTCATGCAGCACCTCGCCGCCAGACTTCGATATGAATTCGTAGGGGATGTCCGGGGCATGGAACACGACGCCGGGCTTGTCACCGACCTTCGCAGTGCGAATCGGGAAGGCCATCTGCGGCACCTGATCCCACACGATGTAAAAAGCTTGCAACGATGGTAGCGTTTTCAGGTACTTGTCCCCGCCGATACCGATCATCGAGATGTTTCTTGAGTCCGCGAACGCCGGGGTACTTCCCTTCGGGGATACACGCCAGCTTGTCTGCGGGGAGAAATTCGCGATCAAGTTAAGCGAGCGGACGTTGCTCAACGTATTGTTGTACGCGATGTCCTCGGCCAGTGTCGGTTTGCGAATCATCTTTGCATGTGGAGCGAATGGGTCATGCTTGGCAGTTTTTGACCAGCCAAACTTTAGCTGTTCCAGTTCTTTCTCAGCGTCGGCAACGGCATAAGCCATCCCGGTGTAGCCCTGAAGATTTAGGAGCACTTGCGAGAATAAATTGTAATCGAGCAGCGGATGTGCCCATTTCAGAATCACCAGTTTATCGAAAGATGTGGGCTCTACTTTGGTTGCCGGGCCAGCCTCGATCCACGAATCGCGGAGAAGTTTGTAGATGATGGCAGCCCAATGATCCGTGCGGGTGAAGTCAAGGTACTCGAAGTTCTTTTTGAACTCAGCTTCCATCGACTCTTCGGAAGCGAAGACTTCGTTGATTCGTTCGACGAATCGTGCCGCTACGGCTTTGTAAATTTCAAGCATATTGTCCCAACAGCCTCTTGAATCCATGAATCAGATCACTCGTCGGAGGGATGATGTCTGACGGTATCCGGGAGCGGTATCCGATCACCAACTGTCTGTTGATCTCGTCCAATCCGATCAGAACCTCGAAATCTTCGAGGTAGAGTTCTTTCAATTCCTGCTCTACCTGACGGCACATGTACTGGGCCTCCACCATAGTGTGTGAAGTCAGCGGGCGACCTACGAGGTGTTCGGAGATGGGCTTAACCAGTTCAGCAAATTTTTCGTCAATCTCGGTCATGTTTCGCCATTTCTTGTGCGGCCACTTTTAGCGGGTAGAACGGATCGCCATCGAAGTGTTCATCCACAACCCGATTCCATTCGTACAGACACTCATCGCAGAACTGAGTCTTCTTTCCGATCAGCCGTCGATTGTGGCAGTAGTCACACTTGCCGCGAACCTTGTTCTTCTGGCGGTTCGCCTTATCCATCGTGGGCATTAAAGAAGTTCTTCGCCCTCGGGCAGGGACTTGACCTCAGTCCACGTGAGCAGCGATTCCGGGATTTCTCCCATGGTGTCGGTCAGATATTCTGACGCCGCGACCTTGTTCTTCGCCTGAATGTAAAGCGTATCGCCTTGAGCTTCGACCTTGAAAATTTTCAACCCTTTTCCTGCCATACCTTGCTCCTGTCGCCAGCGTGCCCAGCTTGGGTCAGTGGCCTTGTGTTTGATCCAGACTGGTGAGTCTGGTGTCGGTTTGAATGGCTTCTTGCCATCGCAACACCGTTTACAAAGTTGTGCCGCCGTCTTCTCCGAAAAGAAGAGGTGCTTATCGCAGAAGTACAGGCCGCAACCCTCATCGCCGCCGTAGGGCTCGCCGCCGCAAACATACGACAGGCCCCGGTCGATCTTCTTCCCACATTTAGGGTGATCGCAGATCGCAGGCACACCGTATCCAATATCACGGTGCCAGTTCGAGTCGTAGCCGATTGACCAGCCCATTAGACAGGTAACCCCACTCTGACGATTTCTGCTTTCGTTGGAATTCGGCCCACGGGCACCTTATCCACTACGCCGGGGAAACCCTCGACGTAAGCGAGGAACACGTGCACGGTCGAAAACCGTTCCTTGAATTCTGGGTTCTGTTTGCAGACACGTTTCCAGATGGTCTCCAAAACCAGCGGCATGGTCGCCTGCTTGAGTAAATCGTAGGCCGTCTCTTCCTCACGCTCCAAATTCTTGGCTTCAATTTCCTTGTTGTGCTGCTCCCAGACAGCGTAGAGGAGGCTCTGCTTGTCTCTATAGCTGGCGTCACCGAGGCGTGCCAGTGCGTCCGTCACACGCTTCAACAGTTTCTTGCCGCCAGAATTCTTGACTCTTTCGAGGCTATGTGCGAGAGCGGCTGGCTCATGACAATCACAATCGCAGTCCATACAGCAGATGTCACCCTCAGGGCAGCCACAGGGCCGCTTCGGAAGGTCTTTGCATTCGCAATTCGGGTCAGGCCCGTGTCCTTTGCATCCGCATCCCATTACTGTTTCTCCTCACAAAGTATGCAACGACCATCCGACCAGACGTGTGCTCCGCCCGGACGAAACGAAATTGGGCTGAGTATCCAACACAGAAAACGCTGGATTCGCTGATCCATGGTCATCGCTGGTTTCTCCGAGTACGCCGGGCCGCGTGCTTGCAGAGTGTGCAAATGCACTGGCAGTTCTCCGGGTCATGACAGAACATGTGGGCCTCGGCGTTGTCCGGTGGGTTCGTATGTTTCGTGACCTCACGCTCCCCGGTACGACTGTTGCGGAACACCTTCCACTTCATGTTAGTAGGCCTTCCGCATCTTCTCGGAAACCCACACGGCCATGCCGATCATGCTGAACAACAATCCGCCGTCGTCCAGTCCTTCGATCTTGCATTGCTGTGCGTAATTGATTCCGTCGAGAACTTCTTGGTAGAGATCGAGCATGGCGTCGCGGCCATTGTGGGACTTCAGGCGGGTGCCGTACTTCCGCTCGCCGAGGCGAATGCGGGCTTCGATGTCTTCTGCAATCTTGATGTGCCCCAAGGCACGGAGATGGTCGGCGGCAACAACGGCCACGTCAACGCCGTCGCCCGTAGGCTTGGGCTGAATGGCGGCTGCGTCATAGCCAGTTGGCTTTGGTTTGTAATCGTCTCTATCGACTCCGAGAGCGGTTTCAGTAGAGCCGATACGTAGGTCAGTGGACATAATCCCTCCGATGTTTAATACTCCATCGGAGGGACTTCTGTTATTCTACGCGATCTAAATCCTGCTCACGCAGGCTTGCCCGGTAGGCCTCGAATGCTGGCAACTTCTCGGCCATTTTCTGTTTCACTTCCTCAATGGATACCGGGTAGAAATTCCAGCAGTCCACACCCACGTCGAACGCCAGCAGGTTTGGAAGCTCCGGCAGCATGCCGTGGCTGTGGCCGTAAAGCTGCCAGTGCCCCTTGTGGCTGCCTGACCAGACACGCATTGCGTAGTGGCAGATGGTGATCGGCGGCACGCCCTCGAAGCTCTTCGGGTGAATGACCTCGATACCCTTTGCCCAGACGAACACGTCCGGGTGCTTCTTAATCATCTGCTTCGTCACGCCGTCGTGGTTGCCTTCGATGAAGAACTGGTTTCCCACGAAACGCTGCCGAAGGCCGTACAGGGCCTCCATCTTGAGCTTAAGGCCGTAGTCCCCGAGGTTGTAGACGATGTCGCCCGGCTTCACGACGGAGTTGTGCCTCTCGATGATCGCCTCGTGCATTTCGTCAATCGTGTCGAAAGGCCGCTTGCGGCCCAGCGTCAGAATGTTCCAATGTCCAAGGTGATAATCGCTCGTGAAGAAAATGTTCGGGTGTTTTAGAACGCTTACCATTTAATCCATTCCGCAGTCCCAACACAAATACGTAGTATTGTCCTCCGGCTCACCGTAGAAACACGGCTTGCCGCAAGTCATGCATGGGATGATTCGGGTAAATTCTTCGGCCCCTCGGATGAGGGCCGCGTCGATGTATTCCCAACACTGCTTTGCGGGTATTTTATCACGGAACGGACAAGTTGTCGCGGCTCCCTGCTTTTTGATAACCGAAGCGTACTCCAGCGGTTTGGGCAGGACGCGGGTCAGATGCGTGATGGCGAACCGGGTACCCTCGGTCGTGTGAAACGAAGTGTGCGGGAAAGTGTAGAGCGACCCGGCCCCAAGGTTAAACTCCCCCATCTTGGTGATGAGGCAGGGGGTAACAGTTTCAACCGTACCCTCCTTGTTCGGGGCACAGTTGGTCTCGAAAATTTCCCAGTCCTGCTCCTGCACCGCCGTCGTCAGGCTCCGTACTTTATCGAGGTGCCAGACCTCGTGCATGAGGTGCCCGGCAAGCACTATGCTGCTGAAATCGTACCGATGGTTGTGAATCTCTTCGCGTTCCGGGTGCGGGATTTCTGGCAGCCAGAAGTGCATCCGATCAACGTCGCTAAGTTTTAGCTGGATGAAGCCTAGCCCGAACCAATAGGGCTCAGTCCCGTAGCTTAACGCTTTGGACTTTAAGGTGTCGATGCTTAGCAGGCTGTTTTGGCGGTTTGCATTCCTCATGGCGTTCCCCCAGTACATAGTCTAATACTCGCTGGGAAAGGGGTTTGGTATCCATGATGTCGGAAATTGCACCGTCAACGTGAAAAGCGATCAGGCCAGTGGCTAGGACTTTGGAGAATTTGGTCTTGTGGTTGCGAAGTTCGTAGACGCCCACCCCGGCAATCAGGATGTGCCAGAGCGACTTATAGACCCGTTCTTCCACTCGGTCATTCCTGCGGCGGCTCATTTCGCAGTGCCCTCTAAAAAAGAGTACTCGAAGTCAGTTAGTGCGTCAACTGATTTCCGTGGAGGAAAAAGAACAAGGCGAGAAGAACGTTGAGGACTGCGAGCAGAGCACACCATGCAGCCTTATCGGATTTCTTGCGGGCATACTGGCGTGCCTCCCAAGCGAAGAAAACGGCGAAAAAGCAGTTGAAGTATCCCATTAAAGCTCGCAAAGCTCCATCACCAATGATAGCAGCTTTGGGTCGTTTTGGCAAAGTTCTTGGAGCACCGTCCGGGGATCGGTGTGTCGCATGTCGGCGACCGTATCGTCCATTTCCGTCAGAAATCCCTTAACCTCGTCAGATTTGGATACGGCATCCATTCCCTTGTCGGCAATCCTGAAGACGGCCTCCAGCGGTTTGACCGGGATCGGGAACTCTTTCACCCGCACACCATCTGGAGCGAACGACAGGACTGTGGCCACGACTGGGCGGTCAAGCTCGTCGTAGGAGTAGGCCGCACGGGCGAGCGAGCCCAGATTGATGTGGGTGATTCCGCCGACCGTCTCGGTCTCGTGCCGGGAATGGTCATGTCCCCAGAGCAGGAAGTCGAAGTCGGCCCCCTTCAGTTCGTCGTACCCGATGGCTCTGGTGCTGTAGATGTAGCTTTCGCCGCCCGGACGCCCGTAAGCGTGCACGATTCCGATCCGGTAATTGACATCCGGGTGCCGGGGGCCTGAGTTCAGGATGTTCTTGATGGTCTCCACAGATTCAGCGTAGGGGAAGGTTTCGACGCTGACTTTGATGGACTCGTCGGAATTGGTGAACAGGACGGTTTCCCGGTTCAAGTCGTGGTAGGCACCGACCTCGATCAGCAGGCCTAGCGGCTGGCGAGGTAGAGAATCCATACGATCCGCGAGGAGATCGTGGTTGCCAACGCTTCCGAATACGCAGCCCTGAGGAAAACGGCTGAGCGTGTTGTAGAGGTCGCTAAGAAGTCGGTAAGAGTTGCCAACATGTTTGGGTTCCTTGTTATGAAAAACGTCGGCCCCACACAAAGCAGCACCGTTTAGTCTCTCTGTTAATTGCCTGACGAAATCAATTTTCTCCAGAATGGCTGTTCTGTAGTCGTCGCCACGCCGCCCCGGAGGCCGCTCTGAAGCGTGCCAGTCCGTTGAGTATACCAGATTAACGCGGTTTTTAGGATCGGAGAGCTTTATCGTTCTCATTTTCTTCCCAGTATGGGTCGTCGTTTCTCAGGAGTTTGGCTCTGGCTGCCGCGAGTTGTGTCTGCTCGTACATGGCCGTGCCCTTGGGGCAGAATTCGGTCTCTTTGCATTCGGTGCAGGAATTGAAGTGTGCGAGGGCTACCCGGTAGGTCTCGATATCCTGTGCCAAGCAGTCCCGCCGATACGACAGAGCGATACGCAGGCGGCGGTGCATGCTACCTCTCGTCGCATTCCATCCCGCGAGATTCCGGGAATGTGCAGCCACAATAGGAGCACTCGAAGAGACGTTCCTTCTTGCCCTCGTACATGGTATAGCCGATGTGGTACCCGGCGAATCCGACTGAATGCTGCGAGCAGTACGCCTTCCATTCTGACATGCGGCGGCTGTACGGGGTGCCCTCTTTCTCCCAGCGGCGATGGGTCACGTCGAAGTCGTTGCAGCAGTGAGGGGCCTTCTCGACGATTTCCGCCAGAAGTTGCAGCCATGGGAGATCGGCCTTGCGGTGGGTCACATAGAATGCCGCGACTTTTTCTTTGCTGTCGTCGGCGTAGTTCTTCTCTTCGACCTCGACCTTGAAGTCGGCCAAGCCAGTTTTCGAGGATTCCTTGACGGTGTGGATCGTGATTTCTAGCTTACGGGGCATACTGGTTTCTCCAGCACACTGCCATAAAGGTCGGCTTCGGAAGGCTCCGCCTCGGTCACTAGATACGTCCCGTCCGCAGCCGGGATCATGAACCTGACCTCCAGCCCGAACTTGGCAGCAATCTTCCGCTCTGCATTAACTCCGGTGGATTTCGTGAAGCCGGGGATGCAGAGAACCCAGATAGCGTTGCAACGTGAGAGCATCGTCTCGTCCGCCGCCGACCAGAACTGCCAGTGTCCCGGCAGCGTGCAATGGACTGAGATAGGATGCGTGTGAGCGATTGGGGAATAGAACATCGTCACGTCTTTGACGTTGTTCATCAGCCAACCGCAGGCCTTACAAGCCGCGATGAAACGTTCCTCTTCGACGGTCTTGTCAGGATGCGAGTACGGGCTGGCTAGGTACACCATTTTCCCAAAGGTATCAGGCATGGTACCTAATACCCAATTTTTCAGAAAAACTGAATTATTCGGTTGTGACTTCTGTCACAGGAGCCGCAGCTTCGGGCTGGGCAACTGGGGCAGCTTCGACAGCCGGGGCCGGGGTTGCAGCCGCAGCTTTCGACTCTTCAGGGAAAATGGACTTGGCAGAAGTATTGATCGGTTCCTGCTTGCCCACCTTCGCCGTCACGTCGATCTCAGGCTGCTTGCCGATGTTCTTTTCCGGCACCATGTCCTTCTTCAACTTGATGACCGTGTCGCCATCGGTGCGAACTTCGAGCGGCTTGTTCGGCCCGGCGACCATGACCTTCTTGACTTCGGTTGCCACGGCAGCCACTTGGGCGTTCAGGAACGATTCAATCGCCTTCGCCATTGCCTCGGAGTGAGCGACGAGGGAGAAGGTGATTTCAGAGACCACACCATGAGTGTGGGTGACGACGACCGAGTGCGTGCCGTCTGTGTTCTTTTGCGATACTGCTCTCAAAAACGGGAAATTCAACGACATAAGTTCTCCTATGAACTAAGACCTTGTACCAACTGCTCTCCATTGGTCAGTTCCGTTTCGAGAACCGCCAACTTTTGCTCAAGCTCAGTCTGAAGCGACTGGACTAATTCTTGAAGCTGACGTGATGTCAGCTTCTCCGGCCCTTCCACCCCGAGGTCACGCAACTTTGTGTAGGCTTCGGTGAGCTTGTTTTCTTCAGCACCAGCTTCATGAATGACTTGGTCGCGTTGGGCCTGTAGGGCCTTATACCGCGTCTGAGCCTCTTTCAACCGATCTTGAATTGACTTTTCAGCCATTGCAAACATGCTCCAGTGACTTACCGCACTTTGGACAGGCCCCGCGTTTGGCTTCAATCTCCGCTGCCGCTAAGTCCTGTTCAAGCTGAGCCCGCTGGTCTTTCTTTGTCGCCAGCCGCTCCCGGTGGGCAAGAACCTGTTCTATGTGCTTAATACTGTGAAATTGCCTAATCGCCGTAGCAAGGCCAGCCTCTATTTGTTCGGTCGTTTTGCTGAGAGCTTCAGGCGATAGCGTTTCCTTGCGTTGCAGAGCCGCTGTAGCGTCTTCTGCTGCCCGGCAGACCTTCCATGCCCTGACGGTATCTGGCCACAGGGAAAGCACCGTATTGATTCGTTCAAGGCGATCCTTTCGACGGGCCAAGGATGCGGCTGCCGATGCAGCAACCGAAGCGTACAAAATCTTGCTATCCAATTGCCCAGTTTCGGTCAGGTCAGGGAGAACCAGTGCCTTCTCCACCCGACGTAGGCGAATCAACCGTACCCGGTGTGTCCGGGCTTCCTCAGTCCAAGCCGCTCGAAGTTCCAGCAGCCGGGCCTCTTGTTCGAGGGCGGTCAAACTGTCGCTCGCGGCCTTCCCGGCGATGGCGACTTTCTCCAACTTCAGCTTGCGTTCCTCGGCCTCACGGACTTCCGTGGCGTGAAGTTTGGCTTCCCCGTTTTTCTGGGTGATACGGAGGTTGGCCTCTTTTTTGCCAATCTCCAACTTCTCGGTGCCGCCGAAGGCTCCGATAATCGTGTTCACGGCGGTGGGCTTGTACGCCAGCCTGTCGATCAGGAATTGCGGGGTGTTTTGGTCGCCGAAGATCGGGTCAAACGAAAACTCACCAACCTTGATTTCGCCGAATGCAGCAAACAGGTTGGGGTTCTTCTCGGGCTTCGGTACGTCTTCGTTGAGGCTGCTGAAGTCCTCACCATCGACGGTGTAGACTACCTTCCCCTTCTTGCCTCGGGTCGCGAATATCTTGTGGGGCTGTCCGTCCGGCCCGACAAACTCCAACGTGAGTTCCATGGGGTTTGTCTTTGGATTGCGGATGTATTCGATGTCAAGTTCGTTGCGGAGGAGGGCCTTCAGTGCCCGGTAGATAGAGCTTTTGCCCTTGTTGGACGAGCCTGTGAGAACCGCTAGGCCCTCGAACTCAAGATCGAACTCGGCCCACGGTTGAAAATTTTTACCGCTTAGCTTCACGCTGTTGTTCCCAGACGGCCATCTCTACGAGGCGTTCTCGTGATAACCAATCGAGTTGCTTGGCACATTCCTTGATAAGTTCCACGGCTGCGGCCAATTTGAGTTTGTGCACTTTCTGGAGTTCAACGATGATCTCGCCTGTGCAGTCAATTACGTGGAATAGAACATCCTCAGGCTGCTCCTTCGCGATCTGTGATCGACTCTTCCCGCAGACTGAGCATTTGTGCCAGTTGGATTTGCATTCGCTGTCACACTGTTGTTCGTCGTAACCGCAGTCCATGAAATCGTGTTCGTGGCTCATAGAACCTTCTTGTCTCGCATTTCCTTGACCAGTTTGTCGAGGGCTTCGTTACGCTCCTCAACCTCTTCGTCCGGGTTGGGGCCGAGGGGTTGGGTTCTCCATTCCATCTGCTGAATGCGGTGCTCAAACTCCGCGAGCTTCGCGAAGATGTGGGCGTCGATGGGATCAAGATCGCGGGGACGTTTTAAGTCCCCGCAATACGGGCAGGTTGACGGATCGTGTTTCATTAGTCCTCGTCGATGTCGAATGACTTACTGACGGTCGCGACTTCCTCGCCGTCAATGAACGCCGCCTCTTCAGCCGATAGGGCACTGGTAAGGTGACGGCCACTCGTGTCGCTCTCGATGGAGTCGATCACCATCTGCCGCAGCTTGCCGAGAACTTCCGGGTTGCGTTGGACGGTGAGGTCTTGGATCGCGGCCTCTTTGTTCGCGTAGGTCGCGATAGCGTCGTCGAAGCTCTGTCCGGCGTACCACTTGGCCCCCTTGTTGGCGATCAGGCCATATTCGCGTGCGTATTCAAGCACGCTCATACCTTCGTCAACGCCGACACCGGGGCGAACCCAGATGTAGCCTTCGCGGTACCCAGCCCCGGTCACCTTGTTTTTCAGCGTGCGGCAGCGGACACGGTTCACAACTGGAATGCCCTTGTTCGAGTCGGTCTCCGGCTCGATCACGAACGCATCCCACTTGCTGTCTTTTCCGGGAGTAAGCGGCTTCACTTCACCGACCATTTTCATTTCGACCATGACAGACGGCTTGAAGCGGCACATGCGTCCGCCCGGCAGGCTGTACGGCAGGTTGGTGAACGTCGGATACTTCTGGGCGTTCTGGGCCTCACGCGAATCTTCGATACGGTCACGTGTCTGGTTAATCATCAGCATGTGGCCGTCGTTCTGAATAACGTGCGGGTGGAGCAGGCGGTAGAACCGGGCCATACCTTTGGCATGGTTGCCGTAGTTGCCCTTGAACGCCTTGCGGTTGAGAATTTCTTTGACATCGACCATGCTCTCCATGTGTGGAATGGAGTCGTAGACGAAGAAGCGGCAGCCTTCTTGCAGCCGTTTGATTGTCTCGATGATCGCATCCTCAATGGATGAGGGCTGGATGAAGTACACCATATCCATGTTGACGCCGATCTTGCTCAGGTACGCGGGCGTGCCCGTGCCTTCGAAGTCGAACACGGCGAGTGGTTCACCAGTAAATCGCTGATAGTTCTTGGCGAGTTCGTAGGTCAGTGTGGACTTGCCGACGCCTTCGTTGCCGTGAATCTGGGTAACGCGACCATGCCGAGCCATACCTTTCAGGCCGAGGATGTAGTCGAATGTCAGAAAGCCGTAGGGAACCAGTTCTTCTTCGTAATCGCTGGTGAGAACTTGAAAGTCTGGTTTGTCTTTTTTGCGGGACTCCATGAAGTACTTCGCTCGCTCTTCAGCAGTCCAATTGCGGGGTGGGCCAGCCGGACGTACTACTTCCGCCTGTTTTGCAGATTTTGCCATATTACTTGATCCTCCGATCAAATTGATACAGTTACGCGAGTCAGGAGTTTCTTGGGGTTCTTAGCGTCCTTGACGCAGACCGTATACTCTTTTCGCTCGTATCTGTAGTAATACTCGTTTCGGTGCAACAATCCCTTTGTGACTTCGTGGGCGTTGCGTCCCTTACCCTTGGTTTCCTTAGTCGCATTACACAGCGAGATCAGAAATTGGTTGGGAACTTCTGTGCTCCGGCCCAGCATGATCGAGGCCGCGTGGCGTCCCATCATGGCGAGCAGGACGGCGTCGCAAGCATCACTATCGAGTTCAGGAAATTCAGTTCTGTCGATAAATTCGTAGGCTCGTGCGATGTTCTCCCCCTTGTTTTGGGAGCCTTTCTTGGTCAACCGCATAAGCGAACGGAGCGTGCTCGCGTTCGTGGTCATGATACGGATTTCCCGGAACATGCCGGGCAATGATGCGTTCTCGAAAAAGATCAGGTGGATGATTCGATTCAGGGCCACGAGATAGTCATTCATCGGGGTCGGGTATTCCATGGAGATGATGAGCCCGAGGTTCGTATCCCGATCCTGCTGGAATCGCTGGCGGATCAGTTCGAGTAGGTGCTCACGAAGTTCCAACGCCATGGCCTTACCGCGAATCCACAGAGTGTTACGCGGGTGCATGGCCGGGTCGTCGATCTTCTCGGGTTTGATTGATCCGGCTGCCAGCCAGCCAGCCTTGGTTGGAGCAACCGCCGCAGTCAAAACGCTGCCGTAAGACGGGGCGACATCCAACACGGCGAAGCCCGTTCGAGTCATCGACGGGTCAAGCCCGAGGATGATCCACTCGTCCACATTTGATATCGGTGCTGGAATTGAAAGGGGAACTTCTTTGGCGACCTTAGGCATTAGAAACCTCCGCACATGTTGCGGAATACGGGCACGAACTTCGTGCACCCGCATGGCACCATGAATTCTCTGGGATTAACGTCTTTGGGGTAATCAGCAGGGAGGCCCTTGTAGTCCCATATTTCACCCCTGCATTTCCCGCGACCGGGAGGCGTGGTGCCAAGCTGAGCAGCCAGCACCACTTCCATCAAATCTGGTTCTTCGTGTTGAATCTCTGCACAACCACATTCACAGAGATTTACCATTTCGCGAGCAACGCACATGCTACTTAATACTGCAAAAAAGTACCCCCGGCTGGTTAGACCGGGGGTGAGCGTTGTTTTTGGTTCTGTTTACTGTTTGCTGCCGGGAGGGGCTTGCTGTGTTTCCCGTTCAATCTTTACGACTGGCTTGTCATACTCCTGTGACGATTTGCTGCGGCCCTCAGGCTCCTCGTCTTCCGACACCCACGAATCATACTCACCCGTGCGTTCTTTGGGAGGACTGACTTTCTTCCGCTTGTCGTACTTGCCGTTGTTCGACGAGGATTCAATCCACCAACGCTGTGAGCCTTCGGTGAAGGACTTGGCGTAGGGCTTGTCTTCGATGAATTTGTTCTCGCCGGGCGTAACGATACCGCTGATTTCAGTGCCGTCTTGGAATTCAAACGTCAGCTTGCGAGTGTTCTGGTAGTCGTCAACTTTCGCCTGAACCTTCTTGGCGAACTCACCCTTCGGGCGATAGTATTCGATTACCTGACCCGCTGAGGGGTCATAACGCTTGCCGACCTTGGTGTATTCCTTGGCGATATACTCGATCTGACGATACATGCTGTGCTCGTGATCGCCGTCCGGGTACGAGGAGCCGTCTGCGGGCATCGGCACCTTCTTGAATTTGATACGGACGTTGAAGTTTTCCCCGGTCATGGCAACGTACTTGTAGGGAACGATCCAGCCATCAGCGTCGGGCGACTTCTCCCACGGGTCGATGGGTTGATCCGTCTTGGAGATTTCGATCTTGAACAGGTTGTGCGGCGGCAGAACACGCTTTTCAGACTTCTTCTCTTGGAAGAGAGTGGCCAGCAGGCGACCGTCGCGGATCACGTCCTGAGCATTCTCAAGACCGCCGACCATTTCAAGGATGTCGGGCATACCGAACCCGGCGTCACCTTCACGGTCGATGTCGATCAGAACCACGGCACCGTATCCGGTGTTGGGGAAGAAAATCTTCAAGGCAGGCTTGGACTCCTGCTTCCCATCAACAACGCGATAGCCCTCGATGTAATTGCCCTTGTTGTCCTGCGGGGTCTCTTCGGTGACGATCTTGTAGTTCGTCAGCCGGATCGACATCTTCTTCGACTTCCAGAGGAAGGCGTTCTCGTCATCAGGGATGGCCGGGTTGGGGGCCTTGTGATCGTAGGTGCTCGACAGTTCCAGTTCCAAGGTCTCAATCGGTTTCAGGGAGCCGTCTTTCTTTGCCCCCTCGACTTCATCCGACTTGAACGGGAAAACTTCGGACAGGTCTTTGTTGGTGAAAATCTTGCGGATGTTGTACCCGCCAGACATTTCAGCTTCATGACCGTAGGATGGCTTATCCCCCATCACCTGCTCGAACTGGTTCTCCAGCACGGCGGCGTGGATGCGGGACTTCTGGGCCTCAGTGACCTCTTCCTCGTGCTCCAAGTCTTTGCGGAGCCCGAAGGTGTCGAGATACTGACGCATTTCCTTGTTGTTCGGATCGAGCGAGCCGTTCAGGTCTTGCAGCACGGTGTCAATCTGAGAATCAACCTTGGTGGTCGGCACCTTGCCATAGATCACGACGTACTGGCCGGAGCCTTCCTTCACTTCACGTGCCCAGCCGATGCGGTCGTAGTAAGCGAACGCAGCGAGAGTCTGCTTTTTCGTCCAGTGCTTCTCTTTGCCAGCGTCCTCAAACGTTTGGCGATATGGCGGCACGCAGCCAGCCAAGAACATCGTAGCGAGAACTGCGAACGTTGCTAAAACGATACGGAACTTCATGGCTTAACCATCCCCTTCAAATTGGACTTGAACGTGCCGATGAACTGCAAGGCCTCAGCCGGAGGCATCTTCTGGAGTTCATTCAACTTCTCAGGGTGCTGAGCGAAGTACGCTTCGATGTTCTGTCGCTCTTGAGCCGTAAACGTGCGATTGTACTGCTCAACCAGATATGGAGGCACGTGGGTTAGATCGCCCATCATCATACCGCCCCCGCCGCCGAGGCCCTTCTTGAATGCCTCATCGCCGATTTCCTTGATCTCCTCAGAGTGTGAGTTGAGCCAATCCATCGTCTTGGCCGCACTGCCGAGGATAGTCGGGTTGTAGTGCAAAGCCATCGTCATGCGAAAGACACTGTTATTGTCGCCGCGAATGTCGTTGACTGCCGACCACCAGACCGGGTCAGAATAGAATTCAGGAATGGTCTCGTTCATGTAGAACGTCATCATTTCCTTTTTGATTACATCCAGCAACGTGTAGTAGTACAGATAGTTCTTGTCGTCGTAGACGATGTTGCCAGCGAAATCAAATTTCACCGTGTCCTGATGGAACTGATCCCAATCGAAGCCGTAGTAAATCTCGGCCAGTTCGCGGATGTCCGCAGCGTAGCCGTGGCTCGGGTAATCGGTTTCGTTCTCCGGGTATAACATTTCAGGCAGGGATGCCATCAACTCCACGTCGAACGCTTCTGACATGGGGAATTTTTCGAAATTGATGTTGCCGTGCACCATCTCGTGCTGCATGACCTTGGGGATGGTGTTCACGTAATCGGTCATCCACGCATTCGGGTTGTAGTAGATCACGCCAGTGTTGAGCCACGTAACGCCGAGGATGCCGCCGAGGGGTGGGTTGTAACCAAGGTGCAACTCACGTGGAATGAAGTCGGATGGCTTGGACGGTTTCGGTAGGCGGTGCAGTTCGCGGAAGGTGACGTTGTAACCGGGCACCTTCTCGTCGAGTTGGGCTACCAGTTCTTCACGCTTGAGGCCCAGCTTCGCCGCACGGGCGGAAATGGCCTTGTCGGCGATGACCGAATAGAAATCGTTGTCGCGTTTTGCGGCGTCGATTGTGAGGGCCTTGAGACTGTCTTCAACAACCTTCAACTGGGCGTCCGTGATGAAATACTGATCGCACAGTGACGTGTAGCGAATGCGACCGTCTGGCATCTTGTATGCGTGGTCAATGACGATCTTCATCTTCGCGGGATTCTCGGTGACGCTGGACGTGCTCACAACATCGGTGACTACCGAGATGCTGTCGCTGCCGGGGATGGTCGTCCCCAAGCCGCCGCCCTGATTGCAGGCCCACGTGGCCTGAAAGATGTGCAAGTACTCTTCACGTTGACGAAGAGGATCGGTTGTTTGTTGGAGGCCTTTTGGAAAGAAAAACGGAAGGTCGGGACGATCTGTTTGCTGGCCGGACGAGAGAGTGGCGACCAGTAGAACGACTGCACTGAAGAACCCTTTAATCAACTTCATTGGATACCCCGCAAAATAATCGTACTGATACAATACCACATAGTTGGCAAATTTCTTTGTCAATTTTTGCCACTACTGATTCAAATATCCGATGACTGCTATTCCAAATCCAGCGGCCTCGGCCTCGGCCCGCTTCTCCGGGACGAGGTATTCCTTCAAATCCATCTGCCAGTGCTGAAACTTCCCGCCCTCCGGTTTGTCGTACTTCGGCCAGTAACCGTGAGACTTGGCCCACTCCCTGTCCCGGTATTCCACAAGGCATTTGATTGAAACCATGGGGCTGGCCGCTGATTTCAAAATCGTCTCAAGTGGGTAGCAATTAAAGATTTGCAGCATCGACATCACATCGAAAACGGCCCGATGCGGGTATGGGTTTGGCGGTAGATGGTGATCGACAGGCATGTACATCAGCTTGCGGGTGAAGCCTGCGGGCAGGGGCAGATCGACCATCGTGTCGATCCAAAGCTTCTCGGGAAACGGCAGGCCGTACTTCTCGCACCACTGTTTCAGAACCCGTTTATCGAATTGGATTCCGTTGTGGGCCATCACAGCATCCGCCTCGTTGACCCACTTCAGCGTTTGCCTGCAAGCTGACTGACTCTCATACCCGTATTTCGCGATAAATTCGCGAGTCAGACCAGCCTTCTTGGCGTCCTCTTCGACCTTGGCATCCCAAGTGGCATCGTCGCCGGGGTTGACGACGAAGCCCATAACTTTGGTTGGTACGTGTAGGTCGGTGTCCCAGTGAGCGAGCCCGACTTCCGTGACATGGTCATGTCCGGTGGTTTCAAAATCAAGACCGAGAATCAGCAAGGCTACTCCCGTGGCGGAGCATCCGGGAGAAGGAATCCGAGGTTTTCCTTGTGGGCGGTCTTCGCGGCATAATATTCCTTAGTGCGAGAACGATTGATTCTCATCTTGGCGTCGAGTTCTTTATGAGCGTCGTAGCCCGCCTCTTCCGCGTAAGCGTAAAGGCAGAGCAGAACGTCTGCAACTTCTCCGGCGTCAGATTCCATTACGTCCGCCTGTGTCATCTCCGCGACTTTCTTGATGGGAGTGGCGACAGCAGCGTCAATCTCTTTCAGGGAAAGGCCCGCCGCGATGGCAAGCTCGATAACTTCCTCAACCAACGCCACGGCCCGGCCCTTTGTTCCCACATGTCGCGGGAACGTATCCTTGCACCACGTGTGCACGGATTCTTGGGTTTCGTGCTCCGGTCGCAGCTTGGGTATCTTGCTCCAATCCACGGGGCAGCGAGGGCAGTAGTAATCAATCCCCGGTGCTAGGTCTTCCGGTTGATTGCACGTGGGACAGATCGGGGCGTCCCAATCCATGGGGTCGTCGGTTTGAGTCGTGTTATCCATGACCCTATTTTACATCATGTCGATGGTGCCGTGGCTGATAACTTCTTTCACCACGTAGCGACGCTCGAACGGGTTCTCCCGGTTGTAGTTCTTGAGCCAACGCTTCGCCTTACGGCTTGCGATCTCATCGTCCCCGGCGAGAATCCACAGCTTGCCGATAGGTAGCGAAACGCTACCGTCCGGTGTCTTGCAAACGACTTGCCACAACTTGTTGCTGATTGCCATAAAAGTTTTGGGGCTCCAATCGGAGCCCCGTCTCCGTTAAATGTCGTCGATGTTGTCGATCTTCGGCTCTTCGTGCACCTTCGCACCGGAGAGCAGTGCCTTCCAACCCAGCAGGTCAAGTTTCTTGCCCAGCTTGGCTTCGAGGCGTTTGCCGTTGTCTTTCATCAGCTTCTCAACGGCCTCATTGACTTCCTTCACAAGCTCTGGATTTTTCTTCCAGCGGGCCTGTGCAGCGGCACGGTTGAACTCATACCCGAAGGCACGGTCGCTCCGCGTCATGATGATGTCGATGTCGTAAGGCGTGGCATCTTCATCAGGAAGCTTTTTGATCTGTTTCATGTTGAACTGCGAGAGGTCAACGAACTGGAGTTCCCATGCGATGGGCGGGGCCGTCTTGTTGCCAGCCGCGTCGATGATCGGGTCGTACTTGCCAGTGACCGGGTTCGCGTTCGTGTAGCGGACGACCAGAGCGGCAACGTGCACCGCACCGTCTTCCTTCAACTTATCGCAGCACCAACCCTGTTCGTCGCTGCCAACTTTGCTGAGGCAACGATAGGTGCCCTTCTTGGTTTCCTTGCCCTGCCCGATTTCCACGAAGTGTGACTTCGCGGTCTTCATCTTCACGCCGCCGACAAAGGCGAAGCGTGCGGCCTTGTCCTTTTCAGGACGGCAACGCGGCAGTGCGTTCGGACGGGAGTACAGTTTCTCGTCGTCGAAATCGGTATCGCAATCCGAATCGGCATCGTCATCTTCCGCCGACGCGGTTTTCTTTGGCTCGTCCTCATCAAAATCATCAGAAGCGACTTGCTTCGGCGGGGCGGGCGGTGTGGGCGGTTGCTTGGCAGTCGATGCTGCCGGAGTAGCGGCTTGGGCTGGTGCAGCGGCAGCAGCGGCCTGTGCAGTTGGCTTCGCCGTTTGCTGCGGTTTTACATCATCCAATTCGTCGTCAAAAGAGTTAATTGCCATGGTTTCCTCGTTTACTTCTTTATTTCCTGATCTCGGAGATCACCGAGAGTGATGAACTTGACCTTCCGCTTATCCTTCGTCCAAGTGGTCTGGCCCGTAAAAGGAATCTTCCGATAAATACCGGATTTATGGCGAATAGTGAATTTCCCGAAACTATTTAATTTCAGGGTGAACCCATTCTTGTCAAGATTGTTCAGGAGGGTTGCTTCAAGGGCAGAGATCACCAAGTTCACGATGCTCTCGGCCTCTTTCTTTGTTGGTAAGGTTTGCGACTTGAGATGTTCCTTGAGGGCCTGTTGGACTCTCGTGGTCAACTCGTCACGTCCCGCTTTGGATTTGCCTGTGGACATAGGTGATTGTTTCCCTCTATGTCCCTTAATACTAGATTTGTTGGGAAAATTGCAGTGCGAGCAAAAAGAAAAGCCGCCCGATTGGGCGGCTTAGCTTCAAAACGTCGTCGAACGAGTTCTCTTAGAATACGAACTTTAGACCAGCAGCGGCCTGACCGCCGCTGACGCGGACGGTGCCGACACCGGGCAAGCTGAGGTTGTCAGCCGTGTTGATCGACAAGTCTTGGGTTAAACGCAGGTGGGCCTTCTTGGTCAAGAAGATTTCATTGTGGAAGTCCACGGTGCGTTGATTGGTAGCCGAACGACCCGGCAGTTCGTAGACCGCAGTGATGCGATCACGCGAGAACTGGAAGCCGCCGCCGACCAGAGGGACAAACGTCTGAGCATCGCCGGGGATCAGGCCCTTAAGGTTGCCATTGGACACTTGATCCTTGTAGTAGGTGCCGCCGCCAAGCAGAAGCGAACCGACCTTCACGAAGCCCGTGGCCGTGACAGTGCCAGCGAAGCTGTTAGCTCCCGGTGCACCGAACGCACGGTAATCCGCCGTCTGGAAATTGGCGTTGACATCGAGCAACAGGTGCTTGGTGCTGGATTCGATACCTGCACCGACGATGTAGTTGGGGTTGTGTGCGGTGACGCTTGAGTTACCCGTGAACGTGGACGATCCACCGATGCTGGCGTCAACGTAGGGAGCGAACGCACCACTCTGTGCAGCAGAAACTCCGACCAACACAGTCAGAGCCAAAAACAACGAAGCAAAAAACTTCATATTTCTCCTAATCGGGAAGATTCCCATGAAGACATTATACTGGATTTTCCCAGATTTGGGCAATCCGCAAAGCACAAACATACGGGTCATACTTACGTTCCCGCCAGATCGACAGTTCAGCTAGGGTGCTTCTGACGGCCCGTAACGGCAGCTTGAGGGCCTTCAAGTCCTTGAATTGCGTGGGGTTGAACGGCTTACCCTGCTTCCGGGCACTGTCCTCATCGCCGTCAACGGAAAACACGTAAAACCGCAGTTCCCAGTACAAAGTGTTGAGCCGGAGTTTCGGATCAACGCCATAGGGCAGCCAGCTAAGGTAGTTCTTCCACGGCTTCGGCCAGTCTCGCCATGAGGGCAACTCCTCGTGAAGGAGCCACGCGGCACGCCAGAGCGTCGCGTTGATGTCGTCGATGTCTTCCTTCGCAAGCGTTCGGGAAATCTGATCGACCCTTTCCTTCGGCGGCTTCTCCAGTCCGAGAAGTTTTGCCGCGTAACGCACGATAGCGTTCAGGCCTTCGCCGCTGCCTTCCAACAAGTCCAGCGACCAGACACCAATCTTGGCCCGTGTCGTCGGGGCAACTTCAAGCATGCTCAGGCGGTCGATGCGATAGAGTAACGGCTCCTCGTGTCCGATCAAGAGATCATCGTTCACCAAGTCCACATCTTGGCATTTGACTTCGGTCTGAAATGTGGCGGAGAGAAGGTGTTCGACGAAGCGGATTTGGGTGGGGTCGTTGCCAACCAGAACGTTGTTACGCTTCTTGGTTTTTTCCAGCATGAGCGGCGTGGTTGCCAGACTCAAGTCCTGCACGCCGGGCCGCAGGAGTTTCTTTTGCTCTGTCATACCACATAATACCACGCCAATACGAAAAGCCGCCTTTTGGGGCGGCTGATCGTTGTCGCTGGAAAGCGATTAGAGTTTCTTGATGTCGGCGGCTGCCTTGGCTTCGATGGCCTTGGCATCTGCTTCGGCCTGAGCCAGCTTGGCCTTGAGCCAAGTCCACGCCTTGTGCAGGGCGGCTCCGGCTACAACCTTGGCTGCGGAAGCCCAAGTCAGAAGGTCTTTCACAATTGCTGAGTAGTCAATAGACATGTTAGATGTCCTCCTCAGTAAGGGGTTCTATAGTCTTGTTTTTTGCGACGGATCGGGACAATCCCAATATTTTGTAACGAGATAGAGAACGATCCCGGTGAACACCGTTTGAGTGATGTACCAGCCCACGAGAAACGGGGCGTGTTCGGAATAGGCCAGCACACCGTTGTTGATCTGGACGAGAAAATTCAACCAGCAAGTGACCTTGCAGAAGTCTCGTGTGTGCTTGCGACGAATCATGCGACGGTACAGGACGATGTACATCCACACCGACATCACCATACTGATGGCGACGCAGATCGTCTTAGTTGTTAAATCATGCGGCAGTAGGCTCATCAAGTCCGACCGTCACGAGTGCTTCCTGCCGGGCTGCGGTGAGGAAGTCATCCCAAGTGTCATATCGACGCACAGGCTTGAATCCAGCGTCCAATAAATCTTTCGGTAGTTCGGTGAGCAGGGCAAAGATGCTGTCGATTTTGGCTCGTGATCGCGGGTTCTCTGGCCCGATCACGATGCACTGCTTGCCAGTGAAGAGGGCTCCGCCAAATTCCGCAATGCGGGTGTTTCGCACGTATGCTTTGCCGGGATTGAATTCCACGACGGTATCGGCGTAGAGAATGTTGCGGATGTCGCGGATGGCGTACTCCACAGCTTGCTGTGCTTTGTCGAGTTGCGTGGAGCCATCCTCCACGGTCAGGTCGGTTTCGCCGCCCTTGTCCTGTTCGTCCAGCCAGCGGGACGTGACGATGTAGCCGAGATCACGAAGTTGTTGTGCGTAGCCCTTCATTCTGTCGATCCACTCGAAGGGTGCCGCCAGATAAATTTTTCGCATGAAAAACCCCACAGGTTATTTTGGCCTGTGGGGTTAAATACTCAAGTTTTTAGGAAAAATGAATTACCAGACGGCGACGGGCGTTCTTTTTACCGGGGCCGCGACCGGAACCGCCGACTTCTTCATGGTCAGCAGTAACAGGGGGCTCGACAGGTAAACTACCAGTGCGACGAGGCCCATGTCCGTGCTCATATCGCAGTACGGTTGAAATGCGACCAGTGCACCGAAGGCCATCAGGCCGAGGGTGATGAAAAACACCTTGTGCATCGAATACTGGTAAGTCGCCTTGACCACCGCACGCCGCCCGGCCTTCGCCTGAGCGAAGCGGTAGACCACAGTCGTGATGACCGGGGCACAGAACGTGTAGAGAACCTTCAACACCAGAACGGCGTCCGCGTCCAGAAACGAGTGCCCGGTCACAATCTGGTGGGCAATCAGGGCCGCAAGGATAAACGGAATCGCCAGAACAGACACCGTAAAAATCACGAGGAATTTCAAGAAGCCGATGATCTCACGAGGAACCCATAAGAGGCTGTGAAGCGTCTCGGTATTCTCTGTCGCCATCTGAGTCGTTGTCATACCTATAGTATACCCGTCCGGGACAGCGATTGTCCAGCCGCTAAGTCATTGATAATCTTGGCTTTACGGCCTGAAAACGGCCATGGGCACGGCCCATTTCCTCGATAAACCGTTGGGCATCAATCAGGTGCAGGAGCACCCGGCGTCCGAGGAGAGTGATGTTGATCGTGCCGTCCTTGGCGGTCATGAGGCCGAACTTGACGCCGAGGCCGACAAAAGTTGCGACCAGATCGTGGATGATTTGTTTCACGTACTGCCGGGCCTGTTCCTCGGTGACAGGTTTTCCATTCACCGTGGTGATCTTAACTTTGATCGCCTCCTCCAGCGGTTCGACGAGGTACTTGTGTTTGGGGCTGTTCATTTCGACGAGCAGCTTCACGAACATCTGCCGGATCACCGAATCAAAATGCGGGTGCTGTTGTTTCGCTTCGTCCAGAACCAATCCGCCGACGAGAACCGCGACTCCGAAAGTTGAGCCCCACTTCATTTCGTTCGCGATCTGCGGATTATCTTTCATCTCAGTCAGCGTGGGGTAGGACGCATACTTGTTCACGAGCCGACGCATATCTGCGAAAAATTTCTCAGGGTTAATCGGGGTCTCGCCATCTCCCGCCAGTGCCAGCATCTCTGCCTTAGCCCGGCTCGATACCGTCTTTTGGATGAACAGAACTTTCTTCAATTCATCCATGGTGCGAATTGGGATCAGCGTGTCTTCCATACCAAAGAATTCAGTAGCGGCCTCACTTCTTGGATTTGGGCTTAACCCCAAGCATACGGTACAGATAAGCCATCACAGAACGCAGCGAACGGCATTCCTCAGCCGGGCGTGAGCCGACCAGCACGATGTAGTACGAATTGGCGTAGATGTCCACCGACCAGCGGAGTTCGTTGGTGACGCCGGAGACGCGGTAGTTAGGGGTGCCTTGCAGCGATTCTCGCCAACCGGAAGCTTTCTTCTCGTCCACGGGGATTGCGTTCACCGCGTTTAGGGCGAGATTGATGTCGGCTGCCTTGGGGACTCGTTTTCGCATGATGTCTAATACGTGAAAACGCCCCGGCTTGTGACCGGGGCGTAAGCAGCAGATCAGTCGCAGGTTATTCAAGCATTTTTAAGACTCTTCCGAGTCCGCGAGTACCCATCACGCTTACTGTGCTGCTGAACTTTGTCATACGCCGCAGCCGCTTGCTCCGGCGTAGTTACGATTCCTTCTCGTGCCTGAGTCGCGATAATGCAGCCGATCATCAACCGCCGACGCTGCACCGGGTCACGCAGGATCGCTTTGATGTCAACTCTCATGCCGCTGCCGCCATCGCTTTCTCTTCCTGCTCAGGCTCGTCCATGGTTTCCGGCATGTGGCGTCTCAGAGCATTATACGCCAGTGTCGTGTAGTTGTCGATCAGTCCGTAACGTTCCCGGCTGCGGCGATCCCCTGTCGGCGGCATATTCTCTCCTGTTCAAAAATGTGGGGAGGGCGGGGGAGGAATCTTGTTTACGCCATCAGGCCTTGGGCCTGTAGCTGCTTCACGGCTTCGTCGTGCAACTCCGCACAGCCGTCGCACATGTTGAGCACTTTCTTGCCGACCTTGCGAATTGTGGTGAACTGGTTCTCACACATGTTGCCGTTCGCGAGGCGGTGCTGGCAGTAGCCCCGCAGGATGTCGCGGTGAACCACCGGGGTCTTGGACTTCCCGGTCAGGCTCTCGACCGCAGATTCACCTGCCTTGAAAAGTTTGCCATCGGACGGACGCCGGAGGATGAACGGGTTCTTCCACGAACGGCCAGAGGCCAGCCCGGCGAGTTCGTATTGCTCACCACCGAACGTGATCTTCGCTCCAAGGTGTTCCGGCTTGAGGCCGTAGCTCTCGCAGTAGTTCTTGAAGTCGGCGACCATTCTGATGTTCGCGTCGCCATCCTCGCCAATCGTCGCGACTTCGAGTTTGAACGTCGCGTTCTCCGGCAGGAACGTGCACTTGCCGAGGCTTATCTTCACGCCGTGTTCTTTGCCCACCTGCTCAAGGGCGGAGTTGATGGCGGTACGCAGCAAACCGAGGGTGACTTTGTCCAGAGTCTTGATCGTCATTACTTGATCTCCAGTATCGCCAGAATTTGCTTCGCCTTCTCGACGGAAACGCTGTTCAGGGTGAGGGTGACGGAATCCTCATGCGACCGGATGGTGCCGTAGCCCCGGCCCTCGGTGTAGTAGCTGATCTCGCTGTAATCCTCCCGCAGGTCTTTTTCGGTCTTACCGATCAGGGGCAGCAAGGTGACAAGGTTGCGACGCACGTTGCTCTGATACTCGACATCGCGACGGACACGGGCCTGAGCCAGTGCGAAGATACGGAGATACTGCGGCAGGAAGCGGCGGGTGATTTCCTTGGCGATCACTTCGGCCCCACGCTTCACGGCCACGCTGATGCTCTCAAGGGAAACACGCTGATTGTTGTTCGCGGGGTCGTAGGCTTCCACGTACTGGTTGTTCTTGCCGATGTTGAGGTAGCCAGAAACGGAGACACGCTCGTACTGGTTGTAGCCTTCGTAGGAAACGTAGACCCGTGCACCTTCGGGCGTCACGAGGTAGCCTTCGCGTTCTTCGGCTGCCGGGAAGGTGACATACTTGAAGTTCAGGATGCGTGCGAGATCGGTGCGAAGGGTTTCAAGGGCGGCGAGGGCGGCTTGCTTTTCGGCGACTTCAATCGCCCGGCGTTCCTCGTAGCTGAGGCCTGATGTCGTGGTCATACCTACAGTATACCGAGTTCGGCGTCCCTTTGGCCACTGGTAAACTCTTTATTTGCAGTCATATAGGGGCTGAGTTTGTAGGTGTAAACCCATCGCGGGAACCCCATCCCGGCCATGCCTGAGATACCGGACGTGCTCCGGGTCAGGGTGCCTTCCCGGTGCATCCGCGTGAGATCGCGGCCAAGCTGTGGGCACTTGTGGGCTCCAAAGGGCATTTCCGCGAATCGCGGCTTGAACTCCTCAAGGTAGGCGTCCACAAAGTGGGCGTTGAGGACATCGGCCCAAGAACCCTCGGGCTGTGCCCTCAACCATTTGATGATCCATCGTCGCCGTTGCTCGAAACTCATTGTTCGTCCCCCGGCCAAATGATCGAATCAGTCCACCACTTCGGGAACATTTCACGGTTGCGGTTGAAGAAATCCGCGAAGCCTTCGTCCAGAATGTAGTGGTGCGAACGGTCGTTGCGGTGACGGTTGGTGCGGCCAGTCTGCTGCACCATGACCAGAGCCGTCATCCAAGCGTACCACTTCGGGTCGCGATCCAGCCGGGCCTTGACGTAAGGGTCAAGAGCCGGGTACGGAACCTTCGTGATGATGTCGAACCGGGCGAGATCATCCTTCAAGTCCAAGCCTTCCGCCATACTTGGAGAGAAGAGGACGGTCGGCTCGGACGTTGAAGAATGTTCCTCTACGCATTTCTCACGTGAGCCCTTGAAGGTGCTCTTGTGGGTCAGAATGCGGTCTTGGAATTCGGTCAAGAAATTGATGAAGTACTCGTTGTTGTCGAACGACTGAGTGTGCACGAGGCCCTTGACCTTCGCGTACTTCGCCAGCAGCTTGCCGATGAACGCGGCCATCTTCGGCAGGGTCGCTTGCTTCGTGCGGTAACCCATGTTACCGACCGGGAGATAGAAGATCGGACGATTCTCAATCGGGAACTCGCTGTCCATGCGGATGCAAACCGCATCCTTCGGGTCGATTCCAAGATTCCGCATGAACGTGTTGAAGTCCAGAATCGTCGCGGACATAATCAGAATGTGCTGAGCGTTCTTGAACATCAAGTCGTTCGCGAACAGCCGGGCGGTCAGGGGCTTAATAATCAGGTTGCCAGTGCCCTTGTTGTACTTCTTGTCCGGGTTCCAGTCAGAATATGCGAACCACTCGTCCGGGGTCGTGGTGGACAGGAAGCGGTTGACGCGAACCAGAAATTGCTTCACGCCGTTCAGCTTCTTGGCGACTTCCGCACGCTTCTCGATGTTGCCCTCTTCCTTCGCATCGGCAAGCTGTTCGTCGAGCAACATCCGGTAGCGGCTGGCGGCTGGCATGAACACGTTACTCAACCACTCGACGATTTCCTGAGTGTGGTTCGGCTTGAAGATGGGCAGCTTTTCCTTCACACCGTACTCGTCGCACTTTTTCTGCGTCAGTTCGGTATCGGTGAAGCCAAGAATTTTCTGCTCAAGGTTGTGGCCTTCGTCGCAGATCAGCATCGTGCGATTGGGAAGCTGGCCAGCGTAGATCGACTCGTTCAGGTAGTAGTCGAAGTTCTCAGTGCCGACAAGACGCTCCATGAAGATGGCCTTCGCGGTCTTGTACGGGCAGGACGGGCACATATCGGCATCGCCGCCGCAGAGCAGGGCACCCGCTTCGCAGTCCGTATCGAAAGTGTCGCAGGGATAATTCGCCCGGCCCTTCAACTCCACGAGGCCGTTGATTTCGAAATCCCGCATGTACTGCTTGGTGAGAACTTTCTGCGGCGACATGATGTAGGCACCGCGTTGCGTTTCGGGATTGATGACCGGGAGGGTCTTGGCCCATGAGGCAGCGGCCATACCGATGCCGGATTTACCAGCACCAGTCGGAGCCTCAAGGATGACAAACTTTTTCTTCTGAACCGCGAACGCATCCTGAATGGCATCCAACGCCTCAGTCTGTTTCGGGCGTTCCGGGCCGAAGCTAGGGTTACGCGGGAAGTGATCGTGAATGTTCGTGGAGCGTTCGGTGTTGGCGTTGCTGATGTTCGCGAACGTGGTGTCCATGGCGGCAATGGCTTCCGTGGCTGTAACCGTGGTCACCGTTCCGTCGCCCGATTTAATCTGAACTAGGCTGTCTCCCATGTTCTCCTCTTCTCTCCACTTATAGTATACTGGTCTCAGGGGTGTTTTGGCCAGAGCCTAACCTACTGAAAATACATGGGTTAAACCAGCACTCGGAAGCAATCCGAGGTACAACGGTAATCCCTGATCTGCTCGTTTTCGCAGATATTCCGTTCGTTCTCTTCCAGAAAATCATAGATGCTATCGCGGTATTCCTCGATCTGTTGGCGGAACAGGGCGTCACCGATCTTGCCCGGATACACGCTGGACAGGCCTTTCAAGCGGCCTATGTAGTGCGTCGCGACATCCAGCGGCAGCCCGCCTTTCATGGCCTTCGAACTCTCTCGTAAAAGCTCAATCGCCTCGGTCACTCGCTGGGCCGGATCGTCGATGTGATTGTAGAGGCAGTTCAATTTTGCCCAGACTTGCTGCCGAGAATTCAAATGATCCCACGCCGGGGAGCCGATTCCCGCCCGTGCTTCCACGACATCATCGTACATTCCTTCGACCCGCAGGAATTTTTCGCAGCGTTGAAAAGCCTCCGGCTCCATAGCAAGAAACCGCTCCCGGCGATGGGCCTTCTCCTGTTGGACAAGACGCGGCGTACAGGCAGCGGCTCCGGCATTGCCAATGCAGCAGAGGTGAAGTTGATCGTAGGGAAGCAGGCGGAGGTGACTCGACTCGAACTTTTTGTCGTCGTCGATAAGTTCCGCTCGGAGGTCGTAGAAATCTCGTCGCGGGAGTCCGTATGATTCAAACTCAACTTTCATACAGACTAATACTGAATCGGCTTAGGAAAGACTCGCCAGAGGAACAACAGACGGGGCCGATGCTCCGTTTGTCCAAACGACAGCAGTCTGATTTTGGTAATTGATGTTCAACACCAGAGCAGTTCCGCCCCCTTGAATGTTGTACGTGATTCCGATTTGAATTATAGCGTTGGGCATAATGGCTCCTTAAGAAACAGCGTTGACGGCGGAGATCAAACTCCATGAGATTGGTGACATCGAAGGCACAACCGTCGTTCCGGTCTGATCGCCCGTTGTGTACCCCGTCACAATGTTGGAGCCGGAACCATAAGGTATGCTGCTAATCGGCTCGATGAACCCCATGGTGCTGTTAGCTGCGGCACTCGTGAAGTAAATCACAAGGTACCAATCATGAGTCGTATCGAGGGGAACGCTGATGGTATCTGTCGTGAAGAAAGTTGGTGCAGTTCCGCTTTCACCCGTGAGAGTGAACGTTGGAGCACCAACTCCGCCCCAGAGAATTTGTGCCATCTGTGTCCATGTAGTGCCTGCCGGGGAATTCAGCGGGGCTTGGAACAGGTATGCATTGCCAAGGACGGCTGATGTTCCCTGCGTGAAACCCATCGTGAAATTCCACGAGTTGCAGGGAGTCAAAATGATAGACCCTGATAGCTTGACGAAGATGGAGTAGTTCGCCCACGAGGTGTTGCTGCCCCAACTTTGCCCGGATGCGATGTTCGCCCCAACGACAACATTTTTGCCTGCGACGCTTCCTCCGCCGCCAGCAGGTGTCTGCCAGTTCGCGGTTGTCGCACTCGTAGCCGTGAGCACCTGTCCAGTCGTCGGCGGCGTGCTGCTGACAGCAACACCGTACACCTGATTGGCGTTGACCACACCTGTGCCCGTGAACGTCAATGAGGACGTGCTGCCAACCGTGAGTGTCTGCCCGGTAGTGTTGGTGCCTGTCAGAATGTTGTTGAACGTGGGGCTCCCGCCAGCCGCCGTCTGCCAGCTTGTATTGCCGGAACCGTCAGTCTGAAGGAACTGTCCTCCTGATCCCGCGTTCGATGGCAGCGTGAATGTCCATGTGCCTGCTGCGGCCAATGCCGTGAGGGTGACCGTGCCACTCGTTGCACCCGAGAACTTTACCTGACCTTGAACCGAGTTGGGTTGCCCCAGTGTAAGGGCTCCACTCGATATCGTAGCATTCGCATTCCCGCTGACCGTCGTTCCTGAGGACGCATACCATGTCAACTGCCCGGCTGTGCCACTGGCAACGGTGCCTGATCCGCCGCCTCCGCCGCCAACGCCGCGAACCGTCTCCCAGTTGGTGCCATCGAAGTAAACGAAGACGCCTTGGTACTGAGTCAGTGCGAGGTTGGCTTGGCCATCAATCGTGCCGGAGGACGGGGTCAGTGTTGCTGTGCCCGCACCGAGGTTGGAGACTGAGCAGAAGAATGTTGAGCCAAGCGTGCTCGTGAGTGTAACTGCGACTGGGCTTGCGTTGCTGACGGTAACGAGTTTCGCATAGTCGCTCGGAGCAAGGCTGTAGGATGTTCCAGTCTGCGGATTGACTCCGCCAAGGGAAGAGATCGCTGTGCCCGAGGGGCCGACGATCAGCGTGGTGATGCTTGCTGTTCCGCCAACCTGAAAATCGCCCGCCCATTTACGAAGGTTGCTCATAGTTCCTCATTAGTCGTGACGTGCTATAACGTGGACAAACACGGTGTGATTGATTGAATCGTCGTTTGAGACCCAGACGTTGACGCCAGTCCCAGTGCCCGTTTGCTGCACGCCGCCGACGTAACATGGTGCGGTGCTCATCGCCTCGCCCACCACTGCTGTGACTTCGACCGTGTAATTGTTGTCGGCGAAAGCCGGAGTAAAGTTGACCGCATACGGCCCGCCCAATGTGCCAGCGGTGATCGACCCGGCAGAGAAGCGAATCGACTGGTAGTGCGAGGTGAGTTCTACGCCAGAAGGCAGATCGGTAAGAACCAGCAGCCGGAAACTGGGTGCAGCCGGGACGCCGCTTACCGGGCCTGCCCAAAACGTGTTTGCACTCTGCGTGGTGCCCAGATTTATCAGGGCTTGTGCCGCCGTCGTTGCCCCGGTGCCGCCTTGGCTGATTGCCACAACGCCGGAGATGCGGGAGAAATCGTTGAAGCTGGCACTGAAGGCGACCGACACGATATTGGGTGAGGTGAAGCCAATCACCGTACCGACTGTCTGATCCAGTTGGCCGGGGCCGGAAGGCCGGGTGAGCGTGATGCCGCCAGTCGCTTCTGTCGTGTCTGCCCGCAGGTACACTTCAGCACCGACGTTCCCAGCACTGAACTCAGAGAACTGGTCGATGTAGTTGAAGACGCCCGTGAAGGAAATGGAAACCGATCCGCCTTGAACTGCGTTCGCCGTAGCGAAGCCCTGCACTGGGGCTGGGAACGGGCCGGGGCCTGTTACGCCCGCAGGCGTGTTAGGCGTAAGCGGCGGGTTTGTTCCAGCCGTTGCGGGCTGAGCCGTCAAGGCTCCGCCGACGCTGTACAGATTCACAAGCTGGCCGATAGAGAGGGCGGCTCCAGCGACGGCGGTAGTGCCGAGGCCGATGAGTGATGGGTCGAGTTGACCATTCTGGTTGAGAACGACCGGAGCAAAGGCTGTTGCCGATCCCGCAACCGCGACGCTCTGCTGCGGATCGAGCAGACCAGTCTGTAGAGCAACCGCAGGCCCTTGGGCCAAGACCGCAACGAGAGGTGGTGCCAGTAGTGTTTGCGACATTATCGTGTCCTCGCGGGCCAATGAATCCGCTTATGTTTGAATTCCGCCAACTCCGGGAAGTCCTGCTCGGCCTCACCATCTACGCTGTAAAAATTGGTTTTGTTCTTGGAGGTCTCCCAACCGTTCTGTGGGTTTGCCAAGTCGCGGACGTTGTTATCCTGCCCGCTGGTGCCGCCGTAGTTGCTCTGCTCGCCGCTGATGTCATACCCGTACCCCAGTTTCTCGAACGACGCCTGCCGAAGACGTTTGTTGGCGAAGCTCGTCAACGTGTCGAGCATGTTGTGAATTTTCATCAGGGCATAAGACTGGTAAATGGTCGCGGTCGCGTAGTCTTGTGCGGCTGCGTAGCTGGTGGAGGTGTTGAAATCATGTTCAGCGTTGTTGACGCTCTGGTAGATGTCTGTGCGGGTGGTCAGTTCCTTCGCCACATCGCCCAGCCCGACGATAAGCTCGCGGAGCCGGGGCTCGGTCTCAGTGTAAAGCTCCTGATCCTGATTCGGTTCCTTCAGTCGTTCCCAGATGGTCTGGATTTCGTTGTAGGTGTCGCGGAGATAACTCACGTCCTGCGGCCAAGTCGCACCCCACTGAAACAGGGCGGAGTTCATCGCCGGGGTGTTCAGCGGTGCGACGGCGGACGCGGCGAGTTTTAGAACGGGTAAACGACCTGCGGGCATGGGCTCTCCTGTAAAGGAAAGCCAAAGTCAGCGAATGGCGGCAGCCTGCCAGACCTTCTTGTCGAGTTCGATGACGCTTAAGCGACGCTTCCGGGCTTCCTTGATAAAGGCTTGCTCCAGTTCAAGATAGCGGCGTCCGGTGGGTGTGTTTTTGGGCACGTCATATCCCAGTTTTCCGAGGTATTTCAGCACGTGGGTGTCGAGAGGAACGGCCATGGTTTCCGGTTTCCAGTAGAGCATGAGCATCCGGGCAGTCTTCATGCCGATGCCGGGGATGGCTTCAAGCTTTTCTATCGTGAGGCCGGGGTTCTTGCCCACGGTCGGCAAAGTCGAGGCTGCCTGTGGGAGTGCCCGGCTCAGCCGGGTGTACTGACCAAAGCGGTGCTTCTTGAGATATTCGGGCAGGACGCCCAAACAGTGTGTCGTGAAAACCAACTCAAACGGGCTCAGCAGGCGGTTCCGAGGCGGCTGGTTCGCTCGAATCCGCGTCACCACGTTCTCCCTCAGGTCTTTCAGGAATCCCTCCAGCTTCTCCGCTGTCCGCACCGCTGGCTTGTTCGCTACCAGAATCCCGAACAGAATCCACTCCTCCAGATACCAACTGTTCATTTTCCCCGCTGGGAGATTGTGTGGGTCGATCATCGACGAATGTGCCCTGCCCTTCGATTATGATGTTTGGGAAGTATTGCAGCTTGACGTGTTTCTTTTCCGGGTCTGCGGCTTCCTCGATCTTCCCGGTTGTGGTGATGGCGTTGATCTCGTCGTTCGAGAGCGTCACCTCGTAACCACCTCCGGGTATTCTAACACCAAACTTCTTCAGCAGCGAAGCAATCACGATGACCGGGCCGTTCGGAACTACCTGTTGCCGTTTCATACTTCGATCACCACAGGTTTGTACACTCCCTTCATCATTCGCTCACGCGGGTAGGCGTAGGGGTTGCAGATCACATGCGTGTTGTAGACGAAGTAATCGCAGGCGTCGTGCGTGTGCCCGTGCAACCAGAATCGTGGCTTGTTGATCGCGATCATTCGTGTCTGGTCGCACAGGAACCACGGGTTGAGGCTGCTGCCACGGAAGCGTGGATTGATGCTCTGCGGGTGCGGCAGGTGGTGCGTGATAACGATTGTTTCCGGCTTGACAAGACTCCGGCCCCGATCAGTGAACTGGGCGTTGGTCTTGTACACCCACGACTCAAGGCCCTGAATCAGAGTGAAGTCGGACATGCCAAATTTGTTGAGATCATCCAGTGGGTTGATGACGCGGGTGAACCACATCGCCCCGCCGTAGAAATGAATTCCTTCAAGCGTTATCTCGTTGTTGTCCAAGATGTGCACGTTCGCGGGCACCACGGACTTGATTCTGAATTCCGTAGCCGGGCCACTGCTGTTGTAATATTCGTGGTTGCCGTACACGTAGAGCACGTGCTTGGCTTTCTTGGCGAAGAATGAGAAAGCGGCTCGCACTTCCTCAAGGGACTGCATCCCGGATACGAGGTCTCCGGCGATGACGAGAAAATCAAGATCAGGCACGATCTCGATGCTCAAACACATTTCGAGCACGTTCTCGTAGAACTCGGTATGAAGGTCGCTGATTAGCTGGAGACGCATAGTAGAGAATACTCAGTTTACCAAAATAAAGTTTGCTCAGGTGCAGAGAAATGCCCGGCTCAAACGTTTATATGGTAGGAGGCCGTATGCCAGATTGCAAAGATTGCCAGCCGGACAAGATGTGCAACCTTCACCAGTTCATGTGGGACACCCGAATTGCCGCGATACGGGCGATGGAAAATCCGCCGCCAGTGCCATGGCAGATTCGCGTGCGTCGCTGGTTCGACGCCGGAGGTGGTGAACTTGATATCTGGGAGGTGGTAGCGGTTGTGCTGCTCGTGCGGTTGATCTTCGGATAATGGCGGGGACGGCGGGAGTTGAACCCGTACCTCTCACCGTGACAGGATGACGCTCTAACCAGTTAAGCTACGTCCCCGAAATTTGGTAGCCCTACCGGGGGTCGAACCCGGTTTTCAACCTTGAGAGGGTCGTGTCCTAGCCTTCCGTAGACGACAGGGCCAAACTCTGCGATTGCTTTTCAACCCACCTGCAAGCGGGCGGCATTATGCAATCGCTTCGATCTAGGTCGTTGCCAACACTGAATGGTCTCGCGGTTGCAGCCGTCTCCTCCATCAGTCCTACCGGGTATTCGACGTATTCCCCGGACAGCCTATCGAAACAACCTGTGGAACGAAATTCTCGTACATCTTCACGGTCTGTTCCAAGCAGAGGGCACACAGGCCGACGCATTGTCTCACGTGCTGACAGGGCGTCCAAAACCTCTCTGCGTAAAACTTCCAGACCTGCTCTTCGTTCATAACTTGGTACGCAGGGTGGGACTCGAACCCACGATGAGTGTCTTGTAAGGGCACCGCTTTAGCCGCTAAGCTACCCGCGTAAAAACTTGGTGGACGATGGGGAATCGGCACCCCATTAAGCCGCCTTACCACTAGGTCGCCCATTTGAAAATTCCAGCACTGCGGCAAAGGCTAGAAACTTGGTGGACGGAACGGGAATCGAACCCGCGTTGTGCACATTGGCTACCCGCCGTGACCCGCCCTAAAAATTTTCGGTCGTAGGTTGTCTTACCATCCCCAGAAGCAACTTCTCCCGAATCGAACGGGCCTTTCCAACCTTGGGTGCTTTCCTATTTACGGTCGCCTATGACCGCTGCGGCATACGCCGCCCAGACCGAAACTGGTGGAGCTAACGGGAGTTGAACCCGTGACCTTTCGCGTGCGAAGCGAACGCTCTCCCAACTGAGCTACAGCCCCGAAACTTGGTGCACCGTGCAGGACTCGAACCTGCGACCTTTCGCGTGTGAAGCGAACGCTCTAACCGGACTGAGCTAACAGTGCAATTGGGGAGGATGGGCGTGACTCCAGTTTTGACCTCCGTCCAACAACGGAGCCTCCCCTAAATCTTGGAGCGGGAAACGGGACTCGAACCCGCGACATCTTGCTTGGGAAGCAAGCACTCTACCAACTGAGTTATTCCCGCATTACAAATCTGAATCTGGATCGGTGTAGCGATTCAGTTTCTCGCCAAACGGCAACGGCTCATTCCCAGTGAGCCCACACTCGATCAACCACTTCACTTCAAATCGTACCTGACAAGTGAGACGCCAGCACCACACCCACTTAGGTGTGAAAACAACAGTTCGCCAGTACCTCTCCGAACCGCCCTCGTGAGTCGGACGCCACTTCTTACGGAGCCGTTTCTTCTTGCTGCGAAGAAAACGGATGTGCCGTCGTTCTCCGGTTTTTATTTCTCGACGTACCCCGCAACCGGGACACGACCAATAGCGTCCTGCTGTGTCATAGCATCCCCCTGCAATCGAAAACTGTGTGTCCCAGTCGGTCGGCTTTCACCACGATTGATTCGGGTTTCCCGGAACCAACGACCTCTCGGTATCGAATCTCGCAGCCGCAGCTACGACGCTTTTCTACCCACTCAAGGGAGTCCGCGTGGATCACACAAATTTGGTAGCCCGCAGGGGCGACGATCCCCTTTTTTCAGCTTGAAAGGCTGATGTCCTAACCGAACGTAGACGACCGGGCCAAACAACTGCCAAGGACTCTTCAGTATGTTCACTCATGGGTGAACGCCTTTCGGTCGGTCTCTGCCCCGGCTTTCGCCGCTTGGCTTATAGGCAGATGTTAATTTTGGTGGAGCCGAGGGGAGTTGAACCCCTGACCTCTTCCATGCCATGGAAGCGTTCTCCCAACTGAACTACGACCCCAAACTTGTTTCCGGGCTTCCACCGGATGCCGCCAACCGAACAAGCCTATGGCGTCTGGATATGGAGCGGACAGCGGGACTCGAACCCGCGATCAACTGCTTGGAAGGCAGAGGCCATAGCCGCTAGGCGATGTCCGCGTTAAAATTTGTGCCGAACCTATAAGCCGGGTTCTGTACGTCTTGCGACGCGACGATCATTCGTCTAGGCCAACCGTTGCCGATTGGCTCAAGCTCTCAACCCGCCGTTTGATAACGCCCCGAACAGAGGCTCACGGCCTATTTGAGATTGCTCCGCGTAGAGATTGCTCGTTTCACCCGGCTTTCGCCGACTCGTCTCTGTAGCTCTAATCGTCACCCGATCCGCTTTCGCTTCACGAATGCCCGGACGTTATCCGGTACGCTGTTCTATGGAGCCCGGACTTTCCTCCCCCTGCTGAAACAGGCGGCGATCATCCGGTTCGGCACAAAACTTGGAAGCGGCGACGGGAATCGAACCCGCGACTAAAGGTTTTGCAGACCTCTACCTTACCACTTGGCTACGCCGCTTACATCGAACGGTGAGAGGGTGTGAGACATACGCCGAATTGCTCTCACAGACCTGCTTATTTGGGGTTATTCGCAGGCACCCTCGAATTGGTGGACACAGCGGGATTCGAACCCGTTCTTTCTCGTTGCAAGCGAGATGCATTCCCAGTTATGCTACTGGCCCAAACTTGGAGGTACGGGTCGGAATCGAACCGACGCATGATCTGCTTTGCAGGCAGACGCCTTACCGTCTTGGCTACCGCACCAGAAATTTAGCTCGGATGCTCAAGGGGCCAGCCGCCCCAACACCGTAGGCCTTTTGGCCTCCGGCTGCTATCGCCGTCCGAGACGGCACGATCAAATTTGGCGGGGACGACGGGATTCGAACCCGCGATCTCATCCGTGACAGGGATGCATGTTAGGCCTCTACACCACGGCCCCGCATTGTAAACTTGGTGGAGCTAGTCGGGCTCGAACCGACGACCTGATGCTTGCAAAGCACCCGCTCTCCCAGACTGAGCTATAGCCCCAAAAACTTTGTCACCACGCGATCAGTTCCGACTGCAATCTCCAGAACCTTCGCACCTTCAAAATCTTTTCGCAACGAGATCGAGCAAAGTTCCATACCACTGTTGTGCTCAATATCCATCGTGCATTCTGAGTAATCCGGCAAACGATCACTGGCCACGATCTTACATTCGCCGACCAACTGCTGCATCGCTGCCGCCATATCCGGGATCACATGTGCCGCGTAATCCATCCCGGTCGTTGGAGAATAAATGCATTGAAACTCCAACTGGTAAAACTCTTTCAACCGCATGAACTTCGTCGGCTGATCCTGCTCCCGGCGAAAACTTTTGCCATGTTGCCAAACCACGAGGGGCATTCGCACTTTCTGCTCGTTGTGCGGGTTCAGCAAGTATCTTGCGAACTCATACGAGCCCATCGTTGTTTCTGGCCGGGCAATCAACTGCACTGCCGGGTTGTTCGCTTCCTGTAACGTGTCGCCAAACTTCTGCTCGACGGCATACATGTCATCCTTCGAGTAGTTCTTGTTCACAAACTCGCTCGGCGTCAAAATTGGGGCCTCCACTTGGAAGAACTCCCACGCCCGGTTCATCTTTTTCAGGCTGTCTTTCAACGCCTGAACCAAATGACTTTCAACCAGCTTGCGGGTCGCGATCTCTCGCTCCGTCCAGAAAATCAACCCGTTGACACCGTACAGTTGTTCCATGGTCAACCCTTCAAAATGGAGCGGGCTGCGGGGCTCGAACCCGCGACCTGTACCTTGGCAAGGTACCGCTCTACCACTGAGCTAAGCCCGCGAAACTTGGTGCACCGTGGAGGATTCGAACCTCCGACCTCTTGCTTGTCGAGCAAGCGTTCTAACCGCTGAACTAACAGTGCAAAAACAAAAAGGACGCCGTTTTCGGCGTCCCCGGAAGTCTCTGATTTCGTTTTATTTAATCGAAATCATTCTCCGAGGACATGGTATCTTCGACCGCCGCTCCAGCGGCGACCGTACCAGCTTCACCTGCACACACAACTCCGCCAGTGGTTGCTACGGCGGTCGCGTTGGTCAGGTTGAAGTTCATATTTCCTCGGTGTCTCTACAGTAATACTCGGTATTTCGAAAATTTTGAATTACAAGAAGAAGCTGCCCGGTCAGGAGTTGAACCCAATCCCCGCTGAGGGAGTGCCGCATTGCTGCGACGACGTTTCCATCGAGGCTTTCGCCTTAGGCCCGGCGTCTTACCGTGTGGGTCGCTGTTGCAACAACGAGTCCACGCTTAAACGACGGGCAGCCCTTCTATATCAGAATCCAGCCTATACGACTGCTGGCGAACTGTCAAGCAAAAACTTTGTGCAGTAGGCTCTTCGCCAATAACCGCTATCCGTTCCTCGCCGCAGCTTCACGTCATACGGCGGTTTACCCTGCACAGGATTACTAACTGGGGCAGAGGGTTTCTCCGGCAGAGCCGCCGCACTGATCTAAGGTGCTTTCTCTTTCGAGACTCTACCCCATTCTTAATCAGGGAATGAGCCGGGGGCCTCGTCTGTCGCGTTTCAGTTGCTACGCGACGCCGCTTGCAAGTCCAGAACGTCCCCATCTCAGAGGCTCTACATGAGAAGCCCCTTCGGCTGCTTGCAACCACGAATCCGCACCATTACTCCAGTGCCGTCACTCCCCGTGGCTTTTGGATCAGAAATCGCCAGACCTAGATTTGATAAGCAGTCAAGGTTTAGAAGGAAGGGCTGGCATAGCCGATCACGCTTGTTGGCCGATACTGCTTTCCCGGCCTAAAATTGTTGTCCCCCTACAATCGCGACTTCCGGCGTCAGTGAATATTCAACCGGAAGCGGGGGCTGCGGGACATGCTCGGGGCTATTCACACCCTTTCGCCCTCTGGGCTGTTTCTCCACTAAGGGCAAGCAGCGGTCAATCGCAGGCTTACATTAAGAGAATACTGTAGTTCTCAGACTTTTGTCAACAGCGAACTGAAAATTGTTTGGTGGGCTATGTCCCGTCATGGGAGGTTCACGGCAAATCCAGCGTGTTGCTGGCGGCACGGTGAAAATAGCCCACCAAGCTTTGGGGCGGAATTGCTCAATCCGGCACGATCCCCTCCGACCGTTCGACCAAACTTTGGGGCACGCTGTATTAGACGTGTCGTGCATCCCCGCCGACCGTGTTGCTAAACTCTCAGCGTAGCTGCGTCGCCAGTTTCAATGGTCGCGACCCATTTACGTTTCTGCTTCTGCTACGCCTTGATAGCCGCTCTCCACCGGGAGGGACATTCACTGGACATCGTCCCTACGGGACGACGAACTTTTTCAATCCCCGACCCGGATAGTCGGCCACGCTTGTTCGCAAGGTAGGCGTGGTTTCAAACGCCTCGTTCCCTCGTGGTATGTTGCCCCCGGCGAGATTCGAACTCGCGTATCCACTTACCACAAACTCAGGATGCCTAGAATTCCTGTGCCCCGGCCTAGAACCAGAGCAACGTTTGTAGCCCATGGCGTCCTAACCACTAGACGACGGGGGCTCATCGCAACAACACTGCAACGAGTCCCTACCACTCCTTGCATAGAATCCTCAGGGACGGGCACGTCTCGGTCAGTCCGCCCCTTTACCTGTTTCCCCGTCCGAACTCTGGCACGCATCACCCTCTTGCGGAGTGACAGCCCACTTGTGTGACCATCCGTGCCTCGGTTGGGGTCATGGCGTTTATAGCAGCCGAGTCTACTGACAAAACTTTGATTGTTTAGCGGGCGGCTGGAGCACGTATGCTCACGCCTTGTCCGCGTGTAGTGGAGAGTGGCCTACCCTGCTCACATACGAACCCGCTCTCCAGCAAGCCGCTAAGCAATCATTGCTGCTGTCTCGTCCGTGCTCAGTGCACCCCGCACCAGCGTCCCGGTGCAGCGGTTTAGAAGCCCCATGCCTGTCGTTCCACGACGCTCGGATTTATGTGGATGCCGACGCACAGACAGAATGCACGAGCACAGACGGTACAACAGCACTATTCAACCACGGTGACTACGGGCCGGGGCCTCGGTGTAACTGCTCCGACGATGAGCCTGAATCCGTGGACGAACTCTTCGAACTCGAAAGTCTCCCGGCCAGTGACCTCAGCGAAGGTTGTCAAATGCTCCGTCCGCTGTGTCTCGCTGCCGTAAAAGTAGCAATCCAAATTCAGTTCGCGTGCCTTTGCCAGTGTCAGCGTCATGCTTCCTCCATGGGGGATGAAGTGGCGGCTTCGTCCCGTTTTGATGTACGGTTTACACCGCCTAAACTTACCTGACTCGCAGGTAAGCCAGCAAAGGTTGATGGTTGATGTTGTTTTAGAGGCCGTAGCCTGTCGAGCGGATCAAGGTTAGCAACGCTCAACACTTAGAGTATACCGATTCCAAACGGGTTTTGGCCAGTGATTGGAAATCGTTGCGGCCCTTGGGGTTACTCTTCTTCTGGCACTCCGACTGCATCCTCCGGCAGAATCCCGGCGACGCCCTTGTCGTAGTACCGGATCACTTCGGTGACCGCCAGCCCGGCTTGCTGTTCCAAAGCCGAGACCACCCGCGACCGGATCGCCCTCAGGTCATCCTCAGTCGGCATCACGCCTTCGCGTAGTGGGTGCCCGATATCGGCAAGGATGTCGTAGAAGTTGCGGCTGTTGATTTCGAGACCGGAACCACCGCCGCCCCATGGATCAAAAAACTTTCCGAGAATGACATCCAGCTTGGCGTAGCCGGGGTTCATGAATTTGCAGTGATACGCAGTCGAGTCAGATTTCTCGCCAACGAACATGACGCCGTCCAGATTCACGTTCTGCCTCGCGGCGTCTGCAATCACGCGGGGTTTGTGCTGTTCGGTAGTCCAGATCACCATGAAGCCACGGAGGGTAACCCAACCCACGAGCCACGCCAGTTCCCGGACGCAATCGTGGTTCTCCCACGACAGGGAGTTGCGGCGACCGAAGAGGGCTTCGTTGCCCTCATATTGCAGGTAAGGGAAAACTTTCCCGATGAAACCGTTGTAAGAGGCGAGGCGGATTTTCTTTGTGGACTTGATTGGCTCGATTGTGGCGTGCGGCTGGTTGCGGCGGAGACCGACTTTGTTGGCGTATACGACCTCGTAGGTGAGCTTCACAGGATCGAAGGATTCAATTTTTCCCTTGACCCCGGTGATCTTGTTGACGACCTTAGTGCCGACTGCGTAGGGCGTTACTGGCTCCATGGATACCTCGTCCCTACAGTATACGGGTTTCAGGGGCGTTTTGTCTAGTTACGATTTTCCCGGCCTTCGCCGTATTGAATACAGAGGTTTCTATGGAAAACAAGCTGACGTTCGTTCTGAAGAGAGTTGACGGCAAGATCGAAACACAGGAATTGCCCGTCCCACCTGAGCAGGTCGCCCAAGCTGTTCGCGACATGTTCCTGCAATACGCCAACATGGGCATGGTCAAAAAGGACGGCAACAAGTTCCGCCTCCTGACGGCCAAGATGATCGAGGAAGTTGAAGTTGAAGTTCCGTCCATCGTCATCGCCCAGCCGGGCGAAGTTCCTAAGCCGCCCGAGGGCAAGTCCGGTCTGATCGTCTAAACGAACTACCCAGTTCGTTTGTGATGAAAAATTGCGACGACTTCGCCTACACAAACGTTGAGTGCTGCGGCGACTGCCACATGTCAGACAATCTCCGGGAAATTAAAGTCGATGGAGAACTCGTCATCGTGTGCTGCTACATGGAACGTTTCTTTTACCCCAGTCTAATGGAAAATCTGAGCCCGGAGGAACGACTTCTCCGGGCGATTTTTGGTGAGCACTTTCACCCAGACGAGAACTGGCCCCTCGACAACGATCCTGACGACGAAGATTTCGAATAAAACGGAATTCCCATTACGTTCATGAGGAGGATTTCTCGTGGACGATCCCCAGAGCGTAGACACTCTTCTGCAAATCCTTGCTTGCCTTCTCGACCGACTCGGTGGGGAGGCCGTCATCAGCCGTGCAGAATTTGAGATGTATGAAGGCGTACCCGTGGTGGGCCGCAATATCTCAAAGGACTACGTGGTATTTCGTCTTGCGGACGAAGACATCGAATCGGAAGAAGTAGACGAGACCGATCTCCCCTTACACTAACTCACACACGCCAGCAGAGCACGCGAGTTCTCGCGTCGAAGTAGTCATGTCCTCGACTTCAAACTGTGGCAGAGTTGTCCAATCCACGACCGGAACCTTTTCTTGGTGCTTGAGGTATTCCGCTTCTGTGCAATCGGTGTATGGGGCCTGCTTGTAAACGTGATCTGAGTGTGGGAGGAACGAAACTCCGCCAATGATGTCGAAGTGTTTGTAGACCCATGCACAGACATCCAACCACTCATGCTGTTTGATGTAGATCGTGCATGAGGGATTATGCTCCGTCCAATGCAGTTTGTATGTGAGGTAAAGCTCAAGCTGCTCGATAGCGTTGAGGTCGTTGCGACAGCGGCTTGTAGTGGGCGATTCCAGCGGCCAGTAGAAGACATCCACGTCGTTAGGCTTTGCTGCTTCAGGCTCATTCGGTACTCCGGTCATTTTCAGGAATGCACTGACCGGGCTCTTCCGGTCTTCACGCACAGCCCTGACGTAATAGCGGCTCCAACGAGTGTGGATGCCGGGAGCACAGTTCACCAACTGGCTGACGGTGCCGGATGGTTTCACACAAGTAATCGCCGTTGGTACGTTAATACCCAGCTTCTCGGCCCATTCTGTTGCAACCGCGATGGAATGCAAACGCAACTCATCAAGCAGGGCGGCAAGCTCCGGGCCATTGGTGAACATCAACGGATGATCCATGATCCCGGTGAGGCTCACACCCAGCAGCCGCTCTTCCTCGGCGTTTTTCTGCCACTCTTTGCGGAGGTAGCGGAAATCCGTAAGTGTGGCCTGCAAGCAGCCGACAATAGTGGCCAGCCGGATTTTTTCCTTGATCGTTTCTTTGGTGTCCCACGGGCGGATCACAACCTCTGAAAGGTTGCAAAACCCTTTAGGCCGGAGAAGGATTTCTCCGCACGGGTTGGTGCCGAACTCAATATAGTCGTCGCCAATCTTCGTAAGGCGGCGTCCGATTTTGTTGATGTGCTTGCGGGCTCCCTCACGATTGAACAGCCCACGTTCACCAGACTTCGACTCAATGAGGGTTAGGAACTCCTTCATGAAAATCTCAACGTCTGGTTTTTCGGTGTAAGCGACGGAGTTGTTCGCCAAGCGGCGGTAGTCATAGTCGATCCACCACTGCCCGTTCTTGGCATTCCTCATGCGTTCGTCAGATAAATTTGAAAGGGAAAGCATAGCAGAGCGACGCACGCCGCCGACCACAACGATGTCGGCGATCATACACATCAGGTCATGGCATTCGATTGAATTGAGTTTGCGTCCTGCGGCTTTTTTGAAGAGTTCAACGGTAAACTTGAAGAGGCGTTCGAGGGGTTCAGGGCCGGACGCTCGTCCGCCCATGGTCTTAAGGATTGCTCCTGCCGGACGAATGGAACTTGTATCCCATTTCGGCACGAGGCCCCCGTATAAAAGGCTCACGAGTTGCCTGAAGGCTGAGGCCCAGCCTATCTTTGAGTCACGCACCTTGATGACGGTCTCGGTGTCGTAGAAATTCTCCGCAACGTAAGGCATCTTGTTTACGAACTGCCGTTCGACGGAGAAGCCTACTCCGGTGCCGCACATCGAAATGTACATGGCTTCATCGAATGCACGCGGGTCATCGACTGCGATGTAGGAACAATTGTACCCGGCACAGTTGTCTTTCTCCAGTGCGGGGCCTGCGGTCATCATCGCCCGCATCGAGGGCATAATGTCCATGTTGAGGATGGCTTGTTCGATCTCGCTTACAGTGGCGTCTCGGTCGGCTTTAGGGATTCTAGGGGAAAAGAAGTTGATGTAGCGGTGGACGGTTTCGTCCCAATTTTCTCTTCGTTGTTGATCTGGCATCCAGCGGGCGTACCGCGATTTATGGATATAACTCTGGTATGGCGACAATTCTGCCATGGTGTGTACGATCCTTCTCTCTTGAATCCTTACAGGAGTGCTTTCAAGCGGTTTCGATTCTTCTACCGACAACTATGTAATACGCAGAAGGGAAACTTTTTCACAAACAATTCACAATCGACCTTGAAGATTTTTCTTATTTCTTGGGGATTCTCTCGGTGACGAAAAAACACGGTGTTTGTTTTTTCGCAGTGGGCCTGCAATTTTCGATTACTTCAGCATTTTGAAGAGGTCGATCACAACCGTCATTCGTCTGATGCGGTTCATGAACTCATCACCGAAGCGGGCCTGCAACACTTCCCACGTCTCATTCGTGCCGCAGGAGAGCCGCCCGCGTTGCTCTTCAAGCTCACGCACTGCGTCGAAAAGGTAGCTGAATCCTGTCTCAGAGATTTTTGTTTTGTCGAGTTCGTCGAGGTACCAGATCACCGTGTGCCCCTGATTCGACAGGTCTTTGATCTTGTCCGCTGAAACGGTTGGCACGGCGGCACCCTTCCGCACGATCTCACCATCGGCGTTGTATTGGGGCTCGTTCCGCTTGAAATCAATGTTCTCGTCAATGGCTTTCTTGGCTGTGAGTTTGAAGATGGGCAGCGATGAGAGTCCTGTCTTGTGGTGATCCACGTAGGACTCAATGATGGTGACCAGATCATGGAGGTAGTGGGCACTCAACAGGGCCGTCTTCCCGGTGCCGGATGGGCCAAGCAGGAAAATACCTTTACCAGACGAGGCAGCTTCGTCAGCCATTTTGAACACTGTTTTCTGTACCGGGATCGGCACGGTGCTGCCTGTGTAGGCTCGCATCGGCAGCCGGAACTGACGATAATTCCGCCCAACGTTCGGGAAGAAATAGTGGGTGACCCACTTGAGGCATTCAATATTTCGTGAGCAGAGCTTGCACGGCCCCTTGCTGGTTTTGTCGAGGAGTGGGACGTAGATGTCAACCAACCCTTCCCCGTGACAGACCGCACATCGCGTGACCAAGGCCTGTGCCCGTTCGTCGAAGTAGGCGTATTGCTCATCCGACCAACCGGAGAACATTAGATCGCGGCGTTCGTAGTGGTACTTCATACTGTCTCCTCTGCTGCTAATTCAGCCTTGGCCTTTTCAAGGCATGCCTCACATCGAACGTTTCCTGTCTGGAACCACTCATAACTGAACTCTTCATGGCAATCACAGCACGCCTTGGATGAGTACTTCGTGGTGTCCCGATACTCGGATTGGCTCCGATCCTCGCCGACAGGGGTAAGCCGCTTGTTCACGTCTTGTTTCTTCAGCCAGCTATTCCGTTGCTCTACGATATCCCCGGTCGCGATGTGGTCAGCCAAATTCTTCATGTTGAAAGTGTGCTCACGCCAGAATGGGTTTGGAGTCTCAGCCAAAGCCCACTGAGCGATGGCGATAGCTTCATCCAACGGGGTCTTACTCAGGAGCCGTTCGGCATGAACCGCCCACGATGGGTGAACACTCTTCCCGAGGAGGGAAGCAACCTTCTTGCACAGAACCTCAACCTCGGGGTTTGGTGGAGCACCGGAGGGTTTCTGAGTGAGGTCTGGGACGAATGTTCCAACCCCCGAAGCGGGGTTTTTTGGCCGAGGGGGCCGGGCCTTCCAAGGCTTAGATTCCTCCACCGAAGGTGAGTCTGATGGTTCTTCCACAACCACTTCAGCGTCAGTAACTTGGCTTGGAACCGACCCACCGACTGAATAATTCTGTTCTCCTCTCTTCTCTTCTCCTCTATTCTCTTCTGTGTTTTTAGGGGATGCGATTTTTCCCGATTTTACTTGCAATTCTAATAGCTTGGCGTTAGCACGTTTCCCGAAGTCTTCGGGAAGTCTCGGGAAAAGTCCAGAGAAGTTCCGTAACTTTCCAGAAGTTTCCAGAGATTTCCCGTAATTTCCAGAGACATCAGCATACCGTTCGAGGAATTTACGCACAGTTCGGCGGTCGTATTTGCCCCCAAGCAACCGGGCAATGTCCTCAAAATCTTCCGGGAGATAATCGGTGTCGGCCTGAAGGGCGAGCAAGTCGATGTAGACGCCAGTCTCAGTACCGGACATCTGTAGGACGCAGGGGTCGGTACGCCAGTCGTTGAAGTAAAACTTGAACCAGATGTACCCAGCCCCTTCACCGTTCCCGTTAGTTTTGTTGTAGTCAGCCATGGCTTATAAGTAGAACCCCGGTTCTTGAGGGTTGGCACAAAGCAGGTCTTCGATACTGCTACTTGATGCCAACACGGGCTGCCGCGAAGTCCTACCCTCTTCAATACTCGATCTGTCTTTCTTTGTCAGGGCAAAGGGATCAGTGACGTACCCGGCGTAGCCATCCACCTGTGCCTCGAAAGGGTCAAATTGTCCGCCACGGTGTTTCAGGCATTGGACGCGGGTCTTCCCTTCCTTACGCATTCCTACCGGGGAAAAGACTGAGATCATCCAGTCCCCAAGCTCCGTCAGGGCCTTGGCGTAACTCAGACAGGTACGCTCATAAAACCCGTTCGTCGTACTTTTCTCATAATCGGCTGTGACCTTGTCGTAGGAGCTTTTCTTGATTTGAGCCGGGGTGACGAACAGGAATTTTTTCTTGTCCTTGGCCCAAGCGATAACCCGTTTCGTCTGTAAATCCATGGCGTGCATCTGGTCGGCTGGGCCGCGTGCATCCGGGGTGTTCAGGAAGTCCACAAAATCAATCACGACAACGGTGTAGTTGTGCTTCACATCACCAATCTCGTAGTACATCTTAAACTTTTCGAAGTCACGTTCCGAACAGACATCGAGAGCCCCCGGCACCCCATCATACGTTTTGTATCGCCGGATTAGTGCTTTCATATTCGCTTCTTGTTCCGGTGACACGGTAATGACAGGGGGATTGGCCGTCTCGTTGTGCCGTTTCCAGTCGAGCGGTGTGCCCAGCATCGCGGAGACACCAAACTCCCCGGCGTATAGAAAGGCCATGTGATCCCACACTGTTTCAGCGTCAAATTCAAGGCTATTCAGGAGAACACGTTCCCCATTTTTCAGCATGTTGTAGATGATCGACATCAGCAACATGGTTTTACCGTCACCCGTGTAGCCTGCGATGGTGAGGATTTCACCCTTCTGCATGACTAAGGCTTCGTCGATGGTGGGGAAGCCGAGAAGGATTTGAGTCTTTTGGCCGTGTAGTTGGTTCTCCAGCCGGGTAATAGTTTTCTCCGCGTTGTCCTGCCAGACACCGGAGATTTTCTCGACAACGTTCCCGGCGTAATCGTCGGAAATCATTTCGAGGATAAACTTCTTGGCATCCTCTTTGCCGCCCTTGGCCCCGGCGTCCCGGTCTGCTTGCCGCATACCGCGTCCAGCGGTGATGATTTTGTCAGTCTCGGCTGCGATGTAGTAATAGAACTGCTCTTGGGCGGTGTCTGAAACTTTCTCACACAGAATCTCAGGCTCACCACGCTTTTTGATATGCTCAGCGGTGACGGTAGTCTCCAACGCTTGCACGGTCGCCATGATTTCTTTTCTCTTGTCACGCAGTTCCATATCAGCGACATCGAAGAATGCGTCGAGAGAGTCTGGGTTGGGGAGCTTTTTCAGGCGACCGTAGTATTCGAGAATCGCATCCAGAGCCTTGTAGGAAGGCATCTCGGATGGTACACCAGCATCACCTTTGGGATCAATGAGCCGGGCTGGCTCTCGGGTAGCTTGTTTGATGGCCCACCGTAACGGGGCCTCATACTTTCCAATTACGTCCCGCAAGTCCTCATGAAGGCAGCGGTAGACGAGAACGTCCAGCGGCTTAACCATGTAATCCCATCGTCCCTAAATTTTTGATGAAGGCGGGTGGGACGTGCCCGCCCTCATCCCCAAACTCATTGAGTCCGGGTCGCGTGATTGTTTAATACTGCAATTTTGCCGTATTGAAGAGTGTCGGCGGCGATTTCGCTCATCTGGATTTTTCCGCCCTAAATTGCATGGACACTATCGACATCAAACTGGCCCACTATTCCTTTCGTTTCAAACCGCTTACGTGGCGTGAGGAATTTACCATCAAATTCGAAAAGAACAGAGATCGTCTGCGAACGATTCTGGCAGCCTCTCTGGTCGAAGTGTCCGGCCTGCCGATCAAAAACTGCGACGATGGGTACCGTGTCATGGAAGCCATTCCATCCACGATCATAGAGAGAATCCTGTTGATTTTCAAGGGACAATCCCCAACCCCCCGCATTTTTCACACTGTTGGTTTGTATCAAGCCCCGGAACCGAATAAATTCCGCAAGACGCTGGATGAAGCTGAGGCCCAGCGGGATGAGATCGGTGACCGTCTTGAGCGGGAGATGATTAACAAATTCGGTGCCCAAGAGGTGCGAGAGGCCCGAGAGTTGGATCGTAGAATCCTCGAAGGCTCCAAGCTTCGCGGCGGTACGGCACCGTCGCCGGATTTACCAATCGAGTTGTCGAAGCCCGAGGCCCCAACAACTGAAGCCCCGAAAGGGGAGATTCGCGAGCGAACACGCATCCTGACCGAGGAAGAAGTTCAGGAGATGGAGAAGAAGGGCAAACCCCGTGGCCGCTAATCGAACCATAATCGCCCCCTCCGGTAAGGACTTGATGCGGAAGATCAACGCAGGCGAGCTTAAAATGGCTCCGCTTGAGTATGTTGAGGAAATCAAGGACAAGATCAGCGAGAACTGTGAGGAGCTTATCGAGGTGGGAGCCCGCATTCGCCCGCTCATGGTTGACAACAAGCGGGTCGGTTGGGTGCGTGGAGTGCATGCCCACGAGCGGAAGATGTTCAAACGCTGGGTGAAAGACCCCAACGATTTCATCGCGACAATCCTGAACATTGCAACGACGTTTTCCAAACCAGAGATCGAGGCACTGTCGTCGATTGAGCTTCGCAGTCTGGCCGAAGTTGTGAAGCAGATGTCTGATTATGACGCCTCACTCTACCCATACCTCGCGGCTTATGTCACAACCCAATCCTCGGAAAATATGTGGCATAGCCGGGGAGAGGGCTTGTCCTCCTATGAAAATCGGATCGTGACGCTGCCGGATGAGAAGACGATCACCATCGTCCTGCCGCCAGATCACGCCCGTGCGTGGGCGAGCTTGTGTCACTATCGCGACGATGCGAAACGCCGTCTCGACGACAATTTCAACGCCTTGTTTGTGGTGCGACCAACGGCAGGCAAAAGTGCTGATCCTGTTCACAATGAGTTGATGAATGTCGCCCGGCAATTGGAAACGGATTCGCTTGAGCCATGGGAGAAGGTTGTTCGTATCGCCCCAGAGGTTGATGTCACGGATGGATGGGCTCACGCTGGGGACTCTGAGGCTGACCTGTTGCGTGAAATGAAAGGCATGCTCGCCAACGATAAACACGAACGTTTGATGGCGGCTTGGCAGAAGCAGATGGAAGCTGAAGCTGACACCCAGAAAAAGAAACTGGAGGCTATCCATCGCGAGCGTGGCGGGCCGGGCATCACCCAGCGGATGGAAATCCTCACAGACGCCGAGGTCAAAGAGCGGCAGAAAGCCATCAAGCAGGGCAATCAGCCGAAAGCCAAACCTCAGCCGACCCGCGAAGAACGGGAAGTTCAACCCAGTATTTTGGATCGCCTTAAGCGGTATCAATAACAGTGATTTCCGCTTCCTTGGCTGTAGACCAAGTTTGTAGGGGCACCCAAATTAAACGGCCTTCGGGCTGTTGTAAGTAACTCATAGAAAGAGCAGCATTTAGGAGTGTTTTATGGAAGAGAAGGTACAGCAGGCGAAAGACGAGCTTGCTTCTCAAGTGCAAGAAACCCCGCAGTCGCTTGAAGAGGTGATTGCCGGGCTACGCGGCTTCGGAGTTGAAGAGGTGGAAGACATCCTCTCGCTGAAGTCCAAGGGATACACGGTCAACGTCCGAATCGCCAACATCCCGACAGCCGACGAGATGGACGCTTTGATGGCAGCCGAGGAGTATAAGGGCTACCTGTGGATTAAGCGGGTGAAGATTGAAATTCTTTCCCGATCCATTTCATGGATCGGCGGCAAGAGCCTCCGTGGGTTGACTACGCAGCAACGGCTCGTGCCCGACCCGACAGACAAGGGTGTGCTGAAGGACGTGCAGGTTGTCCTCCGCAATCTGATGCTGACGTGGGGTGAGGAAGTCACAGAGGTTTTGTGGCGTGTCCTCATGGTGCACTCGCAGAAGATCGAGGATCGGTTGAAGGAAGAGTTCCCGGACTCGGCCATCATGACGGAAGTTGAACGTCGGTTGTTTGAGCAGGCGATGAAGTACGTCGAGACTACTCAGCAAAAAGCGATTGTCGATGAGACCGAACAGATATTCGACGCACAGGCCATACCGCCTGTCGAAGGAAGGGTAAGCTAACTAAATGGCAACACCTCCAATGCCGCCCGGTGGTGGGGCACCACCCGGAACACCTCCCGGTGGGGGCGGGCCTCCGTTCGATCCAACTCTCGCCGAAAATATCCGGCGAATGGCGGAAGCGACCGAGGCTATCAAGGACAACATGGCACAGACTGTCCGTGAGGCTAATGACCTCGCGGGCAAAGTCCGTGGCTCGCGTTTTGAGTTTCGAACGCTTCTTGATACAGCGGAGAAGGCAGAAGAGAGCATCAAGGCCCTTGCTACTCACACGAAAAATGTGACAAAAGCAGCAATGGGGGCGAAGTCTGGTTTGGCTGGTATGCAGCAGGCCTACCAAGAAATCATTGCGTCCTCGGAAGAACTCCTCGCAACAGGTAAGCTTACTCACAGACAGCAAGCCGCACTCACTCAAGAAGTTGCTCGACTGAAAGAGGAACAGGCTGAGTTGGCCAAAGAAACGAAGTACACTGCGGATGAGCAGGAGAAGTATGGCCGCTCGATTCAACGCAGTGCGATTGGTATGGGTAAGCTTGTTGACGTGGCAAAGAAGCTGGAGTTGAAGGGCTTCTCCCGTGAGTTGGATGGGATCAGCAAAACCCTGAGTGCTATGGGTGTCAACCCCAAATTCCTCAAAGAAATTCAAGACCTCCAGAAACGATCTGCCGATGTTAAGACTGCCATCGAAGACACACAGAGACAGCGTGGTGCAGAGTTTAAGGGACAGAAGTCCGCTGCGATCACAAAACTAGGCCTCAGAGGAAAAGAAGTAACTTCGGATAGCATCGAAGCTGTGGCAAAAGAGATGGGGCTGACGGGTAAGAAAGCCCAGATTTTCAAGCAAGGTGAAATGGCCAAGGCCGGGCTTTTGCCTGAGGGAGCCGACGTTGAGGGTGCGACGAAGGCGTATGAAGCTTTGGCTGGCGGTGAGACTACAGGCGTGATGGGTGCCGTCGAAAGCGGGCTCAGCGGCGTTGCCGATGCTGCCATGGAAGCCGCCCCCTACATTATCGCGTTGAAAAAGGCCGCTGAGTATGCGGTTAAGGCGTGGGATGCTCTCGCTCAACAGCGGCAAAAAATGGAAGAGAGTCTAGGTAATGCTGGCCTCTTTGGCTACGCCCCCGGTGCTGAGGGTTTCGCTAATGCCCGTGCGGCTCTGACGCCCGGTGGTCTCGGGTACACCCAGTTAGGTTTGAGCTTTGAGCGAAACATGAAAATGGCTCAGGCCGTTGGCGAATCAGGGTACGCATTGCCTGAAGTCGGCGGCGAGAACGCCCAGAAATTGGCGGGCAATCAGTTTGCTCCCGGCTCTTTCGGTATGATTCAGCGTACTGCCGCGACGACTGGCCGTCTTCTTGGCATGAGCGATGTGCAGTCAGTTGAGCAGATTATGAAGCTCCTGACAAAATATCAGGTTGCTCTTGACCAGACGGACGATTTCTTCCTTGGAGTTCAGAAGGGGGCCAAGGCAGCGGGCCTTAGCTACACGAAATACATCTCCCTCCTTGACGGTGTGTTGGAACACTTTACCCGCATGAACAAGTCCATCGAACAGGTCACAAATGTTTTGATGGTTCTGGGGAAGACGGGTGTTGATACGGCTGACGACCTGCAAGAGTACTTGGACACCCTCACTGGTGCCAGCACGAAACGTGATATCGCACCTGAAGCTTACATCATCGACAAGGCCCAGCCCGAGTTTAAGAAGGCCTCCGGCACATTCCAGAAACAACTCGCGGCAAACGCGGCTGAAGTCCTCGGCCAGATGAGTATCCCAACGGAAAAGGGCGGGCTGCCCCCGTTGAATATTGACGTTGCTTCGGTTCGTGGTGCGTTTGAAAGTGGTGATGCTGGGAAGATGACCGAGGCTATCCAAAGTATGACGATGGCCGCGTCGGAGCTTCCTGATGAGCAAAAGAAGTTGTGGACTGGGCACCTTGAGAAGCTGACACAGATGATGACGCAGTTGCAGGGCCTCCGTGCTGGTGCAGGCGGCGGTGTCGGTGGTGCGTTCTATCAGGAATTGTACGGCAAGAGCCCGGTCGCTTCGACCATCGTAGCTCGAACTGCATTGCAGCAGGCCGCTTCAACATCCGGGATGGATATGAAGCAGTTCTTGCAGGGGAAGGCCCTCTCGGATAATGCTCTCGGTACCTTGTCCGGCGTCGCTAAAGTGTTCGGTGAAACCCCAGAAGCCTATGCCCAGAAGCAACGCGACGCCTTGATGGGCGGTGCTCGTGGTTTCTTGAAGTCGGCCCAAGAGGGTGCCCTGCCGGAAGATCAGGCAAAGCTCATCGTCGAAGGACTGCACAAGCAGGGTGTTCCGATTCAGGTTAAGGGCATCTCCAACTACGGTGTCTACCTGAAGAAATTCCTGAAGGACAACGAAAAGAACCTCGGCAACTCCGTGTTGAGCTTAGCGGCCTCCGACCAGATGAACGATTTGTTGGTCAACCAGATGGCTGCTGATACAAAAGCCACACAAGCACAAAAGAACGCCGCTCGCGATCAAGCGGCTAAGGTTGCCCGCCTGACTCAGACCTCAGCCGACATGGTTGCAAACGCATTCTCGACGTGGATGAATCGCCTCGTTGATTACACTGGCGGCATCTTCAAAAAGATTGGTGAAGCCAAGCCAGCCTCAGAAATGTTGAAAGACCTTGCAGCGAAAGACAAAGGCAAGGGATTGGAAAATCTGTCTGTCGCTTTGGAAGATCAGAAAGCTGCGTTGCAGGGGCAGATCGACCAACTCGAAAAGATTGGTGATCTCAGTGAAGATCAGAAGAAACAGCTTTCAGCGGCCCATCAAGAATTGTCCGATGTTAATGACGGCCTCGGTGAGCTTTCATCCTCGACCCTCACGTCTGACATGAAGGATCAGCTTAATAAGCTGTACTCCAAGTACGTCGATACGGAAGACAAAAAAGCCAACGACCGGAAGCAAGCCATTGCTGAAGTCACCAAGGGCGGCAACATGGTTAGCTCCATGGATGTTTACAAGGCCGTCTCTGCGATGCCCGGAGCCATGGGCAGTGGCATCAACACCCTGACGTTCAAGAACCAAGACCTTGCGGGCAATCAAGACCTCGTGGATGCTCTCAACAAACTTCAGGGTACGGGTCAGATCACGGCGAAGCCTGTTACGGGCATGTATGGCCAGAAGATGTATCAGATCACGATCAATCAGTACAGTGCGGACATTTCCCACATCTCTCCGATTGATCCCAGCAGTTTCAGATCGACGGATGACTCCGCTACGACTGGCGGGGCCGGGCCAACGCCGCCGCAGCCGGGCTCAGGTAACCCGCCCGGACTCTCAGGAGTTAAACGCTAATGCCAGCGACTTCGATTCAATTGACGCCGACAGTGGTGGACGCGATTCAAAGTGCCGCCCTTCAGTACGGCGTAGACGCTCGCGTGATGGAGGCGATTGCCGCCGTGGGTTCCGGTGGAGCACAGGATTATGTTTCCAGCACGGGGGCGGTTGGGGTGATGTCCGTTACGCCAGAGGTTGGGCTCGCTCTGGGCTTTGATGTGACCCAGCAGTCCCAAAACATTTTGGCTGGGGCGGCTTACCTGCACACACAACTTGAGAATTTCGGCGGGAACTACGCCCTCGCTATTGCTGCCTACTATGCGGATGCGGATACGGTTGAGTTCTATGATGGTGTCCCACCGCTCCCGCTTATCCAGAATTTTGTCTATAACGTGACCTCGCTGGCAGCAAAAGCTGGCTGCCCGTATGTTTCGCAACAGGCCACGCTGAAGAGTGCGTCCCTGTTTGACGCAGGTACGTCGGCTGCCGCGTCCTCGTTTAAGTTGACGGCGGGAAACTACACGCCGCCGCAAGGAACGGTTGTGGATACACAGCAGTCTGCGGGATTCCAGTCCTCGCTGTATGAGCAATTGCAGATCGACACGGGTTTGAATCCTACGCCGTGGTACGATCCGGGTTCTGGCCTCCTGACGGGCAACCCGCGTGTGCGTAGAAACGTTCAGCCTGTGACTTTCCAGATTTTCCTGAGTCAGCAGACCGGACAGCCGCTAACAAACCCAGACACGAATCAGCCAATCGTTCTGGAATTGAACACCTCCATGACCGACTTCGAGATCGCGAGCAAGCATGTCTGGAGTCACACACCCTCACGCACGGGGGTTCACATCACCCTTTGGGGGATGGAACCTGATCTCATTTCAGGTAGCGGGTCTACCGGAGTTTTCCTGAACAGGTTTGGCCTGACGGATTTTTTCAGCGTAGCCAATGTAACGGACGACATCAAGCAGCTTGTGACGAGCGGGTTTGCTTATTCAACAGGCACACAGGGGCAGGTGTTTCCGAGTTTCGTGAACAACGAGACCATGTTCAACACTATCCTTGCAAAGCAGACGCAGGGGTTTGGTGGGAGCAACATTGACCCGTCTACGGCTTTCCGCGTGGCAGCACAGGATGCTTTCGTTGAATTCCTGTCTATGTTCAAGATGAACGGCAACGTGTGGTTTTACAATCCGTCATCGAATGGGTACCTCAATGGGCAAACGCAATCCACGCCAACCGGGTGGTCGCCGCGAACAGGCACCAGCACTTTCCAGCAAAACGCCCGCAACAACGATGTCTACTCTCGCGGCGGTATCGTGATGCGGTACAGGAACAACTCGTATCAGGGGTATTTCAAGTCGCTCAACTGGACACTAGACGCAGAGAACCCATTCCAATGGAAGTTCTCGTTCTCGTTCCAAGTTGAACGCACGTACACACAACTGTTCAACCCTAAGGCGGGAGCGGGCGGCAATAACAGCGGCGTACTAACATCTGGGCAAGCACAACAAATCACTGATGAGGAGGCGAACGCATAATGGCTAACGACAGCAATGTAAATAACATCAGTGATGTCCGGCCAAACACTTCTCCTGAACTTACGCCGACGCAACTTCCCATCCGTGGTGAGAAGAGGGTCATCCCCTGCCCGGTCGATCCGAATGATCTGAATAGTACATTCGAGAGCATTGACCAAGTCAAGACACCGGGCGGCGGACAAGTTCCTGCCGATCAGGTGCCGGGTTATGGCACGCAAGGTGGAGCAGGCCGTCAGCAGTTGGTGCAACAGAACGACTTTTATAAGGCCCTCGCCCTTGAGCCCTTTGTTGATTACGTTATCATCCGCATCCCAAATCGTGGTGTGGACGCAAATGGTAAGCCAGACGCCACAGCCCCGGCTGTCTACCGCTTCCTCATCAACCCGGCACAGGTCGAGGTCAACCGTACTACCCTCGACGCACAGTCGATGACTCGTGCGGGCTGGCAGATCGGTGTATGGGGTGAAGATGTCATTCAAATCAACCTGACAGGAAAGACGGCTGGACAGTACTGGTCATTCGGTATCACGGACACCTACATGCCCTTCACTGAGTCCTACCGCAACCTGCTTCAACTTCAGATGGTGTTTGAAAACAATGGCTACTGGTTTGAGGGAGAAGCCCTCGGCGAAGGCCCGCTGGCCGCAGACTTCACTCGCCGCCGCATCAAGATGCATCAGGACGTGGAATTGATCGTTGGCAACTTCTGGTGGTTTGGGATGTTCGAAAGCTTGACGGTTAGTCAGAGTGCGGAAGAGCCGTGGATCGCCAACTTCCAGTTGACTTTCATTGCTTGGAAGGAACGCTTCCGTTCGGGATCGCCCTATCCAGACACGATTCACAACGATACACAACGCGGCCATTCGTACACGGCGTGGGCATCCTCGGCACAGTCTTCGACGGCAACTACGCAGACACCTACAACCGCGAGTCAGCCGCAGATTGGCGTGCCTACCCAGCCGACTCCTCCGCCAGTGCAGAATTCTCCGGTCGTGGCTCCGGCTACTACGGTTGCCGCTCAGGATCAATTGCTGCCGGACACCGATCCGTGCTCGTTGGACTCATCCCCAACGCTGAATTTACTCTATCCGGGGCTGCCGCAGTACACCAATTTCTGGAATGGGGTGAAGTAAATGACTAACCCGAACAACAATCAAATCCGGTTCGTCTCGCAGACTGTTCAAGAACGCGAGATTGTTAAGACAGCCCCCGATCTCATCGTGTATCTGGAAGGCTTCCCGTACCTCATCAACTACTTTATCGACGATCCGAATTCTGGGAACGATTTCACCATCGTCAATTTTAACGATTACGTCACGTCGTTCAATTGCAGCTACGATACGGAAAGTTTGATCCCCAGTGCCAGCATTGGCCTCGAAGTGCCGAACTTCCTGAAGCACCTATTCGTCATGCCGGGCGGCAACAACCTCATCCAGAGCATGATGCAAGTGCAGGTTTTTGCCAAGGGCTACTACATGTCGAATTCCGGCGACACTGTTTATCGCCGGGTCTTCAAGGGGCTTGTGTCGGGTATTTCCTACGCCGACAACGGTAAGATTCTTGAACTCCAGTTGCATTGCTATGGTTCGCTGCACTTCCTTGAGTTGATGCAGATCAACCTTGCCCCGGCCAACATCCACAACGGCACGAAAGAAGTCCATGCTCAGGAATACCAGAGCATTTTCCACGGTCTCGATCCGTATCAGATCATCGCGGGTGTCTTCTTGCTGGGGTTCCAAGGGGCTTCTGGGTTTGACATCAACTCAATCAACCAAGGCAAGGTCTCGGCTGGGTTGTTCGGTCAGTCAGTGGAGAAGGGGTACATCTCCAAGTGGGAGTCAATCCTCGCGAATCTCGCCAACGATGTCCACCTTTACGGCGTCCAGTTCAAGGATCAGGCCCAGTTCACCAAACTGTTCAAGAAGTCTGAGGTAAAGGGCGTCATGCACAAGGATGAGTTGCCTGATGCTCAGACGTACCACTCCGTGTACAACGAAGTCACGGCACAGAAGCACATCTACTACCAGAAAATTCGGCAGTATTTGCCGGACAACATCGTCAGTCCGATCACAAATTTGAACAACAAAATCATGTCCCGCATGGAAATCCTGCGGCACTATGTTGGCTTGATTAACTTCGAAGCGTATCAGGACGTTGACGGCCTGATTATCATCAAGCCGCCGCTCTATAACCTCGACGTTACAGAGCTTGGGCCTCGTGACACGAAGGCTGGGCCAACGACGAGCAATCAGCAACAGGTGGGATCGAACTACTATTCCATCGTCAACCCGCTGACGGCGATCAATCCGCAGACAAACCCATTCATCATCAACCTGTCTGAGATTTTGACTGAGCAGGAGACGGAGGATCAGGCGGCGATCAGAAAGACCCGTATCACTTGCAACGGCATTTTCAACCCCGGATTTCCGGGTGTGCAGCAGAACGATGTGATGGCTGTTGTTGACTACATCGACGTGCAAAAGTTGAAGCAGTTTGGCCTCCGCGAAGAGCCCGCCATTACCCTGCCGTGGGTGCGGAACGGCGACATGTTCACGCTGTGGGCTTACGCTGTGACTGAATTATCGCGAGCGAATCTCGCATACCGCACATACACGGTCACGATCCCAATGCGGCCTGAGCTTAAGGTCGGCTTCCCGTGTTTCATTCCGCACAAGGACATGTACGGCTACATCAAGTCGATTCAGTTGAACTATCAGGTTGGTTCGACGGCCACGATGAGTCTCACGCTTGTGGGCCTGCGTCGTCGCGTACTCCTACCGACTGAGCAGACAACGGCGGACGGCACCAAATACACGGCGTATACGAGTGCCCCGAATCTTGTCTACAAGTATGTCAAAGGGGCTCCGCAAAACGGCCCGAACCCGAACCAGTCTCCGGGAACAAACTACGGCTACTTCCAAGATTGGTACCAGACGTTGACACAAGGCAATCAGGTGCAGTATGGGCAGACGGGTAATTCGCAGCCGGATGTGGACGATCCCGCGAACCCGATGGGTGTGGCTACCACCCCGCTCCCGGCGACGCCGAACTCGATGAACACTTCACCGCAGAGCGGGCAGAGCCTCGTCGCTACCGACCATCAACTCATCATCAAGACTTGGAGTGAGAGCACCCGTGCTTGCGATTTCCGAACGCAGCAGGACACAACCTCATCTAGCTGGCAGGCCCAGAACGACACGGCTCAGACCTTCGGGAAGTCGGGAACCTACCCGAACAACAGCAAGCCACGCCTTGTTGACCAGTCGTACATCAACGACACTCGAAAGACCATTCCGTACACGGATGACAAGGGTTATGAGCTTGTCGGCGTGCTGCCATGGGGTCGTTGGCAAAACCTTCGGACAGCTTTGCTGGAATTCACCAGCGACGGTTACATCACGGCAACCACCGATCTAAACGGGAATCCGGCCCCGCCGCCCGATCTCACGATTGTGAACAATCAGGAAGCCCTCGTCTTCGCGGGTCTGGGAACGCCAACAGCCACGGCCCAGTCGGCGAATCAGCTTATTACTGCGTTATCCGACGTTCAGAACGCCGCGATCAACGACACGGTCATCGTGTTGCAGTACAACGCGGGGCAGTCGAATGATTCCCAGCTTCTCAATACGGCTCAGCCAGATACCCAGAACCGCATCATCTCCTCGGAACTTACGAATTCTCAAGTTACCGAAGTGAACATGATTGACGTATTAGTTAGTGGGCAGGTTGCCCCGACGAATGCGGTCAAGGAGGCCTTCGCCGCCGCGATCACACCAGTTCCGACTGTGCCTTCAGTGCAGGGCTTGAACACTGTAACTGTACAGAATGCCCCAACAGTCAGTAGCACGCCGACGCAAGATTCGACGGAGCTTGACCAATATCAGGGGCCAGCGACCTAAAGTAAATGGGAATCATCAAGGATAATTCGGGGTTGTATCGCCCCGGCAAGTTTGACCGGAATCGAACGGAACAGCAGTTCCAAATCTTTCTGGCCAAAGTTGTCACGGTAGATTACGAGCGAAAAGTTCTCACTCTTGAGGACACACGCGACCAGTCCATCTACATGGACGTTCTTGCGTTCCCTGCCCACTACTCCTCGTATGAAAGCAGTGATGTCACCATGCCTGAGCAGGGTACGCACTGCGTGTGTGCTCACCTCTGGTACGAGCGAGGCTCTACCTCTGTGGTGATTTTGTCTTACACGCTCATGGACACGATCACCGGACAAGACAGCATTGCTATCCGTCCGATTGAGAACAACGAAATTCAAGGCTGGAGCGACCGCATCCGTGGCGGTTATCGTAAGGCCTACCCAGCACAGCGAGCCACGATCATGACTGGTGGGTTCAGCGAAAAGCTGGACACTGGCTGGGATACCCTCACTGCTGATTTCAGCCGTGACCGTGTTGACGCTGAACGTCGGACACGCACCCAGATCACTGGACGCCGGGTCGGCTACACTGACGCTGGGCTATCGTTCTCCGGGCCGATCAATCGGCCTAATGCTTCAAACCTGACGCCAGCAATTCTGCCTGACGGAAGTTCGGAGTACATCGTCTACCTTCAGCCCGGTGCCCAACTTCAGGATCGCTACGTCTCCGGGAAACCAGATGTCATTCCGTTTGCGGAACACACGGACTTCGTGCAGGAATACTCGCTCGACTACCCGATGCCTGCCGAGATTATCCAGACCACCCTATTCGACACGATCCTCGGTACGATAGCCGATCCATGGGCACGCACGACTGTCACAGCCCCAAGCGGACAGACGGCTTATGATTCCGAAACATTCATGGTCGTCAATCAGGGCTGGGATAACCCGATCAACTCTGGGAAGACTGCCGTTGGCCCGACGTTGAATGAAGGCCCGACGCCGCAACGCCGTGCATTCATCAAGGAAGCTGTAGCAGGCACGCTGGTTGGATACAACCGTTTTGACACGATGACGTATGGCTACGTATTGAAGCCAACACTGTCGATTTCCGCGACTACAAACGTGAGTCAGGGCCGTTTCGGTGCGGACATTTCCTCGGGCTACCTGCCCGTTGTGGATTCGCCGGATCACGTTGAAGCCCGTCTTGCGGCCTCCGCTTGTGCAACGCGGTTCCCATTCGATCAGAACACGACGCGATTCGATATCACCAAGGAAGGCTTGCTGACGTTTGAAATCGGTGCCACATTACCGAAAGAAAATATCCCACTCAACAATGGCACGACGCCTTATGAGTATCCCCACGGTGCGGGCCGTTCCGTTGAAGCCCACCTTGTGGGTTCGATGAAGATGGTGGTCGGTAAGAACAGAGATGAGGAAGACGCGATTGATCTTCAGGCCCTCGGTCAAGCAGTCATCCGCCTCGGTGCCGACGACACCGCATTGCCGAATGCCCGGCGTACCGTCCTGACTCAGTTGCGAAGTAAGAGTGATGCTCCGCAAGCTCGCCAGTTGCAGTACTGGACGGCATCAGGCGTTAAATTGAAGCCCGGCGACTCCGGCGTGAACATGCAAGGCTACAACAAGACGGGAGCAGAGAGTGTTTCGCTCACCGCAGCGTTTGACGGTGCAGCAGTGCTCCGTCTCGGTGCTCGTAATCCTGCGGCCCTCCGTCGTCACTTGGTGAACGGTTATAAAGACGGCCCCGGTGTGACACCGTATGCGGTTGGTGATGCAAGTCGAATTGACTCCCACTCGCCCGGACGCCCGAACTATGGTGCCGGGGACTCAAAATACGCCTTGTCAGGATCATCTGGCAACGTCCATGACCTGACGCAGGCGGGCCTACCACAACTTGGTCTTGCCCCATTTAACGCGGCGGCATGGAGCGGAACTCCGGTGCCCGGCGATTCAAACCTGACGAATTCACCTATGGATCAGCATGGGCTTTCGCTTGATCTCCACGCGGTTCGTGACATCCTTGTTCGCGTTGGCGGCAATCCGATTTCTGGGCAGTCGATTTTATTGGACACTGCGGGCGGGCTAGTCGCAACTATCGGCTCTGATAAACAGGGCCGCTCACTCACCGCGACCTTCGACGGCGGTGTGGAAATCGTCATCAAGGCCAACAATCAGGGTAAGGCCCTGCGTATTGAGCTTGAAGGGGACATCGACATCTCGCACAAAGGAAACCTGCACTACAACACGACAGGTGACTGGATCACAGAGTGCACCTCGTGGCGGCATGTGTCCAAGACCGACCGCGTCTTCACGCAACAGAAATCCATTGATGCGTCTTTGACACGCCATACTGTGGAAGCCCCAGACATTTTGAACAACCAAGGTACCCAGAACACAGCGGGTACGGACGAGAATAGCTAATGGGAAGCCTACCGTCAGATTTACAGAACGCTCAAATTTGGCCGATCCGAGCCCTCGGTGCGGTGCAGCGGCACCAGTTCGCCGACGACCCGACCGTCCAGCAGTACTATCAGAAGGCCATGGAAGATGGCCGCTTCCTTGAAAGCAGCATTGGCGATGCAAATGCATCCCTGTTGAAACGCAAGAAAGACTTGCAGGAAAAGATTCAACAGAAGATCGACTCGGCGATCCTCGCCGCAGACGGACAGAACAAGCATCGTGTCCGTGTCTTCCTGTACATTGCTGATGGCATCAAGTTCTTGCAGGAGGTTCAGCAATTTCAATCGGAGATCACAGGAATCATCTCAGCAGTTCAGTCAAATATTGGTCAACTTCAGTCAATGGAGACCAACCTGTTGGCGATGGTGAACGCGAACCTACAGTCCATCGCCCTCCTGATGAACAACATTTGTAACTGGGGTCTACCGAGTTTGCCGTCGATTCCAAATTTGATCCCGGATTCTATTTTTCACTGGAACGGGTTCAACTTTTCGCCCTTGGCGGCGTTCGCGGCCCTGAAGCCGAACCTCACATTCAATACAAATTTCTCGTTCAGCCAGTGCATTCCGCAGCTTCCGGGTTACGGCAACATCTTTACCAATCAACCCACCATGGTGACTCAGTACAGTGGAAACACCCTCGGCACGACATCGTTTGTCCCGCCGCTGGGTGGGACTGTGCCGCCAGCGAATCAGGATTACACTGACCCGACGTTCATCAGCCAGATGCAGAGCACGACGGCCACGCCAGTTTATCTTCCGGCCAATTCGTCAACTGGTGGTACACAAACACCGTTCAATCCAAACTCGTCAATGCTTGGTGCCGTACCTGATCCGAACACGATCATCTCGGATTATCAGATGCCTGCCGCAACGTATGCAGCCAATATCGTCTCAATCGTTCCGGCCCTGCGGGACAACACTATTGAGCCGACTGATGCGGATTACGCTAACCCGAACCTCACCGTCCGGCAGTCGAACTTGCGTGCGGCTCTGGTGCACAATATCAATCTGGGTGCGGTTGTGGCTTCAAATTTCGATCCGTACATCACCTCGGCGTGGGTGTTTTACTTGGGCCTCACACGTATGTCTCGTGGTGGAAACTGGATCAACAATCTGGAGGGAGCGTACACGCAGTACATCCAGCCCACGCTGACTTCATTTGCAGACAACGCCGTGCCGTGGAACAACTATCTTGACGGCCCCGGTCTTCAGAACACGCCCACCGACATTCCGTTGATCGACACACTGACCGCAGCCACGCCGCTTGCACAAGGCAACATCCTGTGGAAGCTTTCGTATGTGGAGGCTGGCCTCCTTGGGTACACCCGCAACGCGACATGGGATGCGTATGCAGACAACACGTATCTGTCGAGCTTCACCGGGACGGACACGGATTACAAACCTACGGCGATCAATCCGTCACAGACAACCACCGTCCAGCTTGGTGAGGGCGTTGCGGAGTTTCCAGTTTTATGCACGTACCCAAATGCAATTCAGGCCGTCTTGAATCAGGTAATCGCCATTGCAACAGCAAACATCAATCTGGCAACGACGTATCAGTCCCCACGGGCTCAGAACCGTTTCACCTTCGACCAGTTCGGCACTGCCACTCAGGTGGATCGTTTCAGTCAGTTCTGGCGTGACTTCAATGCCAACCTGCAAGCTCTGCTTGTGCAAGACCCATACCTTGTGCAGTTCGTGGTCACTTATGTTGGCTCATTAGATTCAGCGGTAGACCCACTGGGGAATCCGCTCGACTACAACACGATCACGGTTGACGCCGCGACTCGTAATCGTCAGTGGACGCCGGGCACGCCGTTGCTACCAATTCCAGTCACCCCTGCCGTGGCATTCCAAAACAACACGGCACCGGACGATACGACGAGCGGCTGGACGGGCAACACTTTCAATCCGACAGCATTCTTGTCACGGCCCGATATTCAGGCTCAGCCGATTCCAGTGCAGATCGCGATGCTCCGCACGAACCTGAGCTATCAGGGCATCTTGCAGTTTCGCGATCAGGCCCAAGCCGCGATCCAATCATCCATCTCGCAGGCCCAGACGGCCCTTGCTCAAGCCCAGCAGCTTGGGTTTCAGGTCGAGTCCTCTGTCGATACAACTTCGGTGCTGCCCGGCAATCAGGGTAACACCATCTCGTTCGACAAAATTGATTTTGATGTCACGAACAATGTCACAAGTCCGAACACGTTCACCATTCAGGCTGCCGGGGCGTACACAATTTCCGGCCAGCTACTCTGGGGGCCGGGTGACGTTGGCACCCGCACAGTGACGATTTACCAGAACGGAAACTCAGTTTTCACCATTTCGACCGATCCGAGTACGGCTGGGCCAATCACGCTACCGTTCTTTACCACGCTGAACGGGGTTAACGTTGGCGATGTGTTCACCGTCTCAGCCACGGACGATCTAGCAACGCCCCAGACCATTTTGACGGGCAGCCAGTTCAGCATGGTGCAGTTCGACTCCCCCAGTGCCAGCTTACAGGTTCCGACTAACGCCAATACCGCAGCCAAGGCGTTCGTTGCCGGGGCCAACTTCCCGATAGGGACTGCGGTTTACTTCAACGCGAATGGCGACCTGATCCCGGTCGATCCGACGATCCCGATCCCGGTTCATCCGCCAGCCATTCCGCCAGCCGCTACCCCGATAGTGGACGGCATCGCCTTGGCGGCGGGCGAGACCGGGCAGCCGTTAGAGGTTGGCACCACCTTCGGCGGCGTGTTCCAGATTCTTGGAGCCAGCTTCACGGTCGGCGGTCTGATCTATGCCGGGCTGGGCGGGGCCTTGACGCAGGATTATGCCACGCTCATCACGTCCGGCGTGAACTGGGTCGTGGTGGTTGGCCGGGCGATTTCAGCCGACTCTTTCGTCTTTGAACCGCACGTTCCAACCACGCTACCGTAAACAAAACAATAGACTTGCTGTTTTTCCTTGCAAGTTTTCCCAATATCAAGTATAAAGTGAGAGGGAACCCGGAAGGTGTCAAAGCCTGCTGGAGTTCCCTTTCGATCTTTTAGAACAAACGGGCACAGCTAACTCCTGTGCCCTCAGTGTTTTATGAGTGGCCAATTTGCCTTGAAACCCGGTAGAATATAGGGGGAGGCTTAGAACGAGGAGTTTTTACGAGCAGATCGGTTGGTTGTACGAAACGAACTCGCTATGAAAACAATCAATTTTGCTGTAGCTTTACTCATTCTCGTCCTGACGGCTGGTGCGTTTGCCCAGTCCGCCCCGGCCCCGGAGCGTGTTAACTCGCTGGCGTCCGCTATCGCTGATGCTGAGGGCTTCGGCGTCCGTGGCGTCATCCCGACGCGGTACCATAACCCCGGCGACTTAAAGACCATCCCCGCCGCCGCGAAGCTGCCCGGCCAGAAGTCCATCGGCAAGGGCGGTCACGTCGTGTTCAAGTCCGACGCCGCAGGTTGGGCTGCCCTGAAAGATCAGATCGCCAAGATGGTTGACGGGCGGTCGAAACATTTCAATGCCGACATGACCTTCGCACAGGTTGCGAAACGGTACGCCGGGAACTGGCGTCCATGGGTCAAGATCGTAACCAAAGAACTCGGCGTGACGCCCAATACCACGTTGGGGACGTACTTGCTCCCGCAGGTGGAGGAGCCAGTACCGCCTTCCATTCAGGATTTGGGTGTTCAGGCTGACCTGACAATTTTGCAGTTTGATGGTGATCTTTTGCCTAAGAACTAGGTATTATGTGGGTATGAAGATCATTCAGTTGACAGACGAGCTACACGAATACCTGCTTCACGTTCTCAAGCGGCACTCAGGGATGGGTGTTGATCCGACCGAAGGGATGGCCGTGTTCCAGCTATGGGACTCGGTCACCAAGGCCGTTCACATTGACCCCAATCAACTCAAGAAGGCTCAGGCGGCAGTCGCCGACGACAAGGCCGGGCAAACTCCGACAGAATTGCCAGAGCCGCACAATATCCCGGATGCTTACAAGCACTCTGCGGAATACCGCGACGCTTAATCGAGAGTCGAAGTGAAGTTGATCGTGGCCGCGTGCACAACCCCGCCCCGGCACGCGATAGTGCCCCGGCGTGAACACGTGTCCCACGCATACGTCGGATTGGCCAGCATGGCACGCGAGTAGGCGTAATGCAAGAGAAGCTGTGCCAGATTATCCCCATTGATGTTCTGCTGCCAGATCACCGCACACCGGGGATTGTTTGTCTCCGCGAAATTCAACGCATCTGAAACGTCTGGCGTCGTGCCCGATGGCACCGGGGGAACGGTTTGATGCCCAACTGTCATCCCGCCCTCCTGCGTGACGAGATCGAAAAAGAACGCATACGGGCGGTTGCGGTCAGCGTAGTCCGGGCAGTAGGCCGCGACCTCACGCTTCGCATGCCCCAGCACGCCGTTCGATGCAATCTGCACCTGTGCCGCGATTGACTCCGGCTGACTCAGGAAGGTTACCCACTTCGCCTTTGCACCGGGATCAATGTTTGTGGTGCCGTTCTCGATGTAGTGATCGAGGCACCACTGAATCGCTGCTTGTCCCTTGAGTGTGGAGAACTGCTGGATGTCGGACGAGAAGAAAGTCTTTGCCTTATCCCACCCCATGGCGTTGCCGATAGCGGTGACGAGGGCCTGTAGCGTTCCTTGTCCGGCGTTCCATTGCAGCACGCCAGCGGACAGACCTTGGCCGTCGAAATTTCCCGTCAGCGAAGTATAGCTGGCTCCGCCTCCAGATTCAAACCCACCAGAAACTTTCAAACACAACTCAAGCAAACTCTTGTCATCCAGCATAAATCACTCCTATAAAGCAACGTCTAAGTAGACTTTGTCTTGCACGAAATCCATTGTCACCACCATGTGGGATTGAGCCGGGTCGGTCGGAAGCGGCACCGGATGCGGCGGCTGGTTGCCGGGGTCGGGGGTGTACGTCACCGAGATCACGCCGTCCGCGTAGTTGAGAGCCTGAGGATAGAAGCCCTGATTCGAGCCGTTGAAGTTGTTTGCCAAGGCGAAGGAGTCAGCCAGCAAAAATTGCATCCAGAGATTCAACGCTCCGGTCGTTTCATTCAGTATTACAAGAGAGACGGGTGACAGCAAAATCAGCCCGGCCAACGGGAATGTCGCGGCGTCGTCGCGGTAAGCATCGCCGCCGTTGATGTACTCGGAGTACCACGAAGCTACAGGCGTCGCTACGCCGCTGTCGGCAACGGGGGCGAGTGTCGCCGCCGTGGTAGCAAGCTGGAAGGTCGTGGCATTCGCGAAGGTGATCGGCCCGGAGATGTTCAAAGCAGTATGGGCTAGGCCTTGAATGTTCACGTACTGTCCCGCCGTGAAGGAATTCAGTGCTGTGTAGGTTGCAAGCCCGGCTGCCACAGCGACTTGTGTGATCGACGGGGGTGTGACGATGGCTCCGGCATTGTAGAGTTGCCCGTCGTAGCCAAAGCCCGTATGTGCTGAACTGGCAGGGTTATAGAAGGAATCGTTGTTCTTCGGCAGGATTAGGGCCGAAGCAAGAATGTCTTGGTCGATGTAATCGTAGGCCATGGTTCCCCTGTAAAGGGGAGGAATAGGCTAAAAATTCGCCGATTTGAAGTTTCCCAACTATCGTTCTCAGGGTAGATGAGAACTGCACCCGATAGCTTGATTGGCATGAGTTTTGGGCTTTTGGTTGTCAAAGGCAACGGAGAGCCCCAAGGCACCCGTCGCCGCCAGACTTGGACGGTGCACTGCATTTGCGGCACCGAGAAGCCGATCCGCGAGGACGCCCTTCTGTCCGGCAGAGTTAGAAGTTGTGGCTGTGCAACGAATCGCTTCAAGAAGTCGAAAATGGAAAAGCGATTCAGCCTCGTGAACAAGAGGTTTGGGCGTTTGTGGGTGGTTTTGCGGGCCGGGTCGGTAAAATCAGGCACCTCTTCCCACTCTGTGTGGACGTGCAAGTGCGATTGTGGAAAAGTCATCCCGGTTCGGGGTGGGCTGCTTACGAGCGGCAAAGTTACAAGTTGCGGTTGTGAGGCATAACGATGGGTCAGAAGACATATCCTGTAGCAGTTTCTCGAACGCTCGATCCGACAAATAAAAGCATCGTCACCATTGTCGGCCTCCACGACCACCAGCTTACCGACGCCGACATCAACCTGATTCAGGATAATCAGGACTTAAAGCGTACACGGCTTGTCAACGACACCCAATGCACCTCGGGCTGCCTGACTTACATGCCGATGCAGTTCAACACCTCCATCAGCAACAGTTTCACCATCCCAGCATTTGATGTGCTCTTCAACGGAGAAGTCGTCACTGTCGCTGGAACCAACTCCACGGATGTGACGTTGAACAATGTGGTTCTCCCGCAGCCGCAATTCTGGACGGTTGGCCTGAATGCTCCCGACTGCTACATCTACGTTGTTTTCTTGGAACTCTGGTATCAACTTCTGAATCCGATCACCGGGCAGGGCTACTTCCAAGACCCGATCACGAACCTGCGGTATTTCTATCCGTATGGCGGCGTCAACCCCAGCACCTCGCCGAACGGAAACAATCCGAACAACGTCCCCAATGCAGAACTTTTGCCCGACGATTCCATTGACCCATATCAGGGATTGTTCACCACCGAGCGTGCTCAGATTCAGTGGCGTCTGAACGTGCAGAGCATCGCTCCTTCGTACAATTTTACGCAGTACCGCTTCGGGCTTGATCCCGGTACGTTGGTCACTCAGGCCGTTTACGCTCAGGCTGGTTTGCCGAGCACTTCGCCCGGCGTGTCGCCGCTGTTCGGTGTCACAACCTATCAGTTCACAAACATGGGAGCAATCACTGGTGACACAGGTCTGTGGCGTGCGGGCGACGGCAATGTGAACAACAGCCTCGGCACCATGGACGGTTACAGCTACGCGATGCCAATCGCTGTTGTTTTCCAACGCAACACCGGAAACTTTGACATCGTAAACAACCTGTTTGGTTGTGCAAGCTCCAGCTTCCCAGTCGGAGTCAACGGTGGAATCAATGGCCTGTTGTCTTCCGGCGTCTCCGGTCGTTTCGACTCCAAGCTGGCCGACCAAGTTTTCCCTGATGATGTAGTTGACACCCGTCTGACTGTAAAGCTGGATGGTTGGGATTACGACCGGATCATGCGTGAAAGTTTTGCCGACATCGTTATGGGCAACAGTCGTCAGGCTATTGGCCGTGGCGAGTCGCCGGGTAACAAACCCGAGGCTCTTGGTTCAACGTTGGCCTACAACGTGTCGATGTCTACCACTCCGATTCCAAACACAAACACGGTTGGAAGTTGGGATGGTTACGCCAACGGTTTCAGTTCCGATCAGCGGGTCTTCTTCTCGACCATCGCGGTGACGACCAGTCAGAAATCGGTCGGTGCACCGGGCAACTGGGTACAGGGCGACCAGTTCACGATTTCACTGCCGAACTCTTCGACCGCTGTCATTAGTGCACTCAACGTTACGGCACTGGTTTCAAACCAGATCAATGGGACAAAGGCTCCGGCTGCCCTACTTCAAGGACAGGTCTCAATCAACGGTCTTGGCACCAAGGCTGTGTCTGTGACGATCTCGGCGAACTTGGTCAACACTGCTTTCGATCCCGGCCCGAACCCGATCTACGTGACCTTCGGTGTTCAATATCCGGCTGGTTCCGGTATTGATCTTCACCATGTTCCGTTCGCTGTTGATGGCGGAATCGTGTTCGACAGCACCTCTGGGTTGCAGGTTGCCGCGTTCGGCATCTCCGAATACGATGTGCAGGCTTCGCAGGTTGCTCTGCCCCCATCCAACTCGGCTTTGGTCACTGCGGGTGTTGGTGTCAACGCAGAGTGGGCCATTAGTCCCGAGTACTCCGACACCATCCTCGGCACCAGAATTTGGTTACAGATTCCGGGTTCTCAGGGTGTGCAGCAAACTGTCGGTGGAAACACTACTACCACATTCATTATCCCGCGAAATGGGATCAGCGGAAATCTGAATGGTTTGTATGGCGTGCGTGCGTGGGATTCTGTCACGAATGCTTTCTACCCCATTACTGGGCGAGCCATCACCCAACCCACGGTCTCTGCTCCGCTGGGCAACTTCATTTTGTCAATACAGGGTATCGTGCCGCCATCATCCACGATGATTCTTTCCATGATGGCCCAGAACACGTGCCAGTTCGCTTACAACGCCCCGGTCAAAGGTATCACTACGATTGAGGAGACGGTGTTGTTCGGCAACTACACAGCGAACTCGACGCTCCCCATGGACTCACGGGTCTCGGTAGTCTCAATCGGTTTCGATGCGGTGAACAACGTCACTAACGTCGTGCTTGCAGCCCAGCAGCCTGATCTCACGCAATTGAATGGTGGATGCACCATCAAAGGTGTAGCAGGCGACGACTTGAACAGGCTTATCTGGGTTCTTGATCCGGTGTCGGGAAACCTGACTGCCGTTCAAGTCAACAGCCTGAGCTTCGCAAACGGTATCATCACGGTCGTTGTGCCCGGCACCGTCACTCTCACAGGAACAAATGCTCAGCCTTTCTTCTTTGTCGGCTCGATCCTCCCGGCATTTGCTTCGGCTTCGACCATGACGGTTGAAATCGAGTATGTGCCTTATCAGGGTGAAGGCGTGTTGAATCGTGATTACGAGATTATCCACTGGGAAGACAATGTCCTCCTCACGACGAACGGCACGGGTGCGGCCCCGGTCATCGGTCTTTCGGATGTGTATCCGTATAACCGCGAACTTCCGATTATCACACAGTTACCCGCCCAGCTTGCTTGGAATGACGCCGGGTTGAACAACGAAGCGTTGGCTACATTCTTCGACAGCAACTATGTCGCAATGCGGCAGAACGACGTTGAAACAGTTTTCCTTGCACCGATGCACACGAACGATTTCATCCAGCCTGTGAACCGTGACATCCGTAAGATCGTCCAGTTCTTGACCACAGGCCAGCGTGGTTTCGCGACGGCTATCCCGCACATTGGTTTCGCCATCGCCCCACCGACGCCGCGTACTGTGCTGGGGCAGAATTTGCAATCGACAATCGCTCCGATCATCCTGTACGTGGACAATCAGAACGGTAATGACGATCAGAGTGGTTTGAGTCCAGCAGAGGCCCTGAAGAATATTCCAGCGGCTCTTGCCTTGTTGCCGCCTGTGCTCCGGCACCCGTGCAGCATTCAGCTTATCAACACTGGACTGAGTTTCAATTTGAACCTGTTGCAGAACAACCTTGATACGGTTGCCCTCGGCGACGGACAGATCGTCACGTCCAAGGTTTACTGCCTCGGCAATGCGTCCCGCGTCATTCAGGACGAAGGCCGTTTGGTTATTACTACGGCCCCCGGCACTACAGGCAATGTTCTCATCGACGCAACTGGATTCGCCGGGTTCGGCGACGGGCCGACCGTGGCGTTTTTCTGCGACACGACCCGTGTGATTTTCAACAACATCAACTTCCAAGGCTTCACGAGCCCGACGATCATGGGTATCAACTCTGATATCGAGTATGTGAATTGTAACTGGATAAACAACGTGCAGGCCGGAGCCTATCAGCAAGGTTGTGGTGTGGTGCTGGATGGCGGTCAGATCACGCTGCCAACGGGCGGCGTCGGCCACGTCGGAGTTCAGTCTGAGATTACTGCCTCAGGCGTCATTTTGGCAGTGAGCCCGGCTGGGGCTGCACCGGGGCCGTTCTTTGTCGCTGAGCGTCAGTCTGCCATCAACTTACAGACTCACGCACCGACAACGACACAGGAAATCAACATCACTGGAACCATGGTGATTGCAGAAGCAGAGCTTAATTCCAGTATTGTTGTTACAGCGGACTTTCAAACTGCCGGGTCATGCGTTTTGCAAGCAAACTCGGTATTGGCACGAACTGTCAGTGTTTCACCGTTCCTCGGAACCCTCGGGACAAATGGTGTTCAGGCTGACGTATCCTCAAGCATTGTGACGCAGTTATCGTAAGGGACTAGAAAATGGCACTGTCGCTATCAGCGAATTTCACACATCAGGTCAACTTGGTGCTTCCTCTGGCACCTGCACCTCCGGTTCCGTCTAACACGACGGGGTTGGCCGTGCGTGTGGCTTCCTTGTTGGCTGGCACATTGGGAACCTTGACGGCCAGTGGTGCTGCTGGCTCGCTCGCGTGGACTATGACAAACGCCCCGGCGTTCGTCACCATGTCGCAAGACCCGACGAACACGATCACAACGATTGCATTTGCCGCTGCGGTTCCGAACCCGAATCCTTACGAGTTCTGGATCACTGTTACTGATGGCGTCACGACACTGAACTTCCCCTTCCTGCTGGAAGTCAAACCTCCGCTCTCGATTCAAGCAAACGCCTCGAACCCGGTTGTCAGCGGTGCAACGCTAACCGTACCGTCCTACGATGATACGGTACAGGACATTGTCATTCAGGGCGTCGGTCTAGCCGGACAAACCCCGGTACCGGACGTTAACTTTGTCCTCCCGAGTGGTGGTCTGGGCTCATTCCCCGGCCTGAACTGGGTCACCTCGAACGAAAATCAGCTAATCCTGCGTGTTGCTGACCCGAGATTTACTCCGACTCGTGATCTTGCTGGCGGTCTGAAGTTGTATACGACCAGCCCGGAACAGGTCACGCTCACGGTCGCAGCTTATCAGCCGGGAGCTTTTTACGATCAACCGAATCGTGCATTCGTGCAACCGTTTACGCTCCAGTCCCTCACGGCAAAACAGGGGACACTGGATTACGGCCTCGGTGTGTTCTATGACACCGTAGCTGGTACGCTGAAGTTCGACGCACACAACGCAGTTGATGTCCTTCAGGGCTTGCTTCAAAAGAACAACGCTCCCGTGCATCTGCCCTTCCAGTTTGCGTGGACACCTTCTGCTGGATTGACCCTGTCTTCTGGCGGTGGGGCGGGCAATGATTTCGCTTACTACAGCATCAACAGCTTGAACGTCAGTGCTACAGTCACCCTGACGATTCAGGATGCACTGGCAAACAACCTCGCGGTTACCACGATTGGGCCGTTCAACGTCTCGAACGCGGGTGCAAGCTGGTTAGGCTCGAACGCCATCAAGGTCGCCACGTCTTCCACGATTGTGGGCGGGCTGCCCGACTTTGTGCAGGGGTACATCGGTGATGTGATTCCAATCGTTGTCTCACAGGAATCTACGACATCTCCGGCATTCAACCCGGCTGAAAATATCAACCTGATCTTCACGGTGGTTCCTGCTTCTGGTTTGGAGCCTGCCATCCCTAACCCCGCACCTGTGACGATCAACACTGGCTCGCCGACGACAACGGTGCACATCACTATTCCGCCCGGAGCCGCAATCGGTGAGAAGTGGGTTTTGCAGATTGCCGCCAACAACGGGGCAACCCGTACAGGTTTTGCAGAAGTTTTGATCGAGTCGAACGGCTCTTCGCCGCTCCTCATCACGACGGATGGAGTACCCGCTCATCTGCCTCCGGTCTCGATTGCTTCAAACACTGGTTCTGTAATTACGCCGATTTCACTGGTTGCGATCAACAACAATCCAAATTCGGTGAACTACCATCAGCCAGTCGCAAATGTGACGTATGAATTGGTAGGTGCCCCGGATGGTCTGTTCATTCAGAACACGGGCGGCAATTTTGCTCTTGTCGGCAACGCACTTCAGCCCGGTTCGTACACGTTCGCCATCGACGCTTCGGCATCAGGGTTTGCCCGCAGCTACAGTGCAAACATCACACTGACCGTCACTACTGTTGCTGTCCCGCTTCAGATTACGAGTGTGAGTTCGAGTGCTTCACTCATCCCGAACAACACTCCGTTTAACGTCCTGTGGAGCTATTCTGGCGGCGGCAATACCGATCCGCACTTCACGCTTACCTTGGCTCAGCAGCCGACACCGACATCATTCCCATCTGTTGCGGGTACGGGCTCGATTGTCATCAACCAAAACGGTACTTGCGTCTACGACATCTACGGCACCAGCTTCTACGGTACCGCTTATGGCATTCCGATCATCGTTCTGTCAAGCTCTGTCGCACAGGGTGCTCAACTGCTACCTGCCCCGACGATTGGCATCATCGACCAGAACAACGACCTGACAGTAAACTGGCAGCCCGCCCAGTTCGGCGGAGCGTACAACATTTACGCCGGGTGGAACATTCAGACAACCCTGTTGCCTGCCCCACCGAACGTCGCTCAGACCATTTTCAAGCCATCGTCACCGCTGAATGCTGGGGAAACGGTATCGGCCCGCATCTTCACTGAGACGCTTACGGCTGGAAATTTCCTGCTCAACATGCAGGCGATCTCCAACAATCACGCTCTCGCGTTGGACAGCCCCTACTGGGATAATCCTCATCAGTTCCCGACTGCATTGACTGCGACCTCAGTCACGCTGAGTGCCACATCGCTTGAGTTGGGTCAGCCTTTGACCTTAACCTTGAGTTCGAACTACTCCGGTGCTGACACGTGGCAGGTGTTCTGGCCAGACAACACCAACACAGGGGCACTGCCGTTAAGCTCCGCTGTTGTCGGCAAGGTGTTCAACACGCCCGGCCCGCAGAACATCACGGTGCAAGTCGAAAACGACTTCAGCACGGCCACTCCGCCTGTCAAATTGCGTCGCACGCTCGTTGTCCCTGTCTTTGTGGTAAACCAGCAGTACAACCCACAGGCAGCCGCACAGGGGGCCTTGACTGGCACACTGGGTATCGGCGGTCAGCAGTTGTTCGAGATTGTCAATGCCACAACCGGATTGGCAGTTCCGCAGCCGTATGAAATGATCGCCCGCACACTCGTCCGCGATATGCAGACGAACGAAATCAAGGAATTGATTGCGACTTCACGGTTCTCCAACGCTTCGTCCCTGTTGGGCACGATGGCTTTGGACGTGTTCCCGTTGAAGGGTCGCCCGCAGGCTAAGGAACTGATTGATCCTTACACCCTGATGCCGAACCCGCTGTCCTCCTCGGTTCCGGTCTCGATCACGACCAGCACCCAAAACTTCCCGGCTCTGATCGTCGGCAAGCCGATGCCTGAGTTCCAGTTGCAGGCTCAAGGCGGCAACACGCCGTATCTGTGGAGCAGCAACGATCTTCCGGCTGGCGTTCATCTCAGCACCAGCGGTGCTTTGACTGGCACGCCGCTTTCGTTGGGTGTGTTCTCGGTCAACTTTGCCGTGCAGGATAGCAGCGTGCCGTTCTACGTTGATGAGACAACGATTTCTGTTGTCGTGCAGACTGATCTGTTGATTACGACTCCGGTTTCCGGTGCGGGTGCACCACCGAACGCTCAGGTCGGCACACAATACCAGTTCCAGATGTCAAACACTGGTGGTCTTGCTCCGTACACGTGGAGCATCGCCGCTGGGGCTTTCCCGCTTGGCATCAGCATCAATCCGAACACTGGCCTGCTCTCCGGTTACCCGGTGACCTACAATTCCACCACGGACTTCACCAAGAAATTCACGGCGACGGTTCAGGTGCAGGACGCTATCGGTGCCATCAACACCCAGACGTACACGATCACATTGTCGGCAGCTACTCTCAGTTTCTCTCCAGCAGTGAACCAACCGTCAATCTTCGCGGACAACCAATTCAAACTGACGATTCCGATTTTCGGTGGTCAGTCTCCGTACACGTTGCTGGGCTTTACTGAAACTCCACCTGCTGTGGTGGGTAGTGGCTTGGCGGTTGTCAATCCGGTACAGATTGAAGTTGTCGCTGGTATCGTCCCGCCGACATTGACGATCCTGACGCCGGATCAGGAAATCTTCCCTGACCCGTATCCACAGTCTATTTCAGTTTCCTTGACCGCCAGTGGCGGTGTGCCTTCGAATGCTGGCCTGCCTGTTGGGACTGGTTACAAGTTCTTCATCGACCCGACTGCAACGAGCACATTGCCGGGGGCCATCGTTTACGGTGACCTACTGGTTGGCACGCCTGCGGCTGATTCTGATCCAGCCAACCCGTTCACTGCGGTGGTCAAGTGTATCGACTCCGCTGGGCACAGCACGTCAAAGACTCTGAGCATCGCTGTCCAGCAGCAGGCTCCGCCTGCCGCGTCCGTCCCATTCATTGTGCTTCCGAGCACGATCAATGCCGTGACGCCGAGCAACCCAGCCACATGGCTTATCTCCCCATTGCCGTCCGGTTTCCCGAATGCGGCACGTAATAACGCCTACAGTCCGGGCGGAGCGAACACATATTACGCAGTTGTGCTGTACAAGAACACACTGCCGACGCCGACGCCTGTGTTGAGCGGTGTAAGCTTGCCCGGCCCGGATGTCACCTTTGAGTGCCCATTTGGCCCGATTCTCGCCCCGTACCTCGGTGATCTACCGCCCGGTATGAGTGCGGTTTCTGGTAACACGATTGCCGGAACCGGGGCTGACGCTGTTGTGTTGCTCACGGGATCGCCGACTGGTGTTGCATCCATCGACGGTGGGTACAGTTTTGAAACAGAATTCGCAAACATCACCAGCCCGACTGCGACGCTGGTGAAGGCCGTCTCCCGTCAGAGTATCGTCGTCATGGAACCGCCAGCTTCCGGCACAACGCCTGTGGTTGTCATCACCTCAATCGAGGGCATCCATATCGACTTGAACACAGTTGTGGCCAACTCGGCTGGAACCTATTCATGGGCCTTCCCGCTGATCGCCGAGGGTGGTACGCGAGTGTACACCTTCAACATTTTGAGCGGGTCTACGCTGCCGGGTGTGGTATTGACCACGGTTAATGGTCAACCAGCTTTCGCATCTGCGACAACGATCACAGGCTCCTATAATGTCATCGTTACGGCGACCGACAGCGGCAGCACCACTTCCGCCCCGGTCACTATTCCGGTTCAAATCGGTCAGTCTACTACACAACCGATCCACATTCTCGACAACACGATGCCTGCATCGTTGTTCGCGAACAACCCGATCCCGGCCCAGACGTACTACGTGGATTCCGATCTCGTAGCGAATTGGACGGCGACAGGGTTGCCTGCTGGCGTCACACTCTCCACGGCTCCGGGTACTCGTGTGTACCTGCAAGGAACTCCGACAGCGGCGGGTGTGTTTACGGTAAACATCACGGCTACCTCGGTGTCCTTCGGCACAACGGCGACACAGTCGTTCCCGCTGACGATCAACGCTCAGACGGCTCAGATCATCGCCCCGAATGCTCCGCCACACTCGCCGGGCACTGCTATTGTTGGCACGCAGTATCGTGTCATCAACAACAATGTGTTGTTATCCGTGCAGTACACCGGATATCAGCCGACGAGTCCAAATCTGCCGACGCTGTTCAACACGGTTGTGGGCAATCAGATTGGTGCACCGGGCTTGCTCATCGGTGGTCAGACTTCAACGGGAATTCGTTCAGTCACGCCGAGCGGTTTCATCATGGATTACGACTACATCCCGACCGTGTCTGGAACCGATTCCATCACGTTGCAGTACACGAACATCGGGCCGATCCTTGACTCGCTCACGATCAACGACGTGTATGCCACGCTGAATGCGATTGGGACTACGGTTTCGCAGACTGTCAGCGAGTACGCTACGACGGGTACGTTCCCGCTGCCAATCACAGTCTCAGGCGGTAACGGCTCGTATGTGTACAACGTGTCCACTAGCGACGCACGGTTCACGGTCATCAACAACAACACGGCTTCGGCTCAGATTCAGATTTCGGTGAACGCATTTACGCCGGGTACGACGGTGAGTGCTCAGATCGCCGTTACGGTTTCTGACACTGAGGGTTCGCCGCAGATGGCGAGTGCGTCAGGTACTTTGACGATCACGATCCGTCAGGAAACGTACATCACAGTTCTGTACAACAACCAGACGTTCCCGGCTCCGGTTATCACTACACCGGGAGTTTATTCCTTGGTGATGCCGACGAATGGTGTGACGGTGCAGCTTGCCCACTTGCCAGTGACGTACAACGTGACGAACATCACGCTGCCCGCTGGTTTGTTGAGCAGCGGTGTGGGACAGAACGTGCAAATCCTGCCGTCGCAGCGTGTCATTGCTTTCAACTCCGGGTCTCCGGCTACGGTATTTGACGTGGATGGACACCTGAACTCGGCTGGCCCGTTTGTGGTGCCGACACTGGCCAACCCGACTGCGGGTACGTATGTGATCGCCGTGACGTATCAGGTGATCGACAACAATGGAATCACAAGCTCTGGAACCGCAAACGTTTCAGTGATAATCAGCTAAGGACTGAATAAATAGATGCCGCCTCTTACACAAACGACGATTACGCTGACCGGAGTGGGTGGAACAGCCCCATACCATGCCGTCGTAGTGTCTCCGCCTGACCCGCCGTACAACACGACGTTCATCCCTGCTGGCGGCACGGTCACGCAGAATGGCCCGTTACAGTTCACTTTGAATGCGGCTGGGGTCTCTCCGGGCACTTACACGGTGCATTTCCAGCTTATTGACACTGCATCGAATATCGACGACAGCATCATCAATGTTGTTGTGGTCGATCCGGGCATCTTCAACATCCTGAACACCAGTCAGAACTACGAGCCCGCAGCGTTCCCGCTCGCGGTTTCCATGCCGTTGCTTTCCAGCGGCGGTGTGACCCCGATTACGTGGACGATCATTCAGAGTGCGACGACGATGCCGGGCGTTACACAAGCCTCGCTCACGGGTACTGGCGGAAGCACATTGAACTTCTCCATCCCGGTAGTCGGTTCGTGGACAATTGGTGTCAAGGCGACCGATGCTTTGAACAATTCGGTATCCAAGGTTCTCGTGATTCAGGTTCCTGCCACACAGGCTGTGAAGCTGGTGGATGGTCAGGTCGAGGTCATGGTAGACCCGAACGATCTTCAGACCGGGACTCACACGTTCACTCTGACTGCCAGCGACTCAAACAGTACAACGGTGAACCAGCAGTTCAGTTATCAGGTGCAGCCGACCGTAAGCAGCATCCGAATCGAAGAGGCTTTCTTCGATCACTACTGGGACTACAACGATACGACTTCGATCATTTTCCCAGTCGTTGGAAATTTCAACGGTTTGACTCTGGCACCGCAGCAGCCTGTTGTGCTACCGAACGGTCTAACGGTTTCGGTCGATAACGTCAACCAAATCGTCGAAGTTGCTGGGCCTCCGGGGAATCCGCCAGCCCTGAGTTCGACGTTCCGCAACTCACAGTTCCGCATCCCGCTCGTTCTCCAGCAGGGCAGCGTCAACGTGGGACAGGTCTCCCGCGAGTACACCTTCGTGTGCCACGACGATCAGGCAGTCCCCGGCGATCTTGGAATCGTCAACACCTACACTCGTCCGTATGTGGTCGGCGATTTCGTTGGGTTGAATCCCCAGAAGCCATATTTCAACTCGCCAAACATTGCGAAGAACACGGCCTACAGTGTCATCGTGGCTCCGGGCTCGTCCTTGCCGCCCGGTCTCTCACTGGACTCCAACACTGGCTTGATCTACGGCACGCTTGTCGGCACCGGAGTTCCCCAGAGCACCATTCAGTATATTGATTCAACTGGCACGGTTCACGGCACAGTCACAATCAACTGGACGACAGTCAGCAACGACTACCTGTTGATCGACAACATCAACAACATCACGCCTGCTCCGCAGATTGGTGCCCCGATCAACGGAACGAATGCCTTGGTGTCCTCGGCCACAGTGCCGCTGGCTCCGCCCACGCTCCTGTACGGCAGCCTGCCACAGGGCTTGACACTTCAGGTGGACATCTCGGGTCTGGGTATCGACATCGTTGGCACCCCGACTGAGGCTGGGTACTTCGATCTGTGGTTCAACGTTCCCGACACAAACGGGCACCATTCGTACTTGTATCACCGTCTCTTTGTGGACTACGTGAGCCCGTTGAGCATCGTAACCACGCAGATTCCTACACTCATCACGGGGGTTCCCTACTCGTTCTTGCTACAAGGCACAGGCGGCATTCAGCCGTACACTTGGTCTTCGCCACAGTGGCCGGGCGGTCTGAACCCAACGTTCCCCGGACTGACTCTGAGTTCCAGTGGCCTGATCTCCGGCACAACGACTGCACCGGATACGACCACGGAAAACGACACATTCATCCTCACGGATGTTCGTGGAGCTTCGACGCAGGCCGTTCTGACTGTTGCCGTCAATGATACGTTGACGATTACGACACAGGCTATCCCGACGATTGTTCCGGGGCAGAGCTACACGTTCGCCATGACGGCGATTGGTGGAACACCGCCCTATACGTGGACGACCGTGCCGACTTTCCCGATTGCTGGGTTGTCGGGCATCGCTTTCGACGGTTCGACGGGCGTGTTCTCAGGTGTGACCAGCGTGACTGGATTCACCACGCCATTGCAAGTCACTGTGCACGATTCCGGGGTACACACTGCAACACAGACGTACACCCTACAGACCGGGTCTGCTACAGGCATGCTCATCGTCACCAGTGGCGTCGGCCCGATTGATCGTGGTGCTTCGTATCTTGGTACCTTGTCGTTGTCTGGCCCGTACACTACGCCAGTGTCGTGGCAGGTTACGTCAGACTCACCAAACCCGCTTCCGGCAGGCTTGGTGCTTCAGGCGACTGCAACAAACAATGGTCAGACTGCAACCATCTCTGGCGTATACACCGGACAGATTCCGCCAAGCAATCCTCTCGCGGTGAAGGTCATTGCGGTGGACAAGAACGGAAACTCTGCTCAGGCTATTCTGCTGTTGACAACCACGAGCAGTCTGAAGGTGACGACAACGACGCTACCGCCCGCGATTATCGGGGCTTCAACTTCGACACAGCTTACGGCAACCAGCAACGGTCAGCCTGCACTGGTGCAGCCGTTCGTGTGGTCGAACGTCGTCGCAGGCGATTTCAATCCGGCACTGCCCGCAGGAGATTTGGCCACAATTTCAATCTCCAGTTCAGGTCTGTTGCTGGCCGCGAACCCGCCAGCCGCGTACACCGGACAGCTTACCGTGCACGTCGCGGATGCTCTGTCACCTGCGGATACTGCATCAGCAACTTTGCAATTCCAGATTCAGTCCTCGTCGTTGACTATTACGACGGCTACATTGCCGAACGCAACCTCGGGCCGTCCGTACTCGCTTACGCTGGCTGCAACTGGTGGTACGACTCCGTACACATGGTCGATCTCCCCGTCCTCGGCAAACAACCTGCCCACGGGCCTTGCATTGAATCCATCGACGGGTGCGATCACAGGTACTACGAGTCTGACTGGCTTCAATAAGCCGATCATCTTCCGTGTCACTGACAACATCGGTGCTCACGTGGACAAGAGCTTGAACTTGCAGGTCATCGCCGGGCTTACGCTTCAGGCCGGGCCGGATTACGTGGACAGCACGAACTATGGATACATCGGCTTCGTGGCACAGGGCAGCGTGAGTTCGATCACGCCGCGTCCAAACGACTCATTCTTCGTCGTCGCCACGGGGGTTGTTTCCACCAACCCGAGCCAGATCACCCTTTCGGTTGGAACGTCAGGCATTACGGCGTCAATCCCGTCCGGTGGTTTGGATACGGGTACTGGCACATGTTTGATTGAATTGAACGGTAGTTTCTCCTCAGGAGTCATTGGAGACAACACCCTATCCCTTTCGGTAACGGATTCGGGTGTAAACGTTACGGGTTCCTTCAAGTGGAGGGTCTATAGCGATACCGCTATTCGCCTAGCGGCCACTAACCCGATTCCAACACAATTGATTCCGGGTCAGTAAGGACTAAAGATGCCAATTGAGACGATTACAATAACGGATAAGTCGGGAGCCAACGCAGGGGCGACCAAGACTATCCAGATCAACGTAAGCCCAACGAACGGCAGCGGCACAGGCACGGTTGCGTTCACGGGCACCAACGCGGGTACGGACACCTATCAGGCGTCGGCGACCATCGCTGGTTCGAATCTCACCTCGAATAACGCCGAACTGGCGTGGCAGCAGGTCAATGGTGCGATTGCCATCGGCCCGTTGGCTGTGTCCGTCTACGGCAACTCCGGGCAGGTTCCGGGCTGGGCCGGGTTCGGTGGGGGCTTACAAGGCACACTGACGGCGAATTCCTGCGTCATCAACCAAGTCGATCAGAACACGCCGATCAACGGATTCAACAGTCAGCCGACCAACATTGGGCCGGGCGGCGGTTACAAATTGATTCCTGCTGTTTTCGTTGAACAGACTGCAACTGGCCAGTATGCGAGCAGCCTCCCGATTCCGGGGTCGGGATCAGGTAGCACAGGCAACCCATTCATCCTCGATATGACGGGCCAACTCGTCGTCAAGACGCCGGGCACTTATACCGTCTACATGGTTTTCGCAAACGTCAGCCAGTGTGCCTTCTGGATCGGCGGCGGAGCGACCCTGCTTTCAACCAACCAGATCGTAAACGGAGGAGCCAACCCATTTCCGGGTACTGGGCCGAACACTGCTTTCTGGAATGCCCAGACTCCGACCAGCAGCGTGCTGATGGGTGCGAACAACGAAGACCCCGGCTTGTACGGCGGCACTCGTGGTTCGTACATCAACTTCCCGGTCGCGGGCAAGTACCCAATCGAGATCGTTTACAACCAGCGTAATCCGGTGCAGTTCAGCGGCGACAACAACGGTTATTTCCAGCTTACATACCTCGCCGGGCAGCAGACTCAGTACAACAATGAAGGCGATAACGTTGCTGGAACGCCGACCTTCTTCCCAGTTTCAATTGTGAGTGTTCCTCCTGTTAGCAGTCCGGGAAGCGGCAACCTGCTGTTGACCCCGACTGGCGGTGTTGTGTCGTTGCAGGGCACCAGCTACACGATGACTGTCACGGTGCAGAACATCCACTACGCCACGCAGTCGTACATTCCGGTGTATGAGGGAACAGCGGGAAATCTCAATGTCTACAACAGTCCAACGTTGAACACATACTCTCTGCCAGCATTCCCCGGTGGTGCAGTGAATTTGACCGCAGCCGCCACGAGCAAGGTCATCAGCGTTTCTGGTGTTGATAACAACGCATGGAACGGTTTGTTTGCTGTGACCGCTGTAGGTTCGGCCTTCAACCTTGCCTATAATGGTGGGGCATTCGTCTCCGGGACGGCCTCCACTCTTCTGAGCATTCAGCAAGATGACATTGCGTGGTACAGCCCTGCGGCTGGATCAAACCCTGCCACATTCGATCTATTCACTCCGTCGAGTGGCACTGGTGGTGTGCTCTACCAGATTAACGTCGATTACATGGTCAAGCCTGTAATCACCAGCATTTCGCCACTGACTGGCCTCGCGGCTGACGGCGGAGCAAAGACATTCGTCGCAACTCTGGCCAAGCCGATCTCCCCGCAGCAGCAGGGGGCGAGCCAGTACGGTGTCAACAACTCGATTAACCCGACGTTCACTTTCACGGGTGGTATCTCAGTCACCTCCGTGACGCCGATTGTATCCAGCGGCTTCATCACTGGCTACAACGTGAACGTAACCGCCCCTGTGTCTTCTACGAACGTCAATTCTACGGCGTCCGTGTCGTTCTCTGGCACACTGACTTATTTGAGCGGCAACACCTTCACTACTGGAAACCCGTACCCCGGCACCACGCCGATTCCGGGCACCATCGTTTTGACCGGAACCAGTTTCACGAATCCAGTCGAGTACGCTTTCTCCACGACTCCAGCCGGGCCGTCTCTGCCTGCGGGTTCAACTGCGATTACGGCACAAATTTATACCACCACGAATGACAACGTTGTTCTCACCTTCCAAAAGAAGGTAGGCTCAACTACTACATCGCTTGGGGCAGGTACGTTGACAAACAGCAGTACCGGAACCATCTCCGGGAAGACCGTCTATTTCAAGACGTTCACGGGTTCGGTAGCCGTTGTTGACGGTGATGCGAGCTTCTACCTCGGATTCAGTGTCACCGATCAGGCAAGCGGATTGCACACCGTTCCTGATCCTTGGTTCAGCACGACACTATACTCCGCTCCAGTGATTATTATCACGTGCTTCACAGGTAATGTCGCAATTCAGACACCTTACGGGGATGTGGAACTCGCTTCGCTGCCCGAAAAGTTTGAGCTTGTGAACGAGACAGGCACTCACTGGGCACAACTCCTTGTCCACGAAAACTACAAAGGCTGGATGTTGGAAATTGCCCCCGGTAAGCTCGTCACGCTCGATCACGAGATGAAGGTCGGCACCGAATGGCTTACTGCCGAAGAGAAATATCCGACAGCGAATCGTGTGTGGTTCGAGGGCACGGTCTACAACGCTCACGTGTTGTCGGCTAACCCGGAAGACAAGCACTACATTCTTTGGAACGGCGACATCGCACACAACAAGGCTGCGGTCTGCTTCAGCCCGAACACCAAGGTCAAAACTCAACGCGGCGATCTCGCGATCATCGACGTTAAGCCCGGTGATTTGGTGCCAACTGCACGCGGTACATGGGGCGTTGTCGAGTACGTCACAAGCCTCAAGTGGGACGGACTGATGCTCGATATGGGTGATGGAGAACTTTCTACCACAACTCATCACGTGAAGGACAACGGGGCATGGAAGCCTATGCAGGATTTGGATAGATTCCCGGTTGTTCACTACAAGGGCACGATTCATAATCTGCACATCACTTGCGATCCAGATGATGACGGTACCGCACTCGACACGGAGCACAGCTACACGCTCGCGAATGGTCTGGTTGTGCACAACGTTACGACGGTAGCATAAGAGGGAGAATGTGTGGGTAATGGGTTCAAATACGGCTATACAGGGCCTCCGTTCAACTTCCTTGGACATTTCTGCACGACTCAGCAGCAAGCGTTCAATGCGTGGGTAAACGCTCGCACCAAAAACTTTCCTGCGATCCAGCTTCACTACCAGATCAGAGCCCAGCAGCTTCGTAAGACGGCTGGCGTCCTTGAGAATTACTACGCCAACATCAACGATGATAAGCTGGCCCCGACACTTCAAAAGCAGGCGTGGAAGCCCGGCCCGCAGGGGCACCTCGGGTATGCGTGGCGTGATGACCACCTCCCTATGGTCGCCATGGGAAAAATCAAGGGCTACATGCGGGAACAGCTTAATCGTCAGGATGAAAGCGTTTTCCACATGAATCAGCTTCGCAATCTGATTGAAAAGAATGAGGATAAGGCTCAAAAAGCCTACTACGCTCTCAATCACCCGGACAACTCCATCGCCGCACTCATCACAAAGATCAACGGCTATTTCAGCAGTCCAGAATACCAAGCCGCTTTAGTGATGGATCAATCGGATGTGTACCCAACCGGAACGACGCAGCCCCGGTTCCGTGTCCACCAATTGGATGTCCCGACACAGTATGAGTATGAACAGTTTGCACGTACAACGCCGGGCGGGCCAATCAATCTTAAGGAGCCGACCGAGACGTAATGAGCTACGACTGGAACGTACTAACGAATGACCCGTTCACGAATGCTCCTATCGGTGCGTGCGACCATCAGCAGAGCTTTGAGCGGTACATCGTTGACAGCACCAATTTCCGCACGCTGCATTACGCCTCGAATCCGGTGTTGAATATGCGTGCCCCGATCAACGGGCAAAGCAACGTGCAGATGTGGATCAGCGACGAGCAGGTACAGCAGAACGACCCGACGTATGGTTGGTCATTCGTTCTCGACCCGCTACGGGCCGATGCTGCTACGGACAACACAGGCCAGTTTTACAAGATCGTGTTCAACAAACCTGTGCGTATCGTACTGCCTTTGATCGAGGTTTCGTACATCACGCTTCAGGGGTATTGCCTGAAGTGCAGCACGCTGGGTGTGTTGAATGATTTTAAGCAGGCAAATTCCGGTAGTTTGCTGCACGTTACGGGAACGACGAAGCTGGTACAGAAAAGCTTCAAGTGGATTCTGACTTCGACGTGCCCATTCTACCCGACATTCATCTGCCTCATCAAAAATTATGTTGGCCGAAAACTCGGTATTTCCATTACAGGGAGCGACATCGAGTCTCAGGTGATAGATGCCTTGACGCAGATGATGCAGGTTCAGCAGGCACAACAGACTGTGCAGACTCTTGAACCGAATGAAATTCTAAAGGACGTGATTAGCGTGGTAGCCAATGTTGACCCAACCGATCCGACGACTGTGAACTTGTCGGTGAGTGTTTCCAACTACTCCAATCAGACCGCCCCGCTTAACCTCACGTTGAGGATGAACCAATAATGCCTACGCCGCAAGTGACATTGACGCCGCTACAACTGGTCACCCCGGTTCTCGCCGTGGGCAGTGGAACCTTGTCTATCGACTCCACCGTACTCCCGATCATTCTGAATGCTGACGAGAACACGGCTCGCATTGAAATCTCGGCCTATGGTGCTTTGACCGTTCTCACGACGCCTACGGTTGTTAGTGGCGAAAATCAGTATTCGACCAGCATTGCTGTGGTTCCCACGGTGCAGGAGACCTCAGTCTCGATTGTGGGCCGAAACTACAACCCAGCCGGACGATGGACGCCGCTGACGCAGTTTGCTGTCGGCTACACGTTTATCGACAACAACGGCTATGTTGAGAGCGTCATCACGGCGGGCGAGTCGGGCACTGGGCCAAATCAGCCAGCATTCCCGGCTGTCGCCCCTGCGGTTATCACAAATGTTTCGCTTACCAGCAACGTTGTAACGATTATCGCGAACAACACCTTCTCGATTGGCCAGACAGTTCTTCTGACTGGGCTGACGAATGCGGCATTCCTGAACAATCAGGCCTTGGTCGTTGTCTCTGCTTCGGGCACACAATTTACAGCCGGGTTCCTGCACAACGATTATCCGGCGACCTCAGACACAGGGAAGGCTTCCGCTACCACAGCGGATGGTTCTGTTGTCTGGGCCAATCTGGGCGTCTCAGCAATCACACCCACGATTCAGTTCAACTTGTTGTTTTTCGCCAGCGGCCTTGCAACGATCATCGGCCCCCCGACAGGACTTCAGGCCTTCAAGAATCAGACCGATTGCTTGCTGCAATGGGTAACCCCAAATTTTAACGGATTCGTCGGTGTCCGCGTCATGATCTCAACTGACCCGGCTGGCATCAACCCTCCGTTCACCCAGTATGGTGGTTTGATCGGTGATGTCAGCAGCACCTCAACCGTGGTCATTGCGGAAAACACCACCACGACGAATACCGTACCCACGGCTTTAATCACTCAGGTTGCGGTATCAAACAATATTCTGACAATCACTGCGAACAGCACTTTCTCGCAGGGCACCGTTGTCACCCTCGCCGGACTGACGAATGCAACGTTCCTAAACGGACAAACGGTCACTATCAGTTCAGCGACAAGCACACAATTTGTTGCGAGCTTCGTGTACTCGGGGACGTATCCCGCTACTGCGGATACTGGTGTCGCTTCCAGTGTGGTCTCGACCACTATTGTGACGAACACCCAGACGGTGGAGAACGTCAGCTACAGCACAGTCGATATTCCGCTCACAGCCGTTAACGCCGATGAGTTCTACGCGATGTTCTCGACAGTCATTCAAGACCCCGGCACCAACGCGGTTTACGAATCCATCCAGAACGGCCCGCTTACTTGCGGTTTTGTAAATTTGAAGGTCGTCAGCCCCACAGATTTCCTTGCCTTGCAGAAAAAGGAAGATATCGCTGGGCGTATGATCGGGCAGATTATGCGGCAGCGGCCCACACTCGATCTATCGCCGCGTTCTGAAGTGCGGGATGTGGTTGTTGATCCGCCATCCATCGAAATGTCGAACATGTCTGTCCGCGAATGGTTTGCTCGCGTGTCGCAATCTATTTCTGCCATCAGCCAGATCGACGATACGACCGGGACAGGTGTTTCCGATCCATTCCAGCAATCACCGTACAAGCAACAGATCGCCCGTGCGTATGGCTTGAGTGCCGCCGATACCCAGAGCCTCATCGACGAACAGTTCAACATCCTCGGCGAACAGGCCGGGTTGACTCGTGGGGCCGCGACGCCGTCTTCGGTTGTGCTGACGTTCTACACGTATCAGCAGCCGCAAGCGAGCATTACGATTCCGCAGGGAGCCGTCGTGGCGACGATTGCCGACCAAAACACCCCTTCCCTCAACTTCACGACGTTGGGTCAGGGCACGATCAGCATCAACAACTTGAATTCGTTCTACGATTCGACCACGGGATATTGGGCGGTTAGCGTCCCGGCTCAGTGCAATTCCACAGGCTCGATCACGAACGTTGGTGCAGGCACGATTTTACAGGTTGTCAGCAACGTTCCATCGGGGATGAACGTGACGAACCTGACAGCGGCCCAGTATGGTACCGACCAGCAATCCAACGCTTCTTACGCCGCTATGATTCAGGCCCGCCTCGTAACAGGTGTGGACACGGGAACCCGCCATGGATATCTGGTTACGGCCCTCGGCACGCCCGGCGTCGTCAGTGCTTCAGTAGTTGCGGCTGGCGATCTTGAAATGTTGCGTGACTGGGATGATGTGCGGCAGAAGCACGTTTACGGCTGTGTGGATATTTACGTGCAGGGAATCAGCTTCTCGCAGCAGAATCAGCTTGTCGCTTTTGAGTACGACAACACTGGAACCTACGGGCAAGTTGCCACGTATCTGCCCCTGACCCTCCCGAACAGCAGCCAGCTTAAGTTCCAGATCACGAATTTCAATGCTTTGCAGTTCCCGCTTTACGATGCTGTTGAGCTTATCGTTTCGCGTGCGTCTAACAGTTTCTATCTCGGGTTGCAGCGAGCCCAGTTCGACAATGTCAACGGCTACATCATCGTCAACCAGAATGATCTGGCCTATCAGTATGTGGGGTCTGCGATTACGCAGGCACAGGTGCCGTTGCTCATCAATAATGTCCCCGCCACAAACTTGCAGGCTATCGCATCCCTCCAAGGTGCTCAATCGAACACGTACAGCTTTGCCTTGTACGCTCGCTATGCTTCCCCGCTGACGAACGTCCCCAGCTTGCAGCCTGTGTTGCAGGTTTACTCAGTGACCGGAGAAGCGAATGAGACTGGTGCAGTCCCGTCCAGTGCCATCGAATTGATCCATACATCGGACTTCCTGCTGGAAGGCGGCTCCAATCAGGCCGGGGATACTGTACAGGTCAACATCGTCAGTCAGCCGACTACCGCTACGATCACCGCTTTGAGTGCCAACCCGGCTGAGATCGACACGGCGATGGATGTCCCGATTGACCTGAATGGTAACCCGCAGAATATTTTGTCCGTTCGTAGTACCGATCTTTTCACCCTGTATGAATTCGGTGTGGACTACTCTATCGCCGCGACTGGGCCATACCATACCTACGGGCTGAACCTCCTGACGAAGTCGGTGCCACTATCGGCGGTCGCTATCGTGAACAACGTCGCTTACATCACCGCCACGAGCGACTTTGGTGTTAATGCTCCGATTGTGTTGTCGGGCATGAGTCAAGCTCTGTTCTTGAACACACAGACCATCACTGTCGCCTCGAACAATGGATCGCAATTTACTGGCGTGTACGTCAATCCGAATTACGGGTCTGACATCCAGACGGTCGCTATCGCGGGCAACATTCTGACGGTCACCAGCGTGGCTAACAATTTGACGCCGGGCACGGCCATCATCTTCTCAGGCCTTACGAACGCGGCCTTCTTGAATGGCGTACAGTTGAACGTCCAGAGTGCTACGCCAACTTCGTTCACCGCAAATTACACCTACACTGGTTCTTACGGCCCCACGGCGGACACCGGAATTGCTTCAATTGTTCAGTCAGGTTTGGCGACAGGAAGTGCCATCCAGAACAACCAACAGGTCGTTGTTGCCTACAATAAATTTGTCCTGTATGAGCGGCTTGAGTTCATCTCCGGCGAGACGCAGGTGCTAAACGGCACGCTGCCCACAACACTCGATAACACGGGCTTTGTTCGAAACACATGGCTGCCGCTGAGCTATGGCAATACGACGTTGACTCTTGATGGCTGGGACGGTCTCTATGGCCCAGACGGCGGGCTTGATGTTGTCGGCTCAACCGGGCTCGTGGGTGCAGCCATTCCACTCGCATCACGCTACATCAAAGTCACCTACTTTAACGGCGTCACGAACGTTGTGAAACGAGAAGGGATCGACTTCTCTCTTAGCGTTGATCCGGTTTCCGGGCAGGCCCAGATTACTCGCATCTTGACAGGCAGCATTCCTGATGGTGGAACGGTGACGGTCTCCTACTTCATCACTGAGACCTTTACGCTGTCAACTCAGTACCCCACCTTCGTTGAAGTGCTCGCCAACCAGATTGCCCAGACCAAGCACGCGGCGGCAAATGTTCTCGTCAAGAACATGGTTGCGAACCCAGTTGATATTACGATGACCGTTACGCTCATGCCCAACGCCGATGCGGCAACAGTAGACCCGATCATTCGCACTGTCATCAGTATTGTGTTGGACAATGCTCAGGGTACGCTCTATCAGTCTGCTCTGATCCGTCAGGTTCAGGCGGTTACTGGCGTTCAAAGCATCACCCTGCCGTTGACGAAGTGTGCGAAGTCGGATGGCTCCTATGATATCGGTTTTGTGATTCCGACACAGACAGCGTGGATTCCGGTCACCAGCGATCCAGCATTTGCTGGGTTGCAGGCCCCGGCTCAGAGCTTCATTACAGTTTTGCCTGTGTTGCCGGACAGCACGATCCCGAGCGGCGGCGAACCGGATGCAGTTGTCAACCTGCTGTACCAAGGGCAGTCTTTCCGCCGTGCAACATCGGTGAATGATTTCCTGACCAACAGCATCGGCGTCCCCTCGTTCTACATCATCGGCGAGAACGATGAAATCAGCCCGTCGCAGGGATTGACGTTTGCGTATGCCCAGAAGGTCATGATTACACTGCCGCCGATTCCTGACTTCCCGACTGCGTCCAATCCGGGACAACTTTCCTTCTTCGTCACCTATCAGGTGTTTAACGAAGGCGGAGCGAAGGACATTGCCGTGTCATCCACGGAGTATTTGACACCGGGGACGATCACGATCAACTACATTACGAGTCAGTAATCATGGCGATTAACCCAGACATTCTTTACCTTAGATCGCGGGAGGATTTGCTTCAGTATGAAGACGCACGCCTGAACTCGCTGCTTCAGGGTGTCGCGAACTTCTACACTACCCGCAACGATCAAAGCACGTGGGGCAACTTCCTGCGGGCTATCGCTATTGAACTGGCAAAGCTGGACTACGACTACTCGTATGACATCGTCGGTAAAGACCCCAGCTTCCTGACGCCTGCGGATATTCGCCGCCGCTGGGCAGACCCGCTGTACGTCAGTTCAAACTACCCCACCAAGACTCAGTTTGACATCGACTTCAAGACGATGTTGGTAGAGCTTATCGCTGCCTACAGACAAGGATCGACCGTTGCTGGTATCGAGGCGGTTATCTTCGCCTACACTGGCCTCCACGTTAAGGTCATCGAGCTTTACACTTTGATCGGAGACGGTATCTATGACGAGTCCGATGCGAATGCAATCAGCGTCTCGGTGACGGTCGGCGGCTCAGACCCGCTTACCAGCATCACCTCGGTCACTCAGCTTCAGCAGATCGTGCAAAGCCTCTACTCCGCCATCGACCTTGCGAAGCCCGCCCACGTTGGTTTGGAATTCACCACGGTATTCGGTGAAGGCGAGGACTTGGACTGCTCGCTCAGCCCTCGGTATCTGACACAATCCCAACTTGCTCAGCTTGACACGGTGCAGCAGGGGTTCTACTCGCTGCAATCGTACACGCTGATTAACCCGCCATTGTACTGGTTAGCTTCGACGATCTCTAAGCCCATCACATTCTCGGTGAACAACTTCATCGTAGACCCCAATGGGAATGCTCAGATCGTCGTGCAGGCGGGCCGGACAGGCACGATTCAGCCGTTGCCGCAGTGGCAGCCGGATCACATCTACAGTGTTGCAACGTTCCAGATCGTAGACAGCAACGGAAACATTCAACAGGTTGTGACTAAGGGCTACTCCGGCTCCTCGGTTCCAGTGTGGAATGTTACTTTGAGTGGTTTCACTACGGACGGCACCGCCCCGAACGCTGTGACTTGGCAGAACCTTGGCCCGGCTACTTCGTTTTGGAACACGACTATCGGCGGTCTGACTGACGATTTCGCTGGCGGCGGCTCCATCATCTGGAAGAATATTGGCCCTGTTCCCGCAGCTACGGTCAGCCTCGCTCAGTACGCGGCTCTGCCTGCCAGCCTGCAACTGCTGTATCAGAAACAGTACCTCAACTCGAATTGCGTTGGTACGGGCATTGACGACGAACTCACGATCATCATCGAAGAGGTTGAAGACCCGCCGTTTGATCCGATGTTGATTCAGGCTCCCGTGCTTGATCCGTCGAATCCGACTACAACGATTGCAGCGTGGGGCAGCCAGCTTGCTAAGCTGTATCCAATGCTCACACCTACGGCGTGGCAGAACCTCCCGATTGTCACCCTGACCATCACGAGTACCGTTGCGGATGGCGTCAATGCGACCTACACCTTTGATGACGCTGTACCGTATCTCCACGACGGCGAGCAGATCACGATTGTCGGCTGCACCAACGGTGGTAGTGCGTTCAACGTCACCGCAAAGATCAAGGATGTTATCTCCGATGTTCGCCTCATCACGTCTGTGCAGATCGCAGGCGGTGTCTTGACCATCGTTGCTGACAACGATTTTGATACTGGCGATGTGGTTCATTTGGCGTTCTTGCAGAATGCGACATTCTTGAACAGCCCACCGGACTACACTGTTGTTACGGCGACGCCGTCATTGTTCACGATTGCCTACACCCAGACCGCGACGATCACTCAGACCCAGATTTTGGCAAACGTGCTGACCGTGGTTTGTGCGAATCAGTTCGTGCCCGGCGAAACGGTGACGTTGACTGGAACTGCCGAGCCATCGCTCAATGGCCAGACCGTAATTGTGGTGACAGCCAGCCCGACGCAATTTACTGCTGCGTTTACAGGAGTAAACTACACCAATCCGGCTGATACTGGTCTTGCTACGCTCTCGACGTATGGCCCGGCTGCCGATACTGGCACGGCCTCCACACCCGGCTCATTCCAGATTCCGCTGGCTCAGACCATCGCACTGGCGTCAGAATCGACCGCAACCGCGTTCCTCACACCGACATTGCAGTCTGGCTATTACTTCGCCTTCGGCAACTACCTCATCGGTCAGGCAAGCTGGGCACCGACGACACAATTCTTCGGCAGCCAGTACATCGTGGACAACAACGGGAACACTCAGATGGTTGTGTCCCCGTCGCCGACGTTGGCAACTCCGATTCAGTTTGCGAACTCCGGTGCTTCCCTGCCCGTGTGGAACACCACTGTTGGCGGTATCACGCACGATGGCGGACTCATCTGGCGGAACATTGGCAAGAACCCGTACACGATGTCGGCCAAGTGGATCGCGATCACATTAGCTCCAACGACAGTCGGTCTTCCAAATAACGCACCACTGCGTTCCCCGAGTTTGACGGGTGAGGTATCGAACTGGGATTCGACGCATCCGACTGGTTTGTTGGCACCACGTCTCGATCAGGTATGGGAAATCAGCGGCGGCGACTCCGACGTGGAAATGGAATTGACCTAAAGGATTCTAAGTAGATGGCAAAAACGGCCTACATCTCGCCCCCACTTGGAGTGCTCGCGGTCACGATGATTCGCGATGGAAACCCCCGTGTGGACATCACTTTAGACCTCGGAATTCCCAATTTTACTGTGTTTTCCTTGAAGATGCCGCTGGTCGAGGACACGCCGGGAACGATGAACGAACTGATCGCCGACGCGGTCAACGCACTTTGCGATGAGGTCTCTTCGTTCATGATGGCGGCAGAATATGATGAAGAAGTGATCGTGCAGATGTACGCGACGATCTTCTCTTGCTTCAAAAGCATGACGAAGAAAAACAACACAGATAAGAACACGCCCATCGGGCAAGACGATCACGTGCAGATTTTTGAGAATACATTTGCCTTGCCGATGTCGTTCATCAATGAGACCCAGAAAAGGGTTGTCACGGCGAAAGCGATCCAACGTCCTCCGAAAATGCGTCATCTTGAACTCACGTATGTGAAGCCTCCGAAGCCGAATGCAATCGACGCAGCGAAAGTGATTCGTCAATATCGCACTCGCAGTTTGAAGCAGCAGTCCCGCCCGCTGTACATCATCGTTTACGATCAGATGGGCAGACCGACTGGCACCGTTTCAGTCGGGCCGAATTTCAAGAACGATTTGCTGCGTGCGACGAAAAAGAAGAAGGGGGCGATTGATTTTTCTCCGCCGATCAGTTTCCCGAACGAGATGCAGATGAAATCGTCACCGATCAATGGCATCCCACAGGCGATTTCGCTCGAAGGGTTCACTTATCAACCTATCGCAGTTGCCGGGGTTGATATGGCGTTGTACGAAGGCCCACAAAGCTGGCTGGTGAAGTTTCCCGATGGCCGGGCGGATGTATTCCCGGCCTCAGCCTCGCGTCCCTCAATTCGCAAGCTGCGGGCTTTGAACTTCCCGGTGCCGCGAAATCGCTGGCGTTGGACGTACCTCCGTGAGGGCGATGAGGACGTAGAGTAAGATTGGAAATCAACGATTTGCAGTATTAAGTAGGGGAATCATGAAGAACTTTCACGAAGATTTGACGACATACCAGCCGAAGGCCAATATCAATGTCTTCCGCGAGGACACGGGCGAAGTTCTGTTTCGTGGCCACAACGTCATCGTCAACGTCAGCAAGTGGTTATTTGCCAGACTGATGGCGAACGTTATCCCGAACGCCCCGAATCCGCCCTACACTTTGGGGCAGGTCACCGTTCCAACGGAGTACGCCGATCCGCAGTATGGCATCTGGGGCTTGGCTCTGGGTGCTGGCGATCCAAGCTGGGCACCGGAAACGCAGCCCGATCCCTCTCCGACTCAGACGGCTTTGATTGCCGAGTTCTTACGTGTTCCGCTTTCCCGCGTCAACTTTGTGGACAGCAACAACAACCCGCTGGCCACGCTTTCGACGATGGTTCAGTTCCAGATCACTGTAAACGCGACTACAAACAATATCACCCAGCCGATCCGTGAAATGGGCCTCATCGGCGGCGGAACGATCAGTACGTCTCCGGTTACGAACATGATGACCGCCCCGTACTTCAATCCGGCTGCAAATCCGCCCGGCCCGGCTAACTCAGTGGTGCTCATCAACTACAAGACTCTACCGCCGTTGTTGCTCCCACCGGGTGTCAACATCATTTTCTCGTGGGTCTTGAGTTTCTAATGGGAAACACCACCTCAAACGTATCGAACAACATCTTGGCCGTGGACATCCTGAAGGGGCAGCCGCTCCCACCGAATCCCTACGGCTCAACGTGGCGTTCTGGCTGGCGTGCAATCCTCTCCGTGAGGCAAATCCTCGCCAAAGTGCAGACCACGGTGTTGTTCGGCAACACGCTGTACCTGATGAATCACGACATCAGTCAGCTTGACCCACAGACAGCCTTCGTGCTGTTCATGAATGAGTTCAAGAACAAGAACCTGAAGTGGGGAGAGCTTCCGCTCCCACCGCCGCCGACCTATCAGCCGTTGCAGATGACCGGGCCGACCTCGCCCAATATCACGCATCGTCCTATTTCGGAAGGTAAGGTCACCCTGTTGAGTGCTGGCTTTGAACCTTTCCGTGGGTACTGGGTTGAGTTCGCTGGGAATTTCTTCCTTGGGTTCCCGATCTTCCAAGACTGGGCTCCCGTGGTGATCCGCGACGGCCCGAACTACAAGGGATTTCAAAGCTCTACGAACAACCCCGGTTCCGGTAGCAACGGCCCCGGCAGTGCCGGGCCTGCGGGCGGCACGGGCGGCTCCTCAAATCCGGGCAATTGCCCAAAGCCCTAAAACCTCAACTTTTCAGCTACTTATTGAGGATCAAAATGAACCCCCTCTTTAAGCCCAAAACCGCGTTCGATTTCAATCAAAACCGTCCCACCGACAACTGGCAACAGGAGTCGAAGGAAAAGTTCCCCGAGGAGGCCAAAGAGGCAGCCGGGGCACCGCTCAACATGAGCCAGTACGGCAACCCGGCCTGCTCGAAATGCGGGCAGCCGATTGGCGAGGGGCAGATGGTCAACTGGGAAGGCGGCGTCGAGAACCACGTTACGTGCCCGCCCAAGCAGCAGGATCAAGGCTGGCAGTCCCGCATCATGATGCCCAAGAAGCCGCAGCCGGGGGCACCGGGTGCTCAGCCTACCGGGCAGCGTCCGCAACAGCCACAGGTTCAACAGCAGACACGGCAGTACTCCTCCGCCAGCACACCATGGGATGTTTATCTCAACGGCAAATGGATCAACCGCGTTTACACCGAGCCGGGTTTCTCAATCGAGATGGTGAAGCAGAGCCTCGTAAATCACGACGCCTACAATCCGGCGATTGAAGTCACTCCCGGTACCTCGCCTGTTCCCGGCAGCGTGCCGCTGAATCGAATTGGTTCCGTGGAAAAGGTCGGCATCAGAAAAAAGTACGGCGGCTCCCACCGCCCTAGTGTAGCTTTCGGTGTCCCGTCCGAAAGCTCACATGCAGTAGCCATGGCCTTGGCCGAAGCGGGTATAAAAGATTTCGAAGTAGCGACGGATTACGACATCAACGCCTCCTACTTTTCCTTCCCCACAGCAGAAGAAAAAGAAGTTGCCACGCAACTGATCGCGGAGAAGTTTGCTCCGCAGATCGCCTCCGGTAAGGGGTTGTGGGGCGGCTGGCAGAAGCAAGTCGATCCAACCATTCCTGACACATCCCGTGTGCCCATCTCCAAAATGAATGCGGAGAAGAAAGCGGGTCAGTGGGGCGAGCGTTCCTACGACAGCGATCAGGTGCATGACATCCTCGACGAGTACCGTCTGAAGCTGAATGATCCGGGCGGGCAGAAGTCCAAAGGATTCGATCAACCTGTTGATCCGGGGCACCTCCCGACTTTGTACGCTCAACTTGAACGCATGTTTCAGGGTAACGTCGGCGACGACACTAAGCACGCTCTGGGTGTGGTTGTGTTTCTTGCCACGCACGGGGCTGATACGTTGCCGAAGGAATTGCGTGAGATCGCTGCAAACGCCGCTGAAGCTTACTTGAATGACGACGCATACCTCGGCGAGTGGAAAGACCCGGTCAAGCGGAAGAATGCTCTCGCTCGTGAAGTCGCCCTCCTCCGTGCGGGCAACGTCGGCAAGCTGGCGACCTCGGACGATGATCTTGAAGAAGGCGGCGTCGCGGTTTATGAAGAGCCCGATCAGGAAGAGATGGAAGCGTATGACGACGCACGAGCACAGGATCGCGGGCCTGCTCACAAAGACCTGACGCCGGAAGAATCTGATCTGTATGATGAATCAAAGTATGATGAGGGTGATACGGACTTTGATCCGGCAGTGATTGAGCGAGATCAGGAAGCGACGGTTCCAGCACCACAACAGCCTGCCGCCCCGCCTGCCCCAGAGCCGGAAGAAGTTGCGGTTGAAGAGGCTCCGCCACAGACTAAGAAACAGCCTGCCGCCCCAGCCCCCGCAGATGTGAAAGAGGAAGAGATCGGCGACTTCAGTGCTAAGGAAATCGCTACTCGCCGTCCGAAATCTGTTGGTGCGGAATTGTCCAACAAGCCCGGACAGTATTCGAACTGGGCTGCTATCGAACAAGCTGACAAGGATCGCCCACGTCGCAAAACTCAGCAGGGCAAGCCCGTACCCGGTTACAAGGACAAGCTCGCGGCTACGGTCATCCGCTATTCAGGCGTGAAATACACGGCTGCCGAAATGAAAGACCCCGACAAGGTACTCAACAAGTTCATCAATCACGTCAGGGACAACCTCATCTGGCTGTACAACCAAGTTCCTGAACAGCTTCGCGAAAAGACGAAGAAGTGGTACGACTCGGCTCACCGCCTGACGAATCAGTTTGCCCAGCAGTACGGTTTCACGCCCGAGCAGGTTGCTGGCGTCACCGCCGCCCTGTCACCGCAGAATCCGTGGGACAACAATATTGGTTTGACGAAGCGGATGTTGGACATTTACAAGAATCACCAGAACTCACCATGGACGCCAGAGATGGATGTCAAGGTGAAGGAGTTGGCCGCTGTGCCGACACAGTCGCGGGCTTTCAAGGCAATGCTCCGTGACATTCGCGGGAAAACATTCGGTCAGGTCGTTGACGCAAATCCAGATGTGCAGGCAACCAAGCGGGCACTGTGGATCAGACTTTACGACGAGGCTTACAACTCGCCGATCAATGAGGCTTACGCCCCCGATGGGACGGTGTCTGGTGAATCGCCTGACATGCGGAGTTGGATTGGTCTTGACCACTTGGCCAAAGCAGTCAAGATTCTCGACAACGGCGATATCGAAAATATCAACGCGGTCATGGGCCATGGTCATAAGATTCGCAACTTCTACAACAACATCATCAACCCGAACTCCAAGGCCGGGCACGTGACTATTGACACGCACGCGGTCGCAGCCGGGATGCTTAGTCCGTTCGGGGCGAAGGATTTGGAAGCGACGCACAACTTCGGCGGCACGCTTGTTGGTACCCCCGGTGCCCCCAAGAACTCCGCAACAGGGTTGCAGGGCACGTACCCGCTGTACGCTGAGGCCTACCAGAGAGCGGCGGCGAAGCTGGGCGTCAAGCCGCGTCAGTTGCAGTCCGTGACTTGGGAAGCAATCAAGTCGCTGATGGGCGACGAAAAGAAGACAAACGAGTTGAAGGATCGCGTCAAGACAATATGGGAAGACGTGCAGGATGGTCGATTGACTGTCGATCAGGCCCGCGATATGATCGCAAATGAGAGCGGTGGATTCGCGAAGCCGCAGTGGATGCCTGACGAGGAGTGGGAACGCCTCGGTACTGAGGGCGGCGACACAAGTTTCAACGTTGAGGGTGCATAATGGCAAATCCGTTACTGGCGGTAATGAAAAAGTACAAGTCCCCGATGACGCGAGAAGAGTTCATCAATCTGCGTTATGCAGGCAATCCTCCGGCTGAAATCGGCCCGGAAGACGAAGAGGAAATGCCGGATCAGTTCAAGACACCGACTGAAGAGGACATCGCGGAAAAAGAAGAAGGCCTGTCGAAGCAAGGCTCCGGCCCGATCACGCTTCATCACTGGTCGAACATCGGCGGCATGACTGAAACCGATCCTGAAAAGATGGGCACTGGGAAGCCCGGCAGGGAACAAGCCCGCAAGAATGATCCCGGATTCCTGCCCCGTACTCACTTTGGGGACGACACCTACAAAGAGCCCGCGATTCAGGGGCAGCGGTACCACTACACCGCTGATGTCGATTCCTCGGCCTACTATGATATCGCGGCAGACCCCGAAGGTCTCTGGCAGGCCGGATTCCTCGAAGGTGGGGCTACCGGGGCAGAAAACGCTGTGTATCGAGCGGGATATGACGGGTACTTCCACGACGGAGCGTATGTGTCGTTCGTCCCGGTTCCGGTAAAACAGGTCGGCGACCGTCAGGCTTCTTGACTTTAGCCGACTTTCTGGGTATTATGTAGTAGGTTTACATGGTCGTAAAACCCGTCGCAAGACGGGCAAAGGCACCAGACACGTCAGCGGACGCGGGTTCGACTCCCGCCGCCTCCACCATAAAATTTTGGTGGTACCTCCATACGGGGGCGTCACGGCTTCGACGGTGAATGATGCGAGGATAGAGCCAACCGACCCGAGGAACTGTTCCAGCGTTAATGGGAACGAAAACCAATAAATGCTACTGCTCCTAAGGCACTGGCAATGGCTGCTGCCGCTTAATCGCGGTTTAAGCAGCGAGGGTTTGACGAACGCCTAGTAACAGAAAAGGGGACTGAAAAGTCCCCTTATCGTTTTTATAGGTAGGAGACCTTATGGGTTCTTGGACACGCGGTGACGTGCTTGACGCTTGCATTCTGGCCCTGCTCATTGTTTGGTGCCTCCTCGACCGCTGCAACATTTATTTCAGAAAGTAGACCCCATGTATCCCATCGAAGAGTACATCCACGGACGCTGCCAGATTTTTGCTCTCGCCTTAGGTCGCACGCTCAACTACCGGATCACCATCATGTGGGACGCCCAGCTTGAGGATCAGCCGCAGGATTGGAATGAATTCGACGAGCCCACCGAGTACGGGGCCAACCTCGTCCATGCGTATTGCACCCGCGACGATGGCACCTACGTGGACGCCAGCGGCACGATCTCCCGGCAGGCTGCCGAGACCGATCACGGCGATTGCTGGGAACCGGATCACCGCGAGATTCAAGTCAGCGAACTCAACAACCTCATGGCCGAGGGCATCGTCGAAGCCCCGGCTGCCAACGAACTCGAAGAACTCTCCCGCTTCATCAAAGCCAACCTCGACGTTTACCGCGACGGCAGTATGCACTTCGATGAGGGTGGTGAGAAAGTAGAATTTCAAGTATTATAGAGCAGGCTCCAGTGGCCACGGGCAGCAGACGTTCTCGATTCCGATAGTAATCCCGTGGGCGACTTGACTTAGCCGGGCGTGTCAGAGATTCATAAGGGAAAGCGGATTTAGCTACCGCGAGTACTGTCTGAAGAGGAAATGACCTCGCTGCCCGGACGTTCCTAAACGCGGGGACAGCGGTGCGATTGGGTCGAAATAGGAATAGACCCGCCTTGATTTCGGGAATAATGTTGAGGTAGAGTGCCGGAAAATCCCCTGAGCCGTGGTGACACGAATGGAACTCCACGGCTGGAGCTTTTTGATTATGGATTCAACGACAGGAAATCCGAAATCCCTTGGGCCGTGCTGGCAGTGCGGCTGGCCTGTGTATGAGGGAATGTCCCATCAATGCCCGACCGGGCGAAACATGACAGGAACCTACATCGTGCCTGCCGACATCGTGCAAGTGATTTATCCTGAGGTCATCCCAGTGAAAGTGTACCGCGTCGGTCAACCCTGCGATCATCCCGGCTGCCTGCATCATATTTCGCACCCATGCGAAGGCTGTGGTAGAATCGCTGGGGGACTTGGATGACCCTTCGCGGTATCTTTCATGTGATGTGCGAACAGGGTGTTGGTGCGTTCTACGCTTTTCAGGACGAACGATTCATCAAACCTCCGACCGAAGAGTGGCCGCACGAAAGCTGGTCGTATGATGGATTGCACCAGATCAAAACTGGCGATCATATCAAGGCACTCAATGAAGATGGCAGCGTATACTGGGAGGGTGACGTATCCACTCTCAGTTGGCGAAATGCTCCAGTCTGGGAAGATGGCTGGGTCACTCAGGAACAGTGGGGCACCATTTTCCACAAAGAATTGAAAGGTGAATTTACGAGGAACGAAGATGGCGAGAAATCATAATTGCGGTTGTTTGTGCCACGGCTCCAACGGCAATTACAATGCCGATGTCTATTTTAGCTGCAAGAATTGCTATGCAGCAAACCACATGCACAACCTGCCACGCAAAGCACCCAAGGTGAAGCGTGAGTGGGTGAAGAAGACGCCGGGCACCTCGACGATGAAGGTTCCGGTTGCTCCAAAGGAAACGGCGGCGAAGGCGTAATGGACGACGGCATTCAGGCGTTGGTCGATGAAGCGTTAGACAACGCGACAGACAACGGGTACGACATGTTCGATCTGCCTGAGGTCGTTGCCGTTGACATGGCCACGTTCGATTCCGATATCGAAACGCTGGTTGAGGAAGAGTTTGACGGGGACGAGTGTGAACTGGTTCCCTACATTGAGGACTGGCAGGTTCGTCATGGGTGAGAACATAATTCGCCGGGCTCTGGAAGTTCTGACGAGAATCCACGATACGACTGACAACGTGACTGTCACCGATCTGAATTCGCACCGGAAGCTGCAAAACATGGAATATGCGGCCCTCCTGCTGGTCAAAGAGGCTTGTGGCACCGACCGGGAGGTTGCCGACCTAGTCCAAGAATTGGAAGAAAAGATCGCGATCCGGGGTCTCGATGCGTGGCCGGATCGAATTTTCAAAAAATAATAATTGCAAATTTGTTGACTTTGCAGTATTGTACTGAGAGAGGCAAAAAGCAATGCTCTAGGTTCAACCCTACTTTTACGTGTTTGTTCGGCAAGACATCAGTCTGGCCCAGCAAATTGTGCAGTCCAACCATGCTACCTTTGAGGTAGCCAGACGCCTTCCTAAAGATTTCCACGAAATACCATATCTAGTCCTCATCGGCGTGCCCGATAAGAACGCACTTTTCCGTGTCGTTCAGAAACTCCAAACCAATGACATCGGCCATCAAGTGTTCTATGAGCCTGACGACAACATGGGCCTGTCCGCCGTGGCCACGGTACCGCTCTCGCAGGAGCAGCGAAAAGTTCTATCTAACTATCGTTTGTGGAAGGAGGAAACTGTATGAAGGTAAAAGAGTTAATCCGTCTTCTTCAGGAGCAAGACCCTGAAGACGAAGCGTGCGTACACAATGCCGACATCGAGTGCATTTACTCGGCCCCAGCGTATTACGATGGCCGCTTGCAGGTCTTCGAGCGTGACGCCGAGGGCACCGTCATCGGCGGCAAGTACACGTCGAAGGGACACAAGGTGAACATCTGCCCAATGTCGATCACGGAGATGATCTGGGGCGACCCGGACTTCAAGGTCGATTACAGCGAGCTTGGCGGTTCGCGGCCCGACTACGAGGAGAGCGACAACAAGACGCGACAGGCGTCCCGTGACGTGGAGATGAAGGTTGAGATGGACGCTTTCTATCGTTGGGCCAAAAAGAAGGCGGAAGCGATTCGTGATGGCGATGGTGACATCCGTTACGCGGCGGACGCATTCTTCAAGCGGGCGGGCATGAAGCCCGGCGATCCGTTGAAGGAACTGCCGAAGCAAAAGCACAAGGACTCGACTGGTGCGGAGTATGAGTGCTGGCCCAGCGTGAGTGAACGCCGCGAATCCGGCTGGGACGACACGATTGAGGTTTACTGGCGTGGCGGCTGGGGTATTCGCAAGAAGGACGGTACCGCCGTAGAAGGTGAGTACTAACAGGCAGAATTGTGCCGATTAACACAGGGTTTGGCTTTAACAGGCAGAAAGATGCCTATTATACGCGGGTAGCTCAAAAGAAAGAGCACCAGCCCTCGGGCTGGAGGTTGGAGGTTCAACCCCTTCCCCGCGTACCACGGGCGGTAAAGCAGCGAAAGCTGGGTGCCGGAAGGCATCACCGCCCACCAAGTTTGTATGAAATAAAAGACGAATGTCTTTTATAACGGACGCACGCTGTTATGGCCCGCTTCAAGCGGACAGCATTTCACAGAGCCGGGTAAGGCTGATTGAAAGCACGGGAAACGTCGCGACGAGTACCGCGTGAGTAATCTGTGAAAGCCGGAGGTTCGAATCCTCAGGCGTCCACCAAGTTTGTAAGTGCCCGTTTAGCTCAGTGCAGAGCACTCCGTTTTTAACGGAGAGGTCGGGGGTTCAACTCCTTCAACGGGCTCCATATTCCGGGGTAGCTCAACTGCAAGAGCACCGGGGCGAAAGCCTCGGGGATGGAGGTTCAATTCCTTCCCCCGGAGCCAAGATATGCTCTCAAGAGCACGTTAAGTTGGTTAAGATGCTCTTGAGGGCACACGGGCGGTAAAAGTGGGAAACCACCGGGGATGAAAGTCTTCACCGCCCACCAGATTTTCGAGTACTATAGTAGTGACATGCACCCGTAGCTTAGCCCGATCAAAGCTCATGTCTCTAAAACGTGGATCGTGGGTTCAAATCCCACTGGGTGCACCAAGTTTAGTTTTGCTCGCGTAGCTCAATGGCAGAGCACTCGATTCTAAACCGAGGGGTTGCGGGTTCCAATCCCGTCGCGAGTTCCATGTCGAGGCAGCACACAAGTTATCAAGGCTTGCACTTCGGTGCACTCGTTCCGCGATCAAGCTGTGTTGCCTCGGCACCAATCTCCCGGTAGCTCAATGGCAGAGCGGCGGTCTCTAAAATCGACGATGCGGGTTTGAATCCTGTCCGGGGGGCCATTTCAATCTCCCACTTCTTCCGTCCGTAAGTATTTGATTCACTTTTATTTACCCTCAATATTGGGAAATCTTCGCAATATCCAGTATTACTCCGAGAGGGATTCCTATGGCTACAAATTGGCGGCGACGCAGAGTTTCAGAATCACTGAGCAAGAAGAAAAAGACGGTATCGCATCTACAGTCCCAGTCGGGTGTGCATGTCTCCGGCGATCATGCTGATGTTGTTTCCGTCGCAAAGATCAGTAAGGGCAAGAAAAAGGCTGCGGCAAAGACGCGAGTGTACCGCGAAGCCTCCAGTGACGTTACGGCGAATTTCGTTCCCGAAAGACGTGACACTTCCGCCATCCGCAACAACATTGCGGAGGCCGACGCCGCTCTGCAAAGCCTGACACGCGAAATCAACGGACTCGAAGTCCACACCGAGGGCGAGGCACGTTTCCCGGTGCGTCCGAACTGGAACACACAGGGCGGCATGAAAAGAGCCTACGCTCAAGTCCAAAAGGAAGTCATCGTGGATATTCCTACGGAGCCCAAGGTCGCCAAGGTGGACAAGAAAAACAAGATCAAGTGTTCGCCCGGTGAACTCGGCGATGTTGTTGTCGAAATGACGCCGATCAAAACCGAAGCTCAGGAAAAGGGCGAGGCCATCGAACGTCAGCGTCGAGTTGATCTCAAGATCGCGATCCGCAAGACGATTGCAGATTTCACTGCGATGACGGCGAAGCGTTTGACGGAACTTTCGGTCAAAGTCGAAGAGCAACTGAAGTCGGTTGTGACGGCGATTTCTGAAGTGGCCGTCGCGAAGAAAGATTTCGACATTCAGCTTGCAGACCTCGAAGACACGCTCAAGGTGGTGTGTGGTCTTCAGGAAGATATCGACCCGGTCGAGCTTGGCATCACTGATGAGGCTGATGACAACTCGATCTCAGAGATGTTCCGAGTGGACGACAACACGGACATGAACGACATCGACTTCACGCCGCCGTCGCCGGAACCGAAGGTGACGAAGGCCGTTGAAGGCGTCCTCCTGTCTGAAGACGAAGACGAAAAGCCCGCTTCAGCGGACGAGTACTTCAACTAATGAAGACGGTCGCTCAGTTCATCGAAGAACTGAAGGCGTACCCGCCTGACGTGAAGATCGTCGTGCGGGGCTGGGATCAGTTGACCGATTTGAACCCGGTCGAACAATTCGATGCTGAGCCGTATCTATGCCTCGACACATTCGAGGTGGGCAACACGAAATCGCAGAAAGTTACAATCGGTTTCGACTGAAAATAGCCGTTGACAAGTTTCTCGTCTACGTGCATACTTATTGAGATCATGAAGCAGACACAGACAACGCGAACTACCACGACGCAACGTATTACAATTACGGGCGGTGGTTCGGGTGTGTCTGATGGGGTTATCGTAACGTAACCCAAGAGAAATCAGAGACTTCCGAGCCGCCCAAACGGGCGGCTTTTGTGTTTCCGGGGGAAATTATGGCAGACGAAGATTACTCTGAATGGTCGGCTTGCGAGTTCAACGGCCACAACTACGTGGAGGACGAGGATCAGCCGGGGCATCATTACTGCCTCGATTGTGGCGACTCGTATGATGACGATGGACAGGAATGAGATCGCAGACATTATCGTCCGCCTCCGGGCGGATGGAAAGGCTCTTGAAGGCGACGGCTTCGGCCATGTCGGCCACTTGAAGGGGGCCTACAAGAAAGTCGTCAGGCATCTGGAAGAGTTTCTGGAGATACTGGATTCGAAGCCGTTGCCGGAAGTGAAGATTGAAGTGAGGCAAGATCAGCCGAGCCCCGATTGTTTTGGGGAGAACGAACACAACGTTCCCGGCTGCGAATGCCGCAGAATTTTTGAGCAGGTTTTGGCGGGTAGCTCAGCCCGGTAGAGCCCACGACCGATAATCGTGTGGTCGCGAGTTCAAATCTCGCCCCGCCAACCAAGTATGCAGACAGCTTGGTAAGCAACTGCACACGCTGGACTGTTGAAAGTGAAGTCCGGGGTACCGAGTAGGAGCGTGAGCGACCGAAAGGGCCGGATGACGTACAAGTAAGCTGAGCCAGATAACAAAAGCGACACCCGTGCGGTGCGGCGAGTAGCTTCACAGCCCAACGGCTGCACCACACGTAAATATGCACCCGTCGTCTAACGGCAAGGCCCACGCCTGATTAGCGTGAGATCGTGGTTCGAATCCATGCGGGTGTACCAAGATCAATGTGTCATATCGTACCCATACAGGGGTCGTTTAGGGCACAATAAGCCCCTTTATGGGTACAGACGATGGCGAGTGACTGGCGAAAGCGGTACGAAGATTCTTGCATGGCGTGGGCTCATTTGAAGAGCCTCACCAAGCAGATGCCCGCCAGCACATGGACGCCGGAGTATCGTGAACTGGCAGAGGCCGTTCACACATTGGGTCGCGATTATTTTTATGTTGACCCGGAAGATTTCGCCGAAGTAGCTCAGTTGGTAGAGCAACCGCCTCGTAAGCGGTAGGTCAGGGGTTCGAGTCCCCTCTTCGGCTCCAGTTTGCTACGGTAACACAACGGCGGTGTACTCCCTTGGTAAGGGAGAGGCTGTGGGTTCGATTCCCACCCGTAGCTCCAGTTTATGAAAGCATACGAGTATTATGATCTGAGTGACCCGGAAGTGCGGGTCGTATTGTTGAGACACTACCAGAGCGAGTTGCAGATGACACGCAACACACTCGCAGGTGCCCGAGCAAAGCAGAATTTGAAGGGCTGGGCGGCGGCTTTGGTGGAGCAGGAACAGAACATCCTAACGGCTATTGAAAGGTTGTCATGAACGAGAAGATGGAAGTGAAGCATCGTTGCGGGCACGTGCAGGTGATTACCAGTTTCGATCATCCACGCTACAAGCCCGAGTTGTTCGCGAAGTTGGGCAAGACGAAAGAGCAGTGGGTGAAGGAAATGATCGAGTGGTACGAGAGTGTTCCGTGTCCCGGATGTTACGTCCCGCGATTGCAGACTTCCGTTTGCATTGATTGTGGGACACCCACTCAACCCGGCCCCGGCTCCGCAAGGTGCAAGGCCTGTTGGGATGATCGCTGCGGCTACGATAACTCAGGCCCGGCGATGAACGGGGTGTGCTGCTAGGGAGAACCCGGCAATTGCCTTTGTCTGACGAGCAGGTTGACTTGCTGTATCAGAATTCCAAGGTACTGGAAGCACGGCGTAGCTTCCTCCGAAAATTGGCCGCTGGCATCAAAGCCAACGATCAGGCGATGATCGACGAGGGAAATGCCCTCAAGGCCGAATACGAAAAATTATTTGCAGCCCATCTGGCGTGGGTGATCGACAATCCGCCAGAACCGAAAGCAAAACCCGTGGTCGTGACCGGGTTCGCACGAAGAGCTTAGATTTGCCGATGTCGCATAGTGGTCGATTGCAGCAGTTTTGTAAACTGCCGGAGAAATCCCACGGGGGTTCGAATCCCTCCATCGGCTCCAAACTTACCGGGTTCGCCTAAACGGAAGAAGGCCTACGGCTTTGACCCGTATGATGGTGGATCGTACCCATCACCCGGTGCCATTTTTGGGTTGTCGTCTAACGGCAGGACGGCTGACTTTGAATCAGTCTATGGGCGTTCGAATCGCTCCGACCCAGCCAAATTTTGCCCTGTCGTCTAGCGGTAGGACGCCTGACTCTGAATCAGGAAAGCGAGGTTCGAATCCTTGGGGGGCAGCCAATTCTGCACTTTCCCACCCCTTAGTATGACCTTCTTACACAAACTCCTTCTCGGCGGGGAAATCTATCTCGCCGCCGCTTCTGCACTCGTCGTTGTCAGTCTGATCTTCCGTGGCATCCACCACCTTTTGGGCACGAGCAACAGCATGCCCATGAACCCAGCGAACATCGCCATCGCAATGGAGAAGTCCAACCATGAGAGTCGCATCCATCGCTGGCTCGATGCGTTCGACATTTTCCTGAACGTGACTTTTATGAACGGGCAGAATGACGAGACCATGTCCGCACACGCATGGCGTGCGTCTTGTGAAGGCAAGCTCTGGGGCCGGGCGATGAATTGGTGGTTGAATGGATTCCAACCGAACCATGGCTACCAAGCCGCGTGCGGCGATCTCCAGCGTGCCTTGAATCGCGTTGCAGTTGAGAAGAAAGCCCTCGGCCTTGAGTAAAGTTCCCAAACTAAAAAGGGCAGCCCGTTGAGGCTGCCCTTTTGTATTTCAGGTTCGCTTAGCCGCTGACCAATGCCAGATCGGCCTCGAACTGGCTGTACTTGATTACGTCCTTGACTCCCGGAGCCCAAGCCGCACCAAGCAAGCAGTGTGCTTCGTCGCAGTACTTGTCCCAGAAGCCCCAAGTCATCTGCATCACTTCGTTCCACGTGGCACAGATCGGCCCAGTGGAGTTGTAGGCATAGCAGTAAACTGCATGCCCGCCCCACACGCCGCCGTCGTTTGCAACCACAGTCCACTCGGTTTGATTCTGTGCCGACACCGGGAGTTGAAGCCCAATATACACGCCGCCGAAGTAGGCGATGGACTGCATGATGTGCGTCTGGTTGCCCGGCTGCGGATCGACCCAGCCTCTCAACACGTGGGTGTTGAGGTTGTGTGCCTTCCACCTCGTGAGAACGGTGGTTTCATCTCCGCCGTTATCGGTGTTGGGGTCGCCATTGACATAGCCGTCCCATTTCTCGTAGTACTCAAGAGCAATCGCATCAGTGGGCGTGTACGTCTTGCCTTGGCTGAGCATCCACACTTGAACCGCATGCAGGGCGGCAGCAATCGTGCAGTCGCCGAGCGTGTCATTCATGAGCATCGGCCAAGAGGTCACGTTTGGTGCCCAGTTGATCGACGCAGGTGGTGCTGGCAACGTTGGAACAAGATAGTCCCTCAGTTTCAGCGTTCGGGAATCGAACTTGAAATCCTTTTTCCCTAATTTGTATTGTGATCTGTCTGTCATCAGTCTTGACCTGTCCTTGATGGGGTTGTGCAGCGAGTCAGCCATGAGTAATGCACCTCTGGTAATGAGGCGGATAGTCTGGCTTTTGGGGACGAAATTTTAACCTGACTGTAATGTGCCTACGTGTACCATAAGTGATGATGCCCTACGACTCACTCATCGTCAGCGACATCCACCTTGGCTCGAAAATCGCGAGAGCCAAAGACCTCCTCACGCTCTTAAAAAACACGCAATTCAAGCGGCTCATTCTTCTCGGCGACATTTTTGCCGACTTGAATTTTTCCCGTCTCACGAAAGAACAGTGGAAACTCATCAGCTACATTCGCACGCTGTCCAATCCAAAACGTGGCGTTGAAGTCGTGTGGGTTGAGGGCAACCACGATGCTGGAATCACCGAGGTCATGGAGCACCTGTTGGGCGTCAAAGTCTATCAGCAGTACGAGTGGGCGTGGGCCGGGCACAAATGTTTCGCAATCCACGGGCACCAGTACGATAGTCTGTGGGCTGGCGGCACGCCGATGATCGGTGCAGTCTTCACGAAATTCTATCTCTGGCTCCAGCATTTCAAAACCGTGCAGAATTGGCTGCCCCGGCTCCTCGACCGTTTGCACACGCATTGGGAAAGACTCGATACCAAAGTCATGGAGGGAGCATTTGCAAAAGCCCGACGTGAAGAGGCCCAATTTATTTTTTGTGGGCACACACATCATGCTTGCCATGAAATCCGAGATGGAGTAGGGTATTGGAATACCGGACACTGGACTGGGGATGTCTCCACGTATGTGACCTTAGGCGAAGAGGGAGTAGAACTGCATGAACTCAGAACTCACCATAGTGATCCCAGCTAAAAATGAAGAGCGGTTGATTGGCAGACTCCTCACTTCCATCTGGCAGCAAAGCTACGTCAAGAACCACGGATTTCCGAAAATCATTCTCGCTGATGCCGACTCATGGGATTTGACCGTGGGCAAGGCGAAGGCCCTATCGAAGGCCTACAAGTACGATCTGACTGTGGTGCCGGGCGGGCTTCCGGCTGTAGGCCGGAACCGTGGGGCACAGGTCGCCACTACCCGGTTTGTCCTGTTCATGGACGCCGACATCATCCTGCATTCGCCCTACGTGATTGAAGACGCGGTCATGGAGGCCCGAGCCCACAACCGGACGCTCGTGACCACCGATCTGTACTGCCCGACCGGGTCGGCCTCGGATCGCATGATCTACCGTTGTGCCAATCTTTGTCAGCGTGCCTCCGGCTGGTTTGGGATGAGTTTCGCGACCGGAATGTTCATGCTCTGGAACCGGGACGCTTTCTGGCGGCTGGGTGGTTTCGACGAAAAAGCCCTTTATGCTGAAGACTATATGCTCAGCAAGAAGGTTCCCCGGAAGCAGTTCGCCGTTGTTGGCGGCGGCGTCGCGACGACCAACCGTCGCTTTAAGAAGACCAAGATGCACGGCCCCAAGATGGTCTGGCTCTTCATCAAAACGATCTTCATGGGCGGCAACCCTGAGTATTTCTACAAAGATCAAGGCTACTGGCATTAAGACTTGCAGTTTTCCCCGAGACCTAGTATATTTTTAATCAGCCCTCCCCGAGGGCGACACTAGGTTCCCCGGAGGAAGTATGCGGTTTACTGTCAGTTTGCTCGTATTGTTTTTGGCGACTTTTGCTGTCGCCCAATCTCCCACCTTCAGCGATGATTTTTCTGCTGGCAAACTTGACACAGATAAGTGGACGATCTCGAAAGGCTATGGGCCGGGTACGGTCGGAAACCTCACAAGTTTGTACGATCCCGCCAACGTAGATTTTTCTCAGGGCATGTTGCGGATCGCCCTCGTGCAAACGAATCCAAAACAGGGGCAGATCGTTTCGACTGGTGGAGAAATTCGCTCCATTCGTCGTTTCGGTTTCGGTAAATATGGGTTTACTGTCCGAATCGGGACTACATCTAGCACACCCAACGGCCCCGGCTCCTCGGTCTCAGGCGGCGTGACTGGCCTGTTTAGCTACTACAACAATTCTCAGACTGAAATTGATTTCGAGTTTCTTGGCAGTGAGCCGGGAAACACGTATGTCACGAGTTGGGCGAACCGTTCGCAGAAAAAGAGCCCCGTCTTCAATCAACAAACCAAAGTTGCCAACCTGAGTGATGGTTTTCATCGGTTCGAGTACGTCTGGAAACCGGGCAGCATCGAATTTTATATCGACGGGAAGTTCGTTGGGGTTCATACCAAAAACGTCCCATCGGCCCCCGCGTTTATCTGCATCGACCATTGGGGCAACAATCGCCGTTGGGGCGGAACGGCCACTTTTAAGACGCCGCGTTACATCTTTGTCAAGAATGTAACGTTCACTCCCTTGGGGGCCAACTAATGTTGGATGGACTCGTAGCTGTCTGTGCGTCAATCGTCCTTCTCACCATAGTCATGGATCGGGTGTATTCCGGCATTCTCCGCTGGTTTCATCCCGATCTCTGGCAGCTTGAGAAAGACTACTCGTACCAGCCCACGGTGAGTGTCATCATTCCCTGTTTCAATGAGGGCCGGGTGGTCTACGATACGATTGAGAGTGTTGTTCACAGTGATTACCCGGCTGAAAAGCTGGAGGTTATTGCTGTCGATGATTGTTCACGTGATGACAGCTATGTCTGGATCAAAAAGGCGGCGGCTGATTTTCCGAACGTGTTCGCACATCAAACCCCGGTCAATAGCGGTGGTAAAGATGGTGCGACCATGTATGGGTTTCGACGCTCCGTTGGGGATGTCATTTTGCTCACGGATTCTGACACGCTGTTTGATGCTGATACGGTCAAAGAACTGGTGGTTTGTTTGAGCGACCCCACCATTGGTGCGGCAGCCGGGTCTGTTCGAGTCCGAAACCAAAATCAAAGTCTGATCGCCGCTTTTCAGGCCTACACGTATTTCATCGTGTTTGAACTCACCAAAACGGCTCAGAGTTTCATGCGGACAGTGGCTTGCTGTTCAGGTGCTATGCTCACAATTCGCCGACACCTTCTTGTGGAAATTCAAAAGGAACTGGAGGAACGGCATTGGTTTGGTATCCCTGTCCACGATGGTGAGGATCGGTTTATTACGCATCGCGTTATTTTGAAAGGGTGGGGGACTTACACAAACCCGGCTGCGAAATGCTGGACAGCCGCCCCCGCGACATTCACGGAGTATTTCAAACAGCAACTTCGCTGGCGTCGAACCGGGTTGCGGGATTTCTTTTTCACGGTGCGGACATTGCATAGGCATTTGGATTTGCACCCCGGAGCTATCTATGGGTATCTTATTCAGCCGTTGGCGACCTTCATCCCTTTAATCGCCGGATTCTACGCTGCTATGTCGGGAGAATTACTAGAAGTCAGCATTGTGGGGTTGGTGAGTTTCTTTTTATCGGCTGTGATCGCTGCGTTCTTTTTGAACAAATACGACCCCGAACACGCAATTAAAACCCCCATCAAGTTGGCCCTTTGTGCGACTCTATGGGCATTGAACACCGTTTTTCTGACCATTCTCGCCATGTTCACCCTCGATCAAGCAGGTTGGGTGACACGTGACCAGAAACCGAAAGAGGAGAAAGCAGTCGTATGAGAACCCTTCACAGCTACATGCACAAGTCGTTTGTGTTGTGCTACAAGATTGCAGCCGCCATTATTTTGTACGGCGTGCTTTTGGCCATTGGCTCCTACGTTTTCAATCTAGGTTTCTTTGCCGCCAGTAGTTCGTGGGTCGTGCCGTTCATTGCGACCCCGAGCAACGATAAGATTCTCGACATGACTGGTAAGTTGATTACCAGCCAACAATCTTTGGCGACGTTAACTTTGGATAGAGACCGATTGGACACCAGCCTCGGCGATATGAAGACCCAAAAAGCGGCCTTGTTGCGGCTCGACAAAGAACTGCAAGCCGCTATCTCTCGGGAGTCTGTTCACAATGAAGTTAGTGGTGCGGCGTTAGCTCAGTTGGATGCTCAAAAGCAAGACGACAACGTTAAAACACGAGCGATTTTGGATGATGTCCAACAGGTTGAAGATCAGATCAATCAGGAGTTGAAGGCCGGACTTATCACGAAAGGGGATGCTGCTACCCAAAGAACGGCGATCAATCAGGCCAAAACGTCTCACACGGATAGTAAAATTGCAGAGGTTTTGCTGCGGGATAGCGTCCTCCAGAAAAATACGACGGGTACACAACTCCTCGATGTCCTCTCTAAGCAGGCTGATCTGAAAAGCCAAGAAGTTCAGCTTGACGTTTTAATTGAGACCGGGGAGGAGCAGCTAGTCTCTGACAAGCAGCAGATCGCCTTTCTGCAACAAGCCCTTAAAATCGCCAGTATCAGCCCTTACTATTTGGCTACTCAGGGCGACACGCAGTTTGCCTTTGTTCCATACTCGAATCAGTCCAATATGGTTGTGGGAGCCCCGGTTTACGGGTGCTATCTGAGCATGATTATTTGCCATCGTGTTGGAACGGTTGAACGGGCGTTTTCGGAAGAAGAGACGACCATGCACCCGGTTTTCCACACCCAGCTTCGCGGTACACTGATTCAACTGAACCTGACAGATGTTCAAGCAGCGAAGAACTCTGTCCTGTTCCTCAACCATAAACCGCTGCTCTTTTAGGAGGCTGCATGAGGAAGATTGCATTCATTCTCGCATTTCTGTTTGCCGCGTTACTGGCTCACGCATCTGATGAGCAGGATGCGTATTGTGCCTACGTCATCGAACAGGGGAAGGCTCAGGCCGACCTGCTCCGGGCACCGAATGCTGTATTTGGGCCAACGCAGCCGAGCATGAATCAGCCCGCCACGCTGGCGTGGGGGTTTACGTCAAGCATTGCCAACCAGCGAAAGGCGGGGATGACCCTCGACGCGGCCCGCAAGAATTGTGACCTGTACAAGTCCACGACTGAGGCCCAGAGGCGAATCTTTTTCGCGTTGCCTTCCATTGAAAAGGGGGTGCTCAAAAACAGACTGCGATTGATTCAGGATACCTCAGATAAACTGGACGTGATGATCGCCGAGAATATGAAACTGGTTGAGGTTCAAAACCTTTCCCGACAGTCGGTCTACTCTTTGCAAGCCGCGAAACTCCGGCTGGACTCAAGTCGTGCAACTACACTGACGGGGATTACTACCCCTTATGTGCCGCCGCTCAGTTCAACCCCCCTGCGAGAATTGATTCAGGAGAAGATGGGCAGCGAAGTTGCGGCTCAAAAGAGCCTCGCCCGGCTGGCGAAACAGAATGACTGGGATGTGAGCCTCGCCGTAGGGGCTTATTCACAGGTTAATCCCGGCTTGCCCCCTGCGACTTATGGCTCCATTGGGCTCTCCTACAACTTGGGGAGCAGGCGTGCGGATAAGCACATTGATGCCTCAGTGCAGGCTTACACGCAATGGAAGGAAACGCAGGGCATTGACGTGACAGTGCAGGCGAACATTCTTCAAAAGGAAATCACTGAGACAGTCCAGATTGATGAAGAACAGTTGAAGGTTTTGTTAGCCCATGATGCAGACATCGACCAGACTTTACAGTCATTGAATGGTGTGGATACTGCCGCCGCACTTACATTCAAAAACCAATTGCAGGCAGATCGACTCGTTTTACAGGTAGACATTCAGGATATGCAGTTCCGCCTGACGTTGCTACGACAATACTTGATTGACAACTTTTAACTAACAACCGAGGGAGGCAAGACGTGGAAACAGCAGCAGTGCTGATGAGGGAAAGTTCTGTTCCGGTGGACGATCAGCGAGCAGTGTGCGAATGCGGTAAGCAAATTCGATGGTGCGGGCTCAAGAAAAGGTGGTTTCATGTCCACAATTTCATGACGTTCTGTACCGGACGTGCGTTCGACGAGAATCACAACGACGAGCCCAAGGCTCGACCCGTCAGTTGGATCGAACACGGGCAACGCATTCAGGCGATAAAACTCAAGGGTTGAGGTCAATGGCACTTCGGTGCCATGTCCAATCTTTCGTTATTGTGTTGTAATTACCTTCGTGAGTTTGATACTATTGACATGGTGAAACTCATAAATCCATATCGACCACCAAGGAAAAGGAAAATGAAAATCAAGAATCTGGCCTTAATCGCTGTAATCTGTTTGATGTCCAGTGCGGCATTCGCATGGCCCCCGTGTTCGGGGAACTGGGTTTCGGTTCCATCGGGAACCAAGGGCACGGCATCATCCGGCATCGGTGCGGTAGTCACGGAGAACGGTCAAACGTTCCAGTGCCAAAACCCCACTCCGCCGTCCAATCCGAGCAGCAATTCTTCGTCATCGACAGCGACTTCGTCATCGAATTCTTCGTCCAATTCTTCTGCGTCGTCCAATCAGAATCAGGGACAGCAGCAGGGGCAACAGCAGGGACAAAACCAGACGGCCAACGGCGGCAGTGCCTCGGCCACTGGCGGCAGTTCCAAGTCTACGTCCACTGCAACTGGTGGTTCTGTTAGCGGCTCCGGCAATTCGACTGTTGGTGTCAACAACACAATCGGCCCGGTGTCCTCGACTAGCGGCGTGAAGAACTCCGGCAACTCGTCCAACACGAATAACAACACCGCACAGGGTGGTGCGGGTGGGGCTGGCGGCAATGCCACGGCCACAGGTGGACAGGGCGGTGCTGGCGGCAGTTCGAACCAGCAACAGTCCAATTCGTCCACCAACAACAACGCCTCCTCCGCCAACGGAAATGGCGACAACTCGAACAACTACTCGAATACCACGAACTACAAGGCGGCTGACATTCCGGTCAACACCGCTGTCGGTACTTCGATCATCCCCGGCAACCCTTGCTATAAGACTTACGGCGGCGGTGTTCAGACGCAAGCCTTTGGCATCTCGGGCGGCGGCGGAAAGATCGACGGTGGTTGCGACGCTCGTGAGTACGCCCGCTACTACGCGGAATTGCTCCACAGCCGTGTCGCGGCCTGCAAGATGCTCGTGACCCAGAAACGCAGCAAGAAGGCTGGCGTCACGTTCGAAGATTGCATGACCGTGGATGCTCAGCCAGCCCCGGTTGCGGCTCCGCCGCTTCCTCCGGTTGAAGAGAAGCAGCCCACGATTATCGTGGTGCCTGTCCAGACTGCCGCTAATCCGGTTGCGGCTCCGCAAGTGGCGGTGCCCGTGACTCCAGTTGTTGAGCAGTTGATCGGCGTTTGCACGTTTGCCAGTAAGACCCAGTGCCAAACTCCCGGCAGTGATGCCGTCATCGTAGACCCTACTCGCCCCACGTCAGTCTGCAAGGAAATGTTGTCGGCGGCGGTTAAGGCACTCAAGCGGAATCCCGGTAGCGTCATCATACTGCGTGGGAATCGCAATCCATCGGAATCGCCTGTGACGGCGGTCTCCCGTGCGTATCGCGTTCAAAAGCAGCTTGAGACCGAAGGGGTTAAAGCCAGCCAGATCAAGACCGAAACGGGTACTGGTGATGCCCGCACGGTGGAGATCATTTTGGCTCCGCAGAGTTAGTTTCGCATCTAATAAACGGGAGGATATTGCCATGGCAACCGCAGCGGTAGCAAAGAAGATCACCATAGAACCAAGGAAGTGTCGCCACGTCGGCCTGATTGGCTTCACGTTCAAAGATGGCAAAATCATCCGTCTCTGCAAACAATGTACGCAGTTTGATCGTGAACGCCGAGAAGTCCTCGGCACGCCAACAAAACCGATCTGGCGAACGCGGTAAAATCAGGGGAGGGCAACCTCCCCAACTTTTTGGGGGATTTAATGAAACGCATCCTGATAGCATTTTTGTTTGCCGCTCTGGCCACAATTTGTTGGGCAGACGATTCGATGGACGCCATTCAACAGCAACTCAACGACCACATTACCAAGCGTGCAGACATCGCCGCCCGTTCCGACAAGCAGGACGCCAAGGCTTCCGACATCAAGTTCGTTTACGATGCATGGGTGAAGCAATCCGCGAAGTATAAGGATGATCTGGCGGAGTACAACGCCAAAAACACCGAAGTTAAACGCCAGTACGAACTGCTCCAACCAGCTTTGGACAACTATAAGCAGCGATTGGCTCAGCACAACGCCAATCAGTGCACCGAGGTCTGTACGAACGGCTCCTGTGACGGTAAATGTGCTTGGTACACGGCTGAGAAAAATCAGCTAGACAATAACCGGGCTCAGCTTCAACAGGCTTACGCTCCGTTGGACGCACAGGCTCAGCAATTGCAATCCACAGCCCAATACCTTGACACGACGGCTTCCCAACTTGACACCATCCAAGCGGGACTCCAGAAAGACCTTGCTACGTGGAAACAGGCAGAGACCGACCTCAAGGCCGAATGGGACGCCAACGAAGCGGAGATCGCCCGGCTGCAAGCCCTACTGGCAAAGCTAAAGGGTGAGAACGATGCTTGCTTTGCGAAGATTCCCCCGGCGTGCCAGATGAACCCCTTGTTGGACGACAAGTGTGAACAGATGCATGCGGCGTGCGGTAAGTTGTTCGACGGCAACAAATAACTCCCCCGCCCTCCCTAACAAGCCCCGGCCAACCAGCCGGGGTTTTGTGTTACAATGGTAACCGTGACCCGTCACGAGTTGAAGACTTGGCCAAAGCAGTTCTCAGCAACCCTCTCCGGCTTCAAGAAGCACGAAGTTCGCGTGAATGACCGCAACTATCAGGAAGGCGACGAATTGCTACTCAGGGAATGGAATCCTGATACGCAACGCTATACAGGGCGGCATGTTCTGGCCACAATTTCTTACATGACTAAGGGCGGCACGTTCGGGCTCCCAGAGAACCTGTGCGTGATGTCCGTCATGGTGCAGTATTGGAGCGTAGCGGAGGCAGCGTAAAGTATGGGCTTGAAACTTGAACAGCGACCGATCAACGTGGATATCGTGACAGGCGTGACCTGCGATGTCTGTGACTATGTCATGAAAGCCGAACCATGGGTGGACGGGAAGTACTCGTTTGACCGCGATTTCATGACCATCAAAACAACTTGGGGCTACTCGTCTCAGGACGAAAAGGGCGAGTCCATGGATGGCGACGTGTACGTGGCGGTTATTTGTGACCGCTGCTTTAAGCCTGCCATGGCTAAAGCCGGGATTAAGCTTCACGGACGGAACATGATCGACCTCATGTTGTGCCCCGGCGTCCGCGATCAGGACTTGTTCGACCGGGCATGGGAGCCGGAACCGGAGTATTGCGACCTGTGTGCACAGGGCGTGTGCTCCAACCATCCCCCGACCGAACAGCAACCCCCCAGCGAATAATTTCCCCGCACATTGAGTATTAAGTGGGAGGAGTGTCTTTCAATGCCGATACTGAGCCCAATAACGGACGCGACAGCAAAGGGTAGACGGGACTACCAAGAAGACCGCTACTTTTCGATGACGAGTCCAGACGGAGTACTGATGGCTGTGTTTGACGGCCACGGCGGTGCCCACTGCTCAGAATACTGTTCCGAAGAAGCCCCAGCCCTCTTTGCAGATGCTCTCGACGAAGCCGCCGAAAAGGGAATGTCCCCGAAAGACGCAATTCTCAAGGTCTTTCAAAATCTCGCTATCGCGACTCAATCTTTTGCGGACGGTTCCACAGCTTCGGTAGTTTACATCCCGTGGGATAAAACCACGAGCCCATGGTCGGCGACCAAGGTGTACGTCGCCATCCTCGGGGATTCCCCTGTCATTGTCAAAGATGCGAACGGCACCATCGTTTTCAGTCCCGAGCACAACGCCCGCACGAACGTTAAGGAACGCAAAGCCGCCCAAAATCGCGGAGCATTCTACATCCGGGGCTACCTGCACTCGACTCTTGACCAGCCCGGACTTCAAATGTCCCGGTCATTTGGCGACCGCCATCTCGGCAGAATTTTATCCCGCGTGCCGGAAGTTTACGACCTTACGCTGGGTGTCGGAAGCTGGGTGCTGGCCTGTACAGACGGGGCGATAGACCCTAGTCACGGTAAAGGCAAGTCGGCGTTCGATTCCGTTGTACAATTGATCGAGGGGCATGGCACGGCTCAACATATTGTTGATCGTGCTGTCGCAGCCCCCACGGAAGACAACGTCACTGCAATGCTGGTGAGGATAGTGTGAGTACGGGACAGATTTTAACTTTCATCGTAATATGCCTTTTGTGTGCCGCCGCTGTCGGTGGGTTTCTTGGCTTCGTCCTCGATTTCATCATCAAACTTGATCGGAAGAGCAGACGATGATTTTGACCGAGGAAATGTTGCACAGACTTGGCGGGGCACGAGCAGAAGAATTGCGTGTGCTGCACGAGAAGTTTGAAGCTTACTACAAACGTCTCTGGGCAAAGCATGAAGCGAAGCTGATGGTGGGTATAGACATCGACGCCCTGTCCCACGATGAGTGGAATGACATGGATTTAATCAAGGCTCAAATGTGGCGTATTTTTGACGAGGCCAATCCACCGTCTTTCGAGGAAAGATTGCGGCGACTGAAGTATCCGCCGCTTTACTAATCATGCAGCTAAACGAAGAACAAATGCTTGCAGTCCAGCACCCGCTGGATGAGCCCGCCTGCTTGATCGCTGGTGCTGGCTCCGGTAAGACCCGCGTCCTTACAGAACGTGTTCGTTGGATCATCAAACAGGGTATCAAGCCGCCACGTATCTGTGCCATCACATTCACGAACAAGGCTGCCGGGGAACTCATCGACCGCCTCGGCCTCACTGAGGACACGCCGGACGAGCTACTGCCCCGCGTCTCCACCATCCACTCCCTTGCCCTCCTACAGATTCGCCGCGACCCAGAAGGTTTTGGCTTAGCTAAGAAGGTCACCCCGCTGGACGACTATGACCAGCGGCAGATGATGAAAACGCTCATCGACCGTTTGAAGACCGATGAAGAAATCAAGGCGAAGATCGTCATCAAGAAGATCAGTTTCCATCGGGCACGCGGAATCGGCTTCCGCTCCGAGTACACGGATGAAGTGCATGATCGTGCCAAGAACATTCACTCCGGCTATCACGCCTTGACGCCAGTTGAACGCAGTTTGTGGGAGCAGTTTGAAATCGAGAAGCAAAAGAACTCAGTCGTAGATTTCGACGACATGCTTCACTTAGTTGTCCGCCGTCTCCGGGAAGACGCAGAGTGGTTGGCTGAGATTCAGACCCAGTACGATCACGTTCTCATGGATGAGGCTCAGGATACCAACCCGGTTCAGTGGGAATTCGTCACTTCCCTCCTTCCGCCCGGCAACCTGAATCTGTACATCGTCGGCGACATGAGCCAGTCGATCTATGGATTCAATGGAGCCGTGCCAGACTTGCTCCGACAGTACAGCGAAGGCTACAAGGGGGTTGTACCGAAGCTCTACCGGATTGCCCGCAACCATCGCAGCGGACAGAAAATCGTGGATATCGCGAATGCGATTCAGTATCGCATGACGCACACCATTCCGTTGAAAATGGAAAGCTGGCGGGGCATTAACGGAGAGACGGGCGAGACTCAGTTTATGCGGGGCTGGCAAGCCAATGACGTTGCATTTACTATCGCGGCTGAAATCGCCCGAGACGCGGGTCACAAACGAAACCCCATCCTGTTTCGTGACAACTGCATTTTGGTTCGCAGCAACCGACAAATACCGGGAGTGGAAGGTGAACTTGTTCGCCGCAGAATTCCGTATATTGTTCGCGGCGGACGCGGTTTGCTGCAAACGGAAGAAGTTAGGGACGTGCTTGCCTACTTACGCCTTGTAGCAAACCGTAAGGATTTTCAGGCTATGAGCCGTGCAGTTGCGGCCCCCAAGTGCGGCGTCGGCCCGGCATCGCTTGAAAAGCTGCGGCAGGCGGCGGAGAAGGCTACAGAAGGCGATCTTATTGCGGCCTCCCAGAATGAACCGAAGCTTGCCAACCTCGTCAGAATTGTCGAACACGTCGATCAGTTTAAGACTGACCCGGTCACGGCGTTGGAAAAAGTGATTCTCCTGACCAACTACAAGTCGTACATCCACGACAAGTACAAACGGGAGAAATCAAAAATCCAATCGAAGCTCGACAACCTTGTACGTTTCGCCGCCCTCGTGGACAATCTGTTTACCGAGCGGCCCACGCTGACCCTCGAAGACTTGGTCTTTCAGCTAACGTTGGAGCGGCCTAAGGACGATGATGAACAGGGGGCCGTGGTCATTTCCACCATCCATGCCGCCAAAGGGCTGGAGTGGCGGCGGGTCTACGTGGCTAACCTTATCGAAGGCTCCCTTCCGCACATGTTCTCCATGGGATCGGAAGAGGAGATCGAGGAGGAAAGACGTTTATTTTATGTGGCTTGCACGCGAGCACGCGATGTGTTAGTCTTATGTTTTCCCGAACAGGAACAACGGGGGCCGAATACTGCCGATCTTGCCCCCAGCCGCTTCCTGAAAGAGATCGGGATAAAAGTCTAGCCAAACAGGCCGGACTCCGTATATACTGAAAAGAACTGGGGTAGGGTATGAAGCTGGTAGAAGCTTACGAAAAAATCGTCGTTATTCTCACGGACTTGAAGGAAGGCAACGTGACTGCGGAGTCTGCGTCGCGTGCACTGGGCCAGTTGTCCAAGGCCGTGAACAAGGAACACCCCGGCGTTGCTTTTAAGGTGCCGCCGATAGAAGAACTGCGGTCGCTGGAAAGCATCAATAGCGGCTATGTCAGCAGCCCGGAAGAGGAGCCCGAAGTCGAGTACTCGGACTCTTACGAATCGTCGAGTTGCTGGTAGGAGACTTGTTTGCTGATTATCGGGTCATCGGCTCTTGCAGCACACGCGGCCAAACGCGGAATCCCCTTCCGCAAGCCGCGTGATCTGGATGTCATCTGTACGACCTTTGAGATGATCGTTTTCGCCGAGGCCCACGGGCTCCACCTTGTCATGAACCCGAACGATCAGCGTCACTGGATTGCCAACGACGCCCCCGAGTACGACCACATTGAATTTGATCTCGCGGACGAGGGCACGTCCAGTGCGGCCTACATCGACTACGTTGCCTCCTCCGACCCGACCAACCTGTTCACCCTTCCGGTTTACGGGAATGAGACTATCGTGGCTCCGCTGGAAGTTCTTTTCTCCATCAAGAAGTCGCACCGTTTCATCCCTCGGCAGTGGGAGAAGCACATTCGCGATTACCACCTGTTGAAGCAACTGGTGGACAAGGATGTCCTGCCCGAGGTCACAAAGCAGCGGGTGAAGGAAACCCCCAAGCACAAAACCCCGAGTCTGCAAAAAACCAAGGACGAATTTTTCCAAGACGATGTCAGCAACCATGTGTTTGTCCACGATGACATTCATCTGGTCATGGCTCACCGGGAGAAGCCGATGTACGAGTACATCAAGATCAGCCCGGAGCGTGTGACGTGCGATAAGAACAAATTCTTCGCCCTCAGCTTTCACGATCAGATGCGATGCGTACTCGAAGAGGCCTATGTTATCGCTCTGGAACGGGCGATTATTCCAATGCTATTCGAGGGCAAAAAGCTGGCGACGGCTGAGACGGCCATGCAATGGTCTCTGATGCGGATTTGCACGACCCTGACTGGCGGCTGGTTCCGTGAGTTCGCCGTCGAGAACTACCCGGCGATTTGGGCAGTGTGGGATCGGCAGTACGTGCAGAAGTTTCTCCGGGCTGTGGACGAAGGCCGGATTAAACAGATCGAAAATCGAAAGGCGGTTGCCGTATGAAAAAGAAAGCGGACTTACAGCAGGAACGCAAGGATTTCATCGGTGCCATGATGGCGGGTTTGTTGCACCAGATCAAAAACACTCCCGGAGTTCCCCCGGAGATTCGTGCACAGGCCGCAGAGTGGCATGAGAACTGGGACAAGCACGCGGGTGTGCGGATGCTGTTCAACCCCATCAGTATCGTAGTGATGAAGAGAAAATTGGGGTTATAAATTTCATCCGTTAGCTGGCGTGAGCATCAAAAGAGTAAGTGGGGATAAAGAAAATGATTGAACCAGATTATGGCGTAATCGTTGGTCGCTTTCAAGTCAACGCCCTGCATGACGGGCATCTGGACTTGTTCGATCAGGTTCAGGCCCGGCACAAATCTGTCATCGTGTTCGTCGGCATCTCGCCGGGGGGCATCAGTCAGAAACACCCGCTGGACTTCCCTGCACGTAAAGCGATGATTCAGGCCTCCTTCCCCAATTTCATTGTCCTGCCATTGAAGGACGCCCGCACCGACGATATCTGGAGCGAAAAACTCGACGCTGCGATCTCTGACGTTGTTCCTTTTGGCCGGGTCACCCTGTATGGCGGACGCGATTCTTTCGTCCCGCACTACCACGGTCGGCATCAAGTCGTTGAACTCGCCCTCGATCCTCGCAAACACAAAATCAGTGGGGCTGATGTTCGGCTGGAAGTCTCCAATACCATAATCCAATCACCAGACTTCCGGGCCGGAATGATCTATGCCATGCACCACCTGTTTCCAATTGTCCTTCCCTGCGTGGACATTGCGGTCATGCATTGGGGCGGCAGTGAGCCGGATGGTTTCACCGCCGAACTACTGCTGGCACAGCGTGGCGACGAAACGCAATGGCGGTTCATCGGCGGACACGCCGAGGGCCTGAGGCGTCCGACGTATGAGCAGGACGCCAAGAGCGAAACTTTGGAAGAGGGCGGTGTCGATCTGACTTCCCTCGAATACATTGGTTCAACCACTATCGACGACTGGCGGTACGCGAACTGCCCCGACCGCATCATCAAGACCGCGTTCTTTTTGGGCACGTCCATGACTTTGGGTGCCATTGGCGGCGACGATGTCAAGCGAGTCAAATGGTTCAAGATTGGCGACCTCAACGACAGCCTGTTCGTTCCAGAACACCGCGTTCTGTACCACATGCTTGTCGAATATTTGAAAAAGACTGACAGCACTATTTGAAAAAGAAAGGACACTATGCCGAGGCCATTCATAGCACGCCCACTACATAAGACCGACAGCTACAAGGTCGGCCACTGGCGGTTTATCGTTCCGGGCACCACAGAAATGCTGTACTACTACGAGGCCCGTGGCGGGGAATACGACTATTCCATGCTCTACGACCTGCAAGGAAACTTGCTGCGAAATTTTGAAGGCAGATTCGCCACGCTGACGGATGTCGAGGAAGCGGAGTACAAGGCTGGCCTCCACTTCGGCACCGACCGTGCCTTCAACAAAGAAGGCTGGCGTCACGTCATCAACAAGCACGGCGGCTATCTGCCGCTGGATATTCGTGGGGTGAAAGAGGGCCTTCCGATCCCCGTGAAAAACGTCATGTGGACGATGAAGAACTCCTGCGAACAATGTTCTTGGATTCCGGGTTGGTCTGAAACTATTCTGGAGCACACGTGGTACGGCTCCGGCGTCGCGACCAAGTCCCGCTACACCAAGGAAATCATCGCTGAGTTCCTTCGTGATACGGCGGACGATTATTCGACGCTGCCCTACCAGCTTCACGATTTCGGCGGTCGCGGCGTTCCCTGCGATCTGGTGATGGGCATTGGAGCCTCGGCTCATCTTGTCAATTTCTTCGGCACGGATACGCTGCCCGGAATTGACTACATCGAACAGTTCTATGGCTTCGGAAGCAAACCGGGAGAAATGCCCGGCTATTCGGTCTTCGCCTCTGAGCACTCCGTAACCACCATGTGGAAGCGTGAGTACGAAGCGAAGTTTGTGGAGCACGCTCTGGACGAAGTACCTACGGGCATCCTGTCCCTTGTCGGCGACTCCTACGACATCTTCAACTTCACCGCCAACATCATCGGCGGCACGTATCGTGAACGCATCCGCAATCGCAAGGGAAAGGTCGTAGTCCGGCCTGACTCCGGCGATCCGGTAGCGATCACGCTCCGCGTGTTGGACATCCTCGGTGAGAAGTTTGGCGTCACCGAGAACGAGAAGGGCTACAAGATGCTTCCACCCTGCGTCGGCGTTCTGTGGGGCGATGGCATCGACCATTCCGGCGTCCGCAGAATCTTGCAGGCGATGAAGGATGCGAAGTGGTCAGCAGCCAACATCGTATTCGGCATGGGCGGCGGCTTGCTCCAGAAGTTGAACCGTGATACGCAGAAGGTTGCGATCAAGTGCTGCAACGCTGTGGTCAACGGTGAGCAGGTTGAAATCTGGAAAGACCCGATCACCGACCCCGGTAAGGCATCGAAGCGTGGACGGCTGGCTCTTCTGGATGACCAGAATGGCGGCTACCACACGATGCAGTACAAGGGAGACGGCAGAACAGGATATCCGTTCGATATTCTTGAGCCCATTTTCCTGAACGGGGAAATGTTGAGGCTCCAGACGTTCCCGGAAATCCGTGCATTGGCCGAGATACCACTTGAGGTTTACGCATAAGATCGCGTGATCTACATCAACAAAAACGGCAGCGAGGATAGGCCGGGGAAGTTCAAGATCGGCCATGCTCCAAAGATTGTCCGTAGGCATGTGAGTTTCGCTCTGCTGGATCGGGGCTCGTATGCCACGGACAAATTTGTCAAGATCGTGTGGAAGCACGCGGGTTGCCTCTGCGTGTCGGTGCAACTGGTGGGCACCTACCGGGCACCGGACGGCACCCTGAAACACAATTACGATTTACGCTTCCAGACTGGGCCGAAGCTGATCGACGAACGCGGCGTCAACGAGATCGTCGCGGCCATCGAAGACGAGGCACAGGCCGAGTTGAACGTGGATTGCCAAGGCCACACCCACCGTCCACCCACAAAACCCAACCTAAATCACCCCGAAATGCTTGAATTATAAGGGGTTAAGGCTGGCCAATCCCTCCCCCGGATCGGTATACTATAGACATGGCATTCATGTCGCAGGAACGCAAAGCAGTCCTCGCCGCCGAAATCAAGAAAGTCATCCCGCAAGACTGGAAATACACGCTGTCGGTGCATCACCACAGCACGCTCGTCCTGACCATCACTGCCGCCCCGATTGACCTGATTGGCGAAAACCTCGTCTGTAAGGAACGCCGCGAGTCCCGCCCGGAGTACGTCAATCTCAACGAATACTACCTCGACCGTGAGTACCCGGCCCCGCTGGCGGAGACGTTCAAGAAGATCAAGGCCGCGATGATGGTCGGCAACCACGACCGCAGCGAACCGCAAACCGACTATTTCGACGTGGGCTGGTACATCGACATCAAGATCGGTGCGTTCGAGCGTCCGTTCCGCGTCCTCCCGGCCAAGACCGCCGCGAAGCCGGAACCGACCTACGAAGAACTCAAGGCCCGGATCGCCCAACTGGAGGGGGTGCTTCGTGGGTAGACTCTTTCTGGCCGTGCTCCTGCTGGCTTCCTTGGCTCCGGCGTCGGATACAACTTCGGCCCCGGCTGCCCGGCCTCTGCCGCGAGTCAGGTTCTTCCGTAAGATGGCCTTCAATGGGCTACGGTGCGAGAATGCGACGCCCCCGGTGCCGATCTCGACGCCCGATCCGATGGTGCTCCAAACCAATGCCAAGATCAGTTTGATTGTGGGAATTGATGGGCGAGTGTACGGCCCTCTGATGCTGGACGGCCCGGCTGTCGCTCTGCGAGGAATCCGTCAGTGGCGGTTCCGCCCGGCTACCTGTAACGGTGTCCCGGCTGAGGCCGAGGGTACGGTAGAGTTCAGACTCCGATAGAATCCGCTTTGTGTTCCAACTGCTTGCTGGCGTCCTTCCACTCTTTCAACGCTGCTGCCCGGTCGCGATCATACTGAACATCGTAAGGCATTTCTGTGCCGGGTTTGTGGGAGTCAGTATTGTCCCGCATGGCACTGCTGTACTTTCGCCAAGCGGTCTCCATGGCCCGGTCGTAGGCCTTGTTGATTACGTCCTGTTCGCGTGCGATCTCTTCCTCTAATCGCGTCCGCCGCCGCTCCTCTGACTCAGCCGCGATTGCACGCACAGCCGGGAAGTCGTCAGCTTTTTTCTTCGCCATACCTACTCAATACTGCCAAACCTGCGTATTTATATGACATGAGCATCACTCCCGTTTGGAATGAAGTCCGCAAAGGCTTGATGATTCACGGCACCGACTGGCGATCTGTAGTCGAGTCCATTCCCGCCCGTGTTGAAATTGATAGAGCCGCAAAACTGATGCAGTCCAAAGATCAACTCACCCACAGTATGGAGGGCTTGGGCTACGTCGCCGGGACTCCCGTAGTGGGCACTATCGACAGCGACATCCTCAAAAAGTTCATGCCCCCAATTGGGTTTTATGGCGTCGAGGATTTCACACTTCAATGGCTGTATCGGTATTTCATCATCGAGGGCTGCGTGGAAACACAGCGGAAGTTGCCCATGGCAGCATGGCCTCCGATGATACTGGCCATGGTTGACGACGGCCTCCATTTCTTGGTCTACATGTCGGCGATGATATGCCTTCTCGAAGAGCATGGCCCTTATGGGGCCGCGTGGGCCGTCACTGAGGAGCAATTCCTCGACTCCGAATACAATGTTCAGAGACGCCTCCACCAGACCACCAAACTTCTTCATCCCAAAGCACAAGATTACGGCGAGAGTTTCCGCCGCCACGGCATCCCCGGATTGCTTCCTCGACTGTGGGATAAGATCGCCCGGATTACCCAATTAAAGGCGAACGGCAATACTAGCAATTTCGAAGGACTGGCCGACTCCGCTAAGGACTTGCTTGGCTACAGCACCATCGCATGGAGCCTCGTTCTTGAGTTGCCAGAAGAAATTCGGTATACTTACTCCAACCCGCAAACCATCACTTATTTGAGGCCGGGTGAGGAAGCCGAGAAAACAACCTAATGCCCTACATTCAAGAGATCGCACGCGAAGCAATCGACCCACACATTCAAGCCATCAGCGAGAATGTCCATACGGTGGGTGATCTGAACTACGTCGCGACTCGCTTGGCCCTCAAGTTCCTCATCGGCCAAGGCCTGAATTACTCCGATCTCAACGCGACCATGGGCATGTTCATTTGTGCCATGCTCGAAATGTATCGCCGCGTTGGCATCACCTACGAGAATCTGAAACTCAAACAGAACGGCGACGTGCCGGAATATGCTGAACTCGAAGCACAGATTCGGCAGATGAGTCAACGGCTTCCGGCGAATCATGCCGCCGACGCCTCACAGGCTCATGGATAATGCCCGATCATTTTTGCGGTGTTGAAGTTGACGATGCTGGCATGACCGTAACAGTCGCGATGGATGACGAATCCAATTTCGACGAAGACGGGAACCCCGATTTCTTCACCATAGATCAGAACTCCCTTTGCGGCCAGCCAGCAGGATACGAAAATCCAGAGTATCTTCTGGAGGATGGGTTCTTTAACTACGCCCATTGGCTTTGTGATGAACACTGGCAAGAGATGATGTGGGTGCGAGAAGAAGACGAAGAGAATGAATGATGATTACGGTTACGACCCGCTAGGTTCCTGTTTCATTTTTGATTTCGATCCGGTCGAGGCGGGATTGAATGTTGTTCCCTTGTCGGATGCACCAATGACCCGGCACGAACTCACCGACGAGGATAAAGGCTGGCTTACGAAGATGAAGATTTCTTCCTGACCAGTTCGACCGCCGCGTCCCCCAACAGTTCTTCCTGATCCCAGTTTACTTCCATCCAAAACTTATCGAACAACTCCCGCACTACACTATCCAGTGCACGAGCCTCAGCCTCAGTCTTCTGAGTGCGTGATTCAGGATCGTAGCTGCCCGGCCTCGGGTGAATGAAGATGTTGTACGTGTCGAACTCAGTCTCGATGTCCTTGATGACGGACTTCAGGTTATCGAAGTACTTATGTCCTTTGCAGTAGAGAAGACATTGGACGATGGGTGAGTCGGAGACGGCAACTTGAAAGCCGTGCCGCTTGAGCCGCAGCGTCCGCTCGTAGGTTTCTCCGACCATCAGGACTTGGTTGTCGAGCAACTGGTGCGGCGGACGGTCTGGGTAGCCGCCGAAGATAAGGTCACGTGATGGCTCGTAGATCAGGTCTGTCCTAAAGCCAGCCCGCTTGAGGCGATATGCGAGGTAGTACGAGAACGTGGTTTTTCCAGCCCCCGGCCCACCGCAGATGTTGAAGAGGATCATCACTAACATAATACCCGTTTCTTTGTAGGGAGAGAACTATCTTTATGGTGACATTCACACAGGGGCAGACATTAGGCCCCAGCAACCTTTCGATCATGGTTCGGGACGCCCAAGGGACTCTGCTTGACCCGGTTCTTCTCAATTTTTCGATCTTCCAGATCAGTTCCAGCATCCCGGTAAAACCCACAATTGCTTACGAATATGACCTGCACCAGCCCCAGAACATGCAAGGCGGGCCTCCGGTGCCAGCCGAGGGTATGACTCTGGTTGGCCAGCCTCAGCAGGTGCCCACACGGGCATCGCAGGGGGCCTACTACGCCAACATCACCATCCCGACCCAGTGGCGGGGCATTTATCGCATTGTCTGGAACCTCCAGCAGTACGCCAGCAGCCCGGTTGATACTGTCTTCGAAAACTTCGTCGTCCAGACCGTCGATCCGACCGACCCGGCCTTTGAGGCCCCGTCCATGATCGTCGGCCAGCAACTCAGCATAGCCTCCGCTGCCACGACGCCGCAGATGTACGCTCAGGCGATCCGGTACGTCCGCGAACTCCTGTCGGATACGAACCCCGACCGGAACTACCATTTCCGCCCGCCGACGCCGGGCCGGGTTGTCGCGGGCTACACGACCCGTGTTGGCTACATCTGGCTTGATTCGACAATCCTCATCATGCTCGACATCGCGATCAGCCAGTTGAACGTGTGGAACCCGAAGAACTACTACAACTACACGCTCGACAACATCCCGGTGGACTGGGGCAGAATCGCTGCATTGGGTGCGGCTGGCCTGTGCCTGTCTTCTGAAGGTGCACGCTGGGCAGCCGACCAGTTTAGCTACTCGCTCAATGGCGTGTCGCTGGACATCAACAAAGCAGATTTGTATCGAGGACTGGGTGACACGTACACGACCCAGTTCCAGACCGTTGCACCGCTGCTCACGGCGAACCGTCCGTTCTCCGCTGGTCTGCGTCAGCAACGTTGGCTGTTGGGGTAACCATGGATTTCAAGTCGCCACTTTTGAACTACCCGTATACGAAACGTGCTGGGTTGTTGAGCATTCTCGATTTTGATGACTACGACAGCGAGATCGCAACCGATCTCATGGCTCTTCATGACGAGATTCTTAATAACCCGGTGCGTGGGTACGTCCCTGAGTACCAGAATTCCTACGGGGCTCAACGTGTATGGAACTTCACGATGAACTCTTTGAAGAGCCGTTTGCTGCCCGAGATTCAGAAAGCAATGAAGGTGGTTTCGAAGAAGGCGAAAGACCAGATCAAGATTGATATCGACGACGCCATCGAACAAATCTCGCTGGCACAACACACGCTCGACATGACTAACGATTACGGCAAGGCGGGGCCGAAACTGGAGACCGCGTTCAGTCACCTCCATGACGCTATCGAGGTGATTAAGGCCGATACACGGCGAGTGCCGAAGGGCAAGAAGATTCAGCCCCGGCAACCAGCAAAAGATTTTTACTCCTCATTGAATACAGCCTCGGCGGAGGAATCTGATGGCAGTCAGTAACGTTCTTGTACTGAATTCGAGTTTCGTTGGCTCCCGCGATATATGGTGGGTGGACGATCCCTGTGCAACCCTCGGGTACAACATTTATCGGGCACAGGATTATCCGGTCAATTGGATCAAACTGAATGCGACGCCGTGGCGTGGGCATTTCTACCGCGACATGTCCGCTCTGGAAGTGGTGACCTACACCGTGCAGCCGGGCGACTGGCTCGAACAGGGCACGCTGGGCCGCTGGGGCTTCCACATCCCGGATTTCCCGTACTCCAATATCGTCGTTGGTCGCCCAGTGTTGGCGGGTGTCGAGGATGTCACTGTGACATGCTCTGTCTCCGGCCAGCCCAACATCGACGGGCAGACATTCCGCCCTGTGAAAGTTGATGCGACCGACAGAGCCGTCTGGCTCCAGATGGATAACACCATCGCAGGCGGAGGTTCGGTCAATGCACTGCCGCTCGCGAGTGCAGGCCAAGTCCTTGCCGCCAACTACTCGAACTTCACGCTGTTTCAGGCGACGTACAAAAAGCTCGTCAACTACGTGGACATCTACACCTCGCTCGTCCGCACGTACTACACGATTGTTCCCGTGGGTGCCGAAGGCGAGATGCACGTGCCCGGTCACCCCGGCACCACGGTGGTCAACACTCAGGAAGTGGACAAGATCACGTGGGAGTACCAAGAGATGGTTCGCCGCAACCAGTGGCTCTTTGAGGAAGTTGGGGAGCCTGCATTTCTGTTCTTCAAGCTCAATCGTGGTGAACGTTGCGGCTGCCTGTTTGGCACAGAAGAACCGAAGCATGGCTGCACCTCCTGCTACGAGACGGGTTGGGTCGGCGGCTACCTCGGCCCGTATGATTTCATCTTCGTTCCACCGGACACCGCTTTGATGCGTGAGTTGAACGAGGGCGGTATCAAGACCACCCGCGACAGCCGGGCATACCTCGGCCCAACTCCGATTGTCCAAAACGGCGACCTCATCATCCGGCGTAATGGCGAGCGGTTGGTCATCAATAACGTGGTCTACAAAAACCCTCGTGGCATCCTTTTGCAGCAGGACTTCACGGTCAGCTTGCTGCCTGAGGGCGACACCCGGTACTTGATCCCGGAAGTGAACACCGTCCTCCCGACGATCTACAACCCGGTTGTGCACCACAACCCGTTGAATGGCAAGCAGGATGGCGAGCCCGTGTTCGATCCGCGTACCGTGCCGGGCAAGGACTGGGAGAACCCGAACATCCCGCTTGGCCGGACGGTGACATTCGGGAAAATCCAAACGTAATGACTATTTGTACCCTAGTAGAGAGGCTTCCTTTATGGCTTTTGATGTGAACGATTTGGCGAAAACCGCCCGTGTTTTGTGTGATGACGACCAGCCTAACGTCAATCCTGATCTTCAGGCGATGGTAGGAGACCCGGACGACAGCCGCATTTCGACTTTCGCTCAGATGGGGCCGAATCCCGGCAACCTCTTGCTGCCCAACCCCCTCTCCCCGGTCGAGGGCGACGAGATTTTCTTCGCCTACTTGATTCCGGGAGCGATCTTCCAATCTCATGACGGCAGTGAATGGTGGATTCTTGGCTATGACGCTCGTGGACAAGTTGAGATCGAAAATCGCTGGTACCCACGCATTCATGCTCAAGTTTCGGTTTATGACATTCGCCGCTCGATTCACCAGTACGTTGAACCCGTCCAGCAGGTCATTCCGCCCCCGCCTCCGGGAGTGGATTACGACGCCCAGCCTGTTCGGGTGGTCGATGGCCCGGAATTCGGTGCACCGGATGTTCTTTCGCCTCCACCGCAGGGAAACGTATCTGGCGGCTGGTAAGGAGGTCTCATGCTAGACCTTACTGGCGGAAATCTCGTAGCATACCTGCTGCGTATCATCCGCGACGCCGTAGATCGTAATCCCCGATTCAAGAAAACTCTGGGAGAGGTCAGCTATCCAGCGAACACAATGATTCGCTGGAAAGATGCTTGGATTATCATCAAGAACGTCGCCTCCTCCGGCAACCGCCTCTCCCCAGATTATTTCATGTGCACTCAGTTGGGCCGTGCCATCCTTGGCAAGTTCGAAGACAAGGAAGGCTGCTTCATTGAGTACCTTCGTGAGACCGATCCCACACTCGCGTTGCAAGACCCCGGTGTTTACTACATCAATGTGGACTACGTCAGCGAACAGACACGCGACGTAGGCTTCACCGTGCAGAAATACATCTGGCGTGAGGGCTGCATCAAGCAGGCTGCTGGCTCGCAGGTGTTTTTCCGTCAAGGCCTCATCGACCCAACTTATGATTCGCCCGGCATCATGAACAATCAGGTTGTCGATCTCACGACTCTGACCGCTCATGACGCGACGACTGGTGCTGTGGTGAATTTCAATGCGTTCAACACCTCGTATGGTGGGTTCGCAAATCTCCTTACGCCGTGCGAGCAGCTTGTGTTCAACTTCCAGAACGGCACACCGCTGAATCCCTTCACCGATTTTTGGTACCAGCGGCCCCAGAGCATGGTCGTGTGCCAGAGCACGAAGGGCGGCTTCGAGCGAGAACTCATCAACATCCCGGTGCCCTACGTTTCGGTGAACTTCACCGATCAGACTGGGTACCAACTCCGTCCCAATCTGGATTACACCTTCTACGGCGGGCCGCAGTGGATTCAACTGTCGCAGACCGCACCTCCCGGCAGCACCATCACGGCCAATATGGTCGTGAAGCTGAATCCTTATACTACGCCGGGCACCAACCCAGAGAATATTCTCCCGACTAACGTTGGGCCGAACCAAAGTCTGGCCGAGGGACAGGTGTTTATCCACACGCCAGCCGGGGACTTTCCGAACGTGACGCCGGATGCACAAGGCAACGTTGTGCTCCCGGTGCTGCTCCAGCCCGGCCAATGGTGTCGTTGGGAGGTTCGCATCCTCGATCAGCGATATCTCGCCAAGGGCAGAAAGCTGGAACTGAGCAACTTCGTCATTGTCGATCCGAATTCGATCACATACTCAGTCCCGAAGCCGACTCCGCAGAATCCGACGCCGACACAGAAGGAACAGGACACGGCGGGGAAGCCGCTTTTGAACAACGCCGGGCAGCTTCAGTACGTGTTCCCCGGCCTGTGGCTCGCCATCGGCGATCAGGTAGTGGTTGGAGACCAGATCGCGGTTATAGTAAGTCCCGTAACCACAGAGGTTTACGAGATTTTTGGCTCCAAAGACAACCTGACGATCACATTAGAAGTCAAGGCAAACGATCTTCAGACCGCTTCCATGTTGAGCGAAATGCTGAAGGAACAGCTTTTGATCCGCCGCCGCAACTACATGGAGCAGGACGGCATTACTGTTTTTGAGGCCAGTCGTGACTTTATCGGTCAGCAGCGTGATCCGTCCGCAACCGCCTCGACGTACACCTTCAACATCTCGGTGACGGCGATGTGCGACTGGAAGGTCTACGTGCCGCTGGTGAACCGCGTGACTCAGTTCGAGATCACACAGGTTGAGCAATTACCCGACTTTGCAGGTAAATTACAGATGGTTCCTCGGGTGCAAGCCCTTGGAGCCGAACGATTTCAGTTCGTTCAGAGTTACGTTTAAGGGGGCCTATGGCCATTTACGAGTACCAGTGTAACAAGGAAGACTGCGGCGTCGTGCAAGAGCTTTATGCAGCAATGTCCGCAGTAAAGCCGGAAACTCTGTCATGCCCGAAGTGCGGTGGGCCTTCAGCGATGAAGGTTTCCGCCCCAGCAGTGCTCACCGGAAGCATGACTAACGCACCACTTGATGTGGTGATCGGACAGGACGCGGCCAAACGTTGGGATCGCATCCATGAGCGGCAGGAAAAACGAGACAAGATTCGCAGGGAGAGCGGGAAACCGGGGCTAACTGCCGTGGGGGTAAACGAATACGTCCCCACTGACAAACCGCTGAGAGCGGTAGCTACCCCGGAGCCGAAGGACGACTAACCCGTTCCAATTGTTCGAGAACAACAAAATCTTTGGACTTTTGACAGCATAAATGAAGTCCACTTTAAGAGGGATTAACCCATGGCACTCTTCTTGAGCTACGCACCACCGGGTGTTTACACCCAGACAATCATTCAGAGCACGCTTCCGCCCGCTCTCGGGTCGGCACGTATTCCGGTGATTATTGGTGAAGGTTCACTTTTCAACACCTTCAACAACATCGAACTTTTCCGTGGGTCATCGGCGGTTCAAGACGATCAAGCGGTTGCAGAAAACATCTCGAATCAAGTCACTGGTTTGACACGCAGCTTCCAGACAACCTATTTCCCGGTTGTCGATGGAACTGGTAAGGGCGTCACCACGAACGATCCGAGCAAGATTCAGGCTCAAGCAACTGACACGAATGGCAACACATTCCCTGTAACCGTCATCAGCCTGACTGGTGCAACGGGCCAGTTCCAGACGCAGGACATCGTCCCCGCTGGATACAGCCTCTACATCACCTACAACTTCAAACGCGGCGACACCTACATCGGTGCAAACTCGCCTTCCGGGCCTCCGTACAACGTGCCTGAAAATCTGCTCCCGCAGGTTCCGTCCTACGCTTCTCTGGTCATCGCACCTTCTGTCGGAAACAGCGTCACGGTCAGCACCACAGTCCCCGGCGAACTCGGCAACTTGGTCACGATTCAATTCGTGACAGGCGTCGCGACACCTGATGCTCAGGCAGTAAGTGGTGCAGGTTCGGACGCGATCACGATCAACATCACGAAGCCCGGCCCGGCAACACGTACCCTGCAAGACCTCGTGAACCTCATCAACGCGGGTATCCCGACGTTGGATGCGGGTTACCTGACAGTGAGCGGTATCACGGGTGTGGCTTCAACCGCACTGGTTGCTGGTGGTGCAGTTCCTCTGGCTGGCGGTTCTGGCCCGAGCAGCAACACCGTGTTCGCAGTCAAGCATGCCCCGATCACTGATGGTACGAACGGCGGCGTCACAACCACAAACCCGGCAAACGTGCTCGTTCAACTGAACGGCAGCCCGGTCGGCGTCCTCGCAGTCGATGGACAGAATGGTCTCGTCACTCTGGCTCAGCCTGTCCCGGCGAACGCGATCTCGCTCACAATTTCATACTACTTCAACACGTGGAAGAACACGTTCGATCTGCTTCCGGCATCGCACGTCTCCTCGATCACTCAGGTCGGTCTCGGCCCGAACCGTCAGGACTACATTCAGGGAACTGATTACGTCCTTGGCGTCGATGCAGACGGCAACGGAACGATCAACTGGGGTGCTTCGGTCAGCGAAGCGATTGGCGTCTCCGCAGCCGGAGAATCCGCCAACTTCACCCCGGCAGAAGTTCTCGCCACGCTGGTGGATGAGCACCTTTACCTCCGCCCGGTCACGGGTGCGGTAAACGGCAAGAACACGGTCTTCGCTCTGGAAGACACGCCTGTTGATGGCAGCGGTCTGTCGGTCACAACCGATGACCCGAGCCTCATCAATGTTTACGTCGGCTCCGATCCGCTGGAAGCTTTCCTCGCTGGCCCGGTGCGTGTCGCCCGTCTCAACGGAAACACACAGCAGGTCACCCTGTACAACCCGCCCGCGTCCGGCAACGGCGTGTGGGCATCTTACTACGGCAACAATCTGACCGACCATCAGTACTCGGTCACGGTTGTCAGCCCCGGTTATGCGGGTGCAGGCACCTTCACCGTCGCAGACGAACTTGGCCGCGTGGCCCCGCTCGTCATCGGCGGCACCAACACGGTTGCGGCCTCGGCGGCTTTCGCGATCACGGGCGTTGTTTACCCGTTCGTCTTCTCCGCTGGTAACCCGCTCCAGACTGGTGATGCACAGGCTCAGGCTGGTGCAGCAGTCGATGAGACGGTCACACTGACCTTCAACCACGACGGCAACAACGTTCTTGTTCCTGCATCTCAGGCGACGGTCACCGTCCCCGGTTCCAGCGGCACACTGACGTTCACCGCGTCAACGCCGGGCACTGGCGGCAACCATGTCTCGGTTGCAATCGACGTGACTACACAGAACCCGATCCCGGTCGTTGTCAACGGCGATCAGATCACGATCTATGCCTTCTGGAATGGTTCGCTCAACACGAACGCCCAGATCGCTGGATTCTTCCCCTCCGGTGAAACACCGGATGGTGGTCAGATCACGGCAACTTTCACGGCTGGCAACCCGCAGGTCACCGCAGCAACGAATCTCGCTGGCGGCACCAACGCGGTCACGGTTCCGGTCACTCACAGCTACACGGTTTCCTCGACCAACTCGAAGGGTTCCGGTTCGCAGGGCAGCAATGTTGGCTACCTCGACCAGACCTACATCGACGTTGCGACTGGATTCCGCGTCACGATTGTCAACCCGGCTGATGCTTCGAATCCGGCCTTCGGCGGTCAGTCATTACCCGCAGGCGGCAACTATGCCTTCGCTCCGGGCGACACCCTTCAGTACATCGTGAAGGCTGACGCAACGGGTGCAAACGCGGCTATCCGCAACTGCGGTTCGCCGGGCGTTGCTCCTTCGCAGGCCAACACGCTCGTCTGCATCGGCGGTCTGAAATTCTCGGTGGTCTCGAACTTCGGTTCGACGACTGGCGACTCGGTCATCGTGAGCACGTTCAACAAGTCGGGTAACAACCCGAGCGTTGGCGAGTTCTACTATGTCTCGTTCCAGACTGAGAAGCAGGCTTCGGACTTGGCGATTCACATCTACACCAATCCGACCGACGCTTACGCAGCCTACGGGGCTCCGAGCACGATCAACCGTCTGTCGCTGGGTATCCAGTTCATGGTTCAGAACGGCGTCCAGACCTTCGGTGCAATTCAGGTTCCGCAACAGCCGGGTTCCAACTTGGCTTCGGATGCTGATTACATCGCAGCCATCCAGTCGCTCACAGTGGCTCTGCCGGGCAGCACGAACAAGGCCAACGGTATCATCCCGTTGAGCACGAGCCCGACCGTCCACCAGTTCTTGAGCAATCAGTTGATTACTCAGGCGACCATCCGCAACAAGGGTGAGGCAATCGGTTTCGTCGGCTACGATCAGTTCACGACTCCGGCAATCGCCCGTGCGAATGCACGTGCACTGCACAACAGCCGTATGCTCGCTATCGGTATGCCGCTGGCTGGTGTCGAAGTTACCGACAGCCAGACTGGTGTCACCGTAGAGTACCCGGTTGACGGCCCGTTCATGGCCGCTGCCCTGTGTGGTCTGGAATTCAACCCGGCCAACGACGTGGCAACGACTCTGACCAATCAAAACCTTGTTGGATTCAGCCGCCTGCTCATCACTTATGATGACCCGACGATGGATCAGATGGCAGCCGATGGTTTGATCTGCCTGAAGAACAACAGTGGTTCGTTGCTGGTTCGTCACTACAAGTCCACTGACCCGTCGAACCCGATCACGAGTGAGCCGACTTGCACGACAATCGCGGACTTCACCGCTCAGGCTTTCCGTGCTGACTTGGCACAGTTCATCGGTCGCAAGATCGTGGACAGCCTCATCACGGACATCACGTTGGTGTGCAACGCTCGACTGCAAGCCCTGTTGGACAACCAGATCATCTCTGGCTACCAGAACTTGGCAGTCGTTCCTGATCCGACTGATCCGACAACTGTGGATGTCACGGTCACGTACAAGCCGATCTTCAGCTTGCTGTACCTGAGCGTGGTCTTCACGGTCACGACAACTTTGTAACCCTGAGGGCGGCATGAGCCGCCCTTTGGCTACTTAAACGGAGCTAGGAATGAAAGTACACGCGAACGTGACACAGGCGAATGGCGTCATTCAGATTCAGTTGCAATGCACCTTCGTCGGTGCACCGACTGACGCGAATGACAAGGCGTTGATCGCGGCCTTTGGCGATCCTGAGATTAACATCGCAGGCTCGTTCACAGACCCGAACAACCCGGCGTTTACGTTCCAGTTTCCGTCAACGCAGATTATGGCCGGAATTACGACGACTTTGTCGTCCTATACGGCACAGTTTATGTTGGCTTTGCCGGGGCCTCAGAACCCCAACCAGCCAGCCCCGGTACAAGGGCCGCTGGATTGTGTGACACAGAATCCGAGCGAGGCTGCTACAGCATGGGTCACGCTGATGCAACAGTCGATCCGTCAAGCGATGTTGCAGTTGCGTAGCATGATGCTGATGCCTGTGATCCCGGATATCACAGTTTAAGAGGATACTATGGCATCGAAGTTGATTGCACAGCGAAAGAATGCAGATGTTGCCGTCTCCCCGGAGACGCTGGAACAGGCGGTTCAGTTTGGTGAATCTCTGTCTCGTCAATGGGAAGCAGATGGCGACCCACGGGCGGCACAGCTTTCACAAATCGTGAAGCACCTGTCCGATGTTTTGCACACACAGCCCGAGCAGATGCAGGGTGAAGGTGCGGCAACGCTGTACGATTATCTGGACGACAAGAAGATGCCGGAAGTGGCAAACCAGATCAAAAATGAGGTCAATATGATTGCAAAGTGGCGTAGGGAACAACAGGCCGGAAAGGTCACTCAGCAGCCAGCCCCGGTGGGGCAGCCTGCGATGGCTTCCGACGAAAAAGAGGCGGCTGGCTCCGATTGGTTTACGACTGATCGCGACGAAAGCGGCAAGCCCAAGACCCCGGAACAGGTCACCGTTCCTCGTGTCGCTGCCAAGAAGAAAGAGAAGGAAGCTGCTCCTGAGGTCGCTCCTGCGGCCCCGGCTGCTGCGGCTCCCGCACCCGCTCCCGCCCCTGCCCCGGCTCCCGGCCCTGTGGCTGGATCGAAGGGTACTCTGCAAGCCCTGCCTACCGAATTGATCCTCAAGATCGTCGAAGAACTTCCCAAGGTGGAAGGTTTCGAATCGAACAAGCAGCTTCAGGACGCACTGATCGAAGTCACTGAAATTCTGAAGAGCCGTCCAGTTCAGCCGAAGGAACAGCCTGCCGCAGCGGCACCGATGCCGATGGCAGCCTCCTCCAAGGTTGCTGTGACGCCTCCGGGCATCAGCGAAGAGACGATGCACAAGTTGAAGAGCGAATATCCGGGCGAGCCGGACAAAGCTTATGCCACAGCGTGGAAGATTCACAACGAGAAGTCCTCGGCTGCCATCAAGGCTGCTGCTGAGACTTTCATCTCACAGGTGAAGAAGATCGCTGGCGGCGGTGGTGGTTTCACGTGGGATCAGTCAACTGGCGACGTGACCGAGGGCAGTGCGATCAAGGAAGTCACACAGGCCCACGCAGCGGTTGATTTGGCTCCGGCCTCGCTCAGCCCGCTGACCAAGGACACAGAGCTTCCAATCAAGCTGGCTGCGATGTCTGCTGCCAAGGCTGCTAAGGAAGCCGAGAAGTTTGGTGGTCAACTCAAGGGGATGTACCTCGAAGCCAAGGCCCTGACGGAAGTCAACGACTCCCGCCCGGTGCGTGAGGCCGTCGAAGGCATCTACAAGGCTGGCGACATGTTCGATGAAGCCGTGAAGGTCTTCGCGAAGCAGCAGAGCCAAGAAGAATCGGAAGAAGCGGCAGCCAAGGTCAAGGGTAAGAAGAGTTCCTTCCTCGGCCTGTCAGTAGCAGCAGCCGCAGAATAAGTTCGGGGGACGAAAAGCCGGGTCATCGTGCTTGGAGTTTCACTGCCTTAGGGCCGTTAGTTACGTGCGATGAAATGGAACGAAGGTTAGACGTTCCCCGAAGTTTTCGCCAGCGATTTTACGTTGGCAATTTACGCAGGGTAAGTTAGAGCCCGTTTTTATCGGGCAGGGAGAAACAATATGCCAAGTATTTCTGGCGGTTACGTATTCCGGCAAGGGGCCTCCCCGCAGACTGAGTCCGTTATCTCTAGTCGTTTCAAGATTTTCACGGACGCGGTTGATGTGGGTCGGTTCGTAAAGCTGGGCGTTACCTCATCTTTCGGTATCAACGAGTCGAAGACAGTTGACCCGGTTCGCGGCCTCGGCTACGGCGACCAAGTTGCAGAACTGGTTCCGTCCGTGACTGCTCCGACGACGCTGGCGATCACTCGTACCTGCCTGTACCTGTCGAACCTGATGCAGGTTCTCGGCTACAAGGCGGGCATCAGCGGTGCCGTTCGTTCTTTGAAGCATCACCGCTGGCCGTTCGACATCAAGACGGAAATCGTCTTCTCGCAGCTTGCCACTGACGCCCCGAACGTGGGCGACGCTACGTTGGCCGACATCTCCAACGAAGGCGGCTTGAACAACCTCGGTAACGGGAACGTGCAGGGGCCTCCTCTCGTCGCTGTCGCGACGGTGTACGAAGGCTGCTGGATGGACTCATACTCGACGACCTACGCGGTTGAGACGGCAGCGGTCACAGAAGATTGCGGCGTGACGGTCACCGACATTTTCGACGTATCGGGATCGGTCTACGGCGAGTTCTTGGACAGCGGTCTTGGGCCGGGCGATGTAACTGGGCCTTCGCTGCTCTACACGATCTAATCCTAGCAGTACGATTACCAACCAACAAAAAGGGCTCCCGGAAGGGAGCCCTTAGTATTTCTGGCCAGACCTTAGTTGGTCTGCTTCGAGCTAACCAGCCCGAAGTAGCGACCGATGGTCTGGATCGCATCCATGCGAGTGCTCAGGGGCATCTGCTTCGCGACTTCCGTGAAGGCGTTGTGCAGAGACCACGCGGTACGCGGGGCGAACTCTTCGTGACGCTGTTCGGTCGCGAAGTACTCGCGGGAAACTTCGCGGTACAGGCGGATGGGCAACGAATCCTTCGACATGAACACGTTGTGGATCATCGCCTTCGCTTCGACATCGGTCAGTTCCTTTCCCTTCAAGTGCTCGACTTCGGCCTTGAGGGTGAAGAAGTGCTGCTCGTACTTGTCGAGTGCACGGCGGAGTTCATCGCGGAGATTCAGGCCGGAAGTGTGTTTCCGCTTGAGGGCGATCAGGTCGCCACGGAACACCATGTTGTCGCAGACGAAAACGTTCATGCCAGCGACCATCTGGAGCGACATCGTCTTGTCGTTTGCGGTGCGGAGGCCAAGGCTGGCTCGTGCACCCTCGATGCCTTCCAAGGACAAGTCCATGACGCCGAACATCTTGTGACCTTCCTTGCCAATCGAAAACTGCTCACGCACGATCTGAATCTCGCGGCGTTTCAGTTCCTTTTCGATGGAGGTAATCAGGTCGATGTGGGCAACGGGTTTGAAGGTTTCGGTGGAGATTACGGCAGGCAGGGCGGCAAGCTGTTCGCGGGTGACTACGTTGGTATCGCCATGTGCAGAGAGTGAAGCTGACATATACGGCCTCCTTTGAATTTTCCTACTCGTCCTCAACTAACCTCATTTTAGCCGATCTGACGGGGGCTGTCAAGAGGTCGATTTAGCTCCTGTAAATGGCCCTCTTTCAAGGTCTTGCAGGCCGGGCTAAAAGTGCCGGAGTTTCTGTGCTTTTCGAATCCTTAATAGAATGAACTCCCCACTTTTCAAGAAAAAGGGCATGGACGCACTGCTGGAGATGTTCAACGATCCAGACTACGCGACCCACCAGCATCACGCGGAGCCGCCGAACTACCGGAAGCCGTGGGGTGAGAAGGGTACGGAGCCGGAGTCGAATCGCATTCCACCCGTGATTATCCCGCCCAAAGACATCAGAGCTTCCGCCCCGGCTGACACCGCCACGTGCAAACATTGCGGTCGCCAGATCAAGAAAATCCGCGATCCGTGGGGCTACGACAACTACCGGGGCCATGAGTATGGCTGGTATCACCCGGAACTCAGCGATGAGAAGTATGAGAGTTGGTGCGGCGACGAGTACGGAGAATATGCTGAACCCGCCGATGCTGCACCTACCGTCACAGCCTCGGTGGACGCTATGCCTGTCAAAGTCGTAAACGATCCCAACCTGCCCAAATCCCCTGAGGGGGTTCAGGACGCAACCTTCTTCAAGGAAAGCGATCCCGATGAAAACCTGCATGATGTGCTGAACAAGCACGGATACAAATTCGTTGGCCGTGTTTCCGATGGCACCCTGATGTGGGCCTTGGGAAAAGATCAGCGGGTTGTCGTCAATCCAAAAGCTCAGACGTGGCAGCACCAGACCAACGGAGCGGTCGATGACTCTGGCCCGCTGAATACTCTGTCGCAGCAACTCTCCTCCCGCAGCAAAACCGCCGCATTGGAGACCGAGAAAAGTGTCGATGACATCGTCGCCGGGCTCCGTTACTGGGACGATATCCACGACAGCTACAGGGGTGAAAATTTTGGTGCTGTATACGCGACTTACGGGGAGGCTTCGCCGGAAGCTCCGTGCGTGGGTAAGCTTAACTTTTCCGTTGTCGGGGATGAAATCAGCATCAAGTATTTGTCCGTGAGACCAAATTTCCGTCGCAAAGGAATCGCGACCAAGCTCTACGAAAAATTGAAAGAAGCTTATCCCGGTAAGAAAATCGACCATGGCATGACTACGGAAGACGGCACCGCATGGCTGAATTCCGTGAGGCAGGGGGCAGAGAAGCAAGCGATGAATGCACCGCAGTTAAGCCCGGATATGCTCGACAGAATGTATCGCGTGCAACTCGAAGGGCTCGCACAGGGCGACTGCGAAGGCACTGGCAGAGAAGATTGCGATTGCGAAACGTGTGAGGCACGGGAAGAGTTGGAACGACTCACAGGGAAGCAAGCTGCGGGGAAACCGAAGTGCCCGCATTGTGGTTCGACAGATTATGGTTTGATGCCCTCCGATTTCGAGACCGCCAAGTGCAACGATTGCGGCAAGAATTGGGATCATGGAATTGTGCCCGGAATCAACGACCCCAAGGAAGCCTCGGCTAAGGTTGCAGAAAAGGGAGCGGAACTGACTGTGCTGGGTACTAAGATGTCCGGCTTCGCAGGCGGCGGGCCGTTCTCGTGTATGGATTGCATTCACCGCACACCCCACTCCAAGAATGCGGCTGGTGAAATGGTTGACTCGTGCAAGCATCCAACAGTGATGGCCGATCCTGAACTGGCAGATCGTAAACTGCCGGATGGGACAATCGAAGTTGACAACGATGATTGCTGCACATTTGTGCGGCCAACAGGAGTCGATAAGCAGGCTGCCGTCCGTGAATTCCACGAGAAACTGAAAGAGGCTCTTGGTCAAGACAAGACTGCATCGTGCCATCATCAAAAAACTACTTGCCGCAAATGCGGTAACGTGCAAACGTGCCGTTGCTCCGCACCGAAAGTCTCATCCTTCGTGGAGACGTGCTCGAATTGCGACGGCAGCGATCCGTTCGCGAAATCCGCCGCTAAAAAACTCTACCACGTAACTCAGACAGAAAAAGTGCCCGCCATTCAGGCGAAAGGCATTCTCCCGCTCCAGCCCTCCAACTGGGTGAAGGGCGAGAGCGATGAGCGTTACGGTGAAGGCGAAATTTTCGCATTCAACAACCCGATTGATGCTGTCCGCTGGGCCGGAAAAATGGATTGGGATTTCAACAAGTCCATGGGGACGGGCAAGATTTCTGTCGTCTCATTCACTCCCGGCAAAGAAAAATGGGTGCAGGATACTGCCGATCCGATGGGTCAGGCCGGGGCTCAAGGAAAATGGTTGAAGGCTGTCGGAGCCATCAAGCCTGAGCAGATTGTCGGCGTCACTCCAGTGACTTCCGATCTGATTAAGGCTGTGGTTGCTGGTCAATCCGTAAAGCTTGCCGACATCGTCGAGAAGAGTTATGGCATGGGTACGCCGATTGGCGGCACCGCAAATCCGGGTGGGGCGTCGGATGATCCTGAGGCTGATGCTGCTGCGAACGATCTGATGGAGGGCAACGGCCCGGTGACTGGCGTGCAATCGTCTCAGAAGGAAGCGAAGATTGATCCGTTGCATTCTCCCAGCTACAAACCACCTCGCGATGACTCACGTGGTCACCTCGATGAATCGCTGAAGAAAGAAATCATGGAAGGTGTGTACGACGATATCCCTCAGGATTCCGGCCCCAAGAAGACAGTCAATGCGGCTGCATTGGAGGGAGAGATACTTCCGAAACGTCGTGGTAACTGGAAGCTGTACGCTTTTGAGCCGGATGGCAAGACTGAGATTGGTCGCTGGTATGTCGGCGACAAAGGCAAAGCGATTCCGATCATCAATGAGAACTGGGGGCCGATCACACAGCACCAGATTAACGAAATCGACCGCGTCGGTTACCTGAATCTGGGCGATGTCATCATCAAGGTCACGAACTTTGAGTTCCCCAAACCCGCCCCGAAGCCGGATGAGAACGGTCACACGCTCGATGTGATGGCCAGCGGGGAAGACGACCTCTACCTCGACATGCAGGACGAACATTTCTTGGATCAGGTGAGCGATGTTAAGCGGCAGGCTCGTGAAGCTTTCATGCAAGACGGCGAGATGATTCAGGTTGCCAGAGAGAACGGCTACGACATGAATCAGCTTTGGAAAGAAGTCGGCGAAGAGTACACGAACGACTGGTTTGAGGGGCAGCAGCACTTTGGCTCCAAGGAAGCGGCAGACGCTCCGAAGTGCCCGATGTGTAAGAGTGCAAAGGCCATTGCAGCCGATAGCGACAAAGCTAAGTCCAACGATCTAGGGCCGATACTGGCAGAATGCCTTGATTGTGGCGTTTTTTATACACTTTAAGCCTATTAAGTAGAGGGACAAAAATGTCCGAAAAAGAACCAGCTTTCAAGAAATACGCGAACGCCGAATTGAAGGAGCCCACTCTCTCTGTTCCCGATTGGGACAAGATGTACGGCACCCGCACGTTCGGGCACAAGACCGCGTCGTTCTCGAAGTTCGCTGCGGACTCCTCGAAGTATATTTTGTCGCACTGCACGATCATGTCCTCGGTCATGACCGAGGCAGACCCGTTTGACTATCACATCAAGCCGGAATGCAGTCACCTCGTAAACAACAACGATGACGCATGGACGAACGAGGTGTTGAAGCTGTCGCACCGCAGTTTCGTCGGGGCTTTCAACTTCGTCGAACACTTCCAGAATTCCAAGTACGCGAAGGGGCACATCCTCGATGCCGTCCTTCGTAAAGTCCAGATCGTTCCCGAAGAGCAAATCTGGGTTTACTTCTGCGACATCCTCGTGGCGACCGACATGACGCACGAGAAGCTGGTGAACGATATCCGCGAAGGCAAAGTCCGCTACCTGTCCATGGGCTGCGTGACTGACCTCGTCATCTGCTCTTATTGCGGAGCCCACGTCACCGATCAGAACACTTATTGCAACCACCTGTCGTTCCAGAAGGGCATGTTCCTTGCGGACGATGACGGCGTCGCACGCCGGGTCGCTGAACTTTGCGGCCACAAAACCATGGAAAACGGTGGGGTTAAGTTCGTGGAAGCAAGCTGGGTAGCAACCCCGGCCTTCCCCGGAGCCGCCAAACGGAACATCGTGGCGGATGAGTGGATGGGGCCGAAATCCCCGTACACCCGGAAGGCAGCCTTGGAGGAAGCCACTAATACTGCGTCCTTCGCCAAAGCGGCCTCGGAAAAGACTGACTTTGAAGCCCTTACAGTAGGCGACGTTCTTCTGGACGAAGACCCAAAAGGGCACCTGAGGCGATAATGGCAAACTTGAAAAAGGTACAAGCAGCGTTGGATCGTAAGCAGGCTGAACTCGACATGATCGACGATCAGCTTATGGGTATGCCCGAGATGGCAGAGCCGCCGATGGGCGGTGGTTTGGGCATGGGCACATCCCCAGAATTTGACATGCTGGCGGACAAGCGTGAACAGCTTGAAGAAGAAATCCGCAAAATGCGTGAGGGCATTCAGCTTATCTCCGAGTGGGAGAAGCTGAAGAACGGCCAGTGGTCTGAAGAGATCAAGCGGCTGTTGTCTGATATCGACCCCGAGATCGCAGGCATCGCAGGCGGCGAGCCCGAGGGCGGTATGGGGATTCCCCCGGCACCCTTAGCACCTCCTGCCCCGGCTGCACCTCCGGCACCTGAGTTGGCTGCCCCGGCTGCTCCGGCCCCGGCTCCTGAAGCCGCCCCAGTCGAAGAAGTTCCTGCACCACCCGCCGCTGAAGCGGCCCCTGAAGTCGCCGAACCCGCTCCTTTGGAGCCCCCGATGGCTTCTCAATCCTCAGCAAGCAAGAAAAACAGCTACCAATCCCCTGATAAGAAGGGCATTTCTGCCTCTTCTGAGACAAAAAAGGAAGGCTCCACTATGGCAACTGACGTTCAAAAGAAGCTCGCCGAAATCAAAACGAAGCGTGAGGCGATCAAGAAAGAAGCACAAGTTCGCGTGGCCTCGGCATGGACTATTGCGAAAACAATGCTGCCCGATGCCCCGGCAAACGTGCAGAAGAGTTTTGCTGCCAATCTGCTTTTGAACCAGACAAAGGTTCTCAACGCCGCCCTCCGTCAGACCGCAAAGAATGCCCACTACACCAAGATCGCGGAACAGTTCAAGGAAGTCCACAAGGTTGAACTGAACGACCTACTCGAAAATCCATCCATCCTCAAGTCCGAACGTGCTGCCGTTGAGAAAGAACTCAAGGGCGAGGCGAAGAACGCCACTGCCGCGAAGACTGCCGACGACCGCAAGGACGCTGGGCCGCAGACCGAGACCTACAACGATGGTCGTGGTCACGGCGGCGGGCCTGCTTCCGAGCCGAAGCCAATGGATGCGGGTTCTCCTCAGTCACAGACTGAAGCTGAGCACCGCCCGATGGACACCGTCAACAAGTCCGAAGGCGACAAGGCTGGCAAGGAAGCATCTGCCAAGCCGAAGACCGCTCACGATAAGGACTGCAAGGGCTGCGACGAGTGCAAGAAGTCTGCCGCTGCCAAGTGTGCTCACGGTGCCAACTGCGAAGGTTGCGACAAGTGTGCTGCCGAAAAGAAGGCCGCTGCTGAGTGCAAGGAATGCAAGGGCGACAAGAAGTGCTCGAAGCACGCCTCTGTGAAGACGGCTGAAGAGCCGATGATGGATGCACCTCCTGCCGAAGCTCCGGCTGCCGAAGCCCCGATGGATGCACCGCCTGCCGAGGAAGTTCCGATGCACGACGAGATGGCTCCGCCGTCCGCCGACGCAACTGCCGAGATGATTACCGACGAAAAGACGGAAATCGTCATGGAAGAGGCTGCGGAAATCAAGGACGCAATCTCTGCCATCGAACAGGCACTTCTCACCGAAAACGCCGAACAGCCTGCACTGCCTGAGGCCGAAGGCGAAGCTGAGATCGTCATGGACGAAGAGATGCCCGCTGAAGAAGAGGACATGTCCGGTGAGCTTAACCTCGCCAGCGTGTTCGACAGCGGCAACATGGAAGAGAAGAAGTCCGCTCTTGCCAATGAGGGCGAGTCCAGTGGTATGGACAGCTACTTTGGCCCGACATCTGCCGAGCAGATGGAGGCCTCACTGGAAGGCACTCAGATGGCCAGCATGGAAGATTTCTTCTCCCTGCAAGGTGCTGACGCCGATCCTCTTGCCAGCCTGATTGCTTCTGAGATCAAGACTGCCGAGCAGGTCGCTGGTATGGACGTTGTTGAGTCCTTCAGCGAAGCTGCAAAGCACTTCGAGTCTGACGAAGCCAAGAACGACACTCGCGACAACGAGAGCGATCACAAGGACGACCTCTTCGATGAGGCTCTGAAAGAGATCACTCCTGAAGAGCAGGGTGCGGTTCGTACCAAGCAGGACGCAACCAACGAATTGCAGGCCCCGAAGTCTGCTGCTAAGGCCCCGGCTGCGAAGCCGAAGGCCGCAGTTGCCAAGACAGCTTCCCCGGTTATCAAGCGGCTCAAGCCCGCTGCCCCGGATGCAAAGCCTGTTGACATTGCCACGGCCCTGTTCGGTCGCGACGAGTTCTAATCACCCGGAAGGCTACATCTTCTGGATCACAACCCCCGGCTTCGGTCGGGGGTTTAGTTTTGGGCAAAATGTCAGTGAAAAAGTTTCTTCGCTACGCAGTGCACTTATGAACGTGCTTTTCCTATAGTCCTCGCCCCCCAAAAAGGCTGGATTGGGATTAGTGCAAATCGTTTCAAACTTTAACAAAACCGAACACCATTCCACTGGAGGAATAACTATGTCTTTGAAGCTGACATATTACGGGCAAAACGACAGCGTTAACGCAACGCCTGCTGTTTTCCTAACGGGTGATCCGGGTACCGACCAGCAGACTCTTACGTCGGCGGGCTATCTTGGTGGTGTCATTGTCGGTCTCATCGACAGTGCCGCAACTCTGACTGCTCCGTTTGCGTTCCAGTCGGCCAACGAACCCGCTTTCGGCACCATCGGCAACATCGTCCCTTGCGACACAAGTGCGGTGAAGTACGGTGCAAACGAAGGCAACATTCCGTTCGCAGTTCTTCTCAATGGCCCCGGCGAATTCTCCGGCTCCATTGGGCCTTCTGGCTCCCGCAAGGCTCCCACGGTTCGTGCCATGTTCCAAGGCAACGTGGACTTTCAGGGCTATGATGCCGCAGGTGCTTTCAAGGTAGGACAGTACGTCTACTGCGGAGGCAACGCACACACCAACGTTGGGCTTTACACAGACTCCACGCACACGGCTTCGACCACTGCGATTGGCATCTGCACCCACGTGCCGTCCGTCACCGAGCCTTGGCTTGGTGTGGCGAGCTTGATCTAAGGAAACAGGAAACAGGAGAAACCATTACCATGGCAAACCTTTCACGTACACAACAGCAGACCGCGATGCTTGGGCAGTTGCTCAAGACCGCTGGTGGTCGTCAGAAGCTCGCCGCTTCGTTGGGGCCTTCGCTCCGTCGTCGCCGCGACTATATGTCGATTGCCCGCAAGGCATTGATGGTCGAAACCCTACCTGATGGTGCCCTGCCCATCTACGATAAGGAATTTGACACGTCGGCAATGACCGTGGGCTCGACCCCCGGCTCGTCCTTCGTGGAAGCCTTCGTCGTGGGTGAAGAAGGCGGCGACATCGTCCGCGTCACCAAACCAAAGCGTGTCACGGTTCCGACTTTCGAAATCGTGTCCAACCCGATGATTCCGATCACGCAGATCAAGGAACGTCGTTTCGACCTCGTTGCTCGTTCACTGAATTTGGCGAAAGCCGAAGTCGGTGCGGCTGAGGACGGATACGTCTTCTCCCTGTTCGACGCGGTTGCATCCTCGGCTGCAACGCACGCCTCCAACGATCCGGTCTACAACCCGGACATTCCGATCAATGCTCCTATCGACATCAACTCGATGGCCGATGGCTTTGGGCAGGTTCAGCGTCACGACTTGTCTGTCGCGTTCGTCTTCTTCAATCCCCGTGATTACACGGATTTGCTGAAGTGGACTCAGCAGAACATCGACCGCGAAACCCAGCGTAAGCTGTTGAAAACGGGCGTGATGGGGTACTTGTGGGGTGCGACGCTCCTCCAGTCTCGTAAGGTCGGCTACGGCTCGATCTACATTCTGGCGGACGCCGAATTCCTCGGTGTTATCCCGGAACGTGTGCCGCTCACCGTCATGTCTGCCGACCGTCCTGACCTCCGTCAGATCGGTTTCAGCATCTTCGAAATTCTGGGCTTCCTGATCTTCAACCCGTCAGGTGTTCAGCGTCTCACGGTCAACGGTCGCTTCAACGCTGCCGCCAACTACGGCGAGAACTAACCTTCTCGTTGTCGTCGGACAACAAATCTGGGCCATACTTCGGTATGGCCCTTTTCTTTTTTCAATCCCACCGTTTTCAAACCCATAGGTAGCGTCATTTTGCGGTATTAGATTACTGGAGGACTCTGCCTGTGCAAAAGTCATACGTCGTAAAACGCCCCGTCAACTTTGCCGACTTCAACTTCTTCGTGAAGGTCGGGGACATTTTGAAACACGACACCCAAAACCACAACAGCTTGACTGTGTACCGGGGCGGTGCAATTGTCAAGACTCTGTCACAAACAGTACTAGGCATCAAAGCAATGCTGATGAACGACTTCATCGCGGAGCTTCATGATGCTCCTCCGGCCCCGGCCAAGGTCGAGCCTGTGAAAGAAGTGGTCAAAGCCCCGGAACCTGTTAAAATAGCTCCTAAGCCTGCTCCCAAGAAGGAAGAGCCCAAGAAATCTGGGTACACCGCTGAGGAGTACACCCCAGCCGTCAAGCGTGGTAAGGCTCAACCTAAGGAAGTGTCGGTGGACGAAATGCCGGAGCAACTACGCAAGGCCCTCGCCATCGAAGATGAAACTGTCTAGTGCCGAGATCGCCCCGGAAAACAACTTGGTGGGCCGCTGCAAAGAAATGCGGAGGCCGCTGCTGGTATTGTGGCTTCGTGCCCGATCCTGAGGCCATGACAGTCGATCACGCCAAGCCCCGGAGCCGGGGCGGGCTGAACTTCGCCGACAACCTCCTTCCGGCCTGCCTGTACTGCAACAACCTCAAAGACAATATGACGGTGTCCGAGTTCCGAAAGTTCGTCAAAGTCCGGGTGATCCGTAACCTGATGTCTCTCGGGTACGTCCTCGGCGATCTAAGTGCCATTCGCATAGTGTTTTACGGTGAAGGCAACGACTCCCCGCTAGGCTACTGACTACCCAAATCTACAGTGAGGGCTTTTTGCGTCCATGGGCGAGCGTGTCTTCATTACAATTCCACTGTACTTGGCGGATTTTCCATCCACTAAGACCGCGATTTCGCTGCCGGACTTGGTGAGGCAGACTAACGCCTTCTCGAAGAAATACCGCCCCGGCTGCACCCCGACTCTTCAGGATTCAAGTCCCAAAGAGCTTTTCCTCCACTACAACGTCAAGTGCCACAAGGAAGATTCCGATCCTGCTGGGCACGATGTGCGTGTGAAATTCGATCTCGCGAAGCTGGATGAGACGAAGCAGGCGAAAGACCTTGACGTGCAGGTTAGCTGCTCGTGTCCGGCGTTCCTGTACTGGGGAGCCCAGTGGAACCTGCATCAGCGTGACGGCTTGCTTGACACGCCCCGGCCCGAACTGCGGGCTCCAACTGAGCGTCTTGATCTCCGTGGGAATTTCGTGATTTGCAAACACATTCATGCGGTGTTCGAGCGAATCCTCCCCTCGGTGCAGCACAACATCGTGAAGATTCTTCGCGAACGGGAAATGGCGAGAAAGAAGGACGAGAAGGACAAGACGCCAGAGCGGCTGTTGAAGGATCAGGAACGTTTGCGGAAGAAACAGGAAATCGAGAAGATTCGTAAAGTCAAGGATCAAAAGGTTCAGGAAAAACTGTTGGACGCTTTGCGGAAGAAAGAGGAAGAAAAGTTAGTCCATCAGCAGGAGCTTGAACAGGGCGAACATGGAGAACCCGAGCCCGCTGTCGTTGGCCGCAATGCTGAGCCGCCGTCTATCGTGACGCCGGAAGCAAAGCCCGCTCCAGCCCCGGCTCCGGCCCGGCCAGCCCCGCGTAAGCCGCGTGAGGAAGAGGCGATTGAGGAGCTTACGAACGACGAACAAGCGAAAATCGAAGAGGCTCATGAGAAGGGTGAACCGCACTTGCACACAGGCCTGCCGTATAAGCCGAGGGAAGAGGAATAAATGCCGCTGCCGATCACAGCTATCACGAACGGGCCGTACCCGAACCGCATCCAGATTCAACTTGGATCGCTGCAAGGCCCATTCACGCAGGACGGGCCTCTTGGAAATTTTGATCCGAGCAGGGATTTGCAGTTCTACTGCAACGGGGCAAGACTGATCGTGCAGACGTGGTCATTCGATGCGAATAACAATCGGTACCTCGTCTTCATGACTACTCAATTTGATTTGCAGGGTTTGATTCAGGTCACGCATCACATGCCTGATCCGCCCTTCCAGTTCAACGCGAACCCGCCGATCTTCGGTATTCAGGTTGGTACCGAGCCGGACATGGACGCAGGATAAACTATGTCACAGTACCTTTGTGCGTCAAAAGAAATCAACGGGCAGATTTACATCACTCGATTGTCGCAAGCCATCGACGATCACACTCCGGGTATTCCTTCGGAGACTGACGATGGCGTGTGGTACTTCGTCGGGCCGGGCTCTCGTCCGTCCATTCAACAGTACAATCCGCCGAACCAGTTCATTCTGACGTTTGATTTCCTGTCGCACCTCACGTGCCGCATCGTTGACATCAGCACGTGGCCTCCGACCGTTGTCAACCCGATTGGCAACGCATCCTCGGGTGGGCCGAACACGAGCAATCAGTGGCAGCCAACCACATTTTATCCGACAGGATCGCAGATCGTTGATCCGGCTCATCACCTCCAGCAGGCTGGCGGCACAGGAGCACCGGGCGGTAACGGCGGCGTCTCCGGCTCGATTATGCCGACGTGGAATGATAGCGGCGGTACGACGACGGATGGCACAGGCAACACTCAGATCGTTTGGGTTGATCGTGGCCATGTGGCGTCATTTACGACCCAGTTCTCGTTCATGGCAGATGCCATCACGCTCAACCTGAAGGGCGGCAACACAGATGGATCGGTGAACGACTACTTCAACCCGCCGCTGATTGATCGCGGCCTGTTGTTCATCGACGCAACGACGAACACGTACTCGGTCACCATCTCGTTAGACCCAAGCTGGGTGCCGTTCCTTCTGAATCCCAACTACACGGCTTATTTCCGGCTGTATCGCCGGGCGATTGGGACGCTGCCATGGATTCTGCTTCAGGATTGGGTGCCGACAACGTTCTCGTACACGGACAGTGCTTTGGCGACCTCACCGTTCCGGTATCAGTACACGGCGACGTGGGGCGACCTGTACAGCCCCAGTGCCCCGTTCAACCCGGTCTTGCATGCCGAGGGCATCCCCGGCTTCTACGTGGTCACGGTGGATTCGACCGTGGAGCACCCGAGCTATCAGTTCCAAGTAAATGAACCACTTACACTTAAGTTTGAGAGTGACATGGCCTTTGTCAACCTCGATCCCCGGCAGGAATTCGTGGTTGAATCGCCATCTGACACAATCGGTTTTCCCGTCTCTACTATAGGACGATTCGGCGATCACCCTATCGGCACAATGGCTTACGGTACGGTCGAGTCGCGGCAGGAATTTATTGCGGAAGCCGTATCAGAAGTCCCGATCAACATTCCGTTCGGTGCCGGGCCGAGTAACTATTATGGCAGCATGTCTGCGACGGCCCAGTTGGAGTAAGGAGACGCATGTACAAGTTTGAAAACGAAGTCGAATTGAAGGTGATCTCCGGGGAAACCGGAAAAGTCGTCTACGAGTGGAAAGACCCGAACGCCATTTCGGATGACTTCGTTGTTGGTGGTGAAGTTGGTGGACGCATTTATGAGCACGGTTATATCCCGCCTTCCACCGGAAGCACACCATACTGCTTCCTTCTGCCCGATGATCCAATCGGGCTGACAAACTGGACTAGCGGAATGTGGGCCGCACAGGGCAGCGTTTTTGACCGACAGAATCCGTGGGCACCTTACTGCACCTCTGTGAACAATTCCGTGGATACCTCCGCAGAGCCGAACTGGAAGCTGGCTACATCGACGACATTTTTGGCCCCGGATAACACGACGGTGCTTTCGTACCCGACAGGTATTGCCGGACGTTGGCGTTTGTTCTACCAGTGGGGCACCAGCGGCGGGCTGCCCGGACTTGGTTTGCAGTTGAAGGCTCTCGGACTTACTGCATGGGAGAACGACATTGTTGACCAGCAGTACGGTGCTGGATCGACCACGAACATGCAACCAACAATCTTTGTTCCGCAGACACTTGTTGTTCTGCCGACATCAGTTTTCATTCACGGACGTAATGGTGGAGCAGGAACCCCGGACATTCTTCAGGTTTCCTACTTCCTGTCCATTGTGGGGGCAAGCTAATGGCTGTTAACGTATTTCAAATCGGCACCATCAACGGCAAGATGATGTTCAACTCGGGCTCTGACGCTACTCGTAAGGCCGGAGCTTACGTGTCGGAATACCCGTTGCAGCCCGACAACCTGAACGGCCAGCTTGCCCGCTACACCCGCATCTTTGGTATGTGGCAGAATGCCGCCCTCACCCAGTCCTCGAATAACACGTTCATTGGCTCCTATGGTCAGGATAACGGGTACAACCAGAGCACTGGGCCGAGCAACCCGCTCCCGTGGCGTCCGAACGGTGGATACTTCCTTCGTGGCGTGTGGTTCACTGACAATACGATCCCGCCTGTGACGAACCCGGTTGTGGCTCGTGATGGCTACTACGGCAGCTTTGTCGGCGGCTGTGAGCAGTTCGATTACGTTTTCGACATCAACACCCTCGCTGTGGATTATGAACCGCTGTACGGACACGGCACAGGATACACATGGCCTGAGTTGGTCAATCAGACTTTCCCGGATTCCGGTCTTGCCCGGCAGTTCCGCGATTCCAGCAACCCGCTGTCTGATGCCAGCTTGACAGCAACGAATTCTGCGTCAGCCTTCACCCGCACGCCGTACATGCCGCCTGTCTATCACCACCTGTACTGTGCGAATTTCCCGGTCGGCTCTTCGACTCTTGGTTCGGGCAACACCAAATTCTTCTTTGAAGAGCGTCCATCATTGCGTGCTGCCGGATTCAACGACAACAACTCCATGATCGACAGCGGCAATGATGTCGCCACTTCGTACATGAACGGCAACCCGGCCTCGGGTGGGCCGTACACAACCGATCCATTGAAGGGAGCGTCTGCAAGTTCTCCCACCAGCAACTCACAGGAGTATTTCCAAGTCACTGGTGTCCGCAAGCTCAACAGTCGTGGTTTGACGATGCACCTCGCCAAGGTGTTCGACAACGGTTGGAATGCCTTCCCGTATCGCTACGAAGAGGACGGGATCACAGAAGAACCAGTTCTGCCCGTCAATGTGCAGACCCAATACCTCTGGCAGCGTGGTCAGGACTTCACGGTTACTGCGACGAGTGTCACCAGCAACGTCGCGACATTCGTGTGCGTGAACACACTGGCAGCCGGGGATCAGGTCATCATGAACGGGTTCCAGAACCACTCGGAGTACAACGGACAGGTGTTGACTGTCCTGTCCACCGGGTTGTCTGGCCTGCAATTCGAGGCGAACTGGACGGCTTCAAACTACTCATCGTCGCCGGAGTCTACGAGCGGTGCCGTGGCCAGCCTCAATCCTGACATCCGCATCCGTCAGGCAGCTACGTTCACGATCAACGAAGAGTACTACGGTCTCGTATCGGATACGAAATGCTCAATCTGGTCGAACAAGTCTTCCATGTTGCCGCTGGTGTTCTTCGATCTTGCAGACACTTGGTCTGCCTCTGTTCGCCCACGTATCGCTGGCGTGGCGGTCTCCGGCGTCAATCAGGGAATTATCACGAACGTTTCGCTGACCAGCAACGTCGTGACTATCACAGCCAACAACAACTACCAGAATGGTCAGAACATCTACATCCAGAATTTGACCAGTGCCACATTCCTGAACGGTCAGACCTTGACTGTGCAGACAGCCACACCGCTGCAATTCACGGCTTCGTTCACTCATGCGGATTACGCTTCTACGCCGGATACTGGTGAATGCGGCGGTTACCAGATTTACTTCCTTTCGGAAGATGGCATCCTTGCGATTTACGATTTCACCCAGCTTAACGGTGCGATCTCACTGGTCGGTTTCAACGCCCCCACTCCGGCTCACACTTGGGAGTGCTACGGTGCGATGAAACTGAGTGCCGATGGCTCCACGCTCTATGCCATTTATGGCACAGTGTCGCCTGATCCGCGTCTTACGACGGTAACGGGTGCTGTGGCTCCGCGTGTGGGTGTCATCTCCTACAACATCGGGACGCAGACTTGGCAGACTCTCGGCACCATGAGCTTCATGCCGAATCAGGCACGCCACAATGGGCGTTCTTTGCACGAACTGATTGTGCTTCGCGATGGCCGTCTGGCTGTTTGCGTTGAAGAAGTCAGCTACACGAACCCGAATGTCACGAATATCCTGACCCCCTCCGGGACGCCGACAGCGACCGTACTGCCGAACATCCGTTGGCAGGTTGGCTTGCTTGATCCGACCGGGCCGACATGGAACTCCGCTCAAATCGACGCCGTCACGACGCCGGATGCTTCACCGAACACTGCGTACATCAGCACGATTCAGTCGGCTGGTAGCAACCTGACGATTACTTTCTCGCCGACATTGACGACTCAGTTCCCGGTTGGTGCTGTGTTGATGATTAACATGAACACGCAGCTTGGCGGTCACACAGAACTCGACGGTCAACTCATCACCGTCCTGACCTCTTCAACATCACAGATCACGGCGACGATTCCTTCGTACAACTCGACCTATGGCCCAGTTAGCCAGAGCGGCACTTTGACGCAGGGTATCCAGTACGGCACCAACACTGGACAGACGGGCTTCAACAACCTCAAGGATTTCTGGTTCTACATGCCCAACGCTTTCATGCATGATGTGGCAACGAACAAGCTGCTCATCCAAGGCAACTGGACGGCTGGCAACTTGTGGGTTCTGGACATCAGCGGAACGACCCTTGGTACGTCCAATGCCAACTTGACACCAGTTCCGGCCTCCACGCTCTGGAGCTACGGCGGCGGCAGCGGTTGGACTGGCAGCGACACGTTCGTTACCAACAGTTCGAACCCGGCGTATGAGCCAGTGTCGATCACGCATGCAAAAGACTTTGCGACAAACGCTGATCGTACCATGTTCTACGTCCACAAAACGTACACGCTGTTCGGCGACTCCCCGCTTTATCAGGCGGCACCGGGGTACACGTGGGGAGCCCCGAACACACTTCAGTTGATGCATCTCAACAGCATGGCAGGAGTCACCATCAATTCGTTTGGTAAGGATTGCTGGACTGAAGGCGATCTCGGCAGCCGCTTCATCGGCAACGACGCCGCTCAGAACTGGACGTATCCAGTTATGACGCTGGACAACTACATGCACTTTATCCGCATCACCAGCGGCCTCACGAGCCCACCGCAAAATCTGCCAAATGGGAACTCGCTGTACGGTCTGTGTGCTCAGAGTTTTGCATGGTTGCCGACCTACCACAAATGGGTGGGTAACTCCGCGTCGATCACCAGCATCCAGATTGCTGGGAACGTCCTCACCGTACAGGCGACCAACACATTCAGTGCGGGCGATCATGTGACATTCTCTGGCGTCTCGAATGCCACGTTCCTGAATGGCATGACCGTGACCGTCCTTTCGGCTGGTCTGAGCGGTGCACAGTTCGCAGCGAAGCTCACTTACCCGAACTACGGGCCTACAGCGAACAGCGGTACCGCAGAGGTCATGTGGAAGATGGCGGACAATTTCGCCGATGCTTTCAACAACCCGATCTCCATCCCGTCCGCAAACACAAACGTCCCGCTGCCTTACGGGTTGCAGGTACAGTTCGGCCCGAATAGCAGTGATACTTGGACGAGTCAGGGTAGCAAGGCGACGATCACGAACGTTTCGATCTCTGGCAACACCCTTACCGTGTTGACCACGACGAACAACTTCAACCCCGGAGACAAGGTCACCCTGTCCGGTCTCACGACGGCGACCTTCTTGAATGGGTTGACGGTTACTCTGGCCTCGGCTTCAACTAATCAGTTCACCGCGACCGTTGCGTACTACAACGGCGGTTACGGCCCGGCTGCCGACACTGGAACGGCAAACGACATCAGCATCGGCAACAGCGAATTCTTCACATTCAATCTGTGCTGGGGCAACACGAAGTTCGCCCGTAAGTCACGTTTCGCGTGGTCAATGTTTGCTGGACAGACGTTCCTCCAGACTGACGCCCGCACTGTGGCAGAGCAAAATGCAGTTGGGCTCTACTTCGTGGATACCGATCAGTCCAACGTGGCATTTACGGCTCCAACTTCGATCAACCCGACGCCACAGACTGCACCGTTGACAACGCCTCTTACCGGGTGGAACACACAGGTCACGTGGCCGAAGCTGGACACTGGTAACTACCCGTATGATGCAACTGCGTTGCAGATGGTCATCACGGCAAACAACTTCGATCCGACAACGAACGTGTACACACCGTACACCGCGTCCAGCCCGAACATCACATCGAGCGGCGATCAGGCAGGATTCCCAAACTGGCAGGCATTCGCAGGCAGTGCTCAGCGGTTCTGGAAGTCGAACGCGGGCAACACTGGCTCGCTCACGATTGATCTGGGTGCCGCTACGCTCATCAGCGGATACAGCTTCCGTCTGTTCTACGACTCGTCCAACACTGTGTCCGGGGCACCTGTAACGTGGGTGCTGCAAGGTTCGAACACCAGTGCGTCCGGGCCGTTCACAACCATCGACTCGCAAACGGGATTCTCCGCCTTCAAACGCGGCGTTGCCTTCACGGCGAGCACGCCGGGCAGCTTCCGCTGGATTCAGTTGAGCATTACGCAAGCCAGCGGCGGTAACACCCCGTCTCTGGGTATGCTCCAATTCTACAGCGGCTCACGTCAGTCAACATTTAACTTCTCTGACCTGTGCTTCATGAACTTCGGTTCTCAGGTTGGCGGTCAGTCTTCGGATGCACCATACTACCTCATAAACGCGAATATGTCGCGTGGCTACAAGTTCGAGGTGAGCACCAACGGCGGCATCTCTTACACACAAATCACTCCGCTCTGGCGTGCACACATGGGCTACGCTTACACGTTCGCCCGTCAGGTGGGCATCACGAACCTCCGCATTACTGTGCAGCAGGGGTACAACTACAGCACCACGCCTTTCAACGCAGGCGGCGGCACTGTGTTTTCAACCGCAGCTTTCGGCCCGGTGTATCTGTTTGATTACGGTTCCCAGACCACCATCAACAATGCTCGTCTCGGAAGCAGCACCGCACCCGTCGCTACGCCAGCGGCAGGCTCGTTCGATCCGCAGTGCATCGGTATGTCCGTGGACGCCATGTCATTGTCGCTCGACGGCGGCTCGACTATGGCATTCTCCCCGTCGTATCCGACAGGCCCGGTCTCTCCGTTCACTCAGACATTCAACACGAACCAGTATTGGGCTGTGTTGGGCTGGTGGAGCATGGAACCTGTGCCCGCTCCCGCGAGTGGCGTGAGCTTCTTCAAGGCCCACCCGTTCTACGGCTTCCTGTTGTTCCAAGGGGCCGGGCCGAGTGGTGCATTGAGCACACAGAGCGGTACAAACCTCAGCATCGAGTATCACTGGGGTCGCCGAGTCTAAGGAGGCCCCGTGAGCATACCAATCGACACATATTTCACGATTGATCCGTCTTCGGAGTTCAAGTCCAAAGCTCACGGCGTTCTGTTTTCGCAGGAGCTTTTCTTCTACGTTTCGGATACCAGCGAGCTTCGTGTGCGAAACTTCAACGGGCTGGTAGCGTATGCGATTGCTCAGGACGTAATTTGGGCCTCGGCAATCTCAGCCACAGACAAAATCAATCTGTACTACGCAAACACGAGCGGGGAAGTTTTCTACATCCCCTACTTCCATTTCGGGGCGGGGACTTTGACTGCTGTTCCGACTGGGATCACGGCTGCCCTCACGTTTGATGTTTTTTACGTGGCCCAGAGTAGCCCGCCTGTCTACACGATGGTCGTGGATAACGGGCAGATTCATACTCTGTATGTCGCCAATGATCCGGGATTCACTTCGATTCGTGCGAGCGAGACGATTTACACAAATGCGACCGACCCGACACATTTTGTGACGCGGCCCCGCATCGCTATGCACCCGCAGGATACCGACAGGCTGACCGTGCATTGTCAGAAAATTCTGGTTTCAAACGGATCGTCTGGCACCGGATTTTATGTGGTCAGAGTTCCAAGCGTGAGCTAAAGGCGGTATTAACAGACAATGCCTCTTATCGTCACATCGTTGATGTTCACCAGCAGCGAAGCCCCCTCGAATTTCGAGGACAATGTCGTTTTCACGGCGACAGTTACCGGGGTGTCTTCGTTTCCGGGCGGGCCGACTGGCACGGTCGAGTTCTGGGACGGCGTCCCGCCGAGCGACGGCGGCACCGGGGTTCTGATCGGCACGGTTCCTCTCGTGGGGCTGACCGGGTTCACCGGGCAGGCTCAACTCCAAATCTCCTCCTTGACGGCGGGGATTCATACCATGGTTGCGATCTATAGCGGAGATGCCAACTTCGCGACCAGTCAGAACTACCCGCCCGGTTTCACTCAACAGGTTCTCACGGTGCCCGCCAGCGGCGGAATCTTGCCGGGCTTCGCCCTGATAGCGAGCTACACCTCGTCCGGCGACGCCAGCCTGCCGCCACAGGCCTCTCTGACGGCTGTACCGCTCACTGTGGCCCCGTTTGCGTCGGTGATCCTCCTCTGGGACACCCTCAACGTGGCCTTCGTTCGCATTCAAGGAAACAATCACGTGGATTACCAATCGCCGCCTCCGCCCGGCAGCATTTCTGGTTTTGACACGGGGTTCATATCTACAACAGGCTCAGGGGTTTACGTGGTGGGCAACGGGTTTTCAGCCACGATTACCCTGACCTTAACGACCTACGGGCCGGGGCAAGTGCTGCTCGCTCCGTCTTCGGCGGTCACGATCACGGTGACGTAACACGGCAAGCTAAAGAAAACCCAGACTATCCGACCCATTTCTAGGATGCCCTTTCTCCGGCATCCATCAGGAGAAACGTACCATGGCTAAGAAGATCGCACAAGTTGACAACGACGCAATGAACTCGCTGTACGCGGGTGAAATTTCCCGTCTCGGCGGCAAGGTTGCTGCTGAAGGCAAGGACGGCAAGGAAGAAGTGGGCGGCATTTCCCACGATCCGCAGGCTTTCGAAGATCACGACAAGTATCTTGAGACCCTGAAGTCCGCTCTGGCCGAAGACGAAAAGTCTGGCGGAAACCCGAACGACCCGATCACCGACTAAGGGAGACCGATGAAGCACGCCGCGAACATTTTGGGCGACGCACTCGCTGAGCCCAAGGCGGCGGATTTTAGGAAATTCTCCCACCTGATCGTTCCGGGGCGTATCGTCACCGTCCTCGACGGGACGAAATACCGGGTCGCATCTATGGTCAGCGGCCCCACTGGGGTCAAAGTAAAGCTGGCCAATCTACAGGGGGAGTCTATTCCGACTCCCGCCGACTTCCACCCAATCAACGTCACCATGGCCCACTTCGGGGCGTGGATGCGGTTCCATGTCGCTTACAACAAGGACTTCGACCGCTACGTCAAGAGCTACATCCAAAAGGCCGGGCTCCCTGTTGACGACAAGATGAATTGGTCTAGCTGGCTGGCCTCGACCATCGGTCGTCATCTCAAGGGCGACGATGATTTGAAGGATGAAGCCATCCACTTCGGCGTTCTCAAGGCCCTCGAAGACCGCAACGTCCTCGCGAACTTCCAGAATGCTATCAAGAAATTCCCCGATAAAGTCCAGAAGGAACCGCTCGCCCGTCAGGTGAGCCACTTCCTGTGGCAGACGTTCATCTGGATGCGTGATCGCGGCGACTTCCAAGAGTACATCAACAAGATGCAGCCCGAGCAGGAAGTGTCCATGCAGGATGAGGGCACTGACGAAGGTGAAGAAACCAATATTCTTGAGACCGAGCAGTACGCGACACCGAGCCGGGCTGGGGATGTTGAAGCTGATCTCGATGTTGAAAAGTTCAAAGAAGATTTTGGCAAGTGGTTAGTCAAGAAGTACGGCCAGAACGAGCAGGCCTACACCACCGCAGGGCAGTATCTCTTCCTGTTTGATATGATCTGGGAAAGTGTCATGAGCCATGGTACTAAGCCCAAGCGGAATGAGATGCTGCCCCAGTGGGAAAAAGAGACGGGGCTGAGCCTCGGCAGTTTGAAGGCTTATCTCGGCGATTTGGCCGGGCTGATCTCATCGTTCGTCCGTGAACGCGGCGACTACTACGAAGATTCCAACGTGTTCATCAATCTTGTCCGCAACATGACCGAGACCAAGCCGAAGGGTGTGCCTGCCCGTGCGTCTTCGCTGCACTTGGCTGAGGGTATCGACGGAGATGTTGCCGAGGCTAACAAGGAAACGGTTGCCCCGATTACGCTGTCTGCTGCTGAAAAAGAAGCCACACCAGCGGGCGATCTCATTTCGAAAATGCCACAGCGTGGTAAGCCGAAATCTCCCGAACAGTTGGGCCTCGTTCGCAAGACTGAAGATCAGATTTATCGTGAGCAACACGGAGCTTCGAAGGAAGCATTCTTCTCCCCTGAAGACGCAGAGAAATTCCGTGAACACAATCAGGGCAGCAATGTTGCCTTGAATCAGGACGAAGAGGACTATCAGAAGTGGGAGCCCGTGATGGTGATCCACACTGAAGACGAAAAGACTGCCGCTGATCCTGATCCGAATCCCGCTACACGTGATTGGCAGCCCGGCGAGTGGTTCAATCGAAACCGTGTCCCGCAGAACCTTGGCCAGTGCTCCTGTGAGTGGGAGAAGTGCCCGCTGGGCCACAAGGCTGGTGGTTGCATGAATCCTGCCGCCCACCTGTTGGAGATTTTCGGTACCAAAACCCGTTACTGCCAGTCGTGTCTGGAAGCAACGCAAGCGAATCTGCCTGCCAAGGACATCCGCATTCTGTCTTCGGAGAAAGTCGCTGCGACGGCGGATGATTTTTACTCCCAGATTGCCCAGTATCACAACCAGCACGGCGGCTCCACGTTCCATCCGAAGATGGGAAACCTTGACGGTACCGACATGTGGTCTGTCAGCATTCGCAAAGACCTTCAGGTAATTGAGAATGGGGCACAGATCGCTCCGGCACAGGTCAAGCAGTACGTTGAGTCGCAGGGTGTGCAGACGGCCATGAATGATCCCACCAGCAGCATCGGTACGTGGGCCAACTCCGGGCAGACATACTTCGATGTGGTTCAGACAATTGCCGACCGCGACACCGCCATCGCTCTCGGTAAAGAACACGACCAGATTGCGATCTTCAACTTGAAGACCCACGAAGAGCTTATGCTCGCCGATCTGCCGGAAAAAGAGGCGGCATCCAAGCCTCTCGCTGATGAGTGGCGTTTGGTTCTTGGTGAAAATGGGTATCACCCTGCTCAGCCGACTCCGAGTGGTGATGAAGTTTGGAGAAATCCGTACAACGATGTTCAGATCATCATCGTGACTCACGGTATGAATGAGTTCTGGGCACCGCTGATTGATGGTAAAGCAAGAAGCAACGATCTGAGCCGTTCTACAGCCTCACTTGACGCCTACCTCTCTGCGTATCAGGATATGGACTCAGGCGTGAAGAATGGCAGTACGAAGACCGCTCGCCTTATTCGTGGTGATGAACTCACACCAGAGATGCGTGAGCAGGTATTGGATGCTTTCCCGCGTCGGTGGACAAAGGACAACCCGCACCGGGCTGAGACATGGAAAGAATGCCCGAATTGTGACATCAACAATCCGTTCGTGGCTGACGCCGCAGCGGAAGGGCACAATCACCCAGTCATTCCGATGATCGTGGACGACGAGTGGATTCGTAACTACGCATTCAATTTCACGAATGACGGGCGTTTGAAGCGTCCGCAACATGCTTTCCCGTTGTGGAAAGGCCAGCACGCTGCCTCGATTAACCACCTATTCGCCATGGACAAGCAGGCGTATGCAGATGATCGCCGAGAAGAAATTGGCGAACTCATGCGTGACGGTAAGACCGTGTACTACGCATACGTCAATGGTGTGCGTGAGGAATCAGAAGATCGCGAAGCGGTACGCAAGAAGCTTGAATCACGGCACCCGAAGAAAGCCGCATTCGATCCGCAGCTTGCAACCCTCCTTGGGTCGTGGGTTGTGTTGATGCTTGGCAAGTGGCTGGGCAATAAGTGGCAGGAATATTTTGGCGACGGCTCCTCGCTCGTTCAGAAAGCTGAATCCATTTTGGAGAAGAAGGGCGTTACTTCCCTTGCGACATTGGATAGCTACGCCCAGCAACAGGGCACAGACCGCTTCAGAGCGTTCTGGAAACTCGCTGCCCAGCAGCTTGTGCTCTCCGTTGCGGTCACAACTGGAATTTCAGCGATGAATCTGCTCTCCGGTAAGGGCGAAACGGTATCTCAAACGCCAACCCAAAACCAGATGACCATCACTGACGAAGTTGATGCAGTCCCCGCCGATCAGCAAGCTCCGCAAGTCGATCAGCAAGGCCCGCAGCAAGTCAATACGCCTCAAGGTCAGCAACAGGTACAGCAAGATCAGGATGACAACCCACAACGGCAGGTTAAAATGACCTCGGACAAGCGGGCTACTTCCCTTGGCCCGGCATTGCCGTGCTGCGGTTCTGTTACGGGGCACCACAAGATGGAATGCCCGGTCTACAGTAAGAATTTCGACGAGACGTTGGAGAAGCTTTATCCCAAGAAAGCGGACGAGAGTCCTGAAGAAAAAGCTGAACGGCTGAAGTTGCAGCGGCCCGAAGGCTATTGGGAAGGCTTGGACGATGTCTCTGAAGAGCCTCAGCATGCAGAAGAGGACTGGGAGATTGCCAACCGCACGCATCTGTACTGCCCGCGTTGCCTTGAATGCGTAACGTGCAACCTGCGTCCGTGCAAGGACGGCGGAGAACATCTGCCGGGCGTTCCTGAAGATCAGAAATGGGATGCGTACAGGAAGGAAGTTGAGGGCGGCATGTTGAAAGAGGGCGACCTCGGCCACGATTTCTACAACGCCATTCGTCCGCAGACTATGCCGGGTGATACGGGTCGCGAAATGCACTCGGATACGACTGGACGTGTGCGTGTAGGCAGTGATCTGACCGAGCCCGGCCCACATTCGCCGAATGCTCCTTACGTTGCACCTCGGAATCCGAGCAACGAAGTAAGTGATCGCGAGGTGTCGGACACGCAGGCACAAGACCCGGTGAATCCGTACAGTCAGGATTTCAGTCAGGTGGAGAACAATCAGTTGTCGTCAACAGCCTCGAAGGAAGCCGCCCAATCTGGTGTCGGTGCCCCCGCTGGCGGTGCTGCGGTTCCGCAAGAAAATGCCCAGCAACAGCAGCAACAGGGGCCGATGACTTCCATTTTGCTGAATCAGCAAGACCCGGAAAGTGGCTCCGGGGCTGGCGAGCCTCCGAAGCAGCCAGAGAGGAAGCACATCCCACCGGAGTTACCGAATCAGAGGTTCTATATGGCAAGTTTGGGCGGACTAGAAGTCGCGAAGGTCGCGAGCAAGCAGGCATACATCTATCAGGCAGCCCTCGTCTGCGACGAATGTGCCCGTGAGACCATGAAGCAGTTGCAGCCTCCGGCGAATCCGGCTGATGAGCACACGTTCGACTCGGACGATTACCCGAAAGGCCCATACCCGAACGGCGGCGGTGCCGCAGACGGCCCGCAGCACTGTGATAAGTGCGGTGTGTTCCTTGAAAATCCTCTGACCACGGACGGCAACGTCTACATGCAGGACATGGTTGATGAGGCTATTCGTGATGGCCGTGGGGAAGAGCCCCACATCCGTGAATGGATGGATTTCTACGGATATCACCCGGATCAAAAACTTCCTGACATCAGTGAGGAAGAGCAGACCGATGGGTTCCTGAGCGATCAGGGGCACACGTCTTCGCAGAAGACTGCCCAGAGTGAAGTCCTCGGTCAGTTGCTCAACGCCTATACGATTCTCGACACGGTACTCCCCGGAGCAGCGGAGGGGGCCAAGCAGGAATTGCGTCTTGCGATCAACTACCTCGTCGAGGGAATGAACAGCCAAAACGAAGCTGAGGGCCTTGGGCCATATTTCAAGTTCAGTTCAGCGAAGGGTAAGGCGGTTTTTGGTGCCTTCCCGGAGCCGGGCGTGGACATGGAAGACATGAACGCTGTTTGCCGTGGCCTGTTGGGCATGGTCAATCTGTGGATCGAAGATACTGGCGGCACGCCGATTCCTCCTGATGAGATGGAAGCTATGATCGGCAGTGCGGTTGAATCGACTCCGGTGCCGTCTAAGACTGGGGCCGAGATCACACACCACAAACCGACGAATGTAAGCGGTAAGTGGTTCGTGTTGATGGATGAGGGCGTTGAGGTTTGGTTCAACGTGTTCGATACACGGGAAGAAGCCGAAGCTCAGTACGATAAGTACCACCAGCAGTACCATGAAGATGAGATTTATTTTGGGGTTTTCACTACCCCGCCTCACCTTCCGAATCAGGGGTCGTCCCAAGTTGACGCCCCACAAACCGAGTAACTATCAAATCCTTTAGTTGAGGTGAGGAAAATGGCAGCAAAAACGACGAAAACCCCGCAAGAAGCCCTTCGAGCCCGCATCGCGGCCCGTAGGCAGGCACGGAAGACCGAGAAGGTCTCCAAGTATGCCAAGATGCAGCAGACCGCCCAGAAGGCCCCGGAGAAGCTGGAAAAGCTGTTCCGTTCTATCGCCGTGACGGCGAACAAGATGGCTTATGGCTTCGAGAATCTGATGGATCACTGTGACCTCGTTCGTGCCCCCAAGGGTGCGTCCTCAGCCGTCCGTATTGCCGCTGCCAAGAACTACGGCGTTGGCCTGAAGAAGCTCGCCGAAGAGCAGCCTGATATGCTGGAAACAGCCCTTCAGGAAGCCTACAAGGCTCTCGACGAACAGGCAGCCGCCATGGAAATCGCCGCCGAAGCACTCGGTATTGATCTGGGTGCGACTCCGACCGAACAGGCATTCACCGATGAAGGCAAGCACGAGCTTGAAATGGGTGAAGAGAAGGGCGAGGAAGTAGCCGAAGAGGAAGGCCCGAGTTTTGAAGCTAAGGAAGAGGAAGTTGTCGAAGAGGCTGCTCCTGAAACTCCGAGCTTTGAAAAGGGCGATGAAGAGGAAGCCAAGGAAGGTTCCGGCTCTGACGCCTACGTCGATGATCGCGACCATTCCGGCCAGCCCCGCACGCCGGGCAAGCTGGACATTCCGCAGGCACAGGGCGAAGCCGAGGGCAACAAGCGTGGCAACAAGCGTGGAGCCGAGCAGGAACCCACCAAGCAGGAATACAGCATCAGCGAAGTGAAGAAGCCCGCTGGTGATTTCGTCGCTGACATCCCGCAATCGCAGGGTTCATCCGAAGTGAACAAGCAGAGTGGTGTGATGGACGGCGAACCCGCTCCTTCTTTCGTGAAGGACATTCCGCAGGCACAGGGTGAATCTGAAGTCAACAAGATGTCTTCGAAAATCGGGGCAGTTTTGACCTCGATCATCAAGAAGGCCATGTCCCGCAAGGACTACATCATGATCGCCGACGCCATCAAGGAAACTCCGATGGCTCCCGAAGCACGTGAAGCCTTTGCTCGTCGCATCAGCCAGCCCCTACTGCAAGACAACCCACGGTTTGACGAAGAGACTTTCGTCAACTACGTGATGGGCACTGGCGGGCCGAGGAAGAAACGGCAGCCGCAGCAGACACCTCCGGGTGCAATGTAATTCACGTACCACGTGTACGAAGAACTGAGGGGACGCTAAGCGTCCCCTTTTTGTTTTAGCGATTTGCCCGGCTGACGAACATGTGGTCGAAGTCTGGGTTATCGACCTTGATGCGGAATTCGCCGAGCAGTGGCGGGTCAACGCGGTAGATGTGGCCCAGCTTCGACACTTTCCGCTTACTATATCCGGTGCCGCTGGGGTTGGCCTTGTCAATCAGGGAGTGGATGTAGGCTCCGATGGCGTGCTCGTGGGCGTCTTTCGACTCCATAAGCTGCTTGGATGCCCGGCTCATGGCACGGCGAATATCCGGGCGATGCAGGCCGTAGATTTCTGCGATCCGCTGGAATGATCTGGTCTTCGCGTACAACTCTACGACTTTTGAAAGCTGAACCTTCTCCAATCCTTCCTCAACTCCGGCCTTGGCGAGAATTCCGTGCATCTTTTCTGCCGTGGGCTCACCCATCATGATGAACGTTCCCAGCACTTTCACCGCCATGCGAATGCGGAATGAGCATACAGTCTGTGTGCTCTTGTGGATGATCGCGAGAGTGTTTTGGGTTTTGGACAAGAGGTAGTACGAGAGCAAAAGCTCCTGATCCTCTTTTTTCAGGAAGCGGAGCATCCGCAGAAATTCTGCGAAATTTTCCTGCACGTAGGTAAGGATATCCTCCTCGGCGAGGTCGCTGCAAGTTTCGAGTGAGATGGTTGTCGTGCCTTCAAGCTGATCCTCTTCGTTGAGGAGCATGGCACGGGCGGATGTGATGGAATCAAAGTACGGGGTGTTCTCGCTCATGAATTTTTGCCAGTAAAAATGGGAAATTTTGACTTATTGACCCATTGTTCGCAATATCTAATACCGGATTTTTCAGGATTTCAGCGGATTCGCGACAAATAAAAACGGGCTCCCGGTTTGGGAGCCCGCTTCGCGTTGTGCCCTACTCAGGTTATGAGTGCGACAGGGCGATTGCTGCAAGTACCGTCTCGTAGCCGAGCGGGTTAGCAAACTGCGGCGTGTAAGAGCCTGCCGCCGTCTGGATGCCCCACTGCACGAGGTAGTGAGCTTCCGAACCGACCAGCTTGCCGTTGAACACGCGGCTGTAGCCCGGAGCCGTCAAGGTCGCGTCTGTACCAAGGCCGAGGCCGTTGGCACTCTTCTGGAGACCGACGACGAAAACGAGGTCGCCCGTGCCCGTGGTGACGATTGCCGGAGAGCCGACAGCCGGGTTCGCGGACGAAATGCCCGTGGTCGAACCGTCTGCCGCAACCGCCGTCATGCCCGTGAACCGGGTCACGCCGAAGTTGACGCCGCCGTCGAAGATCGGCACTGAACCACCCGACCAGTCCTGCGGGGCAGTGATGCCCGGCTGGTACATGGAGTTCAGGTTGACCTTGTAGGTGCCGCCCTGTACGTTCTCAGCGACCCAGATGTAGATGCTGGGGTAGTAGCCGTCAAGGCTCCACTTGCTGGAAGGATAGGGGTTCGGAGCAGTCGGAGGAACGGACGAGACCGTGTAGTCTGAGTCCGCGATCTTGATGCTGGAACCGAGCGTCCAAACGTTGCCGCCGAGTTCCGTTGCGGTGCCTGTCTCAGCGTGCGAAGCCTGAAGACCGTGCATTGTCGGGTCATTGAAGACCAGTGACGTGCTGGATGTGCCAGCGATCAAGCTGAGGTTCTGTCCGTTGAGCCACGTGCCAGTCGTCAAACCACTGAGGTTGACGCGGTCGCCAGCTTGCCACTGACCAGCCGAGACCGTCAAGGTCACGACGTTGCCAGCGGTTTCAGCGATGTTGCTGATCGTGGATGACTCGCTGGAGCCGTCCGTGATGGTGGGCTGTGCATTGAAATCGTTCAGACCCGCCGCCCAGCCAGCCGGGGTTACCGGGCTGGAGCCGTGAAACAGATCGAACGGATCGTAGCTCTTGAGACCGATTGCGACGGCGATGAGGCAGTCACCAGCCGAGGCTGTGACGTATGCGTTGTCGCCCTGTTGATTCGGCCAAAGGTTCTCGACCTTCGATGCGTACTGAGCCGGGAAACCATAATTGGTTGTTTGTAGTACAGGTGCTCCCATGATGTTTGTCCTTCGAGGAAATGTCCTCTACCTACGGTCAGAAATTCAGCTAATTTCAAATGCTTAATTAGGGGTTTTGAAGGAGGGATTATGCGGGGACGCAAACGACTGTTCAACGACAAAGAGAAGTGGTGTAATAAGTGCGAAAAATGGCTGCCCTTGGACGCCTTCGGGGAGAACAAACGCACCGCGAGTGGCAAGCAGGATTACTGCAAGACCTGCCATAATTCCTACGGCGGCACGTTCTGGGGAAAGGTGCAGGCCTACGACGCCTTGCTCGCGGCCAAGTACAACATGAAACCGAACGACTACTTGGAGCTTTGGCGTTCCCAGAACAAACAGTGTGCGATCTGCGGAGCCGCCCTAGCCCTCTACAATCGCGGCACGCACCTTCACGTCTTCGGGCAAGTGAAGAAACTCCTTTGCACGAGTTGCGACAAGGGATTGGACAACTTCAAGGAAAATCCAGAGTTTTTATTGAATGCTGCCGAGCAGTTGAATAAGTTCGCCAAGGTAACGAGCAACAACCCAGATGATGGCGGAGAGAAGAATCCCGGTGCTGATACAAGCTCCAAGGACGATAACCAAACTGGTGCCAAGCAACCGCTTTAATTCTTCGTCCATGGGGCACCTCCACGAAATAGGTTGGGCCGCGACTCACACCCGCCCTGCCGAGCGGCCCCGCGATGGTACAGAACTGAACCATGGAGTTCTGCATGTGCCAATCGCACACTGGCCGGAAAGTAATCCGGTCTTTTGATGGTCTGACGGGTATCTCGTTAACCGTTCTGGCCGAACAAATACGCCTGTGTCAGCTTCGTACCCGCTGTCGATTTTCTGACGCGGAGATAGTTGAAGTACAGACAAGATGGCGACCAGATTGCCATGGTGCTTGATGCTGTCCAAGCTCCTGCGGCAGTCGGATTGTCAAAGTATAGCACCGACTCGTCGCTGTTGAAGCCGCCAGTCGAAATATTTCCGGTTGCATTGACGCCGACGTTCGGGCTGCCCGTTGTGTTCGTAGCAGGCGGCTGCACGCCGGAGTTGGTGTAGGCAAACAGGTAGAACGGTTCGCCCAGCGGAATCGGGCCGTTGACCTTCAGGTTGCCGGGGCCGACCATACTGTTGAACAAAGAGTTTTGCAAGATGTACGGCCCGCCGCCAACGCTGATGTAGACGTTGTACCCGGTTGCGACGCCGAGCGGATCGGCTGCCGGAGAGGCGACGATAAGCTGATTGCCTGCGGTCACGAGCAGGGCAGTCGTGCCGGAGGCTGTCGTCTCAGGCGGTGGAATCAGGACGCCCGGTTGAGTAGTGCCGAGGGGCACGGTGCCCTTCGGAAACGCGGTCACGTAAGTGACTTGTACCGAGTAGGTCGTGGCCACGGTCGGCGACGCATTGCCGTATCCGGCTGAATAATTGGGTGTGAACTGGCTGAGTGTCGGGGCGGAGGGGGCGGCGATAGTTGCACCGTCCAGTAGGACGTTCGGGTCGTTGGAAAGCTCAATCCATACGTTCCCAGCGTCGAAAGCCGAAGGTGCCCCGGCTGAGGTGGTGCTGATTTGCACCGACATTGCCACAAAATTCGAGATATTTCGCCATGCTCCATCGGCGGGTGCTGTTGAGCTAAAAATTGTGTTGTTAATTGTCTGCATGGGGTTCCTCTGTAATAGGGGCGAAAAGCGGTTTTTATTCAAACGGTTTTCGGGTTTTTCTTGGAACTTTGTAACTATGCTTCCCCTAGATGAGAGGTCTATATGCGTAAGACTCGTCCCACACCAGCTTTCGGTTTAGGCTCCCAGCGGGCCAATGAGGCCGTTTTTTCCCGAAATCACTTTGCTTCTGCGACTCCGATCCCCCTCAGTATTCAGAGCCAGATCGACGAATTCATGATGCGTCGGGTCGCCGGGAATGTGTATGAATGTCCTTCGACGAAGGATTTCTGGCAGGTTCAGGGCACCAAAATTGTCCGACTCGTAGTGGACGAAGTTGACAACGGGGAAGCGATCCCGGCAGCACCCAAGGATGAGCCGATGGAATTTCTCGGTTCGATCTTGGACGACCTAACTTTCTAAGGAAACAGCCATGGCAGAGAAGAAACCCTACTCAAGCATTATCGACGCACTCTTGGATGAACGCGAGCCCGATTGGAAAGACCTCGATCTCGCCGAGGCCAAGGACTCCGGTGAGGAGCAGCTTAACCGCACGCACCAGTACGTGGACAAGGATTTCATGGATGAAATCGCTGAGTCGGCCTCTCACCACACGCCTATTATCGGCCCGAGAACCAGTTCAGTTCTTCGTGAACGCCTGTACGAAAAAGAAAAGGCTGCCCCACACGTGAGTTCAGTCCCCTCAGACTGGCGTCGCACTGCGACAACCCGGCCTGAGGATTACAAGAATTCCTACGGCGACAACGAGTCGTTGATGGACGAAGTGACGATGAATCTTGAGAAGGCCGATCCAAACTTCAAAGAGAACAGCGTCTCGACGGGCATCACTGATGGGCAAGCTCTGAAGTACGTGAGGGACTTGCTGAATCAGGGCACATCTCCGGCGAAGGTTGCACAGATCATCGAAAAGATGGCCGCTGATCTTGAGGTGTTCAATCACCAGATGTCAACGGACTACCTCCAGCGTAACGCCGGGCTCATGGGCTTGGCATATCTGGAGCCGAATACTTACATGCCGAAGGACGCTCCTCGCGGCAAAAACAGCAGCGTCAGCAGCAATGATTGTGTCCGCCAGCATAACCAATGGAAGCAGGCAGGCATTACGCCGCAGGCCAAGTCGGTAAAACAGATTTCAGCGTGCACCGACTGCTCTTACTTCAAGAAGGACGCATCAGGCAAGTCGTGTAATTTGTACCACCTTCCAGTTGTAGCGAACACAGCCGAGCTTTCACATATCGTGAACCTCTTGACGCCGGGCGTGCCGAACAAGAACAAGCGTGCGGCACTGGTGCAGATCGCAAATCGCACCGACATGCAAGTCCTGCCGCCGAAGACCAGTTCAGCGATTGCCCGTACTGAAGGGTATGACATCAAGCAGGCCGAGCGTGTGAAGCGTGCAACATCGAAAGTTGTTTTCGACTCCAGTCACGTGATGAAGCTGCACGCAGCCGGAGCCAGCCTCGACCGCATTTACAAATGGGCGAGCGAGAAGTTCAACGATGTGGATGTGAGCAAAGCGATCAAGAACTTTGTCGCTTCACTCCGCAAGGATGACGCGGGCCGGATTGTGGTCGCAAAAAGCGACCTCGAATTCCTCGCCAAGAAGGGCATCCGCAACGCTGCTTTCCAGAGCAGTGCCAAGTGTGCAAGCTGTGAGAGCCATTTCGGCAAGGTTCGGGAAGTAACGACAAAGCCGTTTGAGCGTCCGATGAGCATTCTGCCGCAGGAAAAACAGGCGGCATCTCAGGAACGCACCATTGAAACGGTACGTAAGGAACAGCCGAAGAAGGCCGTGTACAAGTTTGCCGCCGCTGATGTTGAGCGGTTGCACAACAAGGGCTACGGCATGAAAGCAATTTACGAAGCCGCCGCCAACAAGGTCGGGGCCGAGCAGGCGGGTGCAGCATGCCGCAAGTTCGTCGCTTCGTTGAAAGACAAGCCAATCAAGGTTGCTCTGAGCCAGATTGATTGCACGTACCTCAAGAACAAGTTGGGCGTACACAATCCGATCATCGGTGCGGAAAAGTGCGGATCGTGCACATATCGCAGCGGCATGCATTGCGGCCTGACGGGCGGAACTTTGTTGAGCTATCCCGGAATGGACAAGGCATCGTCCAATCACAAGACTGCGGCTGGTGCCCCGGAAGACGGGCGTGCCATCCTCGGTGAGTACGATCTGATGGGGCCAGCGGTGCAGCAGGATATCCCGATGGACGGCCCGGAACGTGCGGAAGTTGAGATGGACGGCACGTACAAATTGGACGTGGAGTAATCATGGCCGATAAGTTCGAGATTGTCACATCATCGGAAGGCTACGTCGGCCTCGGCGACCGCGAATTAAGCGACCGCGAGAAGGGCAGCAGCATTGTCGTCATCCGTCAGGCGATCAAAGACCCGAGCATTTCACTCGGCGACTTGAAACGTATGATCGCTTACGAAATTGCAGTGGCGACGGAGATGATGATCCGGCAGGGCGACAACATTGATGTCACCCAGTTCGGCACGACTAAGGCATTGGAATCGCAGGTCAGGGCACTTCGTGAGCTTGGCAAAGAGCTTATGGAGTCCGACCAGATGGCTAAGCGAGATTACATCAATCTCGACGGGCCAAAGTTCCAATACGTCTCGGACATGTGGGTCTCCAAGTTCAAGATCGCGATGAAGAAGGCAGGCGTTGAGGACGGACAGGCCAAGAACATCCTGATGCACTACAAGGATGAAATGGCGGCAGTCGATCCTGAGATTCGCCGTGAAGTTCAGAAAATTGATTCTAGCTACTACGGCAAGGAATAAGAGGAAACCATGGCTCCAAGTGGAAACAGTCTCGCATTGAAATCATTCCAGAGCTTCGCTGTCAGCGAAGACCTGTTGGCCAAAGTCACCGAAGCCGTAAGGGCAGGCGAAAAGGAAGCCCGTTCGTCTGGCGATACTCAGTCTGTCGAAGTTTTCTATCGCGGATTCCGCCAGAACATCTCCATCGGTCGCATCTTCATTGTTCCTGCCAAGGTTGCTGATAATCTCGACACCTTCCCGACTTCCCTGCTCTACGGCGTCCTCATGCGTGAGTTCGGCGGCGAAGAAATGTCCGACATGATCGAACACAAGATCGGCGAGACCGAGTTCGACGAGTACAGCAAGGGCGATTTGCAGACCATCAAGGACAAGCTCTTCAAGAGCGTCGATGGCAAGTATGAATCCATCGTCCTGTTCGCACCGAACTGGATGAACAAGCGTGAGTACCAGTACTTCAAGTACACGGATGATATCACGAAGCTGACGAACCTGCTTCGCCACATCGTGTTCGCGGCGTACTTCGATCCTCGCCTGTCTTCGGCTTTTGAGGCCTTGATGACGGTTGTTGACACGACCAAGTTGGACGTGACCGACATCACCCCGAAAATGAATTTCCCGTTCCTCGCGGAAAATCCGCTGAAGCAGTTCCCTGAATTGCTCAAGCAGGCCGCGACTGCAAAGAAGAAAATCTTCCTGACCGCCAAAACTGCTGATGCAGTGACGCAGGAAGTCCTTGAACCGCAGGAGATGGACGTATTCGACTCCCTCGATCAGGCTCTCCGTCAGTCTTTGCTGCCGAACAGCGTAACGCCGGGCGAAGTTGGCGAGAAGGGCTTCAAGCCGCCGACAAGCGAAAGCGTGCCGCGTGCCGCAGCCGCCAAGGAACCGTTCGGTGGGAAGCAAGCTCCGCCTTTCGGCTCCGAGAAAAAGGAAGAAAAGGGCGAATCCAAGGAAGCAGCCTCCATCGAAACCCGCATTGGTATGGCGGGCGGTGCGGATGTCCTGCAAACGATCATTGACAAGCTGAACGCGATTCACGCGGACATGAAAAAGAAGAACCCGCGTGGGTACATGGATGCGTTTGAGCAGCGTCTTGACCTGAACATGGCCGAGATCGCACAGTCCATGGGTCTGGAAATGGAATACAAGCCCGACACGGACACCTACGTGTTCTACGATCAGGTCGGCAAAGCGTACAAAGACCAGCCCGTCAACTACGACAACGAAGGCACGCTGACAGTTGGTGCCGACGCCCCTGTCACACAGAGCAGATTGAAGACGCACCAAAGCTCTGCCAAGGTCGCCTATGTCTCCCATGTTCCGGGCCACACCAATTCAAAGGGTGAATCCGCTCCGTGGGTCATTAAGCAGCACAACACCGACAAGATTCTGGAAAGTTTCCACTCCAAGGGTGAAGCTGAAGAAGGCTTGAAGAACATGGAATCGCACAAGCACGGTTCCACTCCTGATTCCGTCGTCCCGGCTGCCCATGAAACTCCGGTCACGAACGTCGGGCCGGGCACTGGTGCCGCAGAAGCACAAGAAGGCATGGTCAAGGCGGTTGAAGAGAAGGTCGAAGTCCGCAAGGGCGAGGCCCCAATCGGTATCGCGATTGACGAAACTGGTGTGGCTCGTCGCGGCGAAGAGGAACGCAAAGTTGCGAAGAGAACGAAGGGTATGTTGCCGACAATGGACATTCGTCCGGGCACCAACGCAAAGGGCAACCTCTCCAAGCTCGAAATGGACAGATTCCGCAACGGTGGTTACGTCGAACGTGAGCACCCGGATGGGATCAAGGCCTTCTGTGCCACTCTCGGCAGCGACAAACAGGCCGATCAGGCACTCGAAGACCACGCAAGGGAAGTTGCGGCGGGCGGGTACGGCGAACAGCCGCTCTCGAAGTCGGCAACTGACAAGTTGCGTGCCGTAAAGCTCGCGATCCAGTTCTTCCGCAAGGATGCTGGTGAGATTGACGCTGACAAGTGGGGCACAACGCCTACGCTGAAGTCTGCGGCTGCCCATCAGGCATCGTACATCGCCGACATCATCGGAACAGAAATCGACGATCCGTATGTTGGAATGTCGCCCAAGGCGAAAAAGGCTGCTCAGGAAAAAGAAGCCAAGCTCGCAACCCTCCGCAAGGAAGCTGACGTAGCGGTCGATCTCGATGAAATCTGGGATTCGATCACGGAAGACATCGGGCCTGCCCCGCTGATTCCGGTCGGCAACGACGGCGGTCAGAATTCCTCGACGGATGGCGAAGCTCACGTCTCGGAAGAGATGAAGAGCGACGAACCTGAGGACACGAAGTCGATGTCTGACTCCGAAGCAGAATCACAGGAAGATTCGACGCCTGAAGCCAAGGAAGACAGCGGGCCAAAGTCTGAGTGGGCGAAGAATCGCGGTAAGTCCAAGAGCGAAGAGTCCAAGAAGGCCGAATATCAGCCTAAGACGGGTCAACCCTGCACCTGCAAGCCGGGTGTCCAGCGTGACAACTGCCCACAGTGCGAAGGCACGGGTCAGCGTATCGACTTCGCCGCTATTCGGAACCGCAACAAATCAGGTTCCGACGACATGGCTGGCATCGGAATGGGTCTCGGCAAACTTGCAGACCTCGGTCTTGATCCAGAGGGGTATGAAGTAGACATACAGCAGGTCAAGGAACAACTCCTTGACAGCGGCGACGCCGTTGAATGCGGTCGTTGCGGTGCAGTCTGTGCCTACTCGTGGGATAACGTCAACTACTGCGAGAACTGCTCAGAGCCTATCGGTCTTGATCTGCCGAAGGATGAACGCATTTACCACGTTAGCTCCTCGTCCGGTCTGGGTGAGTGGCAGTGCGGCAACTGCGGCACCTACTGGGTAGATCGCGAGAGCCCGATTGCTCCTCGTGAAGAAGAGTTCGACATCGACGCCTCGACAAAACAGGCCGACACTGCCGACAATCCTGCCAACGAAAAGGGCGGCGAAGGTGCCATCGTCAACAAGACCGATGCCGACATCAAGAACACGCACGGCACGACTGTGAAGTACGACGTGACGGGCTCTTCGAAGAAGGCCGACACCGCAGACAACCCGGCCAACGAGGCGGGTGGTTCCGGTGCAATCGAAGTCAAGAACCGGACTGACGTGAAAGACACGAGCGGGCCGGAAATCAAGAACACTGCGTCCAAGGTTGCGATGGAGATTCCTGATCGCGTCCTGTACGACCTGTTGAAGTGGGTCACGGGCGGAAACCGCACGGGCAACCCCTACACGAAGCCTGAGATTGAAGCAGCCCTCAGGGCGATTGCGAAGGCTCGTGGCTTCAAGGATGTCGATAAGAACTGGTACGACGCCCTTGACAACTGGATGCCGGAAGCGGGAGCACCTGAGCAAGAAAAACAGGCCGATACCGCAGACAACCCGGCCAACGAAAAGGGCGGCGAGGGTGCGATTGAGAACAAGGCTAAGGCCGACATCAGCGACACCCAAGGTGAAACGCCGAAGTTCGACGTGACTGGCTCCATGAAAACTGCATGGATGAATCAGTATGACATCGAAGAAGCGGTTCAGCGGTTCGCCAACGACCCGGTTCTCGGTAAAGCAGCCCGCTTCATGAAGGATTTCATGGACGAAGTCAACAGCCATAGCGATGGCTGGGCTTACTGGCAGCCGCCTTCTCGGGCAGCGAAGCAGATGATGGAACTCCTGCGTCGCGGCGAAGAGAATCAGCGTAACCGCTACACGAATGCTCCTCAGGCTGAGATCACGGAAAAGGATTTCCTCCGTGCATTGGCCCCGATCCGGGCGTTCTACACTCGTCGCGGTAACGCGGCTGGTATGCAGTTCCCGAAGGTTGCTGCTGACATCAGCGGCGACATGGCGGAAGCCAAGTCGGAACTCGACTACAACAAGTCCGAAATGGCGGATGAGCCGGAGGCCGAGAAAACGGTCAACCCGGAACACTTCGCTCGCTTCGCTGGTATCCGTTTCGAAGCAGGCCGTGGTGCAACTCCGCAGGAAAAGGCTCGCTACACCTACAACAGCTTGAAGAAAATTCAGCGTGAGTTGACGGCGGCTGGCGTAAACGCAGAGTACGTCCGTGGCGGCATGTTGAAGGGCAGTGACGGGGCAAACACGTGGGACATGGGCTACCACTGGGGTAACATGTCGAACGGTGAAAGCGTTGGTACGGCACTATGCGTCATCAACTTCAACGGCAAGAAAGAACGCTACAGCGGTTGGGGCTACAACGCGGATGGCAGCTTCGAACAGGGCGTCGCGAAGGTGAAAGAAATGTTCGGTCAGAAACCTTCTGGCCCGGCAGAAGTCACGCCGCAGCCCGCTGTTGTCCCGGATTACTCGGGAAAGAGCAGCAGCAAGAAGACCGCCGACACGGTAGTTGACACTGGGCACGGTATGAGCACTCATCCTGAGCCCGAGGGTCAAGAGCAGAATCAGAGCGGCGGGGGCGGGATCAGCCCGGCAGCTATCGGCGAAATGGCCGAGGCCGTGCCGGAACTGCTCGCAGTCGCAAGCGATGAAAAACAGGCCGCAGCGGGAGACGATGTCAGTGAGGAAACTCCGATTGATCTTGGTGCAGGCTACCTTGGAGACCTCGTAACCGAAGAGCCGTTGCCCGATGTGGGCAGCCAGAAACCGTAAGGAGCATCATGGCAACTAAGATAGCACGCACTGTTAAACGCAGTGCTGACATCATCCACAGCGACAACGATCTTGCCGAGAAGTTGGAATCAGCCGTCGTGGCTGGGCCTGAAGCTGGGCCGAGCAACGATGAACTGGTCGAGAACTCTGTCGATATGAACGGCGGATCGCCGACTGTTGGCGGAGAGCTTCGTCCACCCGAGCGTCAGAACGTTTCTGCTGTCCGCGATGCGATTGAAACTCAGGCTGAGATGGAGATCGGAAAAACCATCGACCAGAAACAGCAGGAGATTGATGCTGTCGGCGATGGAGCGGCGGAGTGGGTTGCGGATAAAGGCCCCGCAGGATCGACAACGATTGATGCCAAGCCGGGCAAGCAGATCATCATCAACATCGCTTCGGAGAACACACCTCCGATTGGCGGCGAAGATGACAGCAAAATTACATCCGGCCATGGCGGCGGATTCTTTGGGGGAACAGACTTGAGCACACCACCGAATATGGAAAAGCACAGCGTCAGCTTCACCCTCAATGGGGAACGTTACGCCGCAGAGTTCTCGTCAGAGAAGGCTGCCAAGGCGTTTGTCAAGGAAGCGTCCGTCAAGTTCGGTGGAAAAGTGAAGGACTGGGCGATGGGCTTGAAGGACAAGGTCACCGGGAAGCCCGAGCCACAAGTTGAGTTGCACAACCGTTCACCGTTCGGGATGGCGGGTGACCTCCGTTATCAGATTGGTCTGGAAAAGGCCTCCAAGGGACAGTGCCCGAAATGCAACGGCATGAACACCAAGGACATTAACGACGGCCAGTACGACAAGCTTTTCTGCAATGACTGCGGGCATGAGACATGGACTTGGTGGAAAGACCCCAAGCCCGTAAGAACCGCTGGCAAGCACGATCAGCCGATCAACGTGGGCGACACTGTCCGCTACGCCGTGCATTTCCTGCGTTCCATCAGTCAGTACGCCGGGCCAATGGCGACCGCCAAGGGAACTGTAACAGGGGTGGAAGAGTTTGGAAGGGCCGATGCTGCTGGTTCATCCAAGCTCGTGTCTATCGACTGGCACGGTGAAGAGTTGCCGGGTAAGGTGCTCGCTGCAAATTTGACAGTAGTGGGCTCACCCAAGGAGAGGTTTGAATCTATGGGATCACAATCAGGAGAGGTTATGAAAGACGCTTGCGACATGCAGGGCGTAGCCAAGGACGACAAGACGGTTGAGAAGGAAGCTGGCTTTAATTTCTTCTTCCCCGGCCAAGTCCTCCGCGAGTTCTACCCCGAAATTCAGCACGAGATCGTGGACTACCCGAACGCCACGAACGCCCCGATGCTCACACCTGAGATCGTCGGCGATGCCGAAGAACTCATGAGTGCTCTGGACGAGGCTCTGGAGCCCGGTACACTGTCGAAGGTGGAAAACGAAAACCTCATGCCGATTGCCGCAGGATTCTACTCGACTGCTGCCCCGGCTGGCGGCTCTGTTTCAACTTCGCCCGGTGCTGTTGGCATCGGACGTGATGCTCAGCCTCAGGTTCTTGACGGTGCTCCGCTCCGCAAGGAAAACGACATTCGTGGGCCGATGTTCTTGGAAGAGTTCTACGATCAGTACGCTGGCGTCCCCGGCGAAGCCCTGATGGTTGCCTCAGTGAAGACAGCTTCAGCCGATGAGGCCAAGCAGTTCTCGTTCTTCCTGAAGAAGGTCTCCGGCGAAATCGCGGCGACCATGATCGCGGCTTTCAAAGTCACCACCCGCCCGCTGCTGGACAAAGTTCCGGGCATGGGCGAAGTGCAACTTGCCGACGTTGAGAAGCCGGAAGGTCTCGCAGCGTTCGCTACGGTCAACACCGCAAGCCGCGTGAAATACCTGATGGACAAACTCACCGACAGTGAGATTCAGGACGCAATCAACGACGCTTGGGCACAGGCCGCAGTATGGCACGACGGCCCGAACGGCGGATTCGTGTACGAAGTTTTCGTCCGCATGGAGTCGATTGATACTGACTCGATGATTGCGAAATACAAGTTTGTCGCTGGCACAAGAGAATAACCATGCCTTTGGTTAAGCTCAGCCGTCTCGGTGCTGTTCTGGCATCCTCACGCGGGGAATGGACACTCCTGTCCGAACCCGATCCGTCCGACCCCATGGATATGTACCTCGAAGAGTTGGGCGATCTCCCGGAGAACCCGGAGAGTCGTGTACGGCTGAAGCCTGTTCGCACGGGCGGTCTCGGCCTTCGTCGAGTTGACGCAACTGCACAGAGAACCGTACAAACAAACTGGGATGAAGAGTACGCAAATGCACAACTGCACGCTCAGGCAGTATTAAAGAACGTGGGCAATGGGAGATGGTAATGGACACACAGGGCGTAATTGGAAGGTAGTATGGCAACGAAAATTCCGCTAACCGAAGTTGAAACGCTTGCAAAGAAGTGGCCTGAGATTCAAACAGGCTGGGAATCTGGCAAGGAATTTTTCTGGGGTCTCGATCTGGCTACAGGGCCGGATAAGACTGTCGTCGCTCAGTACCACCGTGGTGAAAATGGGGAACTGGTGTTTGACGGCATAGTTGATCTTGACACTCAGAACCAAGGGTTGTAAGCTTAAGTTTCGTGGATGAGCCGACTCGTGAGGGCGGCTGTGGGTGTGCTAAGCGTCCCGGTTACTACGTTGAAGTACGAGGTCTGTAGCGTCCCAGTTACAGACTGAAAACGCATACTGGGGAAAACGGAATCCCACCCGTGTTTGTGACATCCACGAAAAGTTCGGGACGCCCATGTGGTGCTCCCGTTTTAGGGGCCGTTCAATCTCACGGGGCGGCCCCGGTTTTATTTCATATCTGGGTTCGCGTGCAATCCGCTACAGCGAGCCGAGAAAGGGGCCGTGTAATCTACGCGAACGGCCCCACCTAATCTCAATCCCGCCAATACGTAACCCTTTATTGTAGAAGGGGTTTACATTGCCACGTTCCGCGAAGTTCAATAAGAACCTTCAGGAATCGAAGTTCGCACAAACGATTCTGAAGGGCATCGAAGATCAGACCAACCTCCTGAATGCCATAGATTTCATCGAGGGGCCGCAAGGCCTCCGTGTGACTCTCTATCCGGTTCAGCGTGTCATCGCGAAGTGCATGTTCGGCGTTCCCTTTGATTATGTCCCTGACTGGTCTGAAAAGATTCCGGGCTGGGGCGAAGTGGTGATGTGGGACGAGTACCGCGAGAAAAAGATTCGCACCGTCACCGAGGAAGAATACCTCCGTATCTGCCATGAAGAAGGCCGCTGCAACGTTAAAGACTGGCGAGACATTCCTGAGTGGGGCTTCCGTGAAGGTTGCATTTTCGCCGGACGCCGTGGTGGTAAATCAGAACTCGTCGCCGCCATCGCCGCCTACAAACTTTATCTCCTGTTGAACATCCGCTCGCCGCAGGAATACTTCGGCTTGATGCCGGGCTCGATCCTCGACTTCACCTTCCTCGCTCAAGACGACCGTGGTGCTGACCGTCTGTTCAAGAAGCTTCGCGAAGATGTGAACCACGCCAAGTTTTTCGGGCCGTACTTGAAGGACAACAACGCAAAGAGCTTGACCTTCGTTTGCGAGGCTGACCGTTTGAAGCAGGAAGTGACGCCGACCATCATGGTTTGGTCGCTGCCTTGCACAACGAACGCAGTCCGTGGGCCTTCGTCCATTTTCTTGGCTCTTGACGAATTCGCTCACTTCCGTTCCGAGACCGGATCAACGTCAGACGACATGTACGCGGCTGCGACGCCCGCGACTGGTACCTTCCATCACGTAGTTCCCGATCAGTTTCAGCCGAACGGCGAACCGTTTGAACTTCAGGATTCGATGATCCTGTCGATCTCCTCCCCGCAGAAGCGTGTTGGTAAGATGTTCGAGTTGCACAAGCTGGCCATGACGGAAGGGCCAAATGGGCCGACCAATATTTTCACGTTGAACTGCTCCTCAGCAGAAATGAATCCAACTCTCCTGCCCGCGTACCTGCGTTCGGAAGAAACAAAGAGCCCGATCACGTGGAAAGCTGAATTCGGCGGCAAGTTCCTTGAGTCTTCTGAAACCTACGTTGCTGAGCGGGATGTCAAGGAGTGCGTCGATTGCCAGTGGGATGCTAACGGCGATGTTGTTTCTGGTACCGCCCGGATGAACGCCTGCACGTTCCATCCGACATCAATTGGCCGCATGTATTTCTGGGGACTTGATCTTGGTGGAGTCAACCCGATGACTGGTCAGGCTTCTGACGCGACTGCTTTGGCGATTGGTCACCTCGAATACCGGGGCATTCACGGTGTTCACCTCATCTACGACTACATTGATCGCATGATGACAGGCGAAGTAGGCCAGTGGGTCGGTGTGAAAAACGATCTGGGAATGGAAAAGTACAAAAACTACAAGGCCCTCCCGCTCGACGACATTCTCTCTTGGTTCGACGAAATGAATAAAGTGTTCCCATGCTTCATGGGTGCAACTGACCAACACGGCGGTCAGCAGCTTATCTACCTCCTCGGGATGCACATGGTGCACAACGTGGAATTGGTCAACTTGACCACGGCGATCAACTCGAAAGCGGCGTATGCTCTGCGTGGTTTCATCAAGAACAAAAACTGTTCGTTCCCTTACGTGCCGAAGTTCATCGAGGAAATCAAACTCGTTGAAGCCGATGTTGTCGGCAAGTACCAGATTCGTGTGCAGGCCCCGCCTGAAAAGGGATCGCACGATGACATGGTGGACGCGGTGCAGCTTGTGGCGTATCTCGCTCAGGAGTGGATGCTCACCAACCCGCGTATGCTGCTCGATCCGACCGGGCGAAGCCTCATGCTGAACGAACAGCAGCACAAAGTCACTGGTGCTGTCCCAGAAAGTTTGGACTCTGTGTCCCTGCGTCAGCTTCGAATTATGGAGAAGGTCAAAAAAGCCCAAAATACTGGAGGATATTCATCCGGCACCGCCCCAGTTTCCCCTTGGCACAAAAGAGGGGGAAGAAGGGGAAGGTAGATTTTCCCACATTTTTCCACTACACAATTGATTAGTAGAAGAGACTATCGCCGGGTTTCACAGTAACATGTTGAAAAAGATTTGTCATTAAATCGACTCTACTGAAAAGGGACACGGAATGGGCTCCTTGCTTTCAATCTGGAACGGACTACCCGCATGGTTGCAGTGGCTATTGGGCATCGCTGCCAGCGGACTTGGCTCTCTCGGGGTATACCTCGTGAAAACTGCGTGGGACAAGGTCGTTAAGGCGTTCGCCACTTTGGAGAAGATTCATACTATCCAAGGGACGCAGGCAGAAAATCATCTTCAAACCATTCAAGCCAACACCGCTTGCCTGCCTCAAATGGCGGCGGACACCACAGCCATGAAAAACGAACTCACGGAGTTCCTTGGCTACATCAAGGCCAAAGCCGAAGACGGCAAAATCTAACATCTTTATCCGCCCCTGTTGCATCTAACCTACATCTGTGGTAGGCTAGTTGTCTGGAGGCGGCATTCGCCGTACTGTCAATGGCATCAACCAATCTGTCCGAAAGGCAAAAGAGCATGCACCAGCAGGTTCTCGCCATGCCGGACAAAGTACGTGCTCTTCGCATGATGAGGGAACTGTACGATCAGCACCCCTCGGTTTGCAAATGTGGGGATCGCGAAAAGTGCGTATTCGCTCGTGGCCTGAGATACGATATCGAAGAGCTTGAGCGGATCATCGGTATCAAAACCCTCTAATCGGTCGGAGCCTGAATGAGCAGCGACGTTCGTGGTAGTGTTGTGCCTGAAATTCCTGAGTTACCCGTACAAAAAGACATTGTTCCACCCGAGGACTACTTGGGTGACCCTATCACAATCAGCGACGACGGCCATTTCGTAGGCGAAGACGGCTTCGTAGTGCCGAAGGACTTTAACGAATTCTACGAGCGATTCCCGAACTACATTCCTTACTGGGTGAAGAAGCGGCTGCACAAGTTCACCATCGACGAAGATGTCGAAGACTGGACGCAAGACCTCATCATCCACCTGAAATACCTCCCAGCCACATCCAAGCACCGCAAGGCCGGAGCAAATTTCCGCCCCAACGGGTGTCAGGATGTGATCGAGACGTTCAATCCGTATCAGCAGTACGGTGCGAGCGAGCGTCGCTTCCGAGCCTACGTCAACTTCTGCCTCGCGAACAAATTTAACACAGTGCAGGGGAAGCGAGTCAAGAACCCGGTGTGTCGCTATGGGAATGTTTCTCTCGGGCAGTCGGCCCCGCTGATCGGCGACCCCACCGATAACCTTCTGGGCTCCGACGAATTCATTCACCACAATTCCGAGTATCTGTCGGAGATCAGGCGGCAGGGCGAGAAGCATCAGGATGACCGCCTTTTTGTGTTGGAGTTCATCCGTTTCGTTGAAGAGGAAGACCCGACCATGATTCCGGTGATTGAAGCCATCGGGAAAACGGGCACCCAAAACGAGGCCGCAGCCTACCTCCGGGATGAGCTTGGCGTGGATGTGCCGGATGAGGAATTTGTCAGGTATCGCAACCGTTTACGGCAGCTTGGGGACTGCTTTATCGACTGGCGGCATGCGTCCAAGCCCCGGCGACCGTACAAGAAGCGGGAGCCTGAAACTGAGCTTGACACCACCCCTCCTACCCTGTAAACTGGTGTCTCTGTTGTCATTACCTCCTTGGGCTGGCTTTAGCGTCCGTTCGAATCGGGCCTAAAGCCAGTCTTCTTTTTTGCCCCCGAAAAATTCGATCTTTCCGCTCTCTGTAGTAGGGGGACACTTCCATGTTTGGACTTATCAAGATTGCTATTGAGGCTGCCGTTGCATTCGCCATTTTCGTCGGCGGCGTCAAATTCAGCACGAATTACCCTACTTTGGCCGCTAAACTCGACAGCTTTCTAAGCTGGGCGAAGAGCAAGGTCTAAGTCGTCGATGGACACCAAAGACGTTGCGACCGATGCCGTAAAGGCTCAGTCGTGGGTAAGGCGAAATCTGGTGAAAATCCATTTCGCCGCGATCAGTACAGGCTGGGGGGTCTTTGAGTTCATGGCACCAAGGGCGGCGGCAGCGGTGCATCAATTCCTCCTACACATTTTCTGGGGTGACTTCGTGCATAAGGTTCTGCACATCGGGCACCACGTCGCAAACACAGCAGCGAAATAAGGAATAAATCACCATGGCACAGACACTCGTACCGAACGTTCCACCGATCACACTTCAGCCGACAGGCGTTCCCGCCCCAGTTGGAAGCTCGACGATTCTCAACCCGCTGTTTACCGTCTGCGATCCGCTCAACGGCAACTACTTCGTTGCCAGTGGCCGTGACCTCGTGACCTTCTACGCATCCGATCCGGCTTCGGCCCCGGCATGGAACTCGGCGATCTCGTATACGCAGGGTACAGTGGTCAACTACACTGGCACCGCCTATGTCGCCACGGCGACGACGCCGAACTTGAACCAGATTCCAACAGGCAACCCGACCTACTGGACGGCGTATGTGAACTCGACGCTGACCCTGTTCTCGGCACCGGATGCCTGCACGGGCCGTAAGGCGGATGTGGTCGGCTACACCATCCCGAACCCAACCGAAACCAGCCCGGATGTCGAATTTCTTGTGCTGGCAAACTCGGTCTTCACACAGACGACCGGGCAAGTATTCTTCACCGCAAGCTCAAACCTTGTGAGTGTCTACGTCAGGAGTATGTAACCCATGGCAACCCAACAGAACGCAGTTATCAACGGCACACTTCAGCTTACAGGTTCGATTGCAGGCGGAGCCACACTCGCCTCGCAGTCCATCGGCGGCGGTCTTGTCATCTATTTGCCGAACTCGGCCCCGATTGGCACAGGTCAGCTTCTCAGCGTCGCCGGAATTAACGGCGATCAGGTTGTCCTCGGCTTCGCCAACCCGACTTCTCTCACCAACATCCCTCTGACAGCACTTCAGCAGTCAGGTGCAACGAACGGCCAAGTCATCGAATGGAACGGCTCCGCGTGGGTTCCGGGCAGCGTTAGCGGCGGCAACCCGAGTGGTGCGGCTGGCACGATCCAGTGGAACAACAGCGGTGCATTCGCTGGTGCGACAAACAGCAGCGTCAGCGGCACAGGTGCCGTGGTTATCGGCAACGTTGCCAACGGCAGCCCGGTTTCGACAACGGCCCTCACGGTCAGTGCATCGGGCGGCATCGCGATTTCGGCCCAAGACTGGTATAGCTCAAACGAAGGCACAATCGTTGCCAGCATGAAAACGAGCGGCCTGTTGAATGTCAACGGCATCAGCATCAGCAGCAGCGTTTCGATTGGCGGTCTTCCCGCCCTTGCGGTCACTGGCGGCAACGCTGGAAGCCCGGACATCGCGGACTTCACCACAGCAAGCGGTGCAACGCCCTCCAGCACGAAGACCGTTTGGATCGACTACAACGGTAATCTGAATCTTGTCGGCGGTTTCAAGGATCACACAGGCTCCCTCGGCACGTCTGGTCAGTTGCTCAGTTCAACGGGCACCGCGACTACGTGGATCAGCCAGTCAGCCCTGAGTATTGCCTACTCGCAGGTCACGGGCACACCGAACCTCGCCCTGTATGCAACTCTGGCAGGCAACCCGACGTTCTCCGCAGGTATCACGGTTGAAGGTGCGAACGTGCAAGCTCCGGGTATCAACTCACTCGGTTCTGGTTTCACCGTTTTGGACTCCTCGTCTCAGGGTCTCACTATCGTCGAAGACGGTACGGGCGGCATCGGCGTCACCTGCAATGGTGCTGGCGGTGTGACTATCACAGGCGGTTCAGGCGGCTCATATCTCAGCGGTTCTGTTAGCGGCAAGGGTGTTCTCGTCAACGCATCACTGGCGACAGACGGCGTTGTTCTGTGGGATAACACGGGCAGCAACTACATCGGTGTCACTGCAACTGGCGGCGGTGTTCAGATTCAAACCTCAGGCGGCGGCACAATCGCCCTTAGCGGCGGGGCTGTCACTGTCGCTCCGGGCACTGCGGCGGTTGGTCTCAAGATTACAGGCATTGGAACTGGCGATCTCCAACAGTGGTACGTCAACAGTACCGCTGCGATCTCAGTTTCATCGCATGGACACCTCGTCGCCGGGCTGGCTGGTGGTGCTACCAACGCGGATATGGCGGGAACGGTCACAATGACCAACCCGGCTTCCACGGCGGCAGTGGGCTTCAACTTCGCTTACACGGGCACCAACGCACCGACAGTCGCTTTGACGGCTGTGGGTGCCGATCCTACCGCCCTCGGCGGCGTCTGGGTCACCTATCAGGGCTCCGCTGGTGCTTGGACAGGCTTCACGGTCAATGTCACCACACCGCCTGCCGCATCCGCAACATGGAACTATCAGGTAATCGGACAGTCATAACGGTAAAACCTGAAAAATCACTAAGCCCCGATGAAAGTCGGGGCTTTTTGTTTTGGGATTTGCATTTTTGCAGTATTAAGTATTCAGAATCGCAAGTCAGTTCGCTGATTTGACGTTTTTGAACTACGAAAGTGCATTTTTAGAGGTGCCACATGGCAAAATCGACAAAGCAAGTCCCAAAAACGAAGAAAAAGAAGGTAACGAAGTACACAAAGCTCGCCCTGCACGCTTCAAAAGAGCTTGCGGGCAAGAAAAAGGCTCTGGTCGCGGCGGAAAAACGTCTCGCAGCGGCACAGAAGAACCATTCAGAGCTTTTGGCAGAGGTAGCCCGGCTCGACATGCTGGATCGCTCCCTGAAGGCCCTAATTGAGGGCACAGAGCCCCCGCAGAACATCCGCTACGTCTACACCTACCCCAACTGGGTCTGGTATCCGAATCAGCAGTGGTATCCCTACGGCGGTTCGACCATCACCCTGAACACGACGGGCTCGAACGGCACGTATCAGGTGCCCACGACGCAAACCATCACGTCCAATGGCAACTTCCAAGGCGGGTGCTTCTCCAACGCCGTGGGAGTCAGTAATTCGGGCAACATCAGCACGTTCAACTTGGCCACGGCCAACTGCGGCAGCAGCGATGGTGCCACAGGGGTCACGCTGAGCAGCACGGGCACGGCCCCGCAGTGGACGACCGTCAACATGACCAACTCCTCGCCGGAGATGGTTGTAGACCTGACCACGGGGGCAACCGACGATGAGGGGGTATTTGGCGACCTTCTCGGTACCGCCGCCGAATCCGCTGCCGAGGATGGGGTCGAAGACCCTCTGCTCGAACTGGTAACCAAATAACTAGCCGTCCCCTTTGTATGGACGATTCGGTGGAGCGTTGGAGAAAGCTACAGTCAGATAAGCAACTGCCGCGTTTCGCTGACCTCCACCGAAATCGTTGGGACGACTTTTACTGTAAGGGGTACGGGCCTGACCCGGAGGTTGCTCGTGAAAAACTTGATGCCCTCAAGTTTGAACAGGAGAAGGCCATGTTCAACCCATTCGACGCTCATCTGCCGGATGATGAGCCACTTTTCTACACCAACGCCACGCACCCAGTCAGTTTTGCGTGCCAGTGCGATGCTTGCACTACAAAAACAGTCCCCACCAGTTACGATATGACCTTTTTGTCGGGTATTAAGGTGTTATGGGAGAACCCGTAAAGTGCGGTTGGTGCAACGGCACCGGAGTTGTTGACTCTGGCGGCGTAGAGCCGTGGGGTGCCGGAATTGACATCCCGTGCGGCTGCGAGGACGAGCCTGAGCCGCAACCATGGAGACCTTCTCCCGAAGTTCACGCCGCGACCGTGCGTCTCATCAACTCCATTATCAACTCTCGCGTGCCTGAGGAAAATTATTTACGCGATGACGACCCCGACGCTATCTAAAGCCGAGACGATTGCCAAGGCAATTTACGAGAGCAAATTCCATTTCAACGAAGAAAAGGATTTGCAACGCGGTATTGCTCAGGTTCTCACGCAACTCAAATTCGAATTCAAGGCCGAGGTGCCACTGACGCGAGGTGATCGCCTCGATTTTCTTGTCGGCGATGTTGCTATCGAGGTGAAAGTTGACTCGTCCACCTCATCTGTCACCCGGCAACTGTGGCGTTATGCTAAACTACCCGAAGTGAACCATCTCATTCTCGTGACCACGCGATCCAAGCACAAAAATATGCCGGACGAGATGAACGGGAAGCCACTGTATGTGGTATATTTGCTGAACAGTTTCTTGTAATCGTCCAATTTACGCACAGAATCGTCCAATGGGCTGCGAAGGCAAGATCAAACATCTCGATGAGACATCCGCCCGAGCCGCATGTGAGGCTTGGAAAGACACTGTAAAACGCAAACGCTGGGGCAAGAGCTACAAACGCCTCAACGCCTACAAGTGCCGGGAGTGTGGTTTCTGGCATGTTGGCCGTTGGGCCGACCCCAAGAAAAAGAAGGCAGCAAACGCATGAAAAACGTACTCAGCGGGCTCGTAATTGCCGCTCTACTTGGCCTCGTTGCTTGTCAGAACAACACGCCAGCCGATCCGGTTCAGTCACACAACATCACCTATTTTCAGGATGAACGCACTCACATCTGCTTCGCGGCGGTGAACAGTCTGGTTGAAGGGTACAATTCTACCAGCATCGCCACGGTGCCGTGCGAGCAGGTGAAGGGTTTCTTGCAGAAATGAACAATGAACGCAAATGGCAGTTCTGGATCGGCCCCTACGGCCTCATGTGGGGCGACCGCAGCACCGGGCAGGCTCACACTCAGATTGGCTTCGTGTGGGTCTTTTTGGCGGGCTGGGGCGTCTATGCTATACTGAAGCATCTATGACGTTCCGGGAATTCTGGACATCCGATGTCATTCCGATGCGGTACCTGTCCTACGTTTTCCTTCCTTTCACTTCTTTGGCCGGAGGCATCGTATTTGCGATGACCGGGAGTTGGTGGAAGGCAGTTTGTTGTGACGCCTATGCGTTCGTCCTCCTGTTCATCATCGCTATCGCGGCCCATTTCATCATTGACACCTTCGTTGCCCTCCTCCAGCGTCTCGGTTTTCCGATTGATCGTCCAGCTTCCCTGAAATTCTAGTATTAGACGTAGGTGGAATCCTACGGCTCCGTCACCTACAATAAAATCAACCGCTGCTGGGACATTGTCTGCGAGCCCCAAGTCGCGATCCGTCTAAAACGGTGGTTCCCTCGCGTCGATACCTACCAATACGGCACCCATTCCATCGGAGCAACGCCGGAAAACTGCCGCGATCTCGAAGCCTTCCTCACTCGCTACCCCATGGAGATTTATCCGGGCTGGATGTTGAAGGAACAGGCCGACAAGCACCGGGAACGACAGGCCCTCATCGAAAAGCTACTCTCCGGCGAACACAAAGGTGAGTTTCAGATGAAATTGCCGCCACGCGAGTATCAATCGCTGGCGACAAACATGTGGCTCACGGCTGGCGGGCTCCTTCTTGCCGATGATGTTGGTCTGGGCAAGACCTGCGTGGCCATCGCGGGCTTCACAGACCCCCGCACGACGCCCGCACTGGTCGTTACGCTCACCCATCTCCCGTGGCAGTGGCGTGATGAGGTGGAAAAGTTCACCGATCTGAAGTGCCACATCCTGAAGAAAGGCCATCCCTACGATTTCACGGACAAGAAAGGCAACTTGCCCGATGTCATCATCACGAATTACTCGAAAATAGGCGGCTGGGCCGAGACTTTGGCTCCAATCGTCAAGTCCGTGGTGTTCGACGAGTGCCAACAGCTTCGACATGACAGCACTGGAAAGTATTTGGCCGCGAAACACATCGCTGACAACGTTCCATTCCGACTGGGACTCTCCGCGACGCCGATCTACAACTACGGCGGCGAGATTTTCAATGTACTGAACGTCATTACGCCGGACGCCCTCGGCGATTGGGAAGAATTCCGTCGTGAATGGGTAACCTACAAGGACGGCCCGAAGCCGATCATCAAAGACCCGGCTGCATTCGGCGTTTATGCCCGGCGTGAAGGCCTTATGCTCCGCCGCACTCGCATGGAAGTCAAGCGGGAACTGCCCGGCATCATCCGCGTGCCGCATAAGATCGACGCCGACCCAGAAGTTCTGCAAAGGATGCAGGGGCAGGCTATCGAGCTTGCCAAACTGATCCTGAAACAGGGGCAGGAGTGGAAAGGCCAGAAGATGCAGGCCGCTGGCGAGTTCGACATGAAGATGCGACAGGCTACGGGCATCGCCAAGGCCCCATTCGTGGCTCAGTTCGTGCGATTCCTCGTCGAAGACAACGATACCCCGGTGCTTCTCTTTGGCTGGCACCGCGAGGTCTACGATATTTGGAACGAACACTTCAGGGGCAACGGTCGGGACATCAGAGACCTGAAACCCGTCATGTTTACCGGGTCTGAGACTGCGGTACAGAAGGAAGCGGCCAAGCAGGCATTCGTCAAGGGCGAGTCGAAGATCATGATGATGAGTTTGCGGGCAGGGGCCGGGATCAACGATCTGCAAAACGTCTGTCACGTCTGCGTTTTCGGTGAACTTGACTGGAGTCCCGGCGTGCACGAGCAGGATGAGGGGCGTCTCCACCGGGATGGGCAGGATGAACCCGTGACTTCCTATTACTTGCTCTCGGATCATGGTTCTGACCCGATCATGTCGGATATTCTTGGCGTCAAGAAGCAACAGATCGAAGGCCTGCGTGATCCGAATCAGGATTTGGTCACGAAACTCCAGATTGAAGAAGACTACATCAAGAAACTGGCGGCGAAGTTTCTTCAGGATCACGGCATCGCTCTACCAGAAGAAAATTCCACGGGTACTGAGAAAGTTTCGAGTTAGGCAGTATTGATACGCAGGAGAACATTATGTTCACAAATTTTGGCGAGGTTAAGGTCGGCGAATACTTCACAACGAAAGACGGTGAGAAGTATCGGAAGGTTTCCAACATTACGTTCACGAACAGTATGGGAATCGAGCAGTACATCGACCCTCTCTTCGACAACAAGATCGGCCCCCCGACCCTCATCACGGAAACTCTGCCCACGGGCGAGCAAGTGGTGAAGCACAACCCCGAGTCGGATGAGGAAGAGAAGGAACCGGAGTACATCGTTCATCCGCAATCGCGAGTGATGACCAAGAATCCGAACGCCAAGAAAAAGAAGGCGAAGAAGGAAGCGACCTCAGCCCCAGCGGAGCCCACGGCTCCAACGGCGGCAGTGATCCCGGTCGAAAAGGCAGAGTAAGTGGCCCATACCACCTACAAGTGTTCGTGTGGTGCTATCATAGCGGATTGCCGCTGCATTCACACACCCAATAATCCAAAACCAGTCGAAGTCATCAAGAATGGCTGCGGCGAATGCAAATTGAAAGGGAACTCCGATGGGACGCAACAGCCGAAGGAATAAGGCCATCACAAAGATGTACCTCAAGCCGCTCCAGAAGTACTGCCAGCAGCTTGAGCAGGAAAATGAAACCCTCCGCACCGACCCCAACTCGATCCTCGGCCAAGTCATCACCGAGGCCCGCAAGCTGCACTTGGCAAACAGCCGCCTTTCCGTGCTGGCCGCTATTCTTTTGAAGCGGGCCAACAACTCGGCTCTCGTTTCCGTCGAGGAGATGAAGGCGTTTGAATCCCTCCGCATCAACATCAAGTGGGACATGCCTGAAGGCGTCACGAAGCCCGAAGACGCGACCGAATACATTTTCAGCTACGAAGCCGTGCCTGCATCCGATCCGGCCCCGTTCGTGGCCACTGAGGAAGTTCCAGACGAGGCTCCGGCCTGTACAGAGCCCGGCTGCAACCTACCCAAAGATTTGCGGCACACTCACACGACCCCGGTCGTGGTGCCAGTTGAAGAAACCCAGACTGCTCAGGCGGAGGCCCAATGAAACTTGCATTCCTCGCTGTAGTTCTTTTCGCTGCGTCAGCGTTCGCTCAGAACGTGAAGCCAGCCCCAGCCATCGACCCGCTTGACCTCAAGGATGGCGTCGTTGAACTGAGTGGCACCGACATCGACACCGCTATCAAGCCGTTGCTGGGCAAGTACACGGCCCTGTTTTGTCAGGGCACGATGCCTGCCGCGATGGGCTTGGAAATCGCCGCCTCTCCCACGGGGAAGCACCGCCCCCGCGTCGAGATCATCGACTTCATCCACACGGATATGGCCAAGATCGGCGTCATCGGCGACAACTACTACGCCGCAGTCATAAAGGACAAGTCCGATGTGGTCGCCCTGACATTTTCCCCTGACCAACCGCAGTGGGAAAGGTTGACCCTTTTCTCTAACGGGCAAACAGGGGATAAGTTCCGTCTCTTGGGTATGGCTGAGTGGACGACAAACGACGGCAGCTATCATCACGCATTTATGGCGGCACTGCCCGGCAGCTTTGACCGATCAGTTTTCCTGCCAGCCCACAACGATTATTGCTCAGAAAAGACCAAGTTTGAAGCGTTCTTCAAGGGCGACTCACACTAAAATTTTGCACGCGGTAGCGGGAGCGGCCCCCACGGGGGCCGCATTTTTATTGGCAAAATAAACTTTCGCCAGTCCCGAAATTTTTTCTCGCTTATGCCTCTCTTGGTTAGAGGCAAGTGAGACTCCAAGCAGTGAATTTCTTCAAAAATCTTTTCAGGGCTCGTCCGGTCAACGCATACTGGTGGAAGGAAGTCCCTAATTTCGGCGATGCGTTGGCTCCGCTCCTACTTGAACACTTCGCTGACATCGAAGTCGAGTGGGCGACAGTGTCTCACGCCTCGGTTGCATCCATTGGTTCGATTTTGGAACATCTACCCCCGCTGTGGGACGGGTACGTTCTGGGATCAGGTAAATTATTCGAGACCTCACGCCTCCACAACATGAGGATGGCGACGATCCTTGCGGTACGGGGGCCACTTTCCGCTCGCAGTATGCCCGGCAACCCGGCTCTGGGTGATCCCGGCCTGTTAGCGGCGGAGTTAGTCGGGCCACAGGAGAAGGTCTGGGACTTAGGCGTCGTCCCTCACTGGCAGGATAACGTTCTGGTGCCCCGGTTCAAGCGGATCATGCCGAAGGGTACGACTATCAAGGTCATCAACCCCAAGGACGACCCACTTACAGTTCTCCGCGAGATCGGATCGTGTCGCCGGATTGTTACATCTTCGTTACACGGGATGATCGCTGCGGATTCGTTTGGCGGAATCCCTCGCCGGGTTGAAATTTGCCCGGCCATGGCGAAAGAGGGCGGAGATTTTAAGTTCCGGGATTACCATGCTTCGCTCCGCATTCCATTTGTGACCGACAAGATGACTGAGCCCCATCGTGCCCGCGTCGAAGATGTTCAATCGTCCATCTACGATGCTTACAAAGCTCTAGCAGGAGCGTTGAAGTAAATGATTACGACTGTTCTCATCCTAATAGGAGTAGCCCTCGTGTTGAAAGCACTGTTCAATCGCCGCCGTGGTCACGGAATCAGCATTCTGGTTCCGTTTCTCTGCCCGGACGAGACCAATCAGCGGGCCAAGAACTGGGCTTGGCTCAAAAAGTACTGGGCCGCTCAACTTCCGGGTGCCGAAATCATCATGGGAGAAGATCGTGTTGCGATGAATGACCCTTCGATCCCGTTTTCAAAGTCGGCGGCGGTGAACGACGCTGCATCCAAGGCCAAGGGAGACGTTTTTGTGGTCGTGGACGCTGACGGCTACGTTCCTCCTGAGGCTCTGCTCCATTGTGCCGACAAAATCAGAGAGGCGAAAAAGAAACAGCGTAAGTTGTGGTTCGTTCCTTATCGCGAATTCTATCGGCTGACTGAAAAAGCGGCGACTCGTGTGCTTGAGTCCGATCCGAAGAAGCCCCACCAGTTCGCTAAGCTCGAAGCTGGTGACATTCAGAACACGCAGGGCTCGCAGCACGGGCATTGGTACGGTGCAATGGTTCAGATCATGCCGCGTGAGGCATTTGAGGCTGTGGGCGGCTGGGATGAGCGGTTCCGTGGCTGGGGCGGCGAGGATCATTCCGCTGTGCAGGCGATGGACACGCTGTACGGACGCCACAAGACGGCCCCGTTCCGGGTTCTACACCTGTGGCACCCGATGCTCAGCACAACTCAGTCCGCCGCGTGGGTGGAATGGAAGAATCGTGTGTGGGCGAATCAGGAAAAGGCTGGCACCAACACCAAACTGGCTGGCAGGTACTATTCGGCATTCGGCGATGCGAAGAGAATGCGGAAGTTGCTCGACGAGGGGTTAAAATCTGGGGGTGAAAAGCGGGGGTAGACATGAAAACCACCTACAAGTGGCGGCACGCCAAGGTTGCAAAGCTGACGGCAGTCACATGGTGTCCGAAGTGCAATCAGATTCTCGGTCTGACTTGTTGGATCAATGACGAAGGGAAAACCGCTTCCCCGGTGAAGTGCGACCGCTGCGATTTCAACGATATGATGCAACTTCTCGACTGGGGAAATTCCAAAATCTGACTTTCTGTGGTATTATTGAAAGATGATGTGCTGCCCGGTGAAATTCCGGGCGTTGCCCAGACCCGAGGGCTTATCGGGTTACTTCAAAATTTCCATCAAGGAGCGTATATGCGAAAGTTTCGTTAGTGACCCCTAAGGAGGCACATTCGCATGTTCGTTCGTCTTATCAACTACTTGCGTGGCGTCAAGCCCCGCGAGGAATACCCCGCTCTTCGTCCATTTGACCCGGATTCTCTCATTGAAGAGGTCGATCCGTGGCACACCCGCGTCTACTGGGCCATCCGCCGCTTCGTCAAGGGCGTTTGGGACTTCCCCAGCGACTCCTACTACAACATCAGGGCATTCATTCAGCGTGGCCGTCGTGGCTGGGCTGATCGTGACTGCTGGAGCCTCGATGGCTACCTCGAAGGCTGGCTACCTGCTGCTCTCAAGCACCTGAAGGACACAAAACACGGCATTCCCATGTCCGTGTTCGAAGGCCTGCCCACAGAGAACAACGATGGCTACACCCACAGCGACGAGACCTACAAAATCGCCGAAGCTCGCTGGGACGCCATCATGGACAAGATGATCGCCGGGTTCGAGGCCAGCCGTCGCATGGCGGACGGCCTGTACGAGGCAGAACTCGGTCGTTATCCCCTCTACCGCCCGGCTGGCGTCAGCCGTGATGCGTGGAAGGCAATCAGGGACGCCCGTTTCGAGGAGAGCCGCAAGCTCGAACTTCGCGACGAGGCAATTTTCAAGGAAGGCATCGCACTTTTCGCGGAGCATTTCCACTCGCTGTGGGACTAAGCCATGGCCGGAGGAAACGCACACGCAAATCGCCACGGGCATCGTCCCGACTGCATCTTCTGCTCCATGCGTCCTAAGGAAGCACGTCGCAAGAAGGTTTACCGCAACTCCTGCCACGGCTCTCGCAATGCGAAGGGCAAAGTGAGCGGAATCAAAAAGAAGAAAGGGCCAAAATAATGCTTGGATACGGCAACTACTGGACTGCGGGATTCTCGGCCAGCCAATGGCATGAGGTTTTCCATCGCAAGGAATACGGCTGGGCGGAGTTCTACTTTATCTTCGTCGGCCTTGAGTACGACAACGTGTGTCAGGACTGGGGCTTTGAAGCTTACTTCATGGGTCTCCGGTTCTGGCTCTGCATCGCCGACCCGTGGGGAAAGCACCCGAGTGCTCTCGATACGGTGTTGAAAGAATTTTTGGAGACTGAAAATGACGCAGTGGCACCAAAGACAACTGATGACCCTGAAGCCGGGCGATAAGGTATACTGGATTTTCGGGGATTGGGGCGACTACGAGGTCATCACGATCACCGGGGAATGCGACGAGGGCGACGGCTACACGGCCTACAGCCCGAAGTTCGCCGCAGAGCACCCGGAGCCCGACCCCAACGACCCAGAAGATGTGCCGGGTTCGATCCACACATGCAACGGCTTCCTCTGCAAGACGAAGAAGGAAGCACGGGCGGAGTCGCTACGCCTCGCTCGCATCACGCGAGCCCGGTACGCGGAAAAACAAGCAGAGTATACACGGTGCATTCAGTATCTTGACTGGGTGATCGCCAACAAGGGAAGACGATGAAAAAGAAACGCTATCACACAATCAAGAATGCTTACGACGCCTACTGGTTCATTCACGATCATCCAAAGTTGATGATCCCGGAACGCTTGGCAATCGAGACCGAGAAGGAAGCTCTCGAATTGAAAGCGGCTGGCTACTGGGTTGAGCAGGACGCTGGCGGCAACTGGTGGAAGTTTTATCGGCACCTGTATCGTCGTGCCATCGAGAGCAACCTCGATATTTTCTACACCAAGACCAACAAGCCGGGCGGACACGGTCGCGTAGACGATGACCGTTCCAAAAACAAGCACATTGAGTGCTGGTTAGAGTTCGGGCCGGAGATGTACGGCTACGCTCAAGAGGAATTTGAAGCCAAGGAAGACCACATGCGTAGCTACCTCCAGCCCTGCCACGACTGGCGGCTCGACACTGGCGGCTCAACCTTCGATCAGGGGCTCGTCAACCTCGCCCGGAACGTCCGTAAGTTCTACGGCGACTACAGCCCGCGTACCCGCAAGGACGCCTGCGGAAAGCCCGTCTGTGGCGATTGCCGGGGCACCAAGAAGTGGATGAAGGCTCAAGGCCTCGAATAAACCAGACTACCCCTCCCAAAGTATAGACGATTGCCGCGTTCATTTCATGGGAGGGGTGCGGCATGTCCAAACACAAGAAGATCGGGCTCATTGCCCTCGTTGTGGCCCTGCTTTTCGTCGCAGGCGTGGTTTCCTATAAGCGACACCGCCACGTCTACCAACCAGCCCCCAAAAAAGTGATCGACCAGATCGCTTTTCTCAATGACACAGTCTACCCAGCCACGGTTCTGATGTACGATCAGGATTATGAAGGCACCTTGAAGATGACCTGCACTGCGACCGCGATTGGCAAGGATGACGAGGGCTACTACTTCGCTTCTGCCGGGCATTGCGTGGCGGGCCGTCTCGCCGTCTACCTGTCGCGAGACAATCCGGGGCCGCAGACCTTTTATCCGGCACTTGTGCTCGCTCAGGGACACGTTCGCTGCGATTGCAGCCTCCTGTACGCCAAGACCAAGGACGCTTTCCAGATGGTGCCTCTCGGCGTCGATCCCTCACAGGTGGGCGAGCCCATCATGGACGTGAATGGCGTAGGTGCGAAGACAAAACAGGCGTTCTTTGGTTGGATCAGTGCTTTACAACTCACGCGGCCTACGGTGCTGGATGACGGGACGATTTGGACAGGGGACTTACTCTTTGAGTTGCCCGGCGAGGGGCCGGGCTCCAGCGGATCGGCATTGGTGTGCGAGAATCAAGATGCGATCTGTGGAATTACGGTCGGCCACGGTGAAGGTGACATGATCGCGATCCCAGTGAGCATCTACGAAGAGTGGGTTCTCGGCGTTAAGAACGGGACGATTCCGGCCCGGTAGTCTTCCACGCAGGAACAAAATCCTCGGCGGCGGTAACTACAACTGGAGTTTCGTCGCCCCACTTGTCGCGGGCAAAGGCTCTGGCTGTCGCTTCGTTGTCGTAGGTGTAGTTTGAAACTTCGGCGACGGTGAAATTACCGTCCCTGTCTTTGATGAGAACTACTGGTTGCATTGTTCACTCCTTGGCGTCAAGGGATAGGTTCTTGCCATCATCATATACCAATCATAGTGATCGGCACAATACCAGTACCCCCCGAGTTCAAAGTTGGCAGGCTTATCACAGTTCTCAAACGTGCGAGTTGTATGATGGAACTTGAGACGCCATTCGCAAAAGTGGGGGGTCACGGCCTTAGTATTCTACCACGCAAACGGTTGCTATGGGGAGGGCTATTTCGTTGGCTCTTGTGGATGGATTATTTGAGAAAGGTAGAAGGGTCGGGTTCAAAGTCAAGCGTTGCCTCGACCGTATCGTTATTGGTGTACTCGTGTTTTTGTTTGCAGTCAGGGCTACAGTCCTTAGTTTTACATCGCAAGATTAACCACGTCTTTTTTGTCATAGGGATGCTACAGTGTCGTCGAAGCCCTTCTTGGCTACCGTGTGTTCTCGTGATCCCACGTCCCACACCTTTTTGTAGGTGTCGTGGATTTGTGCGGTCACTGCCCCCTTGTCAATACCAGTGATGCTAACGTAAGCAACCAAAGCCGCCAGTGTCAACCAGTGAGCCGTAGAGATTGCGGGGGTAATGAAATTATCAGATGGGGGGAGATCAAGGTTGTACGGGTCTTTCTCGATGTCAACTTGACGTTCTAAACCAGCGATGTCACCGTGCTCAAAATCGGAGCCGACCCTGTAAGCGGCATCGTAAATCGGAACCCACAGCACTCGGTTGATACTTTTGTCGATTTGGTCACAAAGGGTGCGAAGATCACACGCATACCACGATCCTCGAATACCTCCTCTTGGTAACGTGAATTTACCCACCACTGTGTTGTACTTACTTTCGAGTTCACGCACTTGTTCATCGGGAAGCACGTCTAAATGCGTTCCGCGAGCACGCTGATAAGATTTCCATTTTTTGATCCAGCGAAAATCACAGTAGTCTTCAGCCATTGTGGGAAACTGCTCAAAAGCTACGAGAGCGACGGTGCGTTCGAGCATACTTCTGACTATGCACATGGCATCCGCTCCGTGACCTTCGTATGTGAGAATTTGAATGCTTTGAAAGGAGCTAACTACCGACTGAGCCAAATGCCGAGCCACGAGGTCGCGTTCCTGCAATGGGGATCGAAGCGGGGTGTCGAAAATATCCATAGCCGCCGTAACTAGCGGTGCAGATGCGTCAATGAATTCGGGGTGATCGAGATGAAATTTCTTCTGAAAGTCTGCAAGTTCCATATTACTCCTCAGTACAATTTCGACGCGGTTACCCACACGAAAGTGCCGTATCTAGGATAATACTGTTACCGAGCCAAGTTGCTGAGAACAAAAGCAACGTCCGATAAGCCGCCTTATGGTAAGTCTGGCATCCCATCCACTAGATGGCGGATCATCGCCTCCGTCTGCGTGGCGTCAAAGAGGTTCGTGCCGACAGGCTCATTCTTGTATGACCACTCCGGGCGGTGCTCGTTACCTATCCGCTTGAAGCTGATTCCACCATCCGGGTTGAAATTTTCCGGCAGCCGCCACTGAAGAAAGCGATCCACCATGTACTTGATTTGTTCGTCTGTGAGTTTCATTGAATTGATTCTCGATCAACTATCCGGTTGCCGTCGAAATCGTGGGTATATTTGATGCGATCTGCATACATCGTTGGATGTATCGGTTTGACCGCCCCACAGTAGCAGATCATCCACGGGCAGCAGCCGTCGCCACAGGCATCCAGCCAGAAATGCTTCTCCTCGAAGCACAGCGGGTTGGGTTTACGCTCCAGTTTTTCAGGTTGGCGGATGTGTTCGACGTTGCACAAATTGCAACAGTATTCGTAAATGCGAACTCCGTCTTTGTTGGGGCCAAAGCCAACGAGCCGCCAGTCGTGCTGTAAGGCACAGCGTTCGGGTGCGACTGAGAAGTACGGACGGTCAAACAGGAGGGGCTGGTTAGTGTCGTTATGGGTTTTCATTAGGCCTCAGGTGGAGCCGACGTGCGGTATTGCTCGTACACCATGGCATTGTGTCCCCAGCCCGGTGCACAGACACATACGCCACTCTCAGTCTCAATGCCAGCGAGGGGGTTGATGGGGATAAAGTCACAGCCCTGCGGCGGCACGTACTTCATCAAGGCCCCCTCCTTGAGTATGATGTGAACTACTGGTTCGTCGCTCATGCGTCTTTCACCTTTTCGATGATGCTTTGATTGACCGTATCTATGGCTTCATAGAAGCCACGAATGTCTGGATTCGTGTTGAACTTGAGACCAAACTCGCAGGTTTTGTGGTCTTCTTCACAGAGTTCGCGGATGTGCCCGGCTTCTGTCTCGGTGAGCGTAACTGTGATCGGCGGCATTACCAGCACCAGTCCTGTTTGTTGCCAGTCCGACGTTCCCAACGCCAATTCTTGAGCCGCCAAAACTGGTATTTGATTTTGTACACGATGTAGTACCGAAACCAGTGTTGCCTGCGGAGCCACGGGGCAACCCCGATGGGCGGAACCGGGCGTGCAGTCCAAGCTAAGGTTTGTAGGGTCTCGATCACTCGTCCATTTTACAACGAGGGCAGTCTTTAACGCAAATTGGGAAGCAATAGTCGGCGAGGTGACTGCCGTATCCGTATGCTTCCCATTTGTATCTGCGATCTAAGCGGTGTTCCGGCTTCTCATCGGCAGCCGCACACAACTTGACTATGTCCAGACGCACGTTAGTCCTCTGAGACGAAGATCGGCGTCGCCATGGTCTTGGCCATGTACTTTTTGTTGATGAGGAAAAACGCCTGCTGCGGCTTCTCGAAGTCGGCCTTGATTGCAACGGCGTATGCGTTGTAGCCGATCAGCGAGCCGTTCGCAACGAAGTTTCCGGCGTCGATGTACTGGTGGAAGTGGCCGAACACGTCCAAGTCAACGGCACGCACAGCTTTGTTCCACTGGGCGATGGCCTTGTTGACCGGGATGTAGATGCCGCCCACGCCGCCCTGATAGCGGATGTCATGCCCGTGGTGGAATCGGATCGTGTACTGCTCGTTGAACAGGCGGACGTAAGTGTGATAGCCTGTTGCAATCTGGAACTTCATGCGTTCTTCCGGCACCGTGGCCTTGAAGTAGTCACGGACGTGGTAGTACATGAACTGTTCCAGAGAGTTTCCGGCTTCGGTCGAGTGACGCTGCTTTTTGGTCATACGACCGTGGTTGCCTGAGTGGCAGACGACCGTGATCTCGACATCTTCGGGGAGTTCTCGCAGCAGGAATTGCAGACCGCTGACGATCAGGCTCTCGGCCTTGTAAATCGCGTCGGCAGGGAGCAGCAGGTTGCTTTCCTGAGCGTCTTCGTGAATGGTGTTCGTGATGAAGTCACCGCCCAAGAAAATGATGACGGACTTGATCGCGGTGTCGCGTTGCAGGATGTCGTACAGGCGATAGAAGCCCTGCCACGCCTTGATTGCACGCTTATCGGCGATCTCAAGGTTGAACTCGTTCTTGTAGGACACGTCGCCGGGCAGAACACGCTCTTCGATGTGCCAGTCCGAGAACACGCCCACGGCCACTGATTCGCTGCTGCCGCTGCTGGTTTTCGGAACGATATTCAGGTCTTGCGGAGTGACATCCTTGAGCGAAAGCAGAATTTCGCGTTCCTGCTCAAGCACCTGATTACGCCGGACAGCTTCATCCAGCATTTTCTTGGTGGTGTCGCGTTTTGCGTCGAGCTTCTTGACTTCAAGATCGACGCGGCTCTCGATGGGAATCTCAGGATCGGAAGCGACCGGAACGGGGGCCACGGTGTTGACTTCGGCAGCCGCCGCAAAGGCCTTGAAGCCCTCGGGGAAGTACTGCGTGTATGCGGCGTCGGCGTATTTGCCTTGTGCCCGATAAAAGTCGCGTGAAAGTTTTGCTGTTGGGAAGTTTTTTGCTACTCGTTTAAGATCGGCTATTACTTGATCGCGAGTGGCCTTGCTGGGTTTGGATACGGCCATCTTACTTGATGCCATTGGGTGCCCTCTCCTATGAGGTGTATAGTTAGTTAACGAAGTGGCCTGCATCAACAGCAGTGCAATCCCTTGCTCCGCTCTCGTGGCCGTGATTCCTGCTGGTTCCTCTGTACAATACTGCGATTTTGCTGGAAGCGAAATTTGCTCTTAAAAATTTGAAGGTTTCCCGTTCCTTGAGTGAGGGAACCTTCGGGTTATTCTTAAATCCCCAGTAAAACAGGTATTTCTTGTCATGAACAAAACGGCAGACAAACTCCCTAACATGCATAGTACTGAATTTAGGGGGATTCCCATCGTAATCGAGTGGCCAAAAGGCAGCGAGCGGGTGGGGGTGAACCCTGAGGGGGAGAAGTGGAAGCGGAAAATGTACGCCGACTACGGATACATCCCCGATACTACGGCTGCGGGCGATGAAGAAAAAGTGGACGTGTACATTGGCCCGGACAAGGATGCCGAATTTGTCTATGTTGTTGAGCAAAACGATGACAAGGGCGAGTTCGACGAGTACAAGGTGATGCTGGGGTACGACTCGCTGGAAGACGCCGAGGCCTCGTATCTGGCTCACTACGACGAGGGCTGGGAAGACACCAACCTCGGTGAAATCTACGAAGTTCCGTTCGAATATCTGTTCGATACCGTCCAAAAAGCACAGGAAGCGAAGACCGCCGCCAGCGGCAACCCGATCATCGACGCATTCGTGAAACTCTACAAGCACGAGGTCGATTTCTACGATCAGGTTGCTCACCAGATGCGGGACACCCTCGACGAAGCCCTGCAAGAGGCGGGTATTCGAGCCATCGTCACTCATCGAGCGAAGCGGCCCCACAAGCTGTACGACAAATTGGTGAAGCGGAACAAGACGCGAAATTATCAATCGTTCAGCGACATTTACGCCGACATCGTTGACCTCGCTGGCGTCCGTGTCGCCCTGTATCTCCCGGCTGATCGTGAGGCCGTAGGAAAAATCATCGAACAATTGTTCGTATCAGTCCGCCCGGCGAAACACTTCCCCGAAGATCGCGACGCGGACAATTCCATGGGCTATGTGGCAACGCACTACCTCGTGCAACTGCGTCCTGAGACGCTTCACAAGGACGAATTGCGGTACGCCGACACGAACGTGGAGATTCAAATCGCTTCGGTGCTCATGCACGCATGGGCCGAGGTGACGCACGACCTGATTTACAAGCCGGAGAAGGGTAAGCTCACTGAGCCCGAGATGCAGATGTTGAAAAAGCTCAATGACATCGTACAGGCGGGAGAGGCTACTCTGGAACAGCTTCAGGAATCGGTAGAAGGACGCCAGAAGGGGGACTTGAGGTTCGACATTACCTCGGCCCTGACCAAACTGGCGGAAAGACTGGCCCTGCAATCCCAAGGCAAGGCAGCTTCGTCACTTACCGTGGACGAAGTAGCGGAGGTCGCCAAGCAAGCGGCGGCTGGGAGCAAATCTGGTGCGTGGTTCACTTACCTCAAGGCCCGCACTGCGGTATTAAAGGTACATCGGGCTGATGCAGTCGATGACCGCCTGAAGGACTTCTGGAAGACAAAGGAACAGGAGCCCGAGGGCAGTATGAATCAAGTCCAACAGCGGCCAGCATCGCAAGATGATCCGTATTGGCTGGAAGCTGTACGTCAGGTCGGCGGCGGTGAGCGTGGGTATGCTCAAATGACCCCCGATGAGCAAAAACGCACCATAGCCTTGGCACAACAACTAAAAACTCAAACCACCAAATAGTGATAGGATAACATCGGGGGAATTTCTGTGAGGTCTGATCGGACACTGCTCAAATGGTACCGGGAGATCAATCGCCGATTCTTTACGGGCAACTGCCCTGAGTCAAAACGGGTATGCGTTCGATACGCCCGACCCGGTGAAGAGAAGCGGGAGATCGAAGATAGCTATTTCGGTTGGGCTGACAGCCCAGCCACACCCACTTGGGCTACCCACCAGAAGAATTGCCCCCGCTGCCGCCACGATTTCGAGATTGTTTTGGATGAAAAGGCGGATTGGATCAAGGTTTTGAGTACTTTAGCTCACGAGATGATCCATCTCGCCACGAACATGAAAGACGACCACGGCCCGGCGTTTGAGGAGTGGCGTCAGTACATTTCCGACCGTGGTATCTTCAAGAAGCACGCCCTCTACAAGGGACACACACTGTTCTAACTTTTCGCTTCTAAGTAGGGGAAATCGCTGGTCTTATGCCGAAGAACGCACTCACACAGATCAATCTGCCGCCCAAAGCCGCCGAGACGGTGCTGAAGGTCGGGCAGGAAATCCCCGAAGCAGAACTCGCCGGAGACGGGCGGGAAACTGAGCCCCACATCACCCTGAAGTATGGCGTCGAAGAGGATGTGATTGCCCTCACTCAGGCCCTCCGCGACATTGAACCGTTCGAGGTGACGCTGGGGAAGCTCCACGGCTTTGAAGGGCACTCCACCACACCGATTGTCGCCCTCGTTGAAAAGACTCCCGAGATCGAGAACCTGAAGAACGCCATCGACAAAGCCATCGGCGTTCGCCCGGACGATTTCGAATACACCCCGCACGTCACAGTCGCCTACGTGACGACCGAGGCCGCTGCCAAGTACGAAGGCAGCGACGCTTTGGCCGGGCTGGCCTTCACGGTGTATGCCGTGACACTTTCCAGAAAAGACAAGTCGCAGGTGCAAGTCCCTTTGGGGGAGTTCCATCCGGTCGAAGTTAAAAAGACCTCTGCCGGGCTGGAGCGGATACGGGCATACCATGGCACGGATTCCGACACACCACCATCGCACAACGAAATCTATTTCGCAGAAGACCCCGGTGACGCTCGTGACTACGGCCCGAACGTTTTCACGGCGACATTGACCCCAAAGAAAATGCTCTCGCCGAAGGATCGTAACGCACTGTGGGACGTGTTGAAGGTTGTGCTACTCGATCAGAAGGGCTTGACCGTGGATGATCTCGTGAGCAAGAAGGGAATCCACTACTCTTACCTCTGGAACTACCCGGAGATCGCCAAGCGAATGCGAGAACTCGGCTATGACGGGGCTTTTATCGACGAACCCATGTCGGCCAACGGGCAGAGTATTCTCATTCTCAATCCCGCCGTCATTCAGTGGAAGACCCCCAAGACCGGGGCCTATGATCGTCGCGGAATCGAGATGACTGAGCACGATTACCAGCGTGATGCGGCGTTTGAGCAGCTTGCGAGTGCCCAACGTGGTGCTCCCGAAGAGGCGATGCTGAAAATTCAGCACGATCAGCTTGCGTCCGGCGTCCTTAGTTTCGTTGTTGAGCACACCGGAGACCTGACGCACCGCATGTCAGAAAATTTCAGCGGTTTCCGGGGCCAGTGGGGCAACGTCAAGGACAAAGTAGAGAAGGTTTTGCGTGTTCTCCAGAACCCGTATGGTTTCGTCCGCGAAATGGAAGGCAATCAGCGAAACAATTACAACGTGCACAAGGAAGAAGGCACGATCTCCCTCAGTTTTGAGGACGCGGTTGCCCGTTTGAAGGTAAAATGTCAGGCATACGCCGACGCCCACGCTCAGTTGACTGTCTACAACAACGCCCAGCGGATCGCACGCGACGCCGCCGTCGCTTTGGGGCAGTGGAAGTTCTCGAAATGCGAAAATCTGCTTGAAGATTTGAAGAAATTACTCGCTGAGGGTCACGACAAATGGCAGGAAATCGCCGGAGAGTTCACGCCGGGCAAGACGGCCTCGCATAAGACGCCTCCGCTCAGCGACACCCAGTACCAAGACCCCGCACAGGGAGAAGAAACCAACGCCTACTCGGTTGTCAACGAACGAGTCAAGGGTGTCGAGGGCATGCCTGCTCTGGAAACGCTCGCACCGGGACTCTTCGAGAAGGAAGCGGACGTGTATTCACACATCGAAGGACAGGATGCCGCCGCCCAGCAAATTATCGAAGAGTACACTGCTCATTTGAAGCAGAAAAATTACCGTCAGAAGTGGACGCTCGTTCCCGCTGCCCGTCTGAAGAAAATTTGGAACGATTACGCGAAGACAGGCTTCGTCCGTGACGAAAAGGGCATCGACGACATCGCTTGGATCATTGCAAACAACATCAACAAGCTGGAAGTCAACACGATTCTCTGTGGACATGAGCAACAAGACCCGATCCAGTATGCCGAAGGCATCACAGGTGACCAATACCCTGACGGCTACTTCGAAAAGCTCGAACATTTCTTTGATGACGAGAAGGGCAACTGGCGGATCAGCGATTTCGCCATGAACAAGCTCACCAATCTCGCGATTCAGCTTTCCGAGGCCCCCACGGCGGAGCAAAAGCTGCAACTGATCGACCGCGTGCTCAACATTGTGCATCAGCGGAGTGATTTGGCAAGCTGGTTCATCGAAGGCGGCAGCAATACGCTCAGCCAACTGTCCGGGACTGGAAAATCAGGCTCCACGAAGACCGCAGGCCCCGATCAGTCGTACATGATTCCGCAGCACAGCGATTCCGCTCAGCCAGAATTCGACAAGCCGCTGCCGTCCAACCCATTCGATCAGGAAATGGCTCAGATGGCCCTCGATAGACTGGAAGACATCGCGGGTAAAGAAGAACCGACGCCGTCACAGGCTCTCCAGTGGCTCGACAAAACCGGGGCAAAGGATAAGCCCAGCATTGAGACCCATGGGGACGGAAGCACGATCTGGATCGACATGTTTGTGATCCCGGCGAAGGATCGCGGCAAGGGTCTGGGCAGAAAGTTCTACATGCAATGGGAAGCCGGGCTCCCCAAGAACATAAAACTCGTGCGGCTGTACGCAGGCGATACCGGGGCGGGTAGTTCCAGAGGATTCTGGGATTCCATGGGTTTCAGCTACGTCTACGATACCGAACAGGGCGACGAAACTGACAACTACATGTGGAAGGGCGTCAACGGCGGCAAGACTCCACCTTCGATCACATCAGATCGTGATCCATCAGGCTACGATGTCGAAGATGAGCCCGAAAAGTTGTCCTCGAAGACCGGGGGTTACAAAGAACTGAAGAAAATTCCGCCGTCGCTGTCCGGCCTCGCTGCCGAGGCACGCAAAGCGGGTTCGTTTGAGCAGTTCTATCAGGATTTCTTCCACGAGATCAAGCATGGCACGTATTGGCACGTAACGACCGACCCAAACTTCACGATTGACCCGAAGAAGGGGCCGCGTGACATGTCCAGCATGGGCGATGCCACAGCGGACGCCGGGAAACTCATGATTACGTCCCACCTCGACAACTGGGCGGACTATTACGGCAAGTCTCGTGCGTATGCGGCTCAGATCGACATGAGCGACGTGCCCCGTGACAAATACTGGCAGGTAAAGCGTGGATTCGGGAACGAGTTCTGGGTGGAAGACCCCAAGAAGGCGAAAGTTCTCCGGGTCATGCCAATCGGGCAGGCCAAGGCGTTAGACCACCGTATTCACAACACGCTGTCGCAGTACATCACCTCGGATGAAGACCTCATCAAGTTCTATGAACTGGCGACTGGGGATAAGGCAAAGCAACCCGGCGATTTCCGCATGGCGAGTGTCACCGCTGGGCAAGCAGTAAGCGGAGAAGTCGTCGCACAGCACATATTGGACAACAGCACTCGTTACGGTGACTCACGCCCATTCATGACCGACCTCCGTGAGGCATATCAACTGATGGGCGTAGACCCTAAGACGGGTGCCAGCACACGGTGGGAATTGAAAGATGTACCTGTCGATCTTCTGACACCGGGCGATGACTACAGCCCCGCCGTTGCTCAACAATATGCGGACATGGACACCCCCTTCCCGGCGATTGTGATGAATTCCTATCCGAACGGCTCTATATTCAGTGGCACTGTACTGGATGGAAACCACCGTGCAGCGGCGGCGAAGCTGCGTGGGGACGAGACCATTCAGGCGTATGTTCCCGTAAAGAGGCCTAACAAACAAGTAGTCGATGACACAAACACCGACGAATTGTACGAAGAACTCAAGACCAGCAAGAGTGCATCGGGTATGCCCGATCTGGAAGACGCTCTGGCATGGGCCAATGTTGGCCTCGAAGAGGCACAGGGTGATTGGGATAAGATTGAGGCTGAGGCACGCCAGCGAGTGAAGGCCGAGGGCAACGATTGGAACACTTTGTCCGAGGCTCAACGTGAAGCGTGGCTGGACAAGGTGGGTTGGGAATGGCTCCGGGCTTCGTGGGAGATTACGGAGAATCGCCTCCATTCACTCCAGTTTCCGCTGACGATTTACCGTGGACTGGGCACCGTCAGCCTCAACGAGATTAACAAGGGGCGGTACAAGGAGAAGGGCACGGGCATTTTCTGGTCTGACGACGAGAACAATGCTTACGTGCACGAAGAACTTGCCGCTGGGCACCCACACATCATCATGCTTCGGGGCATCCTCGACTCGCCCAACAAAGTTGACTGGAATCGGACGGCATACGTGAACCTTGTGGCCGCTGATGAGAAGGAAATTAACGTTGTTCCGGGAGCAGAGATTCAGATCACGGGCTACAAGTACAAGGGTGAAAAGGAATGGAAGAAGCCGCCGAAGAATCTCCGTACCGTCACAGCAGGCGACACGATTGACATGCCGTGGTTCTCTGAGGGTGCATCGAAAACTGCCGCAGAACTGGCTCCGCCGCTCTATCACGGCACTTGCCCAGAGAACGCCAAGGAACTGATCGAGCACGGCTGGCAGCCCAACAAGGCAGGCATGGGTGGTAATGCCGGGCAGACAAAATATCTCTACCTGACGAACGAAATCCAGAACGCTCTCTGGTATGCAGGCGAAAAGGGATGCGAGACGGTCGTAGAAGTCCGCGATGTCCCGCTCGACAACCTGATCGTTGACCCCGAGGACGGCGTCGCCGACGATGTCCTTACAGAATTGGCCCACATCAATGATCTGCCGGGGAACGTCTGTTTGACTCGTCCTCTGCCGCCGACGTATTTCCGTGTTGTGAGTGGGAAAGCCGCAGCCGCTAAGGTCGCCCAGCAGTATGGCCCCGTTTATCGGGGAATCCCGGTCGGGCAAAAGCTGAATCGCAAGATCAAGAACGATCAGTACACGGTCGGGGAGTTCTTCACCTCGTCACCAGAGGTTGCCAGAGCTTATGGCCCGCAGGTTCACCAAGCATATCTGACGATTAACAAGCCGTACATCGTGGACGCAGAAGGGAACTTCTACGACAACATTCCTGCACCTCCAGAGATGCAGCAAGGCTTCCTCGGTGGTGACTGGTGGAAGAAGCGGGGCGTCAGTTCAGACCTCATTGCGGAATTCGCACACAAAAATGGGTATGACGGGGTCATCATCAAAAACGTAATCGAACCGCACGCATTAAAAGCGGGCGACGATTACATCGTGTTCAAGTCGAGCCAGATCAAACAGGTCGGGGAGCCGATTGTGGCACCGAAGCTCCGGTACAACGGGCATGATGTCCCCCTGAAATTCTCTGCTGAAGAGGATGATCTGGTAGCTGGAAGATGGCGTCCATGGATCGGTGTCGATCTCGACGGCACGCTCGCTGAAGATGTTGTGCCGTTCACGCCTCTGGTGATCGGAAAGCCCATTCCGGCGATGGTTGAGAAAGTCAAGCAGGCCTTGAAGGAAGGCAAACTTGTAAAAGTCTTCACGGCCCGGCTGGCCGATCTCGAAAACAAGCAGGCACTCCACAAGCTGCTTCGTGAATGGACGGAGAAGCATATTGGCACGCCGCTCGAAGCGACGAACATCAAAGACCCCGGCCTGATTGAGATGTGGGATGACAAGGCCCGGCAGGTCAAGAAAGACACCGGAGAATTTGTGGCGGGCAAGAAGGCCTTCACGATTGAAGTCCCCTCCTTCGCCCGCGATCACTTCTTTGAGGACTCTGGCGGCAAGGAAGAGTTCTGGGCGTTCAAGGATCGCCCGCTTTGCCTCCACGGGGAGCAGGTAGTTTTCACCTTCGACAGATACCCGGTCGCTGAGGCCGTGGCTTTACGTGTGGAAGAGCCCGGCAAGACAAAGTGCGATGCCACAGGCTTGTACGGAGACCACTACAAGGTCTTCTGGACTCCGGCGTCATTCAAAGAGTATGGCGTGAAGACAGCCCTTCATGGACGGCAGACATTCGACCTGTGGGCCATCGTAAATGGTCAGGTTGAAGTGCTCCGTGGCGTGCCATCGGAGAAGGGACACTTGGAATGGTTCAAAGCCATGGGCCTGCCCACCTCCGGGCACTCATTTGACCGCATTCCCCGTGGTGATGCCCGTAAGGCCTCCACTCAGATTTTCTTGCGGGAGAGTTCCGATTACGGCGGCGTTCCTTACGAGGTTATTGACGAGTTCCAGCAGCTATACCCGGAGAAAGAAGTCGTTGCTCAACGTCCGCTTGAATCCCGGTCGTGGAAAACCTCCGCAGAGATTTCTCTGAAGTCAAAGAACCCGGCCCTCGAAGAATTCATGAATGATTTCCGTTCCGGCACTGGGCCTAACCCACTTGGGCACCGCGACCGTGTATGGAATGAACAAGTCGTGATCGAAGTCCGTCCGTTCGACGGCAAGATTCACATCAGCGACATCACCTCCCTGTTCCGGGGCAAAGGCAACGCTTCACGGGCATTGGATTGGCTGTGCTCGTTGGCTGACAAGCATGGCGTGAAGATGAGTTTGACGCCGGATGCGTTTGGTGATGGTCAGGGCCTCGACGATGAGCAGCTTACGTCGTGGTACAGCCGTCGTGGATTCAAAACCGTCCGGGGCACGCTTATGGTGCGTGATCCACAGGGATCAAAGGTTGCCGCAATCGCTCTGAATTGCGGGAAGCCCGGCGTTCGCCTCGCCCGCCCGAAAATGCGTGGCGTCCCTATGCCCATGGAGATTCGCGACGATGGCTGGGTGACTCCAACCGGAAACTGGGTGGATTGCTCCGATACTGACCACGAAACCATGGCAATGCAGTTTGGCTTCCGTGGACACGATCTCACCAAGCAGGCCATCGACAAGGGATACGTCCGCGTCGTCATCGACCCGAACAAGAGCATCGGTTTCATGCAGTTTGCCGACAAGGCAGACGCTTATCGCCGTGCAGGCGAAATCCTCCGCCGCTTCCCGGTAGATATCGCCCGTGTTGGCGTCGAAGAGGGCCGTGGCAACTTTATCGAGTACTCCTTGGCTGACGCTGAGGAGCGTTTCCCGGCTGGGCGGCTGGCTAAGCAGGGATTCTGGGGCGGTAAGTCCGGGCAGGCGTCCGGTATCCTCCCTGTGTGCCCCGCAAAGGGCACCATCTGCCTTGCCATGCGTTCCAACTACGTCGATCACCCGAACGTGTACAGCACAATCGGCGGTGCCCTGCAAGAAGGCCTTGGCCCGGCTGAGAGTGCCAAGAAGGAACTTGCCGAGGAGACCGGGTACACTGGCGGCATCAATTTGATCCCGGCCTTCACCTATTCCGGCTTCGGTGGGTTCAACTATCACAACTTCATCGGCGTGGTGTCGCAGGAGTTCGGCCTTAACCCGCAGCCGGGCGGCACACACGATCTGGAGCACAAGGACGAGACCGCGTCTTTGAACTGGGTGCCTTACGAGACTGTCATGGAGGACATCGGGACGAATTCCAGCAAGTACCACCCCGGCCTCCTGAAACTGTTCCAGAACTCCGGGAACATTATCCGCAAGGCCCTTGGAAAAGATCAGGAGAAAACGGCTGCCCGCGTTCCGGCGAGCAATTACCTGATTTGGATGTCCCGTGGCGGCAAAGATTACATCGAAGATCAGGAAATCGCGTGGAGCCACGACAGTTGGGCAGAAGAGTTGGGAATTCCGAACGATAGCAAGCTTCTTCGTGGGTATGCTGTCATCGACCCAGATGAAAACACCGTTGAAATGCAGTCCTACGGCGTGCACGCACCGAACTCCATCGTCACGAGCATCAAGGCGAAATACCCGAAGCTGAAGAGCTACCAGTTCACCGACAAAATCTTCAATGTGAACAGCAAGTATGCGTCGGTAGACCCCAATCCCAAGTCTGCTGCCGATCTTGCAGTGGATAAGGAATGGCAGCAGCGGCTTGAGGAGATGAACGAGCCTGAGTTGCGGACTCGTCCCGACTTGGTCAAGTTGCGGGACAAGATACTCGGTTATGGCGGCTTCGAAGTTTTGATCGGAGGTCAGATCAACCCACCTGACGAAGTGCAGCGGTTGCTCACTCGCGGTCGGTACTGGAAGGGAAGATCGAAGCTCCAGAAGATGCGGAACAACCAGTGCCACGGAAATAGTCGCTGCCTCATGGAGAAGGGCATTGGAGAAGTTGCGAACGGATTCGCTCTGTCCCCGGATGGACTCTGGCGTCCACACTCATGGCTCGTCACCCCGAAGGGGACGCTCATCGAGACTACCGTGAAGCGGGATGCTTACTTTGGTGCGGTTCTGACGAGGGATGAGGTTGATAAAGAGTACGACCCACACTACGGATCGGTAAAGACAGCGAAGACGGTTCTGTACCACGGCAGCCGGAAGAAATTCCAGCCGGGCGACACCCTTACGCCCCAGCCGGGCGGGTATGTGACCGCCCCAGAACCCGATGTCGAGTTGACTGAAGACATCGTAGAACTGCATCGCCCGAAAGGTGCCCTGCCTCGCAAGGATAGCGTCTATATGGTGGATGATCCGGCTCTGATCGACTATGCGGGCGGCTACGAAGACTACGTCTACGCCGTCGAACCTATCGGCAAGGTCGAGAAGAACGACATGGATTGGTACTCCGAGTTGTCAACGTACATCTGGGACAGCATAGATGACCCGGAGGCTGCCCGCCTTGCTCAGGGTTACTGGAGCGGTAAGGCCAAGGGCGGCGAGCACACGTTGTTCGAGTATCGGGCACGCAAAGCAAAGGTCGTGAAGCTGATCTCCTCGACTGAAGAGGATGTGCACACGGCAGCCAGTCCGGCTCGGGCTCCACAAAGGGTGACGGACACTCCGCAGTTCAAAGCGTGGTTCGGTAATTCCAAAGTTGTGGATGCGAACGGCAATCCGCAGGTGGTTTACCATGGATCGCCGCGAGACTTCGATGCATTCAGCTTGGAACGTCCGCTGTACTGGAAGTGGAGCGACTTTGATGGCGGCAAGGGTGCCGTGGGTCAGGGTGAGGGCCGCACGCAGGCCGTAATCGTCGAACAGGAAGGAAAGTTCAAGCTCTTCCCGGACGGCGGCGAGTTCGGCACCCTCCAACAGGCCAAGGACAAGGTTGAAGCTGATCGTCCGAAGACTACGGAGCTTACACTCCGGCCCGGATTCTTTTTCGCCTCGAATCCGATGTACACGGAGCAGTTCACCTACAGTTACGATCCGGGCGGGAAGGATCGCGAAGGCGGCAACGTCAAAGCGGTTTACCTGAAGATGGAAAACCCGCTTGATTTCCGTGATCCAGCCTCGCGTCGCTGGGTGCGTGAATGGCTCCGCAAGCATACGGCGAAACTACAGGGGTATGATCCAAAGCACATCTACAAACTGTTCCGCGAAGGCAAATGGGCGTTCGTAGAGGGCATGGAGTCTGTGTCCACCGATGAACAGCTTGGCATCAACCTCGTGAACGACATTAAGTCTGCTGGCTACGATGGCTACATCACCGTCGAGGGCGGCGAGCTTCAATTTGTTGGTCAGAGCGATGAAGACTACGCGGCCCGTGCCGAAAAAATGTACGGACGCGGCGGATTGGATGCCTCACTCAACTACGTTGTGTTCGAACCGACCCAGATCAAGTCTGCGACGGGCAATACGGGTGCGTTCGATCCGAAGAACCCCGGTATTACGGCGGCTGCGGCGGGAACGGCGACCCAGCCGATAACCCCAACAGCGTTGTCTTACCCGCTCCACGGTCGGGGCTGGATCACACCAGACGGGAAAAATATTCCAGTGAATGGGACGCACGCTGAAATAGCCCGTGCTCTCGGTTTCAAGAGCAAAGGAAAGTTTCGCGGCGGTGGGCAGTCCAAAGGTCTGGGCGGCTACGAAGGTGCGGAGTTGTTCGCGATGCGGGCTGGTTACGTTCGCTATAACGCAGAATCGGCGGGGTTGAAGGTGACAACTGGCGGTAAAGTTGCTATCTTTGAATTCTTCTCTCAGGCCGATGCTCAACGTAGGCTTGGTGCTTTTGTCCGTCTCCTCGCTGTGGATACCGCACGAGTAGATGTTGAGTGGCACTCTCCCGCCCACGGGTACGAAACGTATTCTTTGGTAGAGGCAGAAGAGAGATATCAGTAGTTGCACACTTCCGTACAACTTTCCTAAATTGCACATTCCTGTGCAACTGTGTTTTTGTCGAAATTTTCTGTCAACAAAAATATTTCACTTCTGAAAATAAAAGCCTTAGTGCGTCCAACCCGCATGAATAGGGCCTAAAACGCACGTCCGCAAAAACACCCCGTCTATAATAGTAAGTATGAAGAACAAGACGATCATCCGGTTCTATGATCGAGATGGCGGGTGGTTCCACGCCGTCTTGGTCAAGCGTGGACGTAAGTGGGCAATCGTTCGCGACTTCACTCCGCCCAAGCGAAGCAAGAAGAGCGGCAAGCTGGTGAAGCGGAACCGGAAGGTACGTGTTGAAGACGTGGCAGAACCACTCTGGGAGGCTAAATGAAGATAGTCAACAATACGCACTACGATACGCGGTCGATCATGAAGCTGGTGTACCGGGTTGCTCAGGATGAACTGAATCCCGGTGGACTGGACAACGGACGCATCACGATCAACTACCGTCGCAACGGCGGGCTCGGAGGCTGGTGCTACTACGGGACGATCCAGAACCCGAACGTCCGCATGCGGCTCAATCTTCCTCGCACGAATGTAGACCCTGTGGCCTTGGCCCTCGTCATCGCCCATGAGTTGGGTCATGCGAAGGGGTTGAAGCACCGCGACATGAACGCCGTGCGTTACAACTGGGGCGAAGGCTGGCGTGAGCGGTACGCTTACGCTAAGGATTATCCGATTGGGGTGAAGGCCGCGAAGCCTGAGCCGACCAAGGATGAGAAGCTGACCGCCCGGCGTGCGGCCCGGCTAACTAAGGCTCAGAAGATGGTCGAGAAGTGGGAGTCGAAGGTAAAGCGGGCGAACACCACGTTGAAGAAGTGGCGTGTGAAGTTGAAGGCTGCGGAGCGGATTAACGCTCCGCGTCTTTCTTCCGTAGGTCAGTCAGCAGCCGTTGAGACTCCTTGTACAGAGCCCTAATCTTCTGCACCAAGTCCTCCCCCTCCTCCAGTGAAGTCAGCGGTCGGACTGAGCCATCCTGTTCGATCATGACGGGCGTTTCATCCTCGGTAAGTTTCGCTTCAAGCCAAGGTTCAGCAGTGGTAGGTGCATGGGTGACCGTCCCAATCGGGGTGAGATAGCCCCGGCCCCAACACTCCGGGCAATCCTCATCTGGGTATCCGGCCCAACCGCCGCCGCGACTGACTTGGCCGGAGCCGTTGCACTTCTTGCAGGCGACAGCGTCCTGATTGCAGTCCGGGCAGGGTTGCTCACCCTCGAATGGGTGCCCCACCGTGATAGTCTTTTGGTCGTTGCAGGTCGTGCAGGCTTTGTAGGCCCGGTTGCCGGGCCATCGTTCGATGGTCTCCAGCGGGCGGGCTGCCTCAGACGGGCACCGCAGCATCGGCCAGCCGCCATCGGTCTTGTCCTTGGTGCCGCCAGTGTAGTTGATGCCCCATGCGTCACGGAGTTCTTGCCATTCCGGGTGCATGTCGCAGTATTCACACTCGCCGGGAGCGTGAAGGATTCGTTGGTCGCAATGTGGGAACTGGGAGATGTACTGTCTGGTTGACATACCCGAATAATACTGGGTTTTTGGCTAACAGGAGATTAGCTTGCCGTTCGTCAGCCAGCCATGGTACCGGGGCATGGAGATGGAAGGGGTCGCCGTGACGTTTGGGGGCGTTCCTGTGCGTTTCCAGCCCGACCCATTACTCGAAGGCCCATCCACGCACCATTCGCCGCCCGGCGTCATTACCACAAGGGTCTTGCCGTCCGGCCCAGTCCAAGTCATCCAATCGGCGAACCACATGGCACCGGGCGGGGCCTCGGAGAGGGTGAACTCCCGGCCTGTGGACGGATCGCGGTATAGGCGGTGCTGGTTTTGCTGCCACTGATCGGCATCCTGATAGACGTACCCGCAAGAGCAGGTCTTTGGCCAGCGGGAATCGTCGTTGGCAACGAAGGGCCGGACTCCGGTGCCTTCCAGATCGTCCTCATCTGGTGGAGATGGGACGGTGTCAAGGATCGTGGTGCTGGTATGGTAGCCGTAGGGGCCGAGGCATTTCTGTTCGCTGCTCCAGACGAAGCGGCGTAGCTCGCGGCGGTATTTCTGTAGGCGTTCGGCTACGAAGCAGGACACTTCCATTTTACCCCTTGGGGCCGTTGCTTCCCGTCGCCGGAGCCGCCGCAGGGGCCGGGGCTGGTGCCGCAGGCGGAGCCTGTACGGTCACGTCCACGGTCTGGGTCTGTTGAGATTGATCGGTGGACGCGGCTGACGCCCCACCGCTATTACTCTGATCCGGCCATTTCTGGTAAACGCCAGCATGGCCAAGCAGGAAGCCGTAGAAAGCATAGAGGCTGTTGATGTAGTTGGTGCCCAAATCCTTGCCTGTGTGGAAGTGGTAGGCAGAGGTCACGAGGAACACGAACAGAGCAATCGGCACGTGTGCGTCGTTGGTAAGTTTGTCGAGAAATCCCTGAATCTTGCTGCCTTGCGTCTTAAAGAATCCCATAAATCGGCCCTCATTTAAGAGGGCCGAAGTAGGTTTAGATGATGCCCGTTCCACTCTTTGGCGGGGCGATGGGGGCGACCTTACGCGGCCCGTTCAGGTCGGTGCGTGCCGGGGAACCGTAGTAGCGTTCGAGTGTAGGAGCCACAAAGTTGTTCTCGGATTCCTTGTGGAAAGAGTACTCACCTTCCGTGGCACCCTCAGCCGGGGGATCGTAATCAACGCGGATGAAATCGCCGAGTTTTACCTGCCCGGTCGCAACGAGGCTGGACATCGGATGCACCAGCCGCTTCTCAATCGCACGCTTCAAGTGACGGGCTCCGTACTTTTTGTCGGTGCCTTCTCTGAGCAGGGCTTCCTTGGTCGCATCGGTGCAAGTGAACACGAACTGGTTTGTTCCGGCAGCCATGATGATGCGTTGCTGCACCATGCCGAGTTCGATCTCAAGAATCTGTGCCAGATGTTCGTCGCGGAGAGTCTTGAACACGACTGTCTTGTCAATGCGGTTCATGAACTCCGGCTGGAATTTCCGGCGTGCGGCTTCGACGCAATGACGATCAACCTTCGCGTCCCAAGAAGGATCGACGATGGTGTCTTTCGGAGCAAAACCCAAGCCGCTGTCCTCGTTCATTTCCCTGCCGCCGAGATTGCTGGTCATGATGATAATGCACTGACTAAGATCGACGCGGCGATTGTCGCCGAGGGTGAGTGTTGCCTTGTCGAGAATACCAAGCAGCAATTGCCAGAGCGAGTCGCTGGCTTTTTCAATTTCATCGAAGAGCAGGATCGAGAGTTTCAGTTTCTCAGTGAACCATTGGTTCAATGCTTCCTGCGTGAGCAGTGGATGAGTCTCGCGGTGTCCGAGATAGCCCGGAGGCGAACCGATCAGCTTTGCAATTTCGTGGGAGTGCTGGAATTCAGCACAGTCAATCTTGATACAGGCACGGGCGTCGCCGAAGAGTGCTTCGGCCATGGCTTCCACTACGCGAGTCTTGCCCGTTCCAGTGGGGCCGAGGAAGAGAAGGTTGCCAACAGGGCGTCCGGGAGCGTTCAATCCGGCGAGAAACATTTGGTAGATTTCGGTGACCTTTGTGACCGCTTCGTCTTGACCTACGATCCTGCGTCGCAACTGTGCCTCGAAACTCTGTGCGTCATTACTGCGACGGCTTGGGTCAAGCATGGTCTTAGTAGCAGCCTGTTTCACGCCGAATACCCCCATGATACTTCCTTTCTAAGGAACGAAAAATTCCTTATTCACCTTGACTGTCGCCCCGCAGGGCGGATTTGACAACCTTACTGCGAAAACCGAGTTCCCGGTGGAGGCTCGTGTGCGTCATGACAAGCTTTGCAGACGCAAACAAAAAAGTGAGACCACCACGCAACTTGACTCTCGTACCACGGTAAACAGTAGTGATTCTCGGGGTCTAAGTACTTGTCGCAAATGTGGCAATAAATCTCAGGCTCGTCGAGTTGGATCACCGTGATCCGTATCGGCTCAGCCTGAGGCCAGAGTGTTAACTGTTTACACATTACCACGTCCCAAGCTAAATCCGCTATTCTTATTTTCGATGCCGCAATCCAGTTTTTTGATTCGTGCTTTGCACCGGGCGTTCTCGTCGTTCTGTTTCATGATCGCGGAGTCATGAAGCAGCCACGCCGTGGGGGCCTCATCGAGGCTGTCGCCGAAACGATAGTTGGCCCAGTTCTCCGGCTTGAGTTCCAGCCAGCCAGTTTTGCGGATACCAGCCATGGCCAGTTCCCATCGCTCTTTCTTCGGTAGTTTGTACCACGCATCAGGATCAGGATCGCCGTATTCGTCGAGAGGAAGAGGAAAATTCGCGGCGGCGGCATTCGGGAATTGTTCACACACACTGTAGCTGCACACGACCGGGCGATCATCGCGTTTACGAAGCATGTCCATGACGCGAAACCACCCCGCATCAAGACGCGGATCATCGCCGCAGCGGAGTAACCCGCTCTCGCAGCCCTGCTCAATGATGTCAGCCAACCATTTTCGATTGGGGCCTTCAACGAAGCAGTGAATTTCACATTGCCCATGGAGGCGTGCCATCAACTTGACCGGGTCTGAGCCCACGGCCATGGCGGTGTTCAATTGCGATAGCCAAACTGAAATCGTGACCGGGTTCCACTTGGGATCGGTTTTCTCATCGACCTCCAAGAGATTGCTGGCTTTGATACCGCGTCGTGGAGTCCCGTAGTACAACAGGCAGTTGTCCTGTGCGAGATGGATGGCGGTGCGGATGCTGCGAATGAATTGCTGACCGTAGCTGGCGAGAGAGTAGTGCCCCGGCGTTACGATGCTGCGGATGGGATGCTCTTTGCTGAGGCTGTCGCTTGACCAGTGCATCCAAGTATCGTCGTCGAGGTCAAGAGCGTGAATGAAAAGATCGGCGACGTAGCCGCCCATGTAGTGACGCTCGGCACCGTAAAGTTCGGCACCGCCGTCTTTGTGGTTTTCGTGGAAGTAAATCCGGCTCACTTCCCCAGTATATCAGTGAAACTTGATGAACGCAAGGAAGGCAACGGCAGCGATGGTAACAACTGCCCATGCAACGATCATGTACTTGGCAAATGCGTCGGATTCACGCCTGACGGGGCTTTGACCAGCACTCCATGCTGAACTCATACTCAAAGTATACGGAGTTTAGCGATGTTTTGTCCAGAGGATAAACTACTGAAAATGGGCTATTTATCGGTCAATTTTTCGATAGATTGGGCCAAATTGGACTGGGCCTGAGCGGTAAACGCCCCGATGAAGGCCGACGATGAGTAGAGCGTCCCGGCCTTCGCCCGTTCCAAGAACTGTTTCAGGATCGCGGCACGCCCGGCACGCCATGTGTTCTCGTCCACGAAGTGGTACTCGCGGCGGATCAGGTCGGTGTTGGCCGTGAACGTCGCCGGGTCGGCCCCGAGGCCAGCCAAATCCATGTCGGTGACGGCGTTGGTTTCCCCGGTGTGCGTAGTGGACAGGATCAGCATCGCGATCTTGTCAGCATCCTCGTTGTTGAAGCCGAGGACTGCGTTGTCCTTCAAGAAAACCTTCGCACTCCGCTCCTCGTTGTCATGGGCCTTCGGATCATAGACCGCGTCGTGATACATCCATGCGAAAAACACCGTGCGGTCGATTTTATCGAAGAACTTTCGGTAGGTTTCGAGCCCGGATTCAATGTGCTGCCAGTTGTGATAGAACCGCCCGGCCTCGCGGTAGCGAAGAACGAGAGCGTCGATGAGCGGCCCTGTCTCCGGGAATTTCTGGTTCGGAGCCATGGTCAGCCACAATGCGAGTATGCTTGGTTGTGTCACAGGCCCATCCGATCTATCATCCAGTTGTTTAGCGGCGTGTCCCGTTGCCGCTTCAATTCTTTCTGCCACTCCACGTACTCAGGCGGCTCTTTCTCCAGCGTGACGATCCGCTCTTCCAAGAAATGGTACTTGACGGCCTCTGTGGTGTCGATCAATTCATGCGGCCCGGCGTAAATGTGGTGGTGACCATGGTTGTAGGGGTGATTACACTTCCCTGTATCGCAGATGCCGCAGTAGCGACCGAAGGCCCACTGTACGTGGCAGATTGACATCCCGCAGCACATACAGAAAAACGGGGCGGTGAACTTCCAGCCCTTGAACATGAAGAAGCCGCCCTCGGGAAATTTATCGTGCTCGGTTCTGCAATAGGTGCACATGTTATTTGGTCAGGAATTGGGCGGCGAAGAATCCCATCGTGCACAGCAGGATCAGGCCGAGGATCGCATACACTGTGAAGATCACGAACGTCCGCTGATTCCGCTTAGCGACGAACTCATGATCGGCATTGTGCCACATGCTGCCGTCCATGGAATAGTCGGCGTAGTGGTTAAAGTGGTCGCTCGGCTTTCCGCATTTCTCGCATGTATCCATAACACTCCTTCAAGAACCGAACGATTGGATCGTACCAGTGCTGCCCGGCGATTTTCGTGATCGTGTACTCGCCGTTCATGCTGTCAAACGCAAGCCCCTTGCCGGGGACGTAATGAGAATATTCCCCGCCGTTAGCCAGCCCCGAGATCGTGATCTTATCGCCGCGTTCAAAGGCATTGGACGTGCACGTGGTGAAAGTCACTGATCGGGTTTCTTTCTTCGCATCGAATTCCATTATTTCGGGTCTCCCGGTAACCGCTCATTCCAGATTCGCTTGCACAGCCAGAACACGCCGACAAGCCAGACGATGGAGAGGACGATTTTGACTGCAAGCATCGCCATTAGGATACCTTCGCCAGATACATCTCCCGCACGTGACGCGGAAGCTGAGACCAGTAGTCCCGGACATCCATGTCGCCCGCAGTCTCTTCGCAGTAAAGCTTCCACGCCGCTTCTTCCTGCGGCGTCAGCTTCTCATACGTGCCGAACTTACTGTAGTCCGTGTTTGAAGCCGTCTCGTCTGCTAAGCCCATTGAACTCCACCGCTTTCTTTGCCCAGTGCTGGTCAGTTGTCACGTGCTTGTGGCGAACGCATTTCCCCACGACGTAAGGATACTCACGCATGTGGAACGCCCGTGCAGGTCGAACGACCAGACCCTCCTGAGTCACCGGGTTGATCTTGTCGCACAGTTCCTTGCACAGATCGTCACTGTACGGCCCCCAGTATATCAGAGGAACCGTCCACAAGCCAAGCATCGCGGCCCACTCGCAGGTTTCGGCCCACGACAGGCACGTCAGGCCGTCCCAAATGTTGAACATCAGAAAGTAGGACGGGAGATCAGTATAGCGGATCGAATGCACCGCCGTCATGTTCTCCCCGCAGATGCGATAGCCTTCCGGGATGTCGTGTGCGACCGTGGCGTGGATCGCCTTGATGAATGTCCGGTCAGGCCGGGGCTCGAATTCCAGTGACCGGGCGTGCAGGTCGCCATGGTAGAACGTGGTGCCCTCGCCGTCCATTTTCTCCGTGACTACAACTTCGGTGCCTTCCCATCCTTCGGTGCTCTGGAGCATCCGATCATCGTTCTGGAGATTCGGCGACCATGGGAAATGGAATGTGCGGGGGTACTTGATCCTGTCGGTGAACATGTGCAGGACAGGCTTGAGAACTTTCTGGACGGGCTCCTCGTAGAAGAGTTCGCCCTTCATCCTCATTCCGTTTGGGAGGATGGAGTTTCCCCACTTGTCGTAATCTTGGTCGGCAAAGAAGTGGGGCGGTAGTACCACCTGTTCGATTCCGGCTGCCGCTCTAAGGCTTGAACATGCAATAAGCGTAGCTTCGGCAGCAAGGTGACACGCTTCACAAAGTGTGACTCCGTTGTCGAGATAGTATCCGCCATCTGGAAAGAGCCTCCGTTCGATGATATGGTGGGCGTCCACGCCGGGCAGCCCACAGTTGACACACTTATGCTTGTCTCTTGCGAATGTGAATTCGCGGAAGTTGCCCCGGCTTAGCAAAATCTGTGTCATGCAATTTCCTCGCGTAAGCAAGCGACCCCAAGGCGTGAATGCCCAAGCGGTCGCAGACTACTTCTTGCAGGAGCCGGGCCTCTGCGTACTCCTCGATCAGTTGTTCCGGCGTTAACCTCTGTGCCTCGCGGCGATACACCCGCAGGATCGCCTTCTCTGTCCATGGGCCGACTCTGATCTCAGCCACGTCTGCCCCGCACGACGAAGATCGCCAACAAGGCCGCAATCGTGACCAGCCAGCCGATTACGGCGGACGTGGAGACGATCAAGTACGAGTGGCTGATGACTTCCCAAACCACGAACAGGAACACGATCAAAACGAACAGCAGTCTCAGTTTCATTAGTACCCTCGCCGCAGTGCTCTTTCCTTGGTGACCCATGCCGCTTTATCGGGCAGGTCTTTGACCTTGGCCGTTCTTGCACAGGCCCGGCACAACGCCACGTCCTTTGGAGTATACCAGAACGGGGTAGGTTCGCGGCAAATGCAGCATCGCTCGAACGGCCCCATTCCCTTCGGTTCTCTCTTGACCTTGACCATTAGGCCTGTCCTGCCGGGCACGGAATCACCATCCGTTCGACGTTTGGCTCCGGGCAATAGCGGCTGTCGATCAGAGCCTTGCGGAACTGCCGATAGGCGGTCTGCAACAGCTTGTCTGAGCCCTTCCAGTCGCGGGAGAACTCCAGCAGCAGAGCCCGGTCAGCTTCCCAATAGCCGTCAATCGTCGGCTCTATGCCGTTGCTGCCTTCACCATGGAAGGCGTCACGGGCCTTGCACCAGTCGAGTTGTGCTCTGTCCAGTGCGTTCACGTTAGTTTCCCTCCGGCTCGTAGTCGTCCCGGAAACGGCGTGGGACATCCGAATTCCGCAGGTCGGTGACGATGATCCGGGCACCGTTCTCGGTTTCGTCAATCTCAGGCTCAGTCGGCTCAACCTCGACGAGATCGGCCTCGGTCGGAGCCGGAATTCCGTGCTCGGCCAGCGTTTCCTTGGACGGCCCACCGCCAGCCCGGTAGAACGGGTCTTTGGTCAGGTCGGTCTCGCCAGTGAGTAGCCCGGCACCGCGTTGGATGCTGGTCTCCGGCAGATATTGCTGGATGACGTGCTGAATGCCCATTTCGCGGAGGCGATTCGCGACCACGGCCTCGAATTCGACCTTAGCCTCGGACATTTTCTTTTCCATCTCTTCCTCGAAGCAGGTCTCGACGTAAGGCAGGTTCGCTTCGATCTGCATGATGGCGTGATTGATCTCGGAGAGCAGTTTGCCAAGGTCTTTCTTGCCCAATGCCTTGTTGCCGGGCAGAAGGGCCTCGTCAAGTTGCCCGGTCAGGCCCTTGAGTGTGCCCACGGCCTTGCCCACGGTCTTTTTGACTTCGTCTTTGAACTCGCTGGTGAAGTGCTCCGGCTCCGGGGGCAGTTGCATAGTCCGGCCTTCGATGCCACGGATGGTGCACGCGACGCCTGAGCCCTGTCCGAAGGACGAAACGAATTCCGCCCACTGAGCCTCGGTCATCCAGATTTCGGTGATGGGCACGCCGCCAGAATAAATCCAGTTGTGCGACAGGTCGCGGTTCATTTCCGCGTGTTTGATTTCGATATGCACGAACTGGTGGTGCAGGGCATCGGAGCCAAACAGATAGGCTGAGCCGCTGGAACGGTTGATCGTAATCGCACCGTAGCTTTCGTGCTTGTATGTCTTTCTGTCGTCATCGAACGCCATGTTATTTCTCTCCTGTGTGTCGCTTCAAAAATTCGAGGATCATGCCGCCAGTGGCGGTCGGCTGAATGCCCTTGCCCCAACAAATGCCGCACACGAGGCCCTTGGCCTCTTCACCGTTGCCATTGCAGCGGGGGCAAACACGCTCCAGAGCGATCTCAACCACGCCGGGGGTCTCCGGGTAGACGTTGATGACTATCGGCTTAAACTTTGGTTTCATCGTAATCCTCCAGTGTCGCATACGTCTTGGACATCATCTGCGGCACCACTTCCCGGCCCTCGCCCAATTGTATCAGGTGTTGCGTCACTCCACCATGGATGATCTTCGACTCTGCGTTCTTGTCGATCTCGTAGCCGGAAACGAACTTGAGTCCCTTGGCCTCGGTGTACTTCACCTGCTCAAGGTAGATCGACTTTTTCCCGGCGATCTTGACTTTGACGTAATCGGTTTTGATGTAGTCGGCCATTATCGTTTACCCCACTTCGACCAGTTTTTGTTGACCACGATCTGATCTAACAAGCATTCCTGCGGGGCCTTGTCGAATCGCTGATTCAAGATCGACGGTTGAACCACGTCCAGCGTCCCGGTGCCGTACAGGTACTTGAGTTCGACCACGTCGCCGGGGCGAAGCACGTACTGAGCCTTCTTGGTCGCCCCACAAATGTCATGCAAGATGCCCTTGCTGTCGAACAGGCCGACTCGCACGCTGTCTTTCAACATGCCCTTGTCGTCCCGTTCCTTGCTGTCGCCGATCACAACCGCGTCCAGCGTTTTCCAGAACTTGAAACGTAGGTTGAACCGTCCACCGGGACGGTATATCGCACGCAAATCTTTCGCAACGAAACCTTCCGCCCGGATTGAGCGAAGGTGAGCGATCAACGCTCGTTTCGCTTCCGGCGTCCGGGCCGACGCGACCGGGACAATGTGATAATTGAAGCCGTCGAATTGCGAGTGGTAGCTGGCCTCGCGATACGAGTACGGCTTGCCGATAACCATTTCGTCGCCGAACGCCAGTGCATCGAAAACAAAAAGCTGATCGGTCGCCGGGACGTATTCAGCGTCGCCCACCATCAGCGGCAGCGGGTGCTTGCGTAGGGCGTCGATGATTGCCGGGGAAAGGCCCTTGCCGTTGACGCCGTTGCGGTTGTAGTCCACCACGCTCAGGCCTTGTTTTTCAACGAGGCGACGGTCGCCGTTGTGTTTTTCTTGGAAAACCCAGTTGGGGTCGAGGATGTACCGCTCGACTGCGTCAGGGTGACCGTCCGTCAGGAGTTCGGCCTTTACCATACACCTATAGTATACGGGTTTCTGGTACTTTTTGGCTAGTCTAAACCCCTGCTATTTCAACGACTTCCACGTACTCAGCGGTGCCACGTTCCCACCGGGGGTTGAATCGGGGGTCATCGAACGTGCGTTTGAAGCGGTCGTAAAGCTTCGACAGGTGATCTTCGCCAGTGCGATGCTCCAGTTCTTCGCCCTCGGCACCGAGATCGGATATGCCAAACAGGCTGAGCCGGGGCGGCAGCGGCGTGCCATCTTCGGCGATTCTGCCGCGATGCATTGCCTGTACGATCAGACAATCGTCGCAACCGAATCCTGCTTGACGTGCCAGCGGACGAAGGCGGAAATAGCTAGGCATGACTTTCTTGGGTGCGTGCTCAGGATCGAGTTCAACCCGTGCGGCCAGCTTCGGGTAGCCGAGGATTTTCAGGCCCGTTACCAGTTCATCCTCCACGGTGTAGTTGCGGATCAGGTCTGCCAGCTTAGCGGCGTTCTGACCATTACACCCGGCGATGACCTTGGCTTCCATCTTGCCGCCGACAATGACACTTACAATCCCTTGTGTGCCCATTTAGTCTCCCCACGGGAAGCAATGTGCTCCCGGTTTGCATAGATAGTCGTCATGGTTCCAGTACGAGCCGACAGTGAAGGCTCCGATGATGGCGACCAAACACAGCACCACGATTACGATCTGAATTGGCTTGATCGTCGTCGGCGGGGACATCCGCATCGCGAGAAACATTCCCACGACAGCGGCCTCCACCGTGACAAGCACGAGAATGAATTGGAAAACGGTCATTAGCTCCCCCATCCCCGGTCGTCGGACTGGTAAACGGTTTTCAGCATCCGGCGTGCGGTCTCACCGTCAATCTTCTCGGCGGCGACAACCAAGATCGCATCCCGTTCGTGATCCGGTCGCCCGAAAATGTAGTTGAGCAGCCGGGCCAACTCCGTCGCTTGGTCAACAATTGTGCTCAAGACAACCCTTTCTCCACAAAAACAAAACAGGATGCCGGGTAATCCGGCCCCACCTGCTCGTTCGCCTTTTTGTATTCGCGGAAGACCGCGTGGAAGCCGCCAGAGTGCACGCACTCCAAATCAGCACGAACGGACAGGCCAACACCCTTCGCCAGTTCCGCGATCATGTCGAGTGCTTCCTGCCGGGTGACGATCAGGCGGATTTTCTGATTCTCGTGTTCAATTTCCACGGCTGCCCTCCCCTTCGATCAAAGTCAGCTTCTCAATCGGCCAGAGAATCCTCGCCGCTGAGTGTAGTGACGGCCCACCCGCGTACAGGGTGTCAACGTCCGTGAAAACTCCATCGCCCTGCTTGAACCCGGCGATCACAAACTCCATGGAGCCCTCGGGCGTTGACGGCGGATTGTGGATGCAGCGAACTTTGTCACCGACCCGGAACATAAGTCCCCCAATACCATCTGTTGCCTAACCACGGACGCCACGCTTCGTCGAACAGGCAGTTGCCCGGCGAATCGGCGAACATCGGAGCCATCTGTTCGTGCTTGAATCCGGCGTGCCCGGTGCCAATCTGCGTGATCTTGAAATGCTCCTGCGGAACCTGCTTGGCGTATTCGACGAACATTCCGACGTAGTTGTTGATGTCGCTGAGCGGCAGTGGACGACCGATGCCCCACGTACCGCCGAGGTTGATCTTCCCTTTGGTGGGAATGCCGAAGGATTGCCCCTGCCGACCGAATCCCTGCCCAAGAATGGCTGCGTGCTCCAGCCGGGCGGTCAAGGCCGCTCCCTTGCCGTGGATGCCAGCCTCGTTGCTGCCGAACACGTAGATCAGGTTAATGACGCCCAACCCGCCGCAGTTCAGGCACACGTCATCGGCGATAATCCCGCTCGGGGATTCCTCACCGTACTCGTAGACTATGCCTTCGCCGTTACAGTTTGGACAAATCATCGTCCCCATCCTCGTACCAGCCCTTACCGGACTGGCGACTTTTTTCAAGATCGGATTTCAAAGCAAAAACAGGGTGCCCATACGACAGCGGACGCCCAAGAATGGTGTACGCCTGAGTGCCGATGCGGTGCGGGATCGTTACGCCCCACGTATCGCTCTCGAACTGGTTGGTGAGCCACACTTCGCCTTCCAGAAGTTCCGGGTGCGTGTGGTTGAAATTCTTCTCGGTGTCGTCAGACATATACTCTGCCATTATACCAGCCTCCGGGGCCGTTTTGGACATTCCTTTTTGTGCGGCTTGTCAAACTCCATCAGGCCGATGTTGCAGATGCAGAGATCGGCATCCTTGGGCTGGAACCAGACGCCCGGCTCCATCTTGATGCCGTTCATGTCCCGGCCCCAACAATCCTTACTGTAGTACACGTCCAGTTCATGCAGGTTCATCCGCCCGGCACTGTATCCGGCCTTGTTAATCAGTTCGACGGCGTGCTTCCGGCTCGTGGCACACACGAACAAGTGCCCGTCGAGTTCCGCGTAGTCGCCGCGACCGTTCCAGATTTTCAGTTGAGCCATAGCTTTTGATCCTGAATGACTACCTTCCAGCCGTTCTCCCTGCAAAATTTTCTGATCTCGGTCTCAGTGGCGTTGGTGAAGAAGCAATCCTCCCAATGGAGTTCGTCGCCTTCGAAAACTTCACCATCCTCCACGATGATCCACATGACTAGCCCTTCACCAGATACGGCTGCCGATGGCCGCGTTGAAACGATTCCTCGTTCCACTGTTTGATCGGCTCAGCCGGGATATACTTGTCCACTCGCGGCACCGGGGGGCCGATCTTGTGGTACGCCCGGACGCCAAGGGCACCGATCAGGAACCCGGCCAATAGGCCGAGAAACCAAGGCGTCCATGGAACTGAATGGGTGATGACCATCACGGCCCACATGGAGCCAGCGGTGATGAACACCATCAGGAACAGCATTCGCTTGATCTGCAAGCGACGCATCCGTTTGACTTCGGCCTCGGGCAGTATGAATCCCATGTTATTCCTCCCTCATCCAAGCTGGTTTGCTTTCCGCGAATCGCAAAGTGTTCTCAGTCGCCAGTGCCGCGTGCGTCTCTTCGTCTTTCTTCGTCAGGATGCCGTCCAGTCGGCTCAGGAAATCATCCATCCTGTCGAGCAATTCCCGGTCGCTGACCTGCGATGAAATACGCTGGCCGGACGTGTTCACAACAATCTTTTTGCGGATCGGTGCTTCGAACCCGGCGTCGATGACGGTTTCGGCGATTGGAACAGCATCAGGCTCCGGTATCGGGATTACCCGTGCAAGGTTCCGTTCCGCGAGAATTTCGTCGAGGAATGGCATTATGTGATCCGGCTCCCTGTCTTTTCGACGACGATGTAGTGCTCGACCAAGTTTGCCGCTGGCATTTCCCATGTCTCGCAGCCCAACAGCGGCGTCGCACAGGTGGTGCCCACGCTCGAAGCGTACAGGTACGGGCGGGAGACCTTCACGTTGCCCTTGCCATCGAAGCCAAGGATGACGCAATCCCCGAACGCACCCCAATTGTTCATCCGGTAAACGTCGCCAGCTTTCATGCCGATGCCGGACTTCTCGTCTTTGTAAAACGTGTCTGCGAATGACATGTTATTCTCCGTATTCGTTCGCCAGTATGGCGTAGGCTGCACTGATGTCTTTGAACCGGGCCTCGGCGGCTTTTTCATCCTTCCCGGTCGTCTTGACCCGGTCAGGGTGCCACTCAAGGCAGAGCACGCGGTAGGCGTGTTTGATGTCTGCCCACGTTGCGTAAGACGCGACGCCCAACACTTCACGCGGCGTTTCTTTCTTGCTGCGGAAGTGAGCCGTGGCATCGTTCAGGCTCATGCGTCCGGCGAACGCCGCACGCCATTTCCGGGGATTGCCGTAGCCTTCCTTCTCCGGGTTGTACCGGGGGCGACCCTCGTAAGCCCAATGGTTCTTCGCCACGTTACTTGCCCTCCGATACCAGTGTGGGTTCGTAAGGTTTCAGGTAGCCGGGCTCCCCTTCCCTGCCGCAAGGCAAGCCAAGGTCTGTCAGGTGATGGCACTTTTTGTGCCGCTTCCAGCCGTTGCAGGAGCAGCCCCAATAGCGGTTCTTTTTGTGTTGGGAGACGGTGTGAATCACGTTGGAAGAGGACGATGGAACGGGGAAGCGATTCGTCCATTGATCTTTCGGGTCAAGATCGCGGGGATCAATCGTCGCTTCACGGTGCCCGTTCGGTAGAAGGATGATCGCCATACCTACAGTATACGGACTTGGGGGAGGGTTTGGCCAGTGCTAAGTGCCGTGTTTTCAGTCCCTTTCGGGCTTGAAAATCGACTTCTGCATCCACCGGGACAGCGGGGCGATCTCGATTACGTCCCACAGGGGCAGGTAATCGGTGATCCCGTCCAGTTTGTCGGGGTACACGGGCTCCGTAGCGATGGCAGTGAGCACCCTGTGCTCGTCATAGATGACCGGGTTCGTGTCGAAGAACCGGACGGTGAACACGTTCGCCTTGACCAGCAGCTTGAACACGTGATCGACTTCCTTGTTGTCACGTGCACCGAGGACGATGGTTGTGATCGGCTTCATGACGCCGTCATTGAGGCCGAGAATCGTGTCGATCTGTTTCAGCTTCGCCGACGCCGAGGCCTTGGTCGCCAGCACTCGCTTGATGTCGTGCCGGAGCATGGCGTACCGCAGCTTGGACACCGCATGTCCCACCTGTGCGGCGATCATGCCGGGCGGCAGGATGAACGGATCACGTCCGGGGAGCAGAGACTTCTGACTCGCCACGACGTAAATTCGCTTATCGACACTCCTCGTCGTCAACTTCTTCATGGTTTTCCTTTGCGGCGGCTTCGTCTGCCAGCCGTTTCTCCCGCATAATTTCCGCCAGCCGGATTTCCGCTAAGCGACACTCCTCAACTTCGTACAGGTACTCTTCGACTTCCATCCGGCGAATGTTGGCCTCGAACAGGATTTCCTCGGAGAGCGGCCCTGCGGCCATTTGTGCACGAACCGTCTCCATGATGTCATGTCTGCGACGTTCAACTTCGATCAGAACATCTTCGCCCATGGTCTCCTCAAAAAGAACGACGGTCTCGTTCCCGCCTGTCACATCCCTATCATAGGTGAGAGGGTTTTGTAGGGACGCTCCCACCGCCCCGGAGTGCTTCTCCCCAAGCAAGGGGCTCCGGTTTGATCTCTAAATCGCCATCGGGAGGGAGTTCTCGTCACGTAGACTCTGCAACGGCTACTGCCGCCAGTGGCGTGAACGTGGACTCCGAAGGTCGCTCATCCCCCTCCCGATCTTGTTACGCCTGTGGCACCGTTGGCGACCTTGAATCCACCAACGATGTAATGTTCCCGGCGTATTTCTCTGTCATGTACTGCTTGAACTCTTCTGCGAAATCGTACAAGTCGAGGCCCTGCGGCACGTCGGCTTCGATGATGTACGTCTCTTTCGTCTTGAGGTCTTGAACCTCAACTTCGGCCTTGCGGGTTTTCGGATCAACCCGGCAGACGATGCTGACGCTGTTGAGTTCGCCCTTCGCTTTCTTGACCCGCTTCCCGGCGATCTTGGACATCTTGATGTTGCCCTCTCGCCGGACGATCCGCTTCTTCGGTGTCTTGGTTTTTGGCATAGGCCCTATTTCTTCAACGTTGAAGCCAGAGCCAGCATGATTACGAAACACGCTGACCCAAGCAACAGGTTGAGTCTGATGTAGAATTTCATACTTCAACGACCTCCCCACCGTCGTAGTTGGGGATGCTCACGTAATAGCCGCCGTTCCGGTACGTGATCTTGAACCGACGCCGGGGCTTATCCTTGGTCGGCACGAAGGTGCAGTCGGCAATCGCCTTGCGGATGTACCGCATCAGCGTGATCGCCTTCATTTCGGCGAAGATCGACGCCCCGCCGAGGTCTTTGAGACTCACCGGGAACATGTAGACCTTCTGCTCCTCAGTCTTGGGGTGCGTCAGAGTCACCGTATAGTAGGCATTCTCGCCCCGCAGGTACGAGAACTTGGCGACGTTGTCCTTCACGATTTCTTTGATATTGAATTCCATTATCGGCACTCCTCACTGATCGTGCAGGGCACGCCGTGCACGTCCTTTCCCGGATCAGGCCGGGTGATCGCCACTTCTGTGATGACCCCGAGACCAAAACACAAAACGCCGAAGCCTAAGAATGCGATCAGCAACATTTCCGTTGGCCGACCTTTCAGCTTGTCAGCTTCGATCAGTTCACGAATGGGATTCATTGTGCCCCCATCCGTCTATTGTGACTGGCACGCTTCCGCACGTCAAGCACATACTTGTACGGGGCTGATTCCAGTTCCCGCTTGAGAGCGGCGTACTCTTCCGGCTTCGCCGGACGCGACCGGGCGACGCACCCGGTGTAATCGGCACTTCCATGGCCTCCGCAATGTTGGTAGACCGTGCAGAACCCCGGTGCCCCCTCTTCGTAAGGGAATAGGGCGAACACGTCGCCGCCAAGCGAAGGCGGGTCTTTACGGAAGATGACTACTGTTTTTTCAACCACGTATTTCCTCCGCCTTGTCCCGACAGGCCCGGAACGCCCCGGTCAGCCTGTCCAGCACCCGCTGTTTGTAGTCCACCCCACTGTAGATGGTGCTGCCGGAAAAATACCCCGTGCGAATCATCGCTTCCAGAGCGAGACAGATGTTCCCGTGCCGTTTCCGTTCGTACTTGGACGCACTCTTGCGGAGAGCGTAGCCCTCGGCGGTCGCGGCCTCACAGTCGGCGGCGTAGAGCAGGATTTTCTCCACGTCGTCATTGCTCTTGATCGCCTGACGCACGGCGTCAAACAGCTTGAGCCCGGCGTTGTCGTCTTTCTCGCACAGGTGCGTCTGCAACTTCACGAGAGCGGTATCGAGTTCGCGGTTCATTGTTTCGCCGCCAGATGCTCGGCCACGTCCAGAACGGCGAGGGCGTCTTTCGCCGCGTCCGCCCCGGACAGCCGCTTGGCCAAAGCAAGAATTGCGACCGCATCTTTTGCGAGATCGCTATTCAGGTCTAGCTTGGCACGCCAATAGCTGTGCTGATAGTCGAAGTCGATCTGTCCGATGTCGATCTTGACCCGGATGCTCCCGGCGTAAGGCGACTCAGCAGGGAATCCAGCGTCCGTGAGCACACGCAGAACACGGGCGGTTTCTGCCTTCCGTTTCTCGTCCGATTCTTTCTGCCACGCATCCCGCTTCTTGCAGTTTTCCTCAAGTTCGTTCAGGGCGGGTATCAGTTTGGTTTTCAGCTTCTCAACGGCCTCGGCCAAATCCTTGGCGACGAAGAATGGTTTGCGATCCCGGTGCGATGCCAGCACGTCGCCCACTACGCGAACGCCGGACACGCTCCATGATTTACCTTGCAGGTTGACTTCAAAGGAATACTTCTTGGGGACGATCACCCCGTAGCCGAATTCCCGTGGCTGTGCACCATCAGCTTTGAAGGTGCTCACGATCAGAAGTTGAATCGCTGTTCGCAGATCGTCAAAGTCTGTGCTTCGTGAAACGTTGCTCATTAGAATATCTCCCGGAAAGCGGTCTCGATTGGTTGATCGTCGTTCACTACGGTGCGTGCTTTCGGTAGTGCGACCCTCGCGGCCCGTACCCGGCGTGCCACTTCCGCCAGATCAATCTTCAACTTCGGCAGCGGAGTCGGCTGGATCACTGGCTTCTCACCGTCGCCGGACATGATAGTCACGTCATGGGAGGGAGCGGAGATTGGGTCGGCTGGTTTAATCGCCGTTCGCGGCTCTTGTGCGTGAGCGGCGGACGCGGTCAGCAACAGCAACGAAGTTGTCAGCAGCAGTTTCATTCGCTCCTCCAGTCTGAAAAAGTTTCGGGTGTGGTTGGTCAAGACTCAAACGTCTAAGGTGGAGCCCTCACCGAACCACGCCCGAAGATCGAAGTTACTTGCCAGCCTTCGCAGCCTTGGCAGCCTGAGCGTTCGCCAGAGCCTTCAACAGTGCATCTTCCAGATTGTCGGTCGCAGCCGGGGCCTTGTATGCCTCGACCGTCGCCGCCGTGGTGCCGTCGAACAACGAACGCACGTACTTGCGGACGTTGGTCAGGAAGCGGTCAGCCGGAGCCGGGGTGAACTTCACGGTGTTGGCTTCGATCAGCTTGGCCGTGAGATCGACAACCTTGTCTGGCACTGCCAGCGGCGTCCACTTGTCGCACTTGCGGACTTCGTACTCGGCGAACAGGTACGACAGGACGAGGCCGTTCTGGCCTTCCGGGCGAACCACGAAGTACTGTTCCTTGCCGCCCTTCACGCGAACGCCCTTGGCAACTTTGTTCGTGCGTTGCAACGCGGCAACCAAAACCGCGAACGGGATTTCGCCGCCCTTATCCGGGGCGATGTATTCGGTGCTCTCGATGTACTTGGGGTTGATTTCGTTCGGGTCAACGTACTCGGTCAGCTTCATGGTGGAATCGCTCATGGGTTTCTGAGCGTTCACAGCTTCGTCGGTGACCACGACCAGCTTGTCGCCGAACTTCAAACCTTTGACGATGGCCGGGTCAGTCTTGCCAGCCTTCGTGCCGCAAATTTCGCACGACATCAAATCCTGTTTCATGCTGCCGCCGCACAGGTGCATTTCGGCGACGCCATCCTTCATCACAGGCTTGCCGTCTTTCATGACGGGCACGAAGCCGTGATACATGTGACGCTCGAAAGCATCGTTGTCGGTCGCAACGTAGGTCTTGACGGGGAACGCAGACACGCCGTCGAAAATGACCATGGTGCCTTTCCAGTTGGACTTGACAGTGGTTTTTTGGACGGGAATATCGAGTTCAGGAGTGGTGGATTTCGGTGCAGCTTCCGGTTTCGGTGCCTTTGGTTTCGCCATACCTAAAGTATACGGGTTTCAGGGGCATTTTGTCCAGTCTGGATGTGGCTTGAAATCAAGGGCTTAAAAGGGAAACCGGGGAGCGGTGTCAAGGTGTTTGAGAGACTTTGACGGTGCTCCCCGGTACTAGAGGGCTGCGTTTGGTCATTCCAATGAGGTAATGCAGCCTCTAATCTTGGATTCGTTAGTCGCCAGAGGGCGGATCGCCAACGGCGAAGTGTTCCCACGGCTTCTTGACTTCCTCTTCGCTGCGGCCCATGACGATGTCATAGATACGGTCGGCCTGTACGCGACTTGACCATGGCTCGTGTGAGCGGAGCATCAATTCGGTAAGGACAGATTCTATTTTCAAAACGATGTTCAGGTCACGCTTCTCGTGTTTGGCAAGTTCCCGTACAAAATCTTTCACGTCGTCGATGACGAGTGCCATGCTGGGCGAACCAGTTGCACTTTGAGCGATGGCAACTGCCCGGCCATCTTCCCAATGAAACGTAGCGAACCTTCCCTTAAAATGATTGCTCATGCTGCGGCCTTTCTGGTTTTAAGTGTGGCGTAGTGATGTGCGGTTTCGTTCTTGATGAATTCAGAAATTTCTCCCATGCAAATTTCTTCAAAGGAGCAGTTGGGGGCGGGATTGAATGCGTATTTTCTCCAACGGGAAAGCCACGTGATCGTGCCCAGTGGTGGGCCTGCGACGTACTGATCCTGTCGCATGTCTTTTTCCCAAACACCATAGGTGTTGGTTTTCTTGCCATTCAACTTGCCGAAATTGTTGATGAGGATGTACGTGCCCACCATGAACACAGAGTTGAAATTCGGCACTAACTTGGAATCTGAAGCCATGCGACGATTATAATCTGACGCGGGCTTCCTCTACAAGTTCATTCCATCGTTGATACGTTCCGCGATAGCCGAGTTGGCGTGCTGCCATGTAGGACGGTACGAGAAAGTCGCGGAAGACAGTTGAGTGGGCCACTCGCACCATGACGTGACCAACCATGCGGAGGCGAGGAAGGCCGGGACGATCCGGGTCTTCGTTCTGTTTCTGGATAACGTTCATGCCCTTGGCGGTGAGGTCGATGAGCCTGATGATGCTGCCGATGTCCCCGAGGTCGGGGCAGGCAACTTCTGGCATTGAGATGTGTTCACCACACTCGACGCAGTTGTCATTTTCGTCTGGGATGAGGCAAGGGCAATCGTCCATAGGGTACCCCCTAAAGATGGTTGCCGTATACATGTTTTCTAGGCCCAGCCTGCGTCGATGGATGGATCGGAATCGAACAGAACCCGTTCATAATGAACGCCGTCACAGGGGACGACATAGGACAGGTAGCGGGTGATCTGCTCGTGTCCGAGATCGAATGACGCCATCGCCTCGTCGAAATCGGAATGGTAGGCACGCTTGGAAAGGTAGTAAACCCCCGGTCGTCCGACGTTTCGACTCCGCATGAAGCCGGGGAACGCAACAGTGAATTCGCCGATTGCCCGTTTCATATTGTCCCACGAATAAATGTCAAGACGGTTGGAGGGCGGAGAACTCAAGTCAAATTTCCAATGAGCCTCGAAATACGCGGCAGGCCCGCTGCCTAGCGGTGCTTCAACCTTGGTGCGAATGGGAGTCCAACCTGCGATGTCAAGGAACGCCGTCATAATGTCACCCCACTCCAGTGCTTCGGCGTCCGTGTTAAGGATGCCTTTCTTGGCAAGCATGAGTTGGAGCGGATAGCGGCCCTGACTGAGTTCGATGAGGTTGGATTTGCAGAGAAGTTTGGTTTTGCAGTGGGCCTCGAATTCCTCCCACTTTTCTTGTTCGGCGACAGTGATGTGCAGTTCGTAGTACGACATTAGTACCTGTTGAAATCGTCGATGGCTTGATTCATTGCTCGTTGACCCTCGGGCGTGCCCAGCGGATCAAGACTGCGTTGCCATGGTTCCCACTTGCTGACTTCCTCGCTGACTTTGTTCAGCAGATCGGCGAGTTCCTTGGAGACTTTGAATGCCATAGCCTACTCCTCAAGTCGTTCGACGCGAACTACATCGCTTGTGTAAATCAGGCGGGCGATTGCACCCTCTATAAACGGGGGACACAGGATTTCCATGCCCCTGCCCATTTCGATGAACACCGATGTAAAGCTTCCGTCCGGCGTGCGAAGCAGTCCTGACCGCTCAGTTTCCTTGGTCTTCGTCCACGTTTTCTTGTCGTGGTCGATGAGGTAAACGCTACCGTTTTGGGTCGTTACTTGGTCGATCATTGGGGCCGTTGTACTCCGCCTCATAGTGTACCACAGACTTTTTGTATGTCCCAGTGGTTTCTGTTCCGGCGATGGCGTCTTCCTTGCCTGCACGGATATTGCGGCGGTTGCCATCAGTCAATACCCCTGCTGCAATGGCCTTCAGGAAATTGTAGTAGCCGATCTCGTCGAGCGAATAGTTCGGGTCAGCGAAGATCGGGGCAAGCATCTCCACGACCGCCCGGTTGCCCTTCAGTTCGGCGTCGGTGTAGAGCATGAAGAGTTCCGCCTTGAATGGGTTCTTCTGCAAAGCGGCCATCAGATCAGCGTAGAACAGCACTTCCTTCTCGTTTTCATCCTTCGGGATTTCAACGACACCTTCAGTGCTGGGATTGATCGGCTGGATCGTTCCCTTGAGCAGGCCTTGGATGGTTTTCTGAGAATCTTCCTTGCACTGCTGAATGTGGATTGCCCGACGCTCTTCAAGCGTCTTCGCGTGCCGGGTGCTGATAAACAGCATAAGTTCCGACATGACCTTGGCCTTATCTTCTGGCCAGTTGGATTCGTAGACGATTCGCAGGAGTTCATCCCGTTCCAGATCGTCCAGTTCGATTTCGTTCTCCCCGGTCAGATTTTCAATCTGTTTTCCGAAGCCGATGCTGTCCAGAACTTCTGTTGCCGTCATTCGCATGACTGCACGCTGAGTCAGGGCGGTCTCCAGCAGATCAACTTCTTTCAGCACTTTCTGATGGTTGGCTCCGTGGGGATCGCTGACGAATTCGCGATGATCGACGACATCTTCCCCGGTCTCCATGTACACGTAGCTGTCGATCAGCGGCGTGATGGCGTAGTCAGCGATCAGGCCGACGAGATCGCACTTGGTCAACAGATCGAAGACCATGTCGCCGTAATCGCTGGTCATGCCGCTCTGTTCAAAGGCACGGTTTGGGCATTCCTGTCTGATGAGTGCCCAGACTTCTTCTGCGGGTGCATCCTTGAGTGCGTGCGGGTCGCCGTTGCTCGGGCAGGAGCATGCAAGGTCTGCGTGCGGAATGATCGAAGTGATCCCGGTCTGCGTGCGTTCCAGCCAGCGGCGGATCGGGCACTTTGCCTCGGGGTGAACGATGACGTTGTAGTAGTTGCGGCCTTCACCGAGAATTTCCGCGTACTGTTCGAGATCGGTGATGCTGGATGTGAATGTGTTGTCGGCGAAGATGTACTGCTTGCCGGAATCGGCGTTGCCGCCGAAGAAGGCCCGGCGATTTTTGATGAAGCTGTTCTCGATCTGCATGAAGCGAGGATCGTGGATCATGTTCCACGTCGGCCCCAGCGTCTCAACATAGCCCTTTGGCCCGAAGACGATCTGGTACAACGTCTGACAATATTGGAAATCTTCCTGCTTGACCTCGTGGTCTTCGACGAAGTAGTAGATGCGTTTTTCGTCGCCCAGTAGGCCTAAGATTCTTTTGAGTCCGTCGTTCATAATGCTCCTAATCTGATTTCAGTATTGCCGGATTTTGCTACTACGCTCCCCTTTAGATAGTAAGACCGGGGCATCGTGCCCCGCACAACTGAATACCCCTAATCCCGAGGAGGACATATCGCTCATGACCCTTGCGTTACAAACCTCAACCGCTTTTCGCCACACCTACGGGAGAGCAAGCTTTACAATCCAAAATTTGAACTAAGGGGGTGATCCTACATCTACACCTGACCTCGGGGGATACGTGTGTTTCCCACCGGGGTCTGCGTGTGTTTGTCGGGCCGCTCGTCCTGCAAGCTGTACAACTCATTCAGCCATGAAATTTCTGATTCCGGTGCATCAGTTTTTGTGTTTGCTTTTCCCGCCTGCACCAGTGCTGTCCGTACATCCTCTACGTCCATGATTCGCTCGGGATGATATCCGCCGCAATCGCTGCACCACACCCACTCGATTTCTTCCTCGTCTTCAAAGCCCATTTCCTCGGCAAGGTCTTCTGCGAATTCTTCTTCGCGTTGAGAGAGGGATCGTTCCCAGCGGAGGAGGGCCTGTTCGTATTCTTGCAGACGCCGGGCGTATGCCCGGAGTTCATGCTCGGATGGTGTGCGGGATAATTTTGGAGGATTCGGCTTTGCCATATCCAGTTAATACTGGATTTTGGCCGGAGTTATTCGTGAAGCGGGACGATTGTTTTATCGCCACGGCAAAATGTGGCGACTTTTGTGAAACCGCCCGTGGGGGAAGTAATCAGCATGGTGGGGCCGTAGCAAAAGATGGCGTGCCCATCTTCGGCCATATACCAGCGTCCGCCCTTGGCATGGGCGGGCAAAGTTTTGTCCACGATTTGGCGTGGTGGGGCCGGAGGCGTGATCTTGGGAATCGACAGAGTCAATAGCAGGAGGAGGGCTGTTTTCATTTCAAATCCGCCTTAATGGCCTCAACGAGACGCTGGAGGTACTTGTCCGTGGTCTTGTTCTGGTTTGGCCGGGAGAGTTTGTTGGTCAGATAATACACGTCTGCTGAGCGAACGAATTCGCGGACGGTCTTGCCGCCCATGGCACCCCAGTAGGCTGCCCACGCATTGCCGTAGCATTCCACGACCATGCGGCCTTGGCCGGGCTCGAAGTCCTGAAAGAAAATCGTGATGGCGTCAAGGCTTGCACTCGATGGAATTACGTGGACTGAAACTGTTCCTGTGTTCATCGTCCCCTCCTCGCTTGAAGTTTGGCCCAAGCTTCCTTGGTGTACGTCCAGTTGTCAACGTGTGACCAGTTCCGGCACTTGTCGCATCTGATTTGCACACCCCAAGATACGTCACGCACAGCCTGACAAATTGGACAATGCATGTCAGCCATTATCGTCTGTCGTTGTTGTAGGCGAGAACTTCCTTTTCGATCTTCTCAACCAGATCAATGAACTGCCTGATCTCGACTGAGGAAACACGGTCAGGACGCCGTTCGGAGCCTAGCAAAATTGCTACTGCAATTGCCTTTTCCGCTGTACTCATTTTATCGTCACCGTCTTTTCAAAGTGGGCGGCGAGGCCCCCGTTCTGTAGCTTGATGACCCACTTGTCCGGCCCCACATACGTGCGGCCATGGTTGCTGCCGAACATGGGTTCGATGGCGATCCGCATTCCCGATTCCAGTTTGACCTCGGGGCCTTCCACCTTGTTGGGGACGTGCGGCTCCATGTGCAGTTTTTCGCCGATACCGTGTCCGCCGTAACCCTCTACGACGTAGACATCGTACTTCTTGGCTACTGCCTCAATTGCCCGGCCAATGTCGTGTGTGGTGTTCCCGGCCTTGGCTTGAGCTACGCCAGCCTCCAGAGCCTCTTGCGTCGCCTTGACCAGCCTGCGGGCTGTGGCGGAGCCGTTGCCGACGATCACGGTCAGGGCACCGTCGTCGAATTGCCCGTCCTCTTCGATGCCGCAGTCCAGCTTAATCACGTCACCCTCTTGGAACTTGCGGTCGTCCGGGATGCCATGGATCACTTCATTGTTGAAGGAGACACAGATCGTTGCGGGATACCCGTCACCCCCGCCCATGTTCAGTGGCTTGTAGCCGAGAAATGCGGGCTTGACTTTGGCCAGCCGGATCAACCCGGCGACGAATTCGTCAACCTGCTTGCCAGTGTTGCCCTCGCGGACAAGAATCGCGGCGTTGTGGAGCATCGTTTCCAGCCGGGTCGGCCCCGGTCGTGTGTCAGTCATTTAATCCCTCGCAAAGTCCCATTCTTGGCCGTGGCCACATTCTGTGCACCGCATGAAGCGATAATCGGACGGCCCGCCGCGTCCCACTGTTGACTGGTAATGCGTCGTCTCGTGCTCGGGTTCACGCACATGCTTCGTCGTCTTGTTGCGGCACTTCCGCGATAAGCACTGCATTTCAACGAACCGTTTAGTCTTCGGCATCGGGCCTCTTGGTCTCTATCTTATCATCAACTCGGTCTTTCATGAAACCTAACATTTGCGTGACCGTGTCGGAGCCCTCGGTGAAGTCGCAGACGAACTCGTAACCATCTTTCTTGCGGAAAATATCGAAGTAGGTCAGGTAGTACCCGGCCATGCACTTCTGTTTGCTGATATGGATTCGGTAGCCCCGGTAATCCCAGAACCAATGGCGTTCATCCTCCCCAATGGGACGGGTCATGATCTCGACTGCGTCGAGGGGGACGGCTTTATACTTTCTTTTCGTTGCCAAAATCGGCTCCGCAACCAAGCACGTGATTTGGTGTGTCGTAATAGAACCCGCACTTCGGACATGTGTGCGTGTCAAATTCCGGTCGGCGTGGACAGCGGTGATCGGGCTCAACCAGCCGATGACAGTGTTCGCACAATTCCTTGAAGGGCGAGACCTTCATCTGGTCTTCCAGCCCCGCGAAAAACTTCTCCTCTTCCGTAGTCAACGGAGTGTGCTTCGTGTCCATGATGTACGGTTTCTTCTCGAACTCTTTGACCGCGTAGTCGAACGTGCATTCCTGACACCGGGCCGGATTGACTTGGATGATCCGGTTCTCAAACTGAGCCGTCGAGCACAGGATGGATGTTTCCTTGTGGCAGATCGGGCACGTCGGCATCTCCGGCATGCGGCGAGGTTTCGGGGGAATGTAGTGGCTCATCATCGGCGGTGCCGGGTATGCTGGCGGCAGGAATCGAATTCGATTCAGTGGTGCCTGATTTGATGGTGGTGCCTTGGGCAGGGGCTTACCAAGATTGCCGTCGAGCAGCTTGCGAATCTCTGTGTTGATCTCTTCCCGCAGTTCCTTGACCGCAGCGGACTCCTCGTTGTTCAGCATGTTCATCGGGGCGGAGAAGTGCCGGGGATCGGGCACGTTGGTCGGCTGCGGATTCATGTTGAATGCCCAACGCAGCAAGCCGAGGAAGTTTTCGTTGGTGATGTCGTCCGGGAGCCTGTGATCGAGAGCCATCAGGCCGTAGTCTTTCAACAGCTTTTCGAATCGCCTGTAAGCGATGTCGCGGGGGATGTCCCCTTGAAGGTACTTCTGGTAGATCGTCTTGACGTGATCCCTAAAGGTAAAGTCCATCGTATTTTTTACCCCGTTCGACGATGAAGGCCCAGATCGCATAGCAGATAAAAACCAGCGTACCAGTACCAAGAGCCAAGTGTACATATTTCTCCGGCGACGGGGCTGCGTGCCAGCCGTGTCGCATCCACAGTAGGCCCGTCCCGAGGGCCAAGAACCCCAAAAATCCGGCCCGGACTAACTGGTAGGGCCAACGCCACGGATGGGTGCTGTAATCCTTCCAGTTCATACGCCAGCTTGCCGCGAGGAAGAATCCTGCCCATCGGCCAACAGTTGCGTGTTCACCGCCGCGAAGCGTCCGAGAGCGTCTTCGATTTCTTCGAGCGTAATCGTCGGGTTCGGGTAGCCGTCTAGGTAGGTCTTCTGGTTTTCCCGTAGCCACTTGAGGATGTCGTCAGCCGGGAACCTGCCGGGCACCCGGAAGAACATCGTGCTCAGGCCCAGTGCGGCAGGGCCGCTGATGCCGGGCATACGAGGTTTGGCAGAGTTCGCTGTCCTGCGGTCACCCACAATAAATTGGTAGAAAGCCCGAATTCGATCTTCACGGGCACCGAACGGCTGCTCGGTTTTGGTCTCGGAGTTGAAAATGTTGACCGTGGTAAGCAAAGGCACCTGACTCCTCCGACAAATAATACTGTGTTCTGCCGGAAAAATCAAGTGCCTGTTTTGCAGCACCCCGCGAAGCTTTAGAACCGGACGCCGACGTGGAAGTAAACCTGCGGATACAGGGGGTTTACGAGGGCATAGCCGTACCCCGGAACCCACTCGACATAGACCTCGTCGTCATACCAGTACGGAGGAACCGGGTCGATAATCGTCCAGTAGCCGCCGCCGAACCAGAAGTACGAACCGATGCCGAAACGAGGCCCCCACCAATTGCAGTGACCCCAATAGAATGCGTGTTCCCGGCCCCAGTGGCCGTAGAAATAATCATGGTCATACGCATGGCCGTCCCAGTGCGTGCGGGCAGCCCCGCCGCCAGCCCAGTGATAGCCGTTGTGCGTCGCCGGGAAGCCTTCGCCATGGTGCTCGACGAAGCCGCCTCGCTGCTCACCCTTGGCCGGGGCCGCGACACGTTCGTGCTGTTCGCCACGGGCACTGCCGAACGACCTACCGCTGCCGCCGAAATGACCACCGCTTGCATGACCGCCGTGCTGAGCTACAGCCGGGATGGCTGCAAAAAGGAAAAGAGAGAAGAACCAAAAAAGAGTCTTACGCATAAGTGCCTCCTACTACTCAATACTAGAAACCCGAAGTCCAGAAAAAAGTCGTAGCCAACTTCCCTATTTACATGACTTTACATTCCGACAATCAGTATGCGGAAAGGTGTAGTCGCACCACAGACAATTCGACCAGCCGGGCTTGATGAAACTTTCATACCGGGGAGCCGCTGGTTTTACCAGCGTGTAATAGTCGGGAACAACGGTACGCCGGGCAGTGACTTCATGAAACTTGTTGACGATCATCCGCACCACCAGCAACTCGGCCTCGCTCAGGTAGGTGATGTCGTCCCATGTGTCGTAAGCGGAAATGTCCGGCCAGTCAAGTCCAACTCGTCGCATCACCCACCGGGCGACACTCTCAGCTTCGCGTTCCCGTGTGGGCCGATACAGGGACATGAAACTCCCGGCACGATTCAGGCCGTCAGGATCAGAGGGATCGACCGGGCAGTGAAGAAACTCATGAGCAAACTCATGGATGGCTGTCGAAAGGTGGAACGGGTTGTTCTCCCCGAGATCGCTCCGCAGTGCCACGCTGCCGCCATACGAAATGCCGAGAATGGATTCGCTCTTTGAGACCTGACCATTGGGGTGCACCACGGCGTGGATCAAGGGTACGCGATCTACCGTGATGTTGTGCCGGGCGAAGAGTTCATCGAGGGCAAGGCCGAGGGTTTCCTCCGACGTAAGGTACCGATTCTTGCTCAGGATAGAAAAGTCGTCGGCCATTCTGCCGACGATATGGGGGTGGAGGGTGTCCATGCCCCACATTGTACACTATTTCTGGTCAGCTTTGGAGCCGTAGAGAAGCGGTGAGGGTTTCCAATTCTTGATGATCTCAGCCTGATAGTTGATGTCGCTCTTGAGCGTTCTGATCTGCTCCTGAGCCCGGTCGATGTTGTTCTTGCGGACACGCTCGTAATCCGGCGTGCCTTTCAGGTGGGTGCGTTTCTCGTTGCGGTAATTGAAATTCTTTTCCTTGACCCGGACGGTCTCGCTCAACTGCTCGAAATTGGAAGCTTCGAGTTCGGCCAGTGTCTCCTCAGTCTCGGACAGGGAATTCTCCAGAACTTTCTTGTACGCCTGATTCGCCTTGCAGGAAAGTTCGCTCGGCTCGTAGCCAACACCGAAGCAATGTCCTGCCCGGTAGCCGAAGTAGTGCACGCCGTCTGAAATCTGGAAGCCATGGTCAACGATGGCGTTGTACTTATTCATCTTCTGGCGGCGACCGCAGATCGCACACTGGCCAGTGTTCGCCATGGTGACTTCGACAGGCGGTGCATTCGGATTCGGTTTGCGGCCCTTCACGATGAAAGGCTTCACGGCCTTGAGATCGTTGCCCACGGTGACCAACTCGCGGCACACTTGCAGGTACGGCTCAACCTGCGACCGGATCGGTTCCTGCATCTTTTCCAACAGCCGGATTCGCTTCGGGAGTTCGTTGAACTGATAATAGCCGCTGATCGCCCACCGGGCTTCACTGTTTACTTCGACCCGCCAGTCGGCGTCATTGCGGAGGCGGTTCAGGAGGGCATCATAGGGGACTTCGAGGGCTGCTTCGCCGATGGCGTGCAGGTTGGATTTCGCCAACTCAAATTCGGTGTTCCAGATTTGTTTGTTCGCCAGACCTTCGGCGATCATCTTTTTCGCGGCGTGCCAGCGTTCTTCTCGGCGGGGGTCGGCGGTGACAAACTGGTCAATGGTGGGCGTTTCCATATCTATAGTATACCGGGGAAGACGGTATTTTGGCCAATAGGAAACCCCCTGAACTCAGGGGGTTTATCCGATCCGTGCCTGCCATGCCAAACCCGACCTGACCCTGCCGACCATGCCATACGCAGCCCAGCCCCGCCTGCCTCGCCCCGCCCAAACATGCCTCGCCCAGCCCGCCTCACCTCACCTCACCTGCCGTGCCGCACCGCACCATGCCTATCCCCGCCTTACCTCGCCTGCCATACCTAACCCTACCTTACCACACCAGACCGCGACGGGCCACGCCACACCACGCCTGCCACGCCAAACCGGGCCATACCTAGCCGTGCCGTACCTCACCACGCCCGTTTCGCTCTACTCCGCAGCGGTCGCCTATTTCAGCTTCACTGAGTTGATTGCTTTGACGACCCGTGCGAACTCTTCAAACTCTTCGTAACGAACTTTCCACGCCGTAAGCTCGCGGTATGCTCGCTCCAAAATCTGCTCACGCAATTTTGGATCGCTCATCGCCGTCGTTATATCAACATAGGTTGCATCCGGCTGGTTTTCTTCCTGAACATTTACGAACGCACGAATAATCGTAGGTTCGCCTTCCGGTTCTTTGGGCTCCTCGTAGATCACAATCTGACGAAGAAGATATCGTGCCTCATTGAGGCGGTGCTGTTCTGCTGCTTCGTTGTCGTCCCATGTGAAACCACCGTGCAGGGGCGAGTTAATGTTGCGGGCATCTTCAAGAACTGTTTCTGCTGTTACGGCTCCAACTGTTTTCTTGATGTACTCCATCCGGTCGCCACAAACTTGCGGATCGAGTCCTTTGATCTGTGCTGCTGCTTTCCATTTGTAAACCATAGCTCCACCTCAAAATGATTTTATCACACCTCGCCTGCCACGCCGGGCCTAACCATACCTCACCTCTCCCCGCCTCACCTCACCTTGCCTGCCCTACCCAACCACGCCTTACCAGACCCGACCACACCTTACCGCACCACGCCTGCCCCGCCTAGCCCCGATCTCGCCTCACCCGACCTTACCACGCCATACCTGCCATGCCTGACCTCGCCTCTCCCCGCCGTACCATGCCAAGCCTGCCCTACCTCGCTTATAAAAACTACCGGGGCGGTTAGGCCCCGGTTTCTGTTACGCTTCGTTTGCAACGTGAAAGCGACCGAACGACCCGTTCTTCTGGGGACGCCACTCACCGATGCCAACGCCGAATCCCGCAGCGTTGAACAAGTTCACGATCTGCTCAGCAGACAACACGGATGCGTTGTACTTGAGCGTGAAGGTTGTCCTCCACTTGGGGAACATGCCGCGATAGCGGATGTCCGCAGTGCCCATGCCAACTCGCACCATGTCTTCCCGCATCTCCGGTTCGCCGTCGATCTTAACCAGATCGCCGTCGATGTGGAATGCTGCACGTGCGTCAGTTTTGAACATGTCGCATTGAGCAGCAGCGGTGACCGCAGCAGCCTTGACGCCAATCGTTGGGAAACCAAAACCGCCGCCCGGATACTCATACAGGCTATCCTTGTAGTCCTTCTCGGGGTCTTTTGCTTCCTTAGCAGTCTTGGCCTTCTTCATCTGCTTGTCGAGCATTTCCTTTTTTGCCTTTTCCGCCCACTTGTGGGAAATGAGCGGTGAATCGCCTTCGAGCGTCAGCCGGATAGAACGAATATCCAACCGTTTTACCTCAATTGCTTGTTCCTTTACAGCAGCTTTTGACATATATACCCTTTGTCTGTGGAATGTGTCCACGAAACAAACGTACCACAGAAACTATTTCTTGTTTTATCTTTTTCCGGTTGGTATTAGAAATGCCTGAGTTCCGGGTCTACGCAATCGTTCATCTTCGCGATTTGGAGGTCGTCGAAGCCCATGAACTCGCCGATGCTCTGCTGGGCCTTGCCGTTGAACAGGTCGTCGAAATTGACGATGACGTGTGGGTAGTCCTTGATAAAGTCCAGCGTATACCGCTGCCATTCCTTGGTCTTATCCGCGTCAGACATCTTTGCACCACGAAATTCCACCGCAGCTTGCTGCGACGCATCGACGGCTGTTGGATTGCGGAGGATTGTGATGAAACGGTATTCGTGATCCGGCGTCAGGCGGTACAGATCAAACGGCATCACCTTGATGGCCCTGCCTTCACAGAGCGGCAGAAGGATCGTCCAGTCGTTGTTCTTTCGCGTGTTGATCTCGAAGTGTCCGCGTGGATTCCACGCTGTGCGATTAGGGAGAGCGTCCCACCACAGCGGCACATCCGCTGCCTGTAGCATTTGCATGGTCAAGCTGGTGCCGCTTCGACTCGGTGCTGTCACGCAGGTAATCATTCGACTACTTTTTTGCCCCCGACAACTTTGAGTTCACAGTAACGACATTCGCCGTCTTTGTCGGAATCACCTATCGGCACCCAGTGGTGCCAGCACTCTTTCAATCGGCGTTCGTTGAACACTTCGCGAGTCACCTTCTCGGCGTCGATGAAGTATTTGCCCTCGTCGATGAAAAAGTCTTTGTATTTCACGTGGTGATTATAGCATAGGAAGGAATGGTGGGGGCGGCAGATTGGGTTGCCTGCAACTTCCCGGTTAAAAGCCGGGTACTCTTGACCCGATTGAGTTACACCCCCATTGGTACCCCCGGAGGGAATCGAACCCCCATCTATCCGCTTAAAAGGCGGTAGCTTTACCGTTAAGCTACGGAGGCAAAGGTACGCAAAGGTATGGAGGGAGCGGTGGGATTCGAACCCACATTTTCAGTCCGGTTAAGCTCTTATGGTTTAGAAGACCACGAGTCTACGCCCCCAAGGATTGGGTTAGCGTTTTCGTCTGAGAGGAGTCGCGGCAATCGCGAAGACGAGGCGGGGCACAACGAGAACCATGATCTCGGTTGCGGCAATCAGCGGCATGTAGTTTAGCATGGTCATAATCTATTTCAATGCTCCGGCGATCTCATCGCCAAAGTCTTCTCGAATCCTGCGACCTATCTCCCTAGATGTTTCATTCTCGGGTAAGGTTGCCTCAGGGTGTGCCCGGTAATAATCACAGTTGCACTTGTCCTGATAAATCTCGGTGTTACAGTCGTTGCAAATTGTTCCGTCGTACTTGCTCACGCTTCCCTTACTTCTTTAACCCGGTACGCCGGGTAACGTCGTTCAAAATTTCGCAAGGCCTGATCTTCGCTGATCGCATACTCCGTGTATTCGGCGGTCGCGTCAGATTGTGCGAACGGCATTGCAACGATCTTATACGGTTTCAGTTCCATATACAAATGGATTCTGAAGCCCAAAACTTGGCTGCCCCTGATGGATTCGAACCACCATACCTTGGTTCAGAGCCAAGTGTCCTGCCGTTGAACGAAGGGGCAAAACGTTTACTGCTTGTGCATCTGTGCCCAGATTTTTTCCATCCTCTGGGGCTTCATCTTCAGGTCGATCAGTGTCAGAACCATTGGCAACCCGACGAACCAGAAGCTCAGTGCGAAGGCGGCGAATACGCCAGCAGTTACCCGGCCCCCACCGATCCGCAAAATGCTGAAGTACAGGTCTGTCGTGGCCACTAACGCGACTACGATCAAACCCCACAGCCCGATCTTCGGGCGGTTCCAAACCATGTTCCGATAAACCAACTGCATCGTCTTAAACATCGCGTGCTCCTGCAATCAAAATGGTGATCCCGGAGGGATTCGAACCCCCGATGAGCTTTCGCTCTGCGGTTTAGGAAACCGCTGCCTTGTCCAACTAGACTACGGGATCAAACTTTTGCGGCCTTAATCATGGCCTCAATCGCCTTCTCATCGACGTTGTCGCTTTCGCCGCCGAGTAACGCGATCTGAACTTCTGTGAGAGCCCCTACGTAGTGATGACCGTAGGCCGAACCGAACAAATCACTCTCGGTTTCGCTCCGCTTTTTCCAGTGAGCGATGGCTGCATCCAGCACATCACACACAATCCGCCAATCGTGGTCGTTGGTGTCTTCGCTGCGAAGTAAGCCGGGGTAGTTGTACGGCATTACTCACGCCCCGCTGCCGCTGCACGATCCTTGCGGCGAAGATGAGCCGTCCACGGTAACGACCGCCCGGCCCCGTCAATCCAGCCGTATGCGATCAACTTCTCGAAGAGAGCTACTGTTTCCTTGTCTCCGAGGCTGCTGCTAATGCCCAACTTGCGAATACTGTCAACGTCCATAAGGCTCCTTCAAGCGATGAAACTTTCGGTAAACTCCCCGCCCAGCATTTCCTTACGCCAATCATACGGCTTGTTCCCGTTGCGAATGCAATTATCGCACTTACCGCACGGTAGTTGCACGTGCAAAAACTTCCAGCAGGACTTGCCCTCTTCCGTGTCACACTCGGGGCAGTTGGAGTGCCATGAGCCATGATGCTTCTCACAGCCGCAAAAATCGCCGCTTAGCACTAGGCTCATGACTTCTCCTACTTGTCCAGTTCGATGTTCCAGTACAGCCAGCCGCCATCGACCCACGGCTTCCACGTCGGGTGCATCTTCTTGATCCGAAGCTTGAAGTTGTACTTCGGGTCATCTGCCTTCGGCTCGATAGGCTGCTTCAACAGATGCATACCTGCCTCCTCCGGCGTGCAACCAGACTTGTACTTGTTGCAACGGATGCAAGCAAGCACGAGGTTCGTCCACGTAGACGTTCCGCCCTTGCAACGAGGGATGACGTGATCCATCGTGTACTGGGCCGTCTGCAACAGCTTATTGCAGTACTGGCAACGGCTGTTGTCGCGGATCGCGATGTTGCGACGCGAGAACGGGACACGTTCCTTCTTCCGACGCTGCACCCAGTTCTTAGCACGGATGACGGTCGGCATGTTCATTTCGAAGGACGGCGAGTGGAGAATCCGGTTTGCGTCATCATCCACGATGACGGCACGGTCTTCCCAGTAGAGCTTCACAGCCCGCTGCCAAGAAACGAACCCGATTGGGGTTCCCGACATGTCAAGTACTAGAGTGTCAGCCATAAAATCAATTCCCCTTCTATTCAGGGTTTTCAAAGTCCTCTGGCTTTGGTGGGTTTAACGCCTCGGCCTCGTCCATTTGAGCTTGCCAAAAATCCGCCTGATCTGCTTCGTCAGGGTAGAAAAATGCCATTATTTCACAACAAACTAGGGCTTCCTGCCCATCGACCCTGATCCGTAAAAGCGGGTCAAGATTCTCTACGTCGTGGCAGGCCTCGCAACATTCGATGCCCAAATCCGCAAAATCCTTACAGGTCAGGATCGTTCCCGGTCTGCCTCTCATCGGTCTCCCACTCTATGACCGCTGTGCCATCGCGGAAGACTTCCCGGTGCTTACCTTCGTGGCCGGGGTCTAACTCGCACATGAACGTCGCGGTGTTGTCGCCATAATCGTCCCCAACAAAAAGCCGGGCGTTACAACGACCCGGCACGTCCTCAGGAGCACCCCACATATCCCCTCGCTTGTTCCTTAAACTTTTGCCAGACCGAATCGTCTGTCTGCCATCGCCAGATCATGTCCACAAACGAGCCACAGTACGTGCAGTAAATCTCTACGGTGCCATAGAGAGGGTCGAAATTCCGGCCTTCTCGCTCTGCTGCGTCATCACCGAGACAACTGGGACACGTCTTTCGCATAAAACTGGTGCCGACTCTCCGGCTTGGTCACGCCTCTTTCGTTTGGGTGTCCACGGGAACAATCAGGCATTTAGCCTTCGACCCGAATTCACGGGGCGGACATTGAACCCGCAACGGCGGTACCGCCGCCTGCTTCCGTCTTCTAAGCGACCCGTAAAATTGGTGAACCGGGAGGGAATCGAACCCCCAACCTGATGATTAAGAGTCACCTGCTCTGCCAATTGAGCTACCGATCCAAACTTGGTAAATTCGTGATCGCCCTGACCACCGCCGCCATGTCCGAGTCGTAAAACCCCGACGAATTCAAGCAGTTGATCTCGATCACTTTGCATTCTTGGCCGACTCGTCCGATGTCGATCACGAATGCTTCAACAGGTTGCCACTGGTCAACCATTCTCTGTGCAAACTCCCTCAGGGGGATGCACATCGGGTTGTCGGCGTTCACCCTCTTGTATAATACTCTACCGTTAACCCGATACGAACTACCAGTGATAACTTTTCCATCCACCACAAAGAAGCGACACTCAGTATCAATCTTCTTCGGGCTGGCGTACAGCACCGGGGTGTCCAGACTCAACGTCGTGAACTCACCCTTCAACTGCATTAGCTGATCCTGCCAAGTTCGCAGGTCTTCGCCATTGATAAGGGCTCCGGTAAACGACTTTGTGTCGTGTACCGGGCGAATGAATGCCGATCCCTCAAACGCTGGAATATCCCCCAGCCTGCAAAACTTCGCGTCGGCATTCAGCATGTTCTCGCCGTACCTCTCGCCGATCACACGCAAATCGAAATTCTCGTTCTTGAACACGCCGGGCGTCCATTGTCTTACTCCGGCGACTTCCTCAACACAGGTCATGCCCCAGATCATTGTCGGCACCGTGCTCTCCGGCAGCGGCACACCTGACTCCCACGTCAGTTCATGACTGAACGGGATGATCTTCACCACGCAATACGGGACTTCGTTTTCTTCCATCGCACGAATCAGAGTATGAAACCCGAACTCGTGAAACATGTCCTTCTGAATTACGTGATGCAACATGACTTCACTCTAACACAAACTTGGTGGGTGTGACTGGATTTGAACCAGCATCTTGCTCCTTAAGAGGGAGATATGTTAGCCGTTGACACCACACACCCAGCTTTACTTCTAATCACGTGGGGCCTATGAGGATTTCACGACGTTCCCGGCGTCCCGGTCTATCTCTGGCCCTTTAATGAAGCCTTATGGGGGCGGCGGGACTCGAACCCGCATCTTCCCTTGTGTGGGCTGCTCTACCATTGAGCTACGCCCCCCAGCTTCAAACTTTCAGGTTAGATGCTCTCCCTGAGCTACACCCGTCCTCTGTCGATAGCCGAAGCGTACAGTACACGAGAGGCGGTTCCTGTGTCCGCGACCTTCTAACCTAACTTGGCTCCTCGGGAAGGATTCGAACCTCCGACAGGGTGGTTAACAGCCACCTGCTCTACCCCTGAGCTACCGAGGAATGCAACGAGAGCGGACAATTCTACGTCCCGATACGATCAGGACAAATCCTCGTCCACTCTCAGCACTAAGAGTCGTTCGTATTCGGGCTGGCGGGAATCGAACCCGCGTCTCCCCCTTGCCGGGGGTGCTCTGCCAACTAAGCTACAGTCCACGACTCCTAAACTTGGCTGGGAAGGAAGGATTCGAACCTTCAGTGTGCTTAAGCACGGAGGATTCAGAATCCTCTGGGGTTGCCAATTTTCCTACTTCCCAATACATCAAAACTTTTTGAGCAGTACCGCTTTGGTCTCTGCCCTCCTATTGAACAGGGTTGCCTTCTACGGCACCGCTCAACTCTTAGGCGTAATCAGAACTTGAAGTGATCGTCCCTTCAGGACGGGAGTTCCGTTTCTCCCCAGATCGGTTAGCAGCCGGGCCAACAACTCTTGCCCAAGTTCGGGATGTGTGATCTCACGCCCCTTAAACTGCACCACAGCCAAAACACTATGCTTCTTGGCCAGAAATCGCTTCACCTGCTCGACTCTGTAACCGTAGTCATGGTCGCTGACCCTGACGCTGAATTTCACTTCCTTCTGTTTGCCTATAACGCCTCCTATGAATTTGGCTGGGACGGTAGGGCTCGAACCTACAAGGTCTTTCGACACACGGTTAACAGCCGTGCACGCTACCAATTACGCTCTACATCCCAATGTTACAACATCTGGTGTTCCCGGAGGGATTCGAACCCCCAACCCCGTGGTTCGTAGCCACGTACTCTATCCAGTTGAGCTACGGAAACAAACTTCATGGCCGAAGGGCGACTGATTACGGCGACCCTCGCTTACGCTGACACCAGCGTGTGTCAGACCAAAATCTGGAACCCGGTAAGGGATTCGAACCCTTGAGCGTCCTCGTTTCGAAGACGAGGCCCCATGTCCAATGGGTAACCGGGCAAAATCTAAAATGGTACTCGTGAGTGGACTCGAACCACAAATCTTACCCTTCGCAGGGGTACGCTCTCTCCTGTTGAGCTACACGAGCAAAACTACCACAATTCGTAATCGGTGATGTCTACCTCTTCACCGCAAAGGCACTTCACATGCACGCCGTCACCGACGCCTGTCGGCTTGAACATAATCGTGTACGCCGATGTCGGCGTGAAGTACCGAATGTGCCCCGGATTCGCCATCGTGTCGCCGTGGTAGACGCACTTTGGTTCGTGCTCTGCCTTGAACTTCTCGAACGTAGCGAGTTCCGTATCGTGAATTGTAAATGTTCTACTCATAAACTGGTGGACATGGCAGGAGTCGAACCTGCGACCTTTCCCTTCGGAGGGGAACGCTCTATCCAACTGAGCTACACGTCCATGCAATGCTGGTGTTCGCAGTCATCGCAAATAACTTCCAAGTGCACTTCGCCAGTCAGTTCCATCGAGTAACCGCACTCGCGTTCACGAACGTCCGGCTTTTCCAACCCGCAAACTTCGCACACGTTGTCGTCGTACCACATGGTGCACTTCCAATCTTGGGGTGTCATGTGGGATTCGAACCCACGAATAGCGGATTCACAGTCCGCCGTGATAAGCCCCTACACCAATGACACCATATAAAATTTTGGGGTGGGCGACGGGAATCGAACCCGCAACCTTCTGGTTCACAGCCAGATGCTTTAACCATTAAGCTACGCCCACCATACGTCACACAAGCATCATGCGATCTACCCCAATTGCGAAACCGCAGCCTTGCTTGTATGAACCGCCGCCGCAGACTTGCTTCTGAGCCCCCAGTGCCGGGCAACTGATTTCGAAGCCATCCTCGACGTAGTAGGCCAGCCCCCGCTTGACTGCCGCGTTCACTTCATACTGATCCGTGAACTGCCGCACCATGCTTTCGGCCAAAGCCACTAACTCATCCCGGACGGGGCCGCGTGGGTTCAGGATTTCCACCCCGAACTGTGTGAACTCCCGGTACCGCCCAGCCTGTGGTCGTTCGTAACGCCAACAGGTCGTCAGATACCAGAGCTTCACGTCTCGCTCCATTTTCATTACCGTGTCGGCGAGTATCTGACAGGTCGCCGTTCCTTCCGGTCGCAGGCACAACTGCCTGCCTTTCTTGTCCGGGAAGCAGTACATCTGTCCCAGAATCTCAGGGCCAGCCTTTTCAGCGTAGAGAGCGGCTGGCTCTAGCGACGGGAGTACGATTTCCTCGTACCCGGCTGCCGTCGCTGCTGTTGCGAGACTAGATGAGATGAAGTCGCCTCCGGGTAGCTGACTCCCCCCGCAGGATGCGGGTGCCTCGCGTCTGCTGTTCAATCTTCAATTCCATAATCTCCGCCTCAATCTTTTGGCGGGGGTGGAGGGACTTGAACCCCCAGTCACGGTTTTGGAGACCGCTGGTTTGCCATTAACCGACACCCCCGAATTTTCCCACTAAAAATGCAAAACCCGCCAGTTTTTGGCGGGTCTGTTTGCTCTCGTTTTGGGTTTGGTTGCTTTGTTTACTTCCCAAACTCCGTGTCCGAGGACAGACCAACGCCGTCGTGGCGACGATTCCGCCACTGCTTTCGTGCGACCGTATTATGTTTCATTGAGGTCATGGTAGTGTCTCGGGCCAGCAGTTTGCTGACTCTCTGTATAGTACTGGGTATTTCGGAAAATGTCAACTACTGGCGAAAAATTATTTTGCGATGGCGATCAGGGCGATTGCAAGGCCGATGCTGAGCCCGATCCCGATAGCGAGAACTCGCATCTGTAGCCCGGCGACGTACTGCATCCGCCGCATAGCGGCGTAGTACTTTTCCCAGTGCTCCTTCGGGGAGTTGGGCAGCGGCATCATCGGCATTGGTCGTAGTCCCATGGTTATCCCTGTGTCGGCGGTTCCTGACTCGGCGGAATCCAGTCTGTGGCGAATGGGTAGACCGCGTGGACGGCGTCCTCGAACTTCATGGCCTCGGCCCCGTTTGCGATCTTCACGAAGGCCTGCCGGAGGACATTGATGATCCGGCAAACCTCCCGCTGCTCGAACTGCTCTTTCTGTGCTTTCAACCTGTCAAATTCGCTCATTAGGTTTCTCATCGTTCCAACTTCAGCTTGCGGACGTAGTGAAGATTGACGGCCAAAGCCTGCATCTCGCCGCCGATGTCGTCCTGCAATTTGTGAATCTCCATCATGCGGTTCCAGCAGTTCATCCGTTCCACTTCAAGGTTGTCCATGCAAGTGCGGGCTTCCTTGTAGGCGGCGATCAACTCTTCGTCGGTCATGGCCCGAACCTTGAAAATGAATTCATCGCTGGGTAGTTTAATCATGGCTTCCTCTTCCACCATTCTTTGTCCACGGCCTCAAGCAGCGGGCCAAGTTTTGATGGATAAACCACCGCCGTCTCGCCGAGTACCTTGTCGCCGACTTCGCCGCCCAGTACGTCGTGGTGGAGGGTCAGGTAGGCGACGGCGTTGTAGAAATCCAAGAGCAGCATGTAGCCGGGCACCGTGAGGTTCGTTACGATAGGCTCAGGGAAATCAAAATCCATAGTTTCCTTGATCTTTGCTACTGTCGCATCCCACTTGTCCCGCTCCCAAACAGTGAGGCCCAGCTTCGTCAGTGCGGTAATGGCACCGCCCGTTTCGATCTCGACCTCGATGGGACGGCCCCGGACAAGCTCGATGGCCCCAGCTTCGATGACGAACTTCGGCATTTAGAATTTGCTCCAGCGAACTTTCCACATGATCCACATCACGCCGCCGATCACCACTGGGTACACCAAGATGTCGGCGAGTTTCCATAAAAACGGCGTCATTGTTTTGCCCCCATCATGAATTTAACTGCCTCTGCCTCGCCATACTCCCGCATAATGATTGACGGCAGGTAATGGCGATTGAAGCTGCTCAACAGAGCGTCCGCGTCCACGTTGTAATGCTTAGCGATTGGCTTGTACAAGAACATCAGGTACGCCTGCCAAGTCTTAACGAAGTCCCGATCCTGCCACTGTTCCGGTACTGTCGGGTAGAGGTAGAGAACCAGCCGCCCAAGAACCTCGCGGGCCGCGTACTCGTCCTCTTCCCGCTGATATTGGGTGTCGAGTGCCGGGTCTTCCGCGTGGTAGGCGGACTCATCGTAGTGCGGCTCACACCGGAGTTTCATACCTTCGACGATGAGCGGCCCATGCGGACACACGCGATTTTCTTTTGCCCGGATGATGGCGGCGAGTGCGGCGAGTTGTTCAGGCGTTGCTGGCATGGGCTCGCTCCCAGATTTCGGTGTAATCAACAAGTCTCCCGCACCAAAGACATTTGAGCCATTTGGGGATGATCGTTTCTGCCCCGTAGATACCAGCATAGTAGCCTACGTGCTTGAACCACATTCTCTTCTCGTCCGTGCACCATTTGCAGGGCTTCAGAGCGACGTTGATGCGGATCATACCCAATCTCCGCAGTCGCTACAGACCGTGTCCATCCCGCAGGGGTGCGTGTTCTCGTGGGGGCAGCAATTCGTGTCGAACACAAATTTCCGCAGTTCCTTCTTGTTCAACCCACGCACTTTGTTCATGGCCAATTTGACGAGTTGCTGCTTCGTCAATTCGCTCCGGCGTGTTTTACGGGCACCAGTTTTTCGCATTAGGTCAGGGCCAAGCGTTCCGGGAAATCAGGATCGACAAACTCTGCGTCGGGACTCCGCCACAACAGTTCAACGAACAGTTGTCGTTGCCGCACTATGGATCGTTCACGCCCCAGACATCCGCAGTTAGGGCACCAGAAGTAGGAGCCTCCGCTGGAGGGGCCGTTACTGCAAAGGTGTATTTTCTGAAAGTGTGTGCATTCACTCATCTTTGTTCCTTAAAAGTCGAAGGCGACGATTCGTTTCGCCCGTCCGTTTTTGAAACCAGAATCATACCCGAGTTTGAAGGCCTCGTTCATAAGTCGTGCGAGTTCTATAGCTGGTTTCTTGCGGCGAAGATTCTGAACAATCATGCCATTGCCTGTGGCGATGACAGTAAAGTATTTGGTGCCATCAAACTTTGTGGCGGTGAATGGCTCCCTTAAAAGTTTTACGCTCATTCCCAAATTCCCGCTTTGACTAGCGAGCCGTTCGCGTCGAACATGAACTCGGCCATGAAGCCGAGGTAGCCCACCAGCTTGTCATGGTCGTGGGTGCCGACTTCAAGATGAATAATTTTCCCGCCCGGCACCTTGAAGTATTCGAGCCTTTCTCCGGTGTCTTCCACCGTGAACGGAATGCCAGACCGTTCCAGCATCGCTTTGAGTTTTTCAAACTCCATCGAAGTGAATCCTTCGTTGTCCATCAGAATGTTTTCTTTCTCACCCACGCGATCCACTTGGCGACCTCGGGGTGTGCCTTCAGCTTTTCAACTGTATTATACTCCCAGCCAAGGTCTTTTTCGCTTATGAGTTCGTGAATTTGTTTGTGGCAGGGCTTACAGAGTGGAACTGTGATGTTCAATACTGCTCTTGGGAAAGTTGCCTGAACTTTTTTATTGTTGTGCAGTGTCCGGGGAATGAGATGGTGCCCGGTGATGTCGTACCGCTCCCGGTCACAAAGTTCGCATGCCCTCAGTTCGTTGCCCATTACTTCAAAGTCTCCGATATCTTAGTCAGTACGTCTTCGGCTGTCTTTGCACAGACTTTCCACTCGTCAAAATGTTCTGCACACAACCATGTCCTGCCGCACCCGACGAACTCAATAAAATCGACCGCTGGCTTGCCACAGACCCGGCCTACCGGGAATTCAAGTACCTTGCCATCAGGGTCGGAGATTTGGAAGTTTATGTTGCCTTCCGGGGAGAAGGTAACGCCGCACATTGGTCTCATTTTCGCTCCCGGAATAAGCGACAAATGTCTTGCACAAGGGCCTCCTCAGCATCGTACCGTCCCTCTTCGGGAATACGCCTGAATGCACTCAAAGCAATGTGCAAGTATTCGTGCAGTCTGAAATCTTCGGGCTCCGGGGAGTCCGCTGGCCATGCATAGATCACGGCCATAGGTACGACTGGGCTTATCGAGGATTGTCCTTTGTAGTCTGACGTTCCGTCTAACACGATATCCCAGTCGTCCAGTATTTTGAAATCCTTCTGGGAAATTTCAGATAAGGCCATGGTCTTCCCAGAAGTCAACGTAAACCTTGGTGAGAAGATCGGAGATTTTCTCCGTGTCTACGTTGTCAGGTAATGTTGATTCCCGTGCCGCCCGTTCAAGGTCGGCGAACAGAACGTCAGCCATTTCCTTGATGAACGACAACTCGTACTTTCCTGAACGAATCGCGATCAGGATTCCTTTATTCGGACGCGGGTAGGTGATGTTCCCGTGTTCAAGGATTTCGATCCCTTCACCCAGCAGGCGAATGACGTGCATTGCCGCTTTCACGTCATACCCGAACTTCTCTTCGAGTTCCGGTCGCTGCCCGTGTTTCCCAAGGCCCCTCTCGCCAGTGATCCGCTCAAGCTGATGCCGGGCGAATCCCTCGAATGATTTCACGCACGTGCGGGAAATAAACAGGTCACGGTTTTGGAGGACGGTGAGCCAGCTATACCGCTTGATGAATCCGCCAGAATCGAGATCAAGCAATCGCTCAGGCGGCACAAAGAGGTACCCCAAGGCGGTGGGGTTGCCGCCGCTTGCCAGCCGTGCCCACTTGCGGAGCGAGTAGAGGCAGATGTCCACGTCGCCGGGGACATTCCGCTCATGGTCGCCGCTCGTGCTCCAGACATAGTGCTGGTATTCGTGCAGACCGATCACCTTGTTCGGCGGTTCGATGAAGATGCCAAAGAAGTCGTCGTCATGCCCGGCCTTAACCTGAGCCCCGTGGAGGCCGGAGCCGCCCACAAAAGCGTGGATCAGGCTGTCGGTGTACGGGAATTTGTTCTTGAGCAGGACGTTGACTAGCTTGTCGTATACGTTTTCCATAGGTTCCATGCTGCAAAACAGGCAATCGTGATATTGAACGAAGCGATGTCCCAGTGCCTCGGCTGCATCAGATACAGCGAGGCGTAGGTGTACATCAGATCACCGAGGAGGTTTGCAGCCCAACCTAGTTTGAAGGACTTCCTACCGAGGAGCCAGACAGAAGCTAGTAATGTGGCGTTTGCAGCCCAGATCAGGATCACTGCTCTATTCTAACATGGCAGCGATGGATGAATGGCGTCTTGAGGACTTTTTTATACGGAGCGAAAATCCATGTTTTCTTTTTGTCGTCGTACATTTCGATTGTGACCTTCGCGTCCTCATGACGTTTGATGAAAAACTCAATCAGGATTTTCAGGTTGTAAGCAGCGATCATGCCGCGTTCGATCAAGGCCGTATGGAGTAAATCACCCGGCTTGATCTCATTCATTTTCCGATAAGCAACTTCAGCCGAGGGGTCTTCCGGGGAAAGACGGTATGCGTAGATTTCCGCGACGTTGCCGCCGAACCCATTCGTGCCCTGATAAGCTTCGAGCAGTTCTTCGTAGATTTCAAGGGCCTGCGTAAGTGAGAGGTTGGGAATCACGGTCGCGTCTCCATCAGTTCGGGCAACAGTAGGCGGTTCCATTCGTTCTCAAGGGTGCCTTTGCCCTTGCAGGAGGCACACTGGACGGTCTGATTGGCGACCGGAATTCCTTGCACCATCTTGGGCAGCCGTCCGCGACCGCCGCAGCGACCGCACGTGCTTTCGAGTTCGATGCTGAACGCTACCAGCCCCATTACTCTTCCCTCGGGTGTGGTTTGTGAATCGTGGCCAGCAGTTCGATGAACGCTTTCAGCCCGCCCGGCGTGTCGATATGGTAGCTGTCGATGGCGAAACCGTCGCCCCAAAACGCGGCTCCACGGCAGGCACAATCACCGTTAACCCGCACTTCACGGCCCCACTTTTTGTCGAATTCAATGGCAAATTCGGGTGGAATACCAGAGCCTTCGGCTCGGTAGTAGTACCACGAGCGTTCGAATTTCCAGCGATGAATGAACCCCACCAATTTCGATGGGACTTCCGGGAAGTATCCGTTCGCCAGCCGCACATTTTCAAGCTTGCCGAAGGACATATCCATGATGCCCGCGTTGCCGTCTGCGGTTACTTTGGCGGGGATGCCAGCGTCGATCAATTCCTGACGGATGATGGCGTCCACTTCATCGGCAATCGACTGAGCCTCAGGTAGCAGAATCGCATTGTACGGGTACTCGGGGTTGTCCCGGCAGATACGCCGGGCGACATTGGCAAACACTTTCTGTCCGCCGTTGACTTGTTCGGCGATGGCGTTACTTGGACAGAGACTCATCGTTTTCCTTTTCGACCAAAGCCCACGCCTCGTTGTAAACATAGGTGGGCACGAAGAATGCGTTGAATTTCAGAGCGTCGGCGGTGACATCAATGTCCCGGCGAGTCAGCTTCACTTCGCTGTGACTGAAATTGCGGGCGAATTTCTCTTTCAGCCCGCTGGCGAGGTAGCCGCCCTTCATGTCGCGGGCGATCTTGACAAGCGTCTCCGGCGTCAGGAGTGGCTGGCATTTGAGTTTGGTGATCTCCAGAACTTGCTCCGGGCTGAGCCGGGAGTTCTTGATGATCGTCATCAGATCGTCGGTGCTTATAACAACCGATGCCATTCGGGAAACCTCTCTTTCAGGTAAAACAACGGTTCATCTTCGTCCAGCCTCGGCATGATGAACGGGAACGGTGCCCTTTCAGTATACTGCCGGGCTGTCCAATCAATCAAGCATGTTTCGGTCTCAACGATGCAATGCCAGCCTGCCCGATGGCTTCCTGTTTCATTGCTTCCGCCCGTGAAAATCTTGGGGGCCGGGTTCCGCTGTGATTCGTACCTATCGACGCCAAACTCGTATCGCTGAGCCTTGGTAGAGGTCACCAAGCCGGGAAACTGATTCAGGAAACGAAGGAACTCCCCGGTTGCGGTCTCGCACTCGTACAGGGCGAATCGCTGTTTGCTCCACCGCTGGTTGTACTCGGCAAATAGAGCGATAGCCTGCTCCAGTGTTGCTGCCTCATTTCCCGGCTGCACGGGCCTTCTCCTTTTCCACGGCCTTGATGCAGGCCTTGCAGTTGTCCGGGCTGTTATCCTTTCCCTGCTCGAATTCGCCCCGGCCAAGGATCATCCAGCGTTTGCACAGGGAACGCCCGGCCCGGAAGTAGTGCCACTTCGGGGAGTTGAAAAGGTACGACCAGCCCTCAGTCGGCGGCACCGGGGCTGCTTTCGGGAGCAACCGCTCCGGTGTCGTGTGGGTCGTCCCTGCGTACCCTTCCTCGTCTTTGATCTCGTTCATGGTTGCCAGCCTCCAGCCCACGTCGTTGGTGTTCATTTCTCGTTCTCCGCAATTTGAGCCACGGCACCCAATTTCGATACCATGTCGCCCGCTCTGATGGCGTCTTCCACCTGCCTGATGAGAATCCACGCTGCGAAATCCTCAGGGGCATGGTGGGTGGTGCAGCCCTGTGCCGCGAATTTCAGCGATTCCGTCAGGTCAAGCAGATGCTTATAAGCCGCAATGACCCGCTTTTTTGTGTCCGCCCGCATTATCGCTCCTTCAAGTACTTTTTGTTCTTGATGTCGTCGAAGAAATCCACCAGCCTGCGGAGGAATTCCTTGCTCATCTCAATCTCGCCATCTTGATTGGCGAAAATGTGCTCAGACAAACCGGATATGTGATCCGGCTCATCCAACTTGTTGAGCCCGGCGACGATCTGTTCGGCCTTGAATTCGTCGGAGCCGCAGTCGAGAAAAACATCGTTGAACTTTTTCACCTGATAGGTGTACGAGGGATAGGCACCCGTCTTGAGAGTTTTGCCCAACGAGTAGGCTTTCGTTCGCTGTGGCAATTCGTGGGGATACTTGCGTTGTATATCGACGATGATGAACGACTCCCGGCGTTCTTCCAGCCCGAGGAGATCGTCTTTGGTTTCCAGTATCGCACCCATACTACTCTTCCTCCCGTTTCAGGCGGACTCCCTGATTGTAATCTTCGAAACTCACTTCACCCTTGGCCAGTCCGAGGAGCAGGTTGCGTCCGTTATCCTGACCATGGTTGTACGCCGCCCAAATAGCGTGACCGATCACAATGTACAGACGGTTGGCCGCTTCCTGCTGCTCCGGCGTCATCTGGTGGTACGTGGGCATGAACCCGGTGCCGTAAAATTCCTTGATGTCCGGGATGCAAACCATGTCCTTGTACTGCTCATAGGCTTGCGTGCCGTAAGTCGGCTTGCGGTAGTCGATCTTGGGGAAGAACACCCGCAGGGCTCCGATGAAAGCATCCCGGACTTCCTCGTACTCGTTGTTGGAGCCGTCCATCCATACCGGGCCGTGCCGCTCGTCCGGCAGCTTCACCACATTCGGGATGTCTTTACGTCGGCCCATTAGCCCAACTTAGGAAACGTCGCCCGTGCGAGAATCGCAAGCACTGCGATCACCAGCATTACGCCAGCAGCACCCTTGCTGCCGATCACCAAGAACAGCAGGGCGAACAGCAGAATAACGCCCATGCCCTTAGCGGTCTCAGCCAGAGCCGCCAGCAGGAACCACACCAACAGCAGATAACTAAACAGTTTGTTCATTCGGCAAGCATTCCTTTCTTGATTTTTTCCAACGCCTGCTGGTACGTCGGCAGGTCGTGCTTGAGGATGGTTTCCTTGTCGTACTTGCCTTCAAGTGCCCGCTTGGTCAAATCAAGTAGGCCCCGGTAGTTCAGTACGAGTTCGCTGAGAGCGTCCGTTGCCTTCCGCAAATCAGTCGGACGTTTCTTCTTGTCGTCGATCTTTTCAACCGGGTTGTCACCGAACTGGTCGATCAAAGCGTCGGCTTTCTGCAATGCCTGTCGCTGCCAGATACGAAGGTCTTTGCCGAGTGGCATCTGCTCGGGGTTCATGGTGTAGTAGAGCGTCAGTCGCATGTAGTTCATGTGCGACAGAAGCTTTTCCATGGTGTTGTGAAGATCGCGATCCCGGCCCAGCTTCTCGTACAAGGCGTCGAGGAAATAGCCGTGGATCATCCAGCCATGTTCCCAATCAGGCCGGGTGGTGTTGATCGGCACATAGGCGAATTCGATCTGCTCCCCGTTGCTGAGTTCGAACGAGTAGCGACCGCTTTCCTGCTTGCGGATGTCTTTGACGAAGACTTTGCCCGGACGCCGGGCGAGGACGGTGCGGGGCTCTCCACCTTCGGTTTTGGGGGCATCCACAATCCGCCAGTTCTCGTATTCGTAGTCGATCCGCATCCGCAGGAGGCGTTCGGCGGCTTCGGCATCGCCTTTGCAAGCGAGATCGTACAGGCCCTTTTGAAGCGTCTCCTCGGCCTTGTTCGCACCCCAATAGCCGCACTCAAACACTCGCCACGAGGTCTTGAGTTCTTCGAACAATTCGAGGAAGGCTTTCGCCCGAAGTTCGGGCGTCGAGATATCCCATTTGAGATCGTCCTGTTTGCGGTGCCCGTAAATCAGGGTGTTGCCTGCAAGCTTTGCTTTGGCTGCCATTATGCCCTCACTTCTTCCCACACGGGGAGGAGATAGCGAACGGTAACGGGCATGAAGCCCTCCGTTGCGACTTCGATGGATTGTACGATGGCTCGTTCATGGTGCTTAACGGCGAATGATGCCGCTACAAAATTCAGGGTCATTTGCTGCACCACTGGAATGTATCCGGTGATCTGTTCTTGTTTTGTGCGTGTGTTCATAGGCCGTAGAATTTGTATTCCCGGAACATCCGGGCCTGTTCCTCTGTCTTGCGTTGCCGTTCAATCACGGCTTCTGGACTCTCCCATAGTACACGGTTTCTGTCCCAAGAGCCAGTAGCAAAATATCGTCGCCCTGAGGCATCCACGTAGAAGCAAACCGGGGTGCCATCGGCCTTGTTGAAGGCCCATTCCTCGCAGAGCATCGGGTACCCGCCGATCAGCCGACTGATCCATGGGTGCAGGTTCACTTATCGTTCGGCCTCCACCCGGTGTCCCGCAGCAAAACGGTCTTCCCACTTTCCTCGTCGCCGTAGAGCAGGTCGCGGGTCGATGTCGGTTTCAAGCCGCTGTATTCAAGCTGCCCCATGATCTGCTTCTCCGCGATGTAATGCAGGACGCAAGAGCCCTCGGCAAAGGCCTTTCGCAGTTCCGGGGGTGTGCTCTCATCCCACGTGAACCGAACGTCGGTGACCATGTGAACGTTGTAGCGTTCGAGATCGTCCCGCGTGAAGCCCCAGCCGTTTTTCTCCCGTTTGATCGCTTCGATATCCTCGAAGGTGTTAACGGAATAGCCCTTTTCCTGTTCAGCCATTACTCGTATGCTCCGTCGTAAAAGATCACGGCTCCAACCGCGAAAAACAGCGGCCACTTATGGGGATCGGCAGTAAAGCCAAGGTGCCAGATCATGTCTGCACCCGCACTGACAATCGCAGCCACGGTGCAGACCAATCCTGCCCACCAAAGAGGCTGGCTTCTGATCGCCATTACGGTGCCCAGACGATGATCGCCTTTTCGGCGGTCTTGTGCTCCTCACGGTACTGCCGGGCGATGTCGCCCAGCGGTTTCACGGGCGTGTTATCCGGGAACTCCCATAGCGGGCGTTCTCCGTGCCCCTCGGTGATGCTCGTGCCGCCCAACAGGCTGACTTCGGGCCGCAGGTCGTGATGATCTGCGTGCATCGGATGTTCCGCCATCTGCACGGTGTTCGAGTACGCCGCCTGTTGACCACTCGATGCGACTTGGCCGAAGGCGGACAGGCTCAGCACCAACACAGCGATAAACAGCATGGTTGTTTTCATTACTTCCCCTCCACGGCGAATTTAATGCCAAACGTAATCAGTGCGGCCATCGCGGCAATCACGACGAACACGCCGAACGTCTTGAGCAGGCCGACGTGGGTTGCGATGGATGCAAACAACACGAGGCCAATGACGAACGCCGCGATCATCGCGAAGCCGAGATATTGTTTCCTTGTCATGTTAGTCGTTGAAAGCCATGACGCCGGAAATGATGAGAAAAACGATCATCAAAATCCACGCGACGATGTCGTGCCATCCCCACAGCAGCCAGTAATACCGCAAGAACCAGCAGCCGCGAAACGTCTCTGTCAGTTGCCCGGCCTGACCCTGTTCCTGCCCGGTGATCTGCTGCATGGCGGTCTGGTAGGCGAACGACTGCTCGTCCATCCCCTGAATCTGGTGCATGCGGCCTTGCAGCGATTTCAGGGCGATCATGTTCTGGTCGAAGCTGTTGTCCGGCGTCTTGAGAAACGAGGCGTTGTTGGTGCCTTCCAGTTTCGCCCCTTGAAGGGCATTGACGTACTGGTCAAGGTAGGTTGTTTTCTGCTGGAGCGTGGACGCCTTGATGCCCAGTGCCCAGAAAGAGCCGATCTGGTTATCGTAGTCGTAGTCCGACACGACTTCTTCGACGATCCACACGACGATCACTGCACAGACCACCAAGAAAAACAGCTTTCTTCCGTTCATTGATTTTCTCCTGTAATCACGGCCAAAAACGCTTGTCACTTCCACGTTACTCCCAGTAATTGCGATATTCGGCACCGAACTTTTCGTTCAGTCGCCGCAGATAATCATACGTCTTGATCTTGACCATGAAGTCATCGCCCTTGGCGACTACTCCCTCGTTCACCGGATACTGACCGTTGCGGACATCGTCGATGAACTGTTTATTCAGGTTGCCCTCGTAGACCACCTGAGCCGCATACGATAGATCGCCAAACGTCTTGACGAACTGCCGTGGACTCATGATACCACGTTTGAAGAGGTTTACGTCAAACAATTTAAGTTCTTTGGGCTCATTCTGTTCGTGGACTCCGGCGAAGCTGGAGGGGCCGAAGAACTCGGTGTAGACGTTGATCCGCTGGACGCCGCGTTCCACGTGCTTGCACCGGGCGACAATCTCGTCGGCCATCCGATCCATGAAAAGGGGAATCGCCTGAGAGAATAGCGGGTGCGAGGCATCGAACAGTTCGTGCCGGGTGCCGAACTTGTGCCAGCCCTGTTTGGGAGACCACTCCCACCGCAGGTTGGAGCCGTCGTACTTGTAGAAGGCGATGCAGGGCCTCCCGAGAGGGGCCTTGGCCGCACCTTCGATATGTGGGTATTGCTTCATTGCAGCAGTTCGTACCCTCTCTGAGTAATGTGGAACTGTGTGATGCCGTCCTGAGGCGAAAGTGATCCTTTGTACTTTGACGGCGTGATGAGATTGTGTTTGAACAGGAACCAAAACGTCTTGTACCCGATCCGCTTCGTCGTTCCATCGGTCAACACGTAGTTCAGCTTTGCATGAACCCGGTCGCCCAATGTGCGAAAGAACAGGCGATCCCTGTCGGGAGTCAGATACTCGCAGAACGGTGCTCCGTCCCGGATAGCTGTGAGAACCTTGCGTTGTGCCTTACTCAGTCGCATGTTTCCCTCGATAGAATTTGCCGACTTCGGCCTTGCTAAAGTCCGTGACTTCCGGGATGTCGGTCGTGTCGATGTCTTTGTCCAGCATGGTGACCAGCCGGAGGATTTCAAACGTCTTGGGCTCCAGTTTGTCGTTCACCAGAGCACTGTCTACAGCCTCGCGAACCTTGCGGAATCTGTTGAGCAGTTCCGAGAGGGTGTAGGCCTCCTCCCAACTCTTGGCCGTCGCGACCTTAATCAGCTTGCCCGGCTCGAAGCCGTGGTTGTATGTGATCGCCCAAACTTCGCCCTCGCTGTTCCACGTGAACGAGCGGATTTCTCCGCTGAAAAAGTTGTCGATGTCTGCGTCGAGTTTTGGAAATGGTTCGTTCTTCATCGTGGACACTCCTTCGCTGTGATCTTCAACCCGCAGCCTTCGCAGATGCCATTGCCGGACAGGTCGCCGGGGAAGTGCACCGATCCGTTCTTCTTGGCCACGGCCCCAATGGATCGCCGGACGAAAGAGCGGAACGCCTTGTCAGACAACTTTTTGTTGCTGACATTCGCCGCCACTGTTGCCACGAAATGTTCTGCGTTGATTACCATCGCCCGTCGTGCTCCCAATGCAGGTGGTTTCCGTAGATGTCCATGAAATCTTCCCGGCCCCGCTTGTAGCGGATGAACGGGGCATTGTCGCCGCTGTACCGGGCGAAGCGGGATTTCTGAACAACCGCCATCAGAACCGGGCAGGGGTAGCCGCTGGCAGAGTTCGTCATGCGAACCATCAGAGCACCCGTGATCTTCATCGGCTCGATTTCCTCGGCAGCCTGCTTCTCTGCCCACTCGCGGGTCTTGATGCTCAGGTCGAGGTTTTCGTAGCCGTCTGCATCCACAGCATTCGCGGCCAAGGCCTTTGAGCCCATCAGTTCCGCGACGCGGCTGCGGTACTGGTTGGAATACCGATACGCATTCTGCACGATCTCGTCGCCAGTGCACAGCTTGTGCGTGTTGAGAATGGCGAACAGCTTGCCAGCGAAAAGCAGGAAATCCTCGTCCGAGACGCCATTGAACCATGCGTCTCCGGTCGCGGTGCTCTTGATGAGCCGGGCGGCGGCGTTCCATTCCGTGTACGCACGATCTGCGTAGATGTCGAAGGTCTTGTCCAACGTGGTGTCGATCTTGGCCGGATAATTGACCATCTTGAGCACCATGTTCTGGAGGTTGTACTTTTCCTCGGCGTACAGGCGGTGGTGCGAGAACGGGGTTAACTCCATCTCGAATTCGTGGACGTGAGGATTCACAGGAACGCTTACTTCCTGCACGGTTCCGTTATCGCTCACCAAGACCTCAGCTTTCCCTGTTCTGCGTGCCATTGATTTCCTCCCTCGGAATTTGTTTGACCGCTCCCCACTTGCCGCACCGGGGACAGGCGTTGCTCATGATCCGTCTGGTGCGTTTGCCCTTCCATGGGCACCGGGTGCACGCACATTTGTACTTCGGACAGGCGTTGCGGCCCATCAGTGACCCCCCGAGATCAGCCTTGCAGTTCTGTCTGACCGGGGATAAAACCACATGGTCGTGTGACAGTCAGGGCACTTGCCTTCCGCCAGTTGGCCATCACGATCACTTTGGACGTGCAGCTTGCCGACTTCTTCCTCGAAGGTCGAGCCGCAATCTTTGCATCGTGCTTTCCAAAGCACTTTCTTCAACGTACCCTGTCTGACCTTTTTCATCGCCATTCTCCATCCCATCCCGCCGCTGCCGCCCCGATAACGCCCCAATAGAGGCCGATGGCAAGATAGGTTAGTACAAACACGATCCAGCCCCAATGATGGCAGAACTCGCTCACTTGCGTATCTCCCCCATCTCGACACGCTTGCGTCCCGTGTCGGTGATCCTGTAATCGCAGCCCCGGAAGTCTCCCGGTGCAATCGGCTCCAGCCAGCCCCAACTCTTGAACTTGAACAGAACGCTTTTCTGCAATCGTTCGCGGTCGTTCAGGTTGCCGGGCTTCACCAGCCATGCGGAGTCGTTGAACCGGATGCCCGTGCTGTAGTGGGCCTCGTAGCCGTCCGCCAGCTTCTTGAGGACTTCCATCTGGTTCTTAGTCGGCTTCGGGCCGAGTGATTTCTCCACCTTGCTCCTCCGTTGATTCGATCAATTTCTTCCACTGTGCCAGCTTGGCACGACCGCCGTGTTGAATCTCCTGTGAGTCCAGCAGCCCGACACTCTTACGATACGTGGCCAACGCCTGTTTGTCCACCTTGTAGTAGGTGGTTGCACCGTAGTGTTTCCCGCTGTTATCCCACCACGGCCCACCGGGGCTTTGCACGATGGCGTACCGCTCGTTCTCCAACAGGATGCGAAGCTGGCGGTAGTCAGCTAGGCCGTAGCTGATCTCATAAAGCCATTGTGGATGCGAGTCAAGTTTCATAGCTTCTCTTCAAAGTAGATGTTGTTCCCCTCGAAACAGGTGTCGAAGCTTCCGGTGACCATCTGCTCACCGAACATCAACATGAGTTCGTGGAGATTCCATCGCGTGAAACCCGCTTCATCCGGTTCCTTGATGCAACTCTTCATCATGATCTCGCGTCGCCGGGCGGTCAATTCGTCCGCCGTGCCGCCGCTCCTGAACAGGTCGGCAAGCCAACGCTCCTCGACTTCACGCCCATGGGGCGTCAGCCTGACGAGCACTTCATCGTTAAGGTTGACTTTGAGTCGGAATGTTTTCATGACGTTCGTCTCCACTCGCGTCCGATCTTGGCGTCAAGCCAGCGTGACAGCCCATCCTCGCTGCATGAGCGATCAGGAAAAAGGTACAGCGTGAAGAGCATCCAGACCAGAACGCCTCCACCCACGCAGAGCGTTTTGACCATGTACATCTGTGTCTGTTCGGCGGTCTGGAAAGTGACATTGGCGAATACCATGTTCAGGGTTTTCCAGATCAGGGACAAACAAACCGTCCACCGCACGATATGAACAACGGGTTTGGCGTATTTATTCATGAGTCCATCCTGCCGCCGATGCCGATCTCGTAGTTGATGACGGCTTGAACCATGTCGGCCCGTTTCCGTCCATCCGCCCAATCAGTATTCCCGCCATACTCCGCCTTCACCCGGCGAAACAGCTTGCGGAGTTTGCGGAGTGGCATCGCGGTCAACTCTTCTCGTCGTTCTCCGATAGTCATTGGCGTAGTACCCCCATGTCTTGGCCGCACGTCACGCAGGTCTCGCTTCCGGTGCAGGTATGATTCGCGATGGGACGGCGAAGCTTCGCGGCAGTGCGGATGCGAACCGGGCGACCCGTCACCAGATTGGTGCCGTTCCAGCCGCCGTAAGGCGACTCGCTATCCAGCCGGACGCGGGTCAACTTGCCGGAGACCTTCACGATGTAGTGGAAGCCGAGTTGTACGTCGTTCTTGGTCACTTCGCTCTCCGCTTGGATTTTTTCTTGCCAAGAATGTAGTCTAGCTCCGGCCCTTTGGGGCATTGCCAGTCGAGGTAGAATCGTTCAACCTTCGGCTTTGATTTCGGCAGTGGCTTGCCGTTCGTTACAAGCTGCGACACGATGATGCCAAAGCTGACCAGCGAGTTGATCGTGTACTCGTAGGCAGCCGGGCCGAGGATAATTCGCGACGCCTCATTGACGTGCCCCTCCGCCAGCTTCTTGAGTTCGTCCTGCGACAACATTTTGATCGACGGCTCCCTGAGACTCGCCGCGTAGCGGATTGCATCCCTCACTGCTTTCTGGTGAGAGGGGGCGTCCAAGTCGATCTTCCAGCCCATGTCCTGTGCGAACTTGTTCAGCACGAGTTTGGTTGCGAGTGATCTCATTATAACCCCATGCTCAGGTGAATGAATTTCGAAGCGACATCCCGGTCGAATTCTCGCGGCCAGTTCCGACCGATGGAGCGATACGGCGTGCCTTCCCAACGCCATTGAGCGTGGATTTCGGCAAACGCTTTTTGGTAGCTGAGAAATTCCTTCCAGCTTTCCGGCATCGGGCCGTCGATCAGGAAATCCTTCTCCGTAATCAGGTCTTTGATTGCTTGGTGCCGGGGAATGAAAATCGTGTCCACGTACTTCCACCAGATGTCGTGCTCCCGTGGCGGCAATGTCGAATGGTCGTCAGGAAAAACAGAGGGCACGCCGAGTTGCGGTGCCCATGGACGCCGGATGCGTGCGAGTTCGACGAGACAATCATGGAACTCCAGCTTGCCCGTCAGGCAGTGTGCCAGCAGTGGGATGTAGAGTTCTTCGAGTTGGCGATTACGCCAGTTGGGGGCGATCTGGTTCATTGGGGCTCCCCGATGAATTGGACGATTGCATTTTTGAAGGAACGAATTTCGGTGAGAACTTGTGTGGTCTCGGCACCGAGGAGCAGGAGTTGCTTCGGCAGAGTGAACGGGCCTTCGACTCCGTACCGCACGCCCTGTGCGGCCCATGCTTCGGCTTCGGTGATGTCGGTCGTGACGTTCGCAACTTTCTGGGACACCTCATTGTTGCGGCCCAGTGTAAGTTCAGTCAGAACGTAGATATCGACGTTCGAGTCCATACCAACAGTATACGGGTCTGAAGGTGACTTTGGCTAGAGGGTTGTAAAGTGTTGAAAATTAACCGATTGTGGCCTTAATGACGCGGTTCTTTTCGATGTGCAGGTTGACTCTGAGCGGATCGTAATCTGGCTTGTAGTCCGCGACCAGAGTATTGTTGTCGGCCCAGACCACACGCGGCGTGTAGCCCCGGCCCACGATCTGGGTGCGGGCATCGTCTGAAGACAGACCGACAAAAACGTTTGGGTCTTCGATTCGAACGATCATCCGATGTCATCCCAGTTGTCGTCGAATTCGCCACGGTTCATGCGGTCGCCAACACCGTGGATCATGTCGTAATGTTCGGAGCAGAGATGGAGGCCACAGGTAAGCTCCCAGTGGGCGGGCTGCCCACACGGCTCACCATCCTTCAGAACGGGCCATTCACACAGCTTGACGGCTCTCGGCATCAGGGTCTTTTCCCTCTGCTAAAAGTGTTCCGTATTTCTGAATAAATGCACGAGCACGTTGAGCCATGGCCTCGTTCACCGCAGCCACTTGTTCTTCAGTCACTTCCGGGCTATCGCACTTCCAGTCCTTGCTGTGTTGAATCTGGTTTTCGTATGCGACTAGGCACTTCGGGCAGGGATCAGTCATGCGGAGGAGAGAATATCCGGCCTCGGCGGCACAGGTCAGCGAGCAGTAAGCGTACTTACCCTTCCAGTCGTCGGGAAGTTCCATCATGACCGTGCCACGTTCCGTGTACGGGTCTTCATGATGTCTTCGTCGGGTGCCGCATGTCGGATTAGAGCAAGGAACCTTCACACCGTCTCCAGTTTGTTGACCCAGCCCATACGCTCGTCCACCATCTTGCCAGTGTAGTCAAGGTACGGATAATGACAAAGTGGGCATTCCCATGAGTCGCCATCCTGAGTTTCCATCGTGATCGCAGCACGCTCAGAGCATTTGTGATGGCACCGCTTGCATTCGACTTCGCGGTCGTAGTTCATTCAATGTACCGCAGCAGCCGGGATTTCACGATCACGCCCGCAGTGTTGTAGTAGTCGCGGGCAGAGACCTTCTTCTGCCGCTCTGGCGACTCCACGATAGTGACCGTGTCCTTCAGCGGGGGAAGCGACGCGACCTGCTGGCGGATTAAGTACATTTCGTGGCAGTCATCGCACATGGAATCCCGGCGTGCTTTGTATGCCGGGTGTGTTGCACAACCAAACGTCAGTGTAAGCATTAGTTCACCAACGGGATTTTACTCCCGCCTTTCAAGACTTCGACTTGTCCGCCCTTGGAGGAGTACTGGCAGGCGATCTCCATGGCCGCATCAATATCAGCGGCTCCGTCGTACTCCATCTCACCGTTTTCCCAGCGGGTGACAACGAAGGCGGGCTTCTGCTCTTCGAGCCACTTCACGAATTGGGGTAAGTCTGCTTGGAACCTGAGAATCATTTTTCTTCCCTATAAAAGACTAGGGCATCATGATCCTCAGAAACAGACATTTCGGTTCGATTCCACTCCTCGAAAGCTGAAGAGCCGGGCGGCGGCTGCTTGCCACGGTGTTCTTCCTTCAGGGTGTAGAGCATCATGCTCAGGTCACTCTTCACCTTCCGTTGTGTCTCATACAAGGCGTGGAGTTTCTTTGCCACGTCCTTCGGCAGTTGCACCGTCTTAACGACTTTGATCTTCATTGCCTGTACTCTCCCATTCGTAGTTGCACCGGACGTTGAAGTGGGTGCTGCTGTGATGATGCCCACACACGTGCGGCCCCGTATGGTTTGGCGGCTCAAAGCATGTATGTAGGGCACCATACGGCGGCAAGCCGGGGATTCTGGTGTCTTTCACCACACAGCAAACTTCGGGCTCCCAGCCTGCGGGCACGTTTCCGTAGTAGTGCTCACTCATAATTTGCCCGTCTTGCGAGAACGTGGCCGTGGCATCGCTTTGGCGATTTCTTTTTGTTGCACCAGCACCCCAGAACCTTCCCCTTCAACTCCGGGATGCGTGCTTTAAGCCATGCCTGTTCCGGCTGATCCAACCACATGTCGTACTCGTAGACTACGGCGTCCCGCCCATGCCCCGGCCTGACCTTGAATGGGTTGTGCCAGATCGACTCCGGGAATTCCATGAAGGCCCGCCCGATGTATACGTCAAAAGGGGCCTCACGGACGTGAACAACCAACGACTCAGTCATTAGAAGTCACGCACTTCGTACATGTCTTCGACGGGCACTTCCATGTTCGTCTTGCGGGTGTCCTCCGGCTTAGCGTAAACGTCTTCGTGTCCCGTCGTGCGGCGAACAAAGGTGCGATCATCCCACTTGTCGAATTGCTCCTGTTGGCCGGGATCGAGAATGAAACAGCCGTAACTGTTGGAATCCCATTTATTGTCTGGCTGGAGCCACGAATGCCGCTGGCAGGCAAGCTTTATGTGGGTTGTGCCGTTGCGAATAATCATTTCGCCGTCAGCCCGCGACTCTTCCACAACGTAAGTCGCCTTCTCGACCGGAGACTTTAGTTCGTGCTTGCGATACTCCCGGTAGAGACGGACGCTGCCGATGGAGAACATCGAGAAAAACACCCAGTACATGCCGATACGCCACACACGCCCGCTTTTGATTCCCCGGTAGAGAAGGCTCCCAGCGATGGCAAGACCGTGCCCAAGGTAGCCCCGGAGCCGGAAATCGCCGATTCTTACATGCTCAAGATCGGTTGACACTTTACCCCTCCAGCCGGGCCAATTCCGCGAGGTTCTTCTCAGTGAGACGGCCCTCGGCCTTCCGCACTGCGAGGCAGCCCAGCCGCCACTTCTTTTGGGCCAGCTTATAGGCGACGTGCGAGTTCGCCTCGTGGTTGCGGGCCTTCTTGGCCTTCGCTGCCGCAAAATTCTTATCGGTATTTTCTTTCTTTGCCATTTACTTCACCTTTTCGATGGTCTGGTTGACTTCACGGGTCATGGATACTACCTGCACGAGGCGTGCCATCAACGCGACGATCAGGATCAACTGTAAAATCGTAAGCAGGACGGTAGTTCTCATACTTGCTGCCTTCTCTTCCGTTGCTCTTCCAAAGTCGATTCAAGGGCCTCTGCGAATGCCTTGCGGGTGCACTCCTCACAGCCGTCCGGGAAGAATACTGATGCGATCATCGGCTTAACAACGTTCTGATGGTCGCCGCAAGCGTACTGCCCGTTCTCCAATTCAAGCAATCGCGTCACACCCACTCCCCGTTCACCAGTTTGGCTGGCTCCATGGCGTTATTGAGCCGTTGTAGAGCGTATCCGCCGCCGAGAGGCGAGTAATACACCCGGTATGGGATGTTGTTCTCCTCGCAATAGTCGATCACATACTGGATCGTCCCTGCGTTGGATGAGTGGCGTCCTGACTCCCCGGTTTCAATGAACCGTTCAACGATGTTCCGCACCGAGGCGTTGCTGAGTCCCCGCAGCGGTCGCCGGGGCAGGAGGATCGGGGCATTACGCGGGGGCCGACGCTCAAGCAGGGCACGGACTTCCCGGCAGTCGGAGTGCTTGCAAGCGATGGGACGCCCGTTCTCGGTGCAGATGTACCGCGACACCAAGTTGACGAGGGTCTGGTTCCGCTCTTCCCAGCTTAACGGCGTCTTGTGCTTCGGGAATGGTTTCATAAAAGTGTGATCTGTGCCCAGCCGGATTCAAACAGCGAAGGCATCAACTCTTCCATGGTCGTCTTGCAGCGACCGCACAGGAAATCGGTGGTAGCTTCCGACTGGTACAGGTAGCTTGCTGGACGCCCGCACCTGACGGCCTCGTCCTCAAAATAACCGCAGGGCGGGGCTCCGATCCTGATTTCCTCGTCGATCATAGCAAGTCAAGCAGCATCGCCTCGGTCTCGGTCGGCGTGCGATTGAGAATTCGCCGGGCTGCCTTGCCCACGTTAGTATATTCTACCTTAACTTCGCGTTCTTGCTCAATAAAATCGACGATTTTCTCAAGCTCGCTCGCGTTCGGGTTCTCTCGTAACCCGTCCAGTAGAACGATTAGTGGCTCCTTAGGAGCATTGCGATTAGGCTGAGGAGCATGAGCAGCCCCAAAACGGTTGAGGCGATTACGACCTCGACTGTTTTGGTTTCCCCGCTTGGGCTTTCGATTTCGGTTCTTGTTGTGCACGGTAAATATCCATTCTCCTGTCCCCATTTCACCCACATGTCGCGAATCTTGCCGTGGCGACCACGATGAGAGTCGGGGAGTACAGGTTGCTTTTCAGGTTTGACAAGCTGGCGGAGTAGCGTGAATGCGGCCCACGAGCAGTATACCCGCTCGCGTCCGCCGCCGACCCAGCCCTTGTCTTCGTAAATGTCTTTGAGTAGCAGGGGAACGATTGCCTCCCCCATCTTGACCAGTTCTTGGAAGTTCGGGTCTTTGTAAACCACGAAGGACATCACTGACGTTGCTGTTGCGTACCGCATCATCCAGTGACGATAGGTCTCTTCAAGCCCCAAGAAGGTGCCGTAGTCGCAGAGGCAGCCCTTCTCGTGATTGTGGGTATGCCATCCACGCTCACAGAATTCGCAGGGGGCACCCGGTTCGTGTTCCGGGATATGGCAGTCACACCAGCCATAGCAACTGCAATCGTTGGCATGACGGGTCAAATCCTCTCGCCAATTGTAATAGGGAACCTGAACACACACGCCGTCCTTGAAGTCGCATTCGCGGCCCGGATGTTTGGCTTTACAGTCGGCACAGAAATTGGTTGTCACTTAGAAACTGCCCCCGTGTTCCTTCTGCCGGGTGAGAGCGTCTTTCTCGATCTGCTCTTCCACGATGGGTTGATGTTTGACACAGGCCGTCACGATGCCGTTCTCGCCGTTGTAGGCGATAGTGACAGGGCGACCAGCACAGAACGTGCAGACCGTTTTGCTGGGCTGCTCGACTTCCGTGGTGTAGACTCCGGGCGGTGCGTAGTTGTCGAAAGCCGCCATTAGACCACCACCGTGAACGAGAAGGGTTTGACTTCTTTATCCGCGAAAATCCGGCGTTGAAACTGCTGCACCTTGAGTGGCAGCTTGATCTTTTGCCCCTGAAAGGTGTCGATGTAGGCTATGTCATAGGCACACAGCACACTGATGCGTGCCAATTTGAGCCGTTTGAATGCGGCTGTCATTGCTAAGGCAATCGGACAGTCCGTCTGACTGTCAACATTGTCGTAGCCTTTCTTGATGTGCGACTTCTTTACGTCGATTTTGACTCGCATGTACATCCCTCGTGATGCCCGGCGTGTTTCTTATGGCAGGCAATGTGTGTGCCATACATCTTACCATGGCACTCGCATCTCCACCAGATCAAACCGGGCGGATTGTCGATCCCGGACGCTGCCCCACAGTAATGGCAGTGGTTCATGTCCGTTGTGTCTACCACTCCCATACGACATGGCCCGTGGGGTACTTCTTCCAGTGAGCCTTCATCGCCTTTTCGACCTTGGGGCTGAACTTCATGAGTTTCCACCATCCGGCAGGCAGGTCTTTGAGACTGACCTTCTCCCAGTTAAGCTGCCCGGCGAGTTTCACCCCGGTGAAGATTGTGTCTTCCTGAGCGATGTCTTCCAGAACACTTTCAAGGCTGCACCAGTAGCTCTTGTAATCTTCCTGCATGAACCGCTGTTCGAGAAACGACTTGGCGGTCGCAGACAACTCAGTTGGGACGAAGCTGAGTTTCATCGTGGGCATTAGAACGTGTCCCCGATCATGACGAAGCTCTGGTGAGCACCGTTCGGGTTGTGCGGGTTCGCGATCATGTAGCCGGGACAGATGAAGAAGTTTTTCTTCTGGAACATGACGCCGGGGCTGGTATAGCCGTTAGTGCCCGCACCGCTGCCGTAGTCAACGCCGGGTGCGATCATCCAGCCGTTCTTGAACATCTTCGCCATCCACTCGACGCCGCCGATGGCCCCAGCCCGGTTGCCCGGTGCGTAGGCGTTGTAGGACTGGAATACGCCGCCCGTGAATCGCCAGTTGCCCGCCTTGAGGGCTGCGGCCTCGTAGCTCACGTTGCCGTTGTGGTAGTAGGTGAAGTTCGACACGGGCTTCCAGTACTGATCGCCGACGTAGATTTCAAAATTCTTGGTTTTGATCGGTGCCCACTTGATGCCGGGTACGATCTGCCAGATGTCAGAGCCGTGAGCGAGATCGCTGCTATTGAGGCTGACTTCCAAGTTGTGCCCGAGGCCGTAGGCGAAGTTGACGTTCTCGAAAAAGTAGGCGGGCTTCTGGGTATAGAACGAGTCCGACCGGACGAACAGGTGCCCCTTGTCTACGACATCAGCCGATGGTTGGTTCATGATGACTTCCTGCGAAAAGGCTGTGCAGGAGAACACGACTGCGAGAATGGCAAGCCAGATACCGTGCTTCATTTCTTTTTCTCCGTATTGAATCTGTGTGGTTTGTCGTACTCGATGTTGATGTTGCCGAGGAGGCCTACGAGATGCGGGTGCCTCGACATGAAAGTGCTGGCAGCCCGGCCAAGGATCGGAAGTTTCACTGATTGGTGCGGTTTGCGAGGAGGGGCCGGGTTAGCGAACGTAGGATTTTTCTGAGTTTGCCCATGGGCCAATGCGACGACAAGTAGCGTCCACACTACGAGGAAGATCGTAAGCCGCATTTGAGCACTCATGTTGAGATGATACCACAGGTAGGGTTGAAATGGTAGGGGAGTGGAGACTCGAACTCACACCGTGCACTCTAATCAGGAGCAATTACAGGGTTATAAATCCCGCCCGCACACCCGTGCTCTCCCCCATTTGGTACTCCGGGAGAGAATCGAACTCTCAAAACCTCCGTTTTAAGTGGAGGATGTCTGCCTATTGCATCACCGGAGCATGTATTCAGTTGCGATCCACATGCATATCAAAAACCCAAGCATGATCCACATGCGATGCGGATATAATCGGTCGTATAACTTCATTGACCATCCTCAAAGTAAGCCAGCACCGTTTCGGTACCGGGTGCAACTTCTGTTCGGCCAGCGTCCCGAACCACACAGGCCTCGGGGTGAGCCGCCTTCGTTTCCTGAAACTTCTTGTCACTCGCTTCGAGCACCACAATCGACATCGAAGCGTAGGCCCCATTGAGCCCCAGTACAGCGTGTCCAGTCTGAGCCGCCAGCTTGCCGGGCGACATCTTTAGGTTCTTTCGGTAAACGACCTTAATCCTCATCAATTCCCCTACGCACGCGGTCGATCTCTTCGTCTTCCTTTGCCATGACGATAACCTCGTCATAGTGCTCCGTGCAGAGCCACTGGGCGTAATTATAACCCCCAGTGATGGGGAGTGAAACATCAGAATCGTCGTCCCACACCGATCTAAATCTGGTGCCCTCGGGATCGTAGAACGGATTCAGCCAGCGGGCCGGATTGAAGCATCCGATTTTGTTCTTCTCTGACCGGACATTTGACATCGGCCCGTGCATGCCGTCCGTCCAATCTTGGCCGAGAAATTCGCCAGTCCCGCGATACATGTTCACTTCGCAAATTCGTTCAGGCACCTTCAGCCCTCGCGATCTCGCGTTGCCGCACAAACTCCATGGCGATCTCTTTCAGGAGCTTGTCGATCTCTTCGCGGAACTGCTTCTCTTCTGGGAAAGTGGTGCCCAACGACGTATGAAGCTGTTTACGCGACCCGTACTCTTTCAGCTTATCGTTGTAGGCCTGAACTTTCTCGAACAACTCTTTTTCGGTCATACAACAATAATACTGCAAAAATGGCGGAGAGGACAGGAGTCGAACCTGCACACGGGGTGGTTAACCCCGTGACTCGCTTTCGAGGCGAGCGGACTTGCCACATGTACCAACCTCTCCAAATTCGTTGTCAAGCTTTTAAGCTTGATTCTGGCAATGTCAACGTTTTAAGCTTGTCACCCAAAATAGGCTGACTTTGCGTTTGTCACCCAAAATCGGGTGACTCAAAATGGCGGAGGGTGAGGGAGTCGAACCCCCAATACGCGGGTTAGGCGTATAACTGCTTTCAAGGCAGCCGGACTTGCCAATGTACCAAACCCTCCAAAAATCCGGTATTACTATTCAGGTCAGGATCACGCGGCATAGACAGACCTCATAAATGTCCCGCTGCCGTAGCACGCGAGGCCGGGGTTTCATGTACCCGGCCCCTTGCTTTTTGTATCCAACCTTTGCCCTGTAGGGGCAAATTCACCATACAGAACAATCGAACTGGCGGTGAGTGAGGGATTCGAACCCCCGGCACCCCTTGCGGAGTGCGGCAGCTTTCCAAGCTGCTGGAATAAACCACTCTCCCAACTCACCAAGATGGCGGAGAGTGAGGGATTCGAACCCCCGGCCCCGGTTAAGGGGCATCTGGTTAGCAACCAGACGGCATAAGCCACTCGCCCAACTCTCCATGAAAACCAATAAAAAAGCCGCCCTTTTCAGGCGGCTTCGGACTGCGATGTCTTTGGGTGTCTTACCAACCACGCCAACGCACACGCTCACCAAAGCCCCCGAAGGAGCTACTAGACGACGATAATGAGGATATGCGGTTCATGTTCTCTGTAATAATACCCGGAAAGTCGAGAAATTGTCAATAGACGGTTTTTGTGGAGTAGCACGGGAACCCGCCGTTGCGGATGCTCCAGACACACCCGTACTTCCCGTCGCAGTATTCATCCCAGTGCTTCGCACAGTAGTAGGTTTTCTGGACGTGGGCCGGGCAACACCCCTCCTCATCAATCCACATGACGGCAGGCTTGCCGCACTCCTCAGAAAGGTCGATCAGAATGTTGCAGGTGTGGTTCAAGCAAAGTGGGCTCGCTTTCGCATCTGGGCATAGTAACGTTCATGGCACCAACAGTCGCACCAACCTTTGACGCCGGGATAAGAATGAACCTCACCGCGATCATCTGTGATTAGGTGAATACAGGCTTCCATGCAACAGTCACCAGAGCGGAGTGGTTTACTGTCGGGCGTAGTGGCGAGCGGGTTCCACGGATTCATGACACCATCCGGGCCAATAGGGTGATGGCTTTGAATTCTTCCGGCACGCGGGCGAACGGAATCCGATACTGCTTGCCGTCGATCAGGTAGAAAAACTCGTTCTGGCGATCCCAGTCCTCGGGCGGATCGGGCATCTCCACCCCAGTGAAGTTCACCGACACCCACTTCTCGAATGGGTTCAAAACTACTTTCTCAAACGGGTTCATGACCATCTCCGAAAGGCATAGTTTATGCACAGGCTCCCGAATGGGAAAAGGATGAAGTAGGCGATTGCGGCCAAGGCTCCGTTGTGCTCACCCCAACCACACGTCCCACCGATCCAAACTACCATCCACAGGAAGAAAAGCATTATTGGGCACCACCGTTGTTTTCACAAATGATCTCGTCGGCGATTCCACACCAATCTCGGGCCGGAAGTTTGGTCGGATCAATGGCAACCAGCAGGCCCAGTCTACGCCACTGCCCCCGGCCTGAAAACGTCTTGAACACCATGTTGTGGGGGGCGAGCAGCCGATTGATGCGTCGAATGTCGGCGTAATCTTTCGGACGGTCGTAGTACATGTAGACTGGATCGACCCATTTCCGTTTTTTCGCCTGCTTTTTAGCAGCCTGAAAAACGGTCTCCATCTTCGCCATGAATTGTGGTGGTTCGTTCCGTATCATTTTGTGTTGAACCGATTTCTGAATTCAGGCAATAGTTCCCACGCAGCGACCAAACAAGCACTGCACCCGGTCGCCGGGGCATAGCGTGCGAACCAAGTGCGACGGGAGACAGGTGAGCCACAGGTGGTGACGGACTTCCCTTTCTCGGCAAGGTGCAAGACCTGCCCTCCCCGTATCGTGACCGTTTCACACAGAGCCATCGCGGGCTCATCGTACTTGGTCATTTGTGGCAGCCCTCGTCGCTCCAGATACGGTACATCTGATCCATGAAGTCTTCCGTGGCGTCCGTGCCGATGTTTTCGAGGAGCAGACGAGTAAACTCTTCCGGGAACTCCGCGATCTTGAGCACAGTTCGTCTGGCAAGCAGTGCTTTGTCCTTCACAGGAAACCGCCATTCTCCCGCTTCTCAAAGTGCGGATCGAAGTAGTCGCATTCTCCCCGGATCAATCGGCATACGGAGCACCCGACATAGGTGCAGGTCTTCATGTGCCGTTCGTTCATCTCCCGATCCCGGTCTTCGATGTACTCGGATTCGCGTCCCGCTGGTAGTGGCATTATTGACCCATTTCGTCTTCGTACTGCTTGAAAAAGCGGGCTTCATCCTCAGCCAGCGGAGGCGGTGCCTCTTGAAGGCTTTGTAGCAGGTCGTTTGGGTCTCCACCACACGCGATGTAGGCCCGGATTAAGCTTTCCATTGGGTTACTCATGCCATTGCCCTCACTTCGTCCACATCAATCGTAGCACGCCACGCCCGGCAAAGCTGCTCTTCCTGCTTTTTGTTTATGTCGAGGGTGAGCGTCAGCAGATCGTGAATGGCGATTACTTCCTTGAAGGCTATCCCACGCCGGGAGACTTCATTCAGGATTCGCATGAGGACGCCTTGCCTGTCCCGGTAGAAAATGTGGAAGGTCTTCAGCATTTCTCAATGTACCCGCACTTCTTGCATTTCCAGATCGAGGGCAACAGGTAGGAGACCATCTTCACCATCAAGTTTTTGCACAGCGGGCAGTTCACTTAGGCCTCCACTCCGGCCAGATGACGTTGCCGTTGATAGCGTCTTTGGGCATCGCATCAATGGCCCCGCAAGTGCACGGCTTGCGTTTGCAAACTTTCGTGTGGAGCGGCAGGATTACTACGTCGCCGCCCTTGATGTGGTGGTTGAGTTCGAATCCCTCAGTCCCCAGTAGTTGCTTCGAAAACTTTTTCATCTCAGGGCCTCCACAGCCTGCATGTGCAGTTCGCCAAGTTCGAACATGAACGTTTTTGGCAACCCATTCCAGATTTCGTCTGGTGTCGGACTCGTGCCATCCTCTTTGGTGAGGATACCTGATCTTTCGATTGTTTTAAGCATGTCCATGATCTTTACGTCTTTGTTTGCCCTCACACTGTATTCGACGTGTTCTTTGATCGCCTTCATCTGCTTGCTGCTATACACCACGTCAATCCAGTGGTTGGCCATTTCCCGAGAAATGAGTTTGATCGCTTGGAGGCGGGGATGCCATAGAGTGAGACTACCCATTTCGGTCTCGGCTACTTCACCGATCTTGGGCACGAAAACGTCAGCCTGATACTCAATCGTGTCCCCGATCAACCACCCGGAGATTGCTCCATTCATCTTGGTACGCCCGATGAGGAACTTGCCGGGGTTTTTCAAGGCGGGGAATTGTCCATAAATCCGCTCTTCCAACCACCAACGCTGGATTCCCGTTTCCTTGTCGGGCGTGGCGTCAAAGTCGTTCTTTGCAAGAATGGCTATGCACCCCTTACAGAGTGCCGTTGGGTCGGTGGTGATTGCGGGGCGACCGCAGACGCGGAACTCCCCCTTTTTGGTTCTCCCGTAAATCGAGTGCTCATTGAAGCGGTGTTCGCACGTTGCGGTTTTCATCTTCGGCCCTCCATAAGCCTGCGTAGAATGGCCCGTGCTTGCGTCAGGCCTTCGCCAGAGCCCTCCGGCATCCATGAGACGCCGTGGTGCCTGTAGTTCCCGCAATTGCAAACGACCTGCCGTAAAATGTCGTCAAGCACAGTATTGAGTTCTGCGTCAGACGGCCCGGCTGGGGCTTTCTCCCCGGTGAGCACGTCCAGTGCGAGGTCGTTGGCGAAGGCTGTAAGCTCGTCAACGTCCATGTCGGCGTGCCAGCTTGGTTCAAAGGGTACTCGCTGAGGCCGGGGCGGGCCGTACCGATGGCGATCCTCAATGACCTTGCCCATGTCGAAGCGGTTGAGCATGGCGATGAGCGTGTAGCGATCCTTGCTGACTACCGCCTTGAGAATATCCATGGCGGCTGTAACCCGCTCAGGCAATCCCGCGTCTTTGGGTGCCGGGCGTCCATGGATCGGATATTCGTATGCGTCGGCATCGGTGATGTCTGTGCTCAGTTTCAAAACTTCCTCCCGAAAATCCGGTATTGAAGCTGGCACGACAGACACCACCAGTGCCATGACTTTGCCCTGTCCAACACGAAAATCCGCAGGAGTATGCACGCCCACGTATTGAACAAGAACGCGAAGCCAATTACTGCCAGCACGTGATGGATGAATGTGCTCATGATGCCAAGCTGCCACTGGGCTGAATCGACGACAGGTAGTTTTGCAACCGGAAGTCGCGACGCTTCCGCTTAGGCTGGAACCATGGCGGTAGCGGCTGGTTGGACATGACGTAGCTCTGTTTGGGCCGACGCAGGTTGACCAGACGCTCAGCATTGATGACAAGCCACTGGAAGGCGTGTAGACGGCAGCCGCACTTCGGGAACCGGGCTCCCTTGGTGTCGCCTGCACGAGTGCATTTGTGCTGGGCGGCGTTCAGCATAATCTCCATCACAGCCGGGATTTGTCCTTGTAGCCGAGGCAGCAACCGCTCCGCATTCTTGCGAGGCAAGGCATACGTGCGTGTGTCGAGGAAGCACTTGTTGCAGCGGGTATCGCTGAATGAGCCCACGGGCCGGGCCGCACAACACTTGCAGAGGATGATCCCGTTTTTCTTGCCGACCCGCATCCGGCGTGCCTTGGTCTGAAGTTGCCGACCATTTCTGAGCATACGGGAACAGGTGTCGGAGCAATACTGGTGCCACTTCGGGTTCTGCTTGCCGCAGCCGGGACGACGGCAGATCGGATACTTGCGGAACCAAGCCTGTGTGGCTCCCCTGCGGAACACGCCCTTCGGTGGAACGTAGTTCGGCGACAGGGTGTAAATGTGCCGCTTCTTTTCGCTAATCGGTTTCATTGAGACGGCCTTGTAGGCACTGACAAAATGCTTGTCGGGGCCGATCACCATCGCCTTCGCTTCCTTGGCGGTCTTGGCCTGCACTTCAACCACGGTTAGCAGGGCAAAGCCCCTGTCGTCCACTTCTGCCGGGTTGTAGTAGGAAACGCGGAACGGTTTCGGGTGCCGGGCTTTGGCCGGGTTACTTGCTGCGAGGGTGCGGGGAGACTTCTCTGCGTCTGTTTTGTGGTACATTTACTTGCAAACCTCCGGGCGTCCAGCCCCGTCAACCGGGGGATATTCTGGACACGCGATTTGTTGTTTCTTGTCGTGCTGTAGCGAATCGGCGATCAAGTTTGTTGCCGCCAAAAAGCTGAAAGTTAAGATCACGCCGATTAGGCCGTAGAGCAATCGCCCCTCGGTCTTGGTAACCCGGACTGGAATTCTGCCGTTGGGCTTCTGGTCGAACTTCCACATGCTGTAGAAAGTCCCGCCCAGCATAAGCACCATCCCGGCGATACCGATGATCTGCCTGAGTTCCATTTAGTGGTGGAGTTCCTTCCGCACCTGAGCCTTCGCCCGCTCAACACATTCTTGCAGACCGACGAGGCGGTCGTACAGGCCCGTTTCCTTGGCCACACGCTCAAGGTTGCGGTCTTGTATCTGCATCCGGGCACGCTGAACGCCGTCCTGCAAGTTGAACAGTTTCTCGTACAGGTCTTTGACCGTGATGTCGCCTATCGGGCGGGAGAAGAAATCCAATCCGATGGTGTTGATGCTGATGATACCGAGGATCGCCTCCACGGCCTTGGTTCGCCTGCCGAAATTGTCGGCCTGATCGCCCAAATCCATGAATTCGCCGCCGTACTTCACGACTACTTCGGTGCCTTTAGGAGTAGCTGTCGGCATAATCAAACCTCCACGATTGCGGTCTTGCCCTCGTACCGGACTTGACCGTGCGTCTCGAAATACGCCCGAGGCTGTTTGGCCTCCGGCTTGAATACCGTCTCGGCTACGACCTTGCCTTCGTGCATGATGACAAGCTTCTCAGCCTGAAAGCAGCCGTGACTATTGTGGGCCGTCCACACGTTCGGGTTGCCCCTCTGCATGTTCACCCGATTGAAGTGCAGTTTCGTTTTTAGCTTTTTCACGTCTCTCACGATCCTTCCGCATCACTTCGCGAAATTGCCAAATTTCTTCTTCGGTAGCGGGGAGATACGGCATCACTTGAACATGTCCGCTATGAAATCTTTGTACGACCGCACAAAACCCCGCTTACAAACTTGCTGTTTTGCCCCCCAGACTCCTCCCACGAGGGACAAAGCTACGAGCAGGATCAGGAGAGCCTTCCCGAGTGTGGGTATGAGGCGAGTGACCGGGTGACGCTCAAAGAAATCCCCAATCGCTATACACGCTCCAACGATACAGAACATGGCGGCACAAAAAGCCACGAATATCCCGGCCACAGTAGCGAGAACGGCGAGGATTAAACCTATGGCCTTGAGCCAACACAGAAACATCATGCCATTGCCTTCTTCCACGTCTTGGTCTTGAAGATTTTAGCGTAGTCCTTGCCCAGAGCCTCTTCGAGAGCCTGATTGGCATCGACAGCTTCGGCACGAACGTCGTGCGGGCCAAGTTCGTACAGGTTGCGAACATGACGGAGAGTTAGTTCGATCTTGGCGAAGAGTTCAAGTTGCTTGGTGGTCAGCGGCATTACTTTCTCCCGAAGTAGTCGGCGTTGATCTGAGTGAAACGAGCCCACTGAGCCGGGAGGTCTTCCACCGGGAAGATTGCGGCGGTCGGGCAGACCGGAACGCAGGCCCCGCAGTCGATGCACTCAACCGGGTCGATGTAGAGCATCGGCTCTTTCTCGAATTCCGGGGTGCCCTTCTTGGGGTGGATACAATCGACCGGGCACGCATCAACGCACGCCGTGTCTTTCACCCCGATACATGGTTCAGCAATTACGAAAGCCATAACAACCCCTAGTAAGGCATCAGCTTGGTATGTTCCGTGATGATGCCCGTTTGAACTGCCAGCCCGAAAACGATCACAAAAACCAGTGCGAATAGCCCCAGCGTGAGGAAGGGGTGGTCGCCGCACCAGTTTAGGAATCGCTCGTACATCGTTACCTCTCGATGTTGATCTTGACAACGGGGCAAAGTTCCGCTCCATCCGTGTAGACATCCGTCGTCACCCACTCAAAGCGAATGTCGATGGCCAGCTTCTTGGCGTCCGGGTATGTCTTCTGGAGACCCGTGACGATGTCGGCAACCCGTTCCAAACGAGGAACGCCTTCGTATGCGTCAGTTCCCATCGCGGCTCTTCCACAGACCCCGGAAATAATCGTAGATCAGGCTGAACATCATCCAGCCGATCATGTACCCAAGGAATTCGCCAAGCCTACCGTACCAGTGTGTGGACGTAAATCCGTTGATGATCGCCAACACGGCGAAGCACACGAACCCGCCTTTCACGGAAGATTCAAGCTGCGTGTAAGTCATAACTACTTTTTCGGCTCCCAGTGAAATTGAGGATGTGGGTCGAGGTTAGTCAGGTTCAAGAACACCTGTTCCTCGCAGGTCGCACACACGAGGTAGTAAGCCCCGAGATGGTACGCGAGTTCCCAGTTTGTGCATGAATCGCACTTACAGTGCAGGAGCAGCACCTTGGACTCAAACTTCGGCTGGAGCCCGTCCTTTTTGTTTTTCTTTTTGTTGGCCATGGTTATTGTTTCTCTTTCGCGTATTCAGGATATAGTACCGCCCAGAGTTTGTCCCTAAATTCGGAACGAATTCGGGAGCGATTCATTTGATCGTCAAAGTTGGATTCGACGGGCTCGACGGACTCGACATGACGGATCATGCGGAGAGCGTTGAGGATGACTTCGGCGTCATCCTCACGCAAGTCTTTTTCAAGCGTAACCACAAAACCTTTGAGCCGTTGTGTCATACATCAATCCTAGCACAGTCGCCAGAATTTATGCAAACAAACCTTGAGGACGGCTCTCGATTACGTCGGCGATTTCCTTGAATTTCACGCCTTCATCGTTCAACACGGTCAGGTCGAGGTTTTTGCCGTCCTTGTCCTGATAGCTCCCACTCGCATCGTTCAGGCCCAACCAGTCCTGAACAGATTGGGGCAGCGTCCCGGTTTCCCGGCCCTCTTCGTCCGTACCGTAGGCATAGACTTTGTTCTCGATGACACGTGCCGGGATGACCCCGGCCTTGGCAGCGAGTTCACAGGCCACGCCGAGGCAGCAATACGCCCCGCGATAGCCCAGATGTTGCGTAGCTTGGCGAAACTTCCCGCTACGTAGAGCGGCGATCCACGCTTTCGCGTTTTTGTTCAACCTCTTCTTTGCCATATTCCCCTCAGAAATGATAGAAGTCGTCTTTGACTTCCCGGATGAATTCAACCATCTGCGGCCTTGTCATGGCGTGTTCGCTGACTTGATCCCAGCACAAGCCACGCTCAATCAGGTCGTAGGTCTTGACGATAGAGGCCCCCGGAATCGGGTTGCCCTGTTCGTCGTGCTCCCGGCCCAAAGCCCAGATATGGTCGGCGATGGAAGCGGCGGCGGAGATGTCGTGCGTCACGACAATCACCGTATTCAGGTCATCCATGTTGGCAACCTTCATGATGAGTTCGGTCGCCTTGCCTTCCACGATGATGTCGAGGCCGGAGAACGGTTCGTCCATGAGCAGATAGTGCTCAGAGCACAGAATTTGTTGGATGATAGCGATACGCTGGCGTTGTCCGCCCGATAGCTGAGCCGGGTACAGATGAATCTTGTCTGCCAGTTCGAATTCGCTCAGAAACGTCATGATCTTGTCTTTGGCGACCTTGGCGTCCTTCTCTTTCTTGGCTGCCGCCTGCATCAGGTTTCCGAGCACGGAGCGGTGAGCGAACAGGGGGTAGTTCTGGGCCACGACGCCCACTTCCCCGGCCTGTACCGGGCGGGTGTTGCCGTTCGTGGTCACAATCCCCGTTGTCGGCTTGTTGAGCCCGGCGATAATGCGGAACAGTTGCGTTTTGCCAATACCGGAGGGGCCGATAAAGCCGACGACCTGCCCCTGAATGTGGTCAGGCCGGATGATCTTCTTGACCTCAGCGTTGACGTTCTTTAGGATGGGACGGCTGCCCGGCTCTTCCTTTTCAAGCAAGCGGGTACCGTCCGCCGAGGCGGATAGACTGACGTTTTCGACCTTGAGCAACGTTTGACCGTAGCTATATGGGTAGAGTGCTGGCATTAGGGTTTCACCGTCCGAACTGTCATTTCTGTGACTTCCACATATTGCGTAATCATCTTACCGGAATCCGAGGGGTCGTGATAGGTGACCTCACCCCGCATCTCAGTCAGATAAGGCAGCGGCCCCGAGACGCCGACAGCCTGACCTCCGACCACGGCTACCAGCTTGAAGGACATGAAGTCCGGCAAACGTTCCCCCGTGTCGAAGTTGACCACCGACCCGATCAAGTCGTTGTTCCACTCCTGCATGGCGTACATGCGTTCGATCACGACCTTGACCCGCAGTCGGGGCATCAGAACTCCTCGCTGATCCAGCAACGCACCAATTCCTTGGCGGCTTCATAGCTGATCCCGAGTTCGTCGGCAGCCTTGCGGACGCCGTCAGTCATGTACATGACGCAGCCCTTCCGATTGGGGCCGTATGCCATGACGTGCTTCTCGATCACTTCTTTGATTGCAGGCAGCATACTATTTCTCCAATGAGATATATGTGACGCCGGGCACTTGGATGTAGCTACCGGAGAACCCCGGCCCCCATCCAAAATCTTCGTCGATCTCAGCCCCGGTGCGTTTGTCAAACTCCCACGGCCCGCAGATGATGCGGTCTTCGGTGACCGCCGTTACGGTCAACTCCATGGGAATCGAACCTCCCATCATCCGCGTTACTTTGTCGCCGACGTTGAACATGCTACTTTCTTTTCAGTTCCCGGATGATCTTCACCAGAGCCTCGCTCCCGGTGTAGATGATGGTGGTAATTGCCCCACCGATCAGAATGGCAATCCAGATGTTGTCGCCTTGGCTGATCCAGTTCAGAAACCACTTCAACAATTCCGTCATTTCTTCACCGCCGTTAATGCCGCGTATGGGCAGAGTAAGTTTTTCGTCACGCCGATCATGTAGTCCTGTCCCAAGCCGAGCAACAGAATGGTGATCTGAATTGCCAGCACGGCAGGCAGGTAGAAGTGTTTGTTGGCGTTGAGGAGCATTGCACCAATGCCGCCATCAGTGCGGGTCATGCCCTCGATCATGGTTAGCATCATCCAGCCGATGGCCGCATTTTGCCGGAGCACATCGAACGCCTTGTCTATCTGCCCGAGCACGACAACCTCCCACACGGTCTCCCACGGCCCCTTACGCAGGGTACGGGCAAGGTCGTACTGTTCCTGTGGGATGCTCTCGATTACGTCTGCCATCCCGGTAACGTAGAACACCGAGATAGAGAATACGAGCATGCAGATTTTGAGTTGGTGTGAACTGTGCGTGGCGGTGGTGAAGAAAAAGCTGAGGCCAACCATCGACAGGAAACGCAGCTTACTGAGCACCGTGACTACAGGGCGAAATCCCGCCATGGTGGTGCCGTAAGCAAGCAGAAGAGAAATCAAGCTGGCCACGCCGATAGCCTCAACGTTGGCGTACAAGCTGGTCAGCAGTTCGCCGCCGAGGCCCTGCCCCCATTGTTCGACGAAAGCGTTCCACGTCTCGGTCATGGTCGGCAGAAAAACAAATGGCGAGAAGAACCACAGTGCGAAAAAGATCGCGACTTGGACGCCGACCAGCGTCTTAAGCGTGGTCTTCGAGATCACCTTGTTCGGTGTGAATGCTGCGAGAAAATCGTTCATAGCGTTGGCAACCACCCCAGTGCATTCAGCCCCCAAAGTATCCAGCCGATGATGCAGGCAACGATCAGGAGTGTCAATAAAACGCCCGGCCCTTCTGGTTGTCTGTTGTTCATAACCTCTCCATCATACTAACTACTGAGCCTTGATGTCAAACGAAAAATGAAAGGGGCGAGCCGAAGCCCGCCCCATCTTATAAAGCACTCCCGGCTTAGTTGCCCGTCAGCGTGATTTCCACGCGGCGGTTCTGAGCCTTGTTCTCAGCGGTCGTGTTCGGCACGACAGGGTTCAAGGAACCGTGTCCATCCGTGCTGAACCGCTTGTTCGGCCCTGCGGTCGGGAAGTTCTTCGGTGCCAGTTCGTGGAGATAAGCCGCCACGGAGGCCGCACGAGCCCGAGACAGGGGGATGTTCACGGAATCGCTGCCCGTGTTATCCGTGTAGCCGTCGATCTTGACGAAGGCACTGGTGATGGCGATGCTATCCTTCAACTGCTGGACGGTAGCCTTGCCTTCATCCGTCAATGCCGCCGACCCGGTCGCGAACTGAATCTGATAGGCCCGGTGTCCGATCACGTCGGCAGAAGCCTGTGCCGAGTAGGACGTGGTTTCCGCCTCAGAGCCAGTGTCGTTGGCCGCTTCGAGGATGTCCTGAGCCGCCTTCACGAAGGTCTTGTCTTCAACTTCCTTCACGTCGGGGATCGGGGTTTCCTTCACGATCTGCGGATATTGCTGAGCGACGATTCCCGCAAAGACCCGGTAGGTCGAGGAGAAGTTATCGTTCAGGCCCGGCTTCATGCCGAACAGGATAAGGTTGTCGTCAAGGTTGTTCACAGCCGAGCCGCCGAGAATCACGGTCTCGCCAGTGGTCTGATCCTTGTACGGGACGCTCTTGTACATGTTGTACCAGAAGTCGCCGTTGGTCGCACCCTCTTCACCCTCGTCTTTGTAGACGGCGGATGAAATCTGAGCGGCCTTGCGGAGCGACTTCTCAAACGCCTTCACCTGATCGCCGCCTTCCATCATGGCAGCAAGCATGTTGCTGATTTCCTCGCGGTTGTCCGTGAAGAATTTCTTCGGCCCGATGATGACAGCAGGCATCTGCGACTTGTATTGCTTCGAGGACACGACCTTGACCAGTCCGCCCTTTTGCTTGACGGCAGTCACGTCGCCCGGCGTCCACGTCACGATGGCATTGACCTTCATGGTCTTGGTTTCGCCAGTCGGACGACCGTTGTGAACAACCTTCAAAGTGACAGGCTTTTCAGCAACGTAATCGGCGGCAGCCGTGTTGTAGTCGGGAGCGTTGACCCAATTGATCGCGTCTGGATCGTAGGTCTTCTCGTCCGGGTTGTTCGGGATGCCGTTGTCAGCAGCCCACTTCATGGCGATATTCCAGTCGCCATCGCGGAGCACGCCTTCAACCAGCAGGCCCTTTGCAGCCTTCGGGTTGGCCTTAACCTCTGGCGGAGCCAAGAAGGCATCCTCACCACGGCTGTAGCCAGCGGCACCGATCACGATCACTTTGTACTGCGGCCCAAGCTTGGAGAGCGAGGGATTGATCGCTGCGGCGAATTGCCCGGAACCGTCACCCATGATGATGGCGAAGTTCGCACCCGTGTCGCACTGTGTAGCTCCGCCCTTGATCTCGGCGGCACAGGCGTTCAGGTCTTCGATCATCTTGTCGGTGATGTCCTGACGATAGAGGAGCAGATTGACGTTACGCTTTGCCATCAGGGAGCCAGCAGTCGTCTGCGGCCCGCCATTGGCGAAGAGCAGACCCAACTGAGCATTCCATTCCCAGATCACGCCACGGATCAACGTGGACTGAACTGAGGCCGGAGCGTCCTGCGGGAGGGCGACCGGGGCGACGTTCTGAACTTGAGCATCCTTCACGTCGGGGAGGATTGCACGTTGCGGCACCAGAGCCTTTGCGAAGCCCGGTGTCGGAATAATTCCGTATGAGGCCAAGGTGCGGAGGCCGAACACGAGTGCCAGTCCACCGACCACGATCAACGCCAACTTTGCTTGCGGTTTGAGTTTCATAATATCTTCTTCTCCTGAAAGTGTTTTACGACTCGGTATGGATTATACCATACCGAGCCGGAATGTCTACTGCTTGTCGAAATAGTTGAAGCTGCTGCCGCCGCTGGCCGACGTGCTGCGACCCACGGGGACTGCCTCGGCGACCGGGATAGGCCCGCCGATCACGCCTGACAACTCGTCTGCTGCCGAAGGTGCATTGCTGGACGCCAGCAACTTCTGGCTGAAATCGGCAAACTGAGCCCGAGCCAGTTCAGCATTGGCACCGTTCTCGATGTCGATCTTCGTGAGCATCCGGTCGGACGTGCGGTTGAATTCCTTGATTTCGCCAACGGTGCGTGCTGCATCCTCGGCGAGGTAGTCGATAGCTGCATCGACCATCTTCTGCTGTTCGGTGTCGCCCTGCAAGAGACGCTGACCGATGCTCAGGGCCTTCTTGGCTTCGAGCACGACCTTACGCTGCTTGCTCAGCAAGTCCACCCGCATTCCCATGCGGACGATCTTGGCGTCGGCGACGATGCTCCAGTGACGGAACGTATCGAGCATGTTTGCCGTCGTTTCTTCGAGGGCCTGCAACTGTTTGTTGTTCTGCATCAACAGCCCGGCCTCTTCCTCGTAGTTGCCCTTCTCCGCCAAAATCTGCTCACGCTTGAGATTGGTGTTCGGGTCGTTGCCAACGAGTGAAGCTGCCTTCCGGGCCGCACTGGCCGCGTTCGCCATGTCCTGCTGGATTTGCTTGTTATTTTTGTCGATGGCCTCACGCAGATTTTCGTCGCTTCCGGCGAAACGATTGACGGTAGCGTCCAACTGGGCCTTCTCCGTCTTGGCGTCGTCCAACTGGTTCTTCAAGATGCCGATGGGGTCAATCGTGGTGTACAGCGTCGCGATGCCCCGGCAGACCGACTGGAAAATGTTTCGTGCAAGGGTCTGGATCGTCTTGTTCATCACGACGTAGCCGATCAGAGCGAGAACGGCAACACCGATGACAAGGTTAACCGTCCCCCACACAATCGTGAGGAGGAAGGGGAGGGCTAGAAACAGGCCGTAGAGCCCGCCGCCGATCAGACCAGCGAGGAGCAGATAGCCGGGGCCGCTTTCTGGTTTCTTCCAGAAGGACTTCGGCGTGTAGTTCGAAAAGCTAGGAGTCGTGGTCAATGCACCCATGATGATTTTTTCCTTTTCCCTGTCGGGTCTTTTTCGTTACCGCAGGAGGCTTGCGAACTGTGCCTTCTGCTGGTCGATCTCGTTGCTGCGACGCTGTGTTGCAAGCTGGAACTGGGTCTGTGCGTTGGCAGCGGTCGCCGTCGCGTTTGCCAATTCCGCCGAAACCTGCGTGTGCGTCGCTTGCAGGTCGGCGATCTCTTTCTGCTTCCGGGCAATGGTGTCTGCGATGCTTTGCAGCTTCGTCTGCCGGGCAGTGATTTCCTGTTGAGTGAATGTGTCGGAGTGACTGGAGAATTCAGTGGCTTCGCTCTGGAGCGTTGCCTTGAGCGTGTCGAACGCCCCGAGAATCTGGTCGGGCGTAATGTGGTCAATCGACTGAGCCTGAGTGACCGCCGTCTTGAACTTGGTGTTCTGATCGAGCGGCAGATTCGCCATCGCATCAAGGTACTTGTGGATGGTCTTCATCACGCTCGTGTTCTCGAAGTCTGTCTTTTCGAAAATGTGCTGATAGACAGCCTCATCGACAACGACCGGAGCCGGGGCACCGTAATTCGGAATGGAAGAGTTGGGTGTCGGGCTGAATGCCGGGGCGGGTGCTGCGGCTCCCGGAGAATAGGTCTGTGTGGCAGCGTGAAAGGCCGACGTGGGCTTCGCTACAGGCTTCGGTGCTGGTGCCTCGTCTTCAAATGCTGCGTGCTTAATTGCATCCAAAAGTGACATAATTTCGTCTCCTGCGACGTTTCAAGAAGTGTACCACAAAAACCTGACTAGAAAACAGGAATTTTTTCAACCTTGTCCGAAGTCCGTTCGGTCACCTGTTTCAGCCCACATTCTGAGCACTTACGAGTCCATTTCGGGGTCGTCTTTGAGTCTACCCACATAGGCCCCCGCCAGTCAACCCCCATGGTGCCGGGCGGATCGCCCTCAATCCGGTAACCCGGCTGATAGTCCGGGGTGTACTCTGTTTTGCCCCACTTGTGCTGGCATCGACGCCGCAGGTTTTCCAAAGCGGCCTTCATGCCCCGGAGTTCAGCTTCCTTGTTCTGGATTTCCCATTCTAGCTGGTTCCAAGTGTAGTCCGACTCAGGCATTGACAGCTTCCTGTTTCTCCGCATCGTAAAACCGATGCAGGGTTGAATTGTTGAATTCCGTCATGGCCGGGATGATGGTGTCTTCATCCACGAAATCCTCTTCGATGACGGTGGGCAGGAATGACCGGAGCCATTTCACCATTTCCTCGAAAAGAAATTTGTTGGTAATCCACCGCCTGTGATCGTGTCGATCCTCGCCGCTGTTGACCACCATGACCGGATCACCGTCGAACCAGATCGTTGCCAGCGTCCAGACACGGTCGCCGCTGACGATTTGATCCGCGAGAACACGAATCTCAATCCGTTGCATCTGCTCCGCCTCTTTGTAATTGAAATCCATGGCGTCGTAGACTTCCGGCAGGTGTGGGTTGAGCAAATAGTCGAGGTAGTACGACACGTCGGCTGGTTTCAGATCATAGAGTTCCCGAGGCGTGAAAACTTTCTTGGCGGCTTCGGCCTTGAGTTGCCGGAAGCGAACGTTGCACTCTGGCACGCTCATACCGCATGCGGTCAGACGGCCTCGGTACGGGTCGGTAAAGGCCCGGTAGTAGAGGATGACTTTGTTCTCCGCATCCACGATCTTTGCAAAGTCCTTGGTTTCGAGGAGCACACGTACACCCTCAATGACATCGTCGAACTTGAAGGTGCCGTCCCACACGAAATCCACGGGCTCTTCGCCGCGATTCCAAGTGCGTGCTGTGAGTTTGCCTGTCATCAGTACCTCGGCTCTCCCTCCAAGCAGATGTACGCCACACCGAGGTAGTTGAAGCCGTGCATGGGCGTCCGCATCTCTTCGTGAAACGCGAGGCGTACTGCTTTCCGCATGACGAATTCGTACTCGCCCTCGGTGATTTCGGCTAGTCTGCCAGAACCTTTCAATTCGTAATATCTCATATCTACCTCCTCACCATTATCGCTAACGCTTGGAGTTTTGTCAACTCGACGAGGAGCAGGGCCACAGGGATGGCGGCTACGCTGATCCAAAGCAATTCGGATAGCTTCTTCACACTTCCTCCATCTCAAAGGTCTCTTTCGGCGATTCGATGCCGCCCGATTCAAATGCTTTCAGCACCCAATCCCAGCCTACGATCTCGATCTTGACGCCAGCGGCGATCAATTCCTGTGCATACGCTAGTTTATTGTGCCCCGGCGAATCTAGTTTAATCAGATGCGTGACTTTCTTCGAGACGCCGGACTTCTTCACGGCCCCGAGGCTTTCCAGCTTCGCCGCCAGAAGGTCTTTGTCCATTTCGGCCCGCTCACCTGTCACGCAGAACACGACACCAACCAGCGGTGCCCCAGAGACCACCTGAGTGCCGCCCACGGACGCCGGGCGGACGCCAGCGGTGAACAGTTCCTTGCAGACCCGCACATGTGCGGCGTCGCGTGCCCACGCCAGAATCGACTCCTTGCGGCTTGGGCCGAGGCCTTCGACTTCCTTGGTGTTGACGACCTCCAGCATTGTCGTCAGCTTCTCCATGGAGTCAGGTTGTAGGAACAGGGCCTTGGCTATCGCCTTGCCGTGAGTCCTGCCGATCATTGGAATTCCGAGTGCGGCGATCCAGCGATCCCAGCCCGCCTTCTTCGCCTTCTCCATGGATCGAATCATCTTGAGGACGGCAGCCCCGCCGAAACCACGCTTCACCATCCCCCGCTCGAACTTCTCTTCGCCTAAGTCTGTCAGCCCGCATAGTGCCTCGGTTTGGAATGAGAACAACTCAGCAAGATCACGGGCGTACCCGTTTTTTGCAATAAATTTGGCCATTTCCGGCCCGAGGCCGTCGATCTCCAGCATGTCGCGGCTGGCAATGTACGTGAACAGTTCCGTGATGCGACCGGGACAAAGTTTGTTCTCGCACCAGTGCGTGGTGATGCCGGATCGCTCCTCGTTCAGAACCTCTATCGGGCTCTGACATTCGGGGCAGTTCGTCGGCGGCAGGATTGGCTCATCGCCCTCGTCGATTACCTTCACAACCTGCGGAATCACGTCACCAGAACGGAGCATTTCCACCTTGGCCCCGAGTTTCAGGCCCATGGTGGTGATCCAGCTAATGTTGTTCAGGTTCGCACGTTCGATCTTGGCTCCGGCGAGGATAACCGAATCACATTCAGCGACCGGAGAGAGTTTGCCTGTGCGGCCAACCTGCCACGTCACTGCCCGGAGGTAGGTGGTGCCGGATGCCGACTGCGGCTTGAAGCAAATCTGGTAGTTCGTGTACTTGCTGCTGACGCCGAGTTCCTTACGCAGTTTGTGGCTGTCAACCTTGATGACCACACCATCGGTTTCAAGCGACATCTGCTGCCGGAGAACGGTGTCACGTTCAGCCAGCTTTTGTTTCAGGACAGAGGCGACGGAAGCCGCGTCAGAAACGAGCACCCCTAATGGCTCCGGGAACCCTTCCTTAGCGATCTCCCTGAGTCGTTCGAGGCCGCTGTCCGGCAGATCGTGTCCGCCGAGTACGTCCCATGGCCGCATCTGGATTTCGCGGTCGCGAACCAGATTCAGATCGTGCAGCTTCATGGTGCCGCCAGTCAGGTTGCGGGTGCTGGAGTACTCTTTGCCGCCTGTGCGGCGTGCCTCAGCGTTGATGCGTTCCAGCGTCGAGTTCTTCATCACCAGTTCGCCGCGAATCTGGAGCCGTTCGGAGAAACGGTAATCCAAGTTCAGCTTCTTGGGGATGGATTCCACGACCATGATCTGTTGCGTGATGTCTTCGCCTTCAACCCCGGTACCGCGAGTGACAGCTTGCACAAGTTCACGGTTCTTGTAGCGGAGTTCCACTGAGATGCCGTCGAACTTGGGCTCTTCGCAAAGGACAGTGCCGGGCGGCAGGTCTACGAACCAGCCAGTGACTTCTTTCTCATCGTACTTGTTCTCGATGGAGAGCATCGGCGTCGTGTGTTTCACACGCCCACCAGCCACGATGTCGCTACCGACTCGCTGGAGAATTGGGGCCGCTATGGCGGCGTATTCCGGGTACTTCTGGATCGTTTTGTGGAGGAGGCGTTCCTGCTTGTCATACTCCTCATCAGAAATGATGGGGGCATTCGCCTTGTAGTAGGCGTCGCGTGCGGCCTGTAGGTAGGCGGTCAGGTCTGTAACGTACTTCTCGACTTCGCTATTTGCCAATGTCAAACCCTCCGGGCCAATTGATCCGGTATTGCCAGTCAGGATTATCGGCCTTCTTGCAGTTGCAGATCGCACACATGGTCTGCAAGTTGTCCAAATCTTCTTTGCCGCCCTTCGAGCGGGGGATAATGTGATCCTTCGTCAGCATCACTTCATTCCCGTTGAAGTCGATCCCGTACAGGTTGAAGTGCCAAGACTGTGTCGCCGGGCGATAACCGAGGAACTTGCCGCTCAGTTCTTTCTTGCCCCAAATCGCCCGAGCCGAACGTTCCTTCGCGAAGTACTGGCCTTCGAGGCCGCAGCTTACACACACCAGCGACCGCTTGAACACCATGTACCGCAATGAGACCACCGGAACGATGTCGCCCTCGAACACCGGGGTGTTCTCGCCAATATGACTGAGCACGTCCGGGATTGGAAAGAGGCCCCGGCGTTCGTACCCTTTGATGAATCCTTCCACCACGAAACGGTACATTCGTCTCCGATCAGATCAATGCTGGTTTGCTGCCACGTTCCCAAAAGGCAGCCGCTTTGTTGTTGAGCACGACAGCATCAATGCTGCCAGAGTTTGTGTACAGGTTCACCACACGACGATCACCCGCGATCAGTGGTGCGATTTCGTCGAGGGTCAATTCAAGAATCGAGGGATTGAACGAGATGAAGTTCAGACACGCCGACATGGAGCCTTCGTAGCTCCGGGCATGAGCCCGGCGATAGGCACCCTCCCAATACTCAAGGGCTTCTTTTGAAGTCTTCCAGCCCCGGATCGTCCACGTCCCCTCGACTGCGTCGGTGGTCAGGAGATTGTAGGTGTCTTTGCCGTGCACGTTCGCTTTGACGATGCACACAACGTGTCGTTCATTGCTCTTCGACATCTGGTATCACCCCGTTGATGAGATCAATCTTCTTGGTGTCCACAACAGTGTGGAACTCCTCTTTCGGAATCAAGGCCCCTGCCTTGCGGATCGTCTCCGCATCGGCATCCTTGATAACGTCGTCGCCCTTTTCGGCGATCATGTACCAGTCAGGTGCCGGGCCGGGCGGGTTTTTGCTGTTGAATTTCTTGACGAAATCGTCGCGTTCTTTTTCCGTGTCGAATTCCTTGACCTCGTCGATCTTGCGGCCCCAACCGCGTTCGCTTTCAATGATGATTGCCGTGTACTTGACTTCTTTGATCGCCATGACTACTCCTTGTTGGGGACAACCTTCTTCAATTTGCCTTCCGGGTCGGGAACGTACATGTGGCCGTCGCGAAACAAACGTCCAGCCTCTTCCCACGATGGCTCATCTTCGTCGTTGAGAACGGAGAGAGCGATTGAGTACCGCTTTTCCATCCCGGCTTTGTCCGGCGTCAGCCGATTCAAATTGTCGAGAAGATCGGCAGTTTTGATGAATCTGACTGCGGCATGTTTCTTCGCACGATAGATGAAATCGCGATAGGATTCCTTGTTGTCGGGGCCGTGCTTGCGGCGAGAGAGGCCGTCAACGATGTCCCGCACGTTCTCACCATAAGACCACTGTAGGGCATCAAGGGTGATGTCCGAATCCTCGACTACATCGTGGAGGACGGCAGCGATCATCATCTCTTCGAGAGTGAAACCGGGGATCGGGTTTGCTTTGAATTCTTTTGCGACGGCCAGCATTACCCGCAGCACGTGAACAATGTGGGGCATACCATCCGTGTCCATCTGGTCACGATGGGCGACTACGGCTTGACCAATAGCCTGTGACAAATTCTCCATTCCTCAGTATTATAGGCGGGAATGGGGCTGTTTGTCTACTGTGCTTTTACGGTGCTGATTACGCTGGATTTGAGGCGGAAGTCGGGGCCGTTTAGCTGGGCACTGACGGCAGCGGCGGTGAGCCGGGGCAGGCGGAGGGCCTTTGTCGGATCAGGACTGTAAACGAATTTCGCAATTTTCAGGGCGTCGCCGGGAACAAAATCGACCCCGGATACGTACATGGGCGTCTTGATCGTGGCTCCCTTGGACTTGAAGCCGCCTTCGATAGTGATGCAGGCACCCTTGGAGTTTGCCTCGTTCATCTGCACGGAGTAAGAGTCCGATTCGCCGTAATCGGGCCGCATCCGCAGCCCGGTCTGGGCTCCAGAGTCATCGTGCATAACCTCGCGAGCTTCTTTCTCTTTTTTATCGCGGATGAAATCCCGGAATTGACGGTCTGACTTGATGTTCTCGATGCCCGGTATACGCCCAACCTTGTGCTCTGGGAGAGCGTCTTCCATCGTCATCTCTTCGTGATGATCGCCGGGTGCATTGCTCTTAATGGCGGGGTTCGAGGCGTGCATGGCCTTAGCCTTGGGCTTGCCGATGGTGCCGTTCTCGATTGCGGCGGCTAGGCTGTCCAAGCCCTGTCCCTCGGCGATGGCTTCCTGCTCACCCTCAATATCCCAGAACCACTTCTTGGTGCCGCGAACGACCATCAACTCGCCAGCCGGGTAGCCGGGCTGTTTGAAGATCAAAAATGCTTTGTTGCCTTGCGTCATCTTCCAGCCATGCGACAGCATGAGCTTCGTGACCTTGGATTCCTCAGGAGGTTTCTTCGAAACTTTGGTCAGATAGTAGGCGTCGGCGGTGACGAGAAAGGCCTCGCCGGACTCGCTGATATATGCAGCTTCAATGGCAAATTTGCCATTTAACAGGGGGTTCTGGAACGTCATAGTGCCTCACTAAAGAGGCCGATAGGTTAGAAACGCTTTCGACTGTCTTCAATCGACTCTTCGAACTTGGGGCCAACCATATACGCATCGAACCCCAGCACCCATTGGATCGCACGAAAAGCCCCGAAAAGAAAGTGGTACTGAGCGGAGTTACTGGGGGCCTTGGCCAGCAAGTGGGTGAGCTTGTCGTGCATCTCCCCGATTTCAGCTACCCGCTTTTGTAGACGCCGCTTCTTCATTTTTTGGGATGACCCCTTTGAATTGTAACCATTCGATTTCTTGTGGGGACAGTGGGGAAGGCGGCTGATCGCCGGGCTTCCAATTTGCCCTGTGGTTCGGTAGTTTGTTCAACTCTTTTGAGCGGAAGCCGAGAATCACCCAAATCGAGGTCTGAATATAGTTCAGCAAATTCCAGATCGCCTGCGAAATATGCGGCTCGCTCCGGTCGCCCGCGATATGGGCTGTAATGTGGTTGATGGCACTCTGCAACAGGTCGATGAGCGGCATACCGTTTTCCCAGTTCCGGTCGTTGCCATCTCCTGTCTTACTGCGGCCCTTGTTGCCGAGTTCGTAGATGCGGCTGACGCAGAACAGGGCGTCCCATGGCATCCAGTGAAAAGCACCTTTGCCTACACGACTGTCGCGTTGGGCTCCGGTGCTGTATTGTGTTTCCGCTTCGGCTGTTTTCTTGAAGTTTACGTTCGGAGTCTCAGACATGTATATCAATACTGGATGGCAAGCACTTTGGGCATTTTACCTTGAAGAACCAGCCGCAATTGTTGGTGCACTCGGTGAAGTGCCCGGCCAGTTCTTTTCGGAAAAGTTCCACAGCCTTAGTATCGCCATCCAGCGGACGTACAGCTTCGATGTCCGCGACTTGTCTGGTACCGCGTATCCGGGCCGGAGGCATTATCGCTCCAGCGTTTGAGTTCTCAAAATGAAATACTCGTCGCCGTGATCCGACTCAATGTAGAATTCCTTGTCGGCTCCGTGCTTCTCGATCAGCGTAGCAATGAACGCCTTGAAATCCCCGAGCGTTGTGTCTTTTCCAACCTGCTTGATGGACTGCCAGAACTCAGTGCCGTTGGTCGTCACAAACTTGGTTCGGGAGTTCTCGAAGAGAACACTGCCCGGATTCTGTTCAATGTGGAACATCGCTTTCGCGTCGCGGATCGTGGTCGCAGACTCGAACTGGTATGTCACACGCATACGTTCGGCGGCATCGTCGATGACATCGTCAGTCAACTCTACGCCGAAAACCTCGGCGAATTTCTTGGCAGTCGATAACAACAGTCCAGCAGTTGCTACTGGCATCTTCTTGGCCTCCTCCCAACTCATCACACGTCCCATCACTCCCCCTTACTGTACAATTCCTCAAGATCGGCGACCTCGTACATTTGTTCGAGTTCTTTCACTTCGCAGAGTTCGCGGGTTGGGATGCGGATACCGCCCGGCGTATCCACCGTCCCATCTGAGTTCACGATCCAGCCCACCTTCTCGCAGTATGCCCGGTCAGGGAAGGGATTCCAGTTGGCAAACATGGCCCGCACCAGATCGGCATCAAACGCGGGGAACTTGGGCTTCTCAGTCGCCATCCCCGCCGCCTCCACCATCACCACCCCCGCCGTCGCCAGCGTCCCCACCAGCACCCCCGGAGTCTCCGCCCACGTCTCCGGCCCCATCGACTGCCCCGGCGTCGGTCTCGTCCACCGTAGTTTCCTCAGCGTTCGTAGCCTCAGCTTCCTCGGTGACTTCTTCCTCTTCCTGAATAGTCGCTGGACGCCAGCTTCCGCCCTTGGGCAGCACCATTTCGCCTCGCGGGTTGAACGGGATGTCAAAGTCGATGTCGGCGTTGTTCAGGACGTATTCGTACCACTTGCCCTGATCGTCTTTCATGACAATGTGGTGCTGCTTCGTTTTGTAAATGGTCGCTTTGTGACGAGTATCGCATCCATCACAGGACGCGAGGGTCATCAACCCGGCCAGCAGGAAAATGAGTCTAATGGTTCGCATGTGGTTGCTGCTCTCCTGTGTGTGCCCATTCCGGGTGCGTGACCCGCCAGATGAAGGCCATCATCAGAGCCGAAGCGAGGGCAACAAGGTGAATGATGATTCTGTGTTTTGTGAGCGTCCAGTCAACCCGCTCAATGTTGACGAAATCTTTGAGAATCTGGATCAGAGTGATGCCCGCGATGGACAGAGCGATCTTCACCTTGAGGATGCCAGAATCAATGTGGTCGATCCACTGCGGACGGTCGTTCTTGTCCAGAAGGTCAAACTTGTGAATGAAAATCTGGTGCCCGCCCTGCACCACCATGACGATCAGGTTGGCGACCATGCTGGCGTCCACGAGGCCAAGCAGCATGACCATGAACGATTCCATATCCCACGTGAAATCGTGCCGCAGGAAGCGGTAGTCGTTCACGAGGAAGGCCAGCACGTACAGGAACAGGGCAACGACCAGACCCATGTTGATGGGGTACAGCACCCATCGCGTTGCGAATATCGCATTCCCAGCCCGTCTTGTCCAAGTCTTGACCATTAGTTCACCAGTGTTGCTGCCACTCGTTTCGAGCGGAATAGGTAGACGCCCCACACGAAGCCGTAGACCAACGCCCACAGGAACCAGAGGATGCCAATCATCTGGACATCAGCCGCATTCGGCCCCACGGCACCAATTGTCGCCAGCATCATCAGTATGCCGAGGACGAAGCGGTAGCCTAAAAACACCGCCGACCATATCTGCCCGCTTTTCTTTTTGCGGATGATCTGGATCGCCGACGTAACGGCCAGCACCGGGACGATCTCAAACAGAAACTTCACGAGCCCGGTCAGCCCGAGGGTGTAGAGCATGAGAATGTAGATCAAGGCACTGCCGAACAGCGAGATCACGAACACCAGCAGGAAGCCGTTGATCCCCTTCGGCGGCTGTGGTACGTCGAGTTGTGGCGTTATTGCAGTGGACATTGGGTCTCCTGAAAAAGTTGGGCCGGGTGGTACACTGCACCCGGCCCTGCATTGGTCGGACGAACTATTTCGGCCCGCCCTGACCAAGGTCGAGAGCGTCAGCCTTGTGCTCTTTGAAGGTCTTCTGCGTGTAATCGGACGTGACGATCTGGTAGTCGTCCTGAGAGCCATCCGGCACGCCGCAGTGAATGCGGGGATAGCCGCCGATGGTGTTGAAGATCAGGCCGCTCGTGGTCGTCTTGAGGAACGTCCCATAGCTCTGCTTCAACGCGATCAGCTTGGTCTGCGACGCTTGAAACGTCGCATGGAAGGTCTCGTCGTACCGGGAGACATCCTGCAACAGGGCTGGATCGACCTTCGGGTTGTCTTCCTTAATCATCTGCAACAAGGCCTGAGAGCCGTTCGCACCGTAGCGTCCGGTCATTTCGCCGAGCACCACTTCACGCACCTGCTTCTCATAGGTCTGCGAGATACCGAACTTCTCCATGACCGTCTTGGTGCCGTTGTCGAACACGTTCTGCATGTCTTTGTACTGAGCAGGAATGTTGACTTCGTAGGCGTTGGCATCCTTGATGAAGCCGAAGTAGCCCATACCCAAGAACAGCACGATCAGGAACACGATCCCAACTCCAACCAATAAACCCTTCATAAGCATTCTCCTCGAATTGAATTGTACCACGAATTCTTAGTACCGATACCGATTGCGAATCCGCCCGTAATGCCCCTGTCCAAACGGATTCTCTTCCGTAAACCCTGCCTTGATTGATGCAAAAGCCAGCCCGGCCTCGACGATCACGGCGATGAAAAACAACCACCATAGCGTCGCATTGGAGGGCTCATACGAACGAATGAGCCACTTCATGTCGTGCATGTGCATTCGCACGAACTCAGCCTTGCTGATCGTCAAGATGGCTTGCTGGATGTCGTCTTTCTTGTCCAGCGTGCCGATGTCTTCGATCTTGTGTTTCAGGTCGATGGCGAACGCTTTGTTGGTTGACCACGTCATTACGTCCGCGAAGCCGATCCTGTGCCCGTCCGTCGAACCGATAACCACCACGTCGTCATTTTTCTTGCCGCCGAGCCATGCGTCTTTCAGGGCAAACATGTACGCCTGATCGTTCGTTGGCACGAGGATGACGATGTTGTTGATCTGCTTCACCGGGCCGAGTTCTTTGTTCACTTCCCGGATCAACCAGTTCCACGACTGCATGTCCACGTTCGGCACACCCATGTTGATGACCGGATCGTGCTTGTAGTAATCGTAGACCTTGTCGTTGTACTCAGGCACCAGCTTGCCAAACTGTTCCATGTCGCCTTTTGTGCCGAGCAGTACACTATCCGGGTTGGCCCGGATGTAGTTCTCGAAGTGGTGCATGGAGGAGAACGGTTCGCCGGGGTAGACCGCGTCCCACCGCTTGGGCTCAACAAGTCCCTGACGATCTTCGCGTTCGATCTCCAGACTCTCCCCGGTCGTAGCGTAAACATTCCAGTCTACGTCGTAGTTGTGCTCGTAGCAGGTCGAACAATGCTCGTGCCCATCCTTGTCAGTCGAGCAGTTGCACTTGTACGAGTGTTCGCAGGAGACTTCGACTCGCTTGCGTTCCGTCACCTTGCCGTTCCAGATTTCGGTATCGCTGACTCGCCCGGCATAGGAAATCCAGAACCCGGCTGAGATCACCAAGGCGACCACAAGAAGCTGGCCGAAAAATTCCCACAGCATGATCTTGCCCTTGAAAAAGAACAGACAGAAAAGGGCGATCAGCGTGGGGACGATCATCAACAGCATCAGGTTTAGCATGTTATGACCCTGCTCCTAGCTCCGTGTACATGAGTTCATCTTCCGACACGGGTTCGAATTTACCGGGATGTTCCTTAATGAACCGGGCGACATCTGTTGCCGTGATGCCGTACTCGACAACGTCGGCCCCGAGGGTGCGAATCGACTTCAAGTACTCCTCTTCGGAGACCGTGACGTAGTTCTCCATGTAGAACCGCTCACGCACGCCCTTGATGTCCCAATTCGGGAACGTCATGGTGGTGCCCTCGTCGATGATGTCGGTCTCAAGCTGCCGCACTTCAAACTGGAACTTGCGGCCAACTGCTTCGATATCTCGAAACATGGTTCCTCCTAGAAACTGTAGTCGTAGTATTCGTCGCGTTCCCCAACGCGAACGATGGTGCCGTTCCGCATCGCCTTGCCCTGAATCACGAACGTGCCGTTCTTGCGGAGCGTGGCGGTCTCGATCTTACCCTTCGGGTTCCGCTCGTAGCGGTAATCCTGTGAATCGCTCTGCCCGTTGCTGTCGGTGCGGATCGCCTTATCGGCTTGCACCTTGATGGTCTTGCCGTTCTCCGAGACTTCAACGATTGTCGCGGCGGTGCGGTCGGAGAAATAGATGATCGTGGCCCCCATACCGACTTCCGGCTTCGCGGGTTTCACTGTCTCGATGATGCGATTCGTCAGGTTGCCGAAGACTCTCATTGTTTGTCATCCTTTCGCACGAGAAGATCGTTGTCCCAAATTAGTGGAATCAGGGTACGCAGAAAGAAACGGCTCTTGGTGAACACGGGGGTATCCTCGTCCACAAACCAGTTGCTCTGTCGCCCGGCAGGGATCGCCGGGGGAATCCCCAAGTAGTCGATTGCCTGACGGCGAACAATGCGTCCGTGTTTGAACGACGCCGGATGCTTAGCCCAATTGTCGCCAGCCTTGTAGATGATTTCGTGTTGTGCGGCCCGGTTCTTGCCGTGGAGTTCCTTCGCAGAGGCATACGCCTGAGCCAGCATGGTGACGGAGTTTCGCTCCGCGTCCTGCTGCCGCCAGACGAAATAATTCTCGACTTCGATCAGATCGGGAATGACAAACACACGTGCGTCGAAGGTTGCATCCGGGGCCTTCTTTTGTCCGACCCATCCACGCTCCAAGAACGCAGCGACGCCATCGCGTCCGCGATTGATGAACTCGTCATACGCGAGGTTGAGATCGGAGACTGCACTGTTGAAGGCTTGCGTTGCAATGGAGGCACCGACGCTGGCGAACTTCTGAATGGTGCCGTCAAACCACGGCTCCGTGAGCGTCGTTTCAAAGTCGGTTGCAAGGATGCTGATTTCGTCGGATTGAATGTAGGCGAACCGGGTGTTCGCAATCTGCTCACACAGGGCGAGGGCTGCGGCATTCATGCAGTCCATCAGTGAAATATCGTAAGGGCGTTTCAGTCCCTTCGTCCACGTGTGGAATGCACGACCATCAATTCGCATGATGGTGTAGGTGCGTTTGGGGAGGGTGAACCGAGTGACATTCTCGTACCGTTTCATCCGGTCGCCGAGGGCATCGCGTTTCGTAGACTTAGCCATATAGGACGTATACAGCTACAGTATACTGGTTTCGAGGGTGTTTTGGCTAGACTAAAAATGCGAGGGTGATGTCGTCCTCGTCTAAAATCTTGAAACTCTGTAGTTTAGCGTCATTTGGGATGACGCCGATTTTCTGCAAATGGGCGAATGCGGGGAGGTACGTTTCGAGTAAAGTGAGGACTTTCATCCGGGGCATCAGGATGCAGATGTCTTCGATGTACGGCGGCTGGGTGTGGCATTGTTCCTGAAGCAGGATGTTGCGAATGTGTTTCGGGGAGTGAGTCAAAAACGAAAGCCGCACTTTCATGCGGCCTGATTTCGACGAAAGCAGTTGTGGACGTTTCGGTGGGGCGATTTCCTGTCCGAGGAGTATGAGCGAATTGGCTTCAGCCTTAGCCAAGGAAATCCTCCAGCAGATCGCGTAGCTTCACAGCACCATGGACTGACGTTTGCTTGGGCTGGGGGGCAGCGGGGGCTGCTGGGGCCGGGGCTGCCTGTGCGGGCTGAGCCTTCGGCTTAGGTGGGGCTGGTGCGGGTGCACCGGGCTGTGTCGCTTCCTCAGTACGACGGATATTTTTCTTGATCTGGGCACCGGGTGCAGTGCTGTGCTTGCTCAGAAATTCGTTAGCGTGTTGATCCGAATTGGAAATTCCGATGTGGGAAAAATCGTGAATGCTGACTTGTGGCTTGAAATCGGCGTAGAGTAAATTGCCATCCTTAACTCCGCCGCCTTCTTGAACCTTGTAAGCGAATTCGCCCTTCCGCAGTTTGAGTCCTGAGCCCGTCAGATAGTACAGCGTGTCGGAGGACAGGGGAACTGCAAGGGCAATCTCGGTGAGTTCTACATCCGATTCGTCGATTTCTTCGGGGGCATCGTAGTAGGTTTTGGCAATGGCTTCTTTGGCCGCGTCAAGAATTGCCGGGCTCTTTGTCACGCCGTAGAGATACACTTCGAGGCGATCAGAAAGGGCACCAACCTGAATCCGTTCAAGGATGGGCAGGGCCTCGCGGAGTGCGTGCAACTCCTGTTCTGTAACGTCGATGTAGTACTGCTGCGGCATGGTTCGCCCTCTCTAAGAGAGACGCGAAACCAAGTTATGCGACGGCCTTTTCGATTTTCTTGAGGACGGACTTCCAGAGCTTGCTAAAAACCCGATCAAAATGGGAAAAATCATCTTCCCGGTCGAGGATGATGGTGAGAGTATCGGCGTCCTTCGGCAGGCGGACAACGACCGTCTTGCCGGAGGCCAGACGCTCCAGAATCTTTGACGTGATCTTAACTTCTGTTGCCTTGCCCATCAGGGCCTCCCTCATTGATGAAGTTTTGGAGGGCGTTGAGTGCTGCCTCATCCTCTGCCTCGGTGGTGTTTGGTGTTTCGTAAGCGTCAGGATCGAGTTCTGAGTCGCCATAGGGCACGGGTGCCATTTTAGGCAGGTCGTGATCGAACGGATCAAAGAAATCTCCCTGATCGTCGAGGAACCCCAGCGTCATGCCCTCTCGCTGGTACTTGTCCACAAGCTGGTAGATGCGGAGAGCACTTCGCATGACGGCCTTTTCAGACCGTTCCTGCCGGGCAGCCATTTCCGCCAGCACGGCGTTCTCCCGCTTATCCAGAAAGTGCATGCTCATGCCTTAGGATACCTCAATCTTGAGGTTCTTGTCCATCATGGCCTGATCGACCGCTTCGTTGACCCGCCGCTTCAACTCCGCATCCTGTCCCAGACGCCGGGCGACCTCGGCCTTGTGCCACTTCTTGAATTCCTTGCTGGCGACCAGCCGCTCAAAGGCTCTCGCCTTGTTGGCATACTGGTGCCTCTCCTCGCGGCCCTCTCCTCGGGCACCCGAAGCCGGGTGAATAATCCGAACACCAGAATTCGTCGAGTTTTGTTTCTGCCCGCCTTTGCCGCCAGTGCAGAAAGTCTGAATCTCGAAATCCTTCTTGGTCAGACTGAACAGTAATTTCTTTTCCTTTGCCATACGTTTACCACTCACGATTCTTACAAACCCAATCATAGCACGCCGCACACAACCAACGAGTGATGCCATGAACATCCAGAAAGTACGGATCAAGCAGGTGAGCGACGGCCTCGCAAACTTCCACCTTGCCGTCGCTCCGTTCGACGTAATGCTCGCAAGTGTGGTACTCCGCCATTACCTGTTGTCGCCGCTTCCGTGAATTTTCCCTCGTTCCTGCCGGGATTCCAGTTTCTCCAGATTGACCTCACCAACGTGTTGCATGGTGAAACCAAGCTCCTTCGCTACGCCGCCGATATACCACAGTACGTCGCCAAGTTCTTTAACGAACGCCTCGTGAATTTCATCCGGCCACGACTTCGGGTCTGAGTCCCATTCAACTGAGTTGTCCCGGAGAAGCTTGCCCATTTTCTCGTTGACTTCCCCGGCCTCGCCTGCCAACTTGAAAAGACAGTAGCAGAGTCCTTGGAAAGTGCCCTGCCCTTTGTAGACGGCGGTGTTCAGGGCTAGGTTCTGGTAATTGTTTAGGGTGGGTTCTTGATTCAGCAGTTCTGCTCTTCGCATGTATCCTCCAGTAAGAGTTTGCGGCCCGCCCGGTTGCATCCTCTCTCAACGATGGCCAGTACAAATCGTTGAGGGGGCACTACTCCCTGACGAGGCTTTAGGCCGGGTTGGCCGCTCTCTTACCTTTAGTACTGCGTTTTTGCTTGAACTGTGCTTGAATGTCGGCAACATGTTCGTCGAGGCCGATAATTCTTTTGAGGAAGGGTTTGAAATCTTCTGGGATCGACATCCAGCCCTGCTTCCGGCTTGGCGTAGTGAACGCGGCCATACTGAGACTGAAGTCAGCAGAGTATTTCTGGAGGAACGTCCGATACCGGGGGTTGTGGAATCCGATCAAAACAACATCGCTGCCCTTGGGGATTTCCTGTCCCATCATGCCGTGAAGATACCATGTCGGCTTGTAGTAGACCTTATCCGGCCCCACCACTGAGGCGATGGGCTTCATGCGAATCACCTTGGCCCCAAAACGCTCCAGAGCAGCCGCGTAGCGGTCGGCCTGTTCGTTTTTAACGGAACCATGGAGAACGATGACTTTTGCGTCGGTGTCAGGGTACAAGGTGTGGAGGAAATTGACTACATCCATGACAAAAAACTGGCATTGATGCTTATCCCCGGCCCTGAAAAGATGGCTCGCTTCGACGATGAAAAAGGTGCTCTTGCCCATCCCAAACTCCCTCATATTGAGGGAGGGGAAGTTGTTGTAGGTGTTGGCTAACGATTAGTGATGGCTGAGAAAACTCAGCAACTCGCACATGGCGAAGATGAAGAGCAGGATACCGATGATGACCACGAGAAACGGTGGGCGGTACGGCTGCCGTTCGACCTTCACTTCGGTCGGCATCCCCACCGGGAACGGTGTAGTGACGATGTTTTGAATGTCGGGCGGTATCTCCAGCAGCTTGTCGTCCAGTGGAACGATATCGTAGCAGGCATCGCTACAAACATGATCCGGGTGACTCGGAGGCAATGTCGTCGGATCGACAGGCGGTACGGCTGCCCCAGTCGGCATTGGAATTTTCAACCCACCAGACCAGCAGTTAGGGCCGGGGTCGATGACCTTGGGCTCCTCGGGGGCCGGGTGGAGAATCGGGGCTGCTTTGTCAAGGTCGATCTGGTGATCGAAAACTGCGTCCTTAGTTGGCACCACGGGGTGATCGGGAAATCCGAGGCCACGGACTGTATCCGGCTGCGGGGCCGAGAATGAGAATGTCTGTTTCAAAACCGCCCCGCTGTGTTCTGGGAGAGTCACGGGCGGCTTCTGGGTTGTGTGGTATTCCGCGACATCCGAGGTTGGGCTGGGGCCTCCAACAGTCAGCCCAGCTTCATATTGCTTGCGGTAATCCTTGAGAGCCTTCTCAAGGGCATTCTTTCCTGAGATTTCATCGGCGGTCACTGTGGTTCCCGCTTGGGACTTATCGTCGTCGAGGCTGTCATAGCCCGGCGTCGCACTGGCACGATTTTTGTCCCGCTCAATGTCCCGCAAAATGGAAGCAGTACGCTTCGGCCCAAACAGTCTGCTGAGGGAAGCCTCGACCGGAGTCTTGCCAAGTTTCTTGTAGTAGCGGCGAGAGCGGATGATTTCGATGTCGTCGTTTTCGTAAAGTTTGGCCTCGGCGATGAGTAAGAGCTTGGCGTCAACTGCGGTGGTTGTGCGGATGATGACAGAATGTACGAAAGCTTTGCGACCTTTCACTTCATTGCGTCTGATGTAATCTACCCGGTACGGGCGTTTCTTGTCTTCTTTACGTGGCATAGATTTTAGTAGGGATATCTGTTCCCGAAATTCCTTTCACGCCATTTGATGGTGCTATCGAATTCTTTCAACGCGGCGACTATCGCACGCGAGAAAGCTTCCGGGGAGGGCTTCAGTCGTGGCGGTGTTGCATACTTCTCTACCTCGTACAACGTGTGGCGGCTAGACCAGTCCTTATCCGGGTAGATCACCCAGCCTTCGTGCTTCGTCTCGTAGTCGTCAACGTCCGATGTGTTTCCACCGAGAGTCCAATGATCGTAGACGATGTGATAGGGAACCCCAAGAAAGGTGAACCCAGCCGAGCCTTCAGTGATTTTGATCGGCGTTTTCTTGCGGAACACTGAAAGCAGTTCCTTCACTTGAACCCGGAAGGTTCGGGCCTTGGCAGCCGCAGCACGTTTCTGACGAAGATTTTCGGCCTTCTCAGCCCGCTCCTCGTCCCGCTTCTGCTTCCTTGCAGCAGCTTCGAATTCGAGTTCCAGCTTCGTCTTCTTCGCGAATTTAAGCGTTGCTACGGAATCTGCCATAGACCGATTATACCACGGGTTCCGTGAAGTCCATCACTACCCCGGCCTCTTTGAACATCTGAATCGCAATAGCGAAGTCAGCCTGCCAGCGGGGATTGTCGTTTCGGGGAGCCACACACCGCTTGACGCCAGCCTGAATCATCATGCCAGCACAGGGGCCGCAGGACATGAACGGCCACGTGTAAAGCGTAGAGCCGTAAAGCCCGGTGTTTCCCAGAGCCGAGATCATGGCATTGCGTTCGCAGTGCACGACCATCTTATACTTCAGTTCGCGATCATTCAGGCGTTCATCGGTGTCTTCCACACCGCGTGGAAACCCGTTGTAGCCGAGACCCACCACTGAGCCTGTCGGCGAAACCAGTACCGCCCCAGTTTTCGTGCTGGGGTCTTTGCTCCACTGAGCAACGAACTTGGCCAATTCAAGATAGCGGTCATCCCACTTCTTCATTCTTGCCAGTCGGGCCTCTGTCTGTGCTTTAACGAGTTCTTCGTATGTAAATACCGTCATAAGTTACCTATCCCCGCCAGCCTCGCTGGCGAATTCTTTCCTGTACTGTTTCCACGACCGGAAATTTCCGACGTAGTCGTTCTCGTGAACAGGTGTTGCCACATGTTCAAATGGACTCCAGTGCCCGGAGGACGAAAGCCTCTGACACAGTTCCAAATCTCGTTTCAAATCTGAACGTGCACCACTCTCCGGCAGGAAGTAGCTGACGCGAGCACAGCGGGCCGTGCTGACCTGTTTCGCTGATTCGATGTCCAGCGATCTCGCTTCCTTCTCGTCGAGGAACGGCATGTGCCATTCGCCTTCGTAGAGGCCCTGCATTCGTTCGATGTTGTTGAACGGATCAATCGGCCCAATGGAACGGTCATGTTGATCGCCCTTGATGAAGTCGAGAGCACCAAACAGGGCTTCAACTCGCTCAACCTGTTTGTGCATCTGTTTCGCAATGATCTGGAAATGGGGCTCCGCGTCTTTGTGATCGCGAAGCTTGAACACATTCTTCAAGTCGGTGCACGTCACAACTTGTTGCGTGAACGTCCACGGCTCCACGATGCGGTTTACAACCTGTTTGTGGGCTCCGACTTTATCGAGAATCCATGAGGCTCCGACCATCGGATACCGGGCGAGCTTCCATGTCTGGACGGCAACGAAATGCCGCCAACCCGTGAGTTCTTCTCCGGCCTGCATGCCTTTCTGATTTGCACCGATGGTGACGGGCACGAAAGGATTGAGGAGCACCCGCTCCCGCTGTTTCTTGGCGGGGATGGCACGCGAAGAGGCAGTATTGCGGCTGAGCATTCGGTGCGTGTTGACTTCCGCGAGAATCACGCGGGGATAGGTGAGCACAAACGTGTACAGGATCATGCCTGTGTACATGTTCTTGCTTGCGAGAACCAGCTTGGAGTTGATATCCATTACGGCTGCTTGTACCCCTTAGTTTCTTGATCCCAGTAAGTGAGATCGGCGTGCTTCGGATCAGTCGCCAGCCAACCTGTGACGTTGCCTTGATGCTGACAGGGGCAGGGGCCGTGTTCTTTGCCCGGCACGTGGCATTCACTGAAACAGCCGCTCCACTGCCCTTTGTGGTCGGGGCACGGAACAGTGCGAACACCCTCTTCAGTGAAAAATAGCCGGGCGAGAAAGTTGCTCTTTCGAATCGCAAGGTCGAGCGAACGCCATGTCTCACCGAATTCTTCGCGTTCTTTAATCTTGTAATCTGAGTCGGTATCGAGGGGAGTAGAGCGAATCGAGGCCCACATGCGGAGCGTGGCACACACGTCAGACAGCATGAGCAGCGGGCCGTGGTTCAGCCATTCAAGTGGCTGAGTCTTCTCGTGCTCCGTGCGGGCGTCCGCACAACCGTCGTCTTCTATGTCGAGAACGTAAGCGAGTTGTTCCTTCGCTTCCTCGCGTGTGATCTTGCCTGATTTATACTGCTGCTTGATGGTCAGTACGTTGTTGTAGGGAAATCGCATAAAAAAGGGTGCAGCCTCAGCCGCACCCTTCTTAATACCAAGATTTGTGAGAAAAGAAGATTATCCGATGGTAGTTCTGCCGAACGGCTTACTGGCATCGTAATCGACGAAATGCGTCTTGCTGGAGGCGTCGTAGTCCACGAACTGGCGGCTCGAATCAAAGTCGCAGAAGGGCTTGCTGGAGTCGAGGATGTCCCCGCCCAAGGCCGTCAGCTTGTAGCTGGGGTCGGGCAAGTTGTTCTCACGTTTCTCCATCGGCACTTCCATGAATGTGATCGGTGAGCCGTACATGACGTGGCCTCCCGGATGCACCGGGCACTCCAAGTGAATGTGCTCACCCGGTGGGATGTAAATCCCAATGGGCTTGTTGAGGACGCACTGCGACTCCCGCCACGGATCGCGGAACGGGATGGGGCAGTCAGGATGCGGGCAGGGGCGACGACCGGGATACTTCTCGTAGTCGTGGCTATCCTTCCAAGGTGCTGGTTTCAGTGGTTTGTTACGGGGTAGTTTCATATTGCTCCTATTCTCGGGCGAAATGTCGCCCTACATAGGGAACAATACTACTTTTTTGCAGATTTCAAGGACTTTTGTTTTGGTGCCTTGGCGTCAGTATTAAGCCATTTCTTCCGCTTGTAGTCGTAGCCGACTGCCTTGTAGAAATCCCAGAGGCTTGCGTGTTCAGTCACCGGGAGTTTGCGATCATCGAGATCGGGCCAGCGAGAACTGAGGTTTTGGCACTCATCCTCGAACTCATACGACCGTTTGCACACGTACAGGTAATCCGGCGACCAACAGCCCTTGTGTTTTTCCTGATCGCCGTTGTGGGCGAAGGCACTCAGGCTCCCAATCGAAACATACCAGCCCTTCTGTCCATACTTGGGGAGTTGAACCTTGTGCACGTGCACATGCTTGCAGCCAGCGTGGAGGTCGATCTGGGTGAACGTATACACCCCGTCAAACCATTCGTGGAAATTGCGTCCGTCTTCTTTAGACACTCTGTTTTTTCTTCCAATCTGCGATTGCCGCACGGATGGCGTCTTCGGCGAGGACGGAGCAGTGAATCTTGACAGGCGGCAGGCTGAGTTCCTTTACGATCTCCATGTTCTGGATCGCAAGGGCTTCATCAATCGTTTTACCCTTGACCCACTCAGTCGCGAGCGAGGATGAGGCAATTGCGGAGCCGCAACCAAAGGTCTTGAACTTAGCATCCTCGATCACTCCAGTTTCTTTGTTAACCTTGATCTGGAGTTTCATCACGTCGCCGCATTCAGGTGCTCCAACCAGACCTGTCCCTACGTCCGGGCTCGCTTTATCCATGGAGCCGACGTTGCGGGGATTGTTGTAGTGGTCGAGAACCTTGTCGCTGTATGCCATTAGTCTTCGTCTGCGTAGCGGCGTCTACGCGGCTTCTTCTCAAGCCATTTGCGTGTTGCGTGTTCGCGAGCCGCCGATTCCTCTTCGCTCATCGGCCCTGCGTCATAATCACGAGGCCGTGGAGCCTCACGTGCCCAATCCAGCAAAGCACGATCCCGGAAAATCTGCTCGTCATCATCCCTTAAGCCCATACTATCTCTCCTCAAACCTTTTCATGATCGTGTCCCACTCGCCGACAGTCACTTTGTAATACTGCCTCATTTCGTGCAAATACCTGTCCATGTCGGTGCCCAGCAAAAACTTTTCTGGGTGTTGCTTCCATTCGTTGAAAGTCACGAGGACTGGTGCGAAACAGTAGAACAACTCCTCTTCCCGTGTCAGTTCCATCACTCCTCAGCTTTCTCAGGCCGCAGACAGAGCACCGTGCAGCTACCAAACATGCGGATGTGATCTTCCTGTGCCCGCTTTGCTAGGTCGCGAGCAATCTGTTCCTGTACCTCAAGCGGGATGACGTGCCCTTCGGTAATCCAATCTTCGTTAGGCATTGAAACTTGACCCACACCCACATGTGCTCTTCACGTTCGGGTTATTGAACTTGAACCCGGACGCTTCCAGTGTTTCGAGGTAGTCAACCTCGCAGCCGTCGAGGTACATCATCGACGTGGCATCGACAAGGAGCTTCAGCCCCTCGAATTCAAACTCTTTGTCCATCATGCCCTTTTCGTTGTCGAACTGCATGGAGTACGAGAAGCCGGAACAGCCTCCGCCGATGACGCCCAGCCGCAGTGCGGCAGGCTTCGGGTCTTGGGCCTCCATGATCTCTTTCACTTTTTCTACTGCTTTTGGCGTTAGTTTAACCATTGGTTTTCTCGATTGCGTAAGTTTTGCTCAGGCCGTCAAACGTGCTGATCGCGTTTGTGATGCGGACGCCGGGCGGCAGACTTTTTGCCGTATCCACGAAAGCATCCCCACCACCGCCAGCCGTACCACGAGCCAGAATGACCGTTCCCGGCTTCGCATTGGCCATGATGTTCTTCACCACGGCAGACTTGCTTACGGCCTCAGGCCCGGCTTCTAATGCGATTATAACCCCATCGTAGGCCGCGTAGCCATTGAATGTTCGGGCATCGCCAGTCATGAACTTGCCGACCGGGGCACCAACAGCTTTGGCGACCTGCTCACCCACCTGTTTCGCTTCACCGTTCAACTCCAAAGTATCGACTGTGAATCCGTTTTGGGCAAACAGAATGCTCGACAGGGGAATCGGGCCTCCACCTACAAATAATACTCGTCCGCCAGCCGGAAGAAGTTTACTCTCCGCATCAATTGTGGATTTATAGCTGGCGTAGTATGGGAATTGTTCGATGGTCACCTGCCCGGCGAGGAGGTTTTTGGCGAAACCCATCTCCGTATCGAAGTCTGCCTGAGCCGACTCCTCTTCCGGCGTTCTCTGCTGGGGGGCCTGTTGCTGCTTAGGCTCCTCTTTCGGTTGTTGCTGTTGCACCTGAGGCTTGGGCTGTTCTTCTTGCTTTTGCTCTTGGGGAAGGGTCTCCGGGTGCACACTCCGCTTTGCGGAGCAGACGTAACACGTGTTCCCATCAGCGTACCCCCGGTACTTGTGCGGGGAGTACTTCTCGTACTGTTCGCGGTGTTCTCCTTCAGTAGGCTCAACGGGCGGCTTCGCAGCCTTCGGTTCGAACAGCCATGAGCTACGCCGTTTCTGCATCCGCTGAATCTCTTCAAGATTTTTCTGGATGCGTTCCATGTCCTGAGTCACCGGGCTAGGCTCGTTTCTTTTGGATTTGGGTTTAGGTTTGAATGTGGTGAATCCGCCGTAGCCCTGTGCTGTATCGAGATCATCCTCTTCCAGAGGAATCCAGTTATGTGTGCCAGTTCTTGCCTCAGATCGCCACTGCTCAGCAACCTGCTGATCGGTGACCACAGCGACCGGGTACTCACACTCACCTTGAACGACCGTCAGGACGAATACGTGCTTACCCATTGACTTTGTCCTCTAACGCCGTGTGGAGATCAGCGACCATTTCGTCAAGGCTGTGGTAGATTGGAATGCCGTACCGCTGACAGACGATGTCGAGGTTGCCCTGCCGATAGAATCCCTCCTCAGCACAAACCATGGCGTCTTTCTTCGGAGCGAACAGGCCGAACTCAAGAAACGTGATCGGAGCCTTGCTGTCCTTGGTGAACACGAAGATCACCATGTCGGCGTTCTCCTGAGCACCCAGTTCCCACTCCACTTGGTTGCGGAACTCAGGGTTGTCGGCGGTTTGTTCCCACGAGGAGTCCCAATCGTCACGGCGGGGGTTCAGGATCAGGACATCAAGATCGTCAAGGGCACGGGCGACCTGCTTCTGCCAGTCAACGGCGGCACCTTGGTCAATGGCACCAGCCAAGAAAATGCTGTATTTTAGGCCAATATCGTACTTGCCGGGGGCCTTGACTTCGGTCGCGGCGACCTTGCCATTTTTGGCTGCTGCGTGCAGTTTTTCGATGTTAAGTGACATCTCCGCCTCTACTAAGGCGTCCTAAAATCGCAAGATTCCAGCAATTTCAAGCTGGAGCACCAACTCCGCCCGGTCGGCGTTGTCTTTCTCGTACTGGGCTTTCTTCTCTTCCGGGGTCAGCGGTTTTCCAAATTTGTTGTTCTGCCGGGTCGCGATAGCGTCGTAGTAGTCGGCCAGAGACAGGAGTCGGGCTGCTGTGTCGATCATGCCGCGTTTGTCTTTGAGGTAGCCGGGTAGGTCGGGAAGGACTGATGGGTAGGGTTTGGGGCCAAATTGGTGATGCCGGACGATGATGTGGGCTGTGTAGTCGTGGCAGGCTTGGAGCATCTTCCAGCCATACTCTACGTGCGGCTCCATGCCCTGATAGTCTGCCTCAGTAAAGCCGCCCGTCTTTTTCAATAGCTCCGGTGGGATAAGCGTCTTGCCGATGTCATGCAGGAGCCCGGCCCAAAGCATCATTCGCGGTGTGATGCCGGGCATGTGAGCCTGCTTCACGATCTCAACTGTCTTCAAAGCGACTCGAATTGAGTGCTCGTAGGTTTTCTCATCGCGTTGCTTCAATACGGTGAGGTAAGCCAGAATCTCTTTTTGGTGCTCCGGCGTGATTCCCTCTGCCGCGAACACTTGTGACAACGTTTCTTCGAGGGTCATAGGCTACTCCTTGAATGCATCTTCACAGTACGGCCAAATCTTGAGCATCTTCTTTGCCGACACAACTACTGCCGGGTGCGGGTTGCTTGCTTCCGGGCGGGCCAATGCGATCATCTGCAATGCCTCCTCAAAGGTAGCAAGTCCCGCATAGTGCATGAATGCTGCGGTGATCGTCACAGAACGCGATCTGCCAGCGGCACAATGGATCAGGATGTTGTGCCCGTTCTCGTACATGAACTTGAGCCAACTGAGGCATTCTTTGAATTGTCGTTCAGGAATTTCGTGCCCGTCATCGAACGGGATAAGGGCGTAGATGATGTTCGGGTCTTTCTTGTAGCTGTTCTCTTGGTGGACGCACAGAACAGCGGTGACCTTGTGTGGGTTGTAGGCGACCAGTCCGGCTCCCATGAGCCAGTCACCGACAAAGAGTCGATCAAAAACTTGGTTCAGTGTCACTTCATTCATTAGATTCCCCAGACCCATCCGCAGATGCAACGAACGATTTCCTTCAGGTGCGATTTACGCAACTCTGCACCGCACCGAGGACACCGCCGCATCCACATTCAGGCTCCCCCTACCCTTATGAAAAGGGAAGTCTGTGGACTCGAACCCCATGGCCCTATTTTATCAGGATTTACGGCGTTTTCGGCGTATTTCTCGTTCGTGGTCTTCCCCGAAAAAAGACATCTGCCGGGGGTCAAGCCGGGCGGCTCGACGCAACTGCTCGTCACTCAAGGGTTTAGCCTTGCCGGGTGAGGTAGTCTTCGGACGCGGGGAGGAGGTCTCCGAGTTTGCCCGACGCGGAGTTTGTTTGGGCCGACTGGTTCGGCTGGTTTTTCCTGTCTTCGACTTCGATGGCATAACTCAATCGCGGCTCCGCACAGCCCGTCCCGTAAAGCCACAGACCGACCGTTTCGTTTTGTCTGACACCGTAACTCCCTACCTCGATACGGCCTCGGCGTGACACGATATCGAATGCGTAGGCCCCCGCATCTTTTTCCTTGTTCTCGACAACGTCCACCGGAAGGTACTCGGAGAAAAATTCGTAAGCGAGTTGGATCATGTCATGGACATCATTCGATGAAACACCCGTCCAGTCGATCAACTCCACTTTCATGAAATACGGCTGATGTAGGTCGTCCAGAATTGGTTCGTTACGGAAACACGGAGTAAGCGTGACATAGCCGCCTGAGTCGCGTGAATCCAAACTCGATCTCACGTTGGTCAACTGAAGCTGTAAGAAACTTTGCTCAGCCGAGGCTACAGGATAAATTTCCGTGGCGTTGCTGTACCATCCGCCGTGTCGCTGCACCTTCGTTCCTGCATCCACCGTATAGTGGGGCAGTTCTCCTGTTGACTCTTTTGGCCGGGTGATGTCCACAGCTTCTTTGGATACAGCCCACGGCACGTCGAGGTAGGTATAGCCGAACCGCTGGTAGTATTTGACGGCGTCCATCAGACGCTCATATTGAGTCGGGCCGACTAATCGTAGGGGTTTCATTCTTCTTCCTCAAATTGCGAACCTGTTGCGGATATTTCGCCGTGACATAGACCAAGTCCTCGAACTGGGCCTGCGTCAGAGGCGGATCAGGCTGTGAACCGTGACGCTGCATGATTGCGATCTGATCGAGAACGTAGCGTTGCGTGTGATCCCAAATGTCTTGGTCGATTTCGAGCGTGTGCTTCACGCCCTCAAATTCGTACTTAGGCTTTTCCTGTGCGACCATCTTTCGGAACCTCCGTAACACCAAGCTTCCTCCCAACCCAATCCATGAATCTATCACTCAATGCCCACAACCACTTTTCGAACAAGTAAAACAGCCGGGCAATGGGGATCATCACCAGACCCAGCACGAACATCACAGCGGCGTCCCGCCAGTGCCCTCTGCCAGCCTCATAGACCGCAGCGGGAATCAGAACGGCGGGATAAAGCAGGAACAGGCAGGCGTAGATGAAGATGCTGATGTTTCCGCCTACCCGTTGGCGGAAGGCCTCGATCTTTGCGATCCACCAATTCCATGCTGCTTCGACCTTCGCCCATCGTTCCTTGAATGTCATTTGTTTTTCTCAAAGTTGAGTCGCGACGGCGGGAAGATATTGCTATCCGGGTGCGGCGTCGGATCACCATCAGTCAACCGCCACTCCAGAAAGTCCACATGCTTCGCCTGTACCTGATCCGGCGTCCAAGCATAGTCCGCGTGTGGACAAATCCGAATCAATGTTTCCACGGTTTTCGATTTGTACTGCATCTTCGGCGGGGCCAGCTTTGACACCAACCATTTCATGAAGCGATTGCCCGATTTGAGGTAATAGTCCTTGAAATGATCGAACCACGTAGCCGGGTATTCCACGCTGACGTACTTGGTTTCCTTCTGCTCACTCTTGAGTACCCACGCACGCAGGCTATAAATCATTCCACCGAGGATGTCTTGCGTGACCTCGACTGTGGCATTCGGGGCGAGGCCCTTCAACACTTCATCGCTGACCATCTTCTGATAGCCGATTTGCATCAGATCAAACCCGTGATGTTTGGTGAGGAGGGCCATTACTCTTCATCCATTTCTGAGAGGGCTTGGACAGCATCACGGACAGTCCCACCCTCATTCTCGATGTGCCAGTACACATCTTGAAGGCGATCCGTGTTGGCGTCGAACCAGTTTAGTACTTCAGCGTCAGTCATACTACTTTGCCTGTAGCTCCGGCTCCGGTGCCGTAGTCTGAGCCCAATCGAGAACGGTTTCGACGCCCTCGAACATGGCCTCCAGCCCATCTTCCAACCAATGGGGGACGTTCTCTTCCTCGACAACGACAGCATAGGTTGCGATGGGGGCGATCAACAGCATTGCCCCGAACATCGTTGCCCCGGCGATTGTTTTCTTTGTAGCCTTTTCCCAATTCATTTTCGGTACCCCTGTTCGAACGCTCTTCGCGTCAATTTGGCCATGTCGTGCAGGTCTCTCATCTTCAGGCCGTATTTACGTCTGGCGAACTCCCTGATCGCTCCATACAGATCGGCAAGTTCAACCATTGAGAGAATCTTTACGCTCTGTTCTTCGGCGTCTTTAAGCTCATCCAACTCTTCTTGGATTTTGGAAAGCTCACCCAACTCACCCTTCTTGATTTTGACTGAGTGGTAGCCGTACTTAGTCTTTAGCATTCCTGCGGGTTTTCCATCCCCGTTTCGCCGCCCGTGAGCGGCGGGCCTTCAAACGTTTCCGATAGGCAACAGCGGACGGACACATGTCCTCGATAAATTCAGTGCCGCATGTCGGGCATTTGTCGCCTGTAAATTTCCTCATGTCCGTCCCGGCCCGTACATCTTCCACCAGATATCATAATGGTACGCACACAACCACAGCCGCCCGTTATCAGGCCGTGAAACGTAATCTACACCGGGCTTCCCACACTGCTCAGCAGTTTCACCCACCACGAGGGCCTTCTGTCCCCAAAGGGAACAACCGCCCTCGGAATAAACAAACGCTTCACAAGCCTGCCGCATCAGTGAATCTTCTTGTGCTTGTATTGTGACACGTCTTCGACCGGAACGCAATTAAGAGTTGCCAAATAGGCTTCGATCTGCTCGCGATCCATGGCCATGGGCGAGTTGTTATCGACGTAGACAAGCACGCTATGTGCGATAAGTTCCCCAGCCTCAGTAACCATAGGCTCGACCCGAATCAGTTCCGGCTTACCCGTTACCGGGTCTACACGGATGTACTGTTTCTTGTCGAGCCACTTTTTCGGGAATCCCGGTTCGTGCTCAAATTCAGGCATTTAAGAGCCGTTCGATTTCCTTCACTGTTTGCTCGATGAACTTCACGTCATCCTTCTCGTAACAGTAGGCCGAGATGAAGACGGTTGGATGACTGCTGTTTGGCATCTTCTCGAAATAGAAGGTGTGCTCAACTCCCGCACTGTTGTACGGGGCCGGGGCGATTTGTGTTCCGGTGATCTTCCACTCCGGCTTAAGCTTTTTGGGCACGGCGTTCCTCCGAAAGAATCCGGTCAGTCGCCTGCCGGGCAAAGAATTTTGCTGCCTTGTCGCTCATGGGCGTCTCACCGCTGCGTGCCTTGCGGATTGCGATGGCAATCTGCTCGTTGTGTACGGCGTGCCGATGTGCACGATTCGCCGCCTTCACGGCCCCTTTTCCTATGTGTTTACGGTCTGACATGCTTTGTCTCCAGAAAGCTGAGTCTCAACATCAAGTCCGCATCCTGCGGGCTCACACCGTCTAATACCACATTTTTTGCTGCATTAGTTAAATGCACGCTCGGAGTATTGGCACGAATCAGTTCCGCCGCGAGTTTCAGTATGGCATTCTTGGAACGGAATTCACCGTTCGTTTCGGTGAACTTCCGCCAGTTGTAGGATTTCTGATGGCAGAGCGAGAGCTTGGTCTCCTCGATCAAATTCTGTTCTACCTTCAAGGGCAGGCCCAGCCGCCACGCCGCGTGCTGGATATCGACCAGATCATCAACGTGCAGGACAAAGCTCCTGTCGGGGAACTCTTCGAGGATGAGTGCTTCTTGGCGGGTGTTCTTCCACGAAACGTGGAGCACTTCGTCCGGGGTGTTTGGGATGGCGGGGGCTATTGCTACGAGGTCAGGCCCGGTGAAATCTGGGTCAAAGACAATCTCTACCATGCCTGTTCTCTCCCGCGATCATACCAGAGGCGGGCGGACAGGATGTCACAGCAGTGGCAGAAAGCCGCAAGCTCGCCCATAGTGCGTTCGCCCGGCGTGTACTCGCTGTCAGGCACACCTTCAACGTATCTCAGGGCGTTTTCCTGTTCAGGCGATAACGTGATCCCATACGTCTTAATCAGGTTGGCCCGGAATTCTTTGCGATTTTCCTTGGTTGCCGGAATGGTCGGGCAGGAGCACTCGGCCCCACAGTCACACAAGGTGAGAATCTTGCCGTGCTTGAACGGCTTTTCCAGATCGTGTAGGAACAGAACTAAGAGAGCATCCGCCAGCACGAAGGGCAAGCCCCGGATCGTATTAAACCGATAGTAAAGCTGACAGGCGATGTTCATGGTCTCAACCACGTGATCCAAATAGCCGCCCTCCCAGTCTTGGTGGTTGTGGCTGGAACCCCGTGCAGCCGAGAAATTTTTGTAGTATTTTTCAAGGAGCTTGATGATTGCCTTGCGGTTCGAGACCGAGAACATGGCGACCATTTCGTGCCTGTTCAGATATTCGCCGTTGGCGATCTTCTCGTTGATTGTTTGGTAGAATGGCGGCATTTAGAAACACCCCCCGCTTTCGGACATTCGTCGATCTTCGTGCTCATGCAGGGCACGGCCATTTAACCACGACAGGAACTTAACAAGCTCCACGTAGTCCTCCAATGGCTCCCCCCGCCCCACCTTAAACATCATCTCAATACCGGGCCGCAACTTCTCATTTGGAATGGCGTCGAAGAATACGTGATGATCGTAGTCAGCGAATTCAAAATCTTTTGTGGCAGTGATCCAATCCCACATACCAGCGTTGGCCTTGTCGTCATCCTTCAAAAAATATTGGAGATTCTTGGCGAATTTGGTGAACTCTTCACGCTGTTCCGTGCTGAGCGGGAACATCCTGATCTGTCCAGTTTCTTCGGTGACTGGGGCACCAAGTGTGGGATGAGATTTTCGGCTCTTTTTCAGGCCTGTCTGGGCTTCATACTGGGCATCGGCCAAATCCATGATCGGCTTCTGTAGGACGAGGCAATGCAAGGCAAGGGTTAGGAACTTGCCGTCATACCGTCCTATCGTGCCGCAGAAGTTTCTCATATCTCCTCATCGTCATCAAACACGAGGTGCTTACGAGGTGGGCGTGCTGGCTCAGGTTCATCATCGAGAGCGGCAATAGGCCCGCCGTCGTCATGAATAATGCTCACAGGCTTGGCCGGGAGTGTTTTGTGAAACGTGCCCTTGGGGGCCGGGTCTGGGACTGGATCAACAGTGATCTCTACCGTAGTCGTGGGACTCACCGTCAGCTTGTCCTTGATCGCGGCGATGGTTGGTGCGACGTTTTCCTTGAATTCAAATACCACAGTGTCGCCGGGCTTAGCTGCATCTACCGCAGCCTGCATCGGATTGTTGCCGACTACCGGACGCCGGGTGACGAAGGCCGGAACATCCCCACCATCTTCTTCCTCAGGTTCCTGCTCCTCGGTCAACTGGCTGGAGTTGTCTGGTGCCTCGCCGTAGTTGGGCAGATTGCTGGCGTAACTGAGATCGGCCTGCGTCTTGCCCATCGTGAACTTTTCTTTCTGCGTGGCTTTGTGTTCCTTAACTTTGATGTTCTCAGCCTCGACCTGCATCAAGAGGGAGTTCACTTTGATGTCCAAGTGATCCATGAGGCGGGAGAACTCTGCGGTTGCCAACTGCTTCACCTGTACGGCAGGGAATTTCAATTCATTGGTCTCGATGATTTGATTGGCAGCCAAGATGTACCACGCCCCGAACGTTGCCGCTAATTGGGCGATTTGATCCTTTGCCGAAAGCAGCCGGGTTTCAAAGCGAATGATTTTCCGACGCACACGGTCACAGTCGTCGTAGACCTGCTGCATGGTGGTGATGAGTTGCAACGTGTACTGGGTGTCCTCGCCGGGAGCAAGGTCTGATTGCAGTGCAAGGCGGGGTAAGTCCTGCACGTCTTTGTGCAGACGTTCAAAGTAGTCATCGAAGGCAATGACTTCTCCGTCAGTGTTGTAACGGAGGTCTTTTACAAGTTGAGCGATCTCGTCAAGGATCGGCTGGTTTTCCAGCAAGGCCTCTGCCCTGAAGGCAGCCAACATGCTGGCAATACTAGGCATTGTTTTCAGCTTCTCTCTTTAGAAAGTTCCGCACCTTCTCGAACTTGGCCGTGGTTGCAGCCAACTGTTCCTTGAAAGTTTTCCCGTCGATGACACCTGATGCGTAGCGACCCGCCAGCAGACTTTTCCACGCGGCGAAGTACATGTCCAGCCCGTCGATGATTACATCGTCCAGTTCATCAATAGGCTTGCCGGGCTCTGGGTAGCGGCCCTGTAGGTTCATGTAGGCTTGCGAACCATTCCCGTACTCTTTATCCCCGAATTCTATGGAAATGGTGGTTCCGAAAATCGCTGGTTTACTCATGCTCTTTAATACTGGATTATTTGCTGGATTGAGGTTCTTCGTTTTCGAAATCGTCGAAGTCGGGCATCGTGGCTAATTCTTCTCGCCACGCCCGTTCCATGCCGGGAGTCAGATGTTGGCAGCAATACATGCAGTGCGGGTCATCGCCCATGCCTGAACAGGCACAAGGGGCTCCATACGAACAGCGGCAGTATTCGTCACAAGTACAGTTAAGGTCTTTGAACGCCATCAATTCATCTGGCCAGCGGCCATCTTGGATGTTTTTTGCCTGAGGATTTCGCGGTAAACCATCCACAGCAATTCTGCTTCGGAGCAGTAGTGGGTATCTTCATCCGGCGTTACGTGACAATCTCTGCAATTTCTGATGTGGGTTTCGAGGGCCTTGGTCGCTTGAATGACATCAGGGCAATTGACGAAGAAACTATCCATGGATAGCAGACCCGGCTTCCTTGTCAGAAATCAATTGGTCGCCGTCGAGGGCGGTTTCAAACCGCCGCACCAACGCATCTCGCTGGAAAATATCCTTCACCATGTTGAAAACCGCCACGTAGGTCTGTGCGGCGGTTTTTTGTTTCTCCGGGTCTTCGTACAACTTTGGAATGGATTGCCAGTTTGGGGCTTGGATAGTGTCGATCAACTGAGCCCAGATCGCGAATTCTTTGAGTTGTCCGCGTATCATTCCGGCGTAGTAAACATACGCCAACAGGATCACACCGAAGGTGAGGCCTGCAACAAACTCCAGCACTGTCAGAGCTAAACTCATAATTCCTCTGCGTCGAAAAGAACGAGTTCCTGTTTCTTTTTCTGCTGCTTCTTGCCCTTCTCAAACGACATCTGATAATTCGCGTTCTTGGCCCGACCAATGTTGTCGCCGGACAGGAAGTCTTTCATGCTGCCCTTCTTCACGTGAGCATGCAGCATGTCAGCAAACTCTTCTTCCGTACCTCCGGCTTCCATACCTGATTCAAGGTCAAGGAGCCCGCCGTCATCAAGTATACCAGCAGAGTGGGATTCTCCGAGGATTTTTTCGAAGACGCCCTTCTTGCTCTTCAGCGTGTCGATAGCATACTCGTCAATCGTTCCTTTTGCAACCATTACGTGCAGCGTGCAGGCCGAGTGCGGGGACGCCATACGCACCATGCGGCCTACAAGCTGGATCAGATCGCCCCATGACCACGGTACGTCAAGCATAATCATGTGGGCTGCCTGCTGGAGGTTGATACCGTCCATCCCAGCCGCATTGATGACGATCAGATCGTGGCCTGAATCGGGGGCTTGGAACAATGTTTTGTTGTCGTTCCGCTTCTTTTCGTTCTCGGCCCCAGTAATTCTCAGGAATTTCCTGCTGGTGAAGTAATTGTTCTTGGTAAGCCACTCCAGACGGTCGATCCACGTGCGGTACTTGGTGTACACTACGACCTTCTCACCCCGGTAATCGCCGTCCAGCATGTCCAGAAGGGCCTCTTCCTTGGGGGACAGGCTCCGGGTGTGAAACTCTTTCTCGTTGTTACGGTCGAGTAACGCCCAGTGATTGGTTACCAACTGCTGCACCGAAAGCTGCGTCCATTTGTTCTCCGGGTCACGTTCTTTCTCCCGCCAGCCAGCCTCTCCGGCGACCTTGTACAAGATTGGTGGGAGTTCGATATTGCCACTGGGCAGATCGTGTTCAAGGATTTGAACCTGCTTATCGTTCAGGTCGATAGGGTGAAACACAGTGCTCAGCCGTGGGAGCTTTTCCTTTACCTGCCGCTGAGATCGACCAAGGAAGAATGGCCGCAGGGCCGCTTTCACCGTGGGGACATTCTGGTACCCAGTCAGAATTTTCTTATAGCGGCCTCTGCCGATGTACTGCTTCCGGTAGAGACAGAAATCATTGCGGAATTCGTAGATGTTGCCCAGCGGCTTGATACCGATTGCGTCCGCGATGCTGTAGAACTCATCCAACCCGTTCTTGATTGCGGTCGCCGTCATCGCCCAGACTGCACGGATGTTTTTCGAAAACTCCTGAACGAGCTTGCGAGTTGACGTACCTGTGCTCTTGAATTTATGGCACTCATCAAACACCACAATCGTGTTCTCGCTGTGCTCTTTGAGAATCTTGGTGAAGGTGCGTATCTCTTCTGATAACCGCTCGGTCTGTCCCTCCTCGTCTGTCTTGCGGGTGCCGATCAGTGACGAGTACTTCACGATCATCACGTCCTTTTTCTGGCCTTCGAGGAGTGAGATCATCTGCATATACCGGGCTTCTGAACCTTTCAAGCCACGGAACGTGTCACGCATCACGTAGGGCCGGAGGAGGCTGTAGCGGCGGATTTCGTCCGCCCATTGATACGTGGTGGACTTGGTTGTGACTACGACGAGCTTGAGTTCTGGAAACCGTTCTTTGAGCCAGCAGAAAGATGCGATGGCGTCCAGCGTCTTCCCCAGTCCCACAGAATCGCCGAGGATGAACCGGGGCATACGGGTGAGATGGATGATGGCTTGTTTCTGAAATTCCTTCAGGGTCAGGGGCTCACCTGAGTCCGTATCGGTGGTGATGTCCCAGATGGTTTTGCGGAGCAGCGATGGCCAACTGAATTTAATCGGCCCCCACGCCTCCAAATCCCATTTGCGGATGGTGTACAGCTTCTCCAGCAGTTCGACACTTAGAGCTTCAAACGGACGATCAGCCGGGCCTAACCCGGCTGTCGTCGCGTAAGCGGTAACAAGGGGACACTGGAGGGAATCTTCCATGCTACCTATTACGGGGTTTTAGCCCCGAATCGAAATTTCCTTGATTCTATCTGAAGCTTGATAGAGCCCACGGGGGTTGATGAACTTCACTTTGCCGCCGTCGTCAGTAGTAAACTCTGCGGACTTGGCATTGGTACCCTCTTCGAAGAAAATCTCCATGGTACCATCGGTGTTCTTCACAACCTTGGCGATTGGAATAGTCTTTGGACGCATGGCTTACTCCTCGTCGCTGTCTTCGGTGTAAGGGAGCGGCCTTCCGTCTTCATGGCTGAAGTTCACCTTGTTCATGGTAGAACGGAATTCCTTGTTAATGAGCGTCTTCACAGCTTCTCGTTGAGACTTGTCCGAGATCGCCGCTTCGATGACGGTAAGCACCCGCCCCTGTAGGGACTTGAACTGCGAGATCGCCCCACGTCCGACCGCTGCCGCCATCCATACGTCGTTGTTGGCTGGCTTGGGTTTCAGCGGTTCCCCGTTGAATGTCGGCTCAGGCTTATACTTTTTGGGACACTGCGGGCAGGTTCCCTTGTAAGGATGAGCATTGACGGCCCCGCAGTAGCGGCACTCGATGCCTTCCAGCTTGGCGTCCTCATTGGCACGGGCGGTGTGTGATCCCTCGTTCGGTTTGGCGTCCAGAGTGTCGTCGGTGTCTGAAACCGCTTCCCCGAAAACACTGGGTTCGTCAGGCGATTGCAAAATCTCATCCAACTGTTCAACGGCTTCTGCGTGAGCAACAGGGTCTTCATCGAAAGAGATTTCCTCTTCCCCCGGCAGAATTGGCGACTGATAGACGGATTCGCCGATCATCTCCTGTGCGTGGCTGATGTTGTTGAGCAGGGCCGGGGCCTCAGGCAGGACAGCAATCGGGAAATGACGGAGGCCCTTCACGATTTCAATAGTGGTGCCCCTCACCCAGACATAGATGGTTTCATCCTGCGTCCAAAGCTTGTACGACAGGGCCTTATCTTCGTCACTCTTGACCCATTCCCGCAGGCGGACGGTCTTGAAAAGCTCCTTGACGAACTTCGCGACAGCCTTCTTGCCGCTGTTCTGAACGAGGTCGGCAGTCAGGCCATTGGTGACTTTTGCCAACATTGCTGAGATTTCGGCATACGTAATCACGCCGTTGCGTTGTGGCAGGTTGCTTACTTTGAGATTTGTTTTGGATTGGAAATCGGGCTGGAAAGAATCGCCCGCTGAAGCGATATGGGACATAACGTTACCTCACTGTACTTGACTTTGAATTTTTACTGCACTAGGAGACAATGCTCCACTACAAGTGGGTTCGGTAGCGGTGAAATTTACTTTACGCCGTCAGTGAGGCGGTAGGCGAGGCAACGAATCTCATGCACCATCCACAGCGGGGGCTCATGCAATTCGAGGGACATGTTGTAGCAGGAATACAGGACGAGACCAGCCGGGCCGACAGTCGAGGCTGCCCAGCGGAAGAAGACGGTCTTGTCGAGGGCGAGTTCCATGTCCATGATGAAATCACATTCATCGTGAACATCCCACAGTCGGGCGATGGCAAAGTTGGTTTGCACCAACTGCCGGGTGCCGTTGCGTTCGACTTCGCCGGGAAGGATAAAGCGTTCGTACATCCTGCCTCCTTAACAAAGGGGGCGATAGGCACGACTTTAGTCCGATGGGATCAATTCTGCTACGGTGTTGGCAATTCGCTTATCGAGTGCCCCGTGTTTACTGACAAACGCATCGGCGGCTGGTTTGAAATCGAGTAGGGTTTTGTAGTCGGCACGGGAGCAAGTCTCTACGCAGACAACGCAAGTGACAGAGACAGGGTTGAGTTTGAGCACCAACAGGTGCCCCTCGACATCACTGCGATACACGCCGGGCTCGCTCATCAGAACTCCAGTGTCATGTTATCTTCGGGCCACATTCCGTGGATCAGGCCCGGTTCAAAGTGTATGTCACATACCCAAATCGGTTGTGAGATGGGTTCTTGGTGATCGTAGATGGGTGCCCATGTAGCCCAAAAGCATTTGGTAGCGGGCTTGCCGCAGGCAGGAGATTTCGCGGCCTGAATTGGATTACCCCAATGAGGATGGTATTCGCAGGTACGCATCAGTAGCGAACCTCGTCAAAGGTCTCTTCCATGCTTTGTCGCAACTCGGGGTCGTTGTAATGTTCGTCGCAGAGCCAGACAGTATCGGCATCCACGATCTGCTCCACCCCGTTGGTGTAGTAGTCAACGAGTTGGATGCATTTCGTTGCGATCTTCTCACACTCAGGCCCGCCGTGCGGCGTATAGTCGCAGGTGTGCATTAGCCGCCGAAGCCAAAGGCCTTGGCACGGGCGTCACTATCGCGTGACTCCTGACGCCGCCTGTCGGCAACTTTCTTGTGCTGGCGACGGGCATTGGATGCCAGACGGCGAAGCTCAGCAGCGGCCTCAACCAGTCCCGGCGTCATCTGATCGAGTCCGAAATTTTCCTTCTGGTACTGTTTGATGTGGTTTGCAGCTTCGAGCAGAACCTTCGCTCGAATGTCGTGGTAATCAGGATCGTTCTTGTGGCTCATAGTGCCTCCGTTAAATGCCGTAACGTTTTCCAGCTTCCTTCACATGCTCTGCGGGAGCCGGGGATTTTTTAAGTTCACGCTCATGACGTGCTTGCTGTTGCCGGACAAGTCTGACCTCGGCCTGTCGATGACGTTCAATAGCCTCTTCCAGTTTGGGGCCGTCCAATAGACGCTCCCATGGGCCGGGCACGTAGGTCTCGTAGTACCATTCTCCGTTCGCGTCAGCCTGTGGTTCTTTCTTCTCTTCGTCGCTGACACCACGGGCTTCAAGGACGGTGACGAAGCTGTCACGCTGCACCCACTCCGGGAAATAAGCGGCGTTGGATAGGCTGACCCCCTCATTGGGCACCATCGTCCGCGTCTTCAACTTTACTGACGCTTCTGAATGCCCCCAATGACTGAACCCGTACTGGAGGATGATCCATTTCTTGGCCTCGCTGACTCGCCAGCCGTCGTCGTTCTTAGACGCCCATGCTATGGGGACTGTGATCTCCCAATCCCACGCCGTAGTGCAGCTAGTTTGATCGAATGCAGTGAGGGTGCGGAGTTCTGCTCCGGTGTAGCCCCGGAAATGACGATGATCGTCGAAGAAATGCCGCCCGGCCTCGCCGACTTTCTCTGGCAGCCGTTTGCGGGTCGCGGCTTTCACACGCTGGCGAATTTTGCGTTCGAGTTGTTCTCGCGTAAAGGTCATTCTACGCCGTCTGGCAATAGGTTCTTTGCCTTAAGAGTTTCAATGGCCATCTCCCGCACGTCGGCTGGAGCGTAGACCAGAAGCCGCTTAATCATCGCTCTCAGGACTTTGTTATCTTCGCGTTCGGCGACCAGATCATCAGTCATTCCGTACATGGTAGGCCTCCACCTAGATAATACTGCAAATCTAGTGAAGTTTCAACGCATCCTCGACAAGGAACACGTAGATGTCGTCGAGGTTAGGGACGCCGAAATATTTTTCATCATACCCTTGCTTACGCAGAAGATTACGAATGGGGACGCCCCACGCGAACTGTGGGCCATGGCACCAAGTCTCGGGCTCTTTACCGTAGCTGAGGCGGATATCGGCGGCTACAGGCTGGAGGACTTCGGCAAGGGCAGCCAGAGCCGGAGCCTTGATCTCAGTCGCTATCGCGTCGTATAGGCTTCGGGTCATATCCGGCTGACTTGTCGCAATTTGCACTGCTCATCGACGCACACGTTGAATCGCTCTGAGGGTTCTACAGGTGCGAATGTTGGCGGGACAGCCGGGGGAGGAATCGGGGGAGGGTTCTGTTCAAGGTGATCGGCCCACTGTTTACGCAATTCGTTCTGCTTGAGCAGTTCATCACGCTTCGCGGTGAGTTCCTGAACCTTGCGGTAGTTCATCACAGCCATTGTGATCCGAAAGGTGCACAGGGTGATCGCCAGTACGCTTGCCGCTATCAGAAATAGCCGACTCTTCGTCATGGTTAGCCTTTCAGCAGTTCGGTTGCGGCTGCCGTGAATTCCTTCGCGTCCCAATACCCATTGAATACGCTCACGAGTTCAACTGTCGGCCCCTCGCCGTAAGGCCGTGAAACTTTGAAGCCAAGTGAATCTACTTTTTCTTCTTTCCAATCGCGGTCGGTGGGGATATGACCGCAGTCTTTCAAAATGTGGACGATGGCTGCTTTACGCCCGATATCGCCGAATAGCTTGCCAGCTTCGTCTACGCCACGCCAGTGGTGCCGGGCGAAACGGTGAAGAGGGCCGAACTGCCGGAACTTTTCGTCCAGCCAGCGATTGACTGGCTCACAGCGGTTGCCCAACAGCCGCTCACAGTCCCGGCAATGCTCCTCAAAGGACGCCATCTAGTTGTAATCTTCGCCCCATGGATCAGGCTCGAACCCGTTGCGGCGACGCCCGGTCTTGATGTGGCCACGCTCATCGAAGTCGAGTTCTTCAAGGGTCTCTTCGCCCTCTTCTTCCTCTTCCTCGTCGGGGTCTACCTCTTCCGGGTCGGTTTCTTCATCTTCCGGGTAGTAGCCCTGATCTTCCTCTAGCTGCTCTTCTTCGTCGTCAAAAAACGGCATGCTTTGCTTCCTCTACTGAATGACCCCGGTAGCTTGTAAAACGTTGAGCAGTTCTTTTGTGGTGACCTGCACCCATCCACGGTTCGGCAACGTCCGGCGAATCTCTGCCGGGACGCTCTCGTTCCGGTATTCTAGCACGAACTTCGGAAGATCATTATCCCACAAATTCGTGTTGTCGTCGATGGTGAACCAGCCGAGGGCTTCGTCCTTCACCGCGATCTCGCGGTCGCCCGTGGGATAGCCGTCTACGATGACGTAGCGGATGTCGATCTCGGGGATGATCTCGCCATTGAGTCGGAAGCGAAGTTTGGGCTCCATAATCTGCTCTCTCCTAAGATACTGAAATTTTGTTCATTTGACGTTTCAGCCGGGCAATTTCGCGTTCGTGAAATCGTACCTGCTTCTGACACGCTTCAACCTTGGACAGGGGAGCATAACGCTTCGTATCTGCTACTATAGCCGCCGAAACGGCTTCGAGCAAGAACTTTGCAGCTTGCAACTGAGCGAACACGACCGGGTTCTTTAGCCGGAAGTGTTTGAAGCAACAGGGGCCAATCACCACGGCACGGTCGCCAGCGGTACGGACATTGAAGCACTGGCGAGTCAGGCTGCCGCAGCCCCGGCACGGCGTGCCTTCGGGGGTGCCATAGTACTGACCTTTGAACGTAAAAGCCTCCAGTACCCCATGCCGCCTCGCGAATGTGGCAGTGCTGGTCATTAGCTCCAACCCAATTCTGCCAGCCGGGCCTTGCCAGCCTTCGTGTTCGGGTTCAAACAAGCCGACGTGTGGCCGGACATGATCTTCCAAGTCTCCTGCGGCGTCAGCATGATCGCCCGGAATTCGCGGCCCTCGCGGAACGCACGCACCGCCCGATGATTGCCGTCGATCAGGATCGCCGAACACTTCGCGGCATTCGAATCGCCCTGCGGCTTTTTCCAGAGCAGCATCGCAATGATGCCGGGGCGATTCGGGTCTTGCAAGTGAGCCAGATGCTTTTCGTTGATGTGCACCATGGAAATGTGGTGCGATGTTTTGCCGCACGTGCAGTCATCGACCGGGGCGGAACAGTTCAGGCACTTCACCGGGTCAAGCGGCAGACCGACGCTGCGGAGGAAAGCTTCCGGCACCACACGAGTTTCGCGGCCCTCGACCACCAGCTTGTTTGCCTCGGCAACGTTAAACTCCGTCGCGAACATGCGAAAGAATTCGTTGTTGTAATCACCACAATTTGAGCAGTCCGACATTAGAGCATCCCCCCGAGTTCCAGAATTCGTTTCTTCATGGCTTCAATCTCAGCAGTCCGGTCAGCCGGGGCCGGGGTGTTGTTCTTCGGCTGATACGAGGCGATGGATTTCGCCATGCCCGTGCTCTTGTGGTAGTAGACCAGCAGGAAGCGATTCGAAAATTTGCCTCCGGCGTACTTGCGGCAGCACGAAACACACGCCGTGGTGCCGTTACGCTTCGGCTTGCGGAACATGTAGTGCATCGTCTTGCAGCCGGGGCACGCAGCTTGCCAGTCGCCTTCCGGGCGATTGACCTTGGCGATTTCGTAGCAGCGGCTCGGATCGGCACCAGTGGTGCGGCAATAGGATTTCCAGAGGAGACCATGCCCGGCCTTGTGTCCAGCCAGAGCGTGGGCGATTTCGTGACGGATGCAATCCTCGACCGTGGCGTCATCGTTCAGCCGGGTGAGCGGGGCGGACAAGCTGATCGTGCGGCGGGATTCGCTGCAAGAACCAAATCGCTTTTTGCGATTGTCGAACTGGAACGACCATGGGCGGTGCATCCCATAGTGGAGGGCACGGGGGCCGTCCATCAGACCAAACTCTTTCATCAGCCGCAGGGCCAACGTTTGGGCTGTTTGAAGTTCCATGCCTATAGTATACCGGGGACAGGCCTGTTTTGGCCAGACCTATCCCCAGTGGTTTCAGCTAGTTACCTAGCGTTTGGATGGGTAATTCGAGCAGTTCAATGACCTGCTCAAGGGTGTTCTTCCGCATCAGGGCCGGGGCGACATGGTCAACGACTTGACCCGGCACCGCGTCCTTCCTCTTGCGTTCGTACTCAGCGACGGCTTGGCTATACCGCCTCTGGAGTTCGAGCACAGAGGATAAGCGGATGAACGCTTTCTGGTTTCGGACTGCATCGTCCTTTGCCATCTCACGTTCCTCCTCGTTTGGATTTGACTCCTAAAGTTTGGTCAGCAACTCAACCAGTTCCTTCAACCGGAACGGCTTGTGCATCACTGGAATGTCTGCGATCTCCTGCGGCAGCTTCGGTGGGTCGGCAGACATCAAAACCATTTTCTGCGTCGGCTCCAGATGACGAAGTTCCATGAGCAACAGCACGCCGTTCATTCGCGGCATCTGATAGTCGCTCACGACGAAGTCAAACGGGTTCTCCCCGACAACGTTCTCTACGTGGCGGAAAAGGTGTACGGCCTCAACACCGTCCTTGGCCTCAGCAACCTTGAAGCCATGGGCTTCGAGGAACATCACCAGCGGCTTTCGCAGATCGGCATCGTCATCGACGACCAGAACTGATGGCATTAAAATTCCTCCATGAGAAGTCGATTGATTTCTTTAGTCGCCTCAACCATTTGTGCTTGGAGTCTTTTGATTCGGGCGTCACGCCGGGTGAAGAGGTCGGCCATGATTGCGTCAAGGACTTTGTAGCCCTTGCGTTTTGCTGCCGGAAAGAATTCGAGGTAGAATCCGTCAGCATACTCGAAACCGTCGCCGTTGACGGGCCAATTGCGGCCCTTGCCGAGGACATCCCACACAACGAGAGTGCCAAACACTTCCCGAGTCGCGGTGTCGGTGGAGTCAATCTTTAAGTCCCGCTTCTCTCTCGGGTCTGTCGCCAACTTCTCCAACTGCCGGGCCGTGAGAACGAGCCCGTACTGCTGTTCCAAGGCAGCCCGAAGATGTGGATATTTCTGCGGTTTATGTTTACGATTCAATTCAAAACCCCTCATCTAGCAACTCGATTTCTGGATGCTCAGCCAGCCAGCCGGAGAACGTGAACAGGGGCGTACCATCCCGCTGTGCGATCTTGAAGTCGGCGTCATACCTGACCATCGCCGCATCGGAACTGATTCGCTCAGTCGGCAGTTTCACTTTCTTTTTCGCCTTTGGTTTCGGATGATCGGCTTGCCACTTGCAGGTGTAGCAGCGACGCTTCGTCGCCGGATGCCATTCCTCCACCAGATGGTCAACAGTGTGGCCGCACTCCAGCGTCTCAAGCACGTGCCATCGCCCATTCGACTTTTTGTCCGTCACCTTGCGGAACGGCACGCCTTGAATTCCCGGAATGACCCTGCTCACTTCGCCTCCACTCGCCAACCGCACACATAGCCAGCATCCTCGCTGGCTTGCAGCACTTCCCGAATCTCCCGCTCTTTCGCCTTCGTGAGCCTACCTTCCCATTCTCTACGGGGAGCACGCCATCCGTCAATACCCTTTGGTACCAGAACGTAGGTGACAGGGGCGTAAGCAAAGGGTTGGCCGAGACCGCTCCAGTACTTGTGCCCCTCAACCCGGAACACTACGAAGTTCTTGCTTTGGGCAAACACCGACGTAATGTGGTGGTGCGTGGTACCACTGGCCCAAGCGTCGATGAGGCCCTGAACGTCGTATTTGCCGATCTCAGCCATTGATGTCAACTTCTCCGATCACTCGCACGTTCAGCGGGAGCAGCTTGCCCCGGCCCCGATCCTCTTCGGCCTTGGAGCCGTAGGGGAAACAAACCTCCACCTGTACCTTGGACGCGAACACCATTTCAAATCGCTGCGTCTCGATGTTCCACCAGCCCCAATAGCCGTCTGGAATGTTGTGGTCACCTTTTGTGATCTCAACTTGCAGGTACTTGCCGACCTTGGGGTCGCCGACACACATGCGAACTTGCAACTTGCTTTGAAAAAAGAACTGCATGTACGGCTGACCTTTGTGGTTCGTGGTCAGTTCGCAGTACATGAGTGTCGGCTTGGTCTCAATACTCATAGCAATTGCCCTTGCAATTCGGGGGGTTCTTGCAGACCGCATCGTGCGAATCGCGAACCCTGACAGATTTCGGAAACGGCCCAACCAACGGAGTACGGTTGGCGTTCAGGATTTCAATCCCGCCCGGCACGTCCGTGTGGTCGATTACGCTGATGTCGTCCGCACGAGTCCACTTCGTCGCGGTGCCGTCGTACTTCCAGATGTCCCCGGTTTCCAGATCGACTACGCGATACTTCGACGGTACGTGAGTCTTGACCGACAGATCGAACAACAGGTTTTCGTTGTCTCGCCGCTCCTGCTCGTACTGACTTACTTTCTGCTCCGCCATTTCAGGAAGGCCTCCTCGAATGTCATACTGCCCGGCTTGCCAGCCTCTTCCGGGGTGCTCGGATTCCCCTGCCAGCAAAGCCAACCGAGATCGGATACGTCGTAGGTTTTTGCGTCGTCCAGAAGCCATTTGCCGAGATCGTCCTGAATCTGAATCTTAGCGTCATCAGCCTCATGGTAGTAGTCCATGTCCCAACCGTTGTCGAAGAAATCTCGAATCTCGGCCCCGGTAGCCACGGTCGTGGGTTTGTCCAGCAGAATTTCAATCTGTTCCGTTGCTGGCAATCCGTATTGGGTTTGGGAAGCATCTTTCGCAGTGAGGCAGAGACGGCCCTCTTCCTCAAGACGCCGGAGTTGACTAATGGACAGCTTGATGGTTTTCATAGGGTGATTGCGATGCCGTGATCCTCGCCTTGCTGCCGGAGATCGTAATCCAGCATAACATAGCGGTAATCACTCTTGTGGTACTTCTTGTCGAGGCTCTTGAGCGTGAGGAGCAAGTCGCTGATCGCCTCACGCCATGTCTGGCCAGCCGCGTGGTACCTGTGGTCTTTGCGGACACGAGCACGCCAGCAGCCGCGTTTGCCGCCCCGGATACCAGCGTCGTCCCAATAGACTTCGATCCATGGCTTCAATGCCGGGCGTGCCGGACGCACCAAGGGTTTCAGGTGCAGATACCCGGCCTTCGCCAGTGCTGGAACTTTCTTGTCCAGCCTGTCAAGGACGTAGTCACGTTGATGCTGGTATCGTTGCAGCTTCTTGGTGATTTCCTCGTAGTGCTTGAGGCAAAAGGTTGCACCGGGAGCCAGCATGGCCTCACGCTTCCGCACTTCCGCACGGGCGTCAACTAGCTCATACGCCAGATGAACGATCTCAGCGACGAGGGCAATCTGCTTGTTGCGATTTTTCATACTCCTCCTATGCAGCGGTCGGTTCCATGTCGCTGAACCAACCAGCGGCCTCAAAACATTTCCGGGCTTCCGCCTCGGTGATGGCGAAAGTGATTCCCATTTCGACACTAATCATGCCCTTCTTGCGGTTGCCGCCAAGGACAACTACGCCGGGCTCACTCTCTTCATTGTAGGGGAATGGGATGGATGTCCGCAACTTGTGAGCCAGTTCGTTGATGAAGCTGAGGCTCTTGCCGTAGCAGTTGGTGGTGACGCCAACGTGCACGCTGTGCCCCTTGCCGAAACCATTGCTGTGGTGAAATTCGTACTCGACCTTACCCATTGATTGCCTCCGCGATAGATTCCAAATCCTTGCACGCAGCAACGCGATCTTCCTCGTAGGACGAACAGGTCATCTGGAGCGTGATGTAATCCCGGCCCTGACTCTGCCGCCCTGTACGGATTCTGAGCACCGGATACGGGTCGCCAGTGATGCTGCCCTGCGACCAAACCACTTCCGCCTTCGGTGCGTGTCGCGGACAATGCCCACCCCCGGTGTGCCACAAGCAACGCTTCGTCGGGCAGTACAACTCCGGGTGTTTGGCTTTATGTTCTGCGACCTTTGATGCTGTGCTCAACGAGCCTCCAAGGTATTCCCCAAGGCCTTCTGCTTCTCGAAATACTTGGGGTCGCTGTCGGCACACACTTCACACGGCCAAGTGCACTTCGCCGGGTCGTGCTTCGCCGCTGGCGTCGAGTTCGCGATATCTTCGAGTTCGGTCACGATGCCGCCCAACATGGAGCCGATGTCGCCGCCGTTGCCCATGTAGAGTTCGTTGTCCCCGGCGATACCCGCGATGCGGGAAAGCTGCCGGGCGAGTTGCTTGGCGATGCGGCACTGCTCAGGTGTGAAGGACATGTACGCCATTATTTGCCCCCTCGAAAAAGTTGGTTGAAAACTACCTTGGTCATGACTTTCAGGCAACGCTTGCACGTCACCAGCTTGGGCGACAGTACCAGCTTGGGGTTCGCCTGTCCGCACAAAGCTTCTCCGTCGCGATTGGTGCCGTGGGTTTTCATTATGCGATGCTCCGTTCGGCGATGACCGCACGCCGCATGTTGAGTTCGGCCAAGACCACGTTTGCCCGGATGATGGCTGAGGCGTAGACCTGAGCCCGGCCATGGTGAGCCGCCCACCGGATGTCTTTGTGCTCCTGCTTCCAGTCCATGATCGCGAGGACATCTTCGACCGTCTGACTATCGGCCTGTTGGACTCGTTCGAGCCAGAACCGGGCGGAGTCGAAATAGAGGGTACGTGCTTCTGTGTAGTTCATCGCTTGCCTCGTTCACAGAGAATTTTGTACTCCTCGACGGTGTGCAGGTGGTGCCCATTCGTCACGAGATCATTGGCGGTGCGATTCCAAGTCACTTCGGGTACGCCTGTGTCGATGCAGGACGGCCCCATGTCGCGGATAATCAACTCGTCCAAAACCGTGTCGATCTGGTACACGCGGTTGGGTTTCAGGAGACCGCCGAAGGACTTCCCAAGCATGAGACCGCCATCCTTGCGGACTACGAAGCGTGCGAATTTTGCTTTGCCCTTCGCCATTAGCGGCCCCCTGCGGAAACGATAGCGGCGATTTCGGGAGCCTGTACCATCCAATTCGGCCCGAGATCGGCTTCCATTTCGTCGGCAAGTTGGGCGACTTCACAGCCCTCGATTTCATACGCGAAAGAGCCGTACACGCAACGCCAGTCCAGCCACTCAGAGACCGGGGGTGCGAAAAGCTGGAACACGAGTTCGGCGGCTTCGGGCGACTTCTCGTAGCCGTAACGCTTCTGATAGCCGAGGCCATCAGTAGCGACCATGAAATAGCGATGTTGGATGATTTCGCCGGACGGGTTGCTCATGTCGGCGTTTTCAGGATTGTGACCCACGACAGCCAGATCGGATTCAACGCTGAATTTCCAGCGGTTCTCTTCTGCACGAAGGGCGGCAATTCCATCAGCCCGTTCGGCCTCAAGATACTGCATCTCTTGTCGGTAGGCGTCGCTCATACCTACAGTATACGGGTTCTGGAGTCGTTTTGGCTAGTGGGTAAAGCCTTTATTTTTCAGGGATTAGGGGCTCTGTGCGGGTGTTCATGGTGAGTTCGACCTGCGTCACCCGGCCCAAATCGACGCCATTGATGAACAGGCGACCTTCGCCCAGATTCATGATCGTCGCTTCGGTCACGGTGCCGTTTTCGTTGATCGTGATCCGCTTTTCCATTACCAGCGATCCAGCCGCAGAGCCGTGGCCCGTTCGATGGTGCCGACGCCAGCCACGAAGTTCTGAATGCTCTTGATGAATCGGGGCTCCATCATCAGCATTTCATCAGCATAGACTTCAACGACATCGTGGTCGGCCCTGAATGCTCCCTCGATTCGGCTCCGGGCATCTTCCGCACATACGACTCGCGGCAGCCTGATCTGGGGAAACATCTCGTGGAACATGCGTTCAAAATGGACGGCCATGTCAACGCTCGGCGAAACCACACCGCATACTTGCGGGGCACGGAGGGTCAAATGCCGTTCGGCGATGAACTCAACCAAGGCCGTAGTCTTGCCTTCGCTCCGGCGAGAATGGACGAAGTTGTCAACGATGGGTGCTCCGGTGCCCCGGCCCTCGTTTGCTTTCCATTCACGCTGTATCCGGCGTAGCTCGTCCTTCATGTCGTAGACGTAGGGGGACGTAACTCGCATCTCGACTTCAATGTGGGCGTACTTCGATTTCATCATCATCGGTATCCTTTGCCCCCGCAGTCCTTGCATAGGTGCTCGTGCACTTCGCCAGTGCCGTCGCATGTCTTGCAGATGTCGTCGGCCTCAGTGTGCGGTGCAACTTCCGGCACGTCATCTTCCTCGGGCACGTCGTGGAAATCCTCGGGGTAGTCGTACTCAAGATCGTCGTAAGGTAGATCGTCGAATCGGGACATTACCGCTGCTCTCGCTCCTCAAACAATTCATCAACCAAATCGCGAAATTCAGATCGCCCGAAGACCTTGATAAACGTCAGCATGTCTTTCCCCAACGGTGTGAGGATCACACCCCGGCCTTCGCAGCAAGTGCAGGTAACGGGCTCCCCCTCCACCATGACACGGGCCTGTCTAAGGGACTCCCCAACACCAACGGTGTACTTGGGGTCGGCATAGCACAGGTAGCCGCCCTCGCAGTAAACCCCATCGGCCCGGAAAAAGCAGGGGGAAACGAAGCTAGATGAAGAAGTGGTCATCAGGATAGTCGTCCTTCTGCGTGTGTGCCCGTTCCTTGGGTTGTGAGAAATGAACGGCGGCGAACAACAGAGTGAGCGGCACTCCAACGACGAGTGTGAAGAGCGTAATCCCAGAGAGGATTTCTTCCTTGTCCATGGCGGACTCCCCTAAGAAAGCAACGTGAAGCTTGGCTATGTCTGACTGTCATTTTGGTCTGGGTCTAGTTCCCAACTTTTCGGGTGAACTGGACGATACGCAATCTTCGTGATCCGACCGGGAATCAGAATTATGTTTCCGGGCGGGTCGTTGTTGATTACAGTATACACGTCTTGAGGCCTGTTCGGCTTACGAATTTTAGTACCGATTTTCAGGTTGAGGAAGTCTTCGGGAGTCATAAACACTCGTTCGTGGGGCAATCCGGCCAAGTGCAGTTCAACGCCCCATCTGATGGGTCTGCGTCATAGATGAACGTCAGGAAATGCTTGCACTCCGGGCAGCGGGTCTTGCAATACGCATCCGGCTCCGGCTCTCGGCTGCAACACGTGCTGCCGTCAGTGGGGTAGTCAGCAATCATTGTTCGTTTCGGTGCCCTTGTAGGCACCCGGCCAAGCCTCCTCGGCGATGCCCAGAAGTTCGGCAACGATGAGCATGATGACGCCAGTGATGACATCCCAAAGCAGCAGAGTGTATCCGCCGATGCGGAGGACGGACTTCATGTAGCTGAGTTTCGTATGCAAGGTCATTCTGTTGGTGTCCCCGGAACGATAGTGTTGTACTCGATAAGTTTCAAGCGGCGACCGTCTTCCCGGACGTACCGGGTCAGGCCGCAATTCACCACGTCGTCTTCCTTGTCCACCTTCATGTACTCTTCCTCGCCCCACCGCTCAAGCAAACTGCGGAAAGCAAGAACCACGACGCTGTGACACACTACTAATACTCGCGTGCCAACGTAATCGCGATTAAGCGTGTCAAGAATTAAACGAATTCGGTCGCGGACTCGCGGGCGATTCTCGCCGCCCGGTGGACAGTACCAGTACTTGCCGTCCCGATCCCGACGTGCAGCCTCATCCGGGTACAGCTTGCGGAACCGGGCACGGTCGATGCCGTCCATGATGCCAAACTCGATCTCACGGATACGCTCGTCCACCACGATCTCAGGCGAGTAACCCATGCCTTCGACGATCAGCTTGGTTGTCTGCCGGGTACGAACGTATGGCGACATGATGATGTAGTCCAGCGGAGCATTGGTGCTCACGCCGGGGCCGGGCACCCAACCTTCTCCCGATGTCGGATATTGCTTGCCCAAGTACAGGCCGAGGGCGGATGCTTGACCTTGGCCGAACAGGGTGAGCGGGGTATCCATATCCCGTTGGATGTCTGTCCATGCAGGTTCGAGCCCCGCTGCCTTGGCAGCGTTCTTACGGTCGTTCGCTACAGAACGTCCGTGGCGTACCAGCAATAGTTCCTGTGGCCATTTTTCAATCATTCGATCATATCCATGAGTTGGTTGTAGAATTTCCAGCCAGCGAAAGCAAAAACCAAAAAGAGAACTGAGCCCAAGGCGACTGCATCCCACTGGTCATTGACAGCCCCAAGCAGTATCAGGATGCCTGAGATCGCGGCGGCGAGTATGAACGCCATAAGGCACGTGCCCACGAAGGCGTGCTTAGTCCATTCCCATAACCGGACTGAGAGCGGACGTTTAATGTAGTTGAACTTAATGTCCGGGCCGGGCGGCAGAAGCACCGCTCCGAGTTTCAATGCGTGGGCGTGGGCTGGACAGTACACATCATTCGGGGCGTGTACTGCGGAGCACCCCGGATGTCTACACCCCGGCTTGATGGGCAGTGGCATTGCTATAC